AGAAGTTGTTGGACCCGTCGATGCCGGCGCGCACTCGGGTCGTGGACGCAATCTTCCGCACTCGGGTCAACCGGTCGTTGGGGTTCTTCCGTTTCAACCCCGTCGAGGTAACGCGGAGCGATGATGCAGTGTCGGCTTTGGCCTCGTTGGTCTATGAGCAGGACATGACGCGATTCTTCGAGTTCTGGGCGTTGAGCTCGGCCGAGCAGAAGAAGATCGAATGGTTGGTGCGTAACCGCAGCACGCCATTGGACGAGCGGGCGATCATGAACATGATGACGCGGAACAAGGCTCCGCGTGATTTTGTGGTCAGCTTGGCCGAGATGATGGGGGAGCCCACGTTGGCCGAGTTCGCTCGGGACTACGTGGTGCCGACCTTCCCAGTAAAGGGGGACGACTTGATCGCCGCTGGGATGAAGCCGGGGCCCGACATGGGGCGTCGCTTGGAGCGTATGAAGGACGCATGGGCGTTCAGCAGCTTCAACAAGTCCAAGGACGAGTTGATGGAGGTTGAGTGAGCAGCGCGATTCCTGAACCCGGTCCCTACTATGAGGGACTGATCGAAGTTGGCGCGGAAAATGTTGATAACTGGGAGGCTGTCATCGTCCGCGCCAACAACCCTGCGATAAAGCATGGCGAGTACCGCGATCGCCCAGTACCCACGGCAGCCCTGATGAAGTGGTTCCGGGAAAGCGGTGTCGATCCCGAGGAGGTCAAGTTATCCGAGTGGGAGTTCAACAACAAAGGCATTTCACCCAAGGTGGATCCCTTCTTTGAAGTGCATCTATTCTTCCTGCGTCCAAATGATGCCATGAAGTTCAAACTTGCCTGGGGTGCATTGTGAGCGTTGGAAAGCAAATCAAAGAGATCGAGGATATGCTGCATCGTATCCCCACTGCGTCATATACCAAGGATCCCAAGTACCATCGCTTCCAGGGATACGATCATCTGGTGATCGTTCGTCCTCGCACGTTGGAGATGATTGCTTGGTGCAACCAGCATTGTCAGGACGACTATTCCCTGGACGCGACAGCCAGCACCGGCGACAAGGTTTCCTTTAAGAATGCCAAGGACGCCATGCTGTTCAAGCTAACGTGGGGCGGAGCGTGACCAAGACGATTACCGACTACGCGGTGACACCAGGTACCCGCTACCGTTATGCTATCAAGTTCCATGCGTGGAGCGAGAGTAGAACGGGACAAGCCTACAACTGGCTCCGCAATCGAACGCAGGAATTCTCTCACAACCTACATTCAACGGCCGGACAGAATGATTGCTTCTACATCAAGGACAAAGCATTGGCGATGATGTTTGCCCTCACGTGGGGCGGACGAGTGGGTTAGACTCCCAGGTTGGGAGGAACGCAACCGTCCCGCTGTACGCAGAGCATACACTTGTCATAGGGCTTGCTTGCACTTAGCAGAGCTTGCTTGAGCTGTTCCTTGAAGTGCATAAGGGCGCCATTGACTGCTTGGCCGACCAGCATGTTCACTGCACTGTCCAGCTGACCACTGGAATAACTGGGATAGAATCCCACATTGATTGTATCAATGGCTAATGCCACTGCGTTCGCGTCTATGTAGCGCGTTTTTTCAGACATACTTCCCAGGCTCCGCCGCCGTTTTTAGGTGTGATCGATCTGACTGCGGAGATTCTGTCTGCCCATCGTGGCATCTCAATGTTGATCTGGCCACTCTTGCCGCTGATGATGGTCAACACTTTATAGCCCAGTAGGGCGCCATTTTCAATATGGTCGCGCACCACCAGAAACGCTTCTTGAACCGTGAGTCCATGAAGGTCGAGGGTTGGATGATAGGGCAGTGCCCTGGGACTGACGACCATGGTAAAATGATCGCCAGCAGTGGGACCCACGCGGGCTTGACCCAAGGGCGTTACGTCCTTGGTTGCACGGGACCAGACGTCCCGGTCGGCCTTTGTGAGTCCCATGTTCAATCAACCTGCAAATGGCTTAGTTGGGACTTCATTAAGCAACTGGCGTCCGCCCGTCAATCCCTTCTTCTCCTCAAGACTCTTCAGAGCCTCAGCGGGAGTCATAAAGCCATCATCGTCGACCACTGGAGCGGCAACCACTGCGATGGTGGGTTCGGGAGCCTGTACACCCATGTCCTCAAAGGCAAAGGTGTAGCGATGCATCGCGCTCTGGCTGGCTGCATAAGCTAGATCAAAGGAGTGACCGGTCAGCTTGAGCCCCTGTGGGATGATGCTGAACACTGGCTTGTCCTTGGCTGCATCCATGCAATCAAGACGAAAGCTGTTGAACCGCATTGCATCCAGAAAATGCTCGGGGTTGATCGTCGCGCGGGCATTGATCTGAACCGTCTTGGCTACAAAATCCACCGAGACGTTTTCCACATTCAGCGTTACACCTTCGGAGCGGCTTGCGACTCGAAACCTGTAAGAATACCAGGGCATCGTGATCTGACCGCGGGTACCATCTTCCATGGGGACTCCAAACTTTTCCTTACTCATCATGTTCTCCTTATAGAGCGTCCACTATTTAAGCGTCTATAAACAACGCATATATTGCGGAAATGCACCAGAGTTTCGTATAAGTAGAAGAGAGGACAACGACTCAACCCTCTATAAGAATTCTGCGTCGCAAGAACGAGAACCATAAAATGGCAAAGTTTCAATCGACCAAGACCTACGGTACTGACCGTGGGCTCTCCTGCTGCTTTAGGCAGTGGAAGGCATCGCATAGCCACTGTTCCACTCTTCACGGCTACAGCTTGGGTTTCAAGTTTGTATTCGAGAGCGAGACCCTGGATAGCAGGAACTGGGCATTTGACTTCGGTGGTATGAAACCCATCAAGCAATACCTGGACAGCATGTTTGACCACACGGTGTTGGTTGCTGAGGATGATCCCGCGTTGGAGTTCTTCAAGACCATGGCTGGCTATTCCACGATGCCTGAGCACAATGGCACCAACGAGTCCATTGGCTACTTGAACCCCATTCCCCACGAGGAAGGCCGCATCTGTGCCCTTCGCATCGTGCCCGGCGTGGGTTGTGAGATGACGGCCAAGATGGTCTTTGAGGAAGCCAGCAAGATGCTGGAGCAGATGAAGACTGGTGAGAACTCTCGCTATGAGATCAACCCAGACGTACGTCTAGTCTCTGTGGAATGCTTTGAGCACGGCTCCAACAGTGCGATCTATTACGGCGATGTTCCCAATCGTCAGGTCCATTATGTGGACGTTGAGGGCATTGACGAGTCCGACATTCAGTATTTCAAGGACAGGCTGGCTCAGGCAATCAAGCGTGGCGACAAGGTCACGTCTGAAAAGACTCAGCAATACTTGGACATTCTAGGTGATGGTGCTCCCAATCATCCATCGCGGATTGGGGACTTGAGCAAGTTCGAAGATGTGATCTACGACTTGCATAAGATTCCGCCCGTAGACGAAAAGTAAGACTGGCACAAAGAACCCCGGACAGCTTAGGCCATCCGGGGTTTTTCCTTGGTTAAGTGATTGGAAACCCTTAGTTGCTGCCAGGCAACCTTGCAAACCAATGTGGTCCAATACGAAATCTATTGATCAATCCACGACCCCAGTTCCTAAGGGAGCCATTGAAGTGTGTTGATCCATTCGTAGGGTCTTTCATCTTATCACCGCTGAACAAAATGGCTGCTTTGTGTTGACACTCCGCCCATGTTGCTTTGTCCTTCGGTATTAGTGTCCCCGTTGACCTCTTAGTCCAAGAAAACTGACTTTGCGCCCACACCACTGAGCAAACGTTGTTCGCATGGAACGCGGATCGCTTGGTGCGGTTCAAAGTCACAAATGCGACTGCCCACTGATCGCGGGGGCTTCCCCCTCTGATTTCATGATAGATGTTAAGTGCCATGCACAACATCTGGTCTTGATCAGCACGATTGGCTTGCTGAAGTTCTGGAATCAGTCCTCCGGCAGATCGTGTTGCAGCGTGTAGTCCTTGGTATCTAAGGGTTGTCCCTGCTTCGGCTAGGTTGGGCGTCAGCAAAAAGGACAAGAGGAGCACGATTGCTCCTGTAAATTTCAACCATCACCTCACATATAGTTGGTCCGATCTTGCCCTCAGTATGCGCTGGGCAACGGCGCGGAGTCAAACAAGACCTAGAGGTCGCGTCGGTCATCCAAGCTCAACAGTTGTTCTCCCACGACGAGCTTGAAGAGGAGAACATCATTTAGCTTATCAAGATAGAGAAAGGTCCTGGGTTCAGTTACCAGTTTGATCGGCCCAGAGAGCTTCTCCAATTCGGCAACGTTATCAGGGCGCAGTCCCCACTTGGGGTCCTTGAACTCAAACCTGTATCCATACTCTCCGTAGAACTTGCCCTTGGGCTTTGGTCGTGGAAGAGTAAGATGCCAGCATGATCTCTCGACGATGCGTACATGATTGAACGTAAACTTGTGCCTGTGACGGAGAAACCATTGCAGCATCCGGGGATCGCTGGAAAAGGCATTGAACTGGTATGTTCGCTGGTTGCTCTGAAGAACCATATCAAGATCTTTGAAGCTGTGGTTGATGAGATCCTTGATCCCCAGCCACTCGCCCCAGTTGGGCAAATCTAACGAAAGTCCAACTCCGTAGGCGTATCGTCCAAAGAACAATGGCCTCCGCAGAGTCTCGATCTGTGTTTCCTCCAGGCACCAACGCCTTACTAGGTCGTCCGTTACCTTATAGATTCTCTGTTCAAAGGTCCAAGGCATATATTCCTGTGTAGCATTGTCTTGAGTCAAGAACAAGGTATTTAGTCCATTTGACAAGCTGGTTTTTGGTGCTAACAAGGTTTGGAAGGAGATTGAAGTGGCCCTGTTGGACGAAACGGTATCAGAAGAAAGCATGAGCTTTCTCGACGAAGCCTCGGCGCATTTCCTCCGTGCGATCAAACAGCATTACACACGGGACACGGCCGTGGACGTGATGGAAGCCCTGTCGCCCATTCTGGGCAAGGACTGGAAGGGTCGCGTCATTTTTGGCATCATGGCCAACAAGTACAAGAACATCCGCAATCTGCGGATCATCAAGAATGTCAACGATGGCGTGGTGCAAAAGATCAACGCCATCAAGGAAGTCCGTATGTTGACCGGCATCGGTCTCACGGAAGCCAAGACCCTGGTAGAGAAGGCATACTACCAGCCCATGGATGTGCTGATGAAGACTCCTCCCCAGGACTTCACCTCGCAGGACTGGGACCGCCAGATTCAGACATCAATAACCGTCCTGCGTAATGCAGGCTTCAGCGTGGAGATCGCATGAGTATTCTTGCCAAGGTCCGAAAGGACATGATGACTTCCGGTCACTCGGAAGCGGAAGCATTTTCCCAGGGTGGTCTCCAGGCCATCTTCGACGACCTGCAGAATCTTCGGCGGGAACGCAACACGGCAAAGCGTGAGGCGCTGACCAAGCTGGACGCCGATTACAACGAGGCGGAAGTCTCGCTGGAACGTCGCTATGCGATGATGATGAAACTCTCCGCTCGCAACAGCGACAAGTAACAGGGGTCCAAGATGAGCGACAACAAGGCAATCAAGTTTCCCGATCGGCACTACGTGGGCTTTCAGGCTCGCCCCAGTCACGATGAGCTGCCCCTGGGGTTCATGACCCCGGACGGCACTGACAGTGCTGCGGTCAAGCGCAAGGGCACGGTCGATCGCTGGGCAGAGAGTGGTGGCTATTATGGTCGCAACGAAGCCCAGGACAAACTGCCAGCGCAGAGCTACGAGAACAAGCCGCTGGCCGGCTTCAAGCTGGGGCAGAATGTTCGGCACGGTTACGGCTGGGGACAGGGCAACGTCAAGTGGCGCATTGCCGATCCGCGCGGCTTTGAGCTGGAGATCTCCAGCCCCAATTTCGCCCAGTTGATCGGCTTCTGCACGATCCAGGAAGGCGAGATTCTCGAGGACTGCATCTGGGCTCGACTGGGCGCCGACAACGTTCTGGTACCCGTCAACAGCGACGTCTATCGCGCAACCGTTCGGAACACCGAGCGGGTGAAGAAGTCGGCATCCATGCGGGACATCAAGATCGGCGACAGCGCGGTCTTGCAGAATGGTGACGAGGGCATCTACTATGGCGCCTTCTACGTTGCCTCCATCGATCGCTATTCCAACGGGCTGGGCCACAACCTCAACAGCACGGGCAAAAAGCGCCACGTATTCCTGATGCAGCAGCCGGGCGCTGATGGCGTCAGCAGCGTCAAGTTCTTCAAGGCCATGCCCACTCCCAAGCTGAGCGAGGTCTTTGAGGCAGAGACGCCGCTCACGCATATCGAGGCCGAGAAGGAAGTCAACCGGCTGATTCAGACGGGTATCAAGCTCAACGAGAGCGGGGCCAACTATCAGGAAGCCATCGGTGTCTCCATCGAGGAGATGAGCATCAGCGACTTCACGCAGACCGAGGAGCCCTGTACGTACCAGATGCTGCTCGACGATGCGATTGCGATCAGCCCCGAACACAAGGACAACATCAGCTATCTGATGCGCTACGTCAGCGAGGGCAATGTGTTCGGCGTCTACAACGGAAAGCTGGTCCAGATTGATCTCTACGATGTGGAGAACAAGAAGACCATTGTGCCGGGTGGATCCACCCATCATCCGCAGTACCACGCTGGAAAGCCCCAGTACTGGACGGCCAAGTTCGCTTGGGTGGATGTAGCCAAGTTCCAGGCAACCGGTGAACTGGCCCCAGTGGTCAGGTCGGCCACTCAGGGCACTGGCTACTTCTCGCGGCAGTACAATGAGACGGTCTGTGAGGACTTTGATGTGTCCACCGACACGTTGCCCGATCTGTTCCGTTACCGCATGAACGCCAAGACCACTGCGGGCGCGGATGTGGTCTTTTACCGGTAATGACTTGGGGAGCGGTTGCCCGCTCCCCATTTGCCCTTAAAACTTTACCTTCTTCAAGGCCTCTACTTCTTCGCGGTAGAGGTCTTTTCGTACCTGCGGATCCTTCAGGATCCTGTTGTACTCCTTGATGTTGGCCTTTAGTTCCTTGATCTTGTCCAGGACCTGCTGATATGCGTCCTTGGTCCAACGATGGGCCGGTAGGTTGACGATGCGGTCGATTCGCTTGTCATCCAGCTTGAGCTTGATCGTTACCTTGTTGACATCCTGATCCAGTTCCACTCGGCTCTTGATCGCACCCAAGCGCGCTGGCAGTTTGTCATCAAAGCATAGCTTGACACCTTCCCAGAAGCCCAGCTCGTAGCTGTCCTTGTCGACCTTGTTCTGATAGCGCGTTGCGTACCAGTTCAAACGCCATGCAACAAAGTCCTCAACGACCTTCTCGGCATTCTCATACTGACGGATTGCCTTGCCGTTCCAGTCAATGACCACAATGCGCTCGCTCTTCTTCTGACGTAGCTTAAAGTAGTCAATGATCTTGGCCTGATCCCAGCCCTTTACCGCACCACGTGCCATCTTGACTGTGATGTCGATGGTGTCTGTGGAGCGATCAGTGTAGGTGCTGATCTTGCCATCGTCCTCGAATGTGTTGAGTCGTTCTTTGAACTTTTCCAGTGTGAGCTCTGGCGGCAACTCGGTGATCTTAACCGTCGAAGTGTCGAGGACCTCAGCCTTGCCAGTGAACTCCCAGGAGTTTTCCTCAAGGTGCTGAACGCCAACGTTGTAGAGTTCGTATGCCGGTGGAATCCTCTTGAGCTTTTTACCGTCTAGGACGTCCAGCGTGGCCTGAATCAAGCTCTTAAAGCTGCGGGGCAAGATCTCCGTTGACCAGCCCACAGCGATGCCGGAAACACCATTTAGAAGCACAGTGGGGATCAGGGGGAGAAAGTGCTGCGGCTCAATTGTGGAGCCGTCGTAGTTTTCCTTGGTTGGCACAATGTCCATGTCGGGGAACATCAGTTCCATTGCTGCCTTGCCACGCTTGACGTATGTGTAGCGAGGAGCACCAATACCATCAACGGGGGCCACGCGAGTACCAAACGATCCAATGCCATCTAGAAGTGGCACGTTGTTGACATAGGGAGCGGCCAACATGGAGATCGAACCGGCCGCCGAGGCGTCGCCGTGAAGATACAATCCGCTGCTGATCATCTCACCTGCCAGCGAGACTGTCTTGATCTTTTCACTCTTGCCCTTGACAAGCCAGAGTGCTTTGCGTTGTGCGTCCTTTAGACCGTCGGCAACCTTGGGGATTGCGCGACTTTCGCAAACGTAGATGGAATATTCTCGACTGGTGTCTAGGATATAATTGGATGAGCTATTTTGGGTCATTGAGATGCCTCTGATTTATCGTGCATTTTACTTATTGCACGACACCAGAGTCAATAACTGGTTAGCCCCAGACCAGTTTGAACATCACTGCCTTGGAGGGGTCGCGGAACATCCAGCCAAAGTGACTTGCCATCCCATATGGCGTTCCATAAAAGACATAATCGTCGCGGGTCCAGCCCTGTTCTTTGAACCACTTCTCTATGTCTTGGCGCGTGATCCAGTTGCCGTCGCGCAACATACAGATGTCAACGACTTCTAGGTCGGTCATCCCCAGGCCAGTTTGAAATGAGCAGCGACCTTGGGGTCTTTGAAGTAGAAGATGAACTCATGGTCACCTTCTCGACTTACTCCCCAATCGTAATCGTACCAGGCTTTGTCGCTTTCATCCAATCGACTCATTGAAGCATCGCCGCTTAGATCAGGATATTGGCCTTGTATCCACTTCATTGCATCAAGGCCAGTCTTTAGATGTGTTCCAAAGCCTCCAGAAGTAACCAGTATTACGTGGTGTTCAAAGTCAGGCTCCCACCAGGGAACATAGTGGACGCCATTCTTCTCTCTGTACTTCATAGTCGGCCCGTCCAAGTCAGCATGAACAGCATCGCTGCCCTTCGGTCCCTGAACCAAAAATGGGCTAGAAGCGGCTTTGGTGAGCGATCTTTGGAGCTCTTTTGAGTGGAACCGGTATGAAGCCATTCGCCCTTGCCTTCGTTTTCCCAAAAGTGCTGACCGTTGGTAGTCCCAACGTTCTCGAGGAGCCACTCCTTGGTTTCAAGGGGAAAGCCATGCTTGAAATAGCCATGCGCTTTTCCACGACCACGAGGAATCTCGGCATCAAGGCACACGTGGTAGCCAGTCTTGACGACTACCTTGCCATTCTCATGGGCTGGCTGGTGAGTCATTTTCCTCCAAAGATCATCTTGAACATCACGGCCTCGGTGGGTTTATCGAAGTACCACGTGCTATAACCAAAAGAGGACCAATTGCGAGTGCAGAATTCCTCACACCAGTCTTCCATTTCACCCAGCTTGCTGTAGCGGGTCTCCGATGAGTTGAGGCTACGGTTATACTCATCCGGCGAGGGGATGGTAACCTTGATGGCGTGAGTGTACTGGGTCCTGAGCCCCTTGTACTTGCGGGGAGGATTCCATTGCATAGCAGTCTCCAGGAAGCGTGATTGCTTCCTACTGCTCGCTGTGGATGATCTTTCGAAGTTTCATGTGAACTGGTATAGCAGCTTAGGGCCGCAGTTCAACCGCTTTCACAGACACTGTGGCGGCCGGGAACTCATTGGATGCCCAGCGGAACGCTGCATCACGTGCCTTGATCTCGCTGAAGTTGTAGGCCCAGAAGGTACTGGTCTCCAGCGAGGGTGCCTCAGGAAAGACCCCATTGATGGGATGATCCAGTTCCAGTGTGATCTTCCAGAGACTGCACTTGTTATTGAGCATGTGGCTATCCATTGGCTAGTTTGAACATGACCGCTTCCCGGGGATCCACAAATAGGATTTGCAGATGCAGAAACGGATCGATCAGATAACCACTCTTGCAATGCTTCTCGCACCAACTTTCCGCAAGTTCAATACTCTCGATGGCCAGATCTTTGAGACCAGGACGCTTTCCGTGTGCTCTTGCGGTTTGAAGAATACTCTGCATCAGTCGACTACGAAGCTTCAGCTCAACCACGTGGTAGTCTTGTTGATCAACATTCAGTATCACAATGTTCCACCCCAGGCAAGTTTGAACAACATGGCGTCCTGGTCACTCTTAAAGTAGAAGCGGTACTGATCGCGATATACATGATCATAGATGCTGAGTGTGGGATGATCGGTGGTTCCACGACGGGGAAGGGACCCACGACCGCTGATCACCACAGTATCTTGTGTTGCATCCAGGAGCCACTGACGAATCTCGTGGTGGTTGTCTTCCAACTGGGCACAGAAACTGGTAGCAGTCTTGGGATCAAGGTACCATTTTACCTGGTCGTCTCGATCGACCATGTGAACTCTTACATCCATTGCTGGCGAAACTTCTCTGCGTCTGTTTTGGTTTGAAACCAAGCCACAAAATCAATGGTTCTGTTGAGCTTTCCCTTGTCACCATTGAACACTGTGTAGTCATACTGCATGTGGTTGACCAGGTGATCGCGGCACCACTTTAAGATCACTTCTTCGTTGAACTCCATATCGCGGAAGGTACGGGTTTGCTTGAAGTGAAGGCGTTTGGGAGGGAGGCCATTTCTGTGAACTGTGGACATTACAACCTCAATCTGAACATAACCGCTTGGTCACGGCTCTCAAAACTCATTTCTCTGATTTCATGATTTCCCACATAGAATATAGCCACCGATTGTCGAATACCCATTTCGCGCAATATCTCTTCAGCGCGTTCAAAAGGTGGGGTCCGAATGGCAAGCGGTGGGTTAAACTCGATGTTGGCTCGCTCAGGTGATTTAGGCATTATGCCACCTCAACTTGAAAATCATTGCATCTCGTCCCTCACTAAAGGACGCGCTCAAAGCGATCTGCGTGAAACCAATGCCAAAGGTTTTGATTCCACTATCCTTGCACCACTGCTCCAGGGCGTCAACAACTCTGGTGAGATTTTGATTCCACTCCACGTCCCAGCGGTTAAATGGGTCCCTTTGCCAATCCAAGTTCAGGGACATCATAATTCGATCTATTTGGCGCTTGTCAAAATTGCACTGGATGGTCATGCCCCACCCCAGGCTAGCTTGAATGCCATTGCATCGCTTTTGTTCTTAAAGCGCCAACTGTAGACGATCGAGGTGTAGTGGAGACGAACGCGAACTGGATTCAAACCCTGTGGATAGGGAGCCTCAACGTTCTTGCGTTCATATCCCCACTGGTCACCAAGTTCACCAAACTGACCACCGCACCACTCGTTGATATCCATGAAGGTCGTGATATCATCGTTTGCTGGAGTTGTGGTGTGATCAATCCAGTGAGGAAACTGGTACTCTGGGAGGTGTTGGTAATCAAGCTGCATAGTCAGCTATTTACACACCACCCCAAGTCAGTTTGAACATCAGAGCCCTTGCTTCATCGCGAAAGTAAAAGATGCGGCGAAGCTGTCCAAAAGCATCATGCATCAGTCCACCGTGGTGCCACTGGTACTGACTGTTGTCCATGTTGAGAAACCACTGGTGGTTGGTTGGCGCACCTTTGCCCACATGCCTTTCCAGCCACTCATATATTTCAGTGCTCAGTTGAAAGCCGCCCGACCCCAGTAGACTGTATCGGTCTTGGTTTTCCATGTAGAGTGTGATGTAGGTGTTGTCCAAGTTATTCACCGCCCCAAGTTAGTTTGAACAGCATCGCGTGCTCTTTGTTGACAAACCAAAAGCGATATGCAGGAATGATAAAACCCAGCTCTTTGGCCATGTCCACCCTGAAGTTGTGCTCCTGATCTCGCATGATTGCATCCGAGATTGCCGCCTCAATCCAATTGCTGTCCTTGATATCGCGGGGATTGGGAATGACACCATCAGCAATTTGGATGCTTCGTTGATAAATGTCCTGGTCAATCAAAACCGCATAGGGACTCTTGGCCCACTGACCATCACAGTTTTCACGACACCAATGGATCATTGAAAACAAGTCAAGGGAATAAACTGGTACCATCGTGCCATGCTTTTCCAGATGCCAGTAAAGCTCTGCGGTTTCACGATCGTAAAACTCAGAATTGGTGAGAAGTTCCATATCAACCCCAGGTAAGTTTGAACAGAAGGGCATCTGCACTGTTGTTGAATGCAAAACCAGTCTTACCACGAACGTTAACGGGTGCGGGTACCGATGTGCAATTTAATCTGCACCATCGTGTTAGAACAGCCACACCCTGGTTTAGCTGCTCGGCGTTTCGTGCCCAGGAAGTGCTCTTGTAGTCTTCCACATTGGTACCACCGCACTCCGCTATCCTGTGCTGAGTCATGTAGGCAACATGGTCGCCCTCTTGTGGTTCAAACCAAACCATAAACCAATGAAGATTCATCGCACACTAAAGGCCATCTTGAACAACTGGGCAGCGCGACGATCGCGTATCATAACCTGTATTACTGCCCGGTCGGGGAGGTAAAGTTCACCACGGACTGACCAATCGTAGTTTCGTCCCAGAGCGTCTGCATGATACCATTCTCGTCCGTAAGCGCGCCGGGGCCCCACATTTCTATAAAGCCACTCCGTGACTGTGGGATGGACGTCATCGAAGTGTCCTGAGCGTAGGTTCTGGACACCATCTGAACCTAGCATCATGGCTTCAGCATACAGCTCTTTCACAGACCTTACGGGAATGAACACGTTGAAGTGGCCATCCTCAATTTCCATTAAATGTCCAGGTAGCTCAAACACTTCCACCCCACGTCAACTTGAAGATCATCTGTTCCACTTTGTTCTTACAGTGGATATTGATGCGGGTCTTGTACCCACCATCAGCAGCTTGAGTACTTGGATTTCTGTCATAGGACGTTGCGATTTTGTGGCTTGGCATCATTTTATCGAGCCAAGCCACAAAGCTATCATAGTCGTCCGTCGTCACTGCGCCAAACCAAATATCTTCGAAAAGAGGGTGTGGTCCACAGTGACGCATATCAACCCTCACAGGCCAATCCACTCCTTGCGGTCATCGGAACGCTTGCTGTTGAAGATCAGATCCAACGTTTCACCCATTGTACCGTCATCGGTCACTGGATAAACTTCTGGATTCTTCAACGAGTATTCCCAATCCTCACGAGTTAGAGTACCAAGACCCTTTGCGCGAGTGATGGCCCAACCGCTGTAATCTTCGGGCTTGAAGTCCTGGTAGTTGTGGGCGTACCAGTACTTTCTCAGCTTTCCCTTTTCCGCAATGATGAATGGTGTGCGGAAGATGTACACGAATGGCTTGGCCTGATCGGCGAACAGCTCTGGCCAATATGTGTGGAAGAAGTTGATCAACAGCGCACCAATGTTCAATCCGTCCGGATCCATGTCGTGCGCCACATAGACCTTGCCATAGCGAAGATCGCTCAGCTTGGCCTTTTGACCAATGACCAGGCCCATGCAGTTCATGATGTCCGCGAGCTCTTTGTTCTCGATGACCTTCTTGGGCATTTCGCCGTTGACGTTGAGAACCTTACCCTTCATTCCCAGACCACCATGCAGATCAGGATCACGAGCAGCGCCCATTCCCGAAATAGCACTTTCACCCTCTGCTAGGAAGAGAATGCACTTGGTGCGATCCTGACCAGCAGCGTCCATCAAACGAGGAACCTTGTTTCGTAGGTTCTTCTTGCTGGCCTTCGCTAGATCGCTGATGTCCTTTTTCATCGTGCGCTCAGAACAACGCTTGTAGATTTCCTCAATCCAGTCGCGGTTCTTGCGGATGAATTCCTTGTAGAGTTCGGGGTTCTCAAGATCAGCGCGGATGACCTTGCCCACTTCCTCATTGATCAGTCGAGTCTTGCTCTGACTGTCAAAGTTTGGACCGTTCATGTTCGTGATGTTGTAGATCAGAACGCCTTCCGTTACATCGGAGCGGTTGGGGCTGAGCTTGCGACGCTTGCTTTCCTTTTCCAGTGCGGTCAAAAGGTTGCCGTAGAAGAGGCGACGGAATGTCTCAATGTGGACACCGCCGTTGAAAGCAGGAATGTTGTTCACGATGGTGTGAACGTGATCGCCACCAGTTGTCCAGTTGGGAACAATCCAAAAGCGACTGCGGAAGTCCTCTGCCTTGATCTCAATGGCCATTGGCTTCAAGCCCGGAAACAACGTTTGCTCTGGCCTTGGCTTTACCTTGATCAGCTCTCCATTATAGAAGATCTTGATCAGTGGGTTGCAGATCGCAACCTCGGTGATGCGACTGCGAACAAACTCCTCGGGAAGTGTCATGTCAGGGAAGACTGCCTCGCTGAGCTTGAACGTTACCTTGGTGCTGTTCTCACCCTTTCGAGCATTGATCTTAGTCTTGCCAAATTGCAGCTCATCGTTGGCAGCCGTTCCCTGTGTGAACTCCTGCTGAAAGCGTTCGCCATCCTTTTGAATGTCCAGTCGGAAGAACTCGCTGCAGAAGTTGACCACCGATGCACCAATACCATTGGTACCGGCAACCTGGCCACGCTCCTCAAAGTTACGTCCGGCTCGTGCCTCGGTCATAACCAGTGTTGCAAGGTGCATGTTGTGGGCATCATCCCAGGCGATTGGGATACCGCGACCATCATCCTCAATGGAGATTTCACGACCAACCGGATCATAGGTTACCTTAACGCGCGTTCCGTGACCATGACCAACAACCTCGTCGAGTGCGTTGTCGAGCACCTCGCGAAAAGCCGTATATAGCGCAGGGACCCAAGTGATCTCCTGAGGCACAGGCATGCCGTCTTTGATCTGCAGAATCGTCTGCGTGTGAGGGGCACGACTTCCCAGATACATCTCCGTTCGGAGTCTGGCGTGCTGATAATCTGTGAGTTTCTTGATTTTGTTTGACATGGTTAGCCCTTGCTCTTTAATGCAATCTACGAGATTCTGGTGTGGAAATCAATTTTCACGACCAGAGGCACAATTCAATTTATCTGTCTTGCTCTTTGTTGTGACAGGGTGTAGAAGAATTGCTCAGAAGTGGAGGGCAATGTGAAGGCTATCGAGATCATGGAAAGCGGAAAGCCACGTAGTGGTTATCAGGCTTTTGAGCTCTCGAGCGAGAGCCGGAGCAAGCTCGCTGCTCAGTTTCCACCAAAGTTTCCGGAGTTCATCGGACATCACATCACGTATAAGACGGGTGTGAAGAGCGATGTTCCCCTCCCGGAAGCCAGCACCTTCACGGTTGTTGGTTACGCGGTAGATGAAGAGGGAATTGAAGCCCTCGTCGTAGAAGTGGATGGCTCATCTGTTCGAGAAGATGGACGAACCTATCACATCACGTGGTCGTTGGACCGAAGCAAGGGCTTCAAGCCCGTAAAGTCCAATGACTTATTGAAGAATGGCTATCAAACCGTTCCTTCGATAAATATATCTGCTACGGCAAAGTTTTTCTAAAAACAGTGCTACGGAGGAAGAAGCGGAATTCCTAATCTTCCCGAGACACGCAACCTCGCGATGCGCGATCTTTTGATTAGGAGAATACCTTGATGGCTAAACTGCACAAGCACCTCATTGTACATGCCGCTGTTGACAAACCACCCGTTAAAAAGGACGAACGGTTTGTAGAGCAGTGGCTTACAGATATCGTTCACGCAATGGGAATGGAAGTTCTAAAGGACGCCAGCGCAGAATACTGCGAGCAAATTGGCAACCGCGGAATGACCGCAGTGGTTCTTATCACCACTTCCCACATGGTGCTTCATACTTGGGATGAGTGCGAACAGCCATTCATCGAGTTTGACCTCTACACCTGCAGCGAATTGGATCCAGAGATGGCATTCAAGGCCCTGGAGGCGTTTGGTGCCAAGAACATTTCCTACAAGTTCCTGGATCGTTACGACGGTCTGACGGATCTGACTCCAGTGGTCAAGAAGACCTTCTGGGAGAAGCTCAAGGATCTCTTCAGCTTCTGATTCCAAACCTCGAGAGTTATTCGGAAACAGATAAGTAGACAGTCTGCTTCGGCAGTCTTTACATTCCGAATAACTCTTAGAGGTCAACATGGCATTCATCATTTTCATCTTCTTCGTCGCAGCGGCTATCAGCAGCGTAGCGGCGTACTTTTCCCTTGTGGGTCTGGGCAGCATCTTTGCCGCGACTTTCTGGGGAGTCGTCATCATGGGCGGTGCCCTGGAAGTCGGCAAGATCGTAACTGCCAAATGGGTTCATGCAAACTGGCGGAACCCTGCGGCCCCCTGGTACTTTAGAGGTCTTCTCTGCTTCTTTGTTGCGGCATTGATGGCCATTACAAGTCTGGGCATCTACGGCTATCTGAGCCGGGGACACCTTGAACAGCAGGCACCACTCGCAGGACTAAGCGTACAGGTTGCCCAGTTGGAAACACAAGTTCAGCAGAAGACGGCCGAGAACTCCACGCTTCAAAAGCGATTGGATCAGATTGGACGTATCACGGACAAGAGTCTCGAGACTTCAGGACGTGCTGGCTTGCGGGCTGCGGCTTCTCAGCGTCGTGACACCACGGAACTGCAGGGTAAGATTGATGCCAACAACCAGGCAATCAATCAGCTCAACGGCCAGCTGGTTCCACTCAAGCTGAAGACAGGAAACGTCGAGGGAGAACTGGGCGTTGCCAAGTTCATCGCCGAAGCGGCTGGTTGGAGTCCTGAAAAGGCAATCCGCATCATCATTGCTCTGATCATGAGCAGCTTTGACACCCTGGCACTCAGCATGTTCATCATGGGAAGCATCTCGCTCAAGCAGCGTCAGGAAGCCAAACGTCGTGAAGCAGCGGGAGAACTGGGCGACGTATTGCCCAAGGGGGAACTGATCGTGCCCATGCCACCAGTAACCGAGCCGGCAGCTAACCGCTTTGTCGGCGATACCAGTGATGCTATCACGATCATCAAAGGCGATGGTCCAGCTATCAACCTTCTCCAAGAACGTCCTGCTCGCCCAGCAATGAGCGAGGAGCAAGTTGAGGAGTTCAAGGCCAAGCTGGAAGCAAAGTTCATGGCCGACCTGCAGGAAGCTGCAATGGCGGAGCGTGATCAGTTGCTGGACGATCTAAACAAGCAGATCTACCAGGAACGTGAGGAGTTCGACACCTACATGGAAGAAGCAAAGAGTGTCCTGGACACCGAAGCTGGAACCATTGAGGAGCAGAAGGCAAGTCTGGCACAGGATCATGCTGCATTGCAGGATGCTCACCAGCAGTTGCTCGACATGGAAGCCCGCTTGAATGATGAGCGTGAACTACTGGCACAGTGGCAGCAACAGCTTACTGATCAGCAGAACACGATCAACACTTGGGCACCAGAGTCCGATCCAACCGATGGTCGTTCCGACAAGGACAAGATCATCTCCATGTTGGAGCGCAACCCACAGGTTGTCAATGACATCATTGAAACCGTTGACGCAATGAGGCCCCTGGTCAAGCCGGGTCTATAATGCAAATGGCTCCCGGAGGCGTTACAACGCTTCTGGGAGCAGGCCCCAAAGGCCAAGATCGGCGCAGCTAAATATCAAACGCACCGGGAGTCTGAGGATAACATATGAGTGAAAAGAAGAATCTGAGCTGCTCTTTTTGTGGTAAGAAGCAAGAAGCCGTTCAGAAGCTGATTGCTGGTCCGGATGTCTTTATCTGTAACGATTGTGTTCAGCTCTGTGCCGATATCCTAAAGGAAGACGACAACACGGCAACCAAGATGCCGGTAAAGGATGGGGCCATTCCCAGCCCTCGTACCATTCGTGAGTTTCTCGATCAGTATGTGATCGGCCAGGAAGCTGCCAAGATGGTCATGAGCGTGGCGGTCCACAACCATTACAAGCGGTTGGCCAATCCAGTGGTTGATGATGTTGAGCTCGAGAAGTCCAACATTCTCCTGCTGGGCCCAACGGGCAGCGGTAAGACACTTATGGCAAAGAGCATTGCCAAGCTACTGGATGTTCCCTTTACTATCGCAGACGCCACCAGCCTAACTGAGGCGGGCTATGTGGGTGACGATGTTGAAACCATCATCACTCGATTGCTGCAGGTTTGCGACAACGATGTGTCCAAGGCGGAGCGCGGCATCATCTACCTCGACGAGGTGGACAAGAAGGCCAAGAAGAGCGAAGGCTCCAGCGTTAGCAGGGACGTATCGGGTGAAGGCGTTCAGCAGGCGCTCCTGAAGATCATCGAAGGCTCGGAAGTTCGTGTTCCCGTACAAGGTAACCGAAAGCATCCCAACAGCGAGATGGTGGTTGTAAATACCAAGAACATCCTGTTCATCGTTGGTGGTGCATTCGTTGGTCTTGATGAGATCATTGGAAAGCGCCTCAACAAGGGCAAGGGCGGAATTGGCTTTGGTGCATCCGTTAAGTCGGACATTGACAAGGACGTATCCAGCGCCCTCTTGAGCCAGGTTGAGCCAGAGGATCTTACCAAGTATGGTCTGATTCCTGAAATGGTTGGCCGTCTCCCAGTTATCACACACTTGGAGGAGTTGGATCAGGACCAGTTGGTCAAGGTTCTCACTGAACCCAAGAACGCACTTATCAAGCAGTTTGAGAAGATCTTCCAGCTGGAAGATGTCAAGCTGGACTTTGACAAGGAAGCCCTTCGTGCCATTGCCAAGGACGCTATCACTCGGAAGACGGGTGCTCGTGGTCTGCGGTCCGTTATTGAAAAGCGGTTGATCCGCGTTCAATATGACCTCCCTGACCTGAAGGAAGCTGGAGCAACAGCTATCCGCGTGGGCAAGGATGTCATTGAAGGAAAGAGCGAGCCACTGGTGGTCTATGACCCCAAGGCAGCAAACGAGTAATTGACGCAGTGGGGGTAGAAGTTATAGGCTTCCACTTGTATCCAATCGAAAGGAAATGATCTGTCTGTGAACTCTCAGTATGCGGTAAACGACCAAATTCGGGCAAGGGAGGTTCGCCTCATTGCCGACAACGGTGATCAGTTGGGTGTCATCCCAACCATTGAAGCGCGTCGTCGTGCAACAGTGGCCGGCTTGGACCTAGTTGCCATCAACATCAGCAATGGTGTTCCAATCTGTAAGATCCTCGACTACGGCAAGTTCAAGTATGAGCAGAGCCGGAAAGAGCGTGAGAACGCAAAGAAGAACCGCGAGAGCCGGGTGGAGCTCAAGGAAATTCAGTTGCGGCCGACCACTGATAGCAATGACATTCAGATCAAGGCCAAGAGGGCGCAGGGCTTCCTGAATGATGGCGACAAGGTAAAGGTCGTGATGAAGTTCAAGGGTCGTGAGATCACCCACTTGGATGTTGGTGCCGACGTTATGGTCAGCTTTATCAACGCCCTGACTGATTACAAGCTGGAACGCCCAATCAGTAGAAGTGAGCGCCAGTTGTTTGCCATCATTATGCCGGCTCCCAAAAAGGCATAACTCACACTTAACACAGATAACAGAAGCCACGCAGAAATGTGTGGCTTTTGTCTGTTTGGGCACAGGTTATCGCACTTTTGAACATTAACCAAAGCGTCATGTAATGAGACTGTCATGCGATAAAAACGCTGGAAGTCGCTGGTTTACATGGTTTATTGTGACTGGGAGACTACCTACAGCGCACCGTATCCGGCACATTTTGTTACAAAGTTATGATTTTACGCCTTGCAACCGTATCACGCAGATTGTAGTTTATTTTTTGCAACCGACACTCTAACAGGAGTGGAACGTTGTAGGGAATTGGCCGGGTCGCACCATCAATCTCCTCATCGACGCAGTGAGTAACAGGGAGAGGCCCGAAGTATGGGTGTCGTGCATCTTTTTGGTCCACCCGAGAGTGGATCAGGTGAGGAATTGACCAAGGTCAATAAAGGGGAAGCTGGCGAGAACTCTGTGGAGTCCTGTCAGGTAATTGAGCTACATCGTAACAAAAAGATCGCTCGTGGTCTTCATCCCAACCTGGTGTTCAAAGAGATTGAAACTCTCTTGGTCCAACAGGGTATGGATCTTGGTTGTGAAAAAGCCAGAGCGGACTATAAAGTGGTCACCTACTTGGTGCAGGGTTTGATCGACAGGGCTAGCGGGACAACTACGGATCGCAGCTTTTTGTTGGATACTTTGCGCCACGTGTTGGCTTACGAGGAGGCTGTGAATACCTATGAAACCAACGAGCTCTTTGGAGACCTGCTCGGTCGTCTCAACTGAAGGCGGAAAATCGGTCAAGGCCGATATCCTGAAGAAAAGCGACAAGAGCATTCGCGTTGCCTTTCATGGAAGCAACATCGTGTTGAACCTCAACCGTACGGATACGAGGCGTCCCTACGTGGGCAATCTGCACGGAATGGAATTCACCACGGGTGGCTAATCCAACGGGAACGCCACAGACGCTCAAGGAAGCACATCACAGGGGGTGGCTTGCTGGGGTCGCGCTTCGGCTGGGACATGGCGTGCCGGGGCGGAATCCCTACGATAGGGATGCTGTAGAGCATTTGGAATGGGACATTGGTTTCGACGAAGGCTTCAACGATGGCTTCGAAGAAGCCGGTTGACTTCCTGGTCTCCTGTGTTAGCTTGTTTGAAACGAGGGAGACCAAATGTTTCATGATCTAAAAGGCGTCGTCGATAACATCCTTCGGGGAGAGTTCCCCGAGGGACGGATCGAAATCAACGACCAGATCCTCGTGGTCAACGAGGCAGCACATCTCGTCGCCAAGAACCGCCCAGGCGGTGACAGTCAGCGCGACGAAGCCAACTCCCTCATCCTCTGGCTTGCGGGCCTTCACCCGGACATCTTCGTCTACGGTGCCCAGCTGATGATCAAGCATCACGGCGTGCATTTTACCTACGATGAAAAGACGGCGGTCCGAATGGACACCATCGAGGACAAGTTCTTCCGCGCGACGCCCTACAAGGTCAGCACCTACAACGAGATCGAGCATTTTGCTTGGCCTCAGCGTTTTCTCGATGACAGCACTTTCGAGGAGCGACTGGCCAATCTCGCCGAGGAATATGAGCCCGAGGAATCGCCGGCCGACATGCTGCTCAGCGGCATGGCAATCCCCGATGATCTGGACTTCACGCAGCGGTTCGCCCTGGCGGTGGCGTGTGTCGATGATCTTCGGAACACGTTCAATCGCTACGGCAAGCCAACGATCGTAACCGACGAGCGCTTCAACAGGTTTCTGAACTGGCTACTAACTATCGAGGATGACATCGCACTCTATGCGGTTCGGCTTCTGATGGGTGGCGGTCAGTTTACCTTCAAAGCTGGCAGCGCCGAAGGCTATCGGGAGTTTGCTGATCGCTTTGGCGATATTGCTGACAAGGTATAATTGACACTGGCACCCAGAATACGTTATCCATGTGGACTGTTCCCTCCGGGGAGCAGTTCATACCAGCACTGGTAATCCCTCGCCCGGAAGAAGACGGGATGGATGAGCCGCTGGAGGCGACTGGCTATCATTGCGGGGCTCGACTCCCCGACGCGCTTTGCGGAGGTTGCTGCCAGGATAAAGAACAGCGCCAATGGTTGTGAGCTCTCGCCTCGACTGCGAACTCACTGCCCAACGTGTGCCACTTGGAAGGTGCAAGTTGGGACACCGCCACCAATCCAGGATAGCTAGATGAAAAGACGACAGGGTGACCCCGTCGCAGAGTCCGCTCTGCTTTAGTTCCAAGGTGTCATGACAGCCTCTAACTGCAAGACATTCTATTCCCTTTACGAGTGCGGACCCTGTCCCTATCGTAAGGGGGATAATGGTGTGGCTTCTTGCCTACTGCAAGTTACTAACGCGTTCGCTGTTCGCTCTCTTGTCTTTCCAGTCATAGCCATTCAAAGTATCTGGCTCCAAGACCAATCGTAAAAGCCCACAGAAAAGTCCTCCCAGAACCCCAGGAGGACCAATCGTAAAAGCCGGAAGCTAGTTAGTCGCAGAACCTAGCACGGAGTTCCTCGATAGTGGGTTCAACGGCCATTGCTCCCGTCTTGTTGTTCTCCCAGACTTTCATCGTTACTGGGAACTCAGAGCCGAGCGGAACCTGTTTGTAGTTGGAACATCGTTTTGCCAGATAGATGTCCTCATAGACAGTTCCGTTCTCCACATCCATCATGCTGACATGAAGATGCTTGGGCGGGTCCACTTCCACGACGCGCAGGACCCGCTTTTGTTCCGGCAGTTTGATCCAGGGACTGGGACCACAGGCCGTTAGAAGCCCTGCGATTGCGAGGACGGCAGCGCGCATCAGCTGGTACCCCACACAATGTGAACGCGAGCCTTGGTGCTTGCCAGTGCTGCCCGCAGCTTTACAGACAGCTTCATGTTGGCATTGGTTTCACCGACCAGCGCATCGTATTCCAGGATCTTGTCCATCGACGGCGTGCAGAGCGCGATCATTTCCTCGCCGGTAATGGCCGTGCATTCATCGAACTGTCCAAGTTCGAGACCAAACCACGCCGGCTGGTCACCGCCTCCGCTGTAGCGGGCTTCGAAGCCCTTGATGGGATCCGTCTGCCCATACATCTTGGTGTCGTCGGGTTCACCATTGAGAGCCTTGTAGAGCTCCGAGCGATGTGCGGCCCAGGGGTCTGGCGTGTTGCTGTATTCGCTGTGACCAAGGTCGATTCCCAGGATCACATATCCGATCGTGTATGCCATTGACTTCTCCTTCTCCTCCCAGTTAGCAGATTGATCCCATTCTGCAACCAGAATATTGAGAACTTGGTGCCCTTTCTGTATAACTAAGGGGTAACCAAAAGAGGAGATCCCACAGTGGGACAGCATTACAACGGAAACGGTCGAGAGATCCACAAGCGGGGTCTAGCCGTTGAAGTCAAGCCAGCTCACAATCCCGAGCAGGCTCTCAGGAACCTTGACAGTGCAATGAAGACGCTCAAGCGTCGCACCATTCAAGAGGGCCTGATCCGCGATATCCGTCGGAAGGAATTTGCGGAAACCAAGGGGCAGATTGCCCGCAAGAAGCGTCAGGATGCGATTCGTCGCTCCAAGAAGCGTCTGCGTCAGCCGGCTGTCTAATGGTACCGGGTCCTGATCTGGATGCAGAGATTGCCCGCAAGGTTCTTGGTGTCATCGTAATAAGTGACACCAAGACCGGAAAGTATCAACTCCGAGACACTGCCAATAGGCGGTTTCTTGATGTTCCCCCATACAGCACGGACACCACAACCGCGCATGAGTTGATCAGCAAGTACAAGGCGGCGGGCTGCACCTTTCAGATCAATGCCCCCAGGGAAGATGATCAGTGGAATGTGACCATCTCTCATCCGCAGATCTCTGGCGTGAACTTTGGAGCAGGTGGAAGCACCTTGCCCCACGCGATATGCCAGGCGATTCTGCAATTCTCCCAACTCTTTAAGATTGGATAACATCATGGCGTTTATTCTAGGCGTACTGGTCGGACTTATCGTCGGCTGGAACTTTTTCCCACAGCCCGCAAGCATCGCAGCAAAGATTGCCAAGCTACGCGGCAAGGCACCGGCAACGGTTGCCAACCCAGTGGTCACCCCTGCTCCAACGTACACCGTTGATCCAGTGGTTCCCACGACGACTACCTACAACGATCCAACTCGTCTGTAATGTAAAAAGCGGGAGGAAACTTCCGCTTTTTCCATGGATGATAAACATCCAGGTTTCCTCCGCTAAATAGACGGAATTGATTTCCCGATCTGGAGGAACCTGAATGTCTCAACTTAAAGCAAAGCAGCTGAAGCTACCGGCAGCGGGTGACCTGCTGATCGGTGGTACCGGTGGTACTGGTACGACCGTTGCTGCAACCGGAAACGGTGATAAGATTCTTCGTGTTGTTAATGGCGCACCTGCTTGGTCGCTTAACGATAACCTGAAGTCCGCAAACGGCTTCAACACCCTGACGATCGCTGATGGCGTTGGTGCCACGCTCGCAGTTCAGAATTCTGCTGGTACGGCAGCAACCACACTGGCAACTTTCAAGAGCGGTTCGGCCGCTGATGAGAAGTTTGAGTTCAGCAGCACTGCTGGCACACTGAACATTGCCGCTGCAGGTTCGGCCAACGATATTGACATCGTGATTGCACCAAAGGGCGGCGGCGACGTCATCATTGGTAACGCAGGCGGTGGCATCATCCAGGCAGATGATGGCGAAGACTTGAAGCTTATGGGTGGCCAGGGCGCTGGTAACCTGATCCTAAACGGTGGCGGCACTGGTAGGATCTATTACGGCGCAGACGCCACGGACGCTTCCAGGGAAGTGGCTACGATTGGTACGGTCTCCGCTGCAACTCGCACGCAGGTTCGCACCGAGTTTGCTGGCAATGCAGCTTCCTTTGCACTGAATGCCAAGACGATTGATGATTCGGTTATCCCGCACATCAACGGTCTGGTCATCAAAAAGGACTTCTACACCGTGAACGCTTCGACTAAGGTTGTGACCTTTACTGGTCTTCCTTACACGTTGGACGATGTGGATCAGGTTGTCTTCACTTACGAAGTAGCAGCCTAAAACTTTATGGGGATGGATTCCAAGGTCCATCCCCATAGCCATGAATAGTGACGGTCCGTCCCACTCCTTGTAATGAGGAGGAGACGAACAGCGGTGGGTCCTGGCTCCCCTCTTTCTGTGCTGGGGCTTAGAAAGAGCGCAACGTCAACGGGAAGAGAGTGACACTGAAGACGCTTGAACCAGGCTCCGCGCAGAGTGGAGGCGTCATAAATCTCTTCACAGGGCGGCCTTCGGGTCGCCCTTTTTTATCAACCAGAATATTGCACCAGTTTGAACTTTTCTGTATAACGAGAACATGAACAGACACGCAAGCCCCAATGAGGGACTTGGTGCGGGCTGGTAAGCATCCAGGGTTCATGAATCAAAATAACCACTCTACTTAGAGAAAGAGAGAGGCAGAAAATGTCCAGCACTTCGAGCGTCATCGCGAACACCATTGCGGTCAAAGACCTAATTGCCAACAACAAACTGGCAGTCAACATCATCCACGCAGGCCAGGTACAGCAGCAGAATGTTGGCACCCTAGAATGGGCCAAGCCAGCAGACCTCCTTATCCCTCTTGATGTTCAGCGTGATCTGAACACCGGTCATGCGATGAAGATTGCACTGGGATTCAAGTTCCTAAACATGAAGCCTGCAACGGGCTTTCGCGATCCAGTATCGGGCAAGATCCTGATCACTGATGGTCAGCACACGGTAACAGCCGCCGCGCTTTGTGGCCTTCCGTTGGTTCCCGTTTATGTTCACAACCTTCCTGCCGGAATCACCGCAGAAAGAGCCCTTGCAATGCAGAGCGAGCAGTTTCTGAGCATCAACCTGTCCAACAAGCCAGTCAACCTCTACACTATCTACAAGAACAAGCTGATTCAGATGGAGCCAGGTCATATGGCTCTTGCTGCGATGTGTGCCAGGGTTGGCGTTACCCCTTGCTTGAACCACAACAATCGTGCCGGTGCAGTAAGCCACATCAAGAACCTCAACACTTCCTGGTTCCAGATTGGTGAAAAGGAAACCGAAGAAGCCCTGACGTACATGCGGAAGTATTTCCCCAACGAGGTCATCCACGGCGCAATGCTGGTTGGTCTCACATTGTTCATTCAGAAGATGAACAACTATCAGGCCCGAAACAGGGCTGATGCTGTGTGGGATCCAATGCTTTTGACAACGGCGCTGAGCAAGAATGGAACGCTCAAGTTGAAGGAAATCTACGACGAACTTCACGAGCTGAACAGGAACATTGGCCACTATGGTGCATCGGCTACCACTCAGCAGTGGGTAGCAGGCATGATTCGCGAAACCTACAACGAGTACATTCGCACCAACGGCCTCTCGCAGACCCAGCTGGGACGCTACTGCTAATGTTTACCACAGAGCAGCTAGATGGGAGGAGTGATCTCCTCCCAGTCTTCAATGGCAACACGGTTGTCCTCTATGTTCGAGACACTCATCCACACTTCTCTGGCGATTACAGCATGATGATTCATGGTCTTCGTAAGAGTGGTGACTTGGACAATGTCTTCCAACGCTGTCTATCAACTTCCAAGAGCGGTCAGGAACTTTACTTTCCGCTTGAGGACTTTAGGCCAACAGCGACTGGATGGGAGTCCAGTTTGCATGATGCTGCCAAGGCAGTAACAAGGGCTGGGTATCAGGCAACCAGGGATAAGAATCTTCCCTTTCTCAGAATGTACATGATGGGAGATGTGGACACCAACATCGTTTGCCCAATTACTGGTCAGCAGGTTGATGCTTGGGTGTTTGATAACCAGCCCATCAATATCTGGGAACAGCATCACTTCAAGGTCCGTAATCGTGCTTCCATCCAAAAGGAACTAGCCGATCCAGGCGAGATTCTCCGTCGGCTTGATTTCACGGAGGTCTCTGGTGAGACGGTTGAAGCAATCAAGGACATGATGCGAACAGTCTTCCTGAGCCCAACAGCCCACAAGGCAGTCCACAATGCGTGGAATGATTCGGACATCAGGAACTACAGGGCAGAGCAGCGTCCCTGGGCACTCCGGGATTGCGGCAATTGGGATAAGTGGATGGATTTCCTCCAGTCCTATGGATATCCCATTGAGACGTTTGGTCCTTTTGGTCCTTGGATCATTAGCCTTGAGCTAACTGAGGCCGAAAAGACCAGCTGAAAGTAATTGACGGTGGACTCCTACCCTCATAAGTAGGAGTCCACAAAGGAGTACCTGATGAGCACCGCACTCGACACTGAAACCGTCACCAAGCTGAAGGTTCCCAGCCTTTACAAGGTTGTCATCTTGAATGACGACTACACGCCCATGGACTTTGTGCTCCAGGTCTTGGAAGAGATCTTTGGCAAGAGCGCGTCCGAGGCACACCTGCTCTGCATGGAAGTGCATGAAAAGGGCCGTGGCATTGCGGGCATCTACAGCAAGGAAGTCGCGGAGCAGAAGGTCTTCGAGACCAACACGATCAGCAAAAGCTACCGTCACCCGCTGAAGACGCTTTCCGAACAGGCATGAGCGACGGGGGTGATAAGCCGATGACGTCCTATGAGCGGAAGATCCATTTGATAATGGAATCCAGTATGAAGCGGTTCAACGGCGAGTACACCCAGGAGCAATATGATCTAGAGCTCACGGTTGCTAGGAACATGCTGGCCGCGCTGGGAATTCATCCATGAGCAAAGACATGATCAACATGCAGATTGCTTCTCAACTTGCCGCCCTTGAAGAGGTGGCTGAGCTGAAGGAGCAGAATCTCTTCTCGCATCTTAGAAGGCAGTTGGTTGAAAACCAGGACCTCCAAGACCGCAAGAACATGGACGGCCATGTCACCAGCAGTTTTCTTCTCCTTGATCCCACGTTGACCAAGGTGCTGATGATCTTCCACAAGGGCTTTGGAAATTGGTTTCCACCCGGTGGTCACTATGAGGGCTTCGTAACCCTCAGGGAATCCGCCCTTCGTGAACTCGAGGAAGAAACTGGCTTTCCGGCCAACAAGGTAAGGTACTTCAATGAATCTGGTTATCTGGCTCTGGACTTGGATACGCATCCTATTCCCGCGCGACCCAGCAAAGACGAAGGTGACCACTGGCACCACGACTTCCTCTTCATCGGAGTTGCCAAGGAACTGATTCCCCTGGTCCATCAGGTCGAGGAAGTTGAAGCAGCGGAGTGGATGACTCTCGAGGATGCAGCGGTGCTTCCCGATGAGCGAGTGCGCCGTGGAATCAAAAAGGCACAGCGACTTATTGACGCAACGGCTCCAAGCCTGTAAGCTGAAACAATGATAGCACTTTGGCTGATGGCTGGCCTATTGGTCAAGCACTTTATCTGTGATTACCCACTTCAGCTTCCCTACATGCTAAGGGAAAAGGGAACCTACGGAGAAAAGGGCGGCATCCATCATGCGCTATTCCATGGGGCGGGTACGGCAATCGTATTCCTCCTCTTTGGAATGGCAGAAGTTGCCGCAGTGATGGCAATCCTGGATGTGATGATTCACTACCATGTGGATTACTTGAAGATGCAGATCAACAAGTGGGCGCAGCTCAAGCCGGACAACAACAGGTTTTGGCATCTCATTGGCCTGGATCAACTTGTACATCAGCTGACTTATGTGCTATTGGTCGCATTGGCTGTAGCTAAATACAGCTAGTCGGATAGTCCGACAAACAAGTCCCACAAGTAGGTGGGCAGTGGAGAAATGGTATGCTAAACGCAACCCGAGCCTATGAGCTCAATGTTCTGGTAAACAACCGTCCTGTTACGGAATTCGACAGCCAGGGCAACATCTTTATCGAGGGTCGGAAAGGTTCCGACTTTGAACTCGAATTCAAAAACAAATCGTCCAAGCAAGTCTTGATCGTTCCCAGCGTGGACGGCAAGAGTGTTCTCGATGGCAAGCGCGCGACTCCTGAGAGCCGTGGCTACATCGTGAGCGCCTGGGGAAGCATTCGCATTCCTGGCTGGACCCTTGACAACAACAGCGTGGCAAAGTTCACCTTTGATGACAAGGAAAAGTCCTACAGCGCAGCGATCGCCGAGCCCGGCGAGGAAGTGATCACCGGCGTCATTGGTGTGCTCGTATATAGCGAGAAGGCCAAGCCCGCTCCAGTGCATCACATCCATCACTATCCGGCTCCAACTCCGCGCATCGATCCTTTTGGTCCCACGGCCTATCCATACAGCGATCCAACGTGGACCACGACCTCGCTGGGATCCGCCGACAATGCCTCGTACAGCAAGGGCACCAAGGGTGTCCTGCGTGGTATGGGTGCTCAGGCACAAACTGCCAACACCGCAACCCTGAGCGCAAGTGCCAGCACGGTCAGCAACCCTGCTCCAGCGGACAATCCTCTGGAAATGGGCACGGCTTTTGGAGCCAAGTCGGACTTCAAGACCCACAACGTCTCGTTTGAGCGTGATGCCATCGTGGCAACCATGCAGCTCTACTATGACAGCCGGAAGAACCTCGAGGCTCGCGGCATTCAGTTTCCTCGTCGTGAGGTAGCTGACGCTACGTTGCCCCAGGCATTCAGTGGTGTGGGTTGCCCCACTCCTCCGGGCTGGAAGGGATAATTAGACGTAGGACACCAGAAATGCTATAAAGGGGAGTGGGAAACTACTCCCCTTTTTAGTGAGTAAAATGAACTTGGACGATCTCTCGCACAACGATCTGAGCACCATCGCCCTGGCAATGGACTATCTTCTCTGCAACGCCGATCTGCCTCCCAAGGCCATGAAGGATGTGGAAGAACTGTTCTACTTTCTGGATGCCATCGCAGAAGCAGCCGAACAGGAAGCTGGCGAAAACCGCCTCCTAGAGAGGACAGAAAATGTCCTTCACGTGGACTTTACACCAAAAGCTGGTTGACATAGACACCAAGTCACTGCATTAGAGGGTTCTCTAACGGAATCCACTTCAGCAGGGGTAAGGAGTTAAATGAAACGCAGCACACAGGTATCGCTGGTCCTACTAGCCAGTGTCAGTGCCATGGCGTCGCTGTCCGGATGCGAATCGCAGCCCGAACAGATCGCAGACAATGGCGGCACGTTCACTTCCATGGCGGAGTGCGTGGCAGTATATGACCAGCAGACCTGCAACGCAGCTCAGAGCCTGGCCAACAAGGAGCACGTACAGAACGCGCCCAAGTATGGCAGCCAGGCAGCTTGCGCGGCAGAATACGGCGCAGACATGTGCCGCCCTGCATCGGCATACGGCGGCCAGAGCAACGTGTTCCTGCCCCTGATGGCCGGCTACATGCTGGGCAGCGCAACGTCGACGCCAAGCCCGCTCTATTACGGCAATCGTCGCGAGCGTGAATCGTATGGTCGCACCCACGGTGGTTCGGCTCCGATCTTCACCAGCGGCCGCGGCTACAACAACCGCGCCCCAATCGGCGCAGCGCCCTTCTCGTCGGTTCGCGGCTCGGGCGTTACGTCCAAGGGTGGCCTGAAGAGCAGCACGGCGATCAGCAGCGGCACGGTTGCCACCCAGCGCGGTGGTTTCGGTAGCAGCTTCAAGCCCACGCAGAGCTTCAAGAGCAACTACGCGGCAACGAACCCCAGCAGCTTTGGCCGCGCGGCACTGCCGTCGACCTCGGCACGTGCAACGAGCATCAGCAGCTCGCGGGCATATTCGAGCAGCTCGTCGATCTCCTCGCGGGGTGGCTTCGGTTCGAGCGGTCGTTCCTTTGGTGGCGGGTTCGGCGGCTGATGCGCGCTGGACTCCTCATGGGGCTGGTCCTCGCGGCCGGCCTCACCGCTTGCGAGAGTGCTCCGTCACCCAACGCACAGACGGCTGTTCAGGCGGTTCAAATCGGAAACGTGGTACATCGCTGCCTCAAGACCGACGACACCAAGCTGAGCACTGGCAGCACCACCGATGTCAGCGGTGACATTCGCAGGAAGCTGTTGACCCCACAGGCACTGGCCGCAGGCGTTCGCGTCTTCATCAGTGGCTCGGACGTCAACAACTATGGCTCCGTGGTGATCCACTATGCGACGGCCAACAACTCCTGCATTCTCTGGTCGGAAACCATTCCCGTCCAGGAATACAGTCAGCGTCTGGACCTGAACCCCCTGGGCATCAGTCCATACTTTGAGCCCACCCCCAAGGTGGCGCCCAAGCCGGCGACTCCGCCGGTCACCACCAAGTAAGGAACCGGTATGTTCTGGGTTTACGGTCTGGCAATCATCGTCTCGTTCGTCGTTGGTTACTTGATGTGGCCCAAGGACACTCGCTCCTTTCGAGTGGTATCCGTTAGTGGTTTGGTGATCGGCTCGATTATCATGCTGGGCATTTACATCACTCAGTGGTGGCCCGTTGAGCGCAAGGTAATCCAGAAGGTCACCAAACAATACGTCGATCCACCCAAGGTGATCTTCCGAGACAAGATCGTCTATCGCGTCCCTGATGGTGAAGTGGCCCCCGTTGATGTCAAGGCGGCCTGCAGTGGGAAGAACCCCATTGAGATTGTCCGCATGAACGTAGCCGATGCTGACAACGATTTGCGTATGACGTGGATTACCGGTCACGTTGTTGGGAGCAAGATTCTGTTTACTTGCGGGCAGCCCGGTGATTATTCGGATAGCTGGGAAGTGGGCAATATCGTACAATTCATACGCGGTGAAGCCCAATAAGCGGTTGACACTGGTAGCGTCCAGTGTAGGACTGTGGCATCGGAATTAACAAAAGGAAGCGATCGTTGAAGCGCATTGAGATCGAAGCCCGTCCCAACTGGGAAGCGGAATGCGAGAAGGTTGGTTTTTACTGGCACACGCTGGCAACCGACCCCGGCGTGGACCCCAAGTATTGGGACGAGACCAAGGCCTACGAGTTCACCGAGGCAGAGGTCGAGCGCATCGAGGAAGCATCCGCTGAGCTGTACAGGATGTGCCTCTCGGCCGTCGATTACGTGATCGAAAAGGGCCCGGAGATGCTGAGCCGTCTCGCAATCCCGGCCGCATTCCACGAAATGGTGATCAAGAGCTGGAAGCGCCAGGATCTGGATCTCTACGGTCGCTTCGACTTTGCGCTGGCGCCCGATGGCACGCCGAAGATGCTGGAATTCAACGCTGACACGCCGACGAGCCTTCTCGAGGCTGCGGTCGTCCAGTGGTTCTGGATGGAGCAGTACGCGCAGCGAACGGGCCAGACGCTGGATCAGTTCAACAGCATCCACGACCGGATGATCGAGCAGATGCGCGATATCGGCGCAGCGGTCCTCGGCCCCAACGAGACGTTCTACTTCGCGGCGGTCGCCGAGAATCTCGAGGACAAGGGCACCGCTGAATACTTGCGCGATTGCGCGATGCAGGCCGGCATCAAGACCGACTATATCGACATCGAAAGCATCGGGTGGAACGGAACGGGTTTCCGCGACATGCAGGAGCAGCCGATCACGACGATCTTCAAGCTGTACCCGTGGGAGTGGCTGGTCCGTGAGGAGTTTGGTCTCCACATGACCAAGGATCCCTGGGACGTTCTGGAGCCCAGCTGGAAGCTGATCCTGAGCAACAAGGGTCTCCTCCCCATCCTCTGGGAGCTCTATCCCGACCATCCCAATCTTCTCCCCAGCTACTGGAACAGCGCACCGCTGGGTCTCAACTATGTTGAGAAGCCCATGCTGGCTCGCGAGGGTGCTGACGTGAAGATCATCCGCGATGGCAAAGTGGCCGTCGAAGGTGTCAAGCGCGGCTACGACAACCTGGCGCGCTCCATCTATCAGGAGTATCTCCCGCTTCCCAAGCATGATGGCATGACGCCGATCATTGGAAGCTGGATCGTGGGTGGTCGTGCGGTCGGCATGGGTATCCGCGAGGACATCAGCGAGGTCACCGGCAACACGTCGCGCTTCATTCCTCACTTCTTCCGTCCGGAGGCGTAATGGCGCGCTACCGGGCAAAAGCAATCGTCACCGCGGAGCAGTTTTTGCCCGCAGAGGGAAAGGTGCCGGAGTGCGTTCATGCGGGGACAATCCCCTTCAGTGGCGCACCTGGACATTACGTGGACGTTCATTTTGGACGCCAGTATATTCTCTCCGGCGAATACATTGTCACCGACGATTCGGGCGAACGCTCGGTGATACCTCAGGGTGAGTTCGAATCCACCTACGAGATCATCGACGAGCCCACACCACAGAAGGATTAATCATGACCGAACGCGCAGCTACCGTCCACTATTTCCTGGACACACTCCCCCACTTCCTGGGCTATTTCGCGATCGCCGCGCTTCTGGGCGCACTGTTCCTCGTGGCCTTTCAGGCGATCACGCCCCAGAAGGAATTCGCACTCATCCGTGAGGGCAAGCTGGCCCCGGCAATCTCGCTGGTCGGCGCATTCGTGGGCTTCGCCATTCCAATGGCGGTCGTGGTCGGCCACAGTGCAAACTTCACGGACGTGATCCTCTGGGGTCTGACTGCCCTGGTCGTGCAGGTGATCGCATTCTTCATCGTGGAAAAGGCATTCGGTCGCATCAGCGCACGGATCTCGGACAACTGCTATGCAAGTGGTGTGTTCCTCGGTGGTATCGCCATCGGTGTCGGCATCCTGCAGGCAGGTTGCATGGTCCCCTAACGACCAAGCATTCCTGACAGAAAGCGGGGGTTCAGCTAAATACTGGACCCCCTTTTCTACCTGAGGCATCCATGAAAGATTCTCTTCGAACAATCCTAAAGATCGCCTTTTTGGTATTTGGTCTGATCGGCCTCTACATTATTATCAATGGTGTTGTGGCATCCGTGAACGCTAACGTGCAGGAATCACGCGACAACAATGCGGGCGCCAACATCATCATGAGCAGCATTAGCCGCGAACCATTTGGTGATCGTATTGCGGAAGTAAAGCGCGGTGAGCAGGTCTTTTACAACCTGACGATCAAGCGCGTTGAAGGCAGCCCATGCTTCGTACAGACCAGCTGGCGCTGGGTTCTCCACATGCCAACCGGCAACAGCGTGATGTGGAACAACGATGATGGTCAGTTCTTTGCCGGTGACAAGAACGAGAACCTCGCACAAGCAATTCAAGTTCCAGCGAATCTGATTCCTGGCTCCTATACATTGAGCCGACTCAGTGTCTTCAAGTGCGGAAACAATCAGGAGTTCGCCAGGACGGTGCGTGATGCACCCTTGATGGTAAAATAATCAACTCTCTGGTTGACGTACTGGAGTTTCCACTACATAAGAGATACATGGAAAGGCGCCGGTCGGTTGTTGCAACGACTCCGGTACTACTAAGCTGGAGACGCAGCCCGAGCGGTCCCCGGTCGAAGATAGGTGGCAAGAGTAGAAGAGGGATGAGCCACCCGCTTTCCAGACAGTTTCCGATGCTGATGCACGTTGTATCAGCAGACCTAACCCCGGAGGGCTAAGGCTTTCCGGGGTTCTTTTTGTTCTTGTGACTTTGGCTTTTGGTGCTATGTTGGTGCATCAGAGGAGATCGTATGGCAGACATCAAAAAGGGCGACTGGATCAAGGTACCCAAGGGTTCCCACCTGATCCGGGACTATGGTAAGGGCCATTATGGTGAAGGCGAAAAGCCCACCAGTCGTGATGTGACGGTTCAGGTCAGTGACGTCGTTGAGCTGGACATCTACTATGCTAGGAAGCATGGTGATCCCGAGTTGTTCAAGGCCTATGACAAGATCTGTTATGCCAACCCCTATTCCAACACCTACGGCGGCGATATCACGGACGAGATCCGCGAGCAGCATCGAGCAAATATCAAGGCAGCGCGGGATGCAGTTCTAGCCAGTATTCCCGGCCAGCCCAAGAACATCATCTGCTGGAGTAACGGAAACAAGGCCGTCCTGGACTCCGTTCCGGAATTGGTACCTGCTCCTCCGCCTAAGAAAAAGGCAGTAGTCAAAGTCAACAAGCGCCAGATGATGGTCCCCGGCAGTCGCTGGAAAGTCACCGAGGACGTGACGATCCGCTATCAGCATGCCAACCCAGTGGTCATCCAAGGCGAAGCAGACTGGGAAGCGGCCAATCCCCGTCCACTGAATCGTGTTCACGGCACGATGGACCAGGATATGGTATGGCGTGATCTCCTGTTCGCTGAGCGCAAGCGTCTTCGTGACCTGCATGGCGAGCATGTGATCCTGGATCATCTGGTTCTCAAGGCCGGCGATATCGTGAAGGTCGACGGAAAGTTCCTGTCCAGCTGGAACCCGGGCACGTCCTACTTTACCGAGTACGTCAGCAACGTGGTTCCCATGGTTCGTGAGGGTCACGGCACCAAACAGTGGGGCGTGGAATACAAGCAAATCGAACCCTTCATCGAGGCGGAAGAGATTCCCACCGTCAAGGCATTCGTCCTCCGCTACAAGCCCACTGGCCTCTTCTACAAGGCCAACGACTGGGACTATGAGAACCGGACGGATAAGAGTGTCAATGGCCAGCAGATGGCCGACACGTTCATGAAGGGCAAGAAGTGGGACAATCTTGGCAAGGCCAAGACCAGCATCCTGATGATGACCGGATACTATGATGGTCTGCCGGGTGCCGATGAAGCACTGCCCGACTGGAGCGGCGGCGGCGCAACCTTCGACATGAACGATGACTGGGAATTGGTCGAGTTCGACAAGCTGGCCCGGAAGGAAGTCGGCGTGGTCACTGAGTTCCAGGACTGGTTCAAGCGTAGCTGGGAATTGCGCGCACTCACGGTCAAGTATGGCAGCGCAGTCCGGACAGTCTACAAGGCACTGGAAAAGTCCGGAAAGCTGGACGACCAAAAGGGCATGGTGGTCTTCACGGTCACTGACGAGGAAGCCCTCGACCAGGTGGGCTACTGGGACAAGAAGACCGCACTGACTGACGAGGACAAGGCGGAAATCGAACTCGCAACGGCTTCCATGAAAAAGGGAAGCTTCAAAAAGGCCATCGATCACAAGAGCATGGCCGTCAGCTTTACCAACAAGAGCAGCGCGCTGATGTTCAAGCTCAGCTACGCAGGCAACTTGAAGCTGACCGTACTGGATCTCGAGGAAATGAAGGAAGCGGTTGATGGCTGATATTCAATACACGGAAGCTGGCGTCCTCTTTGGGGGCCAGCTGGTCTCCTGGGAGGATCTGGAAGCGCAGCGGAATCAGTTCCGTTTCATGCGCTCTGTGCTGGTGAAGATTTCCTTCACGTATGGGCGACAGGACTTCCAGGACGCAGAAATCTATGATGCTGCGGAATGGCACAAGCTGCGGGAAACTGTCCGCGGCTTGAATGTCTTCTTCAGCGATTTCGCAGGCAAGCATAGCGAGGTCTCGCTCGATCTGTTCAAGACCGTTGAGCTGGAAGAGATCACCAACTTGGATGAGATCATCGAGTTCCATCGCGTCTATGGTTTCGTCAATCACGATCTGGGCATCATCGAAGCTGCCCTGGAACAGGGTCGGGAAAACGGCGATATCGACCATGATGGCAATCGCGTGTCCGAGGAAGACCCTTCGGAGTGAGCTATATCGATCAACCCTCTGATAGCAAGATCAGCTATCTGATGCTGGGGATCATCTTTCTTCTGATCATGATGGCAGTTGGCTTAATCGCCAACCAGCCCGAGCCAACTGTTGAGCTGACAGTCAAGGACTGGCGCTGCATCAGCAGTCACGTGGAAGATGATCCCACGGGTGTCTACATTCCCGATGGCATCTACTTTGAAATCCCAGGCAAAAAGAATGTCTGTGACCACTGGATCCGGCGTCTCTCTCCAAATAAATAGCTGTAGTTAATACAGTTGGAGGGCAACGTGCGGGCCAGTGAGTTCTTGTATGAAGATCATCGAACCAAAATCCAAAAGTTGGAAGAGCTGATCGATCACCCCTCCACGGAGGAAACCATCCGTATTGTGGCTCGCAGTCGTTTGAAGATCCTGCAGCAGCATCAGCTTGCGATTGTGCCCATTGAGCCCCCAGCGCGTATCACGGTGCCCGTCAACATCAGTGAGAGCGACCTAGACACGTACTTCGTACCGGGCATCAAATTGGGCTATCTCTATGATGGTCTTTGCAACTTGAGCCCAGCACCCAACAACATTCGATTCCTGCGTCAGGGTCAGATCCAGATGATGGTTCCTCCACCCTTTATGGGCAAGACCAAGATCCAGTATTTGAAAGAGATCAACGCGGTCACCATTGGCGCTCTCCACATTGACAGCAAGATGGTCGAAGGCCACGGCTACTCTTTTACCATCTCATACGTGTAACTGGTTGACATTTCCCCTCACCTATGTTCAAAGAGAGCATAGACAGTGAGGAGAAGCTGGTGACCAAGTTTGAGAAGAAGCTGCTGACGCTACGCCAACAACTGGTTGGTGCGCGCTACCATCACGCACTGGCAGCACTCGAATTTGCCATCAAGTACCACACCGGCACCCGGAAGGACGGCGTAACGCCCGAGTTCCAGCATCAGGTCGAGATCGCGCTCTTTGCGCTGACTCTCCCCGATCTCATGTATCGCGAGGAAGTGATCGCGACCATTCTACTCCACGACGTGCGGGAAGACTACGGGGTCTCCGATGGCGAGATTCGTGGACTGTTCTTCCACGATGAAGGCTTCGCCGGCCGGGTCAGCCGTGCGGTAGAGAACATGACCAAAGAGTTTCGCGGCCTGAAAAAGGACGAAGAGGCACTCTTTGAGGCAATGGCCGAGGACGCCATCGCAAGCATCGCAAAGGGCTGTGATCGGATGCACAACCTGCAGAGCATGGTCGGCGTGTTCAAGCTGGCCAAGCAAAAGGAATACATCAAGGAAGTCCATGATCTGTTCCTGCCCATGCTGAAGAAGGCACGTCGACTGTTCCCGCATCAGGTCAACGCATACGAGAACATCAAGCACATCCTGCAGTCGCAGATCCAACTCCTGGAGGCCATCCACGAGGCAATGGAAACTGCCCAGCCGGCCGACTAAAATATAGACAATCACTGGGGCGTCCTTTTATGTAAAGGGACGCTCTAGTCATATCAGCTGAGCCAGATCGAACAACCTGGTGAGGCACTATGACGGAAGAAGTAACGGCAACGGCGGCACCGGCAATCAACCTGGATACCTATACGGGTCGTGAGCTGAGCTTGAGTTTCTACAGTTTCAAAAAGGGTGATCCCAAGGAGCGCGAATACCAGGCGGTCCGAAAGGATATCGAGGACAAGCTGGCCAAGGGCGAGCCAGTCTACGTGACATTCAGCGATGAGCGACGTGAGCATTCCGTTGGTCGCATCAAGTCCGTGGACTTTTCCTACAGTGAGCGACAGCATCGCAGCTATTACAGCCAGGGCGCCGGTGACACTTACTGCTATGCCAGTTTGGAAAACATCGTGGTGGTGTGGGATGGGCGTTCCAACAAGGTAAAGCCACAGCCCGGCGAGATCACCTACTGGCCTGATTGGAATCAGGGAACTCAGTGGTATTGGGAGCAGAATGTTCGCCCCAAGGTTGAGCCCGTCATTGCCTACGACCACTTGGGTCAGCAGCTGGAAGTTGGTCAGAACGTCTGCTTTGTTCACCGCAGCTATGGCCAGGCATCCATGCACTTTGGTACAGTGACGCGCTTTACCAAGATGGGCACCGTGTTCGTCAAGACGATGAAGCTCAAGGATGGCGATTACCGGGCTGGAAGTGAGCTCAAGGCCAACAGCATGGAGGACGTTGTTATTGTCAACGATGCCCTGATGAAGCGCCTCGTGATGGCCAAGCTGGCAGCAAACTAATGGCCTTTACTCGCATTCCTCTAAAGGCCAATGGCCGGAACATGACGGCTTTCAAGCATGACCAGCAGAACCTCGCTGACATGCTCAAGCTCTATTTGAGCGGCGAGCCCGTCTATATTGAACTATCCGCGGAGCCCATGAGGGTTGGTGCGATCGCCCGTCTAAAGCTGGAAGATGATGTAATTCAGGATCTCCTGCATGGAGAAGTGGATCGTCATCGCTGGTATGGAAGCCGGACAGCGGTTCGCCAGCGTATTGAGCCCAAGCCCGAGAACGTTGTGGTTGAGAACATGGGCAAGATCAGCATCAACGGCTCAGCGGTTTGGGATGGTCGAAAGAACCGCGTCAACTATATCTCGGGCTGGAACATGAACTGGCTCAAGGGACATGAGGGCGGAACCGTTTGGGTCTATCAGAAGGTTCAGGTTCCCAAGGTTGTGGCCAAGGACAAGCTGGATCGCGAGATCAAGGTCAACGACTTCATCTCCTACATTTTGTATCAGTTCGATGGTGAGGGCGCCGCAGGTATCTACTATGGCAAGGTCACCAAGGTGGATGATGATGGAAGCGTGTGGGCCAAGAACATCAAGCTGAAGAGCGACGACAAGCAGGCCGAGAAAAAGATCCACCACAACGGCTTGATCGTTATCATGACCAAGGATCTAATGGATCAGTTGATGCTGGCAAAGCTGAGCTCCTTGTAAAGTGGTTGACTACTGGAGCCCGGCAAGTAAGCTGGCTCCAGTAAGGAGACGTCATGAACAAGTTTCTCGTAATGATTCCCGCACTGGCACTCGTGGCATGTGGGCAGCCCATGATCCGCGATGGCGATCTGCAGGCAAAGCTGAAGACGCTGGGCTACACCAAGGTGCTCATCCGTCCCGGCAAGCTGAACTGCGGTCAGTTCGGCAAGGGAAAGCACTTTCTCGGCACTCGCAAGGATGGCATGAAGGTCATCGGTCAGATCTGCTATCGCAAGGCAGAGCGTGACGTTCAGTACAACGTGGCGATCAACCAGGAACTGGGCAAGGGCGGCGGCCCGGTAAGCACCGAGACCAAGGGTGATACCAAGGGTCAGCTCAACGTTCCCAACCCTTGGAAGAAGTGACCGACGAAGCAACCCCGGAGAGGACCAAACTTCTCCGGGGAAAGCGTTGGCCCAAAGATCGCAATGGTCAAGAGATCGACGTTGGCGACTTCCTCTTGTTTGTCTACTGGGGTGGATATCCCACGGCATCCATTGGGCAAGTTATCAAGGTTGGCAAGACGGGAAAGGTCACTGCCCGTATTGTCAAGCTGGGAAACCGCGATGATGGCAGCGAGCAGGAGATCAAAGAATGCACGACAACGACCAAGTTGAGCCAGAACATGATCAGCGCCCTGACGCTGGACAAGCTCGCAAGGGTCGACTAAAGAGCATTCTCTGGACAGTCCTCTGGGCCTGCATTATGTTCTACAGCGGGTTCAGCACCCGTGGCTCCATTGATGCACGTGATATACGAAAGCAACAGGATATCACCACAGAGTGCATCGGCGTTCTAAAGGGATTCATCGCTGGACGGCACAGCTACGGCGTCCGTGACAAAGATGTTGACAAGGGCAACACCCTAATTTAAGATACAGGTATTGGACAGGTGGGTGAGCGGTTTAAACCACTCCCTTGCTAAGGGAACGTAGGGGAAACTCTACCGTGGGTTCGAATCCCACCCTGTCCGCTCACAGATCGAACAAACGTAGGATCTGTGATGTATCAGGACATTGTCCCCGGCTATCGGGTCCAGGTAACGACCTGGGAAAACGATTGCGACAATTACAACACTGAAGCTATTGATGGCTTGGACGAAAACGACGTCCGCTTCGTGCTTCACGTCTGCAAGCTCTTCGACCGCCACCAAAGCAATTCACTTGGAAATGAGGACCTTCACGGTGAGGCATTCGTGCTCGCCCTGCAAGTTCATCTAACCAACTTTGAGGGTACGATCCCCGAGGATTGGATTCCCGACAAGGACCTCGACGACGAGGAAATCCAATACTTTTACGGCGACATGCTGAGCCTGATTGGCATCAACAGCACAGAGTATGGCTACTGGCGCGTGTTCGATGACGCACAGGTTTACCTGGTCCCACAGCCCATTCAGAATGTGACAAAGAAGTTCAAGTGAGTAACGAGCTGGACTTTCCTCTCCGGATCTATGAAAAGGGTCCCGATGAGTTGGTGCTGCTGGTTGCCCACGAGGCTGCTGACTGGCACAATCGAGCGGCCCACAAGGCCAAGACCAACAAGACGCGGATGTTCTGCAACTGGCTCCGAAAGCAGTTTCCCGATGTTCCCACTGAGTTCCGCTACATGCGGAAGGAGCGCGTCCGGGATTACCGTTACCGTGGCTGGAGTGTTCGCTACAAGACCGTCAACAGTGACAAGCATTTTGTGGCCTATGGTCTGACGAAGAACCAACTTCTGATGATCAAGCTGGCCTGGGTTTACAAGACCCAGGATGTGAAGATTGAGGGCAAGGACAGCTACGGCACCGATGACGTGGTATTTCCCTGGGTTCCAGAGCCCACCGAGGAACTTCTCACGCGCTTGAAGAACAAAAAGAAGCCCTCAAAAGCACTGGAGGTTCTCTGATGGATCTCCATTACCCCATCCGTGTATTGCATCGCGACGACGGGCTGATCAACTTTTACATCTTCCACCCTGCTGGTTACACATGGGGTGAGTACAAGGTGTATGCAAATCAGAACAGAGCCCTGGTAAACTCCATTCGATCACTATGTCCTGAAGTGATGAATGAGATGCGACAGATCCCCACCTACTATTATGATGAGTATGGAATCGCTAGGGACAGCCACTTTTGCTTTTATGGATTGACCAAGACTCAATACATGCTGGTAAAACTGAGTTGGACTTTCAAGGAGATCAAGCTCAAGGCAAAGTTCAAGCCCAACGCCAATGGTGAGGTAGTGAACGATTACGTGGCCAAGGCTTATGTTCGACCAAGTGAAGAGTGCAGGCTGAGATTCTCCAAGCCGGGCTACAAGCCAAAAGCATTGAAGATTCTCGGCTAACCGTAATAAAATTGCGTTGAGTGCGCTTGATAGGCGTCCTCTAACGTGCTTGAATAACAATGTTGCAACGTAGGAGTAAGGTATGACTGAACCACATCATCCCACTATCGTAGACGCAATCGAGAACCGACTTCAGATCACTTTCCGCTACCACAGCGAGAACAGTCAGGAAGAGGAGCCCACTGTTCGTGTTGTGGAGCCCTGGGTCTATGGTTGCAAGAATGGCAAGGAAAGCCTCTACGGCTTTCAGGTCAGTGGCGGCTCCGAGGGGATGAAGCGTTACGACATGCGGCGCGTGAAGAGTGTGAGCCTGACCGGTGAGCATATGGAGAACCATCCCACGGCTGCCGCAAACGTAACCAAGTGGGACAATATCTGGGCTTCAACGGGGCCGGTGCCGGCTGTCGTCACCGCATAGTTGCTCCCTAGAGCAAAGACTGGCTGGATGGAGAGTGATTTCCATCCAGCCTTTTGTTTGACAGACTGACAAGCTGGCACTACCTGCGCTCTATGCGTATTGGATTCAACATAGCGATCTTTGAAAACCACAACAAGTGGGACAGCCTGTTCAGCAAGAGCGGCTCCACTCGTTGGCCCAACAAGCATTGGGAGATTGAGGGTCATAGCTTTGGCTGGGGCAACCTTCTGGACTTTGAGTTCTCGTGGACTCGGAAGACCGATCATGCTGGCGTTCGACTCAAGCTGGGCCTGTTTGGCTACACCTTTGAGGGACAGCTCTACGATTCTCGACATTGGGACGAGGACACCAATGCGTGGCGCGTCTATGATGAAGCATACTTCAAGCGTCACGGAATGCACAAGGATTCATGATGATTCGGAGCTCGCTGTTCTACATTGCCTACTGGCTGCTGAGCATCACCTACATTCTCTTTTGTGTGGTGGCCAGCATCATTCCTGGAAAGCAAGTGACCACTTGGATGGTCCAGCGATACGCCCGGCGAATGGTTCAGGCAATGTATGTCTTCGCGGGCATCCGAGTAACCATCTTGGGACAGGAACGGCTTCCCAAGGGTGCTTTCATCCTCGCCCCCAAGCATCAGAGCTGGGGAGACGGATTCTGCAGTTTTAGCGCAGTCGATGATCTGGTGTTCGTCACCGGAAATCATCTGGAAAAGATCCCCTTGCTCAAGGGTGTCCTGAGCAAGATCGGTGCCATCGTGGTGGATAACTGCGGAGGCGGCAACAGCAAGGAAGACCTGAACCGTGGAGCCGATCGAGCCTTCGCGGAAGGCAAGCGGATACTGATCTATCCTGAGGGGCATCTTAGCAAGCCAGGAACACATCATAGATACCGTCTGGGCATCTGGGCGCTGTATAGTAGGCACAATGTTCCCGTGGTTCCAGCGGCCACCAATCTCGGCCACTACTGGCAGCAGACTGATTTCCTGAAGAAGCCAGGTCGCGCCGTGGTGGAATACCTAGAACCCATCATGCCTGGCCTGAGCAAACAGGAATTCATGAACCTCCTGGAAACGCGCATCGAGCTCAACACGCAGATGTGGGCCATCGTGGCAACCGGCGACGCCAACTATCCCCCGAGCCAGATGGTTCACTTCGAAGGAGAGAAGACCCATGCTGGCTGAAATGGCAATCGCTGATGCTTATGCGATCCCCTGGGAATTCACTGATCAACAGACGGGCAAGAATGACCTGTCGATGTACTATCAGCATCCCACGTATGCCGCGCTGACCAAGGGTCAGTACACCGATGATACCCAGCGGGCAATCGCCAATGCCGAGGTTCTCCTAAGTGGTGATGCGATGGATCCATTCACACCGCTTTCCTATGCCTGCTACATGGTCAACGCCTACAAGCGTGATCGGCGGGATGGCTACAGTCGTGGTTTTCAGGCACTCCTGGACAGCGTGGATCATGGAGCGGAGTTGCTTCAAAAGGTCCAGCGAACCAAGGACAGTAATGGATCGGTAATGGGCGTGGCGCCCCTGGGCTTTATCAGCGACATTCCCAGCTTGAAGATGGCAGCAACCATCCAGGCAATATCCACCCATCACCCCTCTACGGCCATCCACGCGCAGATCGTGGCGCTGGCGGCCCACTACTTTATCCATGGTGTGGGGGATCGTACCGGGCTGGTAAACTTTGTCGTGGAGCACACCGACTGGGTATCGGCTGATCAGAAGTTCCGCTGGTTGGGTGAAATGTCCAATTACTCCGTGGACCCCAGCAAGCCCACGACCATCAAGGCCCAGAGCATCAGCGCATACGTGGTCCACGCGGCGTTCACGATGCCAACGTTGGGCTCCATCATGATGGATGCAGTAGCACGAGGAGGGGACACCGACAGTGCGGCTGCTGGTGCGGTGGCGGTTGCCAGTTGCTCCAAGGAAGTTGAGTACGATATTCCGGCGGTTCTCTCGCTGGCCCTCGACTATGCCAACCCCCATTATGGTACCCTGTTTCTGAGCGGTCTTGAACAAAGATTGCGAAGCGAGTACGTTGAAGCTTGACACCAACCCTACTCTCTTGTAAAAGGGTTGTATGGCAAAGATGATCATCCTAGTAGGTCCCCCGGCAAGCGGGAAGAGCACTTGGCGAGCCAAGTTCCTCTCCCAGACGACCGAAGAGTGGGTCATTGCCTCGACCGATGATCTGGTGGATGCGTGGGCTGCGGAACGCAACCTAACGTACAACGAAGCGCATGGGAAAGCGCCCTGGGCTCAGTTCAACAAAACGTTCAAGTACGCGGTGAAAAACGCCGTCACTGCCGGAAAGAACATCATCATCGATCGCACTTCGATGAGTGCCAAGAACCGCAAGGACTACTTCAAGGACCTCCCTGAGGGCTATGAAGTGGAGGCAGTCGTCTTCGTTGTTGATCAGGTTGAACTGGAGCGGCGCATGAAGGCGCGCTTCGAAGCTACTGGAAAGAGCGTTCCCCACGTGGCGTTGCTTTCGATGCAGAAGCGATACGAAACGCCCACAAAGGAAGAGGGCTTCACCAAGATCACTTACGCTTACCCGTAAGTCGAGTGCCATCCGACCCGTAGAACGGGTCCCCCTGGTTCGCAGAGAACCGCGCTGAGTCGTCCCCATAGCTTCCACGGAGCAATGGTGGGCGGCTCTTTGCGTCTAGGGTGTTGCCAAACTTTGCCGCCTGTCGCTGCGTCTCGCCCGGCTGAACGTCCACGGTGGTGTTGACATTGGGGATGATCTTTCCCTCTTCCTTCAAATCCTTGTAAGGTTCCACGTAGAACATGGTGCCGCTGCTGGTCTGCTGACTGTCGGACTTCCAACCCATTTCCTTTGCCAGGAGACTTGCGAGACGTCCATAGAGTTTGGCGCGACTGGGCTCCTTGGCTGAAAAGCGGATTCCCTCTGGCTTGTGGCGGGTCAGAAAGTCCCGGCAGATATCAGCGACCGTTGCAAAGATCTGAAACGATGCACCAGCGCCCGTGATATCCATTCCGTGATTTTTGCTGCTGAACATGATGTCCGTGTAGCCATCACCCAGCGAGAGCGTGACGTCGATGCGGTCATCCTTGACATAGAAGCTGGCGATCGATCCCTGGGGACGCTCACGTGCCCATTCCCATTCAATGGGTGCGTTCAAGAGTTCATCAACCCGTTCCTCTTCAACTGGTTCACCAAAGTTTAAGATGTAGCCCTTGCCCCAATGGGGATCCATTTCCGTGGTCAACTGGGCTCCAGTCTTGCGAGCCAACTCCCCAGCCATCCTAGCGTAAAGCTTCTGGCGACTGGATTCCTTGGCGTGAAAGGAAAACGTCTTGGGCTGATTGTCCCTTAGATAGTTCTTGATGATATCCGCAATGGTACCAAAGACCACAAAGGCATCGCCCTTGCCCGTGACTTCCTCACTGTGATCATCATCATTGAATGTTAGGCTGACGTTGCCATCCTTGTTGTGAAAGTAGACCCAAAAGACGCGCTCGGTCATTGTGATCTTGGCAAGCCAATAGTCGGAGACCTTCTTCATCCAAGACCAAGGCTGGATGTTGTCAAAGGCTTCATCCAGTTGCGAGGATGGCGATAGAAGTTCCCAGAGTTTCATGCGATATTTAGCTTGACAGTGGAACTCACTTTTGCTATCATTGCGTCATGTTCACGAGAAGACACCAACCGGCGCGCTAAATACTCCGCGCCCCTGCCAGCGGATCTGGTCTTGGGTCTTCTAAGCCTAAAGCATTGGGGTTCGACTCCCCTCAGGGGCTCCAAATGGAGAGTGAACATGGATGGATTTACCACAACAACCTTTGAGCCCGAGGCTCAAGACAGCTTTGGTCAATATGCCATTCAGCCTGGCAGCATCCATGTCTTTCCCTTTCAAATTCCCATGTTTGGCGCAATGGAAATTGGCCACGCCCATATCCTGCCCAGCACTCAGGACTTTTCCATAGATGGATGGGTCTCGGACGCTCCACTTGATGGTCGCCGCTATGGTCACTTCAAGCTGATGCGCCGCCGAACAGAAATTGTCTACCACTGCTCCTTTATGAAGACTGACGTCGAGGACCCCAGATACTTTCTCGAGAGTGGCAAGACGTTCTACGTGAACATCAAGAACCTAGCCAACCAGCGCAACGCATACGAGCTGACATTTTCGCCAACGACTGCACAATAGGAGTTGACGCACTGGCGTGACCTGCTACACGTGGGGAAACCACTAGGAGCGCTCATGCTTTACGCGACCAAGGAAATGATCGACAACCGTGTGGCCACGCTGGTGGCCGCCGCTGACACTGTCGAGGAATTCACAGCTTTTCTCGACGCCATCAAGGGTCAGGAAGAGAATCCCAACTGGAATGAACTGTATGCGTCCAACTTCATGGACCACATGCAGCGTCCCCTTTACAAGGGCTTCAAGCATTCCGTTCTCGCCGTATATCACAACGATGAAGCGCAGCGCGACGCTTTCTGGACCGAGTGGTCGCTGGAAGAGCGGCACACGGCAACCATCCGTGACCAGCATCTCGACATGCTCCATCAGAAGATGGTCGAGATCAAGGAGGCCACGGAGACTCCCGAACAGAAGGCAATGACCATCGAGGAGCGGACCGGCCTGGACAAGGACGACCCCTTCGATCGTCGGACCGAGGCAGAGGTCGAGGCCGACAACAAGATGAAGGAGCAGATGAAGGAGATGCGGAAGAAGGGCGACCTCTCCGGCGACTCCTTTAGCGGCGCAGACGCGCAGCGCGAGGCACGTCCCCAGAATCAGGACGTTCCCGGCGCATACGGTCGCTCCAAGGCCATCGAGGGCCTCAACATCTTCGAGCCCGAAACGGACTTCAGCAGCAAGACCAACGAGGAGCTCAAGGAAGCCCTCACGGAAATGGGCGTTCCCGACGTGCAGGGCGTTTATGATGACGACAAGGTGCCTCAGAAGGCCGTTGCCAAACAGGGCAACATCTACGTCGAGGACATCAAGGGCGACCGAAACGAGGACGGCACCTTCGACATCGACAGCATCACGGCTCACAAGGTCGGTGGCGAGGTCGATGAAGTAACGAAGGCGGAGCGCGAAGCCGCCTATGCGGAAAAGGCCAACGCGGCCAAGGGTGGCAAGAAGCGTTTCAGCCCCGATGACTTCGCCGCCATCCTGCGTGGCGATGGTTCGGCCGACGCCGTGCTTCACGAAGAGGGCGACAACCGGATGACCCGGACGGCCGCTGACGGCAAGAGCCGGCCCACGCTGAGCGATCACGCCGAGCAGGCAATCGCCGAGCACAAGGAAAAGGAGCGCGGCGAAATGAAGCGCCGTCGCACCCAGGCCGAGAAGGAGCAGGATGTCAAGGCTCGCGGCGAGCGCGATCGTGGCATCTTCAAGGGCGGTGATCTCCACCCCGATGACATCGACGCAGTGGAGTGGGATGCGATCCCCGAAGAGGTCCGGAAGGTTCTCGAGGACGCGGATCTCAAGCGGGACACCATCGAGGTCAAGAATTATCCCTACAACAGTGAGCTGGGTGGCCGCGCACTTCTCCCCTTCGATGGACTTTCCACGAAGGGTGGCTTCCGCTATGTTGGTGGCGTGAACCTCACCACCGAGGGCACGATCTCGATGGGCACTCCGGGGGTTGCGATCGTCTCGCGCACTGATACTGCCCAGGACGGATATGGCATCTATGGTCGCCGCAGCTATACCAAGGTTGCTTCGGAGGTCGAGGGCGAGCCGGCAACCGAGGAGTCGACCGTTGATGTTTGGTTGGTTCGAGTTCGGGCCAACTGATGTTCACGGTCGATGATATCACGCTTCTGCGGGCTATCGCGATCATCGACACGGAGGAAGTGAATAACCTCACTTCCTCCGCCCTCAACCGATTGCTTGTCAATGAGCCCGACTTCAACATACTTCGCACCAATGAGCACCTCCGAGGTCTTCTAAAGACGTTTCTGCAAGCCAGCGTAGCAGTGGAGTCCAGAAGCAAGGACCTCTTCCGTGAGCAGGCAAAGGGCGTCATTGGCCGTATGCTGAATGGTCATGCCTCGAGAGTAAAAGACCTCCAGGATGAAGTGATCATCCTGAAGGCCATACGTGATGAAGCTTTCAAACCCTACGAGATGCTACGCAAGCTCACTGATAATGAGAACGACTTGCTGAAGCGGGTACTCACTTAGGCGAAACCAACTTCCCTCTTGAGTGCGTCCAGCTGGCTGTCATAGCGCGCTCCCCACTTGCCAACCCAGTCCTTGAGCTTGGCGAAGAAGCCAGTCAGCTTGTCACCCACGCCCTCTTGGATTCCCTCTTCCGCGACTCCGGCCTTGTCGGTTGTCTTGAGACTTGGGCTCTTCTGAACTGGTGCGCTGGTGTGCTTGGCAATCAGCGTCTCGAGAACATCCTGTAGCTCTGGAGTCAGCTTGCTCTGGAGTTCCTCAAGAACCTTCGCGTACTTGACGGTTTCAGTAGCCTTGGGATCCTTGCTCATCTGAAACACAAACGAGACAGTATCAACGACGCGGGTGCAAGCTGCATCCTCGGCGTGGAACAAGTCCTGAATCATGTCCTTGGTATCAGCCTTGGTCTCTTCCTTGAGCTTCTTGATTCGAGCCTCAAGACGTTCCACGCGGTTTAGAGTACGACCCAGCTTGGTGTACTTTCCGCTCTGATAGCTGGAAAGAAACGCGGTGACCTTGGTGATCTCTCCACCGGCCTTCATTTCAGCAGAATAGGAAACACTGGGATCATCCAGCTTTCCACGGTAGCTTGTGTCTTCGGCCTCAAACAGGTTGAGGAACCCGCGCATGTTGGTTGCGTCTGTCATTGATAACTCCTATTTGAAGCGTTCGCTTATTTATTGAGTTTTTCAAGCCTACTTGTCTACAAAGTGGAATGCACCTATTCCTATACCAAGCCGCCAGGCACGAGAAGCCCAGTTGGGGCACCCGTCGCCTTAGTCAGAACACCATCAGGATGGACTTTGATCTTGCACTGCTCAAGCAGGGCATCAAGGGACGATATGAGATCGTTGGCTGTACCCTCCACCCCTGGCAGCAAGCCTTGAAGAAGGTTGGCTTGGAAGAGGAGTTCTACGGTCACATCATTGAAATCGAGGACAGCAAGAATGCCGTGTGGTTCAAGCTCAACTACGATAACATTGGCCGAGGGGTGACAAAGTATATTGGTGGTTGGCGTGACCTCGATCCCGCGCATATCGAGCCCCACATCCTTCAGTACCAGAACTTGAACAAGGTCCTGACAGAGCTGAACAGCCAGACGCAAGGCATCCGAAATCAGGGCTACTATTTGAATAGCTTCTGCGAGCCCAGGCAGCCTCACCCAGAGGTCTTCCTTGAGGCGCAGAAAAAGGCCATTGAATACCAATCAGCCCTGAGGGATGCAACCAACACGCTGAACAGCGAGGTCAAGAAAACGCAAAAGGCAATGGCCAAGATTCAAGATGCGGTTCGTCAGTACATGAAGGACCACAAGGGATAAAACTGGTTGACCCCTATCCTGTTTGTGCTAGAAGCTGGTGTATAGGCAGCACAAGCAGGAGATCGAATGTCCATTCCAACGATCCAGGAATTCAAGTCCATCGCAACCACGACGATGCACGAGATTCAGGTCTGGGCCCGGGAAGCGTTTAATCTTTCCTCACTGCCGATCAAGCTGACCATCACGGAACGCCGCCACAATTTCTACGGCATGGCGGGCATCAAGCGCGACAAGATGGAACGCTTTGACGCGTTTACGATCAAGCTGGCCGCGCATGATTACATCAACTATCCCCTGAAGGCTGTTGGCGAATATGCCAGCTACAACAATGTCGTGGGTATTGGTGGCTTCGAAACCACTGACACCACGCTGTCCATCAGGACGCTGGTTGCCCATGAGATGGCCCACGTGATTCAGTTCGCGCTTCGTATGGACGCAATCAACGGCATCAGCAGTGGTCGCCCCCATCCGCTGGTCACCGATTGGAAGGGTGCAACGCCCATATTTGGCAAGACACTGGGCGAGTATGAGGGCGGTCACGGTTCGTTCTTCCAGGCCATCTACAAGCGGGTACGTGAGCGCTTTATCAATGATGCTGTGCCACGCTCCGCATATACGGCTCCCAGGGTTCAGTTCATCATCCCCGATCTGTTCGACGAAAAGATGGCCAAGATGCCAAAGAGCAAACTGGCCGGCATCAAGTTCTTCAACGGTGGTCGACAGCTAACGGTCCTGGGCTACAATCCCAAGCGGAACAAGCTGTTTGATTACGTGGTCGAGGACGCGCAGGGCAAGGTTCTCCGCTGCAAGATGAGCCTGATCGTCCAGCAAAGCCCGGAAGCAAAGAAGCTGACCGAGACCGACCCGGCAGTCCGCGCAGAATTCTACGCCCACTGCATCGCGCAGCAGGGCAAATCGCAAGCAAATATGAAGAGCCGGCAGACCAAAGCGCGTCGTGCCGTTGCAAGGAGCAACTGATATGATCCTCTTGGCACTGGCCCTGGCCGCGCAGGGCAATTTCACAGAAACTTTTGAACGAGGGCAGACTGTGAATCTTTCCAACGGCTTCTACATCTGCCGTGGAAAGCCCGTCGCCAACGTCCTGGAAAGCATCGCGCTATTCCGTGATCAGCGGACGCGGAAGAACAAAGCCCGGAGCCTGGGCTGCCCGCTACATCAGAGTGAACTCCCAGCAGTCACGGAAGTGCAAGAGGTGGTTGCCGCTTACTGTGGTCCCATGGTGCCCGTGAACGGCGGAATGATGTGCAGGAACGAGGCATACCAGCTGAAGGTGGGCAACAGTCGTCACCAGACCACGGTTATATTCGTCCTCGACGATTACGCGATCGACTGATATATTGACGGAACAATCCTCCCCCCAGCTATAAGGGGGTATGAAGATTGGTTTCTCCTTTGGTCGCTGCCTTCGGGATATTGTCAATGGCACCGTTGATTACGACGATGTCTATCTGATCGTATGCCGAACGGCTATCTATGACAGTCACCAGATGGATGGGGTGGTTGAACAGTACCTCATGCGTCCCGACTATTTGAGGGGGTTGGATGAAGGCGAATGTTACGACATGGCCTTGAAGCTGATGACCGAGCGAAAGCTCTATCAGCCCCGCGTCGTATATGGCACCAATCCCCGTCAGGTTGCCGAGGACTGCGTCTGGATGGACCTTGCCCCAACGATCTTGGGTGAGGATGCAGCCAGTGAGCAAGTGGTTCATGCGTGGAAGCAATACCAGCTGGCTCTGAAGATGACTTCGCTGAAGAAGTTTCCAGAACCCCGCCACCTACTAGATGATAACTTCTAATGAGGGTCATTGATGCAGGCCACGTCTATGAGCTCGACGATCTAAAGAGCGACACCAAGACGGACTTTAACTTTCACATGGATCCCAAGATCCACCCTCAGGGAATGGATGGTCCCAGCTGCCAGGAAGTCCTGAGAATGCTGATTGATCGTGTGGAGTATCTGGACCGTGAGAAGTTCTGGGGACGCAATGCGGAGATCATCCAGCATCTTCGTCAAGCCATCCTCTTGTTCGAGATCCGTGCCCTGGAACTCAAGGTGGTCAAGGGCCAGCTAGCCATTGAGGACTTGGAAGTGGGTCCTGATGGTCATATAAAACTGTCCAAGTGAATAAGTAGTGGATGGTAAACACTACACATAGGGATCCACCCAAGCCAGTTGGGTGGGACACTCCCACAAAGGGAACGTGTAGATTCTGCGGTCTTCCAGTCTTGAACGAAGATGGAACCGTGAACTACCGCACCTACTGGCATCCAATCTGTGTCGTCGATTACAAGATGATCTTCTGGCCAGGTGTTACCCGTCAGGCAGTATTCATGCGCGATGGCGGAAAGTGTGCCACTTGTGGGCATCGCTGCTCCACGCGAGGATCGGACGTATGGCACCTAGACCATATCCAGCCACTGGTTGAGAACCGTGGCGTCGGTGATATTGAGTACTGGAAGATGGGCAACCTGCAGACACTTTGCCAGCCCTGTCACCATGCCAAGACCAGTCGAGAAGCCACGGAACGAGCGGCCAGCAGAAAAGCTGCTAAGGAAGCCGAAAAGGCCGGTGTGACTCTTGACCCCACATTGTTTGTGGTGCCAAGCAAGCAAGACGATGAGCAGGTCACGAAAATTCGGGACCGCATCTTCGAAAAGGACCAGCGGAAGCGAACAAGGCCTCCACGTGGTAAGAGACGCCGTTAACGGTTGCTCTTGATGTCCTTTACGTCGGTGCTGACACTGCTCGCCAGATCGGTTGCTTCTTCTTGCTGGGTTTCCTGTGTGTAACCCATCATGGAGAGGAAGCCGGGATCTAGGTCTTGCCACCAGCTTTCAGGTAGGATTTCTCTGATCTTCATGCTTTTATTTAGCGGGTGTTTATGTCGGATACGGTGTGGTGCCTTTTGACTGCAATCGTGGTGGCCATCCTGGCTGCAACAATGCTGGCACGATGGGAAATGAGCGATGGCTGAGCTGGTAATCCACAAGCACGATGGCGCAACGGAGACCGAGGGATTGGCCCGTACAATACGTGATGTAACGGGTTGCCACATCCGGGAAGCCAAGAAGATCATCGACCATTGCAAGGCCGGCGGACGTGCTACCATACAAGTGCCCTTTGCTCAGCGGTTAACGGTTGCAGCTAAGTTTCACGAAAAAGGTTTCACAACGTCATAAGAACATATTGCAACGCCAACGATACGGCTACATAAAGAACATGCGGTTCGAGAAATTGCTCGTTTTTGGGCTATTTCGAAAGTGTCCTGTTTATTCAGGCATAAATAGAAACGTAGAAACGCTGTAGAAAACATATTGCAAACGCGGTTTTGTTTTCGTATAGTGTGGACATAGGGCAGAGGGAACGCTTAGGCGCTTTTACTGCCCTCGCTGCAAACGCCGAGCGCGAAGCGAGGTTCGGACCCGGTGGGTCGGGGAGTTTGCGGTACCCACGGGGGATTAGCTCATCTGGGAGAGCGCGTGCTTTGCAAGCATGAGGTGGTCGGTTCGAGTCCGACATTCTCCACTAAGGCAAACGGTTGGAAATAAAATTCAACGGTGCGCTTTTTTATTGCTTGACATAACGTCAGGGCAGTATAAGTAGACAGGCAGCACGGAATAGTCCGCGCTACAGTTTTAAAGGAATGTGTTTTCAATGTTGCATCTAGGCACTCATATGGTATGCGGAAAGGTCGGCCAAGTCGCCGCTTCCTTTATCGCGACCGTACTGGGCGCCACATGGTCGCAGCGCGGAGAACAGATTTCCAACCCAGTCGATAGTAAGCGTCCATATGCGCTTAATACGGCCGGGGTCGGTTTCCAGGAGCAAGACTGGGGAGGTTAACACTTTCCATTCAGCTTTAGGAAAACAGACCCCGGCAGGAAACTGCCGGGGTTTTTCTTTACTCTAACGTGCTTTTAGCACACAGCGGAAAAAGATTTAAAGGTCAGCATTTAGTTGTTGACACAGTAATCGGAAGCTGCTAAACTTTAGATCGGCAGAAGCTTGCTTAGGCATGCAGATGCAGCACGGAGGGAAAGCAATTTTCCTCAGTGGATTGTAAGACAATTTCCAAGATGAGCCCTAGCGCAGACTCAAAGAGTTGTCAAGCAATCAAAGTGGTAAACGCGGAACGAGACTGCGGGATAGCCACTCTAAATAAACCCAAATGGGCGTAGCCGAGGATGAAATCGGGGGTTAAATTACCCCGAGAGTAAAAATCAGATGGTCTAGTGATAGGCTGTCTCTTAGGCGAGTTGGGGAAGGAAGTTCCCTGACAGCGGTCAAGCTAGAAGTGCCTAGCAATATAGATCGCATATCACAAACAAAAGGCCAAAACATCGGGGTATAGCGCAGTCAGGTAGCGCGTTCGTCTGGGGGACGAGAGGTCGCAGGTTCGAACCCTGCTATCCCGACCAAGCTGGTTAGTCCAGCAAACATTCCCGTATGGTGAAATTGGTAGATACGCTTGGCTGTTAACCAAGTGCGAAAGCGTGGAGGTTCGAGTCCTTCTACGGGAGCCAAGCTGTTTGTCAGCAAGACTACTATCTAGGTGTGGCCCAATCTGGTAAGGCGTTCCCTTCGGGAGGGAGAGACTGGAGGTTCGAATCCTCTCACCTAGACCAAGCATGTCAGTCATGCAAACATGGACACGTTGAGCAATTGGTTGGCTCACCGCACTCTTAATGCGCCGGACGAAAGTCCCTTGTGGGTTCGAACCCCACCGTGTCCTCTTCGGCCCCATCTTCTAATGGTCAGGAAAGCGGGTTCTCAACCCGACAATCGGAGTTCAATTCTCCGTGGGGTCACCAAGCTGTAAGTCAGCAAACATTGCCCCTTGGCGTAGTTGGTAGCGCAGCGCACTCTGAATGCGAAGGTGCCTGGTTCGAGACCAGGAGGGGCATCCATGGACCGGCAGCACAATTGGTCGTGCAGCGGATTCTTACTCCGAAGGTTGTGGGTTCGACCCCCATCCGGTCCACCAAGCTGTTAGGCAGCAAACATTCCCCTGTCGTCTAACGGTAGGACAACAGACTCTGACTCTGTTTGTATTGGTTCGAATCCAGTCGGGGGATCCAAGCTGTAAGTCAGCAAACATGGACAATTAGCTCAGTTGGTAGCAGCGACGGTCTCTTAAACCGTAGGTCCTGGGTTCGAACCCCAGATTGTCCACTCTGGAAGATGATTCAGCCTGGGAACGCTGACGGGGATTGCTAATCCTTTGGATCCGAAAGGATTGGGGTTCGATTCCTCCTTCTTCCGCCAAGCTGTTAGTCAGCAATATGGAAAGTCGTACCGTCGAGGCCGACGGGCTGATGCAAATCATGTAAACGCCCGTTCACCCCTACACGGCGTTTGAGGTTCGAGTCCTTCGCTTTCCGCCACGCTCCTATAGTGATAATGGTAGCACAGCCCTTTGGTAGGGGGCCGGCAGAGGTTCGATTCCTCTTGGGAGCACTGACGAAAGTCAACATCATGCGGATATGATGAAACTGGTAGACTTGCAGGCATGAGAGGCCTGTGCCTTCGGGCGTGTGGGTTCGAGTCCCACTATCCGCACTCCACGCTCTGGTGGTGAAATGGTAGACGCAGCGCACTCAAAATGCGCCGGCCGAGAGGTCATGAGGGTTCGAGTCCCTCCTGGAGCACTAGCAAGCTGGGTCCTAAGAGCGCCCTACTTGAGCTGGATAACGACCAGCAGACATGCGGATATGATGGAATTGGTAGACTTGCTGCACTCAGAATGCAGTGCCCGAAGGGGCGTGGGGGTTCGACTCCCCCTATCCGCACGGTGAGCCGATTGATATTGGGTTATCTTTCTGCAAAAAAGCGAGGCTTGGTTCGAATCCAAGTGCGCCCTCAATGTGGGCGTATAGTGTAGTGGTAGCACCGAAAACATCCAGATCTCCACTTGCTCACCATTTTGCGCCTGTAGTTAAACGGTATAACGTTCGGCTGATAACCGGATATTGTAGGTTCGATTCCTTCCGGGCGCACTCCGCACACCTAGACGAAAGTCGTTTGGAACGACAAGGGTCTTTTAAGCCTTGGTCAAAGGGTTCGATTCCCTAGGTGTGCTCTATGGAAAAGGAAAGTCATCTTGGATATGGCAGTCTGACTGTAAATCAGATCCTTCGGGGAGTGGTTCGATTCCGCCCTTTTCCACCAAGCTGTTAGTCAGCCATATGGGTGTATGATACAGGTAGTCGGCTGGTCTCCAAAACCATGCAGAGAGGGTTCGAATCCCTCCACCCATGCCAAGCTGTAAGTCAGCAATCCACGCGAGGTGGGCGGTACAGGTTATCGCACTGGTCTCATAAGCCGGCAAAACAGGTTCGAGTCCTGTACTTCGCACTATGCAGCCATAGCTCAGTCTGGTAGAGCGGTACCCTGAAAAGGTACGCGTCGTTGGTTCAATTCCAACTGGTTGCACTAGCAGGGACAAGCACCGGTCGCTGACTAGCCTCATAAGCTAGTATTAGATGGTTCGATTCCATCCTCTGCAACTTGACAGACCGATCCTTTGTGCTAGGAAACCAGCATGAAGGTCACTGCTCATAAATGCCCCTGGAGTGGCAAGCTGTTCGAAGATCCGAAGAAATATCGGAAGCATCTTCGATCACTACGCACTGAGCATCAGCTCTTGCGAGCCAAGGCACGGGCAACGGCAGATTTCAAACAGTCGTGCGCGCTTCTATATCAGGCAAACACCACGGATGAGATCGTTGAGTGGCTCAACGAAAACTACTTGCAGGTTGCACTGCATTTTGGTCTTGGTTGGAAAACACGAAAGGGCGTTGTTCCTGGACCGGCTGATCGAGTGAGCTTTTCATTCGAGAATGTCTACTTCAAGGAAAAGTGCTCAACAAGCCACGCGGCCCCCATTGGTCAAAAGCATACCGGTTGGGGACGAAAAGGCAGCGGTGACGAGATTGTGATTCCCGAAGAGGGATGGTACGGTCGGATCAGGGCTACCTTTGAGGGCAACGCATACGACTTCTTCGATAGCGACCATCTGAAGAACATTGGTGTCAACACTGGAAGCGGTGGTGGCGGCAACAATTCACTGGCCTATGAGGTAACTCTCTTCACCAAGGACTTTCCAGGTCTGCGGCGACTTTCATTGTTGAACCAACTGGCGATCAACGATGGAAAACTTGGCCTAGATGGCAATGGTGTCGAACGGCAACCAGAGATCAGATCTAGGCGCTGGTAACAAACGGACGATTGGCGCAGCGGTAGCGCGTTCCCTTGACATGGGAAAGGTCACAGGTTCAATCCCTGTATCGTCCACTGATCACTAAGTGATCGCCATGGCGCGTGATGCTAATGGCCGGCAGATAGGTTTTCACCCTGTTGTAAGCGGGTTCGATCCCCGTACGCGCTACTTTGGACTACTGACGGGAACTGGCATACCTACTCCGCTTAAAACGGAGTGTGTCCCGGTTCGAATCCGGGGTGGTCCACTCCATGGAAAGTTTCAGTCCCGGGACGGGATAAGCTGGCTGTAACCCAGTGGCTTCGGCGCGCAGTTCGACTCTGCAACTTTCCACCATGGTCCGTTAGCTCAGCGGTAGAGCATTCCCTTTACACGGGAGCGGTCGGCGGTTCAATCCCGTCACGGACTACCATGCCCTTGCCAGCGGATCTGGCCCCAACCGTGCGAAGGTTGGAATTGGATGAGGTTCGACTCCTCTCAAGGGCGCCACGGAAGTCTAGCCATCTGGGATGACGTCTGCCTCACATGCAGAATTAGGTGAGTTCAATTCTCACGGCTTCCACTTTGCTCTCGCTGGCGGATCCAGCATCGGCCCTGCGAAGGCGGATTGGGTGGTTCGACTCCACCCGAGAGCGCGAGTATTGACAAGCTTCAAACTCCACTGTAAAGTGATTACAACATTCCCTGATAGCTCAGCGGTAGAGTAGCGCACTGTTAATGCGTGGGTCGTAGGTTCGAATCCTACTCAGGGAGCAAGTAGACGAGCCGAAGCACTGAGGGTTATCCTTTTGATGATGACACCCCTCGACCGCATCAACTTGTTCGTCGACTATGTTTGGATAGCCCAGTGGTGAGGCAGGCGCTCGTGAACAGCGTCGGAGGCAGGTTCGAATCCGGCTCCAAACACTTCCTGGGGCCGTTGTGGACTGAAACCATCAGCCGGAACCCACAACTAAGCCCTCGCGAGCAGCCTAATTAACTGCTCAAGCGGCGTGCCCCAGGGACCAACCACATTGCCCAATTAGCTGTTCGGTACGGCCGCCGTGTTTTGAGCTCGGAAAGACAAAGGTTCGAATCCTTGTTGGGCATCTAGTTGACAAATTGAACAAAGGTGTTAGTTGCAGCTTCCAATAGGAGGTCGTCAATGAATCCCGAGTTTGATGTCAACATCATCCAGCCCAAGCACATCTCGCTTTTGCGGGAAGTTGCTGGCGGCAGGAAGAATTGGCGCGATGGGATCGTTGCACTTTACCGGCGAGAGCTGGTTGAGTATGATGGCCTCCACGCGGTCAAGATAACGGACCGAGGACGGTTTGCTCTACGGGGCATCTTTCCCGGTGCGATCGTACAAGTCGCCGCCGCCCACAAGCATTCATTCCTTCATGGAGTGGTTGGTCTTGTGGAGTACCTGGACGTTCACTTTGTGGACGCTGATGGGATTGACGAGTACGGTTACGTTATCAAGCGAGCACGAGCATCGGCTTCCGCCAGTGTTCGTCTCGCAGATCGACCCGGACAGTGGATCTTCTACAATCCGGAATCGTTGGTTGGCTTTCCCAAACTGAAGGCCGAGATAAACGAGTATTGGAGAAATGTATGCTAAGGGGAACTCGAGTTCTCGTGGGGGCTGAAGCCCGCGCGATGATTCAGATGACCGATCTCCTGAGGAGGTTGGTTCACTGAAGCTGGATTTGATGAAGTAATTCTGCCCGCACTGTGGGAACAACAGACCTTCATCGACAAGGCTGGACCGGAAATCGTCAATCAAATGTGGGCCTTCCAGGATAAGGGAGGTCGAGATGTTTGCTTGATCCCCGAGGCCACTGGTCTCATCCAAGAATTGTGGCGTGACAAGTGGAAGGGAATGGGGAAGCCCATGAAGATCTTCTACGTGCAACGCTGCTATAGGTACGAACGGCCACAAGCCGGACGCTATCGGGAGTTCACGCAATTTGGTGTGGAGTATCTAGGCGGAAACGCCCAGGACGACCGCCAAGAGGTTGTTGAGCTACTGCGGCGCTGTATGGAAGCAACAGGTGTCAATTGGACGCTCGTTGATGCTGTAAAGCGCGGTCTATCCTACTATGTTGAGGACGGCTTTGAAGCTGTCTGCGACCAGTTGGGGGCACAGAAACAGGTAGCCGGAGGTGGTAGATACGCCGAAGGTATTGGTTGGGCCATTGGGCTTGACAGACTGCTTCTGGCCTAATAGACAAGACTTTGGGATGGTTGTTCCAGCATACGCAAGAGTGTATGAGAGGCTAGAGGGTTGCCCTCTTGAAAACCATCCCAAACCCATGGGGACTTAGCTCAGTTGGGAGAGCGACTCGCTGGCAGCGAGTAGGTCAGGGGTTCGACTCCCCTAGTCTCCACTCAACGTAGCAGTTGGATAAGAGAAGATCAGCGCACTGGCTACCACGGCCGGTATTGAAATTCCGCTACGTTGAACCATGGCCTATGACTCAGCTGGGAAAGAGAACCGCCTGTCTAGCGGAATTTGGTGGGTTCGATTCCCATATAGGTCGCGCAGGGAAAGCCGCCGGAACTGGCTTGACACTCTGAGAGCAGAGAACCAAATGGGGCATCTTCTGGGTGTTGTCGCTGCACTTGCACTGCGGTAGGAAGGGTTCGATTCCCTTATGCTCCACTGAACAAACGCTTGTTCTCCATGGTGACCGTGGTGTAGCGGTAACATTTCTGGCCTGTGAAGCCGGAGTCGCGGGTTCGAACCCCGTCGGTCACCCCTTCTAATTGACAGCACGGCAACGTGGTGTTAGTTTGATAATGTTGCTGATGCAACTTGAGAGGATGGTCTTAAAAAGCCGGTGCCCTTGGGTCGCTATACGGTCGAGCAATAGCGGAAAGATGCCCGGAGACGCAAGTCTGGTGTGGTTGCTCTGCTGGCGAGAGGATCCGGTTGGCAACAACATGCGGGCATAGCTCAGTGGTAGAGCACTTCGTTGCCAACGAAGATGTCGTGGGTTCGAGCCCCATTGCCCGCTCCATACTCAGTTAGCACAATGGCAGTGCGGTCGGCCGATTACCGATTGATGAGGGTTCGATTCCTTCACTGAGTACTGATCTTGCAAGTCGAGTTACAGCAGGGCAGAGATGCTTTGAGGAAGTTCGCGACTGGCGTGAGGGACGAGTGGGAGGGGTTCAAAAGACCTCGTAAGGGAAGAGACCACCGTGATTAAGCCAGCAAGCCAAACAGACCATGGCAATCCTTCAGCTATATGGTCGGGTTGGTGCAGCCAGAGAGCAGTAAGTTCTCATCGCGTAATGGCGAGGCACAAGGCCAGAAATGGTCGGGTAGGTAGATTGTAGCATAGAACAGGATCGCGGCTACAGGCGGCAAGATCAAACATGCGGGTATCGTATAATGGTATTACCTCAGCCTTCCAAGCTGATGACAGGGGTTCGATCCCCCTTACCCGCTCATAGGCTCCACCCTCTGATTGCGCCCTCGTGGTTCTTTCAAGGTCCCGTCTCGAGTACGAGGGGCACTATCGGCTACCTAGGAAGAGCTGATAGTTGGGAGTCATCTGCGGGTATGATGTAATGGTAGCTTGACACCTTGCCATGGTGTACGCGGGGGTTCGATTCCCCCTACCCGCTCCAAGGTTCGTAACGAGACGGTCCGGGATTCATGAGTCCCTGGGTACGGCGTGGAGCGAAGGGTTGGCCGGCATTGCATAGAGCTTTGTGACGAGGCAGCCGGTGTCAGGTGTGGATACTGACTACTAATCTTGGTGAGAAACTGGTTGAAACTTGGTGCTTCCATGCTAGTGTTTTCTAGCAATAGGAGACACCATTTGTTGAGCATAATCGTGGCGCAAAAACTGGTTGAAGCGAGTAGGATCATTCACGCAAATCCTGATTCAAATGGATTTGGTGGACTAGATCGATTCGGCCATGTTGGATGCTGGATTTACGTTCCTAGCATCGATCAGTGGTTCTGGGGTCAGTCAGTAAAACTGGCAACCGGAAAGTATGATCATGCGGAGCGCGCAGCTATCAAGAAGGTCCTGGACTTTCTTGGTGTACGCAAACTCCCAAAAGGTTGTGTGGTAATTTCCACCTTGGAACCATGCAGCGGTCCAGTAAAATTCCGTAATGGTTGCAGTTGCTCAAAGCTGCTGAAACAACACGGGGTTGATACGGTTCATGTTGGCGTCCGGGATTGGATTCAACGGGACTTCGTAACTGGTGCGTGGCCAGTACACAGCTTCAAGATGGTAATGACCACCGATCCTGAAGCAGTGGTTGAGAGTAAAAGGCTTTTCAGCTACTTGGAAACATGGATTCTAGCTAACAAGCCAGAAGTCCGTAAGTTCTACGACCAGTGGGTTAATCCACTGCCAATGGCCCCATGACGGAATGGGAATCGTGACCGCCTGCAAAGCGGATCTATGTGGGTTCAATTCCCACTGGGGCCTCCAACGTTGTCGTTGAATCTTCTATCCGAATTGATTGGAAGAGGAGAGTAAGATGGCAAAGTTGAGCAAAGCTGTTCTGCAAAGGCAGCAAAAAGTAGACTATCTCTTGACCATTGGTGAAGACGAGAGCTACGATCTGGATAAGATCATCGCAGAGCACGGCCCTGGACTAACAATCCACTGGGAAAGTGGCTACTATGATGATCCCGGAAGTGTCACCATTCGTCGCATCCGTGAGGAGTCCGACGATGAATATGAGGCACGACTTGAACTGTTCCGTCAGATGGAACGCGACGCTCGGAACACCGTGAAAGCGGCTGCTGAGCGAAAGCTGATGGAAGAGCGGGCAACTTACGAGCGGCTCCGCAAAAAGTTCGAGGAAAGTTAAGCTGTAAGGGGACACGCTATAGGCGTTCTGGCAAACAGGAACTCACCCACTGGGGAGCAAAAGTCCTGGTCCCCACATTCTTGTAAATAGGTAAAACTAGGAGCAAGCAATGCGGTACTCAGAGATCATAAACGAGAACACGGACCTGATGTCAGCGGACAAGGAAGCAATTCCCCGCATCGTCTATCACGGAACGCGACTTGCGGTCTATGAGGAACATATCAGCAAAACTGGTATCACCCCACAACCCCTGCCCCAAGAGAAAAAGGCTTACGTCTTTCTCGCTTGGAGCAAGGGCACCGCATACAAGTTCGCACCCGGCGGAGACTACAATGAGTCAACGGAGCCCGGTGTGATACTTGAGATCACCCTAACGCCCGAGATTGCTAAGACGATTCGAAGCAAACTGGGAGAGTTTCTACGGTGCCCAGTGACAGTTCCAACAAGCTGCATTAGGGTCATTGACTACACCAACAAATAACATGCAACTCTGGCAGTGATGGTTCATGCGCCGGACTGAAAATCCGAGAATGTGGGTTCGATCCCCACGGGTTGCACAAGTTGACAACAGTCCATCCAGACAGTAATGTCTAGTATGACTTTTGAACGCTTTGAAGATTATGTGAAGACAATGGGTGGTGCGGCAATCTGCGTTCACCTTTTTATCACACAGCTTCTCTTTGGTTTGATCATGCAGCGGCCGGATTTGGTAAGCCAAGTCCAATGGCCCCTCGCAGGATTGGCTTTGCTCTGGGGCTGGATGGTGGTTCGCCGCTCCCCAGCCACACAGTATGTTCGTTGTCCAACGTGTCACAGTCGAGTGGACGAAAAGACTATTGACATGCCGAGCAAAGAGCCATAAGTTAGTGTCGCGGGGTGGAGCAGTTCGGTAGCTCGTCAGGCTCATAACCTGAAGGTCAGGGGTTCAAATCCTCTCTCCGCAACTTAGACCAAGAATGCAGGATAGCGTTATGCCTAGATTGATATGCTTGGTAGATGGTCACCGATGGGTAACCAGTGGAGGCGGCAGAATTATCTGCAGCGTTTGCCGGAAGCCCCGACCCTGGTAAAAACGCACGGGCCGGACAGTCTGGGTTATCTCAAACTCAAACTTTGAACAAACCCCCAGATTACCAACTTGTCCGTGTTTTTAACTTCAGTGAAACCCATCTTAAATATCCGGTCACCAGAAAAGGAGATCGGCTTATGTACAATGTGGTTCCTGCACTCGACGCGCTCAAGCTCGTTGGCGTAAACGCCAAGGATTGGATCATCAAGGCTGCAAAGTCCAAGACGATCTGGTTCTCGGCTGCTCTCACTGTTTTCGGTGCCGTGGAAGGTTTTCTTCCACAGATGGCAACAGTCCTTGGATCGCACTACGGCGCGGTTATCTCGGTTGTTGGTGTTATCACCGGCTTGCTTCGCTTTGCAACTACGGACGCAATCGCGGACAAGTAATAAAGTCCTGGGCTCCGGCCCAGGCAACATGCCCCGTCCAGCGGATCTGGTGATTGGCCTTCGAAGCCGATTTACGATGGTTCAACTCCATCCCGGGGCTCTTTGCAGTCGTAGCTCAGTGTTGTCCTTCAAGTTTCTGCAGGAACTCGGACATTGGAATGAGCGCCGGTAGCCCGGAGGTCGGGGGTTCGATTCCCTCCTGCTGCACTTTGCATCTATAGATCAGCTGGATAGATCGTTGCCCTCCGAAGGCAAAGGCCGTTGGTTCGAATCCAACTAGATGCGCTTGACAAGCGGTGTAGAGCTGCTAGTTAAAAGATCGATACGAGGGTGGTCCTCTGGGAAATTACCACCTGGAGGAAAGCGGCCCTCTTGGACGAGGCTGGGTGAGGCGACGGGACTGGTAACTCGTTGCAAGAGACCAGATACTCCAAGAGACTCTCCTGCTTTCACAGCCCTTGTATCTTACGCCGGTTTAACTCAGTTGGTAGAGTGCCACCTTTGTAACGTGGATGTCAGGGGTTCGATTCCTCTAACCGGCACTGTGGCCCCTAGTGGGCGAGGGTGGGTCGCCCCCATCTAAAGCGGGTACGCTATGAACATTGGGTACCAACATGCCTTTATCGTTTAGTGGTAAGACAACGGATTCGTAACCCGTAAACCAGAGTTCGATTCTCTGTGAAGGCACCGACCAAGAGAGTTAACGCCGTAGGCCCACTGGGACGCCTTTGGAAGCATGGTATTACTGTTGGGCAAGCCCCTGGATATTTGGATTCCAGAAGGTAAAGGAACCGGGTGTGGAAACTGGTCCTTGGTCGCTTGACACCCTGTACTCCTGATGTTATTCAGGATTCCATGTATAAGGGAACCTTCCGACACGACGACTACGTCCACCCCCGATTGTTGAATCGGATGGGTCGTGAGGGTATCAATCTGCGGATTGAGGTCACTTTTGCCATAAGCAAAGAGTGGAAGGCGACTTGGCTCCCCATCTATGAATGGTTGGCTGAACATCGCGTATCCTACTGGACCTATAGTCCGTTTTCCACGGACTACCGGCGATACTTTGGGTTCGAGAGAGCCCAGGATGCCATGCTGTTTAAGCTGGCGTTCGCATAACGCTCCAACCAATGGATGGAGGCGGTCCTCCTAAGACTGCCCTTGTAGGTTCGACTCCCACTTGGAGCACTTGGCATAAGTAGATTGCAACTCAACAGGAGTAACTTTTATGTTCAAGAAGATTTTCAAGTTCATCATCGTCAAGGACCTGATTCAGAAGGTGCTCGCATCGCGCGCAGCAAAGAAGAATCACCCAAAGGTCTAATTGACTTACGGCTAACTAAGCTGTAGAACAAGAACATGATCGGCGGACCGATCGTTTAGGGTTATCGCATTGGAAGCACTGGTATGTGGGTTCGAGTCCCACCTCCCCGACCACATGACGGGGAGTAGGCCAATTGGATGAGCCGGTTTACATCCTATTCAACACTTGTCCGCCGATTATACATGGTCCATTGGAGAAGCGGAGTTCTCGCCACCCTGTCACGGTGGAGATCACGGGTTCGATCCCCGTATGGATCGCTGAATCAAGAACCGATGGCCTTGGGTTATCGAAAACTAGCTGGCCTTAGTGCCGTGTAGGTTCGAGTCCTACCGTCCCGACAACTGACGGGGCGTGGCGGAAATTGGTAGACGCAGCTTCAACTATCCAGAGCAAACAACTTGTTCTTGATTCAATCATGGAAGATTAATTGGACTGGGTCCAAACCTGCCTCGAAAACAGTGTGTGCGGCTAATACCCGTATGGAGTTCGATTCTCCAGTCTTCCGCTTATGACATGGAATGATTATCCACTGATCAAGCCCGATACCAAGGGCTACTATATGACCGTCTATTTTGATCCCCTGGCATGCCGGGAGTATTGGAAGGCCATATGGTATGATCCAAGTGATGATCGCTGGTGGCCCTGGCGTCTAAGCCAAGACGACCCCGAGGTCATAAAGTTTGTACCAGAATCACGGCATGACTACTATGTGCCTTGCGTGATGTGGTATGAACAAAATCATGGAAAGTAAACTGCACAGGGTGTAGCACTGATTGGAAATCAGTTGGGACCGCAAGGTCTGGGGTTCGAGTCCCCTGCTTTCCTCCATCAGGGTGTGAGCTAATTGGTAAGCTGTCTCCTTTGGAAGGAGGACATCGTGGGGGTTCGAGTCCCTTCACCCTGACCAATGCGGCGCTGGCGAAAGCTGGCGTCGCTTTTTCCATGAATGAGCGGTTGCGAACACTGGTGTTCTGTTCTATTGCTACTGGACAACAACAATAGGAAACACAGAACATGGCCGACGGACTGCAGAACAAAAAGATCGTACTCACCGAAACCGTTTCGCGCCTCGCGGTGGTCGAAGGTCGGCTCAAGGCGCTGACCAACATGGATCCCCAGAATCCTGAGACGGCGCGCTTTCAGATGATTCGCGACGATCTGGCCGGCCAGCTGACCGAGGACGAACTCGCAGCATACGAGAAGAGCAAGAACAAGGAGCTCACCCCCAAGGAAAAGAAGGAGGCCGCAGAGCGCCTTCGCTTGGAGATGGAAGCAAATCGCGACAAGCCTTCGATCTAAGCGCGCTGGGGCCCCACGCTGATAGTGTGGGGCCTTTTCGTACCTCTGACTATATTGATCCCGCGGATCATGTCGTATAGGACGTCCACATGGAAACCATCACCCTAGAGCTCGATCACGATCTTCTCCACAAGCTGATGCTCATGGCACACGAGCGTGACATCACGTTGAACCAGCTGTTCAATGATGTCGTGCGCCAGTATATCGATGATATGCCAGAGTCACCCGAATAACCAAAGTCTTTTTGCAAAAGCTCTTGTAATTCATGGTGCCAGTGGTTAAAGCACTCTGCACTATAGAAATACGGAGTCCTCAAAGATGGAAATCAAACCAATCGCGCCCAAATGCTTTGCAGTTCGAGAACTGAATCGCGATGTGGCCACCTTTGACAGACTTGTCAGTACCCTCAGGTCCCGAGGTGTGGATGTAACTATCCTGCCCGATCAGGGTCAGGAAAAGCGTTTCTGTATCGCCTGAATGTAGACGCGCAGAACTCCCCAGTGTTATAAATATATGAAACGGGTTGCAAGACCCGATGTTTATATTGGGAGGACTGTTATGTCTCTTTTGTCGCTTATCGTTCTACTCGCTGTTCTGATCGCTATTGGTTGGGTCGCAGCTTGGGTCGCAGACCGCTTTCTGCCATATCCTGGCAACATGATCGCAAAGGTCATCGTTGGTATCCTCTTGCTGGTAGTTCTGCTCCAGAAGACGGGTCTAATCGACGGTCTCGGCAGTGTAACGCTCTAAGACGAATAAAGCGGGAAGAGGAAACTCTTCCCGCTTTTTCCATGAGTATTGTCCAACGAGCACCAGCAATGTTAGAAAGCGGTATGGAAAACACATCATGCTAGGCTGGCTCTTTGTTCCAATCATCTGGCTAGTCAGTTGGCTGGAGGGCGCACCACCGCGCACCAGTGCCCAGTTTTGTCTGGTCTTCCTGCAGATCCATTACGTGATCCGAATCTTTGCCAATCTGATCATGGATCGGGATACCGAGGATGCAAGGATTGAAAACAGCCGGTTGCATTTTGGCCGTCCATCGTTTCGCTGCTGGGTGGACAAAGAGGGAAAGCTTCACGTGGAAGGCGGAGAGGATCCCGATCATTCCACTCGATGTCAGCGATCACTGAATGAATGGTATGACACAGAAAGCCGTCTAAAGTGGAACAACTGGATCTATGGTGGATGGATCCTACTATTTGCCCTAATCCTCCATGTGTTGTAAGAACGCCCCATGAGAAACATCCAGCAGTATCCGCTCACCGACGAGGAAATCTTCCAGTGGCTGAACCAGAAGATAGCGGAAGAGGAAGCAAGCCAGAGGGTGGGCGGAATGGACGGTCTGATCCTCCAGGCCCTGAAGTCGAGGGTGCAGAACAATCCCTTGGAGCCCGACGAGATCATGGCAAACCTCCACAACTGACCTATGATCCCCAGGAACGTGCTGCTGAAAAGGCACGCGCTCGGGAGCAGGACGAGGAGGACCTCAAGAGTGGAAAAGTCACGCCAGAACAGCTAAGTAAGCGTAACGGCTTCTTTTCCTCCCTAGACCTCCGGAATGCCCGCATCGTGCGTCCACGAGGCAAATTCAAATAGGTTGACACCGGAAAAGGCGCCAGTATATTGGTGACAGTCTTAATGGAGGTCATATGGAACTAACACGCGGCGAGACCTATGATCAGGGTCTTCGCAATTACATGGTGGGCATCTACAACTGGCTCATCCTCGGCGTCCTGATCAGCGCCGCCGGTGCCTATGGTGGCATCGCGCTGGGTCTCCCGGCGTTCTTCGCAGCCCACAGTGGCTGGTTTCTCCTCGCACTACTGGCTCCCCTGGGCATCGTGTTCTTCATGGCCAGCGGCCTGGAACGCGCCAGTGTAACGGCCCTGGCCGTGGCATTCATCGCCCTCACGGCAGTGGAAGGCATGACGCTTTCGCTGATCCTGAGTAAGGTAAGCGGTGTACTGGTCCTGGAAGCGTTTATGATGACCGCAGTGGCATTCGCCGGCTGTAGTCTCTACGGATACACCACTGGAAAGTCGCTGAGCGGTCTGGGAACCATCCTGCTAATGAGTCTCATTGGTCTGATCGTGGCCATGATCATGGGAATGTTCTTCCAGTCAACGGTGTTTCAGCTGATCATCTGCTTTGCAGGTCTGATCATCTTCGCAGCCTTTATGGCCTACGATACGCAGAAGCTGAAGCAGGCATATCATCCGGGCATGAGCAGCGATGAGCGGGCTCGGGTCAGCTTGTGGGGCGCACTGGAGCTCTACTTGGATATCCTGAACTTCTTCCTCTTCGTCCTTCGCATCCTGGGCATCTTCAGCAGCGACGACTAAGAGCGGCACTCATGGAAAAAGGGACGGGAGAAATCCCGTCCCTTTTCTTTTGACTGATTGAGATCAGCGAATACGTTGAATGATTAGTTCACGACCGCTGATTTCCTGTTGGGCACCATCCCAGTATCCATACAGTCTGAGGTCGTCCCCAGCGTTCAGGACGAGTGTTCGATTAAGAACCATCGTGTAGCGGCTAGCACCACTTGCTGACACCGTGTCGGGCGTCTGAGACCAGATAAAGCCTGGGTTGTCGATGCTTTCTGTGTCAATACCAATACCCACGCTGGTGTTCAGTGTCATGCCATCCTGAATGCGAATGCGACCCTGTACCTCATAGATTCCATCTTGTGGAACAATATAGGTGTTGGTGGCCTGATCCCATCCATCATGACTGTCTTGAACAACAATGTTCAGTGGAACCGTGATAAAGTTCATAGCGAGATTGAACGCGGTGTTGCCTGTTGCAATGAAGATTGGAAAGGAAGCCAGCGGCTTGTCCCAATACATACCTTGTTGTGCTAGAGTAATGACATCGCCGGGAGAACCTCCAGTAGGGGTGAGCCTACTGGAGATTGCTGCGAACTGCTCCGCAACACGTTCAGCGAGTGCGGTGATCTGTGTTACGAGAGACATGTTCTACCTCTTAGACTGGGGTTGTTGGGGCTGGACCATCAACGAGTGCTGCGTCAAATGCCGCAACAGCATCCAGAGTCGAGACGTCACCAATGGTGTCCGTTACAGCCTTGACCATTGCGGTGACTTCAGCCTTGCTGAACACGTCCAAGTTGGTGCGACCCTGCAGAAGCTCAGCAGTGCTGAAAGTCTGAGGAGCATCAACAGCAACGCGCTTGCTCAGCGAACCTGTGACCTTGGAAGCAAAGCTGGCGTCATCGCCCAATGCTGCCGAAAGTTCCTTCAGGGTGTTGAGAGCATCGGATGCACCATCGACCACTGCGTCAACAGCAACCTTAATCTGCTGATCAGTCTTGGTGCTGGAGTAAACGGTGGTCAAGCTCTTGAGGTCATCGTTGATCAGCTCAGCGGCTGCATCTTGAGCTGCGGTGATCGCCGAGCGAACCTCATTGATTGCGAGAACGATGTTACCATTTGCAGTGGTGGTCAGCGTAGTTACGTCGCCAATCTTGCCATTGAAATCGTTTTCGATTGCCGTGCGGGTAGTGCCAACCAGTGCGGTCAGATCGGTCTTGACGCCGTTGACCTTGGTATCCAGGGTAGTGATACGACCACCAAGCAAGGTGTCAGCCGCAGCAAAGTCGGTGCGGATTGCACCCTCTGCGGTAACCAACAGGCCCTTGATGAGCTTGTCTTCGGTCGCGGCCCTCTGAGCGAGCGCCTGGATCTGCTGTACGAGAATTGAAGTAGCCATTTCGATCGTCTCCTATTAAAGGCCGGATTCAAAGATCCCAACGAGGTCTAGGTCGTTGGGAATGCCGTTCTTGGCAAACTCACCAAGAAGGTAGGTGTGAGTAGCCAGAATGTTATTGAACGTTGTTCCGCTCTGATTCTGGTACTCATTGAACTCGCGAGGGGCAATGATATTGATGGTATCATTGATCAGGCGAATTGCAATCTTGTTGTTGACGACCACGGCCGTCAGTGTCTGGGGAGCAAAGACCTGCTTGAAGCCTTCGATGATGATCAAATCACGATCAATGTCATAATAGATCTTCATAGTCTGCTCACCGGAATGATTAGAAGTCCCACGCCCCAGAGAGTTGCATCGTAGTCCGCAATGGCCTCGAAGGTTCCGCCACTGTTCTTGAAATCCTGCAAGCAGGAAACATGATAGTTGAACGTGAACATGCTCTCGTCACCGGGGTTGGTCACGAAACTTTCAGTGTTCTGCTGGACGACCCCTGGGGCCTTCAGTCGAACCGTGAGGGCATTGTCAAAGGTTCCTGAGACAGCCTTGAAGGTTAGACGAAGAAGGTAGGTGTCACCAACATTCTTGGGAAAGAACTTGCTGTCAACGACAAAGTCAAAGTTGGCAAGATCCTTGCTGACGTAGCTTTTGCCGTAGTCCAAGGTTCCATCATTTCTGATAGTCTGAGCTACTGCGCCACGAAGCGACTGAGGGTTGGAAGCTGTGTGGGTTCCGTCTCCATAGAAGACAAAGCCCGTGTAGCCGTTGTTGGTGCTGCTATTGGCGTCGCCATCATAGCCACCACCACCACCACCGCCAATGACGAGACTTTTTAGACTAAGGCTCATTAGACGCGGACTCCTCCCTGGGCACCGGAGATCGCGACGAGGATTGGACCATCAAGGCCCAAGATCCTAACGCGCCACCAAGCGGTGCTTGGTTCAAAGTAGCCAGCTGGGCTGATGCCGGTCGAGGGATCGCCACGACTTTCCGCATCATCAACTGGGGCGGGGTGTTCACCAAGTGGACCGTTGGGATCGGAAACCGAACGCTCCACGATGTAGGTTACTTGGCTGGCTGCACCGGTGATCTGAACTGCGATCTTACCCGCGAGGGCGACCCATTCAGTTACTCCAGCGGTTTCAAACGTCTGAAGGCAATTGATAGTGCGGTTCACGTTGCGATTCTTGAATTCGAATGTTTGCATCATGGGGCCCTCCTTGTCCATATTTACCCCAAAGGCAAAAGAATGAACATAGTGTAGATTTGCTGTTGACACATTGATTGGTGTATTCTATAAAGAGGGCAAGTTAGGAGCCCAGGGCCGGAAGGCAGCAAGTTTCTAACCCAAACGACCATGCCGGTTTCAGTCACACGGACGGGTGGTCGTTTACATATCGGGGTAGCTGAGTTGGTTAAGCGTCCGGCTGTGAAGGCTGGGAGTTACGGTGGTTCGAATCCATCCCCCGATGCTCGGCGTGCGGTCGGAGTTGGTTAAATTGGGCGATGAGTCTCCCAATACGCCCGATGCGAGCCAAATGCTTGGGGAGGGCAATTGATTTTGTCCTCTCCATCCATGTCCCCTCGGTGACCTCTGACTTCTCGACTTTGGGTCATGTTGCTGCGGGTATGTTTGGGACACTTGGCCGCTGGCGTTTCCAAACAGAAGCGGGTGCCCACAAGGCATTCCGGCGCGGTTAGACGTTCGAGCGCAAATGTGGTGAAAGTCCCAAGAGGCCCAGGGGAGAAATCCCTGGGCTTCGCCATATGTGTTGACAAGCACTCTCATGTTGCTATCCAGAGCAGATGATAGCAATCGTAGTCGCAACTGAACGCAAGCGTATTCCCGAGCTCTACGAGTTCCTGGATGCACACGGTCCTGACTGGCGCTTCTACAATGTCTATGACAACGAGGCCGCCGAGGCTGATAAAAATCAGCGTATTCGAGCCATGAACCTTGCCTTTGTGGAGCAAAGTCGGGAAGTGGAAACCGACGGCTATACCAGTGAGACAACCGTAGTCGTGAGTCCACAGTGTGGCATGGCTGTCCGGCTTTGCTGGAATGTTATAACCTTGATTGATCTGCGAAAGCTGGAAAGCAGCGGGGATGGGCTAATTTAGCCAGAGTCCTCGAGATTTCGCAACAAAACGCTTGACTTTGGAATCCACTAGTCGCTTACGTGCATGAGCTGTTGACAACTCGTGGAATTTCATGAACGAAATGACTATGGCGCGCCCAGTAGCCCAAGATGGAATGAAAGATCGAATCGCGGACCACCTCAAGGTAGTTCCTGATCGAGACACGCGCCTTTTACTTGTGGAGATTCTCCACTACTTGGAGAAGCCCTACGATCTACAATGGATGCAGGATGAATACCGTCTGAGTCCAACGGAGTTTCGTGTCATGAGCCTTCTGGTGGAGGGCAACAGCCCAGTGGCAATCAGCGAGACAACTGGTACGGCAACCAGTACGATTCGCCGACAAATACATGACGTCTATAAGAAAACGCGGGTCAGCAATATGGCAGAGCTGATGGCTCTCTTGCTGGCGAGAGCACACAACACCTAAACGGTTGACGCTCTGGTCTCCAGTGTTATTGGAAAGCCAGAGGAGACAACACATGAAGATCGCAATTTTACTGGCCGCCACACTTTCCCTGTCGGCCTGCTATAAATCCCCTCCGGCTGCGGCTGTTGAGAATGATGGCGGGGTACAGACCCTGGAAGAAAGTCAGTCACAGGTTCCCATGGCGGAGACTTCGACCAGCAACACCATGTTGTCCGAAGAGGAACTGGACGCTTCCAGCAACGCGATGATGGTCGAAAAGGCCAAGGATGAGGCAGAAGAGGCCAAAGCTATAGCGGCCAAGGAAGTCTTCGAACTGGTAAGTAACAGCGAGAACGGCTTCAATGTGTGGCGGGACAAACAGACCGGCTGCGAGTTCATCGAGAAATCCGATAGTGCATATCGCGGCGGCATAGCGATCATCTTTATTCCTCGTCCCAGCGGCGGTGCTGGACAGCGCGGCTGCAAGACTGGCACTGACTTCAAATAAGTGCTAGACTTCTGGATCCAATAGCGTTAAGGGTTCCTTAAAGGAGGACTACATGAGCGTCAAAATGGCTCTGGCAAAACTTTGTGCCTGCGCTTGCGGAGGTGCAATCATTGGAGGTGGTGCAGTTCACGTTGCTGAACGACCCGCATCTAAACAGCGCCTGATGACCAAGACGACCAAGGCGGTTCACCGTCCCAGTCGTCGTGTAGTCCACCGAAAGGTTGTTCGCCGAGGAAAGCGGGTCATCACGACCACGCAGACTTGTGCCCCTGCGGTGGTCACTGTGGTGTCTGCTGGCGGCGGGGTACCTGTACCGGTCCCAGCAGTGGGAGGCTTCGTAGGGGGCAGTGGGGGCAGCTCTGGGGGCCTGGGAAGCAGCGGAGGTTTCTTCGGAGGCTCGGGCGGCTTTGGTAGCAGCGGTGGTGGTTTCGGCGGAGGAGGCGGCTTCGGAGGAAGTGGTGGCTCCGGTGGAAGCATCGTAGTCAGCAGCACGAGCAGCGGTGGCAGCACTTCCACAGGCGGCGGCTCCACCAGCACCGGTGGTAGTTCGACCAGTACCGGAGGAAGTTCGACGAGCACTGGTGGCAGCTCAACCAGCACCGGCGGTGTTTCCAGCACCAGCAGTTCCAGTGGAAACGTGAGCAGCACCAGCAGCGGCAATGTCAGCAGCACGAGCAGCGGCAATGTTTCGTCCACCTCGTCGGGTTCCAGCAGTTCGTCGACCAGCAGCAGCACGAGCAGTTCCAGCAGCTCAAGTGGTTCGAGCAGCACCAGCAGTGGTGGCTGGAGTTCCAATGGTGGATCGTCGGGCAATTATGGTTCCACTGGTAGCAGTGGTGGTCCACCGGCTCCCGTTCCTGCTCCACCGATGGTGCTTCTCTTTGGCGCAGCGGCTTTGGCACTTGTGGTCCGGAAGCGGATTGCAAAGCCAGTCTAAGTTATTCACAGAGTTATGCACAGGCAATATAGGGCGTCCTATTTTTGTTCTTGCACTGCTCGGTGGTCTTGCGTAGAAGAGTGTTATCGGAAGCGCAGACGCAGAAGGTAACGCAAACGAAAGTTTGCCGGATCAGAAGCAGAAGCAAATTCGATACCAAAGAACTTCGGTTCGATGGTTGACCAGTTGGTGGCCTAATCCCCCTAAAGGCACACGGTGCCAACTGGTCTAACCGAGTTTACCCAAGTGGTGCTGAACTCCCTGGCTTGTAGCTTCGGCTATCTGTCAAAGCAACAGCATTGCGGAAGGTGAAACCACACGGGTAGCAATACTTGTGTTGGTTGGGATGCAGGGCCTCAAAACTCTGCATCCCTAACAGATTGGCAGGTTGATCGTTAGGACAGGCTTCGGCTAATCCGTGGTTGCCCTGCTGATACTTTGCAGGAGCCCGAGGCTCGGCAGAGTTGGGGTCGGCGGCTTTAGGGCTTCCGGCCCCTTAATCATTTCCAGCAGAAGCAAAAACATATCGCAGGGCAGAACGTTAACCCGTATTAAATAGAGAACATGACGCGCACCGCGTCCGAGGTATTCTCTTTATGCAGGTTGCCCAGTTCAACAAGGGTCACGACATCTTCTTCGCCGCGATCGAGAAGACCCGTATGCCTATGGCATTGTCAGATCCCAACCAGCCTGACAATCCAATTGTGTTCGTCAACCGGGCATTTGTTGAGCTCACCGGCTATGAAGAAACTGAAATACTTGGTCGTAATTGTCGCTTCCTCCAGGGTGAAAACACTGATCCCGAGACAGTCGGTGAGATTCGCCGGGCGATCACCGATCGTGAGGAAGTCTCGGTTGAGATTATCAACTACCGCAAGGATGGCAGCCAGTTTTGGAATGCCCTCTACATCAGTCCAGTGTATGACGATAAGAATGAACTAAAGTTCTTCTTTGCCAGTCAGCTGGATATCAGCCGTCGCCACTTGGCCGAAGAAGCACTTCAGCAAGCGCAGAAGATGGAGGCGGTTGGGCAACTCACCGGCGGCATCGCCCACGATTTCAACAATATGCTGACCGTCATCCAGGGAAATTTGGAGTTGGCTATGGCGAGGGCAAGTGGACAAGATGCCGTGCTCAAGCCCATGGATCGTGCCATGAAGGGTGCCCTCCATGCGGCCAAGCTGACCGAGCAGCTATTGAGCTTTGCCCGAAAGCAGCGCCTGAACAGCACCACGGTCAACTTGAATGACATGGTCACTGGTACTGTTGATGTTATTGCTCGAACGCTTGGTAGCAATGTGGAGATTGGTCTCAACTTGGATCAGGATGTGGCCTTGGTGGAAGTGGACGTTGTCCAGCTGAACACGGCCATCTTGAACGTTTTGATCAATGCCCGTGATGCCATGCCCCAGGGTGGCAAGATCTGCATCTCCACTCACAATGAGGTCGTAGATGAGCCGGGTGAGTGGTTGGTCACGCCGGGAACCTACAGCGTGATCTCCCTAAAGGATGATGGCGTGGGCATTCCACCCGAGCATATCAAGCATGTCACGGAACCCTTTTACACCACCAAGGAAGTTGGCAAGGGAACCGGTATGGGTCTCGCAATGGTCTTTGGCTTTCTAAAGCAAAGTGGTGGACACCTTGTCATCAACAGCGATAGTGATGGAACGGACATTCGTTTCTATCTCACTCAGAGCACCAGTGCTGAAGCGCATAAGAGCAACATCCAGGCTTCGTTCAAGGAAACTCCACGTCGAAGTGAGCGCATGTTGGTTGTTGAAGACAATCAGCAGATCATGGACATGGTGCGTGACACGATCACCGATCAGGGCTATGATGCCCGCTTTGCATCCAATGCCATGGAGGCCATCAAGATAATGGATGATGGCTTTGCTCCTGAGATGCTCTGCACGGATATTGTGATGCCTGGTCTGCTGAACGGTGTTGATCTCGCCCATGAGGTTAAGAAGCGTTTTCCCAAGGCAAAGGTTCTTCTCTGCACCGGTTGGGCCAATCGCTATCTTGATAGCGAGCATGAGTTCATGGTGCTGTCCAAGCCCTACAAGCCCAGTGAGTTGGTGCAAAGGCTGACCAACTTGATTGTCCGGGGCCACGAAGGCTAATTCAATATCGCAACCCACATTCTACTCTGTTAGTTTGAACTATGAGCGCAGATGTAGATGAACTCCTAGATATTCACCAGCAGATGATCACCATGATCCGCACCTATGGGGTGGACGTGGAAGAGATCTGCGATGCATGGGAAACCCGCCTATACGCATGGCATGATGCTTTCCTTGAGATCACAGCCGAGGTGCAAGTTCAGTACCAACAGACTGGTGATCCCAAGATGGAGCTCAGCAAGAGCCAGTATGAAAACTTTCAGGACATCGCAGCCCTGAAGGAAGAGATCACTGAGTACGGAAACGCGATCTTTGACGCGATCAAACGCGACCGAGAAGAGGGTTAAACAGAAAAAGTCACCGAGTGTGATTTTTGTTGTTGACGTTGTTCAAAAGGATCCGTATAAGAGTGAGACCAAAGCGGTGCAGCGCACGGCAGAGGACAGCAAAAGCGGTACGAACCGGACGCCATCTAGGTGGCAAATGGCAAGTTAAAGCGAGTAGGTGTCCAACGCTAAAAACTACACCGTTTTGGTACTGATCGAAACAAAGTTGTTGACATCCCAATGCTTCGGCAGTAAGTTGTAAACATACAGAGTTAGAACAGATTGGCCGCTTGGGGCCATTAACAGAGTAACGTTAGGGTAACTTAACGGAAAGAGAGCAAAACCCAATAGCTCTCGCGTAGAAATGCGTCTCACCAAGCAAGTCCAATCCTGCTGATTAACAGTCAGCTCTTTGATCCCTCCCAAGGGGTGCAGAGATAGATAGGACACCAATAGAGCTGTTGTTCCAGGTTAGCCTGGTATGAATGCAGATGGCGACGAGCGGTCTGCTAAGGGTTTCGCACCCCACATGGCTCATGCGATATTGGTTAGTATCAAGTGGTAATGGATAGTCAATTAGTCCGAGGGTCGCACCAAGGGCGTTTGGCAAATACAAGGGTTGTGGTATTGGTGTAAAAAGCCAATGACATAGTCCTGAAGATTGATCAAGTAGCCCCGCAAGGCGAAAGATACGTGGTGTGTAGTATTTTGTCGGCCGAAAGGTCTATGAAGCTACTGAGTCAGCACATCGCAATGGGTTTGGTGAAAGCCATTTAGCATTCTGGACATTGCTGTCAAAAATCGAAAGCCTGACTCGCTAGTGAAGCAAGTAGCGAAAGCTGCGTAAGATGCCTAATCCTCCAGGCTAAGGCTAATGGAGGCACTGAAAGGCCCGAAAGCCCGACGGTGTTGGTAGAAGAGTTCTTGGTGGGGCCGCAACCCCTTAGTTGCCCGCGAGGGTAGACGTGAACAGAGGCTGCCGAATAGCTCGCTAGGTCACCGCTAACGCCAGCGGTATATAAGATGGAAGCGGCATTGCTGACTACTAGGTGAATACTTCGGTTACGCTTAGTGGAATACGACAGAAAACGGATGTCACAGTCCGGGATAATGGTCGAAGGTCAGTACAAGAGGTGTATTCTCAGCCTACCAGGAGGCCCAGGACGGAAACGTTCTGGGCTTCGCCATGTCCGGCGCTCTCCGCCCGAACACACCAAACATCAAAATGATTAAATACACGGGTATCCTCCTGAAAGGTAGCTTCGTGTCTAAACATCTTTTCACCCCACATTCCAGTGAGATGGCAAAGCGGATGCAAGCCCATGATTGGGACAGCACTCCACTTGGCTCTCCGGATGGGTGGCCGGAGACTTTGAAGACTCTTGTCCGCATCATGCTTGCAAGTGGTCAGCCTATGTTCACAACATGGGGACCAGATCGAATCCTACTTTACAATGATCCATATATTCAGATGCTGGCTGATCGTCATCCAATGGCGCTGGGTCAGCGATTCAATGATGTGTGGGTTGAAGCGATGCCCGACTTGGAGCCATTGTTCTCACAGGTCTATGAAGGCTTTCCAGTATTCATGGACGATCTAACGCTCTTTCTAGACCGGGAAGGCTTCCCCAAGGAAAGTCACTTTGCATTCAGCTATACGCCAATTCGTCCCATGGTTGGTGAAGAGATCCTGGGCTTGTTCTGTGCCTGCACAGAGACAACCAACAGTGTGATGGCGCGCAAAAAGGTGGACATGGAGCGTGAACGCTTGTTCCGCATGAGCAGCGACTTGTTCGCAGTTGGAACCTTTGATGGATACCTGCTGAGTGTAAATCCTGCATGGTCAGTATCGCTGGAACGCACTGACGAAGAACTCCTAGCTATTCCCTTTCTGGATATCATCCACCCCGAGGATCTGGAAAAAGTTGAGATTGCTGTTGAGATAATGCGAAGTGGAGAGCCTCATCAGTTCCATACTCGTCTTCTAAAGAGCGATGGGACGTCACGCAATTTTGCATGGTCGTCAATTCCCGATACAGATTCCAGTAGCTCAATCTTCTACACCGTTGGCCGTGATATCACGGATGAGGTGCAGCGAGAAGAGATGTTCCGTCAGGCACAAAAGATGGAGGCCGTTGGTCAGTTGACCGGAGGTGTCGCCCATGATTTCAACAACCTCTTGACAGTTATTCAGGGATCCGTTGATCTATTGCGCCGCGCTGACCTACCGGAAGCCCGACGAGTCAAGTACATTGATGCCATTGCCAACACCAGCAAGAGGGCAGCCAAGCTGACCAGTCAGTTGTTGGCTTTTGCTCGTCGCCAGGCACTGAAGCCAGCGGTGTTTGAAGTTGGTCAGAATGTCCGCGCAGTCACAGATATGATCCAGAGTCTAATGGGTGGAAAGATCAATGTGACGACGCTATTCAGCGATCTCCCCTGCTATGTGAATGCAGACCCCAGCCAGTTTGATACGGCGATTGTCAACATGGCAATCAACGCACGTGATGCAATGGACCATGAGGGAGCATTGACGATCACCGTAAAGGAAGTCGACAGTCTGCCGGCTGTTCGAGAGAATGCCGCCATCGCTTCCAGCTACATCTCGGTTAGCCTTGAGGACAACGGATGCGGCATTCCTGCCGATCAGATCAACAAGATCTTTGAGCCGTTCTTCACAACCAAGGACACTGGCAAGGGCACTGGACTGGGCTTGAGTCAGGTCTTTGGTTTCTCACGCCAGAGCGGAGGCGAGATTCAAGTTGAGAGCGAAGTTGGAGTTGGTAGCAAGTTCACACTATTCCTTCCATCGGTCGAGGAGCCAGCAGAGTTCAAGACTGAGGGCGAAGTAATTGAGCTGGTAAAGGGACACGGTACAAGAGTTCTGCTAGTTGAAGACAATGCCGATGTTGGAAACTTTGCAACGCAAGCACTCAATGAGCTTGGCTATGAAACCGTATGGTCCGCTACAGCAGACGAAGCCTTGGAAGAACTAGCCGAGTGCGAAGATTGCTTTGACATCGTGTTCAGTGATGTTGTGATGCCTGGTATGAATGGCGTTGAGCTTGGCCATGAGATCCGTCGACTATACAAGAACTTGCCCGTGGTACTAACCAGCGGCTACAGTCATGTATTGGCCAAGAACGGTACTTACGGCTTTGAACTACTTCACAAGCCATACAGTATCGAACAGCTTAGTCAGATTTTGAGCAAGGCGCTTGCTTGGAAAAAGGCTAATTCCTAATTGACGTGCTTTCAAGCTGGTGCTAGGGTACTGGCTTGGGAGACAACGATCGATGTATGATGCTCTGATAAAAGCTGCTGCCGCTGGATGCGTTTGCGTATGTAGCATGGTGGTGGCTGACAAAGTCTCCAAGCCCCGTCCAGCAGTTCACAACACTGCCACAGGGGTCCATACAGCCCACAAGCGTGTGGCAAAGCGCCATCGCGTACACCACAAGATCCGACATCATGCCAAGCGCCGTAAGGCTGTGAGGATGAAAAAGGTCTGCGACTGCACGCTCGATACGGGCGGCGGCGCGGGGCTAATGGATCTCACTCCCATCACCTACTTGGGCGATCTGCCCACTGCACCCGTACATCTCTGGAGCGAACTTCCCATTCTCGGCGAAACCGACGAGGATGAGCAGACCGGCGGTGGCGGAGGCGGCAGCCTGGGTAGCTTTCCCGGTGGCTTCGCTGGTGGAGGTGGCGGTTTCGGCGGTGGTGACTACATCATCCCAACCACTCCGGTAAATCCCAATCCTCCCATCGTGACCGTTCCTGGAACACCGGCCCCTGCGGTGCCCGAACCCGCAACGTGGGCGATGATGCTCTTTGGTTTTGGCATGGTTGGATATACTATGCGGCGTCAAAGGGTGAGGATCAATACCAATGGACTACCAGGAACGAGATAAACTTTCCAAATCTTGGAGAGGACGCCGACTTCTGACCTGCAGGGCCATTGGTGATCTGCATTGCATGATTGAGAACTTGGGTGTCGAGGAAAACAGCGACCCCATTCCCGATGGCTTTGTCAGCACCATCACGCCGGAGCTCAAAGAGGAGCTCATGAACCAAGCAACCGTATTGCTTCGAACCATCCTGCTCCACAACGATGGGCGTGTCAGCCCCTCGCGGCTTCAGAGGTTCTAGTGGCCGACCAAGACGACATCGACCATCACATCCAGGAACTGATGAATCTGCATCTTCCCGTTGGGGAGAACAATGAATCACGTCTCCGAGAAATGATAAAGTTTGCTGATTGGTTTCAGGATCGTGAGCGAGCAGCGCTCTATACGGGAATGGCCAAAAAGGAAATCATCACCCGGGTGGAACGCAATCGGGCTGCTGGTCCGTTCTATCGAGGCAACACCGTTGAGGTAATCGAGGATCTTCTCTGGTGGAATGGCGCAGCGGCCATTCGTCCCAAAGTGGGAATAATTGGGCGAGTGATTTCCCGCTCCGTCAGCAAGAGTAGCCGCTATATCAGCGCCTCTTGTCCCGACGAGGATTACGACTACCTGATTCCCACACGCTTTCTTAGCACCGACGTGGGCTATGAGTGGAGCGAGGATGACGGCAATCCTGATCGCCAGTACGTCACGTACAATATGCCGGCCTACTCTATTAGGAAGATTAAAGCCTGAGTGGTTGACTGACTGGTGCTGTTCTGTAAGTGCTGCGGTGCAAAATATTAAAGGGAGTTTAACACATCATGGCTGCACCCTCCGTTCAGCATTACAAGAACCCACTCAAGTGGGGCTGGTACTTTGTAAAGCGACAGGGCGACACGATCTCAGGCCTGATGAGCCAGCGCGCTGCTCGAAAGATGCGTCGTGAGATGTCGCGCGGATACGGTGCCGGCTATGGTCTGTCGATCTCCTACCACCCGGATGCGCCGGAGTTCAAGGCGCTTCGTCGTATTGGTTTCCCCATCCAGCCGCTGTCGGATGGTGAAAAAGTCAACCAGGCCTAAAAACCTGGTTGACTGCTGGGTGTCTGGTGCTAGGACTGGTACATCGGAAACAAGCAATACGGAGATCGGAAGATGGCAACGCAGATCGCAACCCCACAGTACAATGTCAAGGACGTCCTGGACAAGCTGCGCGGTGTCTCGTTTATCGGCCTCGACATCGAGACCATCGTTCCGCTGAAGGGCGGCAAGAAGAACCCCATGAAGGGTCGCGTGACCAAGCGGGTCACCGGTTCGACGGTCCTGGTCGCACAGAACAAGACGACCAACACGTATCAGAACATGGTTCGCAATCGGCTCGCCAACCAGTTCCTCAACGAGGCGCTGGCCAAGGCCGACACGGCAAAGGGCGCGCTGGTCAACATCCTGACCCCCGCAGAGCTCGACGCACTGGCCGACCAGATCGAGACGGCCCTGGCTGCTGGCGAGGACGAGCGCAAGGATCAGGCCGAGGCAGCGTTCACGGTCTCGGAGCGGAAGTGGGGCGAGCGTATCCCCAACAGCCCCTTCATCCAGCACACCAAGGCCGACAGCGTCCACCCCAGCTACTATCTGGACACGTACTTTCTGCGCGCTGGCAAGTCGGAATTCTTCCTCGACGGCAAGCCCATCGACGAAAAGGACATCGAGGGCTACGAGCGTCCGGTGGCCAAGGAAGGCGATAACGTGCAGGGCGGCCTCAAGGCCAGCGAGCAGGTCATCGTGCGCTCCATCGGCCTCGACAGCATCCTCGCAATCCGGACGGCCGGCACCAGCTACTCGGGCGCTTTCTACTACGCCTAAGCGTTGACAACGTGGAAATACCCGTGCTACTTCGGTGGTGCGGGTATTTTACTCAGGAGTAGAGCATGGACAACTACGGACTGGTTGGCAAGAGCGGAACCTTCAAGGCCATTCAGCGCGGTCACCCCGAAGTCAAGGGCAAAATCGTCAACGCTGATACGGCGATCCTGGGGCTGGTGCGTATCCAGATTGAGGACGGCAGCAAGATTGCAGCCTTCTACCCAGAAATCTCCATGGACTGATACGTCCTGGTTGACAACAGGATTGCCCGTGCTACTCCGGTGGTACGGGTTTTCTTTTGGGAGATGCACTTTGGGCGTCAACATAGCCAAATACTGCATGGACAAGAACGACAAGTTCATCATCATGAACAAGAACTGTGGCCTTCAGCACGACGACATCTCGCTTCTGCTGGAGTTTCCACCGATCGCCGCTGGCTTCGTCATTGAAATGGGTGGAGAGTTGATTGCCTATGGGCAGTCCATCACCCTCGATCTGGACTGTCGTGCAGAGGATTCCGCGATCATCCAGACGGCCTTAAAGGAGGGCAGGATACGCGGCATGTGGGACGACATCTGCGATCACTGGGCCGTGGGAACCATCGACCATCTTCCCATGCCGGATCAGGAGACGATGGAAACACTCCAGGCCAAGCGGGTAATATGACCCCACAGGAGTCCATCTACAACAAGGTTCGCTTCAACGGCTTCCACGTGACCTACTTCAATCACGAGCGGAATGCCATTGATCAGCAGAGCTTTCCAGATGCCAAGGACGTGGAAGCGCGTGGCTTCACTGATGGCTTCCCTGATGCCAGATCTTTTGCGGAAGACCTCTACAATGTCTTTGGCGATGAAGTAGGGCTGGTAGTCGATAACGCGGGCGCAATCCTCTATGACAAGCGGGCTGACATGCACCGTACCTACGATGAACTGAACAACTGGTAATGAGCAGTCCAGTCTATAACAAGCTGGTGTTCCGTGGCTACATGATCTACATTCTATACATGGGTGGGGTGACGAGGAAGTTTCCCTACAAGACCTATGAAGAGATTCAGGACCTGACAAAGAGCAAGGACAACTTTCCCAGTCCCGCGGAAGCCTGTATGTTGATTGCCAACAGTGAGCGGTTCCTTGGCTTCATGTGTGCCCCGCATCACGTGGAAGACCTAGAGGGCAATACCTTGTGGGTCAACGAGGGCGTGGTAAATGTCGAAAACGCCTCGTAACCTTCGGGGAATGTGCTGGCGCCTGGGCTTCAAAGGCTACCGAGTCTTTATGGCTACTCCTCCCAATTACCAGATCCATCCACCTGGTACCAAGTATATGCTACACTATCGTGATTACAATCTGGCGACTTGTGATTACTTTGCAAGAAACTACGGCTACTTTCCTGGCCCTGAGGATATTGGGGAATATGCTGTAAAGGACATGGAACGGCGTGAACGACACGCGGGTACCAAGTTCAAGCTGGCGTTCGTCAACGACGGTGAGTATCAGAACCTCTGGAATGCGGAATGGTACCTAAAGGACCAGATTAAGCGCGGGCTTGACTAAATAGGGCGCACCTTTGTGCGCCTTTTCTATCAATCTCAGGAGTCCTATGACACCAGACTAAATGCAGGAGATACGCCATGAACAAGATCCTTCGCAACCGATTTGATCTATTTTCCGAGTGGGTTGGTGACAACCTAGGCAAACCAACAACGTTTGCAATGGCGCTAATTACCATCCTGTTCTGGGCTGGCTTTGGACCGTTCACGCATTACAGCGAAACATGGCAGTTGATTGTCAACACTGGCACGACGATTGCTACCTTTTTGATGGTGTTCCTCTTGCAGAACACGCAGAACCGCGATACAGCGGAGACGCATGAATGCCTGCGGGAACTGCGAAAGCAGACTGAAATCGTGATGAAGCTGACCCGTATGCACGGCGAAGCCCTCACCAAGATTCAGCTTTCTCTTGACAAATAGGTGTATGGTGCCATAGTGGTGGAATGATGATAGTTCATTCCACACGCAATGCGGGCTTTCTCCCACAACCTAACACGATCGATGTGGTGGCCAGTGACATCCTGGCCCCTTTGGCGCTGACCACCACAGCCTTTATGATTCCACTGATGCCCAACGGCGATATTGTGATGGCACACAATCGACGGCGTGGGCTGGAGTTTCCCGGTGGACACATCGAACCCGGCGAGAGCCCAACGGCCGCTGCGGTTCGCGAGACATTCGAGGAAACGGGCTACCGAGTTTCCAACATCCGAGCAATTGGTTATCAGATGATGACCAGCCTGGGCATTGCGCCTCCGGGCTACAAATATCCACACCCCCTGAGCTTTCAGCAGTTCTTTGTTGGCCGCGTGATCGACTTCGATCCCTACGTGGAAAACGACGAGTGCCTAAACCCTCAGATCATCTCGCCCTATGAGGCAATGAGGACGCTGAGCCTGGCTCGCATCGCATTGTTGACACAGGCAATCAAGCGTATATAAGCGGCAACATGGCAAGCAATCTCCCCACCGGCTACACGGCCGGATACATCGCAGTTGAAGTCGAAGGTGACGGCGATACCCACTATTGGGTGCTGGACCAGACGCAAATGGATGAGGTGGAGCAGATAGGCAACAAGGTCGGCTCCGACTATTGCGAGGCCATGAACACGGTCGTCGACAAATACAACCTCTGGGACAGCGGCCTTCGCTTTGCTACCATCAAGGCGGCCTTGGAATACATGCTGTCAGAGAAGATCATCTTGGTCGAGGACTTCAGCTACCTAACATATTGATCGACTGATCACTAGGTAGTAAATATGCAAGATGGAAGGTTGACTCGCCAGGGGCGGGCGCTGCCTTGAAAACAGATGGAGCCGGCTAGTAACCGGTTTGGGGTTCGAGTCCTCAGCCTTCCGCCACGTGAACCCACTGCACCACGGCATTGCCCTTTTCAGCAATGGAATACCACAAGTCCTCGTTGGTATAATCGGTGCACCAATCCTCAATCACAACTGGATAGCCCGCTTCCAAGAGAAAGCGAGCGTTTTCTGCCATGACTGCGGTCAAGTGTGGGGCGTCCACGACTGTTAGGAATGCAGCGGCCAGGGCAGCACGATCCATCAAGATGGCATTGTGGAGACGGGCCAGGCTCTCGGCCTTCTGTGTTTTTGCAGAACTCTGGGGACCACTTAGAACATAAAGAATCATAGAATGCTCCTCACCAGAGGTTGACAATAGGTATCAACACACTACTTATAGAGTAACAGAGTAGGAGCGTAGCATGAGCAAGCCAGTATTCGAAATCGTCGGCGGCGTTGAACTCCTACAGCAGGCACCGGCTGATCCGGTTGAGAACCTGATCCAAAACATCTTTGGCCAGCCCTATCAAATGATGGGCGCCGCAGAAGCAGCCGCGCATGACCGTGCATTCTATGATGCGCAGGACAACGGCGACTCGCAGGTTATGGAATTCAACAGCATCGAGGAAGCACTGGAATACTTCTTCGGTCCGCGTTAATCGCATCCTGAGGGCAGTCATGCTATACTGCCCTCATGTTCGAGATCAAAGTTCTAGGCATCGCAAAGGCGAAGCAGCAGATTGGTGCCGATTGGCCCACTCACATTATCAGCATTATCAATGACGCAGGGCCCAACTGGCCAGCGACAACCATTGATCAGCAGCATGGCAACCATGTGATCTACAATTTCCACGATGTGGAGACTGATGATCCCGAGGAATACGCCGACCTGACTCCTCCGACGATGAAGGAAGTCCGGGACATTCTCGAGACCGTTGACTACTGGGAGCTCAACGATTCCAGTAAGCTTCTAGTCCACTGTAGTGCGGGAAAAAGCCGCAGCACTGCGATTGCTCTTGCCTTGCTGGTAAAAGCCGGTATGAGCCCCGAGGACGCGCTCAAGAAGGTAAAACTGCTCAGCCCCGCTATGTGTCCCAACCGGCTCATGGTGGAGCTCTTTGACGAGGCTATGGGGCAGGACGGTGCGCTGATTGATGCTGTGAATGCCTACTATACCAAAAGCATCATGATGATCCCCGGACTGGCCTTTCCCAATAGGGGTGGCCACAACCGGTAAATATGGAAAACCACTCGGAGGTCTTCCATGCGTTGGAACGAAATTATCAATGAGGGTTCGGATTTCAATTGCCCCAACTGCGGCGAGTATCTGGGTAAAGCCAGTGAAATCGAGCTCAACAATTCCCGCTATTGCGGAAACTGCGGTTGGAGTGATCGCAAGCCTGAGCCCAAGGCGGTGCCAAAGAGCAAGCAGCCAACGGACAAGACTTCCGGTGACTATTCCATTCGCATCAACTCCACTAAGACCCAGGCGGACTTGACCTACAACGGTACTCCAGTGTCGCTCATCAAGGTTGGTGACGATGCTGGTACTGCCACGATGATGAGCAAGGGTGTCTACGTTGCCAGCTGGAAGGTGGACTTCTACAACAGCCACAAGATTCCAGGTCAGTTTCCAACTTTGACTCAAGCAATCAACGCCGTAAAGCGTATGCACCAGAGCAAGGTAAAGGAATACATGAAGGCTCGGAAAAAGAGCACTCGTAGGGTTGGCGAAATGATTGACGAGGATGTGGGCTCGCTATTCATGGGCGTGAGCTCCATTCCCGATTGGTCGCAGGAAGATGAACGCTATGTGTTGGTGTTCTCCAACAAGGGTGGACACGAAGCCAAGGTTCATCGTGACGAGAATGGTATCTCGGCAGAAGTGGACAACAGTTGGGACAAGGGCTTTTCCGACGAGGCCTCCGCTGAAGCATGGCTTAAGGGCGAAGGCTACACCAACTTTGTTGGCGTGGACGACGAATAACGCTTGACAGTGGGGCTATCCAGCTGTAATTGGATGGCATGGCCGCTTAGTTCAAGCTGGTAGAACCGGGCACTCTAAATGCCTGTGCGTTGTGGGTTCGAGCCCCACAGTGGCCACCATATTGTTCTTTTAGTGGTATAGTCCCACATGGCGGATCACCGTCGGGGCTACGGAAAGAAATGACCATCGGCGTGGTGCGAGGCCACATTTCAAGGAAGTCAAATGCAGGAACTCATACGAGGCTAACGCCCTCCTAGAACCGCCAATAAATAGTTGATGGCGAAGATTCTAGAGTTCCAGCAGCCGGCCCCCAGGCCCCAGACCCCACAGGAGCGCGCAGCAGAGATCCTGACTGCAAAGCAAGCGGTTGACCTGATCATCATCGACATGGTTACCGCGATGTTGCCTCGCTGGGTGGAAGCTGAATGGCCCTTTCAACAACTTGAGTTGATGGCAAACGACATGCGTTACAATCTAGAAGAGACCTTTCCCATCATGGGAACCCGCGGCGATGTGGAAGCACTCGTTGAAAAGCTCAGACCAACCTGGGAAGAACTGATACGTGAGATAGATCCCTCACTGTTTTGGTAGTATTCTCGGGCTGGTCCAGGGTTGGAGCGAGGGCCTTATACACCCTTTAGACGGCAGATTACCGTTTCGGCAGCAGGGTTCGACTCCCTCACGGCCTACCAAAAGTGTTGACATGTTAGACAGCTTTCAATAGAGCTGGAATATGAGCACAACATACCGCACTCTCACCTGCCAGGATCTCCACCTTGGAGATGTTGGATCTACGGTTCGCCTGGCAGGTTGGATCCACAAAAAGCGCAATCACGGTGGTCTGATGTTCATCGACCTTCGCGACCACTATGGCATCACCCAGCTGGTCCTGGATTCCTCGATGAGCAAGGCTCTCGATGGTGACGGATTGCGGCTTGAGAGTGTGGTGTCCGTCGATGGAGTGGTTCGCGCACGTCCTAAAGGAACTGACAATCCCAAGCTGGGAACCGCCGGCTACGTTGAGGTGGATGTCAAGGCCATCTGGGTTATCAACCACGCCCAGGAACTTCCCGTTCCCGTCAGTGCCTTTGACAACACGTATCCCGAGGACATGCGTCTCAAGTATCGCTTCCTCGACCTTCGGCGCCCTGAGCTACACAGGAACATCACACTTCGTTCAGACGTGATCGACACGCTACGAACGGAAATGAAGAACCTGGGCTTCCGGGAGTATCAGACGCCCATCTTGACGGCTAGCAGCCCAGAAGGAGCGCGGGACTTTTTGGTTCCTAGTCGTTTGCATCCAGGCAAGTTTTACGCCCTGCCACAGGCACCCCAGCAGTTCAAGCAACTTTTGATGGTCGCGGGCTTCGACAAGTATTTTCAGATTGCTCCTTGTTTCCGCGATGAAGCAAGTCGAAGCGATCGCAGTCCTGGTGAGTTTTACCAGCTGGACTTGGAAATGAGCTTTGTGGAGCAGGAAGACATCTTCCAAGTCACCAGCAACGTCGTGTACAACACCTTTGTCAAGCACGCCGAGAATGGTGCCAAGGTTGCTAATTCCAATCACTGGCCTCGTATTCCCTACAGGGAAGCGATTCAGCGGTTTGGTTCCGACAAGCCCGATCTTCGCAACCCCTTGGAGTTCCGAGATGTAACGGACGAGTTCCGGAACAGCAACTTCAAGATCTTTGCCAACATGATCGCAGATGATCCTGAGGTTCGCATCTGGGGTATCCAGGCTCCCAACTTTACTGGTGGCAAGTTTGCCAAGCAAATGAGCGACTGGGCTATTGGTCAGGGTCAGCCGGGATTGGCGATGATCTACCCCACGGCCGAGAATGGTCACAGTGGTCCAGTGGTCAAGGCGCTCGGCAATCCCAGCGGAACACTCAGGGACCTTCAGCGCATCATCGGTATGAACCCCGAGGACGGTGCCGCATTCGTAGCCGGCAAACCCTCGGAATTCTACAAGTTCGCTGGTCTGTTGCGGACCAAGCTGGCAGAGGAACTTCTCCCTGAGGTGTTCAAGAACCAGGAGTTCAAGTTCTGCTGGATCGTGGACTTTCCGATGTATGAGCTTGACGATGCAGGCAAGGTTGCGTTCTCCCACAACCCGTTCAGCATGCCACAGGGTGGTATCACGGCTCTGAAGACCAAGAACCCACTGGACATTCTCGCGTACCAGTACGATCTGGTCTGCAATGGCATCGAGCTCAGCAGCGGGGCAATCCGCAATCATGAGCCGGACACCATGCTGAAGGCCTTTGAACTGGCCGGATACAGCAATGAGAGCGTGGAAAAGAACTTTGGCGGCATGTTGAACGCATTCCGTTATGGTGCTCCGCCCCACGGCGGTATCGCTCCGGGTGTTGACCGGATCGTCATGCTGCTCGCAGGTGCGACGAACATTCGTGAGGTCATCGCATTCCCCCTTGACAGTCAGGGTCGGGACTTGATGATGAACGCTCCCAATGAAGTAACGCCCTTGCAGCTCAAAGAGCTAGGTATCAAGCACACCTAAAAAATAGGTTGAACAAGTTTCCGTATCTGCTATCCAGAGTGGGTAGCAGATACAGGAGACAGACCGTGGTGATGATGGACCCCAAGCACGTAGCGATTCTCCAGAAGGAGATCGACGAGGCCAACGAGGCGCTTGGTGAAGCGGTCTCGGACAACAACTACGCCGAGGCAGCACGCCAGCAGATTCGTCTGGAGGTCCTCGAGGATCTGAACGAGAAGTTCGTATGAGCAAGGAAGTCAGCAAGCTGATGTCCTATGCGCTCCGGCACAAGCCGGAAGAGCTGGGCATTACCCTGGACGCGCAGGGCTGGACGGACACCTACGAACTGCTGGTCGCCATTCAGCACCGGTTTCCGCAGACCACCATGGACGATCTGATCAAGGTCGTCTCGGACTCCGACAAGCAACGCTTTCAGATTCTGGGCAGCAACATTCGGGCCAATCAGGGTCACAGTGTTGCGGTCGATCTGGCTCTTCAGCCCAGCAGCCCGCCGGCCACTCTTTATCATGGCACCAAGCGGGAATTTCTGAGCAGCATCATGGCCAACGGTCTCAACAAGGGCTCGCGTCATCATGTACATCTGAGTGCCACCACGGACACCGCAGAGATTGTGGCACGTCGGCGCAAGGGTGAGAGCGTTATCCTGTCTATCAACGCTGCGGCGATGGAAGGCCAGCATGAGTTCTATGTCAGCGAAAATGGCGTATGGCTCACCGATCATGTTCCGGCAGTCTTTATCGACGTCCTGAATTAATTTCACCTAAGGTGTTGACGCGGTGTGTCACACCTTTTAATGCGGTGTAAGCAGGCAAAAGGGTACAGGACAAGATGACGGCAGCGAACCCAACAGCGATCAAGGTGAAGAAGGTGGCAAAGGAAAAGGCCCCGGCGATCGCCAAGTTCGAGAAGAACGGCGAAACCTATATTTCGGTGAAGTCGGCCCCCGAGGACGTGAAGAACACGGTTCAGAATGTCCTTCAGGATGTCCTGGGCTTTCACAAGGCTCGCGGCTACGATTACATCTATCCGGTCGATGATCTCCTGGGCTTCCGCGACACGATCGTGGAAGAGTTCGACAACTACAGCGAGAACGCAACGGATCCCAAGAGCAAGTTCTTCCAGTTCATCGCGATCCTGGACGAGTTCGCCAAGGTCGTGAAGGCCCAGCTGGCCGACAAGATTGCCCGCGGCTCCATCGAGTTCGGCGACATTCCCTACTTGCTCGAGAAGGGCGCAGAGGTCTCCACTTCGCGTGATGGCGAGAAGATCGCCGGCGTGGTCGACACCGTGCAGCTGAAGCAGACTTTCTTCGGAACCTACTATGAGGTCCGGATGAAGGTCATCAACAACGTGTATGGTCACGTTGCGGATCTGCCCTACAAGGCAACCATCGGCTATTACAGCGGCCTCAAGGAAATCGAGCAGTTGGCCGTGGCGCCAATCGCTGCCGAGGAAAAGGCAGAACTGCAGGAGCGTGGCGAACGCTTCCGCAAGTACAGCACGGGCGCGCACTATATCCACTACAAGGGTCAGCTGACCCGGAGCAGCTGGTATGGTACCCGAGCATTCCGCGCAGACGGTCGAGCAATGATCGACGTCAGCAGCTTCTCGCAGGTGGACAACAACCAGTTCTCCAGCGAAGGCTATCAGAGCGGCATCGAGGAGGCCCGCGAGGACCGGACCAACAAAATCGACATGGAAATCCCGGACGCGGATCTGTGGCGCACGTATCCGTTCGTCTATGGCTTCTCGCTTTCCTCGAAGCAGTGGGGCCGGTTCAGCCTCGATGGTGTCAAGCCCATCGCTTTCCGCGAGGATGCGTTCGAGAAGCTGGTTCTCCCCGACGAGGACAAGGAACTGATCAAGGCCATCGTCCAGGATGACGGCAGTGACTTCAGCGACCTCATCGACGGCAAGGGCGGCGGTAGCATCTTCCTGCTGCATGGTCCTCCCGGACAGGGCAAGACGCTGACCGCGGAAGCGATCGCAGAGGAGCTCAAGCGTCCCCTCTACAGCATCTCGGTCGGCGAGCTGGGCACCAGCCCGGACAGCCTGGAGGAAACCCTCCGCGAGATTCTGGACGTCGCAACGGTCTGGAATTCGGTTCTCCTGCTCGACGAGGCAGACATCTTCCTCGAGGAGCGTGACGAAAAGGATATCGTCCGCAACGCAATGGTCGGCGTGTTCCTCCGACTGCTGGAATATCACCAGGGCGTTCTGTTCCTCACCACCAACCGGGTGAAGAACATCGATCAGGCGTTCTACTCGCGTATCTCCATCGGTCTCCGCTTCGGCGACGCAACGGTCGAGAAGCGGAAGCAGATCTGGGTCAACCTGAGCACCGCTGCTGGCGTGCAGGGGCTGGACCTGGACGTCCTGGCCGAGCATGATCTGAACGGTCGTCAGATCAAGAACGTGATCAAGCTGGCCATGAAGCTGGCACGTGCGAAGAACGAAGCGGTGAGCAACGAGCTCATCGACAGCGTGATCGCCCGGACGGGTAACTTCTCCGACAAGGAGAAGGAAGGTGACAACGACCGGTAAGAGGGTTGTTGAGTAGCGCGTAAAATGGAGCAGCGGGAGGCAACTTCCGCTGTTTCCATGACTCCTTGGTAAATAGGGTAAGGAATAACCCTTATCTAGGAGAGCACCATGGGATTTCTATTGGGCATTGGCTCATCCATTCTGGGCTTTGGTAAACTTTTGTTTGGCTGGATCCTCAACATCCTGCTGGCAATCTTCAAGTTCGCGCTTGCAAAGCCATTCCAGTTTATGACCATCCTCCTAGCACTCACGTTGCTTTGGGTGGGGTGGTACTGTGTTCAGACCAAGCAAGAGCTGGTCGAGAGCCAGAAGATCGTTGAGGAAAAGGTAACGTTCATCAAGGGACAGGACCAGGTTCTCAAGCAATACGTGGCGGCACTCAACGTGGAAAAGACCAACCACGTCAATGACATCAAGCGCGGCAACGATGCCGTGGCAAGTGTCAAGCGAACTGCTGATGCCGCGTTGGCTCGCGCACAAGCTGCGGGCCGCGAAGCAAAGAAGGATCAGGTAAAGTTTGATCAGCTGGGCGCCGACTATGGTCGTGTCAATCCCAGCACGGGTAAGCCAGAGGTGCGCATCAAGCGTGAAGAGGCAACCAACGACAGCTTTATCACTGAGTGGAAGAAGGTGAGCAAGTGAAGAAAACTCTAGCAATCGCGGGTCTCCTGCTGCTCGCAGCGTGTGGTCAGAAAAAGGCCATCACACTTCCCCCGCCCCCAAAGAACACCGAAGTGGTCCAGCAGGACATCGCAATTCCTGTTCTTTGCAAAGTGGAGATCCAAAGGGCTCAGGTAAAGCTGGACACAATGGAAACAGGTCGTCCACTGGAAGAGCAGAACGCTGCATTCCGTGCCACGATTGCAGAGCTGAAAAGCTACATTGTGGCCCTGGAAGCTGGTATCATTGGTTGCGGTGGCAAGGTAACCAAGTAACCACTATTGACATGTGGAATTCTCCCTTGTAGGCTTGAGTGTCAACAAGGGAGTTTCTATGAAGATCAAGTTTGAACTGACCGACGAAACCACGATCACCAACACGACCGTGAAGATCAGCGCCTGGATCCAGGGCGTAATCGATGGCCAGGAGCGTCCTGCGCTCGAAGGTCGGGCCCTTGAGATGGCCAAGAAGCTGTTTCCCGACGCCAGCTGGGCGTTCAGCAACTTCACATACATGCCGGATCGTTTTACGTGGCGGGTTCGTGCCACGACCCGTATCGACGCCACGCAGAATGATCAGCTGGACGAGCGTGCTGATCAGGCCAACGAGCCGGGCAAGATCACGATCAGCTTTGAGGCTCCCGATGCCTCGATCCCACTTCATCAGCGCCGTGACGAAGAGAGCAAGCTGCGGGTTGCTCTGATCGCCAAGGCCAAGGAAGAGGCAGCCAAGCTGGCCGGCACGTTGACGCGTGTGGAGTTCACCGAGTCGCAGCGACGCGATATCACGAGCAACTCCATGCGGATGGCCAGCGCCAGCTACATGGAAAGCACTGCCAAGGGTGGTGGCGCAGATGGTGTCTCGCTGGGTCACAGTGAGAAAATCTACATCTCGGCCATCCTGACTGTTGACACGGACAAGTAAGTCCGCTAGGCAGTTTATCTGGAGGGACGAACTACCACTGTATGTTGGGGCCGCAAGCTACGGTCCGCAATTCATGTAGTCGTTGATCCCCTGAGAACACCAGGAGTTGCTACCTAAAGTTCAAAGGCCCATAAGGAATCCTGCGGAGAACTCTTCCCCCAACTACCCCAGCTACGGCACGGGTTATACAAGGTTGGGTCCGTATGGCGAGGATCGTGGGACGTCTAATAGGCACCCACACAGGAAAAGACAAGCGGGCGGGAGGAAACTCCCGCTCGTTCTGTGAGTGTTAGCCTGGGGTTCAATTCCCCAAGTGGGGAACTGATCACCCTCGCGCAACAGGGCTGGAGCGGTGGGCGGTCTGGATTGACTGGCCGGTGCGGGGTGTGGATACCCGCGGCACTCAATTGGTAGACAAGTCGTTTGAGCGGAGAGAAAAGACTTGTCGCGCCGCCTTTGATGTTATTGAAAACTGGGCATTTCCATGTTATTCCGGTTCAGCCCGCTGGAAGGGGCTATCCCGAAAACCTGCAAAGTTCTGTTCTCACTAGCACCAAGGTGTAGCTATTATAATGGGATCGAGAACATTCAGAGAGAACCCATACAAAGCTGTTGACACACCAAGGCCACACCGCTTATACACCAATAGTCTACTAAACGGATACGAGCGACCGCGTAATACCCCAAAGCCTTTTTAAGGTATGGTTTATTAATTAGAACGCTGTCATGGTTGTTGGTTCGAAACAACTCCATGTCTTCTCGTTGAACTTGGTGCTACAGAGCGTTGAAACAATCGTCGGACAAACTGCGGCCGCGGTCCCGGTGAAGCAATACATAGCTTGGTGTGGGGTGTGGAAACCCACAGTAGATGATGGGAGGGCTAACTACTCTCCCATCCGATCGAGAAAACATTCAGGGGTTCAACTCTGTTGTTGACGCGCTGGTACTCTGAGCATAAACAGAGTACAAGAAGATCGGCACTACGGAGTATTACAGCATGTTCATCCTGGAAGCATTTCAGCGCAAAGCTGTTGTTAGCATTGCTACGCGCTTTGCAACTTGCAAGCGTGTGTTGCTGCAAAGCGCAACAGGGTCGGGCAAAACGGTAATGGCCGTGGAGTTCATCCGGGAGTGGCTGGAAGCGAATCCGGGTAAGAACGTGCTCTGCTTGTTCAATCTTCAGTGTTTGCTGCCGCAGTTTGAGGCAAGCTTCAAGCGGCATGGTCTGCGAAACGAGGTCGCAGTATTCCACGATCAGATCAGCCGGGCAAAGGATGGCAGCCGACTGGTCGACCATCAAAACGATCGCGATCGTCGGATCATGTTGACGATGCCAGAGACGCTGGCTGGTTCGATGCGCGGCGCGGGTTCGGTCGATCTTCAGCTGGACGAGGATTGGCTCGGCGATGTTGGCTTGATCCTGATCGACGAAGCCCACAAGGGCACAAGCGAAAACTTCCAGTTCATCCGCGACGAACTAGATGTACAGGTCCTTGGCCTGACGGCGACGCCGATGCGCGTACAGAACAAGGACGGCGAGTGCCTGGCAAACGATTGGGAGTATGCGCTGGTCACAACGACCAGCATTCGCGAACTCATCGACATGGGCAAGTTGGTTGCTCCACTGTATTATGATCTGGACGAAGACGCCCACTTGTTCCGGGAATGGCAGGCCGCAGTGGCCATCCACAGTGCAGAGGATGGCAACAAACAGACGATTTGGTTCTGCCGGAACACCAAGCATGCCAAGGACTGGGAAACAAAGCTGTTGGAGGTCGGCGAAACTTGCGCGATCATCACCAGCGTTGCCGACGAGGAACTGGGAACGACTTCGCAGACGCCAAATCAGCGCGAGGCAATTTACAAGGAATTCGACGCAGGCAAGATCACCCACTTGATCAGCATCCAGGCGCTTTGTGAGGGCTTCGACGCTCCGATCGCCAAGTATTGCGTCATCGATCGCGGCATCGGAAACAAGGCGCTGTATCAGCAGATCTTGGGCCGGGTGCTCCGCCCCTACGAGGGCAAGATCAACGGTCACATCATCGATCGCTGCGGCAATCATCAGAAGCATGGCGACATCGAGGACTACGTTTGGGACTTGGAAGCTGAAGCAGCAGAGGCTGTGGTCGTAAAGCTGGGCGACAAGCGGACGATCACCCCGGAACAGATGGAGCGCGCAACGTATGTTGAGGTAAAGTGCGAGACGCACGGCTGCCCCAGCGTTTACAATGCCAAGCGGCACTTGAGCTGTCCTCACTGCAATACGGCCCACAAGGTGGAAGTGGAAGTGTCGGTGTCCACTTGGTTCGCTGCAAAGCTGCCACAGGTCCAGAAGGCCATCATTGCTAACTTTACAGCAACGATCGCCAAGGCACTCAACGGGGACTTCCAAGCGGCCATTGCGCTGATGAACAAGTATCCCGAATTGTTCGACGACGATGCAGAGGGCTTGGAGTTCAAGGCCGAATACAGTGCGCTGCCACAGATTTGTGCCCTTCGCCCCAAGACCGAAAAGGACATGAAGAAGACGTTCCGCTACGCTGCATAAAACACTCCTGAATCTCACCTTTGTTGAAACTTAGGTGAGATTCTGGTTGACGGCTTCCGCTGTGGCGCTACATCCGAGACATCGGAAACGCACAGCAAAGCTGGCAAACAGGAGTTTACAACATGGATCGTCGCAACGCACTCAAGGCTCTCCTCAAGGCAGCGATCACGGGCACGGCCCTCGCAGCATCGAGCATGGCGCAGGCCCAGGGCTTTGGTCTGAACAAGTATGCGGAGATGGTCCGGCTTCAGCAGGACACCATCGCGTTCCATCTTGCGATCAAGGATCGGATGGACATGCAGGGTGGTTCGCTTCGCACCAATGATTCCTATGGCAACGCGATTGCCGGCAAGATCGACAACGTGCTGGGCTACAGCATGGACAACTTCACCGGCGACACCAAGTCGGCCGCTGCTCTCGAGGAGTGCAGCAAGCTGTTTAACGATCAGAACTACATCGACACGCTGAGCGAAGAAGGCCTCAAGCGTTGCATGGAAGTGATCGTCCCGGTTGCCGTCGCCCGGACGCTCCTGGCAAAGTATCGGATCACCTTCGACCCCAAGAAGGTCAACAACTGGGGCCGGTTCTCGGACTTGTATCAGGACATGATCCTCGCAGCATGAGGTCAGGTGGTAAGTAGGAGGGAACAACCCCTCCTACTTGGAGCCACTATGCATCTAGATTGTCGAGAGTATCCAGTGGGATACACATTTGCCGAGGTCGCTGGAAAAGGCCTCGGCCTCTACGTCAGTGTTGCGGACTTTACGATGGCAGGCGACCGCCGCATCTTCCGCATGATCGTTGATGGAGAGCTCTCGAGGGAACAACTGAGCGCATTGATGGACAGTACGATCCGGGACGCCCATGGATCCTATGAGTTCCTGCAGATCGAAGCCATCACAGGCCCAGCAGTCGACCAGGGCCCGCGTACCGCTCCCACAAGTCATTACATGCGGGTAACATTCATGTAGGTTGACGGATCTCCAGCATCTGCTATACCAGGGCAATAGGGAGATCGAACGTGGGATTGATTGTGATACCAAATGGAAGCGGTGGGACGATGATCATTCCCACAGCCGATCCAGCCCCCACTCCTCCCCAGCAGTTTTATGGACGCTATCTAGCGGATGGTGGAGTCCGCGTGGATATCACGTATCATACGGACAATCAACAACTGGCCGACAATTTTGAGGTCGACCTCTTGGAAAAGATGAACTGGACCGTTGCTCCCGAGGAGCCGGCCGTGGAGTCGAAGCCAACCCTGCTGGGAAACATCGCTGGTCTCTGGGCATGGGCGGCCCTGGCCGCGTTTCTGCTACCCATCTTAACGTTCTTCCTCGCCATGATCCTCCAGATTGCTGGCCTGATCCAGTTCCGTACCATCGACAACATGGTTGCACTGGCAATCAAGGCCGACTTGTTTGTGATCCCAACTATTGCCCTGATGTTAACGGGGCTGGCAATCTTCCAGGATTCATCGCAAAAATAGCACGGCGCGTCGCGGGTTTGTAAAAAATAGCTCTCAGATTAAATCTACCGTGCTTGATAATTTTGGTATCTAGTTTATGCCTTAGCAGTGGTCAGCCAAGGGGATGCGGAAACCACAAAGTGTGGTCATGTAGACAGTCCAGCATTGGGGCTTTAGGGTTTCTGGTACTGGCAGGGAAGGCGAGGTAAGTTTACTTAGAAGCCCGAGTTGATTGCGACCCGGCCCGGGGTAATTCTAGTAGACTTGGTAGGCAGACCACCGTTGGGAAGGGCAGGTTTAGGCTTGTCCTTCCCATTGTCTTATATAAGCTGGCTGCATGAGCAAGCTGGTTCCCAATGTCGTTGATACCGCAAGGGTATTCCGTGGTCAGCCATTGTGCGGCAAGATACGCGAACAGCGAGCCCACATCTGTCTTGAAAGCAAGGCGCTGGTCTTTGAGATAAGCAAGCGAGAGCCCAAGGCCCGCTTCTTTGCTGACAAGAGCATGATCGAGTGGGCGGGCGGTCCCTGGTTTATCCAAAGCTTCAAGGACTTTCTGCTTCCCCAACTTTCAAAACTTGGCGCCTTGCACCTCTTAGTAAGAGTGGGCGATGTTGAGGCCAAGGATTTATTCAGTTACCGCACTTGTAATGTGGAACTGGAGTTCAACCACTCTACTCTTCCCAACCCAATTGCCCTACAGCTTGTGCAAAAAGCACAACTTCTGGCGATCGTTGATGAGGTACTGGAGAGGCAAATGAGTTCACTGTAAGTCAACCAAGGAGATCGAAATGAAGCGTAAGACACCAATCAAACGTCAGCCGCTGGCAAGTTTGGAAGATATACGCGATGACTGCGTGGCAGTGGTCATCAATAGTGGGCAAAGCTTCAAGCGCGTTCATGAGAACGGCGGACCAACGCCGCAGACCACAAGCAAGTGGCTCCACAAGGAAACTATGTTTCCGCAGCTGGCAACAGTTCGTGCAATGCTCAACGCCTGCGGGCACGAGCTGACTATTGCTCCACAGGGAAGTAATCGTATTGAGCGTATCAATCCAGAGGGCAAAGACCAGATCGTCATGCCGGCCAAACAGGCTCCCAGCAAGAGTCGGCTCCGGACAGCCACCCGTTCCAGCAGTCTGATCAAAGGCATCAAGACGCGGAAGCCAGTGGGTCTGGCAAAAGCCCTGGGACGCATGACTGCACGAAAGGAAGCAAGAAAGTCAAAATAGTCGGTTGACAGCTTTTGGTTTCCGCGCTATTGATATGTATCAATTAAGCATGGAGATCGTAAGTGGCAAAAGCGCAGCTGACTCTGGAGCAGTTCATCGAAGCGACCAACAAGGGTCAGATCTTCTCCATCGACTTCGTCAAGCGGACTGACAACTCTCTTCGCACCATGTCGGCACGGCGTGGTGTGAAGAAGGGAGTCAAGGGCGTGGGGCAGGCATATGACCCCAAGGCCAAGAACCTCCTGACTGTATATGACATGCAGAAGCTGGACCCCAGCCGGGAAAGCAACAAGGGCAAGAGCGCCGATGAAATGGAAAAGGGCGCTTTCCGCAACATCAACCTGGAGGCCCTGGTTGCGCTCCGTATGGGCGGCAAGGCTTACGATTGGAACCACTCCAAGGGCCTGTTCGTCGAAGCAGCGTAAAGTGGTTGGAGCGGGAGGAAACTTCCGCTCTTTCCATGTCTGGTGTTGACAAGAGGAACACTGGTGTTACTGATGGTGCATGACGAAGCGCACCACTCTTTTGGCCCGGCCAGCAGGAACCCTCGTGGGACGAGGCACGATCCACTATGAACCCAACCGCAACGCCGCACTGGCAAAGCGTGAGGATCGGGTGGCCAGTGAGTTCCACAATTTCGCCGTAAACCAGCTGGACGTTGACAAGTTCACGTTGCGCGGTAACGATGGATTTGTGCTCGACGATGCGCTCCGTGCTATCAAGGACGCTTATACGGAAGCCGACGTGGTCGAGGCACAGCTTGCGGGTCGAAAGCTCGCAAAGGTGCTCCTCAACGCCAAGGGTGGACAGGAGTATCGTTCCACGCTGGAGCGTATGGCGCGCTACCGCAATCAGTATCACTACTGGGCGGTTGCCAACGTGGATCCTGAGATCGCACGGTACTATCGCTGGTGGGTCAACCGGGAGTTGATGAACATCACGATGGAGCCGGGCTTTGGTCTGCAGGCTCCCAGCCACACTCCGCACATCACGATCACTCGTGGCGTCAACGACATGCTGGATGTTCCCAAGGCGGAGCGTAACGCACTGTGGGGCAAGTATGAGAATGAGGTGGTTGAGTTCACCTACACTCCTGAGGTTCGCTACACCGGCGACACCACTGGGGATCGGAAGGCAACTCACTGGTTCATTGTCGTGAACGCTCCCAAGCTGCGCCAGATCCGTGAGGAGTTTGACATCCCCACGAACTGGAACCTGCACTTGACGTTTGGCAAGGACTATTTTGTTTGATCCCCTGGACGTTCAGTGATGGGCCGGCCCCTGTGAAGACCTACAAGGACTTCCAGGGGTTTTCCCTGGTATGTCGCGAAAGCGCACTCAAGTGGCTTCGTGGTCGAACGGACCGATGGGGCATCATCACGGACATGATCACCATGAACCGTGCAGCCAATGACATGTGGCCCGAGGATATTGGGCCTCTGGTTGCCCATTACGAATACGTGATGATGCTCTACTGCTGGGTGGAAAACAATCGCGACGACTTGCAGGCAAAACTGGCTTATGTTGAGGGACGCCAGTATCCGTTATTGACTGGCGCGTGAGTTTGCCATAAGATGCGCTGATAAGGGTAAGGGACGCTGATGACTTTGTTGCAGATGATCGTTGTATTCGAGATCGCGATCTCCTCAGGCGTCTTTCTACTTGGTTGGGCCTATCAGTCCAGCAAGACTGCCGAGCAGCATTATCTAGATTGGCTCCGAGACACCGATGACCCCCAGCTCGCAGCCTACTATGCGGAGCATGGTGACCCAACGGAAACCCTCTGGGACGTGATGGTCGATATTTGGAACGCCCGCACTAACACTTATTGACAAGCTGGGCTCCAGAGCCCATAATGTCACTATGTTAGAGGAATCCGAAAGCAGCGGCCAGATCTTGGGCAAAGGGAAAATCTCCCGAATCCAAGACGGTGTCGCGTGGGGCCAGTTTGAAGACGGCTTCACGTTCGACCTGCCAGTCAGCAACGCCCATAAGGTTGGCGATGACGTGCAGTTTTCCTCATGCGACGATCCAGAGGATATTGGATCCACTCACACCTTTCTGGTGATGGGTGACCGCTTTGCCACGATCCTCTGGTGCGATGAAGGCCCAGAGGGCTTTGAGATTGTCAACAGCGAAACGCTGACACGATGAAGCCCGGCGACCTCAAAGCCAGTGAGAAGCTGCCCCGAGGTTCCTACTTTTACATCAAGGTGGGCTCACGCTTCTACGGCGGACAGCAGATTGAGCAAGTGGAAGTTCTCAGCGATCCTCGCGATGAGCGCCCGCTGACTTACTTTGAAAAAGATGGTCGAAAGACCGAAGGCTATCGCCAATATCAAGTGCGCCAATACTGGTGGAGCTCGCGCAGTCGCGGTCCACGAGGATCTCGCCTTGAGCGCGATCAGCAAAAGGGATCTCTTCCCAAATATGCTGAGCCACGAAAGCGCGTTGAGAAGGTTGTCAAACAGGAGTTCACGGGACGTTCCCTTCCCATGCTGGTCGATAGTGCAGATCAGGCCAAGCAATTCAGGAAGAAAGAACAGGTAGAATCCGCTTGCTCTATGCTCCAAAGCCTGTATGGTACAGTTGGCGCTAACGTAAGCGTCCACTACAAAGGAGACACCCGGTGAGCATTCTCGTGGCGCTGAACGCCAAAACCCTCGAACTGCGAAAGGCTCGTGATCCACTGGCCGGCTCGTTTCAGGGCATCCAGGCTCTGGCGACGGCGAATGCCAAGGATCGCCTGATCAAGGAACAGGCAAAGCTGCCGGAAGATCAGCGCAGTGTGGACTTCTCGACGGTCAAGGCCGATGAGCAGGACGCCATCGCGGCTGTTCAAAAGGGCATCAAGCAAGTCCGGGACACCCTGGCGCTCGTGCCCACGGACGCCAAGAGCCTTCGTGAGCTGGAGATCCTGGAGTCGCTGATGCCGAAGCAGCCCAGCGAGGACGAGATTCGCGGTGAAATCGAGGCCGCACTCAACACGATGGGCGAGCGTCCCAAGGGCGTGGTGGGTATGCTGATGAAGCACCTGGTCGCCGTGTTCGGCGCCACGCTGGACAAGGGCAAGGCCAGCGCAACCATCAACAAGGTTCTGGCCGCCTAAAGTAGCCGGCGCTTAAAGCGGAACTCCAAGGCAGGTTCGTCTTCCCAACGGATAAAGGCGAACTTGACCTCGGAGATCGCTTCGTCAAGTGTGACGTTAAACCACTCCCCACGGATCCTCTTGTGCCCCAGTTGCCGGTGGATCAGCTTTTCGATCACTTTGGCCTTGCTGGTCTCTGTTTCCTCTCTGTAGTGGAGGTGCAGAAAGTCCGTGGTTCCCACTTGCAAAGTGGACAAACGGTGGCTGGGGTTGCCGCTGTAGCCAATCTTATATGGTCCTTCCGCAGGACCGATGACGTAAATACTGGTGAGACTGGTTTCGCTTGACATACTGTCAGTTTACTTCCAGAGTGCCCCAGAGGTCAATTTAGGTGAACGATGGCAAAGAACGTTGACGACCACATCTTTATCATCATCGGCGGAGTGGCACTGACCCTGCAGGATATTGGTCCTGCGGCCGACATGAAGATGTGCGACGGCTTTCAGCATATCATTGATGCAGGACTCCTTGGTGAACACCTCAAGGGACAGCCCTGGCATGAGATCATCAAGAGCTCTGGTATGCGACTTGAGGGTGAACCCAACGAGGAAGACACCCTGGTCCATACACTCTACATTCGCTACCAGACTGCAATGGTAAATTGCAAGAGCCTAAGTGAGCAAGGTCTGCTGACACAGGCTCACAAGGACGAAATGATGAAACTCCGCCGAGAGTGGCGTGCGGCTGAGAAGCTCAGCAAGAGTTAATCGTCGGTGATGTAAGCTAGGGCAGTGTCGGCGTCCCAAAAGCCCTCTTGAAGTGTTTCCGGCGCTTCAGCTACCTTTTTAGTAGGCTTTGCAGGTTTCAGTGCAGCCCTGACCTCTCGGGCCTTTTCCCTAGCAGCCGCACGCTCAGCTTTGGCAATCTTCTCACGATCACCACGGGTCACGTATTCCTTCTTGGGAAAGAACTCCACGGGGCGACTAAACCCATGCGCTCCAATGAAATCCGCCACGGCATAGATGATCACTGAATTGGCGGGTTCCTCTGCTCTCAAGACGCCCGCAAGCTCACGTGCCTCTTCCAGTGTTGGTCGTTCATGGCGTTCGTGATTACTTCTACCAATACGATAACCGCCCCTCACGTAACGGATGATCGTAAAATACTTGGCATGCTTAATGGTCTTGGCAGTGAATTCCTCGTCGTTTGAGGCATCCATTAGTGTTGGGAGGCTCTGCTCTACCATATCTTTACCTGCTTTTAACCTGCTCTTTTGCATGGATAACGTACAACATCTGTAGTAAGGAGCAAGAAATTTTTAGAAAAAGTCAACAGCATAAACCGCAGAGATCTGCGAAAAAAGCCATTGACTTGTAAGAATGGTGCCTGTAAATCCGCAAGACATACAAATTATAGGTTGACGTTAGGTTTTGCCCTACTATGTTCTGGCTGTGAACAGGGCACTTACTGTTCACAACAGGGCTCCGGCATCCTGCTGTAGTCAATGAAGTGTGAACAGATAGGAAGGTAGATCGAATTATGACCACAATCACTCTCAACGCTGCGGCCCGTTCGCAGGACAAGTTCTCGACCAACGGCAAGATCCGCGCCAAGCTGGTCGACGGCGTGATGTTCATCCGCCCCACGGGCCGCGCCAAGCCGGTCAATCTCCCCAAGACCGAGCGTCTGGTCGAGATGTCGAACGCCGGCAAGGTCGAGCTCGAGGGCATGGAACTGACGGCCGGTAACTATGGGCTGCGCGCCGACAAGTACGGCTGGTTCGCCCTGACCCCGGGTCACCAGGGCCGTGGGCCGACCGCCAAGGTCGCCTAAGCGTTCAACGCTGGATTAAAGGGTGGGAGGAAACTCCCACCCTTTTCTATGTCTGACTGAAATAACTGGTTGAACAACACTGGTTTGCAGTCTATTAGAGAGGAGGAAGAACAGGAGTGCAGTGTATGTCGCGTGGACGTAGAGACTCAGATCACAAGCGACCAACAAAGGTAACGCTTTTTCTAAAGGGAAATGAAGTAGGATCCTTCCAGCTTCCCTGGTCCGATCCGCGCTTTGTCAAGCCCGATGACCTGATGAAGTCCGCGCGGGAAATGGCTGCAAACCGTCCAAACCGTCGTGAAGACGATCGTCCAATTCCCCAGGAATGGGATCGTATCCGGTTTCACTGGGGCTTTGGGACCTTTACAACCGACCGCGCAGGCAACAACATTTGGGATGAAGCTTGACAGCTAGGGGAACTTCAATATGCTGAATACTATGAACACGCAGATCGCAAGCTATACGCCAACCAGCCAGGCCCAGTTCCAACAGGGTCGCCTCGATGGCCTTCGTTACTTTGGGGAAGGTCATCTCGAGATGCTCGACGCATACTGGGATGGTACCAAGGATTACCAGATGGGCTTTGATAGCTCGCAGGAGCTCAGCGCGGCTGTGAATCCAGGCTACGCTTCCTAACATGGACAGCTACATCATCGTCAACTTCCGGCGGGAAAAGACCTGGCTGGAATGCAATGAGGAAGTGGCCGCGCAGGAAGGCCTGGGTCGAGTCCAGCCGGAACGCTTTGTCTCCCTGGGTGCAATCCCCATGAGCCACGTTCCCGACGTGGGAAAGTTCATCTTTCTCAACGGCTACAAGTATCAGATAATGGACCAGACTTGGTCTGCCCATCTGACCACCAGCGAGGAACCCAACTTCCACGATCCCGAGGTGCTCCTGACGGTTCAGGTCTCCAGTGATCACACCAATGGCTTTGCGCCGCAGGAAGACTTCCGCGCATAATCAATAAAAAAGTGGAGGGACGGGGATTCGAACCCCGCTTCACTCTCTCGCTGGTTACGCCTGCCCAATATGCGAGAGCGCCCCTACCAATAAGGCGGCTCCTCCAATAATCTGGGGAGAGCGTTTGGTTGACTAGACCAGTGCCCTCCCCTCGGGGCTATGACACCCCAGCGGATTTCCCCGCGTTGGTTTACAGTTTTAGAGTGGTCCAACAACCACTGCGACATTTAGAGTGTCGCCAACTCGCGGACCAAACAGTAACGGCCCGCTGACCCAGGATTGATCGGTAGATCCTGACCACCCGGCTTGTTATCGTACGCCTTCCAACGCTGCCTCGTAAGCCCGGCAGTCGGTGCCCACTTAGTAGGGCGTCTCTAGTCTGCAAGCATTCCTGCCTACTCCTCCCTTATACAGAACAACGCTTTCCGCTTCAATATTCTTATTTCCATGAAAAAGATTGCTCTAAATGTCTCTTTTTCTTGTGTTTTGCACCAGGGTTAATTCCTGGTTAAGGATCAAAAGTGTATAAGAAAGCTAAGTAATTTGAGAAAAAGGAGTAATTCTTATGAAGAAACTGATTATGGCTATCGCCGCAATCGCAACCCTGGGTATGCCAGTTGCCGCTTCGGCACAGCATTACAACCAGTGGGGTTGGAACGGTTCGCGTTATGACCAGCGTTATGACAGCCGTTACAACAATGGCCGTTATGACAATCGCTATGACCGTCACGACCGTCGCTACAATGATCGTCGCTATTACGATCAGCGCGGTTGGAACAGCCGCACCAATCGTTACGACCGCCGTTACGACAACCGCTTCAACCAGCGTTGCAACAATGGTACCACGGGTACTGTTATGGGTGCAATCGCCGGTGGTCTGCTGGGACGTACCGTTGACAGCAGGGGCGACCGCACTCTTGGTACCGTCGTTGGTGCCGGTGGCGGCGCACTTGCAGGACGCGCTCTGACTCGCGACTGCCGCTAAAACGAGGAGGCCGGAGGAAACTCCGGCCTTTTCCTTGACTGGTTGACATGCTGTCCAAAGTTGCTATCCAGAGTTGAACAACGAGGAGATCGAGCATGTGGTTGGTGGAACGAGTTCGGGACGATGGATACGAGGGTGAGACCAAGACTCCGCTGTTCGTAACCAGCGACGAGACTTTCGCCAAGGACTGGGCGGCCGCTGCAAACATCGAAATCGAAGCGGCCATGACGCTGAAGAAGCCCACGTTTCTCTGGCGTCTGGAGGGCATGGCCAAAAAGGGCGGCGGCACTTATACGCGGAAAGACTACGAGGCTGAACTGGCCGAGCACCTCGCGGAAGTCCGGAAGATCATGGTCCTCGACACGTATGCCGACGAGGACGTGCTCGAACATCTCACGAATCACGACTATGAGGTCACGGAAGTGGAGGTCAAGAACCCTCCGGCGACTGTCTAACTACACAATCTGCGTACTGGCTGGTGTAAAAGTTCCACACCAGCTTCAACTTTGTTAGCCAAAGATTGCCGTGGGATTCCTGCATAAGTGTATGGAATTCTGCGGTTTTTCCTTGGCTGCCAATTACCAGTTGTAAAAAGAATGTAAAAACAGTGACATTGACTGTTGACGTTTAGGAAGCATCCGCTAAGTTGACATAACAACGCGCCGGGCGGTGATGTTGAAGACAACAAGTGGAGATCGAAGTTATGCGTATCGTACAGTTCAACAAGGAAGCAACCGACGCGATCCAGGGCCGCAAGGGTGGCAAGCTGCGTCTCGAGATCAAGGACAACACGCTGTTCATGCGTCCGACCGATCGGAAGGCCGGCCCCCACGTGCTCAGCGAGCTCAAGGGCACCAAGGCCAAGGGCGTCAACATCGAGGTCTCCGACAAGGAGCTCGAGAAGCTGGGTGCATCGGCAATCCTCGCAGACGCCAGCGAGTTCGGCCTCAAGGCTGACAAGTACGGCTGGTACGCGCTGACCGCCGCAGGCACCGAGGGCAACGTCGAGGGCGCTTCGGCAACGGTCGCCCACAAGGACGAGCCGGCTGCAGAGCCCGCCGCGGCGTAAGCCAAGGTCCTAACAGAAAAGCGCGCTGGGAAACCGGTGCGCTTTTTTGTGACTGAACTGGTTGACAACTCACCAGAACCTGCTAACTCTGGATAACGGAAACAGTAGGAGATCGGAAGATGGCACACAGAGGATCACACAACGGCGTCGTCGTAGGCGCAATCGTTGGTCTGCTGCTCAGCTTTCGGATCGTGGTGGTGATCGTCCTCGGCATCATCGCTTACTTCTGCTTTGCAGTTGTCTACGATGGAGTGATCTCCAAGGCCAAGGCGCCCGAGGGTAGCTGGTCCTTTCAAGTAGTTGGTGAGACCACTCCCGACTTCCACTTTAGCCGAGAGAATCCCAGCTGGACGATCGAGACGGAGATGACCAACAAGGGCTCGATTAAGATTTCGGGCTGGACGCTTCGTGGCAAACTGTATGAGTGTCCCCGTGCATTCGCGCCCCTGGACACTTGCACGAAGGTTGGCGAAACTGCCAAGCGGGTCGGTGGCATCGTGCTTCCAGGTGAGACGCATGGCTTTCAGACCGTAATGGACTTCTGGGACAACGATGATACTGTTGGTCAGGTTCGTGCAATTTGGTCCGTCGAGGATGTGACCACTGACAACGACACGCAGGCTGATAAAAGTCAGCGTTTGATGGAAGAGCAGCTTGCACGTCTCAACAGTTACAAGTAAGGATGTGGGATGATTAGACTCATCCAGCTGCTGATCTGGGGCCACATTCACAAGTGGTCCATTATCGATGATTACAATTTGAATGGTGGTCCCGGAATGGTGGGCCACCGTTACCACCTACAGTGCGAAAAGTGTGGTGACATAAAGAAGCGAGACCTCATTTAACTGGTTGACACTGGATGCACTGGTGCTAACTCTGGTTTAACGGAAACAAAGGAGAACATCATGCACCTAGTGGATGCAACGGGTTACGTGGGCGGCGAACGCTTCGAGCGAGTCGAAGAAGGCATCACAAGCTGGTTCTGGGATACCGAGGACACGCTTCTCGTGATCAACAAGAGCATTGCAAACGGCGTCGTCGATGCAGTCGAGAAGACGCTCCGAAGCTGCTTTCCGCATGAGCTGGAATGGTCACGCTACAATTTGGGCGTTCTGGACCCCAGCATCGAGGCAATCCGTGAGGCTGCACTCAAGTGCGATGTGATCGTGATCGACGAAGCTGAGCGGCTGGACCGACTTCCCCAGCTGGGCGCAGAGCTCGTTGCCCTGGAGGCTACCACGCGCTTTATCTACGTGGTCAGCGTGAAGATGACCCCAGAGCAGCTGGAGATCGAAAACGCCAAAGAGGACGCCCTGGAAGCAATCGGGGATTCGCAGGTCCATGTGATCGCTTCGGGCATCATTCCCCTGGAGTCCATCGAGGTTCCCCAGTCCCTGAAGGATCGCTTTATCCACGTGGAACTGGTGATGCCCCAGGGCAAGACCATGCGCGAGATCATCCAGGATCACAGTCCTCGATAAAACTGGTTGACGTTGGCCTGATTCCTGCTAGTTCTGGTTTATCGGAACAAACAGGAGTCAGGCAATGAGCGACTACGTGATCATCGATCTCAACAGCAAGGAAGTCTACAACAAGCGGACGGGCCTGTTTCAGTCCACGCTTACCAAGGACTGCCTCTACAAGGGTGTTCGCGGTCGCGCTGGTCTGGTCCCCTCCAAGCACTGCAACGCCCGCCACCTGCAGATCTGGTCCAACGACCATGATGAAGTGCGGAACCCCGAGATTCACATCATGCGTAAGGTCCGTGAGGACAGCGCCTTTGATAGCGCCGCTGGTCGCCCCCACGTCGTGATCGACGCTGGGGTACTCTGATATATTGCGGCATTGACAGGTTTCCGTTATGCTCTGATTAACTAAGTATTATATCAGAAACAGCAGGAAAAGTCTGCCGCATGTCAAACCTCAGGATCAAACAGATCAGTAATTCGGGCGCGCCCGGTGGGTCTGTGATTGCGTTTGACGGAAGTGCCAACGTCTGGCAAAAGATCAACCACACGCAGGGCTTTTCATCCGGTGACCTGGATGAAGAGGGGTTCCTCTTGGTTGACCATGAGATCGGACGAAAGTACGTCAACGTCGCGATTTACGATGCCGACGATGAAATGGTCATCCCCGACAGTGTCAAGGCAATAAATGAAAGTCAGGTCCGGATTGGCCTCAGATCTTTTTCACAAGGTCTGCTCGAATGGATCGTTGTGGTCTCTTAACATAATGTATTGAAGACGCCCAAACAGGGTAAATATCCGACTGCCATACTGGCATCGATCGGAGGTCTTCAATGCGTTTTGGTACTTTTGCTCAAGAGGGCAACATTGTTACAAGGTCTGGCGCGGCAAGCGGTCAGGCTGGTAAGGCACTGGCTGTCATTGTTGGTGACGGCAATTCCACTGGCAACTCGGCCGGTGGTGCATTGGCTCTAAAGGCCGGTGCTGGCTTTGGTACAGCGGCTGCTGGTTCGATCTCGCTTCAGCCGGGTTCGGGCGCAACGGCCGGTACCACAGGTGCCGTTCAGATCCTTCCAACCAAGAATGCAGCAGGCGGCACCACGTCGCTTCAGTTCCAAGCCATCAACGGTACGAACTTTGTTGCGTTCAAGGCTGCGGACACCATTGCAGCCAACATCACTTGGACCCTTCCAGCAACCGACGGTGCAGCCAATCAGGTTCTTCAGACCAATGGTTCGGGTGTGCTCAGCTGGAACAGCCCAAGCGTTCCCAACGTGTTCGTCAACATTGCTGGTAACACTGGCTCTGCAGTCGCGGACGCCGCTGCTGACACCCTAACGTTCACGGGTACGCTGGGTATCACAACGGTCGCCAGCGACGCATCCAACAACGATGTGTTGACCATTAGTCTCACGAAGACTGGATTGTCCGTCAAGGCAACTCCTGTGGCCGCTGACAGCTTTCTAATGTTCAACAGTGCGGCAAGTGATACGCCAGTATATGCAACGGCGTCCACGGTCGCAACTGCAATTGGTGCATTGACTGCGGCTCGTATCGTACGTGGTACCTTTGCCAACGCAGGTCTGACCAGTGGTTCGATCGCACTGGCCCACAACCTAGCGGTCGCTGGTGTGCTGGTTCAGGTCTATGACGAAAACAACCAGTTGGTTCAGCCCGACAACATCACTCTAACTTCCAACAACGTTACGACCATTGATCTCTCCAGCTTTGGTACCATTGCTGGTACTTGGTCTTACGTTATCTTTGGTTAATAGAACTGGGGTGGAGGGAGACTTCCACCCCATTTGAAAGGAGGGCAACTTGAGAGCAGGTAAGGAAAACGGACTTGTGATTCCAGCGGCCAGTGGCGCAGCGGGTCAGGTCCTAACTAGCAGTGGATCGGCCAACGTCGCATGGGCAACCCCAATGGGTGTTGGCGGTGACAGCGGCGACATTCAATTCAACAACAATGGCACACTGGGCGGCGCGCTTTATGCTAACATTGAAAATGGCTATTTGAAGCTTTCCTCCAGTTTGCCAACGAGCAGCGGCTCCGGTGGATTGGCAATGGGGGCCAAGGACATGGCTGGTCGTGTGATGCCTGCATGGGTTGGTCCCATGGGTCTTGACAGCACGGCGCAAGCAAACCTTGGATTCAATCGTATCGCCCAGATCGTTCCAGTCATTGGCTCAAACGCTCCTACGTTGATTGGCCAGACCATTACTGCAACTGGTACGGCTACTGCTCGAACGCTGGCCGCTACCAATTATTTTACCTCATTGCCACGTGTGGGCTATGTGGGTACGGCCTCTTTGACCGGCTCGATCTCTGGCTTTCGTACCAACCAGCAGTGGTGGCGCGGTGGTAGCGTTCCCAATGCAGGCGGTTTCTTTTACACCTGCACGTTCGCGATCACCAATGCGGCTGCTCAGGCAAGTGGACGAGCCTTTGTGGGCCTCTATTCAAGCACTGCGGCAATTGGTACGGGTGGTGTGGAGCCAACGACACTCACCAACGCTATTGGTGTCGCACGATCAACAGCATCCAACAATCTAATGATCTATGGCGCAAATGGTACCGCAAACTCCACACTGATCGATCTTGGAAGCAACTATCCAGCAGGAACGGTCTCCACTGACTTCTATCGCCTTGTATTGTTTGCCCCTCCAGGTGGCACCTTTATTGGTTGGAAGATAACACGTTTGAATGCCATTGATTCGGCAACCAACCAGCCATACACAACTGGTGGAATAGTTACCAACAGTGCCCAGATGCCAGCTACCACTGCCTTCTTGGCAGCATATGGTTGGTCTTCAACTGGTTCGTTGAACGGAACGTCTGGTATTGATCTAATCGGCCTCTACGTGGAAACCGACAACTAAGGATTGACATGCGCCCAGGCTTCAGTTAGTCTGGGCGTATGAGTTGGGCCACACATTTGATTCAAGAGCTCCTTGAGGGCAAAACCATTCAATGCAGACCTCGCGGCAACAGCATGACGGGCAAGATCTCCAGCGGTCAACTCTGCACAATCACTCCCTTAGATCGAGACCCCCAGAAGGGTGACATCGTGCTCTGCAAGGTGCGCGGAAGTCAGTACCTTCATATCGTGACCGCTGTTCGTCCAGATCAGTTTCAGATCAGCAACAACCACGGTCACATCAATGGGTGGACTCCCAGGAAGAATGTCTTCGGACTACTGACGAAGGTTGAGTAATGCACCCCACGCCCATGCAGGTTTTCTGCAATGTTGAATTCTTCACCCAAGCACTAACTGATGCAGGGGTGGAGGCAGCTCATGCCAAGCTGGTATCACTGACTCGTCATATTGGTGATCTGAGGGCCCTACAGGGTTGGCTGGACTTGTTTCAGCGTGAACTGCGGGGAACCCAGCAATCACCACATCGCTGGCCATCCAAGCGAAACACGCCCACGAAGGAAAACACCCAGATGCTCAAGCGCGCTGGGCCGCAGAAAAAGACTGTTCTTCACTATCGCCAAAAGTGCAATGAACTGGAAACAAAGATCTTGAGGAAGATCGCCCAGTGGCCCTCGCTGGAGTATGATCCCGAGGAGCTCAGCAGCACGTTTGACAAGCATAAGGTCAAAAAGCGGATGAAGAAGCGAGCCAGCAGGCTGCGGTTTACATTCCAACTATAAAGTGGTTGACGCGATATATTCTGGTGCTAACTCTGGTGCATAGACAGCTAGAGGAGACACCAAGTATGTCGCAGATCGAACAAGACGCAGAGAAGTTTGCCAAGATTCTCGTGGCACTGGCTCCCATTCTCCTTCACGTCCCCAATGAAGTCTCCTACGATGGACAGCAGGGCTACGCGCTCAAGCTGGGCGGCTTCTACAAGGACGGGCAGATCGTCATTCGTAGCGTTCTCGGCGGTGGCACAATGGGGCAGGGCCTCTACACGATCACCGGTCGATACGAGCAGCTTTCGGAAATCTATCCCGGTGAGGATCTCCTGGACGAGGTCATCAAGCTCAACGCTGATCGCTTCCGCTACTGGAGCGAAGTCAAGCCCGAGTTCAAGGACATTGACCCCTCGTGGCTTCCCATTCTGCTGGAGCGCGGTCTGGTCGAGCCGGTCGTGACGACCACTTACAAGATCCGCTAAACTGGTTGACTGGCGCCCACGTGGCGCTAGTCTGCTGAATGATAGAAAGGACCAATATGTTTGAGCAAGCCAAGAGCTGGCCGTTTCAAGAGGCACGGAAGCTGATTGATCACATTGCCCGCAAGGGAAAGGTGGCCGGCGACACTGTGACTTTTCAGACCGGCTATGGTCCCTCGGGCGCTCCGCATATTGGAACGTTCGCAGAGGTCGTCCGCACCCTGTGGGTCATGAAGGCATTTGACGCACTCACGGACAACGCCTACAACACTCGACTGATCATGTTCAGCGATGACTATGATGCGATGCGGAAGGTTCCCGATGGTCTGCCGGAATGGATGAACGATCATCTGGGTAAGCCGCTGAGCACCATCCCCAGCCCCTATCAGGAAAACGCTGGCGCCACGCAGATGATGGTCGATCAGGTCAGCTTTGCGGAGGCCAACAACGATCGTCTGATCGCTTTCGTGGACAACATCCTGAAGACCTATGATGGCTCGGTGGTTGGTGCCAGTTCCGATCGCAGCCGGGTTTCCTTTGTGAGCTCGTCGCGCTATTACAGGAGCGGCAGGTTCAACGCCATGCTGACTCACGTGGCGGAAAACTTCAATGCCATTCAAGACGTGATGCTTCCCACGCTGGGTGAAGAGCGCCGTGCAACCTACAGTCCATTCCTTCCTCTTCGTGAGGGCCGGCTGACTCAGGATTACTGCTACCCAGTGACTCCCGAGAATCAGCCAACGTGCCTGGTTGTCCACAACAATGGAAAGGACTTTGACACCGGGATTGTCCAGATGGGCAACGGTGGCAGCAAGCTTCAGTGGAAGGTGGACTGGGCAATGCGCTGGCTCTACTTTGACGTTGACTATGAGATGAGTGGAAAGGACTTGATCGACAGCGTAAAGGCGTCGAGCAAGATCTGTCGTATCCTCGGCGGCACTCCCCCGCTGAACATGACCTACGAACTCTTCCTCGACAAGGGTGGTGCCAAGATCAGCAAGAGCAAGGGCAACGGCTTCACAATCGAGGAGTGGTTGACTTATGGAACCACGGGCTCGCTTCAGTTGTTCATGTTCCAGAACCCCAAGGCTGCCAAGCCCCTTCACGCGGAACTCGTCCCCAAGTTCGAGGATGAGTACATCAAGCTGCGCCAGAAGGAACTGGGCTTCAACGATGGTCCCTGGTTCTTCAAGGCCGATGGATACACCAGCGAGGTTCCGGACATTCCCTTCACGCTTCTCTTGAATCTGGCGATCGTCGCACAGAGCACCAACGCGGAAGAGATTGTCCGTTACTTGGATGCCCAGAGGCCGCTCAGCAATGCTGACAAGGCATGGGTGCATCTGATGGCCCATCGTGTGACTGCATACGCAACCGCTCAGGGGCTTTACAGCCAGCATCTGAGGACTCCAACGTACCAGGAGCAAGCGGCGTTCATGGATCTGGCGGATCGTCTGGTCCTCATGGAGCCGGGCTTGGACGCTGAAGCATATCAGTTCCAAGTCTACGAGGTGGGTAAGGCACACGGCTTTGATCCTCTTCGAAGCTGGTTCCAAGCCCTCTATGAGTGCTTTTTGGGTTCCAGCGATGGTCCCCGGTTTGGTGCGTTCACGGCCGCCTATGGTCTGATGAACACTGTCAAGCTGCTCCGTCGTTATGAAGTTGACGCACAGGCAACTGATGTTACGATAGAGCGATGAAAGTAAGGCAGGATCTCTATCTCGCGTGGGCTTGGAATGAGGCCCACAAGGAATTTGGGCTGAAACCGGATTGGCGGGAGTATCTCGCCATCCGTGCGGCCTACCAGGGATCACCTGCTGGACGACACTACCATACGTGGCAGCACATTCTGGAGACCATCCAGTTTGTGTTCCGCCACTATGGCTACCAGCCACTCGTCATCTTCGCACTCTTTTACCACGATGTGGTCTATGAGGTTGGTCGAAAGGACAACGAAGAAGCAAGCGCGGCACGGTGGGTTGAATATGCCCGACGACGGGACATTCATCGTCACGCGCTGCTGAAGCAGAACACTGTCACGGATCTGATCATGACCACCAAGTACCACAAGGTGGCTCCCAGACAGGCGCTGATCTTTTCAATCATCAACGATGCCGACATGAGCATCTTTCTCGCTCCCACTTGCAAGTACCTGGAGTACGCTCGCGATGTCTGGCGAGAGTTTCAAAGCTATGGCCGCGAGGGTTACCTGAAGGGGCGGCTTGACTTCCTGGAAAAGCTGGACCCCGAGACAATGTTCAGCACCCATCAGGCCAAAGCGTTGAGCGAGGTGGTCCGCGGCAATATTGAAATGGAGCGGGAGATCCTGCTTACCAACCCCGATAGGTTGCTCAACTGATGACCGAGCTCAACAAAGCCCAGGCAGCATTCAAGGAAGTGCAACGCAAGTATCCCATGTACCAGGCGCAAGCCGACTGGACCCCTGCTATCTTTGATAGCTTGGAGAAGATCGACGAGCTAAAGGAATGGCTGGACAGTCAGGGCTACAAACGTGGCGATAAGAACGCCAGGAATGATTACCTAGCGCCCATAACGGGTCTGATCATTTTCAAGGATAGCAAGCTGGCAGTGGAGGCCAAGCTGCGTTTTGGCTAAGGACGTCTGGTCCCGACCGTTAACCCAACAGGACAGCAATGAAGCTACCCAGTGGGTTCACGATCAGGGAGGAGAACACCATGTTTACGTTGACATGGACGCTGACTTGAACACCGTTTGGGCTAGGAATCTAAAGCCCAAAGATGCCGTGTGGTTCAAGCTGCGATACAGTTAGGGCTTGATGACCACTGATGGTGGAACCAAGTTGGTGTTGGAACGACCACGACGACTGTAACCAACAACGGGCTCCGCGACTGCTAGAAGTGTTCCACTCTTCTTGTCATAGGCAAAGGCGCTGAACTTTGCAATGCCTTCGTCCAGCTTTCGCGCAAGCTGACTGGAGTTGAACGTTGGCACAATGCCACCGGTCATGTTTCCAAGATTGATACCCGGAACCGTGATGGTCTTTCCCTTGCTGTTGATGGAAAGCGCACCAGCACGAACCTCAATGATTGTGTCAGCGTTATCCCGATTGTCAACGATCGCATGGCCATTCATCATCAGCTTCTGACGGATAGCAGACACTGCATACTTGGCATCCACTCCTTCAAAGTTGGTTGTATCTAGGTAGCAGACGCGTGTCAGTGGGATAGCCAGCTTCAACTGACCAACGGCATTCTCGGAAGCCTCACTGATCAGCATCTGCTCCGTGGCAGTACGGCTGGGATAGGATTCACGGACGGTTGTGCAACCGGCCAAAAGTGCAAAAGCTGCGATTAGGCAATGCTTCATAAGACCGATCTCCTCAAGTGCGTGTTCATTATTTAAGAGCGGTTTTCACTCTCGAAAAAGCACGGTTAAGCCGCTTGACAAAAGAATGTCTGGTGTTAGACAGACATGATGACCGAAGAAACAACCACCGATGTGATGCAGCACCCCATAGTCGTGAAGGCTATGGCGTTCATGATCAACGCTCACCGCAACCACGCGCTGAAGCCTGATCCTGAGCTGGGTGGCCAGCGGCGCAAGTACAGCAAGGCCCATTACGAGGTTCACCCCATCCAGGTGGCCAAGATGATCGCAAAGTCCCGTGATAATGATCCGGTGACGGTTGCGGTTGCTCTGCTGCACGATGTGGTTGAGGACACGACCACAACCGGCCAGCACATCGGCGAGGCGTTCAAGGAGTTTGGCAGCGAGGTTTGCGCCTCGATCATCGCCGGGGTCTATGAGTGCAGCGATGTTTCCAAGTTGGAAGATGGCAACCGGGCATTCCGGCGCAATCTCGACAAGGAGCATGCCTGGCTTGCAACGGCGGAGCGGAAGTCGGTCAAGCTCGCTGATATCAAGAGCAACTTGCCCAGCATCGTGGCTCACGATCCGGGCTTTGCTCGGAAGTGGGTGCAGGAAAAGGCAGACGTGTTGCCCGGATTGACCGAGGGTGATCCCCAGTTGTTCCAGGATGTCAAGGCGATGATCGAGAAGTTCTTCGCCCGACAGCCGGTCAAGGATCCCGCGTGGGAGCTCGTATGATCGAACCTGGACAGGGCAAGACCTGCTTTGGTTGCAGGTGGAATGGTGGAAGCTGGCCGGCCGGGCAGAACCGGAAATGTGTCAGCCCACACCTTCGACCTCGTCATACACTGGTTGAGGGTCCGGGAGTGATCGCGCCTGCGCGCTGCGATACCCAGCGGTCCTGGCTGTGGCGCAAACTGGGTTTCAACACTTGTGGGCCGGAAGCCCGCTATTGGGAACGTGGCATCGGCCACCGAGATTAAGGAGAGATCGAATGATTAGCCTGAGCTATCCCCTGACGGGCGATGAAGAGCCCAATGAGGAACTGGAAGATGAACTCGATCGCCTGATGGGCGACAGCGACTACGGCCGCTGCGGCGATGGTGGAGTCTCGGGAGAGGTTCGCGAAGTCGAGTACGAGGGCGATACCGGTCAGGACGACCGAGACTTCAAGGACCTCGCGTTCCTCCACCAGCAGATCCTGGATCTGGATCCCCGCATCAAGTGGGAAATCTACGCCGACGAGGAAGACGATTGATGGTGATCGAGGATCTTTACCGCAAGTTCAACGAACTGATGAACAAGCGTAACTATCCTCGGGTTGCCTACGTTGACCGAGTTCCGCCCCAGCGAGTCCTGGACAGCTGGTGTGAGGACATGAACATGTACAAGCCATTCAAAGACGAGCAGTGGACGCTGGTTGGTGAGGATCCCAAACTCTGCCGTCAGCTTTGTGTAATGGCCATGTGTATCAAGATCGCAAAAGAGCAGGGCATGGCCGCCGCAACCCTCTATAAGCTTCAGCAAGGATAAGAGATGGCTGGTTGGTATCTTCTGATTGCCCTCTTGGCCTTTATGTTCCTGATGGGCGTTCGTCCCAATTTTGGGCGACTGCTGGGAACCCAGAGAAAATGGTACACCCATCCCGATTACGTGATGGTCCATGGCGCGCAATACAATGGGCTGATAACCTATTACGTGTTCTTCGTGCCCGTGTGGAAACGTGGCTTCCATCATTCAACCGGATGGTATGATTAAACTGGTTGACGCACAGGATCCTGGTGCTAACTCTGGTGTATAGGCAAACACGGAGTAGAAAATGTTCTCGATGATCCTGATGGCAGCAGCGGCAACGTTGACCCCTGGTGCAGTGGCCCGCCACAACGCTGGTGCAGCCCAGATGGACAAGCTGATCGACCAGATCGAGACGCTCTACGAGGACGCAGATGCAACCGGGAATACGGCGCGCAGCCGAGTGGTCGAGAAGAAGACCCGGAAACCGCTGAAGATGAGCTTTGGTCCTCAGGGCCCCAACGTCCTCTAAAAGGAGAACCGATCGTGAACGCACGGCCCGAAGTCGATAAACTGGAACGACTTTCCAATGAGCTAAAGGCTCTCCGTCGTGAAGGTTACGACACCACCAATGATTCCCGCTACACCGAGATCCGTCGAGCCGGCGGATTGCTGGAGCAAAAGAGTCGTGAGGTGGATCGTGCCAAAGCTCGCGTTCGCCAGCTGGTTTCTCAGGAATTCGGTGTTGATCTCCTCAAGCTCTACAGCTTGGTGCACTGATGCTGGATCTTTCGCCTGAGGGCATCGCCGCCGCAGAGCAGGCGCAGATCGATCGACTGGACCCCACGCTCAAGGGCACAACGGTGGAGCAGCTTGCCCGGGCCATCGTGGGGGCCTTCGACATGACCGACTACTGTGACGCCGGGGGCAAGGAGCCGCGTCGTACCGCACGCCGTAGGGCTGTGATCGAAACGCGAGCCAAGCTGGTCGAGGACTTGCAAGATCCAAGGTATCCGCGTATCATGATCGAAGCAATCTTCCACGAAGCAACGCGGAAGATGGTTGAGGCCAGCGCGGCCCTAAAGGAAAGACGAGAAAATGGCCAAGCTCTTGCAATTCCCCACTCCCAAAGGGTACCACGTCGTAAGTCTTGACCTCTTCCTAGAGCCTGATGGTTCGGTGCTGGCAAGGGTATCGGACATGAGCCCCGCGGTGATCGAAAAGATGGGTGGAGAGGTCGCGGACAAGATGCTGAAGATCGCCACGTGGACTCAGCAAGGAGCCGAGAATCTCGCCGAACAAGCAACCGCGTTGCGTATGCCCGACGAGACTCCCGGCCCAATTTAACACTAGATTGTGGGCTTAGGGTTCCAAGCCAACAACGGTCCAGCTGAACTGGTTATTGTTACGGTCAAGACCAAACCAGACAACCTTGCCATCAATGAACTCAGGATAGGTCTGATGGAAGTTCGCGTAAGTTGTTGGCGTTCCATTTAGACTGAAGCCTGTGTTGCCGTTCTGAGAACTGGCAGCACTCTGTTCATTCATGTTCTGATCCACTCGGCGGATAACCTTGAACCGGTGAGGAAAGTTCACTGGGTTGCTCAGGGAGTTGCGAGTCATCTTCAACACATAGTCGGTTGTCAGCGGCAACAAGTAGTGACCCGCAGTATCAATGGCGGTCACGTTGGTAAAGCCGCTGGAACCTAGGCTGATAAAACTGCCAGCCGTGTAATCAATTGAGACCCACGCGATGCTGTAATTGCTGGTCAAGTATGCCATGCGGTCACCAGGTAGTGGTACCATATCTCCTAGACCAATGTTGGCAGTTGCCACAGGTAGCTTGTTCCATGGTACTTGAATGGCACCAGTTTGGTTGTTGATTACCACACCAGTTGCACCGCGAAGTTCGCCCACACCACTACTAAAGTAACGGTGCTGAATTAGTGTTAGATCACGTCCAGGAATGGGCCTAGCGGTGATCTCGCAGTTGTTGATCAAGTTGGAAAACAAGATGGTTGGCGCAACGTCCCACGCCATTGTCTTGGTTGTGGTGTTGTAGGTTCCCTTGACACCCTGTGTTGTGCTGCTCGAAGAACCATTGGTACCTTGTGCAACATACATCACGAGGTTGTCCTTGAGTTCAACAATCTTAAAATTGGTTTGAGCAAACGTTGCCAGCGTGACAGCCGTGGTAGTGGTTCCAAAGCCAAACTGACCCATGTCAACGCGAGTGAATACTCCCTGAGGATCAACCTCAAAGACGTACCAGCTCATGTTGCCAGTGTAGACGCCAGTCATCATCATAAACGTGGTCTGATTGATTCGAGCGCAGGTCATGTAATTGCTCTGCGTCAAAGGCATCAGTAGCTGCTGATTGGTCAGCGTGGCAGTACCCTGACTGGTGATGCCACCCGAGACGTCGATGACACTGGCCGCGAGCCAGTTGGGAGAGGTCTGATAGTAAAGCCAGACCATACGCGATGTGGACAGGCGAACCATTCCATGACCGGTCTTGTCGGTGTTGAATGAACCACCCTGAAAGGGCATTGCACCAATTGAGCGAACTGTAGTTGCCATCTTTTATCCTCCTTGATAGGTCATCCAATCGTTTGGAGCCGGCGTTGGCTGATCATAGGCATAATCAGCACTGGCTGGTCGCGATGTGGATGGTGGAGCAACCGAGGTCGCTGTTGTTTCATCCCACCAGGTATTGTCCACTGGTGTTGTTTGGTCTTGGGCATATTGAGCGCTTGTGGGCGCCGCGATATTGGCGGATGCTGTTGTGCCAGTTGTCTCATCCCACCAGTTATTGTTCTCTGGTGTGGCCTGACTTTGTGCATACTGGGCATTGGTTGGTCGAGCAGAGCTGGCTCCAACGATTGTTCCCGTTGTTTCATCCCACCAGTTGTTATCAGTGGGTGTGGTCTGGCTTTGAGCATAGCGGGCACTCGTTGGCGCTGGAACGCTTGGTGCGCTGCGGACAACCGCTGAAGTCTCATCCCACCAAGCATTATCGGCCGGCGGAGTGCTCTCATAGTTGTAATTACCAGCGACAAGTCTCTGGATATCGGTTGCCTGCTGGGTAGCACCGGTGATGCCCCACTGATTGATGTCTGCGGGTTGATCGGTTGCCACGTAGTTTCCAGTAGCGGGACGAACTCCCGCACCATTAACCACTCGACCGGTGTTGTTCCACGCCATGATGTCTGCGGGTTGATCAGTTGCCGCATAGTTGCCGGTAGCGGGTCGGGATGCTGGAGTACTCTTGACAAAGAGGTTTGTTGCCATCCACCATTCCTGGGGACGAACAGGCTTCTTCATCGATCTGATCTTTAGGAGTGGGGGTTTCCACCCACTCCTAACACTTATCCTAACGCTCATATCTTACGATGCATTCTTCAAAATGTTCCAGGCCAGTTTGCCTGAAGCATCAAGTCCCCACCAAAACACATCGCCATTTGGCAACATGCGGGGGCGACTGTCATTGTACCAAGTCTGGATCCAGGGAGCCGTTACTTCAAAGCCAGTTGCACTGATGGCGCTTCCTGGACTCTGACTTGCCATGTTGGCATCATCGCGACGGGTGATCTTGATCTTGATGTTGCCGCTGGTTGCGCTGGCAAAGTGGGTACGATCCCACAGCATCACATAGTTGGGGTCCATTGGAAACGCCAACTGTGGATTGGGGGATTGCGTTGAAGTAAAGCTACCAAAGCCATCATTGGTTGCGGTTCCCACGGTGCTAGTTGTACCACCACTCAATCCATAGTAATAGTTCCAAGTCCAGGACGTGCGAGCCATACGAGTGTCGGACATCATAGCCATGTCCTGTGCTTGAGTGACAAGTGAGTTACCCAGCGAGTTCTCAAAACGTGGATAGTTGGCTGCAATCGTACCATCGGCATTGACTACCAGGATCTGGAACTGCATCGCGGTGCCATTCCATGCAGCCAAGGTGTTAGCAGTCTTAAACGTGATAGCCTTCTTGGTGCTGTTGGGGATCGAGCGCCAGTAAACTTCCGCGGAGTTGGCAGAGCCAGCATTATTGAATGAGCCTAGGGCAACCAGATTACTATTATTGAATGTCACCACCTTGGTTGTGGTATTGTAGGTACATACGCCTGAGACACTGACCACTGAGGTATTGTTGAACCCAGCAAAGAGAAACTGATTGTCTGCAAGTGGAACCAATGTCGCGACATTGGTGTACTTGGCATTGGTACCAGTCTGTGCGGAATTTAGGTAGCCAGTGGAGTTGGAGATCTGAGTCTGCACAACATCGTAGGCGTCTAGATTGGTTGCAGTCCTGGTGAACACGTTATCGGCGTTGATCTCAAAAACTTCATAGGACCAGTTATTGCTCTGAAGACTTTGAAGATCCATGATCATAAAGGCGTTGTCGTTTAGACGTACCATCTGAAGGCTCAGGCCCCTGTAGGTCTTCTGATCCTGCATACGCGAGACAGTGACCGTTGGTGTGCCGCCATTGGCCCAACCTTCTGGAGTGTCAACAACCACAAAGTAACGCCAATCAGGAGCACTCTGACAGTAAGTCCAGATCATGCGAGTTGGGGTTAGCTGGACGGCTGCCGAATAGGGCTGCGCGGTCCTAAGTGTTCCACCATTGTAGGGAATGGCAGGAATGCTTCGTGTAATTACCTCAGCCATATTTTGCTCCTATTGCTTTTCATATTTATTCAATGTTCGCTATTATAGCGGACGGAACTCCACCGAGGAAATGTAGACACCTGCAATGCCTCGATTGGCTGAACCGTCTGTTCTATAGCTGACGTTCATCGTGGCACTGGTTGCCGAGGGTGAAATTGGTACCGTTCTTTCCACAAACACCAAGTCGTCACTGTTGTAACCACTTTGACTTCCTTGAATGGTAAAACCTGCCATACTAATTGAATAAAAGTCATAGCTGGGTTCAGACTGGGCTAGGTACCTGACAACCGCAACGGTCATGCCTGCGGGGAATGTGAACGTGAAATCAGTTGAAAACGCGGCTCCATCGAAATGCGCGGGTGTGGCTAGAACACCAGAGGTACCTATTGAAGAATCAGGGTAGCTCAGCAATCGGAAGCCTGTGCCAGCTACTGAAATCTTAGCTGGGAGTTTGGTAGTGTCGTTGAAGAGAAAACGTGCGTTCAATACACGAGTGGGTTGCGGCAGTGGATCGGTTGCCGGCGGATTAACTGGTGCATCAGCAATCGGCTGAAGCATATTCAGACGATAGGTTCCCGCGGACAATCCTGCCCACAATAGGTTATTCTTGCTGGTGACAATTGGTGACCGCTTATCAAAAGGAAGCGTGAACTTTGTCGCTGATGTAGAAGAGGGAACCACCTTACCCCACCAATTATTGGCCGACCAGGTACTGATCGTGTGAAAGTTCTTGTCCTCGCGCCGAACTGCCTTCATGAACATTGAAGTATCTAGTGTTTGAAAGTATTCGCGTCGTAGTTGCAAGTGGTGGTCATTGCTGAGTGGCAGAATGATTGGGCGGAATAGATAATTGTCATCGTTGGATCCATTGTAGTTTTGAGAAACTGACCAGCTTTCAACGGTTCCATTTTTATCATGGTAGGTTTGTCGACCCCATTTGCTTACAACCATTCGGTTGGGGCCCAGGAACATTGGTTCACCATCAACGGTAAGTCGTGTCCGGAGACCTCCTCCGATGCTGTTTACCAGCCAGATGCGAGTTGCATAGGAGAAATAGTTTGCCGCAACCGTTCTGTTGACAATCATCACATCCGTGGTACCTGGAATCTGTTGCCATGAGATATCACTCAACAGATCAGCCTCCGAGTCCGTGAATGTTCGAATTGGACCCAGTGAAGCAGCTACCGCTGGGGGACCAACCACTGCAGGTGTGAACTTAAAAACTGAATAGGAGGTTTGGTTGTTGGTGTTATACCAAGTCTGAATGAAGGTAGTGTCTGACAGTGGAATCAATACATGACTGGCATTGGTAACGTTGTTTTTAACATTGGTGTTGAGAGCCGTTGTGGTATTCAACACGCGGGTGATGGTGGTCCCCGAAATCTCAAAGATTTCCAGCTTGACCGTTCCCGTGCTGCGCGGCTCACTTACCACAAAGCGGGTGTCACTCAGCCGGGCAACGCTGACACCATTTCCCTGAAATGCTTCTCGATCCAGATAACCAACCGTGCGAGTAATGGTTGGACTGGCAATGTTGGTGTCAAGGCCGTCGGGCATATCAACGACCAGAAAGGTTCTGGTGTAAAGGTCAGGTGAGACCCCGGTGATGTTGTAGAGGATCACCATTCTGTTGTCCGTTAGGCGAACATGGTTGGTAGATGAATAGTTTCCATTGAATGTTCCCTGGGCAACATTCAGTGCAATCTGACGCGAGACAATGGCCATTTGGTCCTCCGTATCTTCACCCTATTTAGTCACATTCTTTTGGTCTCCTTGCAACAAACCTGGTTGACGGGTGTTATATAGAGTATAGAAGATGCTTAGAAGGAGATCGAAGATGAACGTTAAGCCAGAAGCAGGTGATGTATATTTCCTGGACGCAGAGCGCATTCTCGTTTATGGTCTCCAGGGCATTGCGCTCAAGCTAGGCCAGCGCAACTTGGAACGCCTCCGGACGATCTACCGGACGCACGAGTGCGTAAAGGACACCGATATGAGCGACCGACGCTTTACGGTTGCTTATGATGAGAATTGGCAGAAGTTCCGCTTCGAAGTCGTAGGTGGCGAAACTGTCCGAGTGGAAGCATGGCAGTTGGTGCCCGATGTTTTGGAGAAGATGGCAGCGTGAAAGTCGACGACCTGCGTGAACAGTTCAAGGCCGCGTTCGAGGAGTACGTGGCCTATCGTGCTACCATGATGGTTGGAAAGGCGCCCAATCGTCCCCCTGGTACCATGCGGCAATGTTACGAGCATGCCAAGGAAATGCTAGATGGCAACATGCGTCCAACAACCAAATACAACATGGTCTTGATCCGCTTGGTGCGAGCCGGCGACGTATATCTTCATGCAAAGAAGCATGGAATTCAAAGCGCCATGATGTTCAAGCTGAGCAGAGAATAGGTTGACCCCCAGCCCCGCTCCTCTTAAATAGAGTTGAAGCAGGGGAGGATCCAATGGTCATTTGCGTCTGTAACAACTTGAACACCGCAAAGATCACCAGCGCAAAAGCTGCTGGGATGAAGTCTCCTCATCAAGCGTACCAATGGCTTGGCTGTGCCGTCCGTTGCGGTTCCTGCTGCAAGGACGCTTGCAAAATCCTAAAGAATTGACATAAAGGGTCCTCTTCGCTACTAGGGCGGGATGACCGATATGAAAATGTACGCCATTGTGAGCAATGAGGCCGTCAAGGCCAGTGGGGGCAACCGCGGAAAGATGGGTGCCCAAATTGGTCACGCATTCGTCCACAGCATGATGGACTCCCTGATGCGCTTTCCCGCGGATGCTCAGGCTTATCTAGCAAGCGGCACGGTGGGCAAGGTTTGCCTAAAGGCCGACGAGGCGGATCTCCATGCCCTCTCGGTTCTCTACAAGAACAAGTGCGGTGTCTTTTTGGTAAAGGATGCAGGCCTCACGGTCTTTCCCAGGCCAATGATCACTGCGGTTGGGATTGGTCCCATTCGTGTGAGCGATCGCGATCCGGTGTTGGCAGCTTTGAAGGTGTGGATATGAAGATTCCCAAAGATGGCTTGTTTGGAACGCTGAGCCAGCGTGAGATGCGATTGGTCATGCTGGGAAGCTGTCTGAACACCCTGCTTCTTGCATTCTTGCCCCGAGGCATGACCCTGATCCTCTTGCCATTTGCCATCCTGCTCCTGGCTGTGATCACTATCAATCAGTACAATCGCGTAAAAAGCGGACAGGATCCCGAAGATCGCTCTCGCTGATGCAACTTCCTGGTTGTCTGTGTGTTCTACTATTATAACAGACAGCAAGGAGCGGCAACATGCAGAATCTCAACGCTTTCGTCAAGACCAACAAGCAGATCGCCAAGGGTGTGCAGACTCCCAATTCGGTCCTCGATGCACTGGTTGAACAGCTTAAGAATATCCGTTGACACGGTGGTGCTCTGTGTTTAGAGCTGGCATATGAGCACCACAATTGGCTTCGGCTGCGGACAGATCTACAACTTCCCAGAGATAAAGAACTTCGTGCGTCTTTATCGTGAGGAGATGATCCGTCGCAAAATGCCCAGCACATGGCCTGACAGCGAGCACATCCATCAGGCCCATCTTTCCTACAATGATGAACCCATCACGATGATCATGTTTGCGCCGCTAAAGCTGGCCCATGATGCTGACAGTGTGGGTAAGAACGTCTACGTCGCGGGTGCCTATACGCGCCCCAGCTGGCGCCGGACCGGCCTCTACAGCGATCTGGTCAACCTGATGGTTGATGAGTGGAGGCTGGAAGACTCCTATGATTGGCTACGTGGCGGCTTTCACCTCAACAACGAGGCAAGTCGGGCCATGCAGTTAAGTCAGGGTCGGGAGTTCTACGAGGTAACTCAGGACTACCAGCGGACCCGGTTGAGCCTTCGTCCACTGGGAACCGAAGAGCCAATGTCACAAGAGAAGCTTCGTCCCATATTGGAAAAGCTGGATAGATTATCTGGAATAACTGGTTGACACCCTGTCCAGTTCTGCTAACTAGGACTGGACAAGAGGGAGAAACAGCATGGCACGGACTTATAGGCAGCGCGATCCTGGACTGATCCGGGCAATCCGTCGCAATCGCCACAATGACACCACTGTGCAGGCATGGCGTCCCCTCAACAGCCGGTATGGTCGCCACGATCTCGCCATCCTTCGTGGACAGGATGGCGCCATCAAGATGGACAAGTGCCAGGACGCCAACATCGACAACGATGGCGGGTTCAAGCTCAACGGCCACGACTGGACCTACTTTAAGAACAACACCCGCGAGGTTCGCCGTAAGCGCCGTGAGGCAGGCAAAAAGGCTATCAGCCGCGCACTTGAGTGTTGAACTGCTGATCTCCACAAACTATGGTGTGCCCATAGGAGAACAGCATGATCAATTTTGCAGCCTTTGAAGCACTGATCGGATTTATCACTGGTGAGCGAAAGCGCCAAACTCAGCTTCACGAGGAATTCCTCGCATTCTTCCAGGATCTGGTCAAGATCCTCCCCGATGATCTGGCACGTGAGTTCGGCAAGGTAACCGCCCCCACGATGCACCATGGGCAAAAGCGCGATTATCTGATCGAGCTCACTGTCACTGATCTTCTGTGGTGGCGCACCATCGTGGACGAGGGTGGTCGCTTTATCGCAGGCACTGTGGCGGTTCAGCGGGATATCTGGGATCATCTGAATCGTCAGTTGCTCACAGGTTCTCTGACTGATGAGCAGCGCCTTCATCTTCTGAATCTGATGAACCAGCCCGACGACTAAGCGGTTGACGATCAGCCAGTCTGGGCATAGGAACTGGTTATGAAAGTTACTTCCCATCTAGGCCAGCATATCAGCCCAGGCTTCCATTTGTTTGAGACGGTGCGAACCGAGATCAAGCAAGTTTGGTTCTGTGGTTTCTTGGTCTCCCATGAGGAGATCGAGATTCCAGAGGAGCATGGGCTGCATATTCCCGACCCGGGTCTCGATGGTCCAGAAGAGGATGACAACTCCTGGCCGGTTCGTGGAACGTTCAAGTTCGCTGATAGAACGTGGACTGTGGTTCGAGACGATGATATCGGCTTCTGGGGGTGGAATGGGCGCGAGCCCCACACCCGTCAGACCATGCTGGCCGCCCTGGATTTCAAGCACCGCGCAGCAATGCAAGAGGGGCTACTCAAGGAGTGGTGGGACCTAGACCCAACGGGTACGGTTCCATTGCAGAAAGCAATCCAGGTCAGCATTCAGGACATGGAAGCGCAGAACAAGCCGCTGATGGCCCACCTGATGGTGGACTTGAAGTTCTTTTCCAGCGTCAGTCAAGCAAAAAAGAATGGCTGGGATAAGCCTCTTGAGCTTGGCCGACATGAACTCGGCCCCAAAAAGAAACGGGCCTTTGTGGAGATCATTCCCTAATGGCCAGCAAACCACCCGAGAACCCGGACTATCGCTATTACAGCGAGAACCCTCGCCGCCGTGCGCTGACAACGGGACAGGTTCGTTTCCGTCTCCAGCACCGGGGAAGTCGCGAACCACTCCTCATCCTCCAGATCGAGGAAAACCACGAGGAGCAGAAAAGCAATCGTGGGGGAACCTACTGGCGGCCCATCGAGGGCACTGCATGGCGCGATGCCAAGCTGGAAGACCTCTCGGTCATGGATATCACCAAGCTGAACATCATCCGCGATGGTGGCGAGATGCCGGTGTGTTTCCGTCCCTTCAAGAGCTGGTTTGGCACTGAGCGGCTGATCCTTCAGATCATGCAGGGAAGTGTAGGAAGCCCCAGCTGGGTGGACGCCAAGATGCAGGATCTGCTGTTCAAGGATGGCAAGATCCTGGGTGGCATTGGGCTGGTTGCACGATGAGCGCCAAGTGGGTACGTACCGGCAAAACTCGCCTGTGCATGGTGTCCAGGTGGTTTCGTCGACCGCTGGTTGGCCTGCAGGTTGAGTTCGTGGACGAGTCCTATTATGACAACGGCCGACGCCCAACAACTTGGGAATCAGCTGGTCTTTCGGACTTGACAGCCACCAAGGGAATAGATCCCAGGGGTCCGCAGAGCTCAATCCGCTACCGGGCTCACAAGACAGGCGTCTGGCGAAATCTCTGGCTGGTAATGCAGGTCTGCGATGACCCTGATTCCAACAAGTGGAGGGATGCGCGGGTCGAGGACTTGGGAGACTTCGCGCAAGTCTCCTGCGAAAGCTACAAGTCAGCGAAGAATTAGCCCTCTAAAAGAGGTGGCTGAAGGGCCTGACGGTACTCAGTAAGCATGGTCCACTTGGGTGGAAGCGTGTCGCCGTGACGGGCTTCCATCAGTGCCCACAGTGCTAGGAAGACTTGCAGGTTCAAGTCCACATCTCGCTCACAGTAGGGAACCATCCGGGGATCAAAGCGGTAGAAACTAAAGGGAGTGTTGAGCTTGGGAAGTCCAAGTATTTCACCCCAACTGTCCAGCTTGTGATCGCTCATCTTGGTCAGTGCTTTGCTCAAATACAGGGTGTCCAGGACTCGCTCGCGATCAAACGTTACCGTGCCCTCCATGATCTTTTCAATTACCCTGATGTCAAAGCTCTTGATATTGTGACCAACCAGCAATTTTGCGGCTTGCAAACGCATGATAGCCACTGCAATGCGTTCCGGACCCACAAAGCTCTCGCGCTCATAGGTGATCAAGTCGATCATGCAGATGCACCAGATACGCTTGGGCTTGAAGCCATCGCACTCCAGATCGAACAAGATGTATTCCCAGTTTGACATGTGTTCAGTTTACACTATAATGTCCAGAGTGTCACTTTTGGAATCACTGTGAGCAGAAACTACACCACAAAGGGTGGATGGCGCCACTTTCGTGAGCGACTCCAGGAACGCTATGAGCTACAGATTCCCTACGAGGAGTGGAAGCTTCTAGGCCATCAGATGCAAAATGGTGCCGGCTATGTTAGCAGGAACAGCTTGACCAAAAGCTGGTGGATACTTCACACAAGTGCGGGACAGATCTTTGCGCTCCACGACAGCAAGACCAAATGTTTTATCAGCGTGATGCCCCTGGAGATGCTCCGCAGTGCCATAGACGGTTCGCCACGTGCCCGAAAGTATCTGGGCTTGACAGAAGTCAATGGCAAGCATAGGAAATGGTATGCAAGACACACCGGACAAGCCTATGAAGAGCGACCCTGGGTCCCCAAAGGAGCCAGAAAGCTGGAGCCAGTATTGCTCGAGGATGTACCGGGAGGATCCTCACGGGATCAGTCCACAAAGCGTGGAAGTGGACGAGGCAACCCGTGGCTACTGGTCGGCGGGCTTACGCTGGCCGGATGGTTCCTCGGTCGAAGGTATCGTCTATTTTAACTTTGGCGCGGCTATCAAGGCTGCCCGTCGTTATGGTTTCCTGCTGCCGGAGGCCAACGTTGCCAATCACGCCCGATTGAAGGCAATCCGTGAAGCTGGCGAGCCCGAGCCCTTTGTGGAACCCAGCAAGCGAAAGAAGTCCAGTGACTGAAAGGCCAGTAGCTGAAACGCCTGGTTTTCACAGGATAGAGACAAGATCACTGGACCGTTGGGAAATTGAGGAGCTCTTTGAGTTCTTGACAGGACTGCCCAATACCAAGTGGACGCAAACGGACATTGCGATCTCCAAGGATCGAATGATGACCTCGCGGAAGGGGACCATTGTTCTCTACGAAGACCAGCGTGACGAAGCAATCTACGCCAAATTGAAATGGGGATAAGCGATGGTGATGACCGCCCGCGACAAGGAACTGGCCCTCAAGTTTATCAGGAACAGCGATCCACCCAACCCCGTTGAGTACCAGATTCCTGGTGGATGGGACGGCAGCTTCAACTGGTACAACAGCTATGATGGGATGCAGTTCCACAAGATAACGGCATCCTATGACGAACTGGTTTATCGAGAGGACGAGGGTCTCAAGTACAATGGCACCTACTTGGATCTCTCCTGGTGGATGCGTTGCCGTGTCTACTGGGCTGCCAAGCGTTACGCGGAGTTTGGTCGTGTGATTGAGCACGATATTTTCGAGGCAGCTCGTCAGGCTGCGATCGCCGAATAATTGGTTGACTGGCCGGATCCTGGCACTACGTTGAAACAAAGGAGATCGACATGAGCACTGAGTTCGATATCAAACAGTTTCTGTGGTTCAAGGACGAGGCCAAGAACTCGGACAAGATCTGGGGCTACGTGGAAGTGGCCGGCAAGATCTACAACTTCTGGGGTCGTCGCGCCGATCTCGATGGCAAGAAGAAGCTGACCTTCAAGCGGTGGCCGGGTGTCTGGGGCGCCTATGATGCGAGCTCCAAGGCCAGTGAGAAGAAGCGGAAGGGCTACAAGGAAGTCGATCTGCAGAAGACCGACGATGGCGACTATCCGGGCATCGAGGCTTGCTATGCGGGCTTCACGAAGAGCTTCAAGAACCAGCTGACGTTCGCGCGTCTGGCCGGCACGGTCTTCGGCGAGGAAGTCTAAATGGCCGAGGAGATCACTGCGGCGCGATTTCGCGCTGCGGTTGGTCGCGAGCCAGAGAATGATGACCTGTCCCGCAGTAATTGCCCAGAGCGCGGCGATGATGGTCACTGGTGTTGCGGCTGGGATTATGAGGCCAACCTTCCGGTGTTCATGACCGGTAGCCGCAAGTACAGGATGGTTCCATGAAGCGCTCCACATCAGAAACAATCAGTCAGAGCCTCAAGGTCGTGGGTACCATAGTGGTTGCCCTCATGGCTATTTGGTTACTGACAGATGATGTTCAGCCCAACTATGTCCAGGGGCGGATGATCATGGGGTTTCTAATGATCATCCTGGGCTACTTGATGGATATCAAGCACCTGTTGGAAGATCGAAACAACACGAGGTAACCCAGTGAGCGATCCAATCAACAACGCAGAGCGGCGACCAGTCCGTATCCTGACGGCCATGCCCGGCGACACCAATCCCGATGGTGACATCTTTGGTGGATGGTTGATGAGCCAGATGGATCTCGCGGCCGCAGCGGTTACCAAGCGTCGCGCTGGTGGCCGGACTGTAACGGTAGCCGTTGAGGGATTCAAATTCATGGCTCCCGTGAAGGTTGGCGACGAGGTTGTCATCTACGCGGACATCAAACAAACTGGTCGTTCCTCGATGCACTGCATGGTCTGCACCTATGCACTTGCGGGCTGCACCGGAGTGGCCACCAAGGTCTGCGAAGCCATGTACGTTTTCGTCCACATCGACGAGAACGGCAAGAGCAAGAGGCTTCCCGAGGAATGATCAACAAGACCATCTGGGTACTGGAGCATCTTCTCTTTGGAGCCTTTGTTCTCTTCGTCACCCTCTTGCCAGCAATCGTCAGTCAGATTTACAAAGCATGGGCGTTGGGTGGTCGAAGTGCCCTTCATCCCGAGGAGTACAAGAAGATTGAGAACCGTGAGTTCCTGATCTTTGTTGTTGGCTACCTGCTGCTGGTGATCATCTTTCTCTACACGGCAGCACCCAACTAAAGGCTAGACAGGCAGGCACTTTGGTGCAACTACTGGACTATGACAGTAGTGACACGCTTTGCGCCAAGTCCAACGGGCTACCTTCATATTGGAGGAGCCCGTACGGCACTCTTCAACTGGCTCTATGCTCGGCATATGGGTGGAAAGTTCCTGATCCGCATCGAGGACACCGACAAGGAACGAAACACTCCCGATGCCATCGAGGCAATCTTCACCGGGCTGGCCTGGCTGGGGCTGGATCCCGACGAGGATATCGTGCTGCAGAGCAGGAATGCCGCCCGTCACGTCGAGGTAGCCAATCAGCTGATCGACCAGGGCATGGCCTATTATGATCCCAACAACGTCAATGAAGATGGCCAGCGGGCTGTCCGAATCCGTGGCATCAAGGGCGAGCAGACCATCGAGGACTTGGTACAAGGCACGGTAACGTGGCGCCAGGATATCGATGACTTTGTGATTCTCCGAAGCGATGGCACGCCAACCTACATGCTGGCAGTGGTTGTGGATGATCACGACATGGGTGTTACTCATGTGATTCGCGGTGACGACCATCTGAACAATGCCTTCCGTCAGCTGAGCATCTACAAGGCAATGAACTGGCCCATTCCCCGGTATGGTCACATTCCCCTGATTCACGGCGAGGATGGCAAAAAGCTCAGCAAGCGAACCGGCGCGGCATCGGTTGACGAGTACCGGATGGACATGGGCATCCTGGCACCCGCAATGGTCAACTACCTGGCACGACTGGGCTGGGGACATGGCAACGATGAGCTGTTCACGATGGAGCAAGCCATTGAGTGGTTTGACATCAAGGACGTGGGCAAGGGTGCAGCTCGTCTGGACAGGAAAAAGCTGGCCAGCATCAACGGCCACTACATCAGGAACACCGAGCCGGAAATCCTTGCAAGGAACTGGGTTGGACCGCTTCTGCATGAGCAGGGCATTGACTGGGACGATGCCACACTTGTTGGGGCAATGACGGCGCTCCGTGAGCGTTCCACGGACCTCAACGCTCTCGCGAAGGGAACCCAGTTTCTCTGGGACCTGCGACCCATCTTCATCGAGGAAAAGGCTGGCGAAAAGCTAGACGGCAAGATCCTCGAGGAACTGGATGAGCTGCTGGTTGGAACACCTTGGGACAAGGAGCACCTGGAGCACCGTGTCAAGGCCTACGCAGACGTAATGGGTTTGAAGCTGGGCGTGGTCGCCGGTGTTCTTCGCGCAGCACTGACCGGCAGCACAATCAGTCCGCCGATCTTTGATGTAATGGTCCTCCTAGGAATGGAGCAGACTCTGGGTCGCATAAGGGATGCCAAGTAATGGACGTCTTTGATACAAACAAAAAGTGGATCACAGTTGGTCTTGAGGTTTCCTACAAGTATGGGGACAAGATCCGATTTGCCACCGTCACCGACATCACGATGGATGGTCGTCTCTACTGTGATGAGAACTTGCTGGAACTTCTCCCCGATGAAGTCACCATCGTGGAAGAGAATCCGGTGGAGCGCCTGGAAGCTGACATGCGCCGATACATCTATGACAAAACGCCCGACCGTCGCATCGCTTGCTTGACAGCATTCCAGGAGCGAATGGGCTTGAAGCCCTGGGCGGAACGTGAAGAAGAAAAAGCTGCTGCTCGTCGAAAGGAACTGGGTTTTGATTGAGACAACTTCGGGCTATCAGATGATCGTGGAACACTATGGTGACCGGACTACCCGGCGGTCCCTGGTTCCACTGATCAATCACATCCACGAGGGGCTGGAGATCCTAGACCGGCTAGAGGCCGACCTGACAACCAAGGAAGCCTACGCGGTCCATCCACTGTTTCAGGCCGACGATGACCTGCGGGCCAACTTCACCAAGATTGATCGCCTGGACAACATGGTCGCCGCCTATGCGATGGAATACCGCAATGTTGCCAATGACTTCCTGAGTGATCAGATTGGCATTGGTCCCAACTCCTGGGGACGTGAGGAAGTCTATCCTCTGAAGCCTCTTCGTCTATCGCCCATCCCAGCAGTCAACAACATGCTGATCGCCGACAAGGTGCAGAACCGAAAAGACTTCATCATCTACCATCAGGTGTCCCATCCGCGCAGCCGGGAACTCACGTTCTACTTTGAGCATTGGCTCAAGCGACTGGGCGTCAGTGAAGACCGCTACCATGAACTGATTGAGGGACTGTGAAAGACCTGGTCAAGAGCTTTTTGGTAACGCTGGTCATCCTAGCGTTGACGGCTTGTGTCTGTGGTCTTGCGTGGTATGCCGCGCAGCATCCCCTGTGGGCTACCAGTACGCTGATGCCCATCTTGGGCGTTTTGTTCGTGCTGGGCATCTGGGGAATGGTCCACACAACAATCAAGCTGGACAAATAATCGTGTTCTACTATCTAGACAAGGACAAGAAAGTCCAGCAAGTCAAGGGAAACTTTCTAACGCACATCATTGAGAATGGTAACAACTCCCGGATAGTTGGTCGCACGGAAGCCATTCTAGGCGTCCATGTGTCAACGGTTTTCCTGGGATCAAATGTTGGAATATACGATGAAAGTCCCAAGTATTTTGAAACCATGATCACCAGTGAGCGAACCGAAGTCTTGTACAGAGACGTTGTGGAGCGGTATGCGACTTGGGATGACGCCCTTGCAGGACATGCAAAATGGTGCAATGAAGTGGTAGCTATCGTGTTATCGGAGAACACCAATGATTGAACTGTGGAGCAAGGAACAGCTTGCGGCAAAGATGCCCTCGGAGGAACTCCGCCGCATCGGGGTATTCCTGAGCCTGCAGCCTGAGCCAATTGGCATGAATGTCACGACCGCGGACAGCGACGGGCAACCGGTTGCCTGGGAAGTGATCGAGTACAAGTGGATTCCCGCCGAATCCGTTTACGTGGTCTTAAAGCTGGTTGGCCGAGGCAGTCTCTTCCTTCAAGGCTTTGCTGATCAGGGCGGCATCGAGATCCAGCAGGTGTTCAAGCGAAAGCGTATGATCCCAGTGATCGATTACGTGGACCTCAAGACCAAGCAAGCCGATCCCGGCGAATCAACGATGTTTGGTTGACACACAGGATCCTGGCGCTACACCAGCTGGGAATCAACAGGAGATCGGCACTATGAGTGCAAGCGACGATATCAAGGATGCAATCGTCAACTATTTCGATTGCACGGACGTCAAGGGAAGCAAGGCCGCCGACTGGAAGCGCCGCGACAAGCGGACTCTCGCAAGCGGGCATGACTTCCGGGAGTTCCACAACTCCAAGCTGAATCGCACCGTATATACGCTGGGCGACGACGAAGACTGCCAGATCCTGGAAAAGGATCAGTGGATCTATGGGTTCAGCGACGCAGCAGATCTGGGCGAAGACGGCAGCTTCGTGCTTTCGTTCGAACCACTCGATCGCTTTCTCCGGACGGCTCAACTGTATGACCAGCATCAGCAGGATGGTCTGGTCGCCCTGATGGGGCTTCCAGCGAACCTCGATGAGGTATGCGAGAATCAGTTCATCGCCAGCAAGAACGACTACAATGAACTCACGATCCACATGACGCTGAAGAAGGCCGGCTTCAAGTTCTCGCGTGAGCTGACCGACTGGCTGATGGCACACAAGGCGCCAACCACGCCGGCTCCCGGTCCTGATCTCTCGATCGTTCCTGCGGTCCTCGACCCCAACTACAGCGCACCGCTTCAGCCGGCTTCGAGCAGCACTCCGGCGAGCACGATCACCCGGTTTGCCAACAAGAATCCCGGACAGGTTGCAGCCGCGCAGGCCGCGACGCATCAGGCACAGCAGGCCGCGATGATGGCGGCTATCGGTCAGATGGCTGGTTCCCTGGGTGCAACCGGTGGCGTGACTATCGGCAGCACCCATATTCCGGCCATGCAGCCGCTGGGCGGTGTCCCTCCGCTTCCGCCCTCTGGTCTCTTCAACAGCCCTGGAATGCAGGCCGCGATGCCCATCATGAGCGGTGGCTATCCAGAACTGGTCAATCTTCAGCCGGCAGCACAGGCAGCGTTCATCAGTCAGCGGATCATGGGCCTTCAGGGCTTGGATCAGGCCAACTCCACGTGGGACGATGACGCGGCGATCAACAGGCAGTTCCAGTCCGGCGTCGACGAAATCGAAATCGAGCGCAGTCACGCAATCTGGCTGCTCTATGAGATCTACGACGATGGATCGAGCAATCCCCTGATCGACTTCTTCGCCGCACAGGACGAGGATCTCAGCGATTATCTGGCAGCGGTGCTGGACATGGACGAGGATGACCAGTACGTCAGCATCCGTGATGATGATCAGGCATATCCCGCGCCCTACGATATCGTGGCTCCTGCACCGCCGCCCTACGTTGCTCCTCCGATGTCGCCGGGCTTTGGTGGCGGTCACATGGGCGGTGGCTCGCCCGGTCCAATGGTCGGCCCAGCGTCCATGAATGCAAGGGCGGGCAGCTTTGCTCCACTCCCAGCAGCACCGCCGGCCGTTGTTCCACCGGCTCCTCCGGTGGGTGCAGCCAGTGCCTACATCAACAGCGACAGTGGCGACAAGTGGGCGGAGTTCTGCGGCGAGGTCTGGAACACCTTCAGTGCCAACAAGGCCAACCTTCCCCTCGATCTCACGTGGTCGGATCGCTATCGTCCCCGCGATGCACAGATCACCGGACTGGGCTACAAGTTCGTCCGCCGGGAGTTCACGGGCATCGTGATGCAGATGGGCTATCTGGATCGTGAAGGCAACTTGCTGGAGACCATCGACCTCCCCGGTGATGTCTTGAGCGAGGTGCTCAAGGAGTGGGGCGGCGACTGGAACATCGACGACATCACGCAGATGATCCACAAGCGGAAGGGTGAGAACCCCGAGACGGGCTTCAGCTACAGCAGCGAGGGCTTGTTCGACGAGGTCAAGGCTTACCTCGATGGTGAGGGTTGGAAGGAAGCATAATGGCTGACAAAGAGTTCAAGCTATATGAGTGCACCAACACCAAGGGAGATCGCAGATTATATTTTGCGATTACTCCAGAAGCTGCCTTAGATGAATTTCACTTTGCCGGATTTATTCGGAAGGTTGGTGGTTGGCCAGGTCGGCCAGGTCTGGGTATTAGGTGGCCAGGTCAGTACAGTAGCAATGTCTACGTCCGAGAAGTAAATCGCAGATGGTGTATCAACGAATGGAAAATCGTTGATATGGCCAACCAGAAGCTAGATCATTACGTTTTCGATGCCTATCATATTATCGAAAATGGTAGGAATAAAGATGGCATTCCTCAGGTTCGCATCGGAGGCCTCGATGTAGAAGTTCCCCACACACTCGAGGAACTTCGAGCCCTTCATAAGGCTGACACAAATGAGCAGACAGCTCTGGTCGCGCGATATAAAAAATGGTGGGAGGAGGAAAAAACCAACTCCCAGCTTAAGGCACAGGAGATAGTTGACCTGAAGAGTCAACTCATGTCCGCAATACAAACGGTCTTGGAACTGGATACCCTTTCAGCTCTGATGCGCGACACGTTGGCCCCACTTACGAAGGAAGCATAATGGGCAAGAAGAAAAAGGCCGAACGACTACCGCTGAAAGCCTGGGGCAATGTCGTTGGGACCAGCGACAGCGAAGAGGGCATCAAGCCAGTTGAACTGGAGGAGGTTTGCTTTCTCGCTGACCCCAAGATGCTCCGCAAGATTGCCAAGCACTTGAAGGAATCTGCAAAGATTCTGGAAAAGTGGGACCATCACCATATGAACAACCACAAGCATGGTGTGGAAATCATCGTTCTCCGTCCCGAATACATGGAGCCCAGGGACTAATGGAACTTGCCCACTATTTTGAGAATCCACCCGACCACGTTTTCAAAGTACGTGGCTCGCGGGAGGAACTAGAGGAGTTGGAACAACGCTTCTGGAAGATCTCAATGAGCATGATAGCGGGCAATCCATTGTTAGCCATACTCAAAGATGGTGTGCAAACCTTCCAGACCAGCTACAGCTTCACGGATCCCAAGGAAGCGATGATGTTTCGTCTGGCTATCATATAAGCGGTTGATTTGTGGAACCCTGGTGCTAATGCTGGTTACAGTTAGGCAACCAGGAGACCACTATGAAGCGGATTCTACTTGCAATGGCCGCGCTCGCGCTGACGACGCCGGCCTTTGCTGAAATCCCCAATCCCCCGCCCCTTGATCCCACCAAAAGTGTGGTCGATGGAGCCAACATCCTCGATGACGCGCAGGAAGCTGCTCTCGAGGCGCAGACGCGGCAGATCTATGACGCGACTCATCACCACATCGTCGTTCTGACCACTCCCACGATGGAGGGTTACAGTGGCGTCGAGTACGGCAACAACGCCTTCCGCTACTATAAGATCGGCAACCGGACGCGAAACGATGGCGTCCTGCTTCTGGTCAGCATGAGCAATCCACGGCGGCTCCAGATCGTTCCCGGCTATGGTCTGGAAGGCGAGCTCACGGATGCTAGGTCGGTGGAGATCACAGAGGCGATGAAGCCGGTGATGAAGGCCGGCGACTACGGGGCAGCAATCAGCCAAGGCGTCGATCAAATCGGCACGACGATCACCAAGGAAGTGGTCACGCCCCAGCAGCTGGCAGCAACGGCTCCTGGTACGCAGACGGCGGTGGAAAAGGCCGAGAGCAGCGACACGTGGCTTACCATTCTGGCGATCTTCCTGGTCCTCGGTCTGGCCTGGCTGGCATTCTACTTGTTCATCCAGCGTCCCAAGCATCTAAAGGCCAAGGCGCTTCTGCTCCGCATCAACGGTCTGATCAGCGATGGCAAGACTTATGAATACAGGGACGACCTGATCAACGCACAACTCAAGTACCAGCAGGCGCTGGAACTCGATCCCAGCAATGAAACAGTCCAGTACAAGCTGGCATCCGTAGCGCGGGACATTCAGCGCAAAAAGGATGAGGCAATCGCAGCGGCCGCTCGTGCAGCCGAGGCAGCAAAGCCCAAGCCAACGGTCGTGGAGCGAGTTCGGGAAACGTTCACCAAGCCCTCGCCGTCGGTCGGCAGGACGCCAACGGCAGCGCGCAACTACAGCCCGCCACCCGCTCCTCCCAAGCGCGATACTGGGCCATCAGCGGCAGCACTGGCAGCGGCGGCCGAGGAACAGCGGCGACGCGACCGAAAGCGCCAGCAGGATCGTGATGACGAGGATCGCCGCCAGCGCCAGCGCGATGACGATGATCGCCGGTCGCGTGATGCAGCGGCTGCCGCAGCAGCAAGTTCGAGCAGTTCCAGCTGGGGTGGTAGCAGCTCGTCGTCCAGCAGCGACTACTCCAGCCCTTCACCCAGCTACGACAGCGGTGGCTCTTCGGGCGGTGGCGGTGGTGGCTCCGACTGGTAAGCAGTCAAGGAAACGTCAAGACCAAGGGGAGCAGCGAGGGTTGCTCCCCACCCATTTGAGTAACGGAAGAAGCATCTGTGGTCACTTTCAAAAGCACGATGAGCAACTGGTCCAACGACGGATCCACTTGGGTATGGTGCGAGGGCACGATGCGCGATCTGGAATCCGTAAAGGAACAAGTCCTTGGGCGCCAGTGGTCCGAAAAGGTGGAAGTGGGTCTAGCCGAGCCCAGCAGTGGTCGCCACGACTACTCGGGACCGTTTGCTGATCGTCCTCACTACATGGCATTCGTCTTTTACTGCAAACAGGACGCCACTCTCTTCAAGTTGAGTTACTGATGCGCTTTACCCGGATGCAAAAGGTGGACGAGCTCACGTGGATCCACATCGAAGGATCCGCGGAAGAGATCGCTAAAGCTGAGCAATGGGTCAAGACCAGTGCGACCATGTGGGTAATGGACTATCCAGTGGTCACCAAGGCATTCCTGCCCGATGGTTCTCCCGCTAGTGGCAACATGACTTCCTTTATCTTGTCCATGATCAAGCAAGGCAAGAAGTCCTCGGTTGTCAGCAACATGACGATCATCCACGAGAAGAAGTTCTGCTTCAAAGATCCCGGTGACGCGCTCCGGTTCAAACTGTCCATGTGAATAGTGACGCGCAGGGTTATGCCCGCGTAATGTCACTGCATGAAGATCAAGACCTATGCCGAACCTGGTAGCACCCTTGCGTTTGCATATGGCAACGAGACCGCCCACCACTGGATTATTGACGTGGACGGCGAGGAATATGTAGAGCTGATAACGAGGCTCAAAGACACCAAGTGGAACAAACCAGTAGCTTGGTATCCCAAGTTCTTTCCCAGTGATGTCTATGGGAAGACTGATCTGGAAGCCCACATCATAGCCTACGACGATCGAGACGCGACGCTTTTACGTTTGTCGCTGTAGGAGGCTCGATGGAAACTCAGTTTACAAAGAAGATCTATTACAAGAAGTATGACCACCGCCTGGTCATCAATGCAAGGACTAGTGGCTACCGGGAACCAGTAATCAAGCCAACCGCTGAAACAGTGGAGTGGCTGCTGAACAAGCGTTTTCCTGACGGCGGTTGGCGCACGGTAAGCACCTACAGCTATGTTCACAAAAGCCAGCAATGCTCAGTGTTCTTCAAGGATCCAGTGGTCTTTGAATACTTGAAGGAACAAGTTGGTGAGGACTTTATCAGTGTGCTGGAAAAGCCACTGAGTGAAGAGCACACTCAGATGCTGGAAAGCAACGACAAGCTGATCACTCGAAAGCAACTGTTCTACAGCAAGTATAGGATGTGCCTACGGGTAAGTCACACTCGACTAAGCTACTGGCAGACCAGCAGCGAGAACGTTCGTGAGATGCAGGCTTGGTGCAAGGAACAGTTTGGCGACGACCAGGAACGCTGCATGATGAGCGGCTGGTCGCGCGGTAACTTTTACTTCAAGGACCCCAAGGACGCCCTATTGTTCAAGCTGACTTGGGGTGGGCAGGATGTCAAGACCGAACGAGTTATCACTGTTGCGGAACTTGAAGCAGCGAAGGTTTCAGAGGCCTGACATACGCCTCATGATCACGGTGTCCTCGGGAAACAGCCCGAGGACGTCCGTCTCGATAACCACGTAGCGCTCTTGCAGCCTTGCATACTTGGGCAGCTTGGCACGTTCATCGGCACGATCCTTGGCCGTGTCGGCATCCTTGCGGCTTGCATAGACGCCCTTGAACTCCGTGATGCGCTCGGGTTCATTGAATGGATGACTGTAGTCTTCCAGATAGTGGCGCATGAGTACGAACACCTTCATGCGTTCAACTCCTCTTCCAACTGGTCAGCGGCTTCAGACCATGCACGACCTGCACCATCGTCACCAATGCTCCAGCTATAATCGGACTGCTCACGCCACTTGGTGATCAGAGCTTTGATCTGCTCCTCCATTAGCGGCGGCCCGTGAGATTTTTGTTTGCCAGTCGGCGGAGTTCCGCGAGATCGCCGGTTGCGGATGCGTTGCGTACCGCAACCCGGTGGGAGTTTTCCTTGATGGAAACTCGGCGGCGATTGTCGACACCAACTGCGCGGGCAGCTTCGTTCATTACGCGGATGAGACCCTCACCATCGAGCGTGGGGTCGCACATGCGATCCACCATCGACTTCATCTCTTCCATGCTAATAAGACGCGCTGCCATTTTCGATCTCCTGTTGCACCTACGCCACCAGTCCTAGCAGACTGGTGGCCGGTGTCAACCAGGATTTTAGAACTGGTATTCGGGAACCTGTCCCTTGATCTTGGCAACATCCAGAAGCTTTGCGATCACGTCGGCTGGGAGGCTCATGTCAATGATGAACTTTTCAGCAGCCGGGAGCGAATCCAGAAGCGGCTCAGTGGTCGTGGTTTCCGAAACGTTGCGAACTGCTTCAACGGTAAAGTAGACGTGCATCTCCGGACCGTTGCCCTGGTAGTCATCATACGCTTCGCTGATGCAGCTGATGACCGCAGTGTTCTTGCCCATTTCGGACATCACATCATCGAGGCCCAGCCAGCTCTGCGCGCGACCTGCAGACGCCTGGCGAGTGGAGTTATTGTAGTCGCCGAGTTTTACTGCGGCAGTTTCTCCCTTGCTCAGATAGCCTGGAGCACGATTCTGCATCAGGCGGGCCAGATATCCCTCACCGGCCTGTTCGATGCGAACATACCGATATTTGTTGCGCTCCTCCGCAGTATCGAACGTGAAGAGCAGCACCATCATGGCCGGCGTCTGGTTGTTGTTCTTCGACAGCGAGGCGCCATACTGCCCAATGACGAGCGATTCCAGACCCGGGAGATTGCAGCCGGTTTCAAAGCGAGTGTTCTTCATAACGTTAACCTTTTCTGTAGCAAGCACGTTGCTTGCTTTACTTTTTACAAAGTGTTTTGGTTGGCCACCTTGCGCTGTCCTTAATGTAACCGTGTTCTACTCGCGTCAAGCAGAAAAAGAGTGCTCAGGCAAGAAAAAAGGCGGCCGCCGAAGCAACCGCCTTTGAATACTGATGTCAGTGGCCAACCAAGGTCAACATCAACTGCACATCAACTAACTGAAATTAGCAACTTGTCAACAACTATGTTGAAGTGCCCTTGTAAGTGCCCTTGTAAGTGCCCTTGTAAGTGCCCTTGTAAGTGCCCTTGTAAGTGCCCTTGTAAGTGCCCTTGTAAGTGCCCTTGTAAGTGCCCTTGTAAGTGCCCTTGTAAGTGTCTACTCCTCAGAGCCGCAGAATTCTGCGATTCCCCACACTTCACACTAGAAGCGACGCGTTACTCCAACTACAAGTTCAACAGCGGGAGTTTGCCTAGTTAGACCGAAGTTCGCTGAAGTGTCGAACTCCATCCTACTACCTACTGTATAAGTGAGAGTGAAGTCCGCACTGCTCTGCGTTTCGCCCTTTTGATGCTGAAACATCACCTCGGCCGAAGCACCCAGTGGACCATGGACGATCTGATTGACACCTAGAAATGTGCCTCCGAGCAGATTCTGACCCTTGACCGCATAGGGCGTGAGATAGAATTGAGTGCTGGGAGTTAGATCGTAGGTGCTCCCAATGGCAATTCCGGGGATCAACCGATCACCAGAGAGCCCCTGAGAACCCGTTGGCAACTGGAGACTGGGCTGGACTGCTAGGCTGAAGTCGCCTTCTACAAGACGCTTCCGGTAGCTTAGGCGGAGATCACCACGACCCTGAGCAAAGCTCTTACGCACCATGGGGCTCATGGCCAGCTGAACTTCCGATGTGTCATCCAGTCCCAGCCGGACAACCGCATCGGCGATCATACGGGTATCATCGGCATCCTGGAACCAGTCAAGGAGACCAATCTCAACTTGAATGTGTCCGGGATCAACGGTGCAGGGTTGAAACGCCCCACGATCGGGACAAAGTGGCTTGAGTTCCTGTGCAGCCACTGGGCTTGCAAGGAACGTGCCGGTTATGAAAAGTAGTCGCGAAATACTTGCCATGAACTAACCGCGATCCAGCTGACTAATGCCAGGGCAATGAACACCACACCAAGGTAGGCCATCCAGACAATCAGCTTTCCGATGAGCATCAGGAGACCAATGAGGAGGGCGAGGCCTACGACTACAAAGGTACACACGATGCAAACTGCGACGAATAAGAAAGCAAGTCCCACGAAAGCGTCCACATCAAATCTCCGACAACTGATGCACCATTGCTACCAGTCGATCATTGCCCGGCCGGGGTCCCTGGCTTTCAGAGAACGGCTCAAAGGCTTTGAACTTACTATGCAGTATCTGGCCTGTGGTGTCACATTTTATGAACGCCATAATCTTCACGGGACCCCACTTGTTGGTCTTCATGTAGCGCATCATAGGATCCAGCGTGTAGCCTTCACCAGCGGGTTCAAAAGCGTTGTCGGTGTAGTCCTTCCGATCGTAGAACTTTTCCAGGAACACCGTGTGGAGAAGCGTCTCTTCCTGGCGGCCCTTTTGAATTACACGACCCAGAAAGCTACGAATCTCGGGCCGCACCGGAATAACTTTGGTCCAGCACTGGATTCCCTCATTGACGCGCTCGCAATGTAGAACACCGCGATGGTCTTGGAATACAGCCCACACCATTTTATTCCTCGATCCGCCAGTTGACAACGGGGTCCAGGAGACTGGCCGTTGCAGTGCTGATTGCCGCCGCCCGTGCGATGGGATCCTGCGTGGCATCGAACTCGATGGGGAAAGTATGTTCTTTCCGATGACGACCCTTTTTGGTCACCATGATCAGCTTTGCCATCACGTTTCTCCTATGCAGGGGGAGGGGAGAGGAGATCATCCCCTCCCCCGCCGATCAGTTTGCGGTGACCGAAGCTGCGATGTTCTCGGTGCTCGGCACGACATCGTACCAGCCATACTTGGGGTTCGCCAGTGCGACCTTGCTGCCGGCTTCCAGGTGACCAGCGAATGCCGACCGCAGACCGAGCCGACGACCGTTGCCCTTGACCGAGAGATTGGCGACCTGCTCGTCCTTGGGGAGATTCACCAGCGAGGTGCGATCGGTGAAGCGAATCTGCAGAGTCTCACCGCGCATCCGAATCCGAGCCTTGGTGGCCGAACCGACGAGTGCCAGGGTTGCTGCTGCATTGATGTTCAGATTCTTGTAAGACACGATTTCGATCTCCTCGTTATGCCCAGGACAACTGCTGCCCTGTCCTCAACACACCTAATGCCGTCCTGGTTTACGTCAACCGCTTTTTTCACACCAGGACATTTTTTGTTCACTAAATAGAGCAAGAGGAGAAAACGATGGACAATCTCGAGAACACCGCAAAGGCCGTTACAGGCTTGAGCGAAGAACTGGCCGAGACGATCCGCGCCTGTGCGGTAACCAAAATCTTGGACCGTATCGGAGAACTCCCAGACGAGCACTTCCTACATATCGCAGCCCTGGCATCACAGATCTGCGAAACGCCCGTCGCGGCCGTCAGCTTGATTGATGACGAACGTACCATCTACAAAGCACTTCTAACGGGCAGTCCCAACCCCGATCTTCGCTATTGTCGCGAGGAAACGTTCTGCAACCTGTTGACGAGAAGCCCCGACCAGCCCGTGATCATCTATGATGCACAAGCGGACTCACAGGTCTGCGGGCTTCCATTCGTCAATGGAACCTACGATTATCTGAGATTTTATTCTGGATTGTCGCTGACGACGAGCGAGGGATACAGTGTGGGCACCATTTGCGTTGCCGACCGTATCCCTCGTAGGTTGCGAAAAGATCAGGAAGCCGCGTTGTATCGGCTTCGTGACCTAACGCTAAAGCTGATGGGCGTTTAAGCCATCATCAGCAGTTCTTCGGTCTCCTGACGAATATCCGAAGTCATCATGCGGGCCAGTGCGTGAAGATAGCCAAAGCGCGCAGCCTGGCGCCACGCATCATTGACATCCAGACGAACCGGAAACACCTTGACCGCGTCGGCGGCCGTCAGGTCGTTGTCCTCGGCATCGAGGCCATCACCGTTGAAAACCAGGAACTCCGTGGGAACAGTCGGACCAGCCGGCTGGCAGACCGTAACGAGAATCTCGCCACCGCACTTGATCTGGAGCATGTTCTCGCAGTCGTGCGTTTCGGTCGTCAGCGCGTAATTGCGGCGTGCGATTTCGTTCTGCGTGTTCTGGTAGTCGTCTGCTGCGATGGACATTTGGTGTCTCCTGTCTGCGTTTCCAATACTTCCTATAAAGAGGAGAGATTGGCACGTCAACCAGGATTTACTCTTTTCCGTCGAGAATATTCCGCACCCTCTGTGCCAGCTCTTCAACCTGATAGGGCTTAGCCAACATGCTGAAGCCATCCTGGTTTTTGCTGCCGTCGAGCATGCCTGCTCCGTATCCGCTGCAAAGCAGGATCTTGACGTCCGGCATCACTTCCATGACTTTCCGCGCAAGTTCCACGCCATTCATACCACCCGGCAACACAATGTCGCAGCACATGATAGCAGGCTTGAAACCGCCGACCAGCTTTTGGATAGCCTCATTGGCGTTTAGGGCGCCCTTGACCGTATAGCCATAATCCTCGAGAACGTCCATTGCGAACTCAAGGATCATGGGCTCGTCATCAACGATCATGACGTTTTCGGTGCCCGTGTTGGGCTTCTTTGTTTCTGCTTTGGCGGCAAGCTGCTGGAGCCCAGCCGCAATACTGGTTAGGTCGTCCATTCTCAATCCCCTAGGAGTTAACCCATTATGGTACAACTCCGCTCAACAATCAATAACTGTTGTACTTAGCGGATTGAGAATGTTGCGGTTATTTGGCCGCCTGCGCCCATCCAATGTAGGCGTGCCAGACCGCGCTGACCAGTTCCTGAGCGGCCTGTGTTGGCGTACGATGATGAACCGTCAGCCCACGCTCGTCGATGAACTCACCCATTCCCAGGATGCCGAGAACAAAGTCCTGAACAGCGGCGGTCTGCATGGCTTCGAAACCGCCAGCGGGAGTCTCGACCTTGCCCAGATGGGATGCGTTCTCATGCGCGCTCTGGGCCGTTGCGCGAACGAGATAGCGACCGATGCCGCCCAGTCCGGGATAGATGCTGCCCTGGCTGGGCGCGCAAAGCTCGTTGAGAACGTGCTCAGCAGCATAAACCTTCATTTCGTCGATGTCCATCGTCTATCTCCTGTTTGCCTATAAACCAGAGTTAGCACCAATAGGCAGCGCGTCAACCGCTTTTTACCAGTCGCTGCTCGAACCACCGCTGTCATAGCTGCTCCCGCTGTAGCTGCTATATTCGTAGCCGCGATTGTCCGTGAAGTTGTTCTGTCCGCGAACCTTGGCCTTGGCAGCTTGGAGCAAGCGGTCCTGCGCCAATTTTTGCTGGCGACGATTTTCGTCAACGTATGCCTGCTGTTCAGCCATTCGAGCAGCTTGCTTCTTTGCCGCAAGCCACAAGTTGGCCTCCTGTGCAGTTGGGAAGCCAGCGACCTCGTCACCATATTGTACCATGACCAGATCGTGGTGATCAAAGTTCTTTGCAATGGAGTACTCGTACTCCGCATATTCCTGGACCTGCTCGGCATCAAGACGATCAAGCTCTGCGAGGATCTCGTCAATGACCATATCGGCACTCTTCTGACGATGCTTGGCCGCGATCTCCTCGGCTGTTGCCTGCCGAATTCCTGGGAAGCCGGTGACACCCTGAGGACCAACAGTCGGCGGAGGCAGAAGGCTCTGATCGACCAGCTCATCAGTCGAGAGGGGAATATAGACCTTGGGCTGATAGTTCTCAGGAACAGTCCACCAGTCGGGAGCCGGCGTGGGCTCAGCGAGGATGCCACGAGGATTAAGCCAGAAGGCATCCGGGGTCATCCAATACAGATCGTTATTCTTACGCTGCTGGGCTTCACTCCAGTAGGGGTTGACTTTGGGCTCCGGCTTTAGGACGATTGGTTCGCGGGGCTCCAGGATCTTGGTGATCGCTTCATCGATCTCCTTTTGACCATTCTGAAAGCCCTCAAGCCACTTCTTGTCCCGTGCGGCCCTGATCTCGTCACGATGCGTCCAAACGTACCAGAACTTGCTGGCCGTTACCATCAGACCATCGCGGCCCAGGTTGATGTCCATTTGATCCTCGACCACAACGGGGAGGTTGATCTTGGGGGCCTTGACCTCTGGGAGATTCTCAACCAGCGCCTTGCGGTACAGCTCACCCTTGCCAGTAAGCCAGTAGCGACCGTCCTCACGAACGCTCACGATGTTGAGGCGCTTCATGTTCTTCATGGACTCAACTTCGCCACGAGGATCATAGAGATGTGCGCGGATCACGTAGCTTCGAACGTTGTCGGGCCAGGCTCCTGCGACGCCTTCTGCATTTTGGATCAGGTCGATCTGATAGTCCGAGAGGCCAAGATCGGCCATCTGCAACCAGGTGTTCTGGTAGCGCACTGCCCTGACCGTTTCTCCTGCATCAATATGCGACACCGTTGAACTCCTACTGCCCTCTATTCACCCACTTTATAACCTGGTTTCCAGTGTTCAACCGAAAAATACCAGTTCAAAGCGACGAACGAGGTCTTCATGGCCAGCAGCACGAATCAGCTTGATGACCTTTTCTTCAACGCCCTTGTACTTGCTATGAAGGACGCTCACAACCTTTAGACCTGTAGTGGGAGCCTCAGTCAAGCGCACGATTGCATCATCGGGGAACGGTACAACGCCAGCACGACATAGAGACCACGCGGCACTGAGCAGCGCGCAGGTATGCTCCTCCCGATCATCCCACACGTTCTTGAGCCCAATACGATCACCCATCGGCGTCTCAAACATCAGGACCTTTTTGTTTTCCTTTCGAATGGTCTGCCAGCTAAGATACTTCTGTGGAAGCTGACTTATGATCAGGTCGGCCACGGGCGCCATCTTGCCCTCAAAGACCACGAAGTCAGGAGCAAGGCCACGCCGCAGAATGCAGCGGATAAACTCCGTGACGTCCAGCGTATTGGCTTTGACATGCAGCTCGTCGATCAGGATGGCACTGACGACCAGACCCGAGGGATCACTGTTCTTGTCCAGATAGTCCTTCATGACATCCAGGCTTTGGTGCTGCTCATCGCCAAACACCTCGTCGGCATAGATGTGCGCGAACTCCACGAACATGTCGGGTACTGGCAAGTTCCGCAGACCTGGAAGATGACTTCCCATCAGAGACTCCACATGATCCAGAGGGGCCACAACACCACGACCAAAAGGCCCAGCGACCACACTGGGATAAACTGTCGGGGCTTCCAACGCATATTTTTGGGAACACCATCGGACCACCAGATAAACAGCACGAACACAATAGCCGTGAGTCCAGTCAGTAGAACACCGGTGATGCCGTGGACGAGGTTCATCAAAGTGATTGTAATGCTCATATGTTCTGAGTAACACCAGTTCGCAGCATGTCAACCAATCAACGGAAGACTGGCTTTTGAGTCCGATCAAACCAAGTCAGCTTGAACAGCATGGCATCACTGGCGTCCTGTATATAAAAGGGCCGGACACTGCCTCCCTGGTTTGCACCCCATGTCCAGTTGCCCTGGAGCGTATCGTCGCACCACTCCAAGATGTCATGCTTCTCGTCCGAGACTCTGACAACCCGACCATCCCGCTTTCGTCTGTATTGTGTGGGGATCGGTACGTGGAAGACATGCCACTCCAAGCACTTTAGACTAAATGGACTTGGCTGACTCATCTTTTTCCACAACATGCTCTAGGAACGCCATCCTGAATAGCATGGCTTGCTCACGATCCTCAATAAAGAACCCAACATGCCAGGCCGTATAGAACGTCCACTCGCAGGTCAAGACGTCGGTTGCCCAACGTCCTGCCTTTCCACCAGCCGTGTGGTGAATGACGACCCGATGCCAGCCCATCTTTTGAGCTGGGTTGTTCTCCGGCTTTCCTCCCAGGAGCTCGTGAAGGGGACCAAAGTTTTTGGGCTGGCTCAAATCGCTCCATGCTCCCATGCGTCAATGACGGGCGCCGGGCTAAAGCGGCGCTTGAACTCCGCCTTGACGGCCTCGGCCTCGCTCTCGGCCTCCATCTTGGCCATGAAGCGGTTGTACGCCGCCTGCTCGTTGAAGCGCTCGGCGATCGTCAGGGTTTCAAAGACCTGACCATGCTTCTGGTTCAAGTAAGCGAGGCGATTGGCGCGGGCTGCTGCCTCTTCCTTCTCGGACTGCGCGAACTGCTCCTCGTAGGTGTCGAAGAAGTGGAGCATGGACTCCACACTGTGGCCGCGGGGGCGGAAGCCGTTGATCCCCTTGTAGAGATCGCTGTAGGCCTCCTGAAAGGTCATCGTGGCCATGTCGGCCAGGGTGAGGGTGCGGGTGACGCCGTTGTCGTTGAACTGAAGACCCATTTGATTCACTCCTCTGCCCGGCAACAGCGCCGATGTTCTGGATTTAACACCAGGAACCCAGTTGTCAACCAGGTTTAATCGTCCCAGTCTAAATCAGGGGCCACGGCCTTGTAGGCATCCCGGAACGTCTTGACCTGCATGATGGGATGCTTCAGGATCACTTCACGGACCGGCTTGGGCTCCTCTTTGAAGCCCGCTATGCTGCCGAGGAACGTGTTGACGCCCTGGCCCTCCACGACCCAGCGAGTCCGCGTAACGACGATGTAGTCGCCGCGCTTTCGCACCAGATAGTAGGCCTGATCGCGGTCACGGTTGCGCTCATGCCAGAAATACTTGCCACGCGCACCGAAGTCGCTGAGCAGCTTTCCGCCGTTGGCGCCGGCCACGTTGTCGAGCAGATAAAAGAAGGCCGACGTGGGATTCCGGACCAGATCGGGCCGACCCCAGAGACTGGCCGTGCGACGAGGACGCTTGTCACGATAGCTGGACGAGGTCATGCCCGACTTGCGGAGCGATCGCTGCCACTGCTTCTCGCGATGCTTTTCATACTGGGCCAGGGTCATCTGCCAGAGGCGTTGCTTTGCCATTCGATCTCTCCTTAATCAAAGTTGGGTTTGGCGAAAATGGTCTTGACGTCGTTGACGACCCGATCCCGGTGCTCATCATAGCGACGCTTGAACTCGCCCATGTCCTCGCGATGGATTCGAACTGCATGATAGTCCGACGCGTCCAGGGGACGGACTTTGCCCCAGGGCTTTCCATTGTTGAAGCGGAGTCCCTCGCCGAGTGCAGGATAGCCCTCAAGGCGTCCGTCGATGTAGCGCGAACCATACTGGCACTGTTGGCCGAGAACGCTGCGCGAGAAGTCCCCGAATGGGCTGTAGCCGTCATCGTGGAACTCGTCGTGGATGATATCGCAAAGCACGACACCCTGCATCATCGTGGGGTCGTCGGCAACCTGCATGGGTTCCCGCATCCGGACGATGCCTCGAACGGAAAACTGCGCGAGGCATCGACGATCGAGCCAGCACTGGTTGAAGCTGATCTTTTCGTGGCGGCCGCAAAGCCAATCGACCACCTCACCATCCTGGTCCGTGACATAGAACATGCCACCGTTCTCATTGTAGTGGAGATCGAGGTCTTGGCCATTGTAACGAATCTTCACACTCGATCTCCTTTTGTTCCGATAAACCAGGACTAGCAGGCTTTTCCTGTTAGTCAACCATGCTCTGCAGGAAAGCGTTGATGCCCGCGTCCTTCAGGACCTTCGCGTATGCGCGACACCCTGCCTCGCGAACCTCGATCGACTGCCAGGCCACGCAACCCGCTGGATACGTTACCTCGGGGCGAACCTCGTAGCCACCGTTGTAGCTCTTGTCGCCCAGGTTGTTGGCCTTCAGGAACTTGACGAACGGGCCACGCGCCGGGCGAATCTTCACCCATGCAAAGCCGCAGCATCCGAACATATTGCTGGACTCGCCATACTTGGCGATCAGGTCGTCGACTGCCTTCTGGGCTGCCGTGGTTGCTTCCGTGTGGAGTGCCTGTGCGTCCATGTTCAATCTCCGATCTGCGTTTCCGATGTACCAGAGTTAGCACCACTCTGGTACACCGCAACCTCTTTTTAGGCGGCCAGTGCCATTTCCACGTAGCTCATATCAACGATGGGCTCGGGCGGCTTCGTCGTGATCGTGATGAAAATGTCGGCCGGCGAACCATCCTTGCGGACAGTGTGATCGACCAGGAAGCCGGGGCTGCAACCGCACGAGCAGCCGGCCTTCTGCGACCACCGGATCTTGCCTTCGAGCTCCGGATGCTGCTCGAGGACGATGGCCTTGTAACGTGCGCTGGGACGCTGGCGGCGCTCCATCAGGTTCTCGATGATCGACTCACCGTCTTCGAAAACGTACACCTTGCTGTTGCTGTGATAGCGACGCATTGCATACGAACCGCGACCACCGCGCTCGTTGCGTGGATAGTGGCGAGCCTGCGTTTTGTCTTCCTTGATCCGAACCAGCGCCATGTGACCAACTCCTGTGTGCGTTTCCTATGTACCAGATTTAGCACCAAACAGGAACACGTCAACCAGGTTTTTACACCACGTCCAACAAAGCGTCGACGTGCCAGCGGCAAAAGTCCTCCATGGTACCATCTTTGCCCCAGCCAATGCTGTTGGCCAGTTCCTGCAAGTCCAGCGAGGCATCTCGGATCAGGATCCCGCTGTCGGTGAAGAAGCGGACGTTGGCCTGCCAGATCACACGGCTGAGTTCCATTTCGGCCGAGGGCGGAATCTTTGCCCGACTGCGAAGGCTCACGTAGGGAAGCGCATATGGTGCGCGGCCTCGTTGACCACCATTGAGCACAACGGAAAGCCCACCCATGTGACTTCCAACGATAAAGTCCCTCAGGTCCACCACATCATAGTAGGCGTCGTCCTTGTAGTCTGCAAAGTCCGAGAGAAGGATCACATCCGTGATGTTGATGCGATCGCCCAGTCTCATCCGTGCGCTGTTGATGGTCTCGCCAGTCACGCTGTCATCTTCGACCAGCACGTAATCGCCGTCCGGGATGCTGTCTGCCTGTTCCTGCAAGCTGTCGAAGCCAAAGCGCGTATCGCGGAACAATGCCGAGAACTGTGAGCTGCTCTGACTGAAGTAGCGAGTGCTGTCCAGGTGGTGTACGCCATGGTAATGGAAGAATGGATCTAGGCTGATCACCTTCCGATCACCGATCAGCCAGGTGGCCTTTTCCTTCTGCTCACTTACCGGCAGGAGATGGACTTTGTGATTGCCACCTGCACCCTTGAACAAGTGTGCGATTGCAAGTCGAATCGCGCTCTGAAGCTGCACCCGACGCTTTGTGAGCTCCTCACGACCGCCCGGCATCCTATTTGCCCAGCCAACGATTGCCTCGTCTTCCTCGTTGCGGATCAAGTAAGGAAGATTTCCCGTGTCCCGGTTCTTATACTCCTGGAAATACTTGGCAACCCGGGGGTTCAAGTGGTGATGCTCACCCTCGCGTACCAGCTTGCTCGACACTTCGCTTCGCGTTACCTGTACGCTTGGAATGCCAGTTTCCTGGAAGCCGCTGTTGTCGGAGCCGTAGACGTAAAAGACATCAAAGATCTGTCCCAAGTTCTGGGACAAGTATGCTTCCATCCGGCGAGCGATCGCCGTGAAGTTGACCTCGGCCGGCATGTAGCGGGCTGCCCAGGGATCGACCTCAAGCCAATCACTGTCCTGTGTTGCGAGCTCCACCATTGCAATACGATGGACGGCCGAAATACCAGCCGTTCCGTTGTACTTTTGGCTAACGTAGCTGTCATGTCCTGGGGCAAAGAAGCCACCCATTACTTGAAAGCCCTGGCCCTCAACGATCTCACGAGCGCGCTCCATCATTGCGATGTGCCCGTTGTGGATGGGAGCCATTCCGCCAGTTGTGATCAGGACTGCTCGACGACCACCGTTGTTTCCGCCGATCAGCTTGATCAGGTTGTTGCGAACCTTCTGAAGCGACGTGGTCTGAAACGTTGGATTGTAGGTTCCATATTGCTCAACCAACTTGGGGAGCCCGTCGTCAAAGAACCCTGCGTTGAACAGGTCCTTGGTATTGTGGCGGAAGTCATAGACCTCACGGTACGTGGGATCGCTGAGTGCTTTCCAAGCGTACCGCTGATCGTCTGTTAGCACCTTGCCTGAACCAGCTTCTTCGATCTCTTCCCGCGTTGCTACGCGATGAAGTCCCAGCAGATTATAAAGATCCGCTTCCGGTCGGTGGGCTGTTATGCCGCATGAATAAGTGTCCGTCATGCCACCCACTTTGCACCAGTCTGGAGACCAGTCAACCAGCTTTATAGGTTTTGGAAGAGCTCATCACCATGCTCACACTGGATATTGCTATCCGTGATCTTCTGGCCAGCAGCCTTGAGAGCCTCGTTGCGGCGACTGACTTCCTCGGCGGTGTTGAACAGCCGGAGCGATTCCTTGCCCAGGTCGTGGACTTCCCGGATCGTGAGCTTTTTGTCGCCCAGCGCCTTGGCCGTCATCAGGCTCAGGTCGGGGCAAGCGCCCGTGTAGGTCTGGGTATAGGACTCGCCGTCACCATACTCCTTGGTTTCCGTTTCGTTGAAGACCCGCTTGGCGTCATAGTAATAACGCATGGGCGCTTCGCGGTCGGGAAACAGAACGTACTCGGGGGTAATGATATAACCCCAAGCGGCCACGCAGCCGACCATTATGCCGATGCCGATCGACTTTCCAATATTCATCCCAGTGCCTTCATCATGAGTTGATAGACGCGAGCCTGTGGCGTTTCCGGATAGGCCTGGTCGACACCAAGACCGCAGCGACCAGTCCGATGACACATCGCCGCCCACAGTGCTTCATCGAGGCGCTGGTTGCTTTCGATCTTGGCTTCCGGGGTGGGGTTCCACTCCTTTCCGCCTGCCTTCATCTGCGCGTACAGGTTGGTGAGTTCCTCGCGCTCATCAGCAGTCAAGGCCATTTACTTTCCCTTCTCGTCTTTGGTTCCCGAAAAATACAGGAGGATGAGGAAGATGATGATCGTCGCTGGGAAGGTAGCGACCGCGTTGCGGGTTCCCTCGTCCCAGTGACCGATGTTCCAATCACCGGCGTTGATCATTCCCAGTGCGATAGCGATGCCCTGCATGATCGCAAAGAGGAGAAGAATGGCCTTGCCCATCAGAAAATACCAGTCCAGTTTTCCGTGGGGCCGAGCACCTTCCGAAGACAGGAACGACTTTCATCGTCCAGCTTTATGGAGCTCACTTCCCGTGTGGTCATGTCCTCGACCTGGAGGTACATATAGCCATCGTGGTTGCTGGTACCCACCGTGAACCGATGGGTCTCGCTGATTGCCGAGTTTGCGATCTTTAACGTCATGCTCGATCTCCTAACAGGAACTGGCCCAGTGTCAACCGTGTTCTTCGGTCCACCGCTTCAAGTAGTCGTCGAGGTCGGTCCGGCTGGTCACCGGCTTGCTGGCGAACGGATCGGGACGCCACTGGGGATCGTTGGAGAGAACCAGGATGCAGTTGTCGATCGCACCCTCGGGGCTCAGAAAGCAGTCATCGCTGAGCTGATCGCCGTTGGGCAGCTTGGCCGACCACGACCAGCCAGAGATACCGCTGACGAACATGATGTCAACGCCCAGATGCTTGTCGCGAACGTCCTGGAACCGTGGATCATTCTGCTCGCACGGATTGTAGGTCTGAATCACTTCTTTGCCTCCTTGCTCCGGAGTTCGGCCTGACGCCAACCCCTCTGAAAATCCTTGGCCGCTGCACTGTCACCATATGGGTGAAAGTCAACGTCCTCACCAGCTTCGAACGCTTCACGCCCCTCGACCTCGTTGGCATTAAAGCCAATCGGTAGCAGCCATATTGGGGTACGCTTCATGTTCAATCTCCAACCAGTATCACTTCTAAATAGCGAACACTGGTGAGAGTTCAACCTTTTATTTGAAACGCCGATCAATGATTGCGCTGGCTAGATCATTGTAATAGCCGTTGTGGCCATCCAGATCGTAGAGGTACCAGCCCGTTCGATTGAGCCAACGATCCAGATCAGGATTGCCCACGTGCTCAATGAACAGTGGAAGACGGGGCTTCCAGTCTTCACAAAAGCGCGTGAATATTCCCTGCTGCTGAAGGTGGCGAGGAAGCGTGATGTTTGCTAGTGTGATCACACCCTTCCAGCGGATCGACCGCCGAACGTAGATCTCCAACCCGCTTGCCTCTGATGTCCACTCGCAGTGTAGGCGGGCCATGCCCTCTGCGGGCTCCAGGGCGTATTCCTCGAAGCGTCTGAGTCCGTAGGTCATCCGATTGTCACCGATACGTCGAAGCGAGTGCGCTCGCCAATGTCGCCTTTGAACGTGATGCTGTCCCACCAGTCCTCGGTGTCGCTGAAGCTGTACTTTCGGCTTGCCCTGAGGTTGGTGTGGAAGATCTCGGGCTTTCGCAGCTTGTCCTCCACGACCTCAACCAAGAGGTGCCGAATGTAGCTGTAGGAAAACTCGTCGACCTTATGCAGAAGTTCCGTGTCGATCAGGAGGTGAAAGTCCCGCATGACCATGGGCTCATCGTATTCGAAACCATCGCCATCATCATACATGGTCCAGTTCTCGTGCCACTCTAAGACTGGATAGTGGCCGAATGCCACGAGAAACATCTGCCGGAGAACCTCGGGTTCAACTTCCAAAGCCTGATTGTAAGTGAGTGCCACGATGTTCTCCCTAGCCGTTGTCCCAGCCCTAACACCAGAGCTGGGACAGTCAACCAGTTTAGACCAGGAGATTTACCATCATCTTCTGGATCCGGGCCCAGGCCACCGACTTGCTGGGGTTGAAGCGCATCTTATCCACGACCAGGATGCGACGCGCATAGCCGATCGTCACGTCAGTGGGCGCTTCGTCGAGCAGCTTGACCAGAAAGTTGTCGATCTCCTCGTCGGTTGCCGTTCCGGCTTTGCTGGAGTTGGCCAGTTCCTGGTAGCGCGCTTCCGTCTCGCCACTGTGCCAGCTTCCCAGCAGCTCGTAGGTTGCGTTGGCCTGCGCGACACGATCGGCTTCTTCCTGACGGGCGGTCTCCTTGATGTCGCGGCGGATGCTCTCGATCCGCTCCTTGGTGTGCTCCATCAGGGCGCTCTGGAACGCCTCGTAGGTGTCGACGGCCGAACCCTCGTCCTGGATCGCGAAGCCCTGGTCCTCGTCCTGCCATACTTCCCAGAGGGTGACGAGATTGTCGGGGATGAACGTAACGTAGCGGGTGGAACCCATATGGCAGCCGCGCGCATACTCATCATAGGAGAACGTTACGCGGAAGCCACGATCAAGTGCCTCGCGCTGGAGCCGAATGTCCTCGATGGTTCCCTGATGCTCGCCCCAGCGACGACCATCGCTCTCGATGCTCTTGTTGAAGTGGGTCTTGACCGCCTCTTCAACGGGATAGTTGCGCTCTGCGCCGGCGATCAGAACAGCAATCGTTTCCAGAACCGTCTGGGGATCACGCTCGCGCTCCACGATCTTAAACAGCTGACTCGTCATATTCGATCTCCTAAGCGGCGTTGACCTGGAAGCCGTAGCCCTTGCCAGATTCAACAAACAGCCGACCCGCGGCCTCGGCGGACTCTGCAGTGGGAAAGGACGCAGCCTTGCTGAAGAAGCGGTTCTTCTTGCCCTGCGCATCAAGGTAGAACTCTTCGTTTTTCTTGGAGAACTTCCCCATTACTTCAACGACGAACATTCCACTCTCCTCTGCATTTCCGATGTTCTGGATGTAACACCGCGCTGGGCAGTGTCAACCAGGTTATCGCTTCTGCGAGGCTTTCTCGGCCTTTTTGATCTCCGACACCCACTCGTTCTCACGATTGCTCAGCCAGGTGCAAAAGCCCACGGAGAAGAACAGGACCACGTAGCCGAAGAAGCCAGTCAGGCCCTCGGGATTCTGAGGCGTGACCCAAAAACGGTTGATCAGGTTGTTGGTCGTTACAGCGACGAAGCCGTAAAAGAGGGCATTGACCCAGACGTTCATCGTCAGGGGGCGACTCATCCACTGGCGGATCAAAGCTCGTTTTCCTTGTACCACATCCACTCGGGAGCGCTCAGAACCTTCATCATCTCGATGAACTTCTTCACGGCCTGTTTGGCCTCCACGGCGGGGATCACCCCGTTATCGTTGGCCGAGATTGCTGCGGCGTAGGTTCGCGCATACAGGTCCGCGACCATCTTGTCCTTGGCCAGATTTGCTTCACGACCGTCCATTGGGCCCTCCTTTTGTTTCCGATAAAACTGTCCTAACACCAGGACAGGCGGATGCAACCGCTTTTACGAGGTGTAAATCTCGGCCAGGATATCGTCGACCATCCGGTTGGGCTCGCTGTCGCAGGCGCCCAAGTGGATGAACTCGTTCATCGCGGTGTTCATTGCACGCCACACACTGCTGGGACTGGAACCCTCCATATTGACAGCCGCTTCCAGGGCCTGATTCAGATGCTTGGCCGCCGTATCGCGACCCTTGTTTCCGTACAGGTCCCACTGGTCAGCGGTGAACGTTGCCTTGATGGTCGTCTTCTTTACCAGTCCGCGCATTGCCGATCTCCACGTTGTCTGCCTATGTTCTGGTTGTAACACCAGAACACCCAGGGTCAACCAGTTTTCAGAAGAAAGTCACATTCTCCGGACCAAAGTGGAGGACGATTTCACCGACCTGCGCATCAGTGAATGGCTTGCCAGCGTTGGGGTCCACGCCATCGCAAACGTAGTAGATCCCCTCGTGGAGAACTGCGATATCGCCCTTCTGGGCGCCGCCCCACATATCTTCGCAGAATTCCTTGGCGTCTTCGATCGTCTTGCCACCAGTGCCCAGCGTGAACTCAACGGCCTCGCCGGTGAATTCCATGCCATCGCGATCCGTCGTTACCTGTGCCATGTTTCGATCTCCTGCTGCGCGTTTGCGCTGTTTGCCTATGTTCTGGTTTTACAACCTGGACGCTGTGCGTCAACCGCTTTATGCAGCGGTGAGCAGCTTTTCATCCATGTAGCCCAGACCCATCAGGGGGCGATCGTGGCGATCCTTATAGAAAGTGCCGTCCGGCTGAACGATGGGAGCGTGGACCTTGAAGCCCCATGCCATCACGGCCGTGTTTACAGCCGCCGTCTGATGCTTGGTGTGGCAATGTCCACCAACCTGGCACCACGTCCGACGACCATCAATGCGGCCTTCGACTTCCACGCCATGCTTGGTGAACTTGACTTTCTGACCGTTCTCGAACATTGCTTGCTCCTGCTTGCCTATGTTCTGGTTTTAGCAGAACTGGACAGCAGGGCAACCAGTTTTAGTCCTCTTTGGGCAGAAAACTCACGATCTCGCGAGCAGCCTGGATCTCGCCCTGATCCTCGCCACGCGAATAGGCGTCGTCGATGTTGCCGCCCACGTAGCTATTCAGATCGAAATCATCGTCCTCATAGTCCATTGCCTTGGCGGCCAGCTTCTTCATACGAGCAATGAACTCGTCCGGGACTTCGATCATCATGGTCTTCTCTCCTAGCGATTTGCGCGACGGCTTGCGCGGCGGATGCGATTCCTTGCCCGTTCCGGCTTGGCACGACGCTGCCACAAGAGGAACTTGGCACGACGTGCCCGCTCCAGCAACATGATGGCATCGACTTCCCGCTTAAAATCGCGGATCATCTCGTCGCTCATGCTGCCCGACGTATCGAGATAGAATGGAAAGTTCATCAGCCCCGCGTGTCCTTGTAGGCGCCGATCGCGGCCGGAATGATCAGCCAGGCGATGAATGCCAGCGCGATGACCAGCGTGATCTTGGGGAAGGTAAGCGCCATCGAGGTAACCAGCGAACCAATTGCCACGCCCTGCCCGACCAGCTTCGTTTCCGTCTTCATCTTCGATCTCCTGTCTTCGTTTCCTATAACTTTGGTGTAGCGGATTCCACACCAGAGTCAACCGCCTTATTCGCCGATGATCAGCGCGCCATCCTGCGTGAGCGTTGCATCTTCGGCCTGGGTGAGACGATCATCTTCACCTGCGATGGTGATCGCCATGTCCAGCTGGATCTCATCCATGTTGTCGATGATTGCCTTCAGCATCCGCGGGGTCAGTACGCTCATCTTCGATCTCCTAGTTGTTTGCCTACAACCCAGAGTTAGCACATTCTAACTCTGGGTCAACCGCTTTTTAGTGCCGCGTGTTAAGCGCACCACGTGCCATCGCGCTGTAATACTGCGAGGGCATGTCGGCCTTCAGGCGGGGCGTCAGCATCGCCATGTAGTTGCCGCCCATCGTCTCGTAGCCCTTTGCCAGCTTGCTACGCAGGAGATCAGCAGGGACGCCGTTGATCTCGGTCTTGAACTTCAGCGCGCCGTTGCGACGACCCCAGAAGCGAACCAGCGTGTTGCCGATCTTCGCCAGGCCCCAGACCTTGTCGTTCTGCGCTGCGCCGCCGCGAATGCCGCGCTTGCCCTCGTTGTAAAAGTGCGCTGCTGCGATGATTTCGATCTGTGCGGCCATTTTCTGCTCCTGCTGTGTGCGTTTCCGATAAACAGACAATAGCACCAGAGTTTGGCCGCGCAACCGCTTTTTAACCAGAGTTTGAACTTTTTTATCGACGATGCGTTGCTGCAACCCGCATTGGAACTGCCTGACTGGTCCGCGTCTTGTAGCGGATGCTGATCGTCATGGTCACCTGTCGGGTGTTGGCACGACGGGCAATCTTCCGAGCCTTCTTCAGCCGACGATTCGCCGCATCGTCACGCGCCTTCAGCTTTCGCTCACGTGTGGTCATCTCACGGTAAAAGATGTGGTCACCGATCTGCCCCACGACCGTCATATCATAGCGCCATTTGGGCTTGACTGCCGGTGTGTGGTAGTAGGTTGCCCCACCAGTGTTATCCGTGTTGTCGCCGTTCCACACCAGCTTGGCATCCTTTTGAATGCTGCGCCAGAGGATCTTCTCGGGATGGTCTTCGGGAAGCTGGAGCATGTTGAAGAACGCAACCCGCTGGCTGTCGTCGTTCCGGTTCCATGCGCTGTACTGCCAGGGCTTGTGACACACTCCCCGGAGACCGATGCCAAACATCCGCTTGTTGGCCAGGACACGATTCTTGATAACGTGCATGACTGCGAGGCGACCGGGACGCTTTTGATTCCGCGCTTCCATCCAGGTCGTGACCGCCAGTGGCGTCTCGTTGATGGGACCACTGTAGGTGTCGCGAGGAATGCGGTGACGACGGATGCGGATCTTGGTTCGCTTCCGGTGAACCTTGGGCTTGGCCTTGACGTGCGCGGTGTGGGCCTTGCTGTGAGTGGAGGGACGATGCTGCGCTGCTGGCGCGCTGGCAATCAACCCTGCGGCGAGGATACCGGCGATCATGGGCTTGGTGCCGCGGCTGACGATCTCTTCTGCGAGAATCTCGCTGGGCTGAGCACGATGGAACTTGTGACGCATTGTCTCACGCGCACCGGGGATTTGGGTTGACCAATCGTCTTCCGACATCAGGTCGGACGTAAAGGCAATGGTCTGATTAACTGACATTCTATTCGATCTCCAAGAACATTGTTCTACGTCTATGCAACAATATCCTTAAAGAAGCGTTAGCGAGTTGTCAAATCCTAGACAGTCTCGCGCCAGTTGTCACCAAAGCCGCGACGACCGCCACTCTTTATGGCGTAGCTGGCAACCTCCCGGGCATACCTGCAGCCCTCGCTGCCGGCGGCAAAGCTCACGCAGACGCTGGGTCGCTTCCGGTATATCGTGCAGCCCACACAAGCGCCAATGGTTCCCTCGAGTGCTTGGCAGCGTCCACCGAGGTGCCGTTTGAGAAAGCCACCAGTGACCATACGCTTGGGGGTGGAGTCCTCGGGCGTCACAGAAACTTTGCCGGCCACGACGCAACATGCGCCGCAAGCCTGGCAATCATATGGACCCTCTGGGGGAAGTGCGTCAGACTTCTGCATAAAGACGCACCGTTACGTTACCGCCAGGCGAGAAATAATCGTATGCCTGGCCATCGAGGTTTTCAGCAGTTGCGTTGTTGGGGAGAAAAAGCTTCATGCGACCCGTCAGCGCGCTCTTGATGTAAAAGCCCGAGAGGGGAAAGCCGTGAATCTTAAGATCGTCCAGAAAGCTAACGCCCTCATTGGACTTCCACTTAAAGTCCTGGCTCTTAAAAGTCCGCATCGTCATCACCTGTTCTCCGCTGCCTATACACCAGAGTTAGCAGAAACTGGAACACTGTCAACCAGTTTTATTCAGTCACAGGCAGAAACGGGAGGGACAAGCCCTCCCGATAACCGCAGTTGATCTCAGGATTATCTCCCGGAAGCCATATCCGGGGCCTGAGGACCGCTAACAAAACCACGCTGCCCTTTTTCTGGAATCGGGCTCTTTATGCCGGGCTGTAAACAATACCGAGCGTCTTGTTACCAGCTGTTTAGCACTCTGGTTGGGCACGTCAACCAGAGATTTAGGGTTGTTGATTTATCCAAGCTTCACGCGCTCCACGTGTGGCAAAACGACGGCTTAGATTTCCTTGCCGGGCAAAGTAGTGGATTCCCTCGGTGGTCAGGGTCCAGCCCTTGTAGACAACCATCAGTCGTCCACCCCTGCGCCCCAGTATTGGTCATGGATGCTGTCATTCTTATCGTGACAGAACAAGCGGGTCTTCTTGACCATGGCGGACCAATCATCCCAGACCAAGTCTAGCTCAACCGTGTCATCGCCATCTTTGGGCGGAACGCTCTCGAGAAGGATACTGAGCTCCTCGACTTCCTTGATCTTCCACTTGCTGTCCTTGGGCGAGAAGCCCGCCTCCAGCCATACCTGGCCAGTTGCGGGTTCTGTTTCCTCAGCCTTGCGCCAGAGGTACAAGCGATAAGGAATGCGCCAATATTTCCATGCTGCCCACCCGGCGGTGGTCAATGTTCCAAATGTAATCAGCGCCATTCTGCCCTCCAAACCAACCCATTACTTATGGATTGGCCGGGGGCAGTTTTAGCGGTTGGCTGAGGGGATTGTTGGGCTCACTGCGCCCTGGCGAGGGTTGGGGATCGCTGGATCCAGCGGAGTAAGGGCCGGATCTTTGAACTCCGGGGTGTTGCGAATCTTCATCGCATTGCCCAGCATGGCATAGGGAGCCAGCGTACCATCTGCCAGCTTGTACCGGCCCTTGGTGTTGCTGCCCGGACATGCGAAGCCAGTTGCGCTGTAGAAGGCGTCGGCGTTCATTGGGTTGCGGCTGTCTCGATCTTGGCAGAGGCGTGTGACTGCGACGCCCGAGAGTCCAAGCGCAAACCACGCTGCTGCGTCACTTCTCCGCGTACAGTCCTGGTCATTCTTGCCGATGTTGATGTTGAAGCCGATGGGACCACCTGCGCCCCCCACACCAGTACCAACCAAGCATGGGTTAGCACCAGCAAAGTAACTGCCACTAACACTCGGAGTCGTGTAGGTGTGGCCGCTATAGTTGACATCCTGCTTTTGCGGGACATTGGTCTGGGGACCTGTGATTGCTTGAACGTTCACTACGTTCGTTGCTTGACTGGTACCAGTTGTGCTGTTGGTACCCGGTGTGGAACCATTGGCGTTTCCGTCTGTGGTCTGTGCCAGAGCCGGACCGCTGAGCAACATGCTCAACAATAGAATGAGTTTACGCATCTCTCTCCCCTTAGTTTCACGGATTAAAAGTTGGGAGGGGTTTTAGGCCCCTCCCAGGGAGTTGGCTCAGTTGTTCGACTCGTCGCTATGCGAGTTGCTGGCGCTGTTGGAGTTGCTGTTGCTGGCCGAGAAGTCCTGGAAGGACGACTGGGCGGCCTGGTAGTTGGAGTAGTTGGAAGCCTGGTTGGCATACCCCGTGGTGTTTTCGTAGGCAGTGTAGCCACCGTCGACGCGAACCGAGAAGGCCGAACCGCCATTGCTCTGACCGAACGTCTGGACCGAAGCCTGGAACGCGCCGCCATTGTCAACGGTGCCCGTTGCGAAGCCCGAGTGGTTGCTGGTCGTTGTGGTCTCGAACGGCGTCACGCTGGTCTGGCTGTATGCCGTGCCATTGCTCTCGAAGCGCGCGAACGCATCATTGGCCGAACCGCCCAACGTGGTGTTGAAACCTGATGCGGACGAACCGATCGTGTTGCCGTTGCCGTTGAACGTGCCGTTGATGTTGGCCGACTGGCCGGCGTTGTTGGTGCCGCCCTGATTGGAGAAGCCCATCGTGCTGAAGGCGTTCTGACCATTGTTGATGGTCGTCGTCGAGGCCTGCGAACCGCTCTGCGATGCGCTGTTGCTGTTCGACTGTGTGTTGGACTGTGCCGAAGCCGCGCCCGCAACCGTCAGTGCCAGCGCCGCAACGGCGCCCATAAAGATGTGCTTCATCATCGATCTCCTAAGGCCTAACAAAGCGTTAAGCTGTAGTTAAGCTGCGACAATTCTGCAGGGCTGTCAAACAAAAATCGCAACGTTTTTGATTAAAAAGTGTTGCGATATATTAAGGATGTTAAACTGGAGTGCAGGTTAATTACAACCTACGCCTTGGTTAATCCCAAAAGTCGATGCCGTTCATGAGCAGAACGATCACCACTGCGATGAGAAGCGGAATCCAACAGGCGAGCCAACCAAAGGCCGTGATGGCGAAAAGCGCCTTGATTGCTGTTACGACGATGCTGGCAATGACGCCGAGGAAGATGAGAAACATCTCAGGCAAGGGGAACCCTTTCAAACAAAATGTCGGTGCGGATGATGATCTTCTCAGGATCACCGACTGCCAGTGGCTCGCTGTCGTGGAGCATACGATGCGGGAACAATAGCGCGGAACCTTCCTGTGGTGCCACGCGAAGGGCTACCTCATCCTCTCGAGCACTGCGATCCCAGTCCGAGAAGTTGTATTCCCACATGGGCTTTCCTACTTGCTCGTCGTGGATGAATCGTGTCGCGCCATGCTCGTTAGTGGTCAAGTAAATGACCAGCGTTTCCAGGGTCCTGATCTCACGGCTTTGACGAAACGTCTCGTCATAGTGGGCAACCAGCTTTCCGCCTTCTGCGTACCGAATGTAACGGAATAGCGGAGATACGCCAATGGGGCGCCATACGGGGTAGCCGTCGTGATCGGTGGGCGAGGTTGCTTCACAGAGCATCCGGTCACCATAGAAGGGCCGCAGGCGTTCCCAGATGCGTTCCGCCAGCGCGGGGTTCCAGTTGGAAAGCCTGTAGTTTCCGATCTCATTGTAGGTATGGTCGGCTTTGCCATCCAGTCCCACTGCCAGCCACTTGTTCTTGTCCAGCTGCTCCCGGAGCGTCGCGGTGATCTGCCAGCCCAACAGATTGTCGATCACTTCCACGCTGTGTGGGGTGCCGGGAACATTCTCGAAGGTCCGACCGGGCAGAACGCCCCAGCTATCGTCGATGGAAGCCTGTGCAGCATCATCGAGTTCGAAGTGGTTTACAAAGTTGGACTTGTCAACCATCACATCAGTCCTGGAGACGACCGATTGGATCCATCATACCGCAAAGCCGAAGCCATGCGCGATGGTTCTTGGCAGCCGCGGCATCAGCGGCCTTCTGGGCCTCTACCTTTCGTGCCGCTTCGCGCATTTCGATCTCTGCGATAACCTGTCCGTAATGGCTCATCATGCCCTCCAGGGAGTGTTGTTCCAGCCACCAGTAACACCACAATCCAGGATGTCAAGGTGGACAGCAGGCGACCTACCCAGATATTTGTGGGAGTTGTACTTGTGCATACGCTCCAGGTTTTCCGAATATTCCTCCCACTGTGCCTGGGCTGCTGGGAGATTGTTGCCGATGCTCAGGCAGCGCGTGACATCATAGACCACACTGTCGACGCCACCATAGGCAAGCTGTCGAGCACCAGCGCGCTTGAACTCCATGTAGAGCTCCACGAAATCATATGGAGCGCCGAACACAACCTCGTCGGTCGTCGCGTCATACATATCGCCAGTTGGGGCGCGATTCAGGACCTCCTCGGGCACACCCAGGAAACGACCCAGATCGTAGATCTCACTCTTGTACGCATCGCTGATCAGCTGAACGTCGACCATGCCATCGCTGGCCTTGCCGAAGTATCCCAGATAGCCGCCCTCCGAAAGATTGGTCGTGCCGATCATCAGGCCAGGCTGACCCTGTGCTGCCAGGATGCTGGTCACGTAATAGTAAGCGGGCGTCCGTGCGTAGCTGGTTGCCTGACCAGCGCACCACAGTTCCTTTTCGTCGCTGGGATACCCGACTGCGCTCTCGACCTCTGCGATCAGTGGACCAGTGATTCGGCTCATATTGATCACTGCGGCCTTGACACCAAAAGCCTCGCAGACTTCCTGTGCGAGCCGCGTGGCCTGCTTCTGGCCCGTGACCCCTGGGTTGACGTTGTCGGGCATTGTGATTGCCACGATGCGCTCGATGGGGCTGTTGTCGGCCCGAGCAGCCATTTCCACGAGGCCGAGGACGACTGCGCTGTCGATGCCGCCCGACACTGCGACAACGGCGGACTTGAGCCCTGCCTGACGATAGTAGTCGTTGAGGAGAATGGTCTTTCGTTCGATGTAGTCCTCGACCACGAAGTTCCGTGCCTCGCGGACAATTTCCAGTGCCCTCTTGAGCGCGGGCTCCATGACCATGTTGGTCTTTTCGTTACGAATTTCCAATTTCGATCTCCTGTTGTTCCATTCAACATAGTGCCAGACTGGAACGCGTCAACCAGTTTAGTCACAAAAAAGCGCGCTAGTTTCCCAGCGCGCTCTCTTTTGCTTAACGCGTCTTAAGCCACTTTGTGCGCTGCTTAATTGCTTTTTTGTAAGCTGCAATAACTTTGCTGTTGTTGCCCTTAAGTTCCATCGCTTCATAAACAAAAGCGCGCCCAGTCAACTGCAACTCATTGTCAGTCATGTTGTACACTGCGTCAGTATCATGTCCCAGTGCTTTCATGTCTGCTTCAAACGTGTCGTCAAGCTCATCGTTTGTTACGTCAACGCTTGCGTGCTCATTGTTGTTGTGCAGCGTCAAGTCTGATGCCCAGTTGTACAGCGTGTCGTCATTGAAAGTGTTTGCAGTCTGGATTGCAGCGCGCACAACAAGCGTGTTTTCGATCTTGCTCATTTTGTAGTCCTTTGTTTGTTTGCTTCCGATAAACAGACATTAGCATAAAACTGGAAACGCGCAAGCAAAAAAGTACTCAGTTTCAAAAATAATTGAACTAAAAAATGCGCGCAAAATTGCCCTTTTTGCGTAAAACTGGTTGCAGTAACTCTGGTTTATGCTAATGTCTGTTTATCGGAAACGCACAAAGCGGAGTAACAAAATGCACTTAGAGATCGACGCAAAAGCAAAGAAGGCAATTAACAAGACTTTGAAGGCTTTTGGTCTGCGGATCACTTTGGGGCAGGGTTCGACGACGCGCTACATGATACAGCGAAAGCGCATGATCACGAACAGCTATGGTGCGAAGCCGGGCAGCTGGTACGCTGTTGGTCTTGCATACGGCGAGCAGCTGGTAAACGTGCTAAAAGATGGCACGATGGCAATTAAGAAAACTGGCGACAACGGCTGGTATTTGGATCGGAAGGACTTTGGGGACGTTTGGGGCCCGGTCGAGATCGAGGAGCGCGCGATGCTGGTCATCGAGCTAACGTTGCTGGTAATGCAGTATGGGCAGCTTGAGGGGCAGGAGGAACTGACCTACTAAGGTATAAAGATCGCGGTGATGATTTTGGTGTCGGGGTCGATGGAAACAAAGGCCCCGATATTTGTACCTGGTTCGCGATTCAGCAAGCTGTCGGGAGCAACATCGCCCACACGAAGTGGAATGCTCCGCGACCTCCTGAATAGGCCTTTGATCCAGCCGATCACTTGCTGTTCAGCTTCTGAGCCAGTTCCTCGGCCGTGGTGCCATCCTCATACGAGGTGCCCAGAGCTTCCAGACCATAGGCGTGCATGGTCTGAACCGCCGCATCGTTACCCTGCTGGTTGAGCTGACCCAGACGTTCCATTACGAGAACGCGCCACTTGGTAAAAGCGGTTGTGCTTTTGTTCTTGTCGTAGCCCGGCTCTTCTTCATGGTGCCACAGATTGATCGCCATCATCGATCTCCTTTAAGTCTGTTCGTATTGCCAGGTATGCCGAGAGGGCAAGGGCTCTGAAATTGATGTGACGGAAGATGCGATCAGGAAGACCAGTCTCGGCCTCCTCTCGCATCTTCTCTGTCATCCGATCTATGATGTCGGATTGCCTTGACATCAGCGTCGCTTCCGACCCTTGCCAAAGATCGTGTCAAAGGCACCGCCCTCGCCGAAGATCTTGCCCATTCCCTCGTCCATCTGCGCGAAGCCCTCGTCCATGTCGCGATCACTGGGACGACGAAGACCAGCGTTGTGGGCTTCCAGCATCTTGTTGTGCTCAGCGACCTTGGCCTTCAGATGGGCCAGATCAGCTTTGGCTTGCGCGCCTTCGACCAGAAGTTTGTAGACTTCTCCCAGCCACTTTCGCTTGACGGTCAGGCTCGATTCGGGATCGCCGAACGTGACTGCCTTCAGGGTAGCCATGTCAACGGCCATTATTCGATCTCCTGCAAGTATCCATCAGTGGTAACATTCCACTGCTTGAACACACTGTTGTCTGGATTGAGGATTGTCAACCGCATCTGACCATGATAGTTGTTCATGGTGTCGGCCAGAACACCCAAGGCCTCGATGGGCTCATGGTCGATGGCATCCGTATCAACGCCGGTATCGTGGCTGATGATGCGAACATCGTTGCTGCTGAGCCCAAGTGCCTGACGGACTGCCCAAAAGGGTGGAAGCTTCTCAGTCAATGGATCGGTCTCCTTCCACACTATCCCGGTAACGTCGTGACCACTTCTGGCACTTGGCAAGCAGGATAGTTGTGATTTCCTCGTCGGTTGTCTCCGGACGATATACAAAGATAGCGTCCAGCATACAAGCGATTACGTCGATGGCTTCGCCGACCACACCATCGGAACCATGATCACTCTGGTCCACGTCTGCGATCAGCTCATCCTTGAGCTCAACCATCTCACGCTCGCCGTGGGCATGAATGTCGAAGAGAGTCCGGCCGTTGTTGATCTCGCGGGCAAAATGCCGCACGATATCAATGGGATTGTTGGTGTCCATTAGGCAACCTTTCTGAATCGTTTGGCCTTGAGGGCTGCATCACGCTTGCCCTCGGCATACTTGAGCATTTCCCACAGCTCTCGGGTCCGATAGTCGGCGCAGCGCTCAACCCAGTCCTCGTAGGTCATCGTGTCTGCAGGGTGCCGGGGTCCAAGTGCCATCGTGATCTCCTCTGATCTCCACAATAGCAGGACTGGGCGCCAGGGCAACCAGTTATTGAAACGTAGTGGAAACCTGCTATAAGAGAAGGATGGCAGAGATGACTCCCAATGAACGAGCCTTTATCACAATCTCGGATGAACTCCGACGGCTGGAAAATAGCCTCGTGGTAATGGAAGTCCTGAAAAAGACCGTTACTCGAATGGATCAGTGGACCAAGACCAACTTGGCTGATGTCGACCACAACCATGTATTCACAGCGGAAATGGAGGGCTGGCTAAAGGTTATCCCCTATATCTGTGACGATGGATCCAAGATCAGGGAAAAGGCCGACACTGCTGCCACTCGGATCGAAGAGCTGAAAAAGCTTCAGGAAGTATTTCTGAAGGGTGGCAACATCGTGGCAGCCAAGCTGTCCGGAGTCATGGACTAAACGGCGTTGCCGGTTTCCTGCATGGTCACGACTACTTCAACGTAACGGCGCACCAGGCGTGCAACCTTGGCCTTTTGCGCTTCCGCGAGCGTTTCAAACGTGTCAGCGGCCTCCATACGGTCCACCGAGTCCTTGGCAGTCCAGGATCCCCGCTTTACCTTGGAGCCGCGACGATACCACAGGTTGTCGTAGTATTCAATAATCCAGCGATTCACTCACCATACTCAGCACGGATGGCCGAGATCAGGCGGCTCAGCACGTCCCTGATATCCTCGGGGTCAGCGCCACCAGCCAGCATGTCATCGGAGATTTCCAGCAGGATCTCTTGCGTGGCGGAAGTCCACCAGCCGCCCTCAGGCTCCAGCTGGCCGACGATGAATGCCGCAGTACTCGTTGCCATTAGTCTCGACCACCCTTTGCACAAACTGGTCCCAACCCGCTAGCAATGCTTTCCGGCACAGTCAATGCCTTGCGGCACTTTCCGCACTTTCCCTGGTGCCAGATCTCAACGCGCTCCAGCACCTTCTCGTTCATGATGTTGCTGAACAGCCATTCGAGCCCCTGAACACTGGGAGCCGTCTGGGAAACTTTGGCCTTGGCCCCGCCGTAACGATAGCTGGCAAAGTCCGTATCAGCGCCCTTGCCGAACATGATGCCAAAATAGGCGTAGCTGTTGGTGTTGTCGGGGCCGTTGAGAAGCTGGACGAAATATGGGTTCTTGGCGCCCTCTGCGCGGGGCTTTCGCACCCGATAGGTGAAGCGAGTTCCCGTCCGCTTGCTGACCACAGTGAACACGGCGTTGCCCGCCAGAGCGAACTTACGAAAAGCTGCCATGTTGCTGAACGTTCCGCCGTGTGCCATTCTAGATCTCCTCGTTGCCGATGTTCTGGATCTAACACCAGAGTTTGGTAGGGCAACCGCTTTATGCGGCCACCCACCGAATCTCGTGGCGATCACGATCAATCGACCTCAGGAACTTTTCGCCCCCGTCGCTGAGCTCGTTGAACTTGTTGAACTTGAAGACTTTTTCGTTCCGCCAATCAGCTTCGTTGCTGGAATTGCGCGACCGAGTCTGCAGCATCTTCTTCACGTTCAATCTCCTCGTTTCCGATGTACCAGTCCTAGCAGAACTGGTGAGGAGATCAACCGCTTTTTAGCCTCGCATCAACTGATATCGGGCCAGGGTGTCGACCATTGCTTCCATGGACCAGTCGGCGCGCTCCATCAGTTCAAAGACCGCTTCCTGATCGGCCATGCGGGCCAGGTAGTTGTCCAGTGCGCGAGAAAGTTCGATCTGCCGCTCGCCGGGCTCCATCAGGAGAACATGGTTGGTTGGAAGCGGCTGGAGTTCTTCGCCCATCTCTGCGGCCTTGGTGTTGTACCAGACGCGATGGAGAACCTCGTGATTGATGATGAACAGTTTGTCCTTGGCGGGCAGTTTGGCCCACGAGACGCCCTTGATATTGATGACGTTCTTATCCACGGTCGATCTCCTTCCCACCCCAGTTAGCACTCTGGACATGGAAATCAACCAAAGAAATGGCGCGAAGTTTTACCCTCGCGCCAGTTTCTCTTAGTGCTTGGCGGTCGTCGTGGTGTTGGTCGTGGCGACCGTGCCGTTGTCCAGAACCTGGGTCGTCGAGGTCGAGTTGTTGGTGACCGCGTCATCGCGACCATCGCAAGCTGCGAGTGCGAGAGCCGAAACCAGACCAGCGACGAGAACAATCTTCTTCATATAAAACTCCTAGACCAACTATTGGTACTGGACACCATAGCGCCTAGTTCCTGTGCGTCAATATCTACCTGCAGGGAATGTAGCGGATAATCCACTTGGGGTAGCCCTCGGGAGTCATTACAATGTCGGGGACTGCCCTGGCATCGTTGCCCGTCTCGACCCAGCCTGCACCATAGCAGTTGTCGCAGATTGCCCGCTTGCTTCTCATGCTCACGAGGTCGATTTCCGCGTTCCATTGACCGTGGCCATGACACACTGGGCACCTAGCATCCAGGGCACCATTGCGTGGTACCAGTGATATGTTGAACAGCGCGTATGGGTCCTCGGGACCAGTGCAGAGCACAATGTTGCTGGCATGTGCCATCAAAAACGTTCCTTCGTGCAGGAGAATTGATCACCGATCACAATGCAGATTTCCGACCCTGTGTGAATGGTTGGCGTGCCCGCCGAGGTCTCGGCTGCTAGAATAGCGGTGAGGCCGATCAGGTAACGAACTGAGCGAATCAATCGTATTCTCCTTCGTCCTCATTGGCAAGGCGGATACGCTCGATATCCGCGTCGATGAACTTGGCCGCGTCCTCGGAGTGGGCGAACCCGCCACACTTGATCAGGATATCGCTGTGTGGCTCCAGAACCGCCCAGGTATCCGATCGCTTTATGTAGCGGATCGCATAGTTGCGATAGATTATGTCCGCGCTCATTGTGCTGCGATCCCCAGTTCATAGAGGAGACGATCGATCTGCTGTGGACCACCAAGTGACCAGCCGCTGTTGCCGGAGCCATGCTCGACCCAAACATTCACCTTGTCGGTGACCAGCTTTTGACTGTAGCCACCATCGCTTACCATAACCCTGATCCCGCAGTATTCCCACGTATCAGTGCTGCTGAGCACTGGTCGCGAGTGCTGACCAAGCTGACGAACGCGAGAAACGATTGCGTCTACCTTGCTATGAAGGTTTGCGTTGATGATCACTTAGTGTCTCCTGCTGTTACACCAGAGTTAGCACCAACGCCCCCAGTGTCAACCAGTTTAGTAGATGCCTTCGATGTAGGGCTCATCGTCGACCACCTCCACGCGATCACCCTTTTGCGTGGCAGCGAAGAGAAGTGCCGCAAACGCCTTGGGCAAGCGGATGCAGCCGTGGCTTGCAGGATAGCCGGGAAGGTGTCCTGCGTGAAGGGCGATGCCGTCCCAGGTCAGCCGCTGCATGAATGGCATGGGAGCGTTGGCGTATTTGTTGCTCCGATGCGTGGCCGCCTTTTGCAGGATGTTGAACACCCCAGTGGGCGTTTCCTTGCCCGGCTTTCCCGACGAGATCGTGGACAGTCCGATCAGCATATCGCCGCGATAGACTTGCGCCATCTGCGTGGCGAGATTTACCCGAACGTAAACGGCGCCATCGACCATTGCATCGTCGCTCCAGTAAAACTGGCCGGCTCGAAGAATGGAAACATCGGAGACCTCTTTGACGCCAGTGATGTCCTGCGCGCTTGCGACCAGGGGTGCCATCGAGAGTGCCATTGCTGCGAGGAAAAGTTTCATCTAGTGTCTCCGTTACCGTTACACCAGGATTTAGCAGCCCAATCCTGGCAGTCAACCACTCAGGATGTCTAGCCGTACATTTTTAGGATCTTGGCCGCCACGTCGCGAACCTTTTGCTCATCCTCGCTGACATGATGCTCTGTCATTGCCCGCTTGACAAGCCGGACCTCTGGCCGATTGAGGCGCCACTTTCCTGCCTGATAGATGGCATGGTAGTCCTGCAGACTATTGGTATTCCACTTGACCGAGATACCAATGTTCAGATTTGCGACCCAGAGCGACACGCCGCTGGGATGATACCAGACGTATTGGGTCTTTTGCCAATCCTTGTTTATTTCCAGCAGGCGAACAATCAGCATGACGTCCTCCCTCACCGCCCCGAAACTCAGGGTAGTGAAGAAGTTCTTGCACCGATGACCAAACCTTACGCTCACTATTACCCTCTGACTTCCTCGATCAGAAAGCGTCCGTCATCCAGCTTGTGGTAGAACGTGCGCGTACGGAGCCTGGAGAGCAGCCGCTTCATGACCATCTTTGGAGCAATGTAAAGCCCAAAGAAGAAACTCGCAAGTGCGATCACGACAACGATGCCCATCAGATAATCTCCCGGTGCAAAACAAAGAAGGGCCGCTGCGAGGGTGATCAGCGGACCACCCAGCGCAACGCCTGCGCACCACATCTGGATAGCAGTATCCAGAGTGTTTGCAACCAGAGTTTTCACATCCGCTCGTTTATTTTGTCGGCGAAGTCGGGGTCGATCGTGAGGAGTGGATGCCCCAGGGACTCCAGATACGTGTCGCGGAACTTGGTGCTGTCATCGTTGATGATGTCAGCGCACGTGCCGCAGTAATACTTCCGAGTGCTGTGGTTGAACCAGTACGCACCAGGAGCCTGGCAGGCCGTCCGATTGCAACGCTGGCCTTTTTCGCCCTTGCCCTCGAGTTCGGCCTTGTTGGTCTCCAGGTTGTCCACGTATGCCTGGCTCATATACTTGGGCAGCGTGTAGCCGTTGACCTTGTGGCGCTCATTGTCGCGAGCCCTTGCGCGATTCATCGCCTCGACGATCGCGTCGCCGGCCTGATCGCTCCGCGAGGGGAGATCGTAATAGGAATGCGCTGGGGTGGACTCTGCGACCGCCTTGGCTGCGCGAAGATCCTCAACGCTCTCAAAGCTCTGTCGAAGGCCATCCATCCGACGCGAGAGCGCGCCCATCTGGCGACGCGCTTCCTTCCGAGTGTCCGACTGCTCGCGAAGTGCCTTGAAGGACTTGGGTGCTTTCATCTTGTAGCCCACGCTCGATCTCCTTTTTGTTCCGATAAACCAGGAATAGCACCACACAGGTGCGCGTCAACCAGTTAATTCATCCAGAGATAACCGTTGGGCACTTCAGCTACCATGCTTTCCCAGGAGGGCTTGTCGGGATCGTCGTCCATGTGCTGGTCGTAGTGATCTTCCTGGATCACGTAGAAGCCCTGTAGCGTGGACGTTTCGTCATACTCTTCGGGGTTGAAGTGCGCCGTGTCGTGACCCGAGTAGTGACCCTTGTCGTAAATGTCTAGGGCAATCTCATTTCGGAACGCCCTGTAGTCGCCATACCCGCGATCGTCGAGCATTTCCATCAGACTGTCGGCATCGCGGAGCGAACCTGCGTCTGGTTGTTCGTCTGTCACGTCAGTTTCCTCGATGGATGTGAGGGGAGCGGCAGCAGGCTCACGTGGCCTGTCGAGTATCTCCTGAATGCGGGCTCGAGTTCCTTCACTCAGCTTGGAAAGATCGGGCGGCGGAGCGGGTTCTACCTTGATTGTGCCATCAAGGATGCCTTGGATCCTCGCGATAGTTTCCGGCTTCAACGCCATGCTCGATCTCCCTAGTTGTTGCTCCTGTTCCTAACACCAGAACAGGAGCCTGCAACCACTTTTTACAGCGAATCGACGTCGTCACCGTTGAACGTGCTGTCCATGACCAGCGTGTCAACGTCGGTCAGGATCCAGGTGTTTTCCACCAGGTCGCGAGCGTTGATTTCGAGAAGATAGATGATGCAGCCCGGTTCATTGACGAACTCATGCTTGCAGACCTTGAGAGCGCCCTCTTTGCTGTCGCGCTCTTCGAACATTCCCTCGGTGGTGTATGCAACGTACCGCATGCCAAACTCCTGCTAGTTCCTATAAAGAGACACTAGCAGGGTTGTCCAGAGTTGCAACCACAAAGGAGTTAATCTTTGGGCTTGAATGTTTCGATGACTTTGGAGTTCTGCGCGATGATCGCCCCCTGGGCGCTCTGGCTGACGCAACCCATATCGTAGTCAGGATAGGGCGCACCGTTGCTCATCTTCACACCCTGAACGGGAATCCACGAGCCACCGGCCTTCACGCACTCCACCTTTTGACCAGCGGTGATCTGAGTGTCGGCTCGCTTCTGATCCGCATCCTTCATCCGACTGTCGGCACAGGAGAATGTGAGACAGCCCAGGACCGTCACGATGCCCACGATCAGTGCGCTCATGCCCCAGCGGAACTGGGTCATCTCCACCTTGGAGGCGATGTTTTCGTCTGTGTATCCGTCTGCCATATCAGTCCCACAATCCCATTGCTGCTTTTACATTGTTCATGGTGTCTAGGGCAACCAGTCTAGGTCCACCAAAGGAACTGGTCGAGAACTCCAGATGATCCTCGACCTGACGATCGCTCAGCTGCGAGAATGCTTCCTTGATGGGTTCCAGAAGCGAGATCGTCGCGTCAGTCAGTGCCGACTTGAGAGCTCCGTTGCCCTTTCCGCCCAGATCCCGCAGGACTTCCTCGACCTTCCGGTCTTGAATGCCCGCAAGAAGCGACACGAGATTGCCCACCGCTACCCGGCCCTCAAGCCCCTCAGGTTCGCTGGGCAGAGTTGTGACGCTGTCGGCGACCGCTGCTCGGTACTTTTTGCTGATCATCACGTCGGTGTCCAGAAGGTTGATGCGCGAGCTATCATTGGGCTCGCTCTTGCTCATCTTCTTCATTGGATCCTGAAGGCTCATCACCCGCGCGTTGATCGGCGGAACCAGAGCCTGAGGCAGCTTGAACGTCTGACCAAAGTCCGCGTTGAACTTTTCGGCAATGTCCCGTGTCAGTTGCAAGTGCTGGCTCTGATCATCACCAACGGGCACCAGATCAGCACCGTAGAGCAGAATATCAGCGGCCTGAAGCACTGGGTATGCGAACAGCCCGGCGCTCACGCTGGTGCCTGCTCCACCCTTGTCCTTGAACTGCGTCATCCTGTTGAGCCAGCCCATTCGTGCTGTGCCCATTAGAAGCCACTGAAGTTCGGTGTGCTGGGAAACCGATGACTGACGGAACAGATACGTGGAGCCGTTGGGCCACATCAGATCATCATCGGCCAGACCACAGGCCATCAGCAGTCGTGCGATGTTCTTCACACTGGCTGCGAGGTCCGAGGGCTTCTGATAGACCGTGATGGCGTGGAGGTCGGCCAGCATCAGGTAACTGGTATGACCCTGCCGAGCAAGTTCAACCCAGTTTTTCACTGCACCTAGGTAGTTTCCCAGATGCAGTGAGCCGGTGGTCTGAACTCCGGAAACGATTGTGCTCATTCGGGAAAGTCCACATCCAGAACGTCGAGTTCATCGTAGTCGATCCACTTGCCAGCCAACAGCGGCCAGAACAGCTTGTTCAGCTCACGCTCCGACTTTTCACGAATCAGCTCGTAGACTTCCTCGATGGTCGTCTCGGCGTTGAGTTCGTTGCCGATGCCGGTGAGGAAGACACCGACCTGCGGCAGAGTTCCCGTCTTGGCGTCGACCATCACGCGATTGATCAGGAGATTGGCGGCCGTGTTCCAGTGATAAAAGGAAAAGCCCTCCTCGTCCTTTCGATCCTGCCCGGTCTTGTGATGACCACGTGCGATCAGAAAGGCCATCCAGGCGGTCGTGAACTTGAGTTCCTCGAGCGGACGTTCCGAATACCACTCGGGCGATACGTAGATCTTGTCGCCGTCGAAGCTGATTGATCCCGAACCATACGTGGGCACGATGGGATAGGTGGTCAGCGCCTGTCGATAGATCGAGACTGGATTGCTGAACATGGGATGATTGGCGAACAAGCTGTCCTGTGCGATGGCAAAACGATCCATCGCATATTCGGCCTCCTCACCGCCCGCCGGAGTCATCCGATTCTGATGGGCAGCTTCCTCTTCCTCGGGAGTCATCTGCACTGCGATGCCCAGGGCAATGTTCTTGACATCCTGCCGAATCTTGTTGAGTTCATCTTCCGATAGTTTTGCCACGTTCGATCTCCTACCAGCCCCCTGGGGCTTTTCCACTTGGTGTGAATAGCACGATTAGGACGAGGATCAAGAGAAAACCTCCCAATCCTATTATGACGCCAATCCAGTGATCATGTGTCATACCCGAATATAATCCTTGGGACGGTACTCACGACCGTTTGGATAGCGGTCGAGACCAAGAAGCTTCCACTCCTCTTCCGTCAAAAGCGTCCTGGCCTTGGCGAAAGCTGCCTCGGTTGGTGGATGAGTGTGAGTTTTCTTCTGCTCTTCTTCCAGCTTGGCCTGAACATAGTCTTCGCAATACTCAGTGCCAAAACTTGCGTAATTGTTGGCACCACAGTGGTCGCAATAGCTCGATGGATCGTAACCCATCTGACTAGCACGCCACTTGTGGGGCGTTTTGGGAAACAGGTTGTCTACCACTGCCCGTGTGCCTCACTGGAGAAGGGATGAGTACGAGCCTCATGCTCATGTCGCTGGCAATACCATTCGATACCACCGGCCCCGATCGCGCCATTGATCGCGGGCTCGCCACACGTATCGCAGAACTTGTACTTCATGGGCGAACGACCATCGTGGCGCGGATACTTTTTGCTGGGCTTGCTGTTACCCACGTGACCGGGGCCTGATGCGCCGCCGCTCTGAACCTGTTTGATGGCCTTGCAGGACTTGCTGCAAAACTGTGCCCATCCACGTGCGCGATCTGCCGTCCTAGCCGTAAAAGGCTGCTGGCACCGCTTGCACGAATATGTTGCCGTTGATGCCACTGCTACCTCCCGTTGTGTGTGTCCAACTATGGAGCCAAGAGTGGAAGCTGTCAACCAGTTTAATAGCCGCCCTGTGCTTCCCAGCGACGATGCTCCTCGTCTTCACGCATACGGGCAACCCGCTTGATCAGGATCAGGTCGATGATTGCCAGGACACCCTTGCCCTCCAGCTTTTGAAAGCCAGTTTCCTTTAGGAATTCCGCTTCCTCGTTGGCACTGAAGTCCAGCTTGGTTGCACGGGTCACGATATCAGTTCCTTTCTATGCAGGAGTTCTGCCAGTTTGTCCTGAGACACCTGCGCCATCTGTTGATGACCCAGCGAACCAGGATTGAGCTTTACCTTTTCCTCGGCCTCATGGGCTTCCTTGCGGGCGACCGCGATCTCTTTGTCGAGTTGGATCTGGGCACCAAAGCGAGGAGCGGGAGGCGGACCATTGAACTGCTTCATGGCCAGGCGCTCGGTAAAGGGCGTGTAGGTTGCCAGTGTCAGGTCGCCACGGACAATGAAAGCGAGGTTGGCGCCATAGTGGTACCACCGATTGCCGGCCACGACCTTTCGACGGAAGACATCCTTTAGATGCTCGGGCTGTTTGTCCCAGTCAGGGGTACGTTTGGGCGTACCCTCGCTGAGCTTGTCGAATATTGCCCTGGCCGTTGCCTCGATCACACTAGCTCTCCAAAGAGGATATCGACCTGTGCAGCATCTTGGAAGAGAAAGCAAACGATAAAGCGGTTATCCTTTTCACCATCGGCCTTGTAAAACGTCACGCTCTCCAGACCACCACCGCTGAAAGTGCTGCGAGGTTCCAGGTCGTACTTTGCCTCAATGTCCAGGACAAAGTTCCGCGCATCACGGTGATTGGTCTGCATCGACGTATAGGCGTTGAGCGACTTGCGGAAGTTGACCGGCGGGGTTGGCTTGGGCTCACGCTCGCCGACCAGCGCGATGCGCGAGAGAAAACGCTCGCCATAGGGCTGACCAGGGTCGAGCATGATGATGATCTGGTTGCGGAAGCGAAGCTGATCGAAGTGGCGCGTCCATTCCGTTTCATGCTCGGGCCAGAAGTCGACCAGGACGGTGATCTCCTTGTCGTTGATCGCGTCCAGGGCCTTGGCACCCAGCATCCGATACTTGATGTCGGGGCCCATGATCGACTCCACGGTGGACGTCCGATCATCGCCCCAGATGCCGATCACGATGGGCGAACCACTTGCCGGACGCTTGCACATCTTGCGGACTAGTTCGATCTGTTCCTGGTCAATCACTGCCTGTCTCCTGCATCTGTTGTCCTGGAATTAACACCAGGAACTCACAGGGCAACCAGATTATTCAGTGGGTTCCTCGGGCATCAAGTCCTTGACCAGAACGTGCTTGATATTCTTCACCGCAGTTTCGTTGAACTCCTCGAGTACCTCAGGACCAAAGACCAGCTTGCCGGGATAGCCCTCGCGGGGCATCTTTCCACCACGCATCAGCGTGACGTGGGGCCGTAGGATGTTTGAATGATCCATCGTGGGCAGGAGTGCTGCGAGCGCCTCGTGGCGTTCCTTGACTGCGGGATGGCCGAAGCTGATAGCTTTCGCGATGTAGCCGAAGATCTGAATGGTCTTGTAACCTTCGGGGATAACCAGCTGATTGGTCTGAAGGGTGATGCCACTCCAGTCAACGGGTTCTCGACAGGTTGCCAGTGTCAAGTGCAGCTCATGGACTGGCATGATCTTCTTGATCCCAGTCTCATAGGCCCACTGCACCACATCGCTGGTGTTCAATAGGGGTCGGTATAGCCAGAGTGTCTTCATCATCTTTGACCCATATTATAAGCTACTTTGGCTTGCAACTAAATTAGATATGAGATACACGATATTACGACCCAGCCCCTTCCAGCGGGCTGACCCGGAATAGCATGGATTTCAGAATATCTCAATTAAGAAGCAACACAAAGGCGCGACTTCCTCGCTTTACCATCCGCTAAAGGAGAAGTCTTCCAATTGGGTGCCGCGCTGGACGCCGGATACGACAACAGCGCCCCTGAGGGCGCCGTTGGGCTGGAGTCCATTGGATTCCGCGCCAACTTCCATGGCAGCAGTAATCCCGATCCTATCTTTTCTCTAAAGCCCCTCGGCGCTATGGGGCGACGCCATGTTCCTTAGCGCATACGTACCTCCTTTCAGTTAGCGTTGATCCGTTGTAAGTCCGTAGTAACACTCAGGACGTTAGTGCCAACATCCTGAGCGTCAACCGTTATTTTACTTTTCCGACACCGAAGCGTGGGCTGGCTTGGGGCCTGCGCCGTTGACGATCAGCGCCGCTGCGCGCTCCTCGGCCGACATCGCTTCCAGGGCAATCCAGCCGTGCTTTCCGCGAACCGCACGATGCATCATCGAGACCTGCAGTTCCATTTCCTTGGGAAGCGTGAAGCGGAACGTGTTGACTGCGCCCTTCTTGACTCGGAGATCGACCAGCGTCTCACCCTTGGGGAGATTGATGGACTTGACCCGGTTGGTCGGCAGCATCTGGAGCGCACCATCGACCAGTCGAATCCGGACCTTGGTGTTTTCGCCGATCATTGCCGATGCCAGCTTGTTCAGGTTCACAGTAGCCATTTTCGATCTCCTCGCTGTGGGCGACCATCGCCCCGTCCATGTTCTGGATCTACACTCTGGTGAGAGGGCGTCAACCACTTTCTCACCAGAGTTGCAAAGTCTTTTACTTTGCGGTGATGCTTGCGCCAGCTGGGGCAGCCTGACCGATCGGGGTCTTCAGCAGCTCTGCGGCCTCGGTCACGTTGACCATCGTGAGCCAGCCATGCTTGCCCTGGACGATGTTGAACTTTGCGCCCTCTGCGCCGTCGAGTTCGTTGAGACCGGCCACGTCGGGCATCTGGAAGCGAACCGTACCGCGATCTGCGCGAACCTTCAGTTCAGCAAGCATTTCGCCCTTGGGCAAGTTGATGGACTTGACACGATTCGTGGGGAGAATCTGCAACATGCCGCCGAGGACGCGGACGCGAACCTTAGCCGAAGTGCCGATCAGTGCCGAAGCGTTCTTGTTCAGGTTTACCAGCTTGCCCATCTTGTGTTCCTTTGTTTGCGTTTCCGATAAACAAGCTCTAACACCAGGAAATGGAACGTCAACCAGTTTTGTTCTGGTTTTGTTCAGATAATTTGATCAATCATCGAGGTCGATCTTTTTGCCCTCACGGCGACGCTTCCGCGCGCTGGTGGCACGGTAGCTCATGTCCTTTCGATGGTCGCCGCCGTCCATGCCACCGTTTTTGTTGCTGCGGTGTAGCTTGGCGAGGATCTCGATGAACCAACCGGTACGAATTTTACCACCCATAGTTGACCTCCTGGTGTTTTCTATAAAAGAGGGGTAACACCAGGATCCTGGTGATCAACCGCTTTTTGCTTTTCCTCGGACGTTTTCTGGAAGCTCATAGGGGTCATACGCCGCTGCGCGGTCGGCGGTGACCTTGTTGGCATGCTCGATACCCAGTCGCAGACCACGCTCCGACGATGGAAGGGGTGGACGACCAGCGGCCACATCGCGACCGATCACGTCCTGCAGCCAGGCGATGTTTTTGTTGGCTGCTGCCTCGATATCAGGATACAGTCGGAGGCGAGCATCGCCATCGAACCGCTCGTTGATTGGACGAGGTGGCGTGGTGTCCGTGATGTAGCCCTCAAGGCCGGCGAGTGGATTCTCATACTCCCGCCAGAAGGTAAACGGAGGCATCATGCCTCCCTTGGTGGACAGAAAGGAACCTTGCTTGGTACCAAGTGCCTCGGCGCTGTACCAGAGCACAAGGGCAACATCGCCCTGATATGTCCAGTGGCGAGCGGTTGTGTTGGGACGATGGCGATGCGTGGAGTCGAGAAAGCTGTCCTCGTAGGTCCACGCTCCGCCGCTTGTTACCTCGACCACGCGATCGGTGGGAGGAGCAATGTCCTCGACCTTGTTCCACGGCATATCAGTTCCCCTTTACGAGAATACGCTCTGCAGCGAGAGCAGTTGCGGGCAAATACTTGTAGTCGGTTGCGTTTGCGAGATACTTGAGGGCACCTTCGTATGCAGCGCGGAGCGTTGGCCGCACACGCATGTTAGTGTCTTCGCGGAAGTAACGCGAGAGCGCCTCGCACATCAGCTGGGCATTTTGCGCTTGCGGATGCTTGAGCTTTGCGGGGATATACTTGCCGCCACCCGGCGCGATCAGATCCTCGGTGATGATCCAACCGGTCTTCATGCGCGTATTGTGGGTGTAAATGAGCAGCATGTCTATCTCCTGTGCGTCCGATAAACAGACACTAGCACCAGAGTTTGGCTATGCAACCAGTTATTTGCCTCGAAGCCAGGCCCAGAAACCCTTTTTGGCGATGTTTTTGGCGATGACCGCGGTGGCCTTGGGCTCAAAGAGTTTTCCCTCTGGGCCGCACATTCCCTTTTGGGAGCGAACGTTGGCACACTCTGGCAGCTTGACATCGTAGCCACCATGAGGAGTGAATGTCTCGAGACGCGCCAGCTCGTTGGTGCAGTAGTCGAAATTGGACACACCTCCCAGCCAGCTTTTCCAGTATTTGCACTGATGACAGGGACCGGGCCAGTTGAGTGTGTCCTGCTCAGCCTTCTTCAACGCCGCTTGGGCTCTGGCTAAAAGGTCACTCACCGCTTCAATTTCTCCATCATCAGTTTGGTGCTGAGCACCTCGTTTTTGTCAAACTTCATCAGCGCCGGATTGTGCTGACCAGTCTTGGTCGCGTGGCTGCTGACTTCTCCCTGCAGCCGCACTTCCTTTTTGTCAAGGATGGTCTCTGCGGTGATGAAACCGCTGGCGTGGGTTCTTTTCAGACGTGCGATCACCAGCTCATCGCGGCGCGAATAGATGAACATGTCACCGATTGCCAGCTCGTTGCCGAACATATCCAGGGGAACGCAGGGCAGGAGATCAACCTTCTTGGCCTTTTCCTCCTCGGTCTTGGGAGGCTTTTTGGCAAACAGATAAACCGTTGGTCCCACGTGATTGGGAAGGATCTCCAGGCCGGTTTGGTCGCCCCAGTTAGTAGCAACGGGCTTTCGACCATCGAACTCGTAACGAAGCGTCTTTGAGCCGTCCTGCTCAATCCACTCCATCATGTAGATTTCCAGCAGGTTGGGCTCCCTGATACCCATGAAACCCGACTTGCTTTCGCGGATGAAGATGTTGGGATCCGTTGGCAACGTTCCTTGGCGGATGATATTATAAGCGGGGCCCTTGGGAACTGAACTTATGTTGCGGAGTTGAAGACAGTCGCGCTCGATCTTTGCGATGCTGCCGGCCCTTGCACCACTGTGGATCTTGGCATAGATGGGCCGACCAGCCTTGAAGTCCTCGACCATCTTGGCCATGCCCTGGATGAGAAGCTGGCGATTGGCGATCACATTCTCGATCGTCTCGTCGGACTGGTCAGCGTACCGTCCCCGGTAGATGTCGCCCTTGAGATTTCCTATCTCAACCATCGTGTCAGGATTGTTGTGCAAATGGTACCACGACATCAGTTGTCATCCTCTTCCGAATAAGTCCCACCCTCGCTCCAGAGGTACTGCCTGATTTCCTTCAAGCATTCCAAAAGCGAACCAGTAACCCGAGCCCTGCCCCAGCTGCGATCGATGTCACGGTGATCAAAGATCGCCCACTCGTCACCCTGGATCCACGCCAACTTCCAGTCGCTATAGCGGGAAAGAGTGTGCTCCGCAATGTTAAATCCGCGCATCAGGTCAGTCTTGACCGCTGCTCCCTTGCTGGTCAGCTTGAGCGTTCCCTCGAACATTCCGGGGCGGATCACGGGCAGGACGCTTTCGATCAGCTGGCTCAGGGTCACCAGCTTGTCGTCATCCCACTTGTGGTTGACCGCGACCGTGAGGCAGTTCTGATCCGTCCGGCACCAGTGACCGCCACCGTTCCGCAGACCAGTGCCGGCCCATGCGCCCTTCCAGGAAAGCTGCGAGAGATACGCATCGCCGCGCTTGTTCCAGCCGCTGGCCACGTTGGTTTCCAGCGCCTTTTCCAGCGTCATCGCTTCCTTGGCCTCTTCGGCCAGCTGGGCGGTGGTGAAAGCGTTGTGGGCGATGTGGAAGTTGTCCTGGGCCCTCTTGAGAGCATTGCGGGCTCGATCAAGATCTGCCGTCAGTTGTTCGATCGTCTTCGCCACCGCGTTTCTCCTCGTTGTCTGCATTCTGGATAGCAGACCCATCCTGGTTGTCTACCAGAATCTCTTGCGCGAGAAGAAGTTTTCTGGATCCATTACCTGAACACAGTTCCGGCTCTTGCCCTTTAAGTCCTCATAACATTCGCACATGAACTCAGGCTTCTTGCGAGTATCTGGAACAATGGGCTGACAGATCTTCTTCATGCCCATTTCAATGAAGTGACAACGTTCCGCTTGGTTGGTTCGATCCCTCCAGGTGCCATCGCGCATCTGATACATCAGCGCCGCGCATTGAACGTGACCCTTTTTGTCAAGCCCAATGTTGTTGAAACAGGAAAGGCACTGGCTCTCACGCTGCGGTCCCTCATAGCCTTGTTCCCATTGACAGTTTCGGCAGTAGCCAATACCATCGCTCATTATGCCAGAGGCAAACGGAACATCGCACCGCTTGCAACGTGGTCCGCCAATAAAGAGACCAACAGGGGCTTTGGGACGGCTGCTCATCAGTGGACGGTCGCGAGTTCGCGCTCCAAGTCCTCACATTCCAGCAGCCAGACCAGCGTGAGCTCCCAGTCACCGCGATGATCGTTCTGATGTTCCCAGAGGACGTCCTCGATGGGGTAAAAGCTGCCATGCTCGTTGATGTGGTCGCGAACCTGACGTGGGAGACGATCGAACGCATCCATGTCGATCTGCCGACCCTCTTCCCAGTGAGGAGTGTCCTCGGTCTGGGTGCTCATTTCGGCGATGGCCTGTGCCAGCATGCCAGCAATACTGGAGCCGCTCAGAAGATCCGCGTAGCCCATTTTATGCCTCCACGCTGCGGTCGAGGAGATTGTTCTTTCCGATGCCGCCGCCCCAGCCCTTGCGGATGGTGATGGCCGAGCCAGCGCGGGTGAAGAACTCAGGGGAGCCGTTGAGAACACGTCGCACCTGGCGGCGCTGCATGTTGCGAACGCCCCGCTTTCCCGTCGTGTTGCTCATCTTGTTTCTCCCTACGTTGCCTACACCCCTGTCCTAGCAAACTGGACAGGGCTGTCAACCAGTTTTACAGAAAAGAGTTGGCCCTCTCGATCAACGCCTTGTCCTCACTATCCAGGGAAAGCGAGCAGTGGGCGTTCCGCTCATGAAGTTCCAGTGCCTCGACCAGAAGACGGATGACCTCACGCATGTCAACCATACGCTCAAGATCTTCCCCAACGCCGTTGGTGCCATGAATGGGGCAGTTGGGGTCCTCTGCTATCCAGGGACCCCCGATCTCATGGCACTGATGACCACAGTCCATTACGCGCCCTTCAGCTTGAGCTTGAACGTCCGAGTACCCTGCGAAGTACCCGCCGTCTCGACCATATCCTCGGGGATATCGTAGTAGTGGGCGATCCAGCCGCTCTCACGAAGCACCGTCCGCGTCTCTGCGAGCTTGCCCTTGTCCTTGCCGCGAGTGATCAGCTTCTTGGTGACCTGCACCTTCCGATTGTGCTTCTCGAGGCTGTAAAGGCGGACGATGCCATCGTAACGGCCATCCCGTCGACCGACCAGACCGTAGCCGTAATGGCGCTGGAAACCAGTGCGGAAATCACCTTCGAGCTTGCGGATGATATCCTGCTTGCTCTTTGCCGAAATCTTCGTCGCCTTGATCTTGATCACAACGGCCATCTGCTGTCTCCCTGTGTGCGTTTCCTATGTACCAGGAATAGCACCAGAGTTGAGCACGTCAACCAGTTATCTTAGCCAGTTCCGCTTTTAGGAGCATCTCATAGAACTGGACGTTTTCGGGGACGTTCCAGAAACGATTCATCCCACTTGTGTGGGGAATGTAGAGGGCACGGAGATCGCCACTGCTAACGGGGTTTCCTGCTATCAGGGAACCGCCATAGACGCGCGCTGCCTCGGCTCCCACGAGGATCGTTAGCCAGGGACCCTCAAGATCCATCAGCGTCTTGCGGAGGCGGGTTCGCGCTTCATCGAGTTCCAGAAGCTTTTCACCATCGTGACGAGCGTTGATGCGGCGGATTGCGTGATAGGCATCACTGTCCAGAGCCATCATCTTGGCAAGCCGCGCAGCCGCGCCAGTGGTCGTGTGGATGAACAGTGGATCTTTGGGATCCGTGTTGGGTCCAGGCCGATCGCCTACAATGAGAACATTCATAGCGGAATGTTACGCTAGGGAGCACCTCGCCGCAAGAAACTAAAAGTGCTCAATCTCCGAGACATCAAAGGAGATCGTCTCGTCGCCCTCGTAGGGATGGCTGTAATCAAAATAGACTGTGATGGTGGAGTCCTCCTCAACGTAGAAGGACTCCATATGGGCGTTGGTCTTGAAGACCTGAAAGTCCTTTTCAGACTTCTCGGCCTCCACGTGCTTTCTGGCGATCTCCTCGATGACCCGGCTGAGTCGACCATAGTTGTCGATTACTGCCTCGATGATCGCCAGTTGCATCAGAAGAACAGTGAGATCAGATAGCCCGCTGCGCCGAAGAAGCTCACGAAGACCACGAACCAGCAGAAGGTCATCTTGACGTTGATGTTCTCATAGTTCTTCAGCGTCAGGAGATTGGCGACGAAAAAGATCGTCCAGAGAATGAGCCCGATTGCGATACCGATGAACATGGTTTACTCCCTCAGATATAATAGCTGGTCTGGTGATTTTCTTCGACAGCCTGCTCAAGATTGAAATTGTAGTTGCGCCAGGCGAATCCGTAAAGATCCATCGACTTGGCGCCTGCACCATAACGTGGCTGGACCGTTACGCGCTTGTCGGTGATGTTGGTGATCACGCCCAAGTAACGAAGATTGTAGCTGTCGTACTCGACAGTTTCGCCGACCTTGAAAGTCCGATCCACGGCCTTGTTATTGTAAGTGCCAAACAGTCGGATGAACTTGACACCTTCGCGCTTGCCGACAGTTGCCTTGAGGCCGCTGTCCTGACCAGGATAGACCTGACCATAACGCTTGCGCGTCTTGCCCACCACTGCGACCGTCTTGTCGGCGGCCAGCTCAACGAGTGCGCGGCCGTGTGCTGCCACAATGGGCGCTACTGCGTCAAAACGTGCCTGCTGCTCTGCGTTCATTTTCGATCTCCTCGTTGCCGATGTTCTGGATCTAACACCAGAACAGACAGTTGCAACCACTTTTTAGACGTCGCAGAATCTTTCCACGCCGCGCTTGCAAAGCACCTGTTCATCGTGCTTCATCATGCGATCGAACGCAAAGAGCACCGCACCAGCGAGCAGGACCCAAAAGAGGATCAGGGGAAGGCGCCGCATCACGCCGCCTCAACCGGCTTGAGGAGAACGGAATGCAGACGCTCCAGCATATCGTAGATCTCCTCTGGAGTCTCCAGACCAGTGAGCGCGAGGTCGGCCACGATCTCTCCCTCGAGAGCCTTGGGCATGATTTCCTGTGCCATCAGCGACGACCTCCGAGGAAGTTGCCCAGCTCGCTCATAAACACCTTACTGGCATTCTTGGGATCATTCTGGATTGCGTCCCTGACCCGACGCTCCATGGCGTCTGCCTCGATCTGGATCGTTTCCTGGTGCATCCGCTTTGCAAAGTCCTTGTCCTCCTGCGACATCGCCTCGCTGGGGACCGGCTTCGCACCTGCTTCAACGTAGCGCGTCCGCTTGCCGTGGGGCACGATCTTGAGAAAGCCTAGCGCCGCAGTTGCCTCGATCAGCCGGACCGCGTTGGGGTTGCCAGTGCCCGACGTGCCCCAGATCGCCGTCGTGGCCTCGGTCATCGTAAAGCGCGCCTTGCCCTGGATTTCCAGCTCGTTGAGAACGTGCGCTGCCGTGCTTGCTGCCTTCTGCGCGCCCTTGCTCATCTCGTTCCAGTTTGCCATCGACCGATCTCCGTGTTGCTTGCCTATGTTCTGGTTTTAACACCAGAGTCAGGTGCGTCAACCGGGAAAATCACCCAAGGCTGCAATTAGTTCAACCTCCCAGACGCTTTTGTCCAGACCATACTGGTCGTCGTTGGTATAATGTTCGCGAATCTTGTTTTCCGCATCCTCGTAGTCGGTGCCCCAGACCAGCGTCTGGACCTTTTCCTGGTAGCTCTTTTCCATGTAGGGGCTGACGTGGAGCGTTACATTGGCCAGATATAGTTTCATGCGCTGATCACATCCTCCACCCTATAAATGTGGAAGCCGCAGATCATGTCGATGTGGGTGTCATCGTACAGATACTCGCAACGCGGCTTCTGTTTGCCATAGTAGGTTCCGTTCTTGTGGTAGCGGAAACCACCCTGCGGACTCTGGTGCTCTCGCTTGATGCCATAAAAGGTTAGAAAGCGGGGAATCTCGTCATCAGCGATGTGCGGAAAGCATTCAAGGAACTGTTCAGGCGAATCGCAAAGCCCGTATGCACCCAGACCTTCCACGCCGCGGTACGGCCCCTTCTTGTACTTTTCCGAGTACAGTTTGTTCATCTTCCGCTTGTAGGCGCTCCGGGCCTCGTGATAGCCCTCCCAGTTGTCCTTTCGCATCAGCTCATAATAGGGAGGAACATCCTCGACCACTGTCTGAACGATGTCACGAACGTTGAAGTTGCCATTTGCCACGTACATGCCCTTGGCCATGCGGGGCGGATGGCTGAGCTCCAGGGGCAGGAGATCATCAGGATTCTTGGCGTTGTGCTCCTCGGCCAGCGCCCTGTATCGTGCCTGATGATCGTCCGCAAAGGGGCGGAACGTGATATCAACGAGCATTGCGCTTGGCCTTCAGCTTGTCGATCAGATCCTGTTTGGCCGACGCGCTGCGGTTGCGCCGCTTTTGCCACTCAGGAGCCTTTTTGTCCTCGTCGAGCAGTCGATAGTTCTGATAGTCGATGTTGGGAAAATATTCATCGAAGCCCAGATAGTTGATGGTCAGCTTTCGCTCAACCAGTTGCTCGCGCCACATTGGGCCTTCCTCGCGGCTCTCGCGCTCTGCTGCGCTCTCATGCGTGAAGGGATTGAAGTGGTAGCTTTTGCCCAGGCCAGGCTCGCCAACGATTGCCAGAACCAGCGGAGCATCCCGCATATCGTGCTGCAGAGCAGGAAAATCGCTGATGTGGGGACCCATCAGGAGAGTGACGCCATCCCAGGCCGCTGACGACAGGGTAAGCGGAGCGGAAGGCGGAATGGTCATCCCAGCATCCTTCATCTGCGATTCGATGATTGCGTCGCAGCAAGCGTTATAGGCTGCCTTCATTTCGTCGTCCATGTTCAGAAACTCCGCGAGATAAAGCTGGCTGCATCATACAGCCCAAGCTGGTTGGCGACATCGTAAAGACGGGCCAGCTGATCGTTCAGAGCGCCCTGGCTTTGTTTGAAGCGCGGAAGATCTTTTACATCCTCTGCCTTAAACGCCCGTTCGATCTGCATCCACTGTCTCCTCGTTGCCTATGTTCTGGTATTAATCCCAGAACAATCCTTGTCAACCAAGAAAATGGGGTGGACTGCGCTAACAATCCACCCCACGATCTTTGTCTTTCTCCAGCTTCGCGGCACACCCCGTCTTGAGCACCCTTACCCGACCGCGTTTACCTCCCGGGACGACAATGATTTTTGTCTACAACGAGATCGTCACCTTTGGCAGCTGGAGCCTCCAAGCCCAAGACGTTCGGACTTTTTGAAATCGGGGGCACCAAACTTGTTCAACCAACTTAGCTTCTAAAACTCTACTGTCAACCGTCTTATGGAACAAAACGCTCCAAGGGCTGGCTTGCAATCTGTTCAGCTTTGGCCTTGCGGAACACCGTTTGCTTGGTGCCACGCTTTGTCTGATTGGCGTTGATCTTGTAAGTGACGATCCGCGCCGTGCGACCATGCTTGAGCATCGTCATCCACATCAGCTTTAGACCATCGCGTGACCACCAGGCGAGAAGCTGCTCCATGCTGTCAAAGCCGCAAAACCACTCACGCCGGCCATTGAGCTCCCAGTCGCGTTGCTTGGCCCGGCTCATTTTCAGGCCCAGCCAAAAGACGCGGAGTTCCTCTTCCTCTTCGGGGCTGGGATGGCAGAGCCGATCCTCATTTCCCTCCAGGACTGCGCGGGTAAAGCGATGACCAAAGCCAGCACTGTAAATGCCCTTGCCTTCGTCGCTTTCGATCCTGTAAATGAGCATCTCGATCTCCCTGCTGTCCAATCCTGAATAGCAGAACTGGACAGGGGATCAACCGCTTTTTAGCCCTCGTGGTGATAAGTTTTCACAAGCTTCAGAGCCTGCGTGAGCGTCTTGACGTCACCAACATTCCAATCGTCAACCGACCCGCTCGTCAGGATAATTTCCATGTCTTCAGTAAAGTCGAAGCGCACAAGAGGAGCAGTCATGTTGTAGACTGCGACGTGGCGGGCAACACCGCCTTTGACAAAGTAGGAGCGCAGGATAAAGGTCAGCGCGCTACCAACGGTCTTGAAGCTGCGATCGCTGGCGTTACCATACGGGCTGTTTGGCGTTGCGATGATCTGCATTTGCTCACTCCTGTTTGTTCCGATAAACAGACACTAGCAGGACTGGTGAGGAGCGCAACCAGTTTATCGCTTCTCGCGGAAGAAAACCCACAAAAAGACAAACCCCCAGCCAACGACCACCAGCATGACGATGATGTATTGGCCGACGAAGTTCTGGAACAGGGTGTACTTGGGATCGTTCTTCGCGCAGGCATCCATGGTATCACAGGCAAGCCAGGTACCTGTGGCAATATAGGCGAGGGCGATGACTTGAAAGATCAAGTCCATTAAGTGGATTCCACTTCACAGTTGTTGACCGGCGAGCAAAATGGCTCGCCATCTTCACCAGTTCCATAAACGACACCATCTTCAATGGCCTCCACGTGAACCAGCTCATAGAGCCCCTCTGCGAACTCCATTCGAACCATCGAACCCGGCTTGATGGACAGCTCAGCGGCCGCCGCAATCTCTGCCCAGCTGTACGAGCCCGACGTTGAGGAGCAGGACGCAATGTCGGCCAGTTCCTGTGCCGAGAGGTTGCTTTCCAGCAGGCGGGCCTTTGCTTGTTCGATCATCGTTTGCTCCTTTGTTGCCACAGCCCTAGCACTCTGGGTTTCTGGTGTCAACCAGGATCAGCGACGAAAGCCCTCGCCAATGTTGTGAATCTTGATGCCCGTGGGCTTGACGAGACGGCGGATTTCGGTTGGCGTCGTGTTGCGAACCTGGATCCAATTCTGACGCGCTTCAGCGATCTGGATGCCCGCGTCCTCGAGCGCGCCAACGGCTGCTACTCGATCACCTGCGTTCCAGTTTTTGAGAACTACTTCCAAGCTGCGCTTGCCGGCCATCTTTGATCTCCTTGCTGTTGTTCTCTTTTTACAACCTGGTTACCAGCTTGCAACCAAAGAGTTCACAGAAACATCAAAGAAACCATGAGGACGAGAAGGGCCAGCACAAGTGCCAGCCCCAGGTAGGATCCGAATTTGCTTTTGCTCATTATCTTTCGATAACCTCCTGATCATTGCAACGAACCTGTCCGAGACTTGCAGAACGAGGAGATTCGCCGTTCGCAACCTTTACCACGTCGACTACTCGAACATAGGTGCTGCCGTCGTTTTCCAGCGCACCTCCATCGGTGATGACTTGGCAAACATATCCAGCATATCCGAACCGGCGTGAGCCGTCATCCAGAACTCCAACGGTCCACTGAACTGCAAGGGATGAATCGTGGAAGAGGTCTTTGATTTTGGCCTCACGCTTGAGTTCGGACTCTACCTTTGCGATTTGTTTGGTATTGTCGATTGGGGCCTTGACCTCTTTCTTTTCAGTAACTTCAGTTACCTTTTCCGGCGCGGCAGTCGATGAAGCAACTGTGGTATTCTGGACTGGCTGATCAGGTAGCAGATTCCCGAGTGTACCAAGTGCTACGAACGAACCGAAGCCAACCAGGCTATACTTCACGATCTTATTCAAGAGGTTTCTCCCTGTGATTGAAATGAGTTGGGGGCCGAAGCCCCCAGTTTTACATGCTCCAGTAAAGTTCGGTCGACGGATCGCAGCAACGAGGAGTATCAGCAGCGATCTGGATGGGCTTGCCGCTCATCATGTTCGTAACGGTCTTCATTTCCGGCACCACAGCGACGGGCTTGGCAGCGCGGACGAAAGCGTTTGCTTCCCGGGCGTTTGCACAAAGGGCAACACGTTCGTCGCCAGTCTTGAAGCCCTGCTTGAGCGTTACTTTGGACTTGCCGAAAGCGAACTCGATCTTCTCGACCTTCTTGTTTGCCTGCAGGGTCTCGAACACTTTACCGATCTTCATTTTGCCAAACTCCTGTGTGCGTTTCCGATGTACCAGAATTAGCACCAACAAAGAGCCAGTCAACCAGAATAAGAGCCACTTTCCAACTCTTTTTATTAACCCTAACAGGTATAGTTAATGGGCCCAGGGTTTTAAGGAACCCTGGGCCACACCCTTAGCTCATTGCAGCCAAGTCCGAAACCAAGTCAGTTGGCAATCCTGGAAGACTCACACTGGTAAAGGTCAAGCCATCAACCGACACCCTAATACCATTGGTGGGAGTGCCGGGGGAAGAGTTTGGCAGGTCAGTAGCCATCTGTTTCTGACAAGCTGCAACCAGCAAGCCATTCTTCGCAACAACCGAGTAGGGAAAGCTACCAGTGGCATTGGTAGAACTCTGAAACTGGCCAATGGTCCAATTGATTGCATCACTGGAGTAAAGGAATGAAGCAGGCTGGTTGGCGACAGTGGACGAGTAGAAACTATAAACCAAGCCATTCATATAAAAGAACGGACCTGAGTAGTTTGATCCACTTGGGGTGGTGGGCAATGGTGCGGTTGTCCAGTTAAGACCATCAGTAGAAAACTGATAGATGTTATAGGAAGATGTACCAGTACCGGTAACCTGATTGTACATGGACAGGTATAGACCATTGATTCGCGTCAGGCTGTGACTGTATTGATTAGTTGCCGCGGAACTTGCACTGTTCTTAAGCTGGGTAAAGTTTACGCCATCGCTGGTTACCCAACCCATGCAGAAGGTGGTGCCACCTAGAGCATAGTTTGGAACCATCATTACACCATCGGAAACGCTGACAGAAAAGATGTTTCCAACAGAGTTCATGCTAATGGCATTGGTGGCACTGGTGGACGTATTGAGAACCGTCGAGGTCCACGTCAGGCCATCCGGCGACGACCACAAGAGCATTGTGTTTGCGATGACAGCAGAGGTCAATGTATTTCCCGGAGACAGGAACCAAAACTTACCGTTCCAAAACGTCAACTTGTAGCCGCTGGTTGGAGTACCCATGCCAAAGAATAGGTTAAGATTAGTGGACCAGGGTGTACCATCACTTTTTAGAAAGGTCAGAGAAGTACCAGGAGAGAACTGGTAGTTGATACCATCAGTTGATTTACGGATGGAGATACCACTGAACGAGCCAAACTGATTGGTCTGATTTGTCAATACTGTGAGCCAGAAACCATTACCATAGGCACACATTGTACCACCCTGACCGGTCCTCTTGGTCCAAGAGGTTGCATCTGGGCTGGTGTAGGCATCGGTAGCATTTAGAAGCATAAAGCGTTCAACGCGACTGTTGCGAACCGTAATGGAGAACTGACGATCCGCATAGGAACCTTCGCTATCAGTTGCACGGACGGTGAAAGGAAATACTGCCATTTGGTTTACCTCTTACTGGACAGTGATAGAATAGGTTCGGCTTACCGAGTTCTGACGAAGCAGAGCATCGCCTTTGTCGTAAACTTGAACGGTGAAAGTATAGGTTCCACTCTGTGTTCTAATGTTGTTTAGAACGGTTCCAGAGATTACACCATTTTGAAGATTCAACCTCAGACCAAATGGTAGATAACCGCTGGTTATCTGGTAGCTCTTGATCTGGCGCCCTGTGATCGCCCTTGCAATCAAACCAATACTTACCTCGGTACCTTTGGCATAGGAGCCCAGAGACCCACCATCTGCCACGATAGCGTTTCCACTCTGAATTACCATCGCGTTGGAGATCGTTGGATTGTTAGCCGGATCAACAAAACTAGCTTCTTCAACGAACATGTTGGCGAAGTCACCAGTGATAGCACCTGTTCTCTGGTTTAGCCTCAAACCAAATGGCAATGCACCACGGTTGATGTTGTATTTTGCCATTGAACGACCAGAGGCTGGAGTAGCCGCGAGAGTTAGGTTGAAGGTTGCCAACTCATCAAAAGTTCCCATCGTGCCGCCGGGTGTGGTCCAGACTGGAACGGGCAGTTTGGGAACATCCACATAGGCACCGGGGTTCTTCAGTGGCGCGGTATTACCAGAGATAATACCACTGTTCAAGTCCAGCCTCAGTCCCCAGGGAAGATAGCCATCAACGATCTGGAAACCACGCATCGTCCTGTTGCCAATTGGTGTAGCGGAAAGAACCAGCGATGAGGTCGAACCTTCATCAAAGTTTGCCAGGGTACCAAAGGAAGTGTTCCAAGCCGGGCCATCATAGTTGGATGCCGTCTCGTTGGTTCTCTGTTTTAGCGGGGAGATCGTGCCAGTCAACATGCCACTCTGTGCGTTAAACACCAGACCCCAGGGGATCACACCACCGACGATACTGTATCTGACCGGCGTCTTATCAGTTGTGGCCGAGAAGGTTGCGGCATCGAATGGATCGTTCTCATTGTAGGCGCCAATGGAGCCCGCCTTGGGGCCTGTCCATCGAGGCCCTAGCCCAAGTGCGTCCCAGCCCACATTGCCTTCCAGAAGACCTGTATCGGGGTTCAATGTTAGTCCATTGGGCAAAGGGCCCGACTGAACTGTGTAGCGGATCTTCAGTGTCTTTGCCATTAGCTGCTCGATGCTCCCAAGGAAACGCTCACCGGCTCACCAGGGGCCGGGGATGCCAGTGACTGATCATTGTCGGTGTTCCAGACAACCGTGGTCTTGACGTTGGCAACGTTGATGGAGAAACTTCCCACCAATTTGAGGTTGGTACGATCCGTGACCGTGATCTCAAAAGTATAGACGGTATCGGAGGCAACCTCGGCCAGTGTTCCCGATAATAGACCATCGAACATATTCAGCGATGTACCATTGGGCAGCGTGCCGCCGGTAATGGAATAGCTGGCAATATTGTTGTCCTGATCGCTTGCCTGTAGTGGAATGCTGATACTGGAACCTTCCGCAAAGGTTCCCAGAAGACCTGGCTGAGTTATCCATCGTGGCGCGTTCTGCTTGGCAGGATTGGCCGTAACGGTTACTGGGGTGGATGAGGAAACAACCGTTCCTCCCTGACCCCTAGCCGTGACCCTGTAGACTAGACTTCCCGTACCATCACTAAGGTAGGTATTGAGAGTCTGGTTGGGAACCACTACACCATTCAACAACCACGCTCGATTGATGATCACTGCATTCCTGACTATGGGATCCACACCTGTGAATGTGGTGCCCATTTGACCACTTGTTGGCGTAATGGATGCAAGTGTCTCAAAGGAAGGAACAGTAACCAGGGGTGCAAATCGAAGTATTCCACGGGGTTTGTACCGACCTGTGATGCGAATGCTCATCGTTTACCTCCATTAGTCGTCTATTTACCCACTCATGGAAATGGGGAGAGCGTTTCCACTCTCCCCAAAGTATCGTATAGATTAGCTTCCCATTGCCGCAATACCGTTGGTGTAGGTAAATGGCGTCGGAGTGCCAGAACCAACAAAGGGAGTAGCCGGTCTGACGAATCCATCAGCCGAACCAGCGAACTGGTAATACATGGGATACTGAGAGGAAGTTGAAGCGGAACTCTGTCCGTGAATCACGTAGCCGTTCTTGTAAATCAGTGTCATCACATTGTTTGTACTTGGGCTATTGGCCGACATCTGCATGCCAGCTGGTGTAACGTTGGTCCAATTGATGCCATCGGTGCTCGTCAGGGTGCTGGAATATGAACCAGATAGACTGGTTGACGAGAAACTATGAGCATACAAGGTTCCATTTGCATAGACAATGTCAGCTACCTGACCATTAATGGAGTTGGCCATCACATTACAAGGGGACCAATTGTATCCATCATTGCTTACCATGACTGGCTGACTTGTGCTAGAAGGGTTGGCTGCCAGATAAAGACCATTGATGCGGGTCAGATACGTGGAGATAAACGCGGTTGAATTGTTTACCTTTCCTGTGCTGTCGATGACTGGTGTCCAAGTAGCACCAAGATCGCTGCTCTTCCATCCATAGAGACCACCAACGTGACCATTTGCCGTGCCATAGCTGGGGAGGAATAGATCGGCGCCACTGTCCGTTACCTTGTGGAAGGAACGAAAATAATGGCCATACTGGCTGTTATCATAGTAAAAAGCACCTTTGTTTGGTGAAGCAAACATCGTCCAAGTAATACCATCGGGGCTTCGTGCAATATAAGAAGTATAGTTGGCCGCGGTCGTGGTGTAATTTGTTCCCCAGCTCATTGGATACCAAAAGAAGCCATTGGAAAAGGACAGGCGACCGTTGACCATGTAGTTGGTGGCCACTGAGGGGACCACAAAGGCGGTGCCATCAGGCTTTAGAAAGGTCATGTCTGCTTGATTGATGATGCTGAAGTTAACACCATCGGGGCTCTTTCGAACAACAAAGGTGCTCTTGGCATAATAGGCGCTACCGCCGAGTGATGCTAGGCCCTGAGGAGTCGCAGCTGGAGTCGCGCTGGTGGTTGCAATCAACCACATGCTGTTGCCATAGGAAACGTCCCAACCACCCTGGTTGTTTCGTGTGGTCCAGTTGACAAGATCGGGACTGGTATAAGCGTGAATGTTGTCAACAACCATGTAGCGCTCAACACGAGTGTTATTGATGGTGATCGCAAAATTACGATCAGCGTATGCACCGTCACTGTCCGTGGCGCGAACGGTAAAGTTGAAGTTTGCCATTGTTTGTTCCTTTACTGAACAGTGATAGAATAGGCGCGGAGGCTGTAAGCCTGAATATTATCCACGACCCTTACGGTAAAATTGTAGACTCCACTAGTCACATACTTAGTGGACGCAATAGTTCCCTGAATCTTGCCCGTGCTGTCAAAGGTAAGACCAATTGGTAGAGTTCCATTGACCAAGTGTGCTCGGGCGGTTCGACCTGCGTATGGTTGAACAACCATCTGAGCAGATACCGCGGCACCTTTGGCAAATGATCCCAAGCTGGAACCATCGCTGGTCAACACCATTGAGCTACCATTTACCGTAACGGTGTTGGACAACACGGGATCCTTGGTACGATCATAATAGACGGGATCGGTTGCCAGCTTTACTTCTGCGGCCGTTCCTGAAATGACACCAGTCCTTGGATCAATACCAAAGCCCCAGGGCAGAGCGCCACCAATTACTCGGTAACTTGCCATTGTCTTACCGGCTTGTCCAGATGCAGCCAACGTGATAGTATTCGCGTTAGCGGTGCTTAGAACATCGGTTTCGTTGAACACCTTAAGGGTTCCAGGAAGTGTGGTCCACACCGGAGGTGTCAACACCGATGGACTCAGGCCAAGATCAAAGCCAGGAGCCTTAAGTTCCAGAGCAGTTCCTGTGATCTTACCACTGCGGGGATCCAAGCTCAATCCCCAGGGCAGACCACCAGAAGCAACGGTGTAACTTCTGTGTGTCTTGTTTGCCTGTGGTGTTGCGGCAACCGTTAGGCTTACCGTTGCACTTTCCGAGAAGCTGGCCAGAGTACCAAACTGTGTGACCCAAAGTGGTGGATTGGTATTGGTTGTTTGGTTAAGCTGTTCACCTTTGAGTTCTGCAACCTTTCCTGTGATGGCACCAGTCTTGGGTTCCATTCTGAGACCCCAGGGAAGTGGACGCCTACCAACAACCGCAACACCTGCAAGCGTCTTGCCTGCACGTGGTGCAACATTGATGGCCGTGAAGTTGACATTGTCACCAACGTTTGCACTTCCTAGAACGGCACCATTGTCAGGTCCATTCCAAACGGGACCTGCACCAACATTCTCCGGACTCAAGTTGCCCATTAGGGCACCAGTGTTGGGTTCCATTCTAACGCCAACGGGAAGATCACCGCCAGCAATCGTGTATTGGATCTGTCCTTTAGCCATTGCTGTTTGCCTTTACTTGCTTGGAGTAATCCATACCACTGTCACCGGCTCCCAAGCTACCACTTGGTGTTTCCCAGCTGACTTGCGTTCCCAGATCCTTTACCACAAGGTTGAACTGCTGGTCTGCAAAGAGTCCAGTCCGATCCGTGACGCGAGCCGTAAAGGTAAACGTGGTGTCCTGTCCAACCTGACCAATGGTACCAAGAAGGTGACCAGAGATTGCATTCAGTGATACACCGTCGGGAAGAAGACCATCATGTACTGAATAGCTTTGAATGTCACCATTGGGATCGCTGGCAATCAACGCCAGATCAATGGCTTCGCCTTCTTTGTAGGCACCAATCAATCCACTGCTGGTAACCCAAACAGGAGGGTTGGCAACTGCTGGGGCTCGGTAGATTCTCTTGAAGTGTACTCTACCGTGGGGCTTGTAACGGCCAATCAATTTGATACTCATCAACATCTCCACCTAGTGCCCTATTTACCGCTCCCGCCCCGTAGGTAAATATAGAAACTAGGGAGTATCGTAGTGGCAAACCTTTGGAAGTCTCCAGCAAGTGGAAAGCTCTTGAATGGTGGACAACCATGGCGCCGTGGCGATGTGGTAGATCTTCTCCTCGAATTCAACAACAGTCCACAGAGGATTGACCTGATCGGCGGCGACCTGCCCCCAGGTCTAAACTTCAATGGCGCTACTCGACGCATCTATGGAACCATCTTGGCTCTCTCCAAAGACCAGGACAGCTATCCCGTGGTCTTTCGTGCTGTCAGTGCTTCCGATCCAACCAAGACCTTTGATCGATCCTACAAGTGGATCGTGGACCCCAGGGATGAGGAACAGAGCTGGGCAATGCCCGCTGGTCTTCAGGATCTTGGTGCGGTAAACCGTGGCTCAAGTGTCAACATCCAGCTGGACATTATCAACCCCGACATGGACAACCTGACCTACAAGGCAATGGGTGTTCGTACTGGTATCCCAGGTACCCACGAGGGTCTTCCAAATGGTCTGGCAGTTGAGCAAGCGCAGCCCAACATTGTTCGCATCATTGGATCACCAACGGTTACTGGCAACCAACCTGGTGCCTACTATTTTAAGGTGTACGCCCGCGATCCCGATGACGTGGCTCGCAATCCTCATGGCGAGGGTGCGCCCCGTACCTCAGAGAAAACCTACAGGATCACACTCAATTCAGAGATCGTCCTGGATGCCCGACTCAGCGATACGGTTAGGTGGGAGACTCCTGCGGGAAGCCTAGGATCCACTTATGAGACCTATCCCAGTCACTTTGCAGTCAAGGCAGTACCACAGTATCAGGTAAACGGAAGCAACAACCTGGAAGTGCAGATCATCCGCTACACTTTGACCGGCAGGAGCAATCCACTTCCCGATGGTCTCCTCCTTGATCCCAACACTGGACTGATACTTGGACGTTGCCCCTATGTGGTAACCAATACTTCCTTTGAGTTCAAGGTTGAGGCCCGAGTGGTCTTTCAAAACCAGATCACTGGTGAGGTTCGCCAGAGTAGTGTGGCAAGCGAGCGCAGCTTTAGCGTGACCATTCGCAGCATCTTTGCCTCCGATAGTGTGACAACCTTGCAGGTAAATGTTCCTGGCGATGCACGGAGAAAGATTGTCCGGTGGATTTGGGGCAACACCGCAGAGCTGAAAGAACCATCGGCCAAGGCACCGCATGAACTAACTTTGTTGGGACGTGACAACAACTTCCGACCCAGCGACCAATTGTTTGGTAAGAAAAAGGAATACAACATCTTGGTAGCCGCCGGCTTGAATTATGTTCAAGATGGTAGCTTTTTGGACAAACTCAAGGACTATCACCATCCAACCACTTGGAGGATTGGAAAGCTGGCCAGCAGTCGCGCCAGGAGTCCAGAGGGTGTCCACCTCTATGATGTACTCTACCTGACGGTTATTGATCCAATGTCAGGTGCTGGTGGATTTGATGCTGGAAACAAAGAGGTAACTCTATCTCGTTACCAGCCAGGGCAAAAGCAGACGGCAATTCCTGTGATGAACCTATCCAAGGAAGACAGCCATTACTTTCCCAATAGTATCCGTAACATGCGGCTGGACATGCAGAGCAATCGCAACCGACAGGACTGGGCAGAACAGGCCCAGACTGCTGGAACGCGCGGCTATGGACTGGTTGGTCGAGAGGGTTTGCCACTCTGGATGATGAGTGAACAGGAAGCTGGAAAGCCAGCAACCATTCCTGGATACCAAACTGTCATTGAGCTGGCTTACGTTAAGGCAGGATCGGGTCCCGCACTGGTAAGAGCCTTGGAGCAAGCAGGATTCAACGAGGACTTACAGGGTACGACTATCTCAGTGGATAGGTACCTTCTCCTAAGTGATGGCTTTACCTCGACTACTTTTGATTTCGATCCAGATACTGGTGCGCTGACAACCTTTGATGGTCCCGACAATGCGGAGAACCGTACCACTCAGCTGACTTCCTTTGATAAGGTACTCCAGTCTGAGAGTAAATACTACAAGTTTCCGCCAGGTGACAAATAGGAGAACCGATGAGTGACATTCTCACAAAGGTCAACCAGATTGGTCTCAACACTGATTTCCCGATTTCGGGTCAAAACAACTCTTCAGCTGGCTTCCGTCAGAACTCAAGGGCAGTCTTGGCCGGCTTTCAGCAGGCAAGTGATGAGCTAACAAAGTTTCAGAATACTCGCTTCAGCTTTGTTGGTGACGCGGCAGGTAAGAGTGATCGCATTGGTAACGCGATGGTGTTCAACACCTCTGATCCCAATCTTGAAGTAAACTTTACCCTAGCCAATGTATTGCCCGCCGGTGCGGTACTTTCCACTAAGGGCCAGGACTTTGACCTACAGATCGATGCCAAGGGTCGAATCGTTCAGGTAACACCAACGACTCACACGATCTCTTGGGCGGTTGGCGGTGAGAACCAAGAGATTGGAACGGATGCTTCCTCGCTGGGTATTGGTACGGGAACGGTACACTTTCCCACATACCGCTTTAATGGTCTTGGACGCCTGATTGCAACTGGTACGCGGTCGGTTAGCTATGGTCTAAACAGCCACAAGCTGGCAAGCGGTGCCCTGTTGATCGGTGACAGCACGAATAGTTCCAAGGAACTTGCTCCTCCTCCCTCCGGTGCAGCCTATGCTCTGGTGGCCAATGGTCCCACGGTTTCCTGGCAGCCTGTTGGTGCGGGAACAATCCAGGGTGTCATTGGTGGACTGGGTATCAAGGTAACTCCTGATCCTTCGGCGCCAGTGGTTCAGCTGGACATTGGAAACACTGAGGCAAAAGACAACATTCGTGACCAGGACTTGATTGTCTGGCACGACCTCCGGGACAACTTGCCAAAGAACACCACTGTGGCAAATCTCCGGGCACAACTGGCAAAGATTGAGAGCGATACTGCACCAATCCTAGGCGGTGACCTGGACACAAAGAACTATTCAATCCGGAGTTCAACTGGTAGCTTGGTCCTTAAGAGTGGATCCAGCAACCCAGCGAGCACCATTACGGTAGCGCAGACTGGTATCAGCATTCAGGGCACTGGCAGCACGCCAATTGTTCTACAAGGCGGTCCTGTGTCAGTTACCGGCACGTCGCTTCTGCTTCAGAGCAGCGGTGACATTGGCCTAACGGGCAAGGCACTTACCGTCCTGTCCACGTCCACGAATCTGCAAAGCAGTGGCGCAGTAACGTTGGGTGGCGTTGGTGTAAACATCAACAGCACTGGTGCCCTGGCTCTAAATGGTAAGAGCGTTGGTATCACCAGCGAGGGAGCCCTGACACTAAAGGGAACCGCACTTGACTATCAGGGTGGATCAATTGGTCTAAGGGGCTCGGATATCACAGTCCAGGGCACTGGTCCAATGAACATCCAATCCGACGATACGGTTCAGATTGGTGGCTCAACACTTCGACTGAACAATACTCTGTGGCCAACCACACGCGGACAGCCCGGTCAGTTTATGATCATGGGCGTTCAGGGCTTGACTTGGTACACCGAGGAAGAGGTTGAAGCACAGACGCTGGCCCAGACAGTATTCGTTGCCCCACATGGAACGGACGGTGATGGAAATGGTGCATTCACTAACCCATACCTGACCATCAACAAGGCATTGACAACCATCCCAACCAACACCAATGCCCACTGGACTATCGTTCTAATGGGCAACCTATACAATGAGGATGTGGTTGTTCAAAACTTCCGCAGGATCTCTTTTGAGAGCTTCTTTGACTCCACCAATACTGTGGTAAAGGGTGATCTGCAGATTGGTTCCAATGTTGATGAGTTCAATATGAGCAACATCACCTGGGACATCAGCGACCGCGCCAGTGATACCGGACCAGCGATGATCGTGTCCGGTGGATTGGTAAGGGGAACGATCAAGAACTGCGGCTTCTTGAAGGCAGATCGCCAGCAGGTTGCCCTGGGATTGTATGGACCAACAACTGGTCGAGTACAGTTCCTGGATTGCGACATTCGGGGCATCACAGTCAATGAGATGATCCTAAGCGATGATGGTGAGGTACTGATCACCAGTCTCCTGAGCAAGCTGGACAACAATATCCCAATCGTTTCCGTTGACACCGATAGGATGCTGACCTTGAACGATGTTGGAAAGTACCTGAGGGTCAACGTATCGGTGCCCAATGAGGTAATGATCCCTGACAGTGAGCAAGTGGAGTTTAACCTAGGTGCCACAATCAGGATTGCACAGACTGGTATTGGGCCAACGAGCATTACACCAACCGGCAACGTAACTGTCAATACTCCCAATGGTTACGCATTGAGGCGACGTTACAGCAGGGCTGAACTTATCTATGTGGGAAACAACATCTGGGATCTCTCGGGAGACTTGGATGAGAACATCATCATCGCACCAGTTACTCGCGTTGACAGTGATCAGATTTCCGCAGACGACGACACCATTACCGTTGACAACGGCTAAGGAGAAACAACATGGCAAAGCAGACTATCAATGTTGGAACCACGGCCAACGACGGCACTGGTGACAAGCTGAACTTGGCGTTCAGTAAAGCAAACGCCAACTTCACCGAACTTTACAGTGGCAAGGAACCTTCTATTTCCTTTGCCCAGCCCGCCCAATACTTTAAGGGTGACAAGACTTGGGGCAACCTGCTTGATGACGAGGATCTCCAGGACACCCTAGGTACCAAGGTAAACAAGGGTGGCATCACCAGCAGCGGTCTGACAACCAACAGTGGAATCCTGTTGGGACGCAAGAGCGCCAACACAGGTGCCATTGAGAACTTGGATCCCCTGGAAGCCAAGACACTATTGTTGCTCGACAATGTCAGCAACACCAGTGATGCCAACAAGCCAATCAGCACGGCAACCAAGACTGCACTTGATGCCAAGGAACCAACCGTAACCGGTGGTGGCGTTGGACAGTATTACCGTGGTGACAAGACCTTCCAGGACTTGAACAAGACGGCAGTTGGTCTGGCACTCGTTGATAACACCAGCGACCTCTCCAAGCCCATCAGTACCCTGGCACAAGCGGCACTGGATGGCAAGGAAGACAAGCTGGTTGCACCCACGACCTCGCCAACAACCAAGTTCCTCAATGGAAGCAAGGCTTTCGTCGTAGTGGACAAGACAACGGTTGGTCTCTCCAACGTGGACAATACTGCGGACGCCGACAAGCCCGTGTTCACCAGCACGACCGCTGGTATCGTACCAAAGAGTGGTGGCGGTACAACCAAGTATCTGAGGGCAGATGGAACTTGGGCAGTGCCCGGCGGTAGTGGTTCCACAAGTGTTCAGACCTACGCGGTAAAGTTCTACATGAACGCCGTACCAACCATGGCAGCTAATGCCCGCAGCCGTGCCGACGTGGTAACAGATGACTTCACGATCGTTGTTGGAAACAGCAAGGCCAAGGTCTTGGTTGCACCAGATGCGGACACCGTGTTCAACATCGCCAAGAACGGTACCAATATTGGTACGATCACCTTCTTGGCCGGTGAGACAGTTGGAACTATTGCGGTGCCAACGAGCAGCGATCGAGCACTGGTTCTTGCGGACTATCTTGAGATCGTAAGCCCCGCGGTACAGGACAGCAAGCTGGACAAGCTGGTAGTCGTACTCCACAACTAAGAGGATGGGCCCGGAGAAGCAATCCTCCGGGCTTTTCCATGACTAATAAGTATCCTGTTAAAGGAGTTACCTGATGTCTTTGAAATTTACTGGCGCCTTCAAGCCTATCCCATTTATTAAGGTGACCACTCCTCCTCTGGTTTCCCAAGTATTTGATGGAATGTACCCAAGTTTCCAAGGTGCGACCTATGATACCGCGTCAAATGTCTATGACTTTTTTGACAATGGTCTCACGATTCAAAAGAAGGTTACCACTCTTTCCCATGCGGTAATCAACACCAACATCTACAACGATCGACGATACGTTGAGTGGCGCATCAATGACATCAGAGCACTTAGCAGACTGGGTTGGACCAACGCTTGGGGAGTGGGCAGTACAAGCGCGATTACCGCTAACACACTCAATGGTGTGTGGCTTAGAACGGATGGTACAGTCTTTTCCGGCAGTAGCACCACTGTATTGGGAAAGTATTTTCCAGAACTAAAGAACGGTGATATTGTGGGCATGGTGGTTGATGCCTCAGGTGCTGGAACCAACACTATCAAGACGACCTTTCATGTCAATGGTGTTTGGGCTACCTTAGGCTCACCAGTTACCACGCAGGACATGGGAACACTCAGCTATTCCATGGCAAGTAGCACTGGTATCGCTGGATCCATTACTCCCATGGTGCAAGTTCTAGCAGCAACAGGCTTGAATATTACTCTGAACGCAGGACAACTGTCAACACCCTATCTTCCAGCCAACTACAATTTCCTTGGCTATCGCGACCACAAGGTGCGCTTGATGGCCGGTTATGGTGGAGTGCAGGTAAATGATACTAGAGTTTCACTTACCAATAGCACAGTTTCCACATCGTTCATTGCCAGCGCATACAGTAACGTTCCAATCCCCAACATGAGCAAGATGTATTTCGAGGTAACCGCCCACAAAGTTGGTGCCGCTAGTTCTCGATTTGGTACCAGACACTATAGAAGGACGAATGCCTTCGTGTTGGGAGGTGCCGGCGACACACAGGAAAGCGGCATCCTGGCAACCAGCCTAGCATTGACAGTCAATGCAGCGTCTTTGAATAGAGGTGGAGCACGAGCAACTCCCGTTGGTGGGACGAAGACTTGGGGCTTTGCAATGAATACTCCTCAATACTTTCAGAGCAAATGGTACCTCAGAGATGAGCAGGGTTGGATGGGCACACCAGTTGCCAGCGATCCCGCGTCACTGGGATTGGACTGGGATCCATACGGCAATATGAACTTGGAAAACTACTTTTGTATCACTGAGCCCAACGTTACTGTCAGGGGAGAGTGGTCCATTAACGCAGGGGCAGAGCCCTTCAAATACGGGGTGCCCTCTGGCTACCAAAGCTGGAATGATATTATGGCAACACGCAACTCCTACCTTAGATAAGAGGCTACCAATCATGCGCGACACCAATCAACTTGAGCTGAACTTTAGCGGTGAGGATGCACCACTTTCCATGGCGGAACAGGACAAAGAGGTACACCTCAGGTTGGAACGCTGTCAAGTATTGACCTATGCCAACTCAATCCAGCGCGGCCACCGAGCGTGGGCAGATCGCCACCCACCCAGTAGTCGTGCTATCAGGACTGCGCTCCAGTACTTCAGGGAGAACCCAGAAGCCTATGGAGCACACTATGTACCAGCTCTGGAAGACGTACTCAGGCAGAGCACCGCTGGACAGAGTGAGGAGATCCGCTTCTACATCGTCACCCACGACCTCTATGCTGAAGAGGTACGACACATGATAATCCCACAGTATCAGAAGGTAACCTAAGATGGCAATGAAGTTCACAGGAGCGTTCCGACCTATTGGAAAGCTGATCAGCCGCGAGGCACCAAGCAAGCTGATTGTTGTCCCACCACTTGCCTTTACTGCCATACCAACTATCACTGGCACGAGGATAGGTGAGCAGTTCAAAGTCAACTGGGCCACCAATAGAGTACCCGATACGGTAACCTATGAGTGGCTGGTCAATGGAGTCAAGGCCAAGTTTAGTCCAAACAAAGACACCTATTGGCCTAGCAGTGCCACTAACCTACAATGCAGAGTAACAGCAACCATTGGGACCGAGACAGTGAGCACGAACTCCACGGTGAAGACTGTACTTGTTCAGAGCGGAACCGCTGTCTTCTCTGATGCATTCGAGGGTAATGGTGTGTGGGTGGTAAACTATGGTGCGGCCACTATAGTGGCCAGTCCCCTAGCTCTACAGGGATCTAGGATGCTAAGGCTGGATCCGGTAGCATCGGGTAACCCATCGGACATAACAACTGGGTACTTCAACGCATTGCCGGGCAGTACCAACTATAGGGTTAGGGTGTGGGCACGCGCGGAAAGCCAACCCACACAGTTACACCTGCTGGTCTATACTAACTTGGCCTATGCCGTGAACACCACAATAGATCTCACCACAGAGTGGAAACCTTATGATTTCAATTTTGTTACCGGCAATCAAATGTTCGTTAGGTTGATCTCTCAGAAGACGAACAGTCCAGCAATGTTTGTTGATCAAGTTTCCGTTAGCCAACTTTGATAAACCAAACTGAGTAAATGAAAAGGGTTAATGAAAGAATATGATTCTGAAAAACGTGAAGGGCCGAGGGTATAGAATCCCAGAAACTTCATAATCCTCAGATCGCCTTTATCACGCGTATCAAATTTTTGACATTCCCTGTAAGGTTTTTTCAAGCAACCTATAGTGCCTCTATAGTGGAGTAATAGTTCTCCCATAGTGCCGCTATAGTGTTGACATGGTGCTTCCATTGTGGAGGGTCCTGATCCCAGGAGCCCGTGATTTTCCCAAAACTACCCGTGAAATCCGCCGAACAGCCCGTGATTTTGGGCGAGCAAGCCTACGGCTGGGCGAGCAGTGGAAGGAATTTGCCCGCGAGAGTGGCCCCAAAAGCTGGTCTAGAGTTGAGCAGAGTAGCGCAAAAATTTGGGCTGATCGCCCGCAAATCGCCCGCAGAGTTGGTCTATAGTTGAGTAGAGTTCCCGTATAGTGGAACAAAAGTGCCCGCGAGAACGTGCCCAATAGTGCCTCTATAGTAGTGAAAAGCTGCTCATAGAATGCTCACTACCTTAGAAAAACCTCCAACCATGCCCGCGCAAAATGCTAGGCGCGGAGCGCGACTTCAAAGTGGCACTGTACGCTTTTTCATATCTTTGATCCACCATCAGATAGCCACCCCCACATTACCAATCACAGTAGTGGAAACACCTATAGTAATGCTCTATAGAGAATCCATGAAGTTCCCTATAGCATAGACTCTAGTGTAGACTATAGCTGTGACTCATATAGCCAAGACTATAGTAGAAGCCATAGTAGAAGGTACTATAGACAGAGTTCAGACACTATGGATCCACTATAGGACCACTCTAGTGAGGACCCTGGACGTCAGGAGTCCACCTAGAGGACGCTCCCAGGAGCGTGGAAAAAGGTGTCAAATCACGTCAAATCTATATGTGCGGCGAAAGAATTATTATTGATTTAATGGTACTTAACTATGCCAAAACTTGCTCAAAAGTCGCAGATTTGCGTGGCTTTTTAGACCCTATAGTGTTCAATAAATGCTCATAAAAGCACGGTAATTCAGCTTTATTATGCCATAATAGCCTTTTACTGTGCCTTTCACGTATCACGCATATCTGTCACCAGAGTTAGCCCAGAGTACACCAGAGTGTGCCTTGCCATAGCTATCACCAGAGTTCCACTATAGTGTCCTCTATAGTGGGAAACCAGAGTCTACGCTATAGAGAGGAAAGTTCAACTCTCCACTAGGGACAAAATAGTTGAACTCTCTATAGGGGTGTTCTATAGAGGGCGGATGACTACCAGTGTCTTTATAGAGTATCGTGAGGACAGTAAGGATCTGTGTTATCAGACCGTTCACAACCCTTCTAGTGGAAGCTATGTGACGGGATTTGGTCCGGGGCCACGTATGACTCGGTGGTTACAGGAGCATGGTGGTTCTTTCTCCTATAGTACGTTCTTTGATGCCCACTATAGCTTCTATCCGGAGGGCCTAGAGGTCGAATTCCAGGAGCAATCCACTGCTCTTTTGTTCAAGTTGACTTGGGGTTAACTCTTCCTCTATAGAGAGAAACATGGAAGTCCGCATCCCTGTTCAGGCCTACATGGTAATCGGCACCTATAGTAGTGAGTTGCTTCCCGACATAGAGGAATGGTTTATCAGAAACCGTTTTCACGAGGGTGTTCACTGGTGGTTTGACTTTGATTTCAACAGGATAGGGGTGGATTCCCTTGTCTTTGAGAAGCGGAGGATTGCTCAGCTGTTTCACTTGACGTGGTGTACCTTTCCCCTATAGAGCGGAAACATGACAGAGTGGCACAACTTCCCTATAGGGATGGAACTTCACATCGAGGTGCAGAACTGGCTACTGGAGCATGTGGGCGCTCAATCGCTATCCAAGCTGGACACTACTGGTGAGTGGTTTTGGCGCGTAAACGTTCGTCCTGAGGAACTGGATGACCGCTTGATAGTCAGTATTCGCGACCCCCAGAAGGCCATGCTGTACAAGTTGACTTGGGGCTAACTCTTCCTCTATAGAGAGAAAAGATGACCTATAGTGACACCTTCGCGGCCAGCGTTCCTCTTGAGAAGGGCCTCTTCGCACCTGCTCTAAAGGGGTGGTTTGCAGCCAATGGTGTCCCTATAGTGGAGGAGGGTTTCCCAGTGATTGGTGAGGGCCTGGGTTGGGATGCTTGGGTAAGTCAACGCCCCGTAGAGGGATTGAATAGCGTTCGCTTTCGCTTCAAAGACAAGGGCATCGCTATGTTGTTCAAGCTCACGTGGCATGATTTCCAGTGAGTGAGATAGCTGTGTCCGCGGACTTCTTTGAGATCAGGTCCGACCCCCACTATTATGAACTGGACATGGGTTGTGGTATCCATCGTGGACGCCCCTATGTTCGATTGTGGGATGACCTCTGCACCATCTATGTTCTGCAGGATACCATGCATCAGTGGCTTGAGGATCGAGATGTCTTCTATGGAATGGACATTGACCTAATCAGCGGCGACAGTCACGTGGATATTCCCGATCAGCGTGCCGCTATGTTGTTCAAGCTCACTTGGTATGGAGTCATTGATGCGGCGTAAAAAGTTTAGATACCGTGTACTGATTCCCTTTGAGTCATACCATGGGGAGAGGAATGGTATTTGGGACTGGCTTGAGGCGACCGTTGGGCGGGTCCTGAGCGAGCAGAATCCCTATGGTCAGTGGACTGGTGGGTTCTCCAAGGACCTCGTCCTTGGTGTTGAATCCTATGAGTTCACCTTTGAAGATCGGAGAACTGCCATGTTGTTCAAGCTGATTTGGAACCACTGATGCACAACGTTCACATCATAGTAAAAGAGGACCACTACGATCCATCGGGACCCGGTGTCGTGTGGTGGAATCTGGCCAGCGACTACAATGAGGGCTATAGGGCAACCGATGGCTTTTGGGAGTGGATAGACCAGCAGCGCGTTGAGGTCGATGAGTGGGATATCATTCAGGACTACGACGATGGCAATGATGTCGTTCCTGGTCAGGTAGTCTTCGCCTTCAAGGACCCTGCGATTGCCACGCTCTTTAAATTGACGTGGGGCTAGTCAATTAGAAAACGTAATTGACATACTGAGTTAACGGTGTTCTATAGGAGGTAGATGATCGCAATGGTGCGGCGTTGGAAACTCTAACTCAACTCTAACCTCTCTTATAGGGAACCGCACCATGTCAAAATCAATCCTAATCAATTCATGCACTGAATATGCCAGCATTGCGCTGCTTCAGCGAATCTCCTCAGGGACCTTGGGAGACTTTATCACGCTGAACGGTCAGAGCTACAAAATGGCAGATCAAGATAAAGCCAAAGGTTACGACCGGATTCGAGCGTGTCGCAAGACCACTGGTGATCTTGGTAGGGAGACCATCCTTTCTCAGCTAGGACAGCCCACGCTCGCTTTTCAGGGTGACCCAAGTAACAGTGTTATTCGCGTGTGTCTGTACCGCTTCTATGAAGATCCACAGATTGCCAGCGCAAAGGCTTCCTCCATACGACAAGCGATTGGTGCATCGACTGCATCAGTTTATTCCAAAAACAAAGTGGTCCGTATGGACTTGAGTTTCGCAGGTCACTCTGATGAGATTACCGCGGTCTCGACAATCTCCAATGCCATCGACTTCCTCTGGTCCATGAGGCCGCTGTTTTGAAGCGGCCTCATCCGGGGTGGAACCCCAATCAGATTTTTCCGATCAAGCATAGTCATCGTGAGCTACTTGACATCACCGGTGACAGTTTTGAGTTCAGACCCATGTTTGTAGGGGATCCTGCAGGCTCTATAGAGTTTGGATTTCTATTCTGGTGGGATAGCACCGAAACTTGTCGAGAAAAGAATTGGCTCATTGCTAACAACATAGCCTATGAACTATGTTCAATATACAAGGTTCCTGAATCTGATGAAGATTGGGGTCTAGCAACCTATGCTGCGAAGTGTGGAGTTTACATTCCTAACCCGAGCGATGCAGTGCTCTTTAAATTGACGTGGGGATAAGTCCACTCCTATAGTGGGCTTATGTATGAACTCTCGATCATGCTCCCAGGAGCACTTGGAAATTACAATCGCCGACACACTTCTCTTCCCCGGGGATTGGAGTGGGGAAAGCCCCGGGGATACCAGATAGTTCCAACTGATGAGCTATGCGAGTGGCTTACTTCTTTTACCCGTAGCCACGCTACCATTGAGTTGCTTCATAGAAACTCCAGTGTTTGGGAGCCTCACCGAGAAGTCATTGGAGTTTCCTTTGGTTTCCGGGAAGCCTCTGATGCCCTCTTGTTCAAGTTGACTTGGTTATAGTTCTGCTCTATAGAGAGGAAGATGGCTAGACGGCGTCCTCAAACTTCCTGGCTGGTAAGCATTCCCAGCAGCATCATGCCAAGTACGTGGGCCAATATGAATGGCGATCTCGATTGGGAGATCGACCTGTGGTTTGAGGAACTGGGTCTTGAGTGGCGACGTGATTGGTGGATGGCTATGAACCCCTCCTACCGTCACGACCTGGCATTTCAGGACCGCCGGACCGCCCAACTGATTTTTCTTCTCGTAGAAAGCAGGGCTGATGAAAATACAGATTCATGACATTGGTATCCCCTGGTGGCCCTGGAACTATCGCTATCGCGTGACCGCCATTGGAAAGCCCAAGGTGGATGCTCCCTCGCTGGTTCGCGGTCGGCAGAGCAACTCGGCTTTTGGCTATGACAATGAGCTCTTTACCCTCGAGAGTGAAGACCACAACCACAACTACGATTTTCATCCCAACTACGATTACCTTCGTCCAGATATCCGTAACTGGCTCCACGATAGCTTGAACTACATGGACTGGACCACCGAGCATCCCAGTGAGTTTGGTGAGGAGTGTGGGATCCTTTTCCGGCGTCGTAAAGACGTGATGATGTTCAAGCTGGCTTGGGGCTAATGGATAGTGTGGTCCCCATTCCCAGCAGCATCCTATATAGGGACACTCACCCCTACAGTAGTGGATGGTGGATTCGCCAGGATGTTTTTCAGTGGTTGACCACCTTTGTGGGACGAGGAAATCAAGCTGGTGGTTGGTCCGGGGAGTGTGAGTGGATATGGGTCTACGCCTTTGTTGATGGGCAACCCACCAACAATGCCATATCCTTCCAGGATCCCAAAGCTGCCATGTTGTTCAAACTCACATGGGCGTAGAGTACAGCATCATACTCAGTGATAAGGTTGCCTACAGGGAACACCACTGTACGGAAAGCCCCTGGGGAAGTTATCAGATATTCAACCCCGAGATAGCCGACTGGCTAGATGCCCGACTGGCTCCCAACAAGTGGGACCACGACATTGACTTTGACACACAGAACTGTATCGTGACCATAGAGGACAAGGATGTGGCACTTTTGTTCAAGTTGACCTGGATATGATTGAGTGGACATTCGTGCCCCTCTATGGCGTCCGGTACTTTTCCCGTAAGGGTTTCAACTCGGAGACTTCTCCGGTCCATCGCTGGCGACCTGATGGTCGACCGGCAACCTATGGCGTCCCCATTGCCGACCATGTATTTGAGTGGTTGGAGGCAAACTGCAAGGGTCGCTGGTACTACGTGAACAATCGTCGGTTCACCACCATTGAACAGATAACCGTTACCCGTGATGACCAGGAAGAGTTGCGGTTGGCCCGCAAACTGAATATGGTAACTGATGAGATACGCGACAAGTTCCGCAGCATCCGTGAGATTGCCTTTGAATTGAAGAGCGATGCGCTCTTGTTCAAGCTGAGTATTCCCTGATGGGTATTCGTGTTCACTGTGATCTTTCAAAAGCCTGCGAGTGGTTGGAGGCAAGAAATCGACGGGGTGGGTATTGGAAAGTTCGCCCCGAAGTGCTTGACTTTATGGATAGTCGAGGAATTCCTTTTCGATCCAATGCCAGCCTCAGTGAGCAGGACTGGTCGGTGGTATTTCCTGATGAGTTTGCCAGGGATGCCATGTTGTTCAAACTAACGTGGGGTGGAAAGTGAGCGACCTTTGGGGAGACACGCTGAGCAAGAGCATGGAGTGGTACAATTCCTGCACGTTTGTCCGCGTTCCAACAGCCAGTTTGAATGATGCACTTTCCTGGTGTGTGGAAAAGAAGGGACTGAGCGGGCACGATCGACTGTATAGTGAGGACAGAGTTGGCTGGGGTTGGACTTCTGGTCGCACCAGTGATGAGTGGGTCTTTTACTTTCAGAACGATCCTGATTTTGCCATGCTGTTCAAATTGACTTGGGGCTAGATACTCTATAGGGAGGATTAATGATCACCTTTCCTCTCACTGACAAACAGATCTACAACCTGTCTGAAGACACCTCAAACCCCTGGGTGGCGGTCCTTGATGCGATAAAGACCTGGGCCAAGGAGATGAACCTCCAGTACATTCCCAGCGGATCCACGTTGAAGGAATTGCCTCCCGGGCATTGGTGCGTGAAGAGCTACAATTACGACCAGAGGCGTCGAGAGGGAAGTGGTGGCATCTGGAATCACCGGATGATCTGCTTCAATGATGCGGATGCCAAACACGCCATGTTGTTCAAGCTTCGCTGGGGTGGACAATGAAGCAGCAAGTCTTTTGGGTTCCCAGCGATATAGACCTCCCAAAGGTTACTGTCGTGACACTCCACGATCCCAGTGGTGAGAAGATTGCCGATGCAGTCATGTGGGCGGGAGAGCGTCTGGGACCCAGCAACGGCAACGGTGGGGATATCAGAGGCAAGAACTGGGACTTCACTCCTGGATGGCTGGCGCAGTTTGGAAGCAAGGATCTACATTTTTACTTTGGTGACGAAGTGGACCTTGATACCATTGTTCTATTCAAACTTACATTTGGTGGTCGATGACTAGCGCGACTGTTGAGCTGCCCTATGAGCGACTGGTCAACTGGGAAATGGGTATCACCCTAAAGCCGGAAGTCCTAGACTGGCTCCGGGCAAACGTTGGCCTGGGTGATAGCCGTTGGTGGACCAACATTGTGGAATTGGTCTTTCATCTTGACCACTGCGAGAACGATGGACCGGGTTGCGTCTCTTCGGGAGAACAATGCGTGGGTCATGAGGACTGGGGCTGGGTGATCGCCACACGGACCGATAACGCCTTCTTTGTGTTCCGTGATCCCTCGAGAGCAGTCCTATTCAAGTTGAGGTGGGCATGAGGGAAGTTGAACTATCTCTGGCGCGCCTTCGCGAGATCAATGAAGAGATCAACAAGGTAAAAGCTGTTCAGACCTATCTGGTAGAATGGGCCGTGGAACATGTCAAGGAACGACCTATTAGCACCGTGGTGAGCAAGCCAGGCGTCCACAACAATGTGGAATTTGTGGGGATCATGTTTGAGTTCCGTGAGCCCCAAAATGCCATGATGTTCAAATTGAGGTGGGCATAATGCCCTTGATGTCACTGGTCATGCAAACTCATCCCGTAATCGTCAGCATGCCAATGGATCAGAGCGATGATCACTGGATTGAGATAGCCGAATGGTTTGACGACCGGGCGCTTGATGTCATTTGGAGTTCCAATGTGGACACCTCGGGTATCGCACCATTTCCATTCCTGCGTCACTTCTGCTTTAAGACCGAGGACCGAGAGGCAGCCATGCTGTTCAAACTCTCATGGCTGTAACGGTGGAAATCTCTGATCGAGGAAATTGGCAGAGCACCTACAGGGAATCTGCTGAATGGTTGATAGCCCACTTTCCCGAGCTCTGCCTTGCGAGCAAGGATCCCAATAGGGTCTATAATGGATGGGACGTTTCCTTTGGCCTGGATACCATTCTCTTTCACTTCGACGATCCACAGGCAGCCGTGTTGTTCAAGTTGACTTTTGCCTAACCTGGCTTTACGGTACAGGTATGGAAACGCACCACTCCTGGAAATCCTTTATTGCCCAGGGGCGAGCATGGCGTGCCGTGGCCGAGTGGTCCAGTGAATTCTTTGATCGAATTGAAGACGAGCAATATGACGACTATGATGCCTATCCTCTGAGGGAAGATGTTAGGGCGTGGCTGGACAAATTGCCTCGTGGTCGATGGTGGGTTGAAAGTCCCGATGGTACTGGTCTCATAGACATCACAGGTCCACGATGGATGCGTCCCATCTACTTTCGTTTTCGTCGAGACCTAATGTTGTTCAAGTTGAGGTGGGACCATGGTGCGAAATAAAGACTTTCCCAACAAGGTAACCATCCGGCTTCACCGCTTGGAGTTTCAGGCTCTTTTGGCTTGGCTACATGCGGCTGGGCATGAGCTGCGCGTTACGATGAAGTTTGGTGACAATCAGCACAAGAGCGCAGATCCTGACCACCTTCAGCAGGACATCTTGTTCAAAGATCGAAAGGACGCCATGTTGTTCAAGCTGGCGTGGTATCGATGATTCAGTTCATTATCAAAGATTACCACGTGTGGGGAAACCGCAACGAGGAACTCGCACCACCTCGTCTCCCCTATGAAGTTCAGGATTGGCTCGACGATAGCGGGATCACGGAGTATGGATTGGAGTGGAAGCACAACGAAAAGGCTTCCGAGGGAAAGCACCAAAAGGCACAGGTGTTTGAGACCCACATCCTCTTCTACAAGAACAGCGATGGTATGATTTTCAAGCTTCGATGGTATCACCACATACAGAATGCCTGAGCTATGAGCACAACCTTCATGCTACCACATCGCATTGACACCATAAACAAAGATGGGTGGCTCTGGTACAGTCACGACCATTTCAATCCGCCAACTGACCGCCTATGTGTGAGCAGTGCCCAAATTATGAAGCCTAAGAGTATCGGCCTGGCTCCCTGGTACTTTTTAAGTGATGATGCCCTGTTGGTTATTGGATCGAGTACATATCAACTCTGGTGTAATGTCTATGATCACTGGCACTTGTCCATTAGTGATCGAGGCCGCGCGGCTCTTTTCAAGTTGAAGTTTCTATGACAGTTTTTACCGGCCATTGCGTGATGATGCCTGTTCCTAATCCAGATAGCCAGGAACATCGTGGGACATGGCTTGACGAGATCTATGCCTGGCTTGCAACCATCGAGGGCGACTACGACCTAATGCTGGTCCGAACGGGCGCCATCCTGACCAAAGAGGATGTTCTCTCTGGTAGCAAGATGGGTCTTAGGACGATTGACGAGCACATCATTTGGTTCTTTGCCGAGATGCGGGACGCCCAGCTGTTTAAGATGAGGTGGGCCAGTGAATAATCCTGGCGTCTTTGATGACGAAGACGAGAACGGATGGTTTTGCGCCAACATTGCCAACCAATGCGTGTGGTCCATCGTGGATGAAAACGGCTTTCGTATCAAATCCCTGCATCTCAGGGAAGACGTCTTGAACTGGCTCATAGAACACGTTGGCCCCAAGAACACCATGAGGGAGATTGGAATGTGGAGAAACGACATTCCATTGTTGGTTACCGATACCAACTTCTACTTTAAGGATCCCAACAAGGCACTCTTGTTCAAGTTGACTTGGGGCTAAAGACTGCTAGGACGTGGCATGGAATTTGAGGTCACAATCAGCGTACCATACAGCAATGACCGGGTGTGTCGGTACATTGAATGGAAAGAGTACCTGAGGACCAACCACAGCGCCACAAAGTTTCCCGATGGATATGAAATCCGCGATGAAGTGTGGGACTGGTGCGAGGAAAACCTGCAGGGCTACTGGCGACAGTGGAACAACAATTTGCCCAAAGGTGATCCAGCACGTGGTCGGATAATTGGCTTTTCGGATGCCAATGCGGCCATGCTGTTCAAGCTTCGCTGGTGTGGGAGCATCTAATGCCCAATGCCTATATTCGCATGATCCAAGCCGACTATCCCCACGAGGTTGGTCTTCCAGAGTATGACATGTCGCTCGAGGCAAGGGCGGATGCCTGGCTTCACATGAACGCCGTTGATTACATGGATTATTTTCAGGAAGTTGGCGACCTCAGGGTCTATTGTTTTCGGGAGGCTTCATGGGCGACCATGTTCAAGTTGAGCTTTTATGGCCTGGACTCTTTGGCGAACCCGTGAATTACGAAGTAGCAGTCCACTTTGCCAACAACGGTGTCTTTGGAGCCAAGCGCGCCAAAACACGTTGCCTGTCCGAAAAAGTACAGGAGTGGCTGGATGCCCATGGCGGGGATTGGGGGCTGGTAAATTGGTATCGCCCCTATGTTACCTATGGAGAATTTGGTCCCGACGCGGGTATGGAGCATGTGGGGCGGATATTTCAGTTCGGAGAGCGCCGCACTGCCCAGTTGTTTCTTTTATGTTGGAATGCTTCAGGACGCCCCAAAGAAGCTTCACAGATACCAATTTAGATAAAACCGCACTGCGGCACTGTGTTTTTGAAAATACACGCAGAAACGATCCTGCTGTACTATTAGAAGATAATCCCACCCACGGATGCCATAAGAGAGCAGCATCTCTTCCAGCTGATCTACCACGGTGTCTCGTTGGGATAGGTTGTGGAAGAAGTGACCGCGAAAGCTGTAGGGCAGTTCCATGTAGTGGCTGAAGTAGTATTCAAGCCTGCGGTCTAGATACTGAAACATAGTTTGAAATATACTGCCTTGCCCACATCTGTAAACCACACCTCATAAATGCCGGTGTGAAAACTCTCTCGACCAATTATCCAGTCTTCATATTCCTGCCAAGTCTGCTCCAATAGCCAGGTGCGAACCGCATAGTGGTGCATGGAACTCTTGACCATAGGCAACTGAACCCTGATCGATCTAGTTTGCGGGGGATATTCAAAAAGGTCATCCACAGCCTATTTAATGGGTGGAAAATCTCCTTAAATATTCTGTACCCCAAAAGGAGATCGATCATGACCCAGCTTACACCGCATTTTAGTTTGGCCGAGATGACCGTTACCGGAACGGGTATCAAGAATGTTCCCAACGCCGCACAATTGGCAAACTTGACCCACACTGCTCAGATGATGGAAAAGGTCCGTGCAATTCTTGGCACACCAATCAGCGTCAACAGTGGCTTCCGTTGTGATGCGGTAAACCGTGCCGTTGGTGGCGTGGTAACTTCCGCTCACAGCTTTGGCTTTGGTGTTGACTTTGTAAGCCCTGACTTTGGAACTCCCTATGAGATTTGTGCCGCACTGATCAAGGGTGGTCTAAAGTTCGACCAGCTTATCCACGAAAAGCGCCGTTGGGTCCACATTGGCTTTGGTCTCAAGGGAGGCATCAGTCACCGTCAGCAGGTCTTGACTCTTCCACCAGCAGGCGGTCGTTACCTTCCTGGTCTGGTCAAGTAATTACTTCGTAGATTTTTCAGGAGGCTGAAGGGACCAAGTGCCCTTCAGCTTTCTACTCTTGGCCTTGACGAGAGTTCTCGTAACACCAAACACAACTGGCGGATCCTCAGGCTTCTTTGCCCCACCCCAAGCCAGCTTGAACATCGTGACATTCTTCATATCACGAAACCAGATCTTAGCTTGCCTTCCAACCGCGAAGTCGCTGGCTTGCCCACACTTTTCTAGCTTGTAACGTCCGCCACTTTCCTGGAGCCAATCCCTTATGGGTTTTGCCCAGCGGTATTCCTCGAAGCCACCAGTCCATCGTGCGCTCGAGACATCTCCCTGATTGAGCTTTCGCTGATAGAACTCTTCCAGCCATTCCCCCTGAACACTGATGTAGGGAAGTCCCAGCCATTTGCGCCACTTGACTTCCTCAATCAGCATTCTGTCCTCCAAAGGTCAGCTTGAACAACATGGCAAGGTTGTCGTTTTCTTTGATCAAAAAGAAAGCGCGAAAGCTGCTGGGGTTGACGTATGCGTCCCAAAGCACGTCTTCCATATAGATACGAGACGCATCAAAGGCCACATCGCCATGTTCGTTGGTGCGGGGCTTGCTTTTCCATCCGGGCTCACCCAGACGCTCTGCGAGCCATCGGCCAGCGCGATCAATGCACTCGGCGTTGACTGGCACCTCAATGGTGTGAATGGTAGCTTCTAGATCCATGTCAGCTTGTATAGCACGGCAGCTTTGGAATCATAGAGTCGAATCATAAGCCTCCAGGAATAGACTTGTTCGCCATACTGGCTGAGATCCGTGGAGGCATGAACAAACCTGCCATTGTAGGAGAAGTTGTGCTGGTCTAGCCAGTCCTTCATTTCCTGATCGAATAAACGACTGGCATCATCCTCAGCCCGCCAACTGAGATCCCGATAGAGCTTTTTATTGGGAAGCGGAAAATCCCAATAGCTAGGCCCAGGTGAGTTTGAACAACATTGCATCGGAAGCTCTCTTAAAGTGAAATTCCAAACTTGTCATCCCATAATCTTCGAACATCCAACATTCGCCATGTTCCCAGTCCACACCCCATGCGCCAATGTTTTCTTGGATCCAGTCCCAGCACTCGTCCGAGAGACTGTCGTCGAAGCCGTGTTCATCTATAATGCAGACGCGGCTCTTGGGTATCACGACCCGAACGCCGTCAAGCCTCCTCGCCATCGCCCACCTGTGGAATTGCACTCGTGATCGTCAGTGGAATATAGGGGCAGTAGAAGGCCGTGATCTCCGGCATCACTACTATCTGGATATCGGCGTGATCGTGCCAGGCTAACTTGAACAATTGAAAGACACTGGGGTCCTCAATCCAGATAGCCCTGCCTTTATCCATCCATGCCGTTCCCCATCGACCGGGACAGGTGTTATCCATCCATTCGGCAAGAAAAGGTAAGATGCGGGGATTGGCACGAATATGCGTGGGCACTTCAGCATCAATGGCTTCCCAGGCAAAGAACATTTCTCCATCGCTGGGAACAATATACCACTGATGATGTTTCTCGATGAGTTTCATCAGCCGCACGCCAACTTGAACATCACTGCGTGTTCCTTGCTGTAGAAGGTCCACGTACACTCATAGACCGCAGAGGGAACAGGTTGAAGCTGCGGTATTGGATATCCATTACTGGAGTAATGTTGGGGCGAGTAATTGTTATAGTTGATTCCTGTTTGAAGACTTCCAACCAGATGAGCGTGTTCTCGAACCTGGGTGTTGTATTCCTCAATCTTCATGATATCCTTGAGATTATCATGGTATTCAGGCTCGACGGATCTCAGATGACGAAGGCAATCATTCTCGCCCATCCACCGAAATGCCGCGAGGAGTTTTTCCTCACCGGGGATCATGACATCAAAGATTGTACCGTCGTCATTCTGGAGCGTGAAGCGGCTACGAGTTGTCGCTTTCAACGGACCAGAGAATTTAACGTCGAAGTGTTCCAGGATACGCATTAACCCATTATGGGGTCAACGGCCTCCAAAAGTCAATTTGAACAAGACAGCGGTGTGTTTATCGGGGAGGTTGAACATTACCTGCCATCGACTGTAATCGCGACCCAACATCCAGTTTACCTTCTGGCTGATTGGGGGCGCATTGTCAGCGAGCCAATCCAAAATATCTGGGTTGAGATGGACTTTCACCGACCCATTGCTTGAAGAACTAGCACAGGTACTAAAAGGCAGGACGACGTTGACACTCATGACCAGGCTAGCTTGAACATCATAGCGTGATGCTTTTCTTGGAATACCAAAATGGCACCGCTCTTGTTGGATACTCCAACTTTGTAGCCGGGTGCGTTCTCTTCCATCCATGGATAGAGATCACTGGCACGCCACCGACTGTCAAAGTGATTTCGGAAAAGCTGAGCTAGATTTTCCATATGAGTGTTGGCAGCTTCCTGAGCCTTTCGTGCAAGCCGTTCCTCGGGAGTCTCAGGTCCGCGCAACACAAAGGAGTTCTCAGGAACACAACCCTCGACAACCACCTTGAGTGGATTGCCCCGATCCCAGACCATCTTATAGCTAGTCTGCAATCAACTTGCTCCTGATCTCCGCAGTCCGCTGGGAGATAAGGTCGATCATCTTCATGGTGACCTGTACGTCGTTGTCCACCAGCCACCGGAGATCGTCCTCGTGACTCTTTTCCAAATGACGGTGCATTGCTTCAATGCCTTCTGGCGGAGGGCCCATTCGAGCGCAGACCTGGTCGGCCAGCTGATGAAAGAGCTCCGCTCGCTTGATGATCGAGACGTAAAAGAGATTTCGCATCACACGCTGGTCGGCCACTACAATCCTCCCCAAGTCAGTTTGAATAACATGACCTTATCCAGATCACAACCCTCTAGAAATGATATCATCACGCTATCTGTGCTGTCGTTGAATCCCCACACAGTGTTCATGGACACCACAGTTGCTAGAGGTTCGGCTGTGACATCATAGAGCTTTCGCTCCACTCCATCATCGTCCTTGACTAGCTTCCAGGGAAACCTGTCCGTGGGTATGAAGATGGTTGTGATGATCACATTATCCCGAATAGTCATCGACCACCCCATGCAAGTTTGAACATCATAGCCTTCGCGGGGTCTTTGAACTTGAAGTGAAGGAATTTTGCTGGACCATTCTGGCGATCACCGGTTGCCAGATACATGGGATCAATGGAACTCTCGCTGGCCCTCAGATAAAAGGCAGCTTTCCGGCTCCATGTATAATCCGTCATGTCGCTGGCCTGTTGACCTACATTCTGCACCAGCCAGTCGTGCATGACGAGGCGGAGACCGTAGCCATCCCAAATCTCGTCATTGACCTTGATGCAGACGTGCGTCATGATCCTCCCCAAGTGAGCTTGCATAGCATAGCGTGACTGGACCTGTAGAAAAAGATAAACAAGCCCTTGCCCTCTTCATCCTTGGTCGTGGTCCAGAGAATACCAAGAGGACCGGCAGTGTCCTGTAGCCACGCTTGGAATCCAGCTGTTGGACTACGACTCCTCGTATAGCTGAACCCCTTGGAAGTGGAGACCTTCACAGTCTCAAAGGCGCTGCTATCATAGGATACGAATACCTTATGGCCTTCTGCCACGAGAGGATCAACTAGACGCTTCATGCCAGCTTTGTAGCACCAGGGTTTCCAGTGTCAAGCGACTACTTGAATGTGAGTTTGAATAGGAGTGCGTGGTTGCGGTCCGCGAAGCAGTAACAGATATATTTGTTACTGGTCACCGCATTGTGGTACCAGTCACCCTCTTGTGCGTTCTCTGGGTCTCGGAAGTAGAAGCTGTTGTACTGGTCGTCACCAACATCATTGGTTTCCAGCCACGCATCAATGTCATCGCGGAGATCCTGGGTACTCTCACACCAGACGCTACCAGGCAATTTCAGATATACGATGTGATAGTTGGTCTCACCATCGGACTCTTCTGGCAAATTGAACATCGCTCCTCCTACCTCCTAGGTAGCAGGCGCACTTTCAATACTTCAATTTATAAAACCACAACAATTTGAATAACGCGGCTTCGTTTCGATTCCTGAACGCGAACGTGTAGGCAGTTGTTTTCCTTGGATACATCTGGTACTTGTTCTTCTTATCTATGAAGATACCATCTTCACACTGGTGTACAAACCAATCAGTGGATTGCGGACCATCATCATACAACCAGTTGATGGCGTCGATCAGACGATCATATATGGGATCCTCATGCCAGACCCCAGGCACGATTATATGGTAGGGAAGAGCAGCCAGGCGCTGCTGGGCGTTCTTCATCCCCATACCAGCTTGAAGGCCACAGCCTTCCGCGCATCATCAAAGGCAAACTGCCAAGCAACCGGATCACCCATGGGCTCACCGTATAGGAGATCCACGGAGTAATCAAAGCCCTCGGACCAGTTTTGATCCTCAAGCCATTTTACGAGTTCAGGATAACGGGCACGACCCTGACGAGTACTGATCGCCACCGTCTTGCAGAATGGATACTCGGTACTCACATGCCACCCAGTGTGAGCTTGACGATCAGGGCTTTGTTGGCGTCGTGGAACCAAAAGCTAAGATAGTCCAGCTTTCCGCCGTGCATGTCAATCTGCCAGTCACGTTCCGGCTTGAGCTTGTTTTCAATCAGCCACTCGATCGAATTGTCACCATAGGGATCCTTGGCCCAGCTGATCTTTACCTCATAGATGAATTGCTTTCTCACACGCCGCTCCAGGCCAACTTGAACAGCATGGCTTTCTTGGGATCCGCGAAGCCAAAGTGAGCGCAGCCATCGATGCGGAGTATCCGCCAGGAACCTTTCCAGCCCCACTTGCTGCTATAGGTCATTTCCTTTCCCACGTGGGCCAACAACCAGTTTTTCACCTCGTCGCTGGCTCGCATAACAAAGGGTTCGTCGTTCCATGCCCAGATGTGGTCATCGGATTTAACAAAGGTATGACTCACCGTCCGCCCCACGTCATCTTGAAGCGGACGGCTTCGCTGGACAATTTGAACAAAAATATCAGACATGCGGTGTTATCATCTTTCCCCACTTGGGTAAAGGAGGTCAGTGATGCCGGTTCCCTCTTGACTGCGAAGCCCTGTTTGATATGGGCCTTGCACCAAGTTTCCAGAAACAACAGAACGGACGTGGACTTTAGATCGTCCAGAGGAGTGGCCATGTCTTCCCGTTCCTGATCGAACAAGTGGAACATGGTTCCCATCGTGATTGTAACGGGTGTCCAGCTTTCCAATTGCATCTCACGGTTGGCCCTAGATAAGGCTTTGAACATGAGTACCTCCGAAAGTCAACTTGAACAACATGGCAGTCTGGGCATTCTTGAACTCAAAGGCCGTGGCCAGTGTCGTACTATCATCTATGTGAGGAGCAAAGCTGTAGTCTCCGGAGTTGGCGAGGTCGCGCTCCTTGAACCACTTGAAGATGTCAGTTCCGTTGAGGGTTCCCTCGGTGTAGCGGATACCGTCGATGATTACTCGATGCTTGTGCGAGGGATTCCAGTCCGTGAAATAACTCTTGAACATGGTGCCGATTTCGTCGCTGTTCCAAATGAACGCTACCCAGTGGTCATCAATGGCCACCCAAGTCTGAAGGTGACGAACTTCCCCGGCATCAGCATCGGGCCAATCGTGGTCGACACCTTCCCAGACCAGATAATCATCCATCCATCCACTGACCATAGTGCCCAGCTGAATCTTGAGTGTATTGTAGTCAACCCTGCAATACTGGCGGATTGAAATGCAGACCACCATCATCGCCAGCCACCAAAGGTTAGTTTGAAGTGAAGGGCGGTGCCACGATCGCGGAAGGCCCAGGCCATCGTGACCTTCTTGCTGTGACCGGGCTTGCCGGTCTGGTGCTCAAAGCAAACAAAGTCCTTTTGGTAGACTAGGTTGCTTTCCTTGATCCACGCAATCATTTCCTCGCTGCGGGCTAACTGACGATCAGTGGGAAGATCAGGCAGTTCCAGCGCGGTGGGAAATTGGCGGTACTTGCTGTCGATCTGTTTCATAGAACTGGCTTAGCACCGCTCTACTCTATGTCAACCAAATCGTAGCTTGAAGTGCATGGCCAGTTGTCGATGCTCGTCGCTGAAGCCAACGCTACGCTGGCCAAAGGTGGTGAAGACCTTTCGACTCTCTAGATTGTTCTTGAGGATCTGAGCCCACAGCCAGGAAAAGGCATCCGTGTAGTCGGTAATACAGCATGCCAGTTCTACACGGTGCGGCCATTGCTGTTCAAAGGTGGGCTCTACCAATCCTGATCTTCCCGTCGCTTGCCCAGATAGATATTGCAGTCCAGCAGATCATAGTGGCCGTCCACGTAGATCTTGTGCTCACCGGACTTGAACTCCCGGAGCCAGGAATCATCGGCATCCATAACGTACACGATGGAGCCATCATAACTGACAACAACCATCTTGGTAGCGCCGGTTGCTAGAAAGCTCAGCGTTACGCGGAAGATATGCGGTTCCTGGCTAAGCATCTTTACGGGACTTTCCACACTTCTCACCTTATGATGTGAATGACAGTTTACGATGGATTACTGAATTGTCAAGTAGAGCAAACCAAAATGTCCAGCCAGATATGTGAGGAATCCACCCCACCCAGCAATGAACAAGAGGATGGCAACAAGAATGGTCTTTTCCCTGATGCTGATGCCCTTGGAGATCACATAGCTGTACGCGAGGATCAATGCCAAGATGGTGATCGCAGCCATGATAACGCTGACGCCAGAGAGGGCGAGGCCCAGGAGACCAAAGAACATAACACTTAGAATGTGCATAGGGTTGTATCCTTTCCTAGAATACAACCCTACTACAGAAGCTTCCCAAGCAGCAATATGTATATGCTCTATTGGCACTCTTTGTCAACCGCATATATGCCAGGGCGGAAACCACAAAGTACGTGGATAAGCCCTGATACCTTGTACTAAATATCAGCGAGCAGCCCGCAGGAGTTAATAGTGAGTTAGGCTATGAGCAATATCATTCACTTTCCCAACGCGGTACAGGCAAGTCGCGGGGCAATGACACTAGAACCGGCCAAGGCCACAGTCAAAGACGGTTCATATCCAATGCTAATAGGGCCGTGGGAATACACTTGCTTCAAGTGCGATACCAAGGTTTCCTTTGATTCGCAAAACATGATTTTTAGATCGGTAGACTTTCACTGCGCCAAATGTGGTGCAATCCACAAGGTTGTCAACCCCGCGTTTTCAACCGCAATCACAAAAAAGTAGAGTTGGTAAATATCGGAAATCCTCTCCAAGGAGATCGTTATGGCTAAAAAACCAACTCCGGAAAATCCCGGAACTTATCTTCCGATCCCTGGCCAAACGACCGCAACGCCCGATGAGGCAAACGCGGCTAAGATTGCCGCCAGGAACACATCGGCCAGTGAAACGGCTGCGACCAGCAATGAGATCGTAGTCAATCCCAATGCCAACGATGGCAAACTCTTCATCTCTTCAAAGCCCAAAGGAAACGAAACAACCGTTCCCGTGATCCAAACCAACCTCCCCGTTGAGGCTGGTGGTCAGGGACCCAAGGGTGATAAGGGAGACAAGGGCGATAAGGGTGATAACGGCGCAGACGGTCCTCCCGGTGAAGTAGACTATGACAAGCTCAGGGACTTGATCCAGTCAATGCTCGACGATATGCTGAACTTTAAGAGTCTGAAGTATGTCAATGGAACTCCCACGTCGGTATTCGGCACCAAGTCCATTACGTTGCAGGTTGAACTTGTTGACAGTGTGGCAAACACCAGCACGATCGTTACTCCCATCTGGTCGATCGCCAGCGGTGCAGCAACCATCACGGCTAGTGGTGTCCTGACTGGTGCTGATGTGCAGATTGATACGCCGGTTACGGTTGTTGCCAACTACACGGACAGCAAGAACAAGAAGTACACGGCAAGCACCAACGTTACGATCAAGGCTCTGAAGCCTGCATCGTTGGCCGTGAGTGGCCCAACGGTCCTGACTGCCGGTGCGACTACCACTTATGTGGCAACTGTTTATTACACAGACGGTACCAGCAAGGTTGTTACTGCGCTGAGTGGTACGACTTGGACGCTGAGCAATGCTTCCATTGGTGTCCTGACTGGCAACAGCTTGAAGGTTGCAGCATCAACGACCAGCAACATCACGGGTATCGTGAAGGCAACATTCGTTGAAGGCACCACAACGGTAAGCGGACAAACGAATGTTTCCCTGGCTGCACCAGTAGCTGAGGGTATCAAGCCATTCTATGGCGTTGCCGTTCACCCCGTAGCAGGTACCACCACTGAACCCGGCACCTACACCAAGTGGAGCGAGTTCGTCAATGGTCTGGCTGGACGAGGAACGAATGCCTCCAAGGTCAACACTTTCTCAACCGTACAGGGCGTTGACCAGTATGGTTGGTACGCATACCCCAAGAGCTATGGTCTGATGCCAACAGCAAAGATCAAGGGCAATGGACAGCCCGGCCCAGGTGGTTGGGATTCCGCTCTTGCTCCAAACGGCAAGACTGGTGTTGCTTGGTACGGCGATTCCAGCGGCGAAGGTCCACTGGAAGTCAGCGTTACCGTCAATGGCGTCGCAACTCCCTTCTATCTCTACCGCACGGACAACAAGGTTGCCAGCGGTACGTTTGCTGAGACTTGGGTCGTCAGCGCATAAGGGGAAAGCACCATGGCACTACAGATTGCTTCTGATCTCGCTCCAGCAGGTGGTGGTACATTCTACCTGCTGGAAGACCAGTATATCAAGGGCGGACTCCAGGTTCGTGACAACATCGTGGAACGCGACAAGATCGCTATCACCAATCTAAAGCTGGGTGCGTTGGTTCTTACCATTGACACCAAAAAGATCTGGATGGTAACTGAGCTGGTTGTTCCCAGTCGTCAGAATCCAGATGCAGTGGCAAAGGTTGAGTGGAAGGAACTTGAGCTTGGTGGTGGAGGAGGTGGCTCTGGCGGCTCCGATGGTCAGTTGATGCTGAACAAGCGTAACGTGGCTATCTACACACTGGACAAACTTCCCGTCGATGGAAGCCACGAGTTTGAACTAGAGCTGGGCGCTGTCTCGATGGCATTGAAAATTGAAACCAGTCGTCCAGTCCGCGTCCGAGCATTCGCAAAGCCCGAAAAGGATGATGAAAATCCTTATGAGTTTGTGAGCACCACTGATCACTTGGCTGATGATGGTCGACAGATGTTTGAAGACGGAACGATCCTTCGTACCCGCAACTACAGTATCCTGGCCAACTTTGAAGATCCAATCAAGAACGTTCTCTACTGGACCTTTGACAGCATTGATGCCGATGAAGGCCCGGTTGTTCTAACTGTCACATTCCTGACCATGGAAATTGCCGACACTCCTCCCAACGATGACACGGTGATTACCGAACCTCCGGCGGCCCAGACTCCATAATTCACACCACTAAATACTGAAAACCCCACTCCCCTTCATAGGAGGCCAAAATGGCAGGATTCGTAATCGAGCGTCACGGCTACACAAGCGCGGCAGCTTTGACAGTTTCACTAATTCAGGACATGCTGGCCAACGGCTTTGTTCAAAAGTTTCCTACTGGAGGGACGTTTGATCCCACCAAGGTAGTCAACAAGTTTCGTATCACAATGGAAGCTGGTCCGGATGTTGATCCCCTGAACGCAGCTTCGGTTACTGAAAAGCAGCCCTGGCGCGTAACGCTGGATCTTACCGATACCCAGCGATTGTTCATGTATGTGGCGACTCCCATCCAGCTAACCGACGATGGCAAGGTTGCCGCTGAGTTGACGTCTTCATCCGTTGCAAGCGACATTCTCGGTTTCATCGGCGATCCCGTTGGCACTGCTGGTCTAACTGCTGAAGGCGTCTACACGCCAACAACTGATGCAGTAACCAAGGGTCTGATCAATCGTCAGGTCCGCGTTGACACCAAGGGCTCCAGCTACCCACTCAGCTACCGCCTAGTAATCAGCCCACGTGGTATGTGGCTAGGCGTATGGGAAGACGCAATTTCGGCAGAAAGCGCATCCTATTACAACTGGGTACTGGTTCAGCGTCCCGTTGATCGTACCAATGGCGCCGTGCTGACCACCGGTAAGGCTCCGGTGTTCTGCGTAAACTGTGTGGGCAACAGCTACACTCAGTTTGTGGTTCGCGAGCAGGATATTCTTCGTCCAGGTCTTCGTCGTCCAGCCAACAAGAACACACGTGATTCGGAAGCGGTTTTGAACAGCAACAACCAAGTCGCTCTCAGTGAGGACGGCAAGTATGTGGTAACGTTCCCATCGCGTCTCAACAGCTCGCGATATCGCTATCCGCATGAGCTGGACATGATGGGCATCACAAGTGCAGACGTTGTGTCCCAGTACAGCGATGTTCCTCTTCAGTTCTATGGTGAACCTCAGGCACGTGTTTACAAGGCACTCCATGCAAATGGTGGCACGAACATTGGTATGAGGACCCTGATCCTACAGCAGGGCGGCGGCATCAGCTAATTAAGATAAAAGGAGAAACTCGATGAGCGGTTTTGTAGTAGAACGCCACGGTTACACTAAGGCATCCACGATGATCCTGGACGTGATCCAGGACATGATTGCCAATGGCTTCGTGCCAAAGTTTGTTACGGGCTCCGACAAGGCGGTCTTCAACAAGGCAGACCTCACCGATGCGTATCGTGTGACCCTTGAAGCAGGCGGCGATGTTGATCCCCTCAATGCTGCGGCTGTTTCCGAGAAGCAGCCATGGCGCGTTTGTTTCAACGTCCAGGATGCCCAGACCGTCATGGTCTATACTGGCACCCCACTTCAGCTAACTGACGATGGCAAGGTAGCAACTGTCAGCTCTATGACAGACGGCCTAGTCCAAAGTGGTCAGAGTACCAGGACAATCAAGGTTCTGGTTCCCTATGACGTCATTGGTGCCATTGGCGATCAGGTTGGCACTTCATGGCTTACCAAGTCGGTTGCCAGCACGCAGGGTAGCAAGAGCGAAGAAGACATTCCAGCTCTAGTAACCGTGGATGGAAAGTACTCTGCACCCAGCTGGACTGCTGGTATCAGTCAGGGAAATTCAACTGGTACACCCAGTGATGAATCCATCGTTGATGAGCTAACCAAGGGCCTAGTAACTCGCGCACGTCGAGTGGTTCCTCTTCAGCAGACCAGCTATCCAATGACCTACAGGTTGGTAATCAGCCCACGCGGTATGTGGCTGGGTATCTGGGAAGATGCAACGACTGCGGAAACTTCGGCAACTTTCAACTGGTTCCTGATTCAGCGTCCAGTAGATCGCGCAACTGGTCTGGTCCTCACCACTGGTAAGGCTCCAGTATTTTGTGTCAACAGTGTTGGTCCAAACATCTGGCAGTTTACTGTTCGTGAATCGGACATCTTGCGTCCAGGTAAGCGTCGCAGTGCAACGGTCGATGAAGTCGATAGTGAGTGCATTATCAACAACGTTGAGCAGGTCAGCTTGAGCGAAGATGGAAAGTATATCGTGACTTTCCCAAGTCGCCTCAACACTTCCCGCTATCGTTACCCACATGAGCTGGACATGATTGGTCTAACTTCGGCCGACGTGGTCAGCCAGTTCACCGATGTTCCACTTACCGTTTACGGTGAGACTGCCGGACGCGTCTACAAGGCGCTCCATGCAAACGGCACAGCTAACACTGGCATGCGTATCCTCGTGCTCCAGCAGGGTGGCGGCATCAGCTAATTAATAGTGGGGAGGGAAAACTCTCCCCACTACTTTTTGTGGGAGACGTGAATGTTTGGATCCATCTCCATTGTAAATCCCAACACAACTGCGACTTCCAGTTTTACCGCAACAGAGTCTTGCAGGGTTGGAATTGAAGACGGATACATTGTTAGGGTAAACCAACAAGCAACAGCTTCACGTCTCATCGATCTAAAGGTTGGGGATAGAATTGAGATCGATGTACTGGCCGGAGCGGCCAATGAACATCGCTTCATCCCCTGGACCTACAATGGCAATCCCAGCTATTTTGCAGTCGTCAGCAATGCTGGCGCAGCTAAGCCAACTCTCCGCTCCCAGTATCGAAATCAGACTTGGATTGATATCCTGCCAACCTTCATGGATGGCTCGTACGCCTACCAGAGCAGCGCGGGAAGTGAGAAAAACCTCCCCCTGAGCAGCACATCATCTGGCTTTCAAACAACCGATCTTGCATCTGTTCTAAATCCCAAAGGAAAGAGCATCCACTTCTTTCGTGATGATGGAGCGGAAGTCTATCGCCTCCTCACTGACGCTCCACCGATCAGTCACACCACTATGTGGAATGGTGCTTCAAACACTTGGGAAACCTATGCCCTAGACAGCGCGGGCTATCTCTACACATGGAATAGTCAGCAGGTTAGGACAAAGTCAACTGGCGCCTACACTGGTGCCAGAACAGTCTTCAGTGATGGAACCACCTTGTATGTGGGTGGCGATCTGTATCTCCGAATCCTAAGCGACCTCAACACTCTCAGCCGCACTATCACCACAACTGAAAAGATCCTTCATGGTATGGTTCTGGGAAGCCTGGTCGTGGTTACCACTGCGAGTGGCAAGGCACTGAAGATCGATGGATCCACTATCACCACATTGTTTCAAGAGAACTCCATTGGTGTTCCAACGGTGTTCAAGGATCAGTTTATCTTTCCCATCACGGAAAAGTACAAGCTCTCGGTCTATGACAGTCAGGGCTCCTTTATCCGAGACATCTCCACAGGTGACATGCTTCCCTGGTCGATTGCAACCTATCGTGGAAGCCGACTGGCAGTTTCTGGCGCCGACACTCCCATGGTCCAGGTCTTCAACGACCTAGGCATGGCTCCTTCGATTAAGACTTTTGCCAAGAACGTTTCCTACGCGGTTCCTCTGGCAACTTCACTTATTGGCAGCTTCTACATCAACGATTACCCATTGACCGTTCCTCCCAACCCGGTGGTCTCTGGTGCTGAATTCAAGACCTGGAGGGCTCCGCTGGAAGTGGATGCTGGATCCGGGGAATACACCGTCAATACTCTTGGTGAGAATCTTCCCAGCTTTGTAAGCCCCAATGGCAAGATGTTGATCAACGGAAGTCCGGATATCAACGTGGTAAGTCAGAACAGTGCTGTTCAGCTCTATCAGAAAGCCTACAATGGTCGCGTGAGTGCCTGTGTGGTTCTGGGCAACTATGCCTTTGACTTCAAGGTTGAGGCTGCACCCAGCAACACGATGGCTACATTTATCAACACCGGCATCAAGAACAAAGCAACCACACTGGTTTGGAACTTTAAGGTTCCCAAGAAGGTTGTCAATGCTCCCATTGCTCTGTCGGTGGGTACCTTGTTGGTTGATGGTCAGCCCTACAATGGCAGGACACCGGTGAATGCTGGACAGGATCTGACGATCACCATTCACGTTCCCATTGAACTCACAAGGTACCACAGCATCCTAAGTATCGCCGATGCCCAGTATCCACTGATCATGAGTATGTGGCCTGCCAAGGAAGCCAATGTCCAGCGATTCCAGCCCTATGGAAGCAAGGAAGTCACTTCAACATACACCGTTGAGGAAACTGGAGAGTACAACCTTCTCAACTACAAAGACGCATACGTGATGCGTGGCGATGAAACTCTCAGCTTTCCCACTGAGTTGGTTGGTGGCGATGAGATCACAGTTCGTCACATTCAGGCCAGCAGTTGGTGGCTTGATGAGCGTGATACTGTTCTAGTTGGTCCCACCTACAACTATTACTTCAAGAGCTTTACCACCGTTGATGATATGCCCGAGAATGTGGATTTTGGTACGGTGCATCATGGCATTCCTGACTTTTACTTTCCGGGCGATCTCTCTCCTGTTATCACAGGCTTGAGTGAAGACTACCAAATCCGCATCTACAACAAGTACATGCAGTTCAGTGTCAACGGTGGCGCCTATGAGACAAGTCCATTGGTTGGAAACGGAGACAGTGTTCAGGCTCTTTATAGGGTCAAGAACCTCTTTGAAGTTCAGCCAGTTAAGACTCTATTGGCCGATGGTGTCACAGTCTATGAGTTTGGTTATCTGAAGATTGATCCTGCGGAAGGTCAGTGGATGCCTGCTCGTCCTTCTTTGAAGTGGGGCGGTAGCAATCAGTGGAGCCTGGTCAATGGTCACATTGAACTGGTGGCAACTAAGAAGCCGGAAGTTCAAAAGGCTCCCGACAAATACATGGAAGCCAACACGCCAGTGGTTCAGCAAGCGCCTGAAAAGTACATGAAGGCCAACACTCCTGAACTACAGCAGGCCGGTGCTCTATCGGGCAAAGCCAGCATTGGTATGTGGTTCCAGGCCAGCAGTCCTCCGGGCAAAGCCAGCATTGGTATGTGGTTTCAGGCCAGCAGCCCTCCAGGAAAAGCCAGTGTCAGCGAGTGGCAGGGAAGTGCCGATCAGCGAACCACAGCTCTTTCCAAGGGAGTGATCTTTGCAGGCAGTATTGCGTTCAAGAAGACGAGCACCAGCACTTTCAATCCATTCAGCAACTATGTTCTGACTCAAAAAGCCAGGGCAAAGGTTCCCGGCAGGCCCACATATTTGATTGACCAGAGAGCGTTCAAGTATGAGGACCAGCGTCAGAGTATTCGTCTCGCTGACAGTAGCAGCCTGACTTATGAGCCATCATTTGGTATTACGGCAACGTACACCAAATTTACGCCAATATTCCATCATGAGAACAATGTGGCTCCTCGTCGCGCAACAGTGTTCTTTTCCTATCAAGCAACCAAGGGTGATCGCAAAGCTGATGTCTCTTGGAGAGTGATGCCAATGGGTCTTGGACGCCTTTATGCACCTGGACATTATCACCTCTATGGAACGGTTCTTCGTTATCACCAGAGGGACTGGGTGGATCACACCTACAAGAATGACAAGGTCTTTGAGCCTGGTCACTTCCATGTTGGGGATAACACCTTCCAGGCTGTCAGACTTGCTCCGGTGTATTTTGCCAATTCAGAACTCAGGGTCAAGCAGATTGTGGGTTTTGTAAGCAAGCCCACATTCCGCGTAACAGAGATCAAGGGCAAGTCCGCAGCATTGGAGACACTAAAGAAGGTTGCACTACCCAGCTTGAGCCCAGTGTCATTCAATCAGGTATCAGTGGTTCGCGCTGCATTTGGTGAGAATGCTGTCAGCTGGCAGACATTCTTGCCGCTGGAGACTGGTGGTTACGCGACACCAGGTGAGGCGGAGTTTGCAGCCACGGCCTACAACAATGTCTTGCCCCTTACTGTCTATCAGCAACCAGAGGGAACATTCAGCTACGTGTTCAAGCGCAACACTGAGCTGGTCTGTCAGATCAAGGGAACTAATATCTTTGCCGTCAAGTGGCTGATCGGAGGTGGCTAATGAGCGTTAGTTTGACCAATACTAGGTTTGTGCAAACGCATGCCAATGTAATTGATTTTGCGTGCCCCAAGTTGGAATCAAACATTCCTCGTGGAGCCCGCGTTACATTCATTCCAATCGACAACACGGCTCCGGATTTCAGACCTGTCTATGGAATGTTCATGGACACTCTTCCCTACAATCCCGCGTGGGTTGAGGTGTGGCATGATGGCTTCCGTCTCGTCAACAGCACGTTGGATTTTGGTAAGACCTTCAGGGCCTTTCGTGTCAGTGGCCAGGTAATTTACTTTCAGGATCCCATCCTAGAGGGAACGCTGAAAGTCTATGCTGATGGTGCTTTCAACTATGATCTTCCCGAGTACACCATTGATGTCAACAACATCCAGGGCGCACAAACAAAGAACACCATTGAGGGCCAGATGCTCGCAGGGTATTTTTGTGAGCCAGTTATCCTCACGGAGCCCCGTCGTGGATACGTTCGGCTTTCCGATGATCGCCACAGCTTGATCTTTATTCCTGAAATGGATTGGGAGGGCTATGACAGCTTTAGCTACGTTATGGTAAATGATCGTGGACAAGCCAGTGAGCCCAAGTGCGTTTTCATTACCGTTGGTGAACCCAAGGGCCCAACCAAGCCTGTTACCGGTGAGGGTAGCACTGATGATCCCAAGGAGTAAGCAATGCTGGTAGGAACAATTCTATACGATGGTGTGCCGCGAACCGACCTATTGCTTCGCATGACCAACAGCTTTACCAATCAGGTAAGCGGTGGACAGTCCAGCCTCTCCAACAATGCTCGTCCCACAACAGTGTCCAACTATATGCTGTTCACGGGAACGCAAGCGGTTCGCTTTTCCAACAACAATGCAGTGTGGCATCTTTCCACCCCCTACAGTGTGGAAATGGAAGTTTACATTGATGAGCCGGGTACCAGATGGATTGCAACTTTGGGTGAAGGCTTTGGTGCGGGTTGGCCTGAGTGGACGATCAGTCACAATGGATCCAATATCCTCTTCAATAGCAGCACGACCAACAACGGCTATACGACCAGCTTGACCATGGTAAGCAATTACCAGGCAAAGCAATGGTACCGTCTGGGATTCATGTTTTACGCTCAGGGTGATAGCACGCGAGTCCGCTTGTATGTCAACAACACCCCAGTGGGCGACTATGCCATGCCGGTCCCCTACACGACGGCAAACGGCCTTTCAATTGGTTCGGACTGGACCTATAACACCTCAACGGGCGCCAGTGCTCGAATCTTCAAGGGTCGAATCCGCAATGTGACGATTGGTAGAAGTGGCTTCTGGACGGTGTGATCCAATAGTGATTTCTGGACACCAGGTGCGTTAGGGTATCCATAAATCCAAATGGAGAACCCAATGAGCGAAAACTACCTGAACGAATATGGCGCCTTCGTGGATGCCGTGACCAGTGATGCCAGCAAGAACAAGGACGCATTCCTAGCTCGTGTTGGTGACCTGTATGACCAGGGCTGCAATGTTGAGCGTCTTCTAACCGGCGCATGTGGCATGAGTGCAGAGTCGGGCGAGTTCATGGAAATCGTCAAGAAGATGCTCTTCCAGGGCAAGCCTTTTGATGAGGCCAATAAGTATCATATGAAGCGCGAGCTCGGCGATGTGATGTGGTACTTTGCAAACGCCTGCACGGCCCTGGGTCTGGACCCCTACGAGGTCTTGGACGAAAACGTCAAGAAGCTGGAAAGCCGCTTTCCTGGTGGCAAGTTCAGCATTGAGCGTAGTGAAAACAGAAAGTCTGGTGACATTTGATTGACCATCCATTTCTCTCCTTTAAGGATTTAAGCGACGATGAGCTCTTGCAGAAAACGCAGGACATTCATCGTAACCTAAGCCGTGCCTCCATGTGGGGTTCCAGTCTTGACACCATCAACCAATTGGAATGGATGTTGGAAATGATTGATGAGGAGAAAATGGAAAGGGCTCAGAAGGCAAACTTCGACGCCATGGTTGCCATGTTCCCAGACACCGTTGAGTCCGATCCTGATTTCAAGGCATCCAAGGGTGAGCCTGAGGACGACAGCAAGACAACGATTGTCAAGCCAGCTTCTCGCAAGCCTCAGAATCTTCCTGCTCCCTTGTTTCACAAGGAATACACGGACAAAGACGACCAAAAATAATGACAAGACCCCAGCCTGTTCACTATGGTATAAGAGATTAAACGTAGGAAACAGGTTGGGTTTTGAAGCTCAGGCACTAAATACCATGAACGACGACAGGATGTCCAATAGGGCTGCTCAAGTCTTGTGGTTGTGTTGCTGGCCAGCAATTAACCCTTCATGCCGCATCCGCGGTAGTGTTCCTACGTTCCTTCTTTGGGGACTGTAATGGACGAACACGACGACAACACCATGCCCAATCACCTGTTCATTAGCCTGCGCTATGAGTTCAAGGCTACCAGGATCATTGATCAGCGGCTTTCTCCCACCACCATCAAGATCAAAGCAGATGTGTCCACACTGGAACACGTTGACGATCAGGGCCTTCCCGTAGAGGAAGACTCCGACGATTACGGTACCCGTATGGAAGTTGCACTTGCAAAGATGAGCTACTGGGTAGAGCGTGTTCTAAACAACTCCATCTTGCTTCACAGCGACAATGAGTGGGCACTTGATCGCTTTTCTGAAGGCGACAGTCCCAGTTGCACCAACGCACTCATCCTCTGCCCAGAGGAACCCACAGATGCCTGCTTGGCGGAACTTCTGCTCTGCAAGTTCAAGGCACTGACCAAGGGTGCATTCTCATTCCATGCCATTGACATCGAGAGCACCGATGGTCGAGGAATGGGCTTTACCTTTGTGGGTCTTCGTCCCGGTGAGAGCTTTGCCAGCGATGTGGAATGGCTCACTGAAAGCAACTTCTTCTCGCGTCCTTGGTGGCATCGCGATGACGCATCCAGCATGGATGTGGTCCCCGACGAAGGTGATGACTTGAATAAGCCACCAGCTTGGGCGTATAGTCTGGGCTTTATTGCGGATCAGATGGCGAATCCACAGGCACCCAGCAATGTGATTGTGCGTCCTGAATTCCGTCCCCGCGTGATTGATGGTGGTAAGGTAGACTGATGCAGTTCAAGGGCCGTTCAACTGACGAGTGGGGAAATGTGATCTTTGACACGGATGGTCTGATCGACCATCTGATGCGGGGAAATCACCTTACCAGTGAGATGACGGCCCACCCTGTGGAGGGTGTGGTACGCTTTAATGCGCTCTGCAAGGAATACGATCACCCCGACGATCAGGTGGGCGAGTATCAGGAACCCACATTCCCAGTCAAGGATTGGGATGAGGCTCACCAGAGCCAGTGGTTTATTCCCGAGCCCTATGCAAGTCTGGACGTCCAGGAGTTTCTCCTAATGAAGTGCCAGAATGAGGCACAAATTGAGAGAATACTCTACGAGTGGACTCTCTTTGAGGAAAGGAACATGATTCCTCTTCTGCGCTTTCTCGTCTATGCGGTAAATCACTTCCGTGAGAATGATATCGTGTGGGGTGTGGGACGTGGATCCAGTGTTGCCTCCTATGCACTTTTTCTAATTGGCGTGCATCGTGTTGACAGTATGGCGTTCGATCTGGACATTCGAGAGTTCCTCAAGTAACCCGCTGGTTAACTACGCATAAATAAGAACATAGGGTCGTATAGGAGGAGCACCACAATGGCTCGCAACGGTTTTAGGAACAAGGCAGTTTCCATGCGCGGTGTCGAAATTGACATGGACGCGCTGAGTGCCGCAAATGAAAGTAGCCGAGCAATCGGCAATGGGCGTATGAATGCTCGCGGCGACATCATGGGCGCCGGTGGTCAGATCGAGGTTCGTAGGGAACAGATTGCTCGTGACTACTATGCGAACAACCCTCAGGCAGCAAAACAGGTTTCGTTGAAGCCCGCACTTCCTGATGTGTTCGAAACTCCAGAGGAAGCAATGAACCGTCTGGTCAGCAGCAGGGTCGCGGAGACCGATGCTCCTGAGGGATTGGCTCAGCGTCCAAGGGGTCGTAAGCTAGTGGACAAGAGTGACGACTAAGAACTTTGGTTTGTAACCGGAGACATTCAAATGAGTCGCTACAATTATTCAAAGATCCGCGGTGACATTCGCCCAGTCCGAGATCACATCCTTGTGATCAACATGGAAAAGGGTGAAAAGGTTACCAAGGGTGGTATTATCACGCTTGATGACAATGGCAAGGATCGGGGTATCCGTCCTCGCTGGGCACAGGTCTGGCGCGTTGGTCATGAGCAGACTGACATCAAGGCTGGACAGTGGGTTCTAGTGGAACATGGTCGTTGGACCTATGGCGTTGAAGCTGAGATTCCCGAGAGCGCCGATGAAGTACATTATGTTCAGCGCGTGGACGTAACTGGTGTATTGGGTGTTCAGGATGACTGCCCCTTCTAATCCACTTAAAATGACCGTTTTAGTTCGTGACAGTCTCCACTTTCATGACATGAACGACTATATCGCGTTTCAGAGAGCAACGGTCAAAGACTATTCCTGGGATCACCAGATACAGGACAAGTACCAAAGCTGGCTTGACATTGAATTTCATAATATTTCCGATGCTTTGTTGTTCAAACTAAAGTACGGGTGATTTATGCAGGCAGAGCCCATCACACTGGATGGAACCTCAAGGGGTTCCATCCAAACCTTTTTCTATCCCGTCTGTTATGTTCAGATCTTCCGCCCTTGTAGCTGGACAGATCTCCACGCCTTTATGGAAGAAGGCGATACATTCCGACAGGAGATGAGCAAGCGAGCCCAGTGGCTTGACGAGCAAAAGATCCGACACCGTATGAAATATGATCGTGTGATTGACGATCCTGACCGTCCACACTATTATAGACTTTTCATAGAGTTCTCCACTATGGATGGGGCGGAGCAATACATTGAACGGTGGACCGAGTGGGCAGCAGAATTAAGCACCAAGTTGCTCGATATGCTTGGGAAGTTGACGTAACGTTCATCCGAACCTACGAGCGCTATCCCCAGTCCCAGGGCAAGACCACTTCCACCAGCGTGACACTCAACGACATTCGAGACAAGCTGGTCCGAATGGGCGAGCACGAGAAGTGGCAAAACCGTGGCAAGGACTGGTGCGCCGAACATACAAAAGACCGGTGGACCTTTGGAGACTTCCGTGTCAAGGAAGATGGATCCGGCGACGTTCAGAGAGTAGAGACAAAGTTCACATTCAATGACCGACACGATGCAATCATGTTTCAGCTGGTCAAGGATCGACTATGAGCAATGAGCTCCGATCCGAGTATGAACACGGACAGATCTGGATAACACCAAGTGGTGAATACGCAGTCCTGATGTCCTATGATTTTCACGCGAGGAGCACCTTTCTATCACGCGCTGACTATCTGTCCATGAAACTCCACGAAGATCTGTATGAGTGGCTTGATGCAATGGGACCCAAAGTTCCTCACATCACGAACCTCACCTGTGATATTCATCCCTGGAGACACCGGCCCTTTATTCCAGGATCAGAGGGGCTTCATGCCTTCTTTTTCTATCGCCGGAGGAATGCCTCGTTGTTCAAGCTTCGATGGACTTGACAAACTGGTAGCCAATGCTAATATTGGAGCATGAAGCACTACCGCCCCATAAAGACCTTTGCCACTTGGCTTCTTGAGCGCGTTTCAATCCAGTTGCCTTTTGAGGGCGGACGTGATTGGGGCGGAAAAGATCACGAGCATTGGATCGAGGAGCATCTTGAATTAGATCGTTGCGTAACGGGCGATCTTCGAGCAAACATCTACAGTCACAGTGGAAGCGGCTTTCCCATAGCTGGTCGGCCCCATCTTCACTATTTCAACTTTCCAACCGCTGAGCAAGCGGATCTTTTTCAAGCCACATGGGGTGGAGTCCGAAGCACGGAGACTATGAAGGAAACAGCCCGGAGAAATGAATCCATCTGGGGCAACTTCACAGCCGATGATATGCTTCACCTTTATGGTGACCCACTTCCCAACATAATTCAGTACCACCTTTCCTACATGCAGGATCATGGCGGCTACTTTAACCGCTTCAGTCACATGCACCAACAGTGGGCGCATCTTGATTGGGTTCCGGGTGCGTTTCTTTACAGGGATCGCCAATGCCAAGATGACGAGATAGAAGTGATCTGCTGGTTTGCAGACACCCTACAACATCAAGTTACCCCAGATGATGAGCATGGGTGGCAGCGTCGTTGGCATCAGTACGCCAGCAACGTCTATGAGTTCGACGATCCCTATGTTGCTAAAATGTTCATGCTACGTTTTGGCTGCGATCCTATTCCCGAGAAGTACCGCTTTCGTGGAGACGAGATTGCGCGGAAGCTGGTACCCCATGTTTCGGGCATTCGTCACGCAACGGGCAAAGGGTACATTTGGGAGAGGACGGCCAGCATACCCGATTACCAAAGTCCACTAATAAGGGGTTGAACCACTTCCAGTATTTGCGTGGAAGTTTTTCCCTCAGGACCTCTTCGGTTTCATTGGCGTCCTTGGTGTCCACGTAACCCCAGATATTCATGATACGATGAACGTGAGTGTCAACGGTCATGGTCGTTTGACCAAAGCCCGAATCCAAGGTCAGGTTGGCGGTTTTTCGTCCCACGCCTGGAAGGCTCAAGAGGTCGTCCATGTTGTTGGGAACCTTGCCCCCAAAACGATCGATAATCTGCTGGCTGGTTTGTTGTACGAACTGAACCCGTCGACTGGTGTGTCCAAGGGGCCGTAGAAGCCCAGAGAGCTCCTCTACGGGCATCTGGGCGATCTGCTGGGGCGTTGATGCTATTTCAAAGAGACTGTTCTCTACGCGCTCCACAGTTGCTCCACGAGCACGTAAGCTGAGCAACGTTCCTATCAGGGCACGAAAGGGTTCCTGTCGGTGGAAGCCCGTGTAAGCGTGACCAGTTTCCTTCTTCATGTACGCCTTCAGCGTATCAAGAGCCGCGGGCGCATCAAGCGTTTCGTTGGTAGACATAATCTAACTTAGCAAACGGTTACCGAGACGCAAGAGTAAATTGACTCTGGACACCAGAACACCGTAATGTGTGGCATACCTGATAGGAGTTTTCCAGTGTCCACACCAGACCTTTGGGTCGAGAAGTACCGCCCCAACACGCTCGAGGGATACGTCTTCAAGAACGACCATATTCGAGCACAGATTGAAAGCTGGATTCAAAATCCAGAGGGCAAGAACATTCCCTTCCCACACCTGCTTCTAAGTGGCAGCCCTGGCGTTGGTAAGACAACCCTGGCAAAACTTCTGCTCAACGAACTGGGCGTCAACAAGTATGATATCTTGGAGCTCAATGGATCCAGGGATAACGGCGTTGACTATGTTCGGGACACGATCGTCAACTTCTGTTCCACTTATCCAAATGGCGACTACAAGGTTGTTCTACTGGATGAGGGCGACTATCTGACCCATCAGGCACAGGCTATTCTCCGTAATGAAATGGAGCGTTTCAATGAAAGCGTTCGTTTCATCATCACTTGCAACCTGCCGCACAAGATCATGGCCGCGCTGCATAGCAGGATGCAGGGAATCCACTTTGATTCCCTGGACATGGAAAGCTTCTACGGTAGGGTTCTTGAGATCCTAACGCTGGAGAACGTCACGTTTGATATTGATGATCTGGAACTGTACGTCAGGAACTCCTTTCCCGATCTTCGAAAGTGCATCAATCTTCTAGATCAGCATACGCAGAACAGCGTACTGACGCCCCTGAAGGAATCCAGTGCTACTTCACTCAATTACATGGAAGATGTCGTTGAGCTGTTCAAGGCACGGAACTTCACGCAGGCACGAAAGCTGATCGTCAGCAGCGCGGACATCAATGATTACGAGGACATCTTCCGTTTCCTCTACAAGAATCTTCAACTGTTTGGCGACACCGAGGAAGTGCAGAGCGCGGCTATTGTGGTGATCGCACGTGGTCTCCGCAGTCATGCAATTTGTGCCGACGCAGAGATCAACCTAGCAGCCACATTGGTAGAATTGAGTCAGCTATGAGTGATCTACAAACGGCCATTGATGCCATGAACGGCACCACCAAATGGGACATTCGCTATCTAGAGATGGCACGTCTGGTTGCCAGCTGGAGCAAGGACCCCAGCACGCAGACTGGCGCAGTAGTTGTTCGTCCCGACAACAGCGTTGCCAGCGTGGGCTATAATGGATTTCCACGTGGAATCCAGGACACTCCCGATCGCTATGAGGATCGTGAAGTCAAGTACAGCTACATCGTCCATTGTGAGATGAATGCCGTCTTGAGTGCCCACACAACCGTGCGCGGTGACACACTCTACACCTGGCCATTCTTTTCCTGTGATCGGTGCGCCATGCACATGATTCAGGCTGGAATCACCAGGGTAGTGGCACCAAGTTGTCCACCGGACAAGCAGGATCGTTGGGCTGCAATTCTCGAAGACAGCAAGGCTCGCTTTCGTGAAGCCGGCGTGGAAGTCGTTGAAATTCCCTACGAGATCTTTGAGGAAAACAAATGAGCAAATACTTGAGCGGCCGACCCTTTATGGTCATTTCCTACAGCTACGTTCTAGCTGCCGGACAAAAGAGCAACACGCCAGGCTTTGGCGCCACTGCAGAGTGGGATCCAATTGAGAACATGGTCATCGTTGATCGTGTTACCAACAAGCAGACACAGAATGCAGAGCTGATCCTCGATCTCTTTGAGAGCAAGGTTCTCAAGAGCAGGAACGTGGACAGTGATGAGGAAAAGTCCAAGCTGTTCAACATGTTCGTCTCCAAGTATTTTGAAGACGTCAAGGCCGCGCTGGTAAAGTGGATTGCCGCCGACAGCGCAAATCTATCCAAGGTTCAGAACTTTGTGGATGCCCACAATGCAGGAAAGGTAGAAGAAGATGACGGAAATTAATCCAGAGACAATGGAAAAGGTGGAAGTCCTCAAGATGGAATTGGTTTCCATCTTGCTGGAATTCATGTCGGATATGAATAACGAGGAGACTCGTGCCAAGGTCGTAGAAGACTTCACCGACCACCTGGAGGCCAGCGAGGCATACGACTACACAGTTGTCTGCGACGAAAGCAACAATACTCCCGATCGTGTCAGCGACCTAGAGCTGTGGGTGGACGTTGCTGTGAACTTTGCTGAGGATGAAGATTACATCTACATTCCTCTTCGCCTGAGCCCGAGGTTTGTTGATGAAGAGTAAGGTCATCCTAACGGATTGTGATGAAGTCCTGTTCGATTGGGCAGGACCTTTTGAAACGTGGGTCCGTGCCAACTATCCTCAGCATTGCGAGGCTCCTGGTCTCCTAAAGGACTATTGGGACGTGGAGCGTTGGCTCTCTTGCCCCTATGAGGAATCTCGTGAGCTGATCAGGATCTTCAACAGCAACCCAGACTACTGGCCATTCTTCAAGCCACTTCCCCGAGTGGTTGACAATGTTCAGAAGCTTCACAGTGAGGGTTACCACTTTGTGGCTATCACGGCCTGTGACACTGATCAGGCCACATACAATGGTCGCTGGCAGAACCTCAATGAGGTCTTTGGCGTGGGAGTGTTTGACACTCTGCATTGTGTGGGATTGGCTGAAAGCAAAAAGGAGCACCTGGCTCGCTATGTTCCAACCTATTGGGTAGAGGACAAGATGAAGCATGCCAGCGCAGGAGTGGATGTGGGCCACACCAGCTTCTTGATCAACTACAAGCATAATGAAATGCACGAGGATCCAAGAGTTCAGCGCGTTGATAGCTGGGATGACATCTATGAGCGGATCCACCAGGATCCATAACCGCCTACTTATCTGTTTTCCAGCAGGCAATTAAACACACTGTTTAGCCACTCTCCAAGACTTAAATACTTGTGAGCAGCCCCACAACACCAACCCTCATTTTGGAGGTCGAAAGTGGCTAAACAGAATCGTGCAAAGGGTGCAAACCGCCCCAATCCTCGTGCAGACCGTAACATCGGCCCAACCCCTGGCGCCCGTGGCGGTCGCTATCAGCAGGATCGCACCTCGAATGTTATTGAGCTAAACTTCCCTCAGAAGCCAAAGAAGCAGCGCGTGGACATCGTTCCTCGCAATCTTGCACAGGAAAACTTGGTTTCCAGCCTAGAGAACCCCAACAAGCATGTGGTTTTCGCCGTTGGTCCAGCTGGTACTGGTAAGACGCTTCTGGCCACCATGCACGCTATCAAGTGCTTTAAGGCTGGTCTGGTTGAGAAGATTGTTATCACTCGCCCCAACGTTGCAGTCGACGACAAGGACATTGGTTACTTGCCAGGCGACATCTTGAAGAAGATGACCCCATGGATGATGCCAGTTCTGGACGTCTTTGGTGAATACTTCACGCAGCCCGAGATTCAGGCAATGCTGGAAGAGAACATCATTGAAATGGTGCCAATCGCATTCATTCGTGGTCGCACGTTTAAGAACGCCTACATTCTGGTAGATGAGGCACAGGGCACAACTCCTAATTCGCTTCTCTCGATTCTCACACGTATTGGTGAGGGTTCCAAGATGGTTGTAACGGGCGATCTCGCTCAGAGCGATCGTGGATCCGACAACGGACTTGCCGACTTTTTGGGTCGCTTTCAGTCCAGCCCCTGCATTGACGTAATCAAGTTCCAGCGCGGAGACGTTGAGCGTCACCCTGTTGTCAAGGAACTCCTGGGTATCTACACGGGATTCAACGGCAACATCTAAGAATACCACAAGCTAAAAGGAATAGGTCCCAGGGGTTGCTCTCTAGGGGCCTATTCTTTTGGTTGACAACCAGCTCTGTCCTCGTACAAAAGAACATATGAGCAACACAGCAATCTTCACGCCATCGGGCGTTCAACATAAGCGACTGAAGAAACTTGCCGCTGGCGGTGAGGATGTTACAGTCAGTCCCGAGGCCCTGGGCCCGCTCTATCAGGACGGCGACGACCTGAAGACGCTGGCGTGGGACTATTACAATATGGAGAACGCCGGTCGGCGCAACTTCATCCACTTCATGGAGTTGGATGAGCCGGCTCTCGAGGGTGAGTTCCACATCGTACGGAAGAAGCTGACGCCGCTGGGCCAGCAGGCTCTCGCTGCACTGGAAATTGGTTGGTTCTGGAACTCCGAGACCAACGAGGAAGCCGTCCAGGCAACCTTCGATTTCTACCGCGATCTGATGAACAAGGGCAAGTTCTCCGTTCAGCACGCCGACTGGATCGTGGGCAACGCCGACGAACGCTTTCGTGAGCTGCGGAATGAGGTCGTGTACTTCAAGCTCAAGGCCAAGAGGATCGGCGACTTTTTCGTCGAGGACAAGGACGCAAGTTTGAGCGCGGGGATGATGCGGTAATGGAGCGAGAGCCCTTTTTAAGCAACGACGTCTTGGCAGAGGTGGCAGGACGTCTACGCTTTGGGGGCCAGCCCCTGGAGCAGAAGATCGGAGAAATGTCCCAGCCGGAGCCAGCACCCTGGTCCTGGCCCACTCACCCCATGGACCGGACCGCCGCAATGTTTGGCCTCCGGGGGTTTGAGTTCAACACTCTCCAGCAGGAAGCCATTCGAGAGCTTCCCAACAACGTGATGCTTCAGGATGCTTACCGGAAGTTTCTGATGATCGCCAAGCTGACTTGCGCGGAAGGTCTTCAGAAGGTTCGTGATCACGAGCAAAAGCAAGCTGAAGACAAGATGAAGCGCGACCGCGTCTATCAGGGCAAAAAGAAAGCCTATGATGAGCGCGTCAAGAGCCTGAGCAAGAGCTGGACGGCTGTTCGGGACACCATCCGGACGCGCTGGACTCGGATCGGCAAAAGCGTGGCAACCATGCTGGAGCGAAATGGCTCGCTGAAGAACATGACCGATCGTGATCGGGAGTTCATCGAGGAAATGGTGCGTCGCGGAGTCGCGGCAGTGGACCGCTCGGATGGCGCGGTCATCTACTTTAATTGGGATAAGTTTGCGGACTTCTCAATCGAGGATATCAACGAGGTTGTCCTGATGCTAGATCAGCATTCCAGTGGTGGCTTCATCCGTAAGCCAGTGAAGACTCCGTTTAACGATCTTTAACTGGAGCCTTCACGAGAAGTCGGCTTTCGATTGCCCTAACGTCGAGTGGTCTTTTGGTGCTTTCACCAAGAGACTTCTTGGCGTCTGCGGTCTTTGTATCCAATAGTTCCCAAAGTCGCATGTCAGTTCTCCACTGCTGGGTCATACCATTGGGTATTTATACCAAACGGTAAATACCAGAACTAGGAGGATTTCATGCCAGAAGCTAATCCACAACTATTCAAGCGACTGAGTGATTCGGAAAGTCTCACTGACGTCATGATCCAGATGGAGGACTTTATGGACTCTCTGGACCTCTACGTTTTTAAGAATTGGTTTGAGGGCGAGATCGTCCAGGGCCCAGAGATTCGCCGCTACTGGGTCTCGATGACACTCAAGTATGAGTACGAGGAGATGCCTGATCCAGCGGGAGCAGAGCGTCTTATTCGTCATGGTGCAAAGGTTGAATACCGCAAGGCCAAGAATGAGCAGCCCGCGGAAGCCAAGGGTCCCGAGGACTTTACGGCCGCCAACAAGCCCAAGATGATCCAAAAGGACATCTGGCTTGTGGACGTTCAGATTCCCCGCCGCTTTATCGAGGAACTCGACGACAGCGATCTGGAAATGCACGTGGACGATGAACTCGTTGACGTTGAGGATGTCTCGGATGCCCGTGACGAAGACATTGATCAGGAAGCTGCATTTACCAAGGAGGGCGACGCAGAGCTCACCGATGGCGAAGATGAAGAGTCCGATGAAGACACCGGAGGTCTATAATGGCTAATCTGTTCGAAGGACTCAAAGAGGGTGATCTTGAGGAGCTCGTGCTTTCTCAGATCTCCATTGATGAATATGAAAGCAAGCTGGACGATGACAGCATCGTGGTTGCATTCTACGTTCAAGACCGCGAACCAGCGGGTGACCTGAATCGCTTTATCCAAAAGGGCCCCACCGCCCTGCTGGATACCGACGTCAGCCCGGCACCAAACGAAGATGGCTACTATATGGTCTTTGTTGAGCTTCTTCGCGATGAGGAGTTTCCCAAGAAGGTCATTGACATAACGGACAGCCTGCAGGGACTCACCGGTATTGAAAGCTGGACCGTGTTGGTCTATGGAAGCGAAGAAGAGCAGGAAGTAACCGAGGAATATCTCGCGACTGCGGTTCGCCTTCACAGCAAGGAAGACCACGAAGAAGAATCCGAAGACTCAGTTGATGAGAGCCTAACGGAGTTTTTCCGGAACAGCGATCTGGAGAATCTGGTCGTTGAGGGAAAGCGTGTTAGCTTCCAGGGACCAGTGGCAACTTTTGAGATGAACCTTGTGGACCTGGGAGCATTTGATTTGCTTCAGGAACGCAATGCGGTGCTCTCTCAGGGGCTAAGGCTTGATGAAGCAGCACAACACAATGTCAGCCGCTTGAAAGCTCTACTGGGCGATCTATGGGTGGTGGAGCATCTACAAAACCACGTCCTGCTCAGCAATGTGTTGAGCGAAGACGTGGCCTTGTTCCGACTGTAATTAGAAAGTGGGCTTCATCGAGGATTCGCTGACTTCCTTGAAGGTGCCCGGCTCCAGGATGTAATAGGCATTGTACTCGTCGTTTTCGCAGTTGATGCGAAAGACCAGCTTTCCGCTGACCATGGCGTCCGAGATTGCCTGGAACAACTGCTTGCCATAGCAGCCCCAGATATTGGTATTCTGGTCGTAGCCCTCACAGCCGCCGTCCGAGCGGTTGTAGATTTGAAGTTCACCGTTGGGTCCCAGCTGAAGCGGGCCATTCCAGTCAGCTTCGTGCTGGCACTCATCAGCATAGAGCTCACCGATCTCCGTGCTGTCCATCAGCTTGGTGTTGAGCTGATCGAGATCCTTGATTGCCAAGTCATCGACCTGGTAGATCTCAAGTAACGTCCACAGTCCCATTGTCTTCTCCTTGATGAAATCTCAACTTGAACAGCATTGCTTTGTCGCGGGTCTCGAATTGGAACCCGCGCTTGTCTTTGCCCATGCTGAATGATTGCCAGTGAATCTTGGGCTCACCCACACTTGTTTCCAACCAATCGTAGGCTTCCTGCGTGATAAAGCGGTGCCTTGCGTGGTGAAGGTATGAGGGAAGATTCTCATCCGTGGGATCAAAAGGATCAAAGAGCTCGTCGGTTTCCTCTTTCGTCAAATAGACGACGTGGTCTCCATCTATCTCTTTGTACTCCATGCCAGGGTCCTAGCAGAGCTTGGAAAGAAGTCAAGGAAAAGGGCCAGTGTTTCCACTGACCCCAAGTCCTTAGTTGCTGTCGGAACGGTCGTTGTCGTTCTCGTGATCGATGATCAGGTACGTGACACCAGCGATGATGCCTGCGCCGATCAGGACGGGAACAACCTGGCTCTTGCGCTTCTCGCTCTTGACGACCGGGGTGGTCGCATACGAACGCGTTGCGTTCTGAACCGAGAGGCTCGAAGCAGGGTTGGCCATTGCAACCGTTGGCATGGTGAGCATTGCGGCTGCGATCAGAATCTTCTTCATCTTGTATCTCCTTTGTTTGCCATGCTGCTTTGCAGCATAGAAACCAGTCTGTCAACAGAAAAGGCAGAGTATTTCTACTCTGCCTTTTTGTGGTCGGGAATGTAGGATTCGAACCTACGACCCCCTGCTCCCAAAGCAGGTGCGCTACCAGGCTGCGCTAATCCCCGTTGCAGCTCTATTTATACGCAGAGCCAGTGCGTTTTGCAATAACTTTTATGTCCACAGACTGCGACGAACCTTGATCAAACGGATCAGCATTTCTTCGTCTTCTTCCTCGTAGAAAGCCTCAAGTTTGCTACGCGCTTCTGCGAGCTCCTTGTTGTGTGGTCGATTGAAGATTGCCGCAAAGCTTTGATCTTCACTGAGGTCCTGAGGCTCGTTGAACAGTGGGTGCTCGTATGGGTCGGCCCGAGTTGGACGGACTTGAGTCCACCAGAGATAGAGAAGCTTTTTCTCTTGAGCGGATGCTGTCTGAGTACCCGAGGTTTCAGCAATTTCCCAGTCAAGATGCTTGAGACCAGAGCTAGGATTACGGATGCGCTTTCTCTTATAGCGCCGAAACTTTTTGCCAAAGTTTCCAAGAAAGCTGGAGATGTCATCGGTTTCGGGTTCATCCTCGGACGTTGCATCGTTCATTGCCGCCAGTTCAATCTCCACAAAGTCCTTGAGGATCTGAAAGTTGGCATGCAGGAGGATGTAATCGGGGTCGTGGTAGTCCTTGCTGATTTCCATCTTCAGGACATCGTAGCGATCCCAAGTGCGGAAACGAATCCAGTTGCGGACATTCTTTTTGCGCTGAGTGAAGTTATGACTCCACCAGATGGGAACGGTGTCCCAGATGAAGAAGCGCCAAGGAAAGCTGCTCTTCAGTCGGTCATCACGAACGCCCCACTGTCCAATGGGAAGGCTAAAGGGTCCGTGGGGAGGTAGGATAAACCGCCGAGCGATCTTCTCAATGAAGGTACGATCTGCGGGATTACGATGGTGCGTAATTTTGGGAAGTTTGAATTTCATCATCATGTCCTAGATCGATCTATAACATGACATTCTCCTCAAGCGTTGGTGCCCCGGAAGGGATTCGAACCCCTGACCGTCGGTTTAGGAAACCGCTACTCTATCCGGCTGAGCTACCGGGGCATTTGTGCGCCTGGAGGGACTCGAACCCCCACACCTTGCGATACCAGGACCTAAACCTGGCGCGTCTACCAATTCCACCACAAGCGCGTTGTTCTCTACTTATAAGAGAGAACTATACCGTTGTCAACATTGCGGGCACAAAGATCGCTCAAGAAACTCTTTATTCTTTACCATGTAGGCAACCATGGAGTCGCTGGCCTCGGGAAAGTCGAACAGCGAATGCCAGGCGTAGCTTCCCTGACCTATGGGCTCATCAGAGACCCACACGTGGAATATCTGATGGACTGGATCCTCGATATAATCCAACACCCACTCGTTGTCCTGCACATCTTGCCCCAAGGCAGTTCCGCAATCATCCATAGCCAGATAGACGATTGGTTTCTCATAATCGTTTAGCATATTGCTGGGAAAGCCCCACGAGTTGTTCTCTTGCCGGAGTAGAAAGCGTCCGGTTGTTCTGCTCTGGATAATCATCACGTTATGTTTCATACCACTCCTCTAGCAGAGTGGAAATCCTGGGATCAATTGAATACTGACAATTCAGAGCATTTTCCCGTATAAAGAGAGAAGACCAAATAGGGAGTTCATATGAGTAAAAAATCTGGTATGGAGAAGGGCGTGGCGGAAATCAAAGTTGAGTCCACTCCCGAGTCCACTACAGTTATGGCCACGGTTCCAGTCAACCCAGTTCCAACCTTGCGCGACAAGGGAATGTACTTTCTCAGCGGTGGCTTCAACAGCGAAAGCGCCAGCAAGATTGTTACGTGGATCCTCGAGGCCAACTTTGCTCCCAAGAATGATTTCGATCATCTGACGCTGATCATCAACAGCCCTGGTGGTGAAGTCAACAGCGCCTTCGCGATCATCGACGCAATGGAGGGAAGCGCCATCCCCGTTCATACCGTTGGTCTGGGAATGATTGGTAGCTGCGGCTTCCTAACGTTCATTGCTGGTGCCAAGGGTCACAGGATCTTGACGCCCAACACTTCCATTCTAAGCCACCAGTGGTCTTGGGGTGATGCAGGCAAGGCACATGAGCTCTTTGCAACGGTTCGTGAATACGAGCTCACGCAGACGCGGATGATGAACCACTACATCAAGCACACCGGACTTACCAAGGCGCAGATTGAGCAGAAGCTTTTGCCGCCACATGATATCTGGTTGAGTGCTCAGGAAGCCAAGGACCTTGGCGTCTGCGACGACATCAAGATCATGGGACAGGGAAACGCCAAGTAATGGAATACGTTGCAGGACTTCTCTTCAGCGACGAGGGTGACCGCGTTGCGTTGATCTTGAAGAACCGGCCCGCATGGCAGGCTGGTTCCTACAATGCCATCGGTGGAAAGATTGAGCCCGGTGAGACTTCCTTCATGGCTATGAAGAGGGAGTTCATCGAGGAAGCAGGCGTGGACATTGACTGGGATCTGAGGATTACCCTTCAGGGTCCAGACTACAAGGTTCACTTCTTCTCCTGCTACAATAGCGAGGCGATGACGTACCTGCGCACCTGCACGGACGAGATTGTGGAAGTGGTTGAAACCTACAACCTTCCCGAGAATGTGATCCCCAACCTTTGGTGGATTGTGCCCATGATGAATGACGAAAGCATCGAGGGACAGACCATTAAGGTCTCAGAGTAAATAGTCTGAGATTCCTTAATGATGAGAGATATGAGTAAAGAAGACACACTGAAGATGAAGGGTCTAGTAACCGAGATCCTTCCAAACGCTCTATTTCGTATCAGGCTCGAGAATGACGCAATGATTATTGGTCATATCTCGGGCAAGATGCGTAAGAACAACATCAAAGTTCTTGTCGGCGATGCCGTGGATTTGGAGATGACTCCATATGACCTGACCAAAGGTCGGATCACGTTCCGCTACAAGTAATCAGCCCCACGTTAGCTTGAACAGTAGGGCAGTGTTGGGATCCTTGAAAAAGAAGTCCGCATTGCCATAACTGGGATAGCAGTAATATACCCAATCACTGTAGTATCGCTCGTCCGTGAGAACATGCGACTCCAGCCAATCCCTTACCTCTGGTAACAAAGCTGGCTGATTGGGCCAGTCCAATGATACCACGTTGTTCAGCGGTACCTCATGGACCGGATACATCCAGGGACCATTGCGACGTATCTGAACCGCATTCATAGCCAGGTAAGTTTGAACAACATGGCCTGATCCTTCCGCCGGAAGTAGATCCAGTTCCAGTGCTCTTTGTACTTTCCACTTGCATTTTGTGGCATCAGGACAAAGTCGTCATCTGACAGATTGGCCTTGATCCAATCCATCATGGCCAGTTCCTGAGAGTCATCAACGGATCTGCCAATAAAGGCAACTGGCATGCCATGTGGGTGATCTTTGATCTCTTCCTCAAAGTTCATTTCGCTCTGACGAAGAAGCAGCTCACGCATCTGAATGAAAAGCGAAGCACCATCAGCCCCCGGTTTGGAAAACTGGTCCTGAACCGCCTGGATCTTCTTGAGGATTTCCTCGTCGAAGTTTTCGTAGACGTTGCTCATCGTCCACCCCACGTGAGCTTGATGTACGTGGCAGATCCCAGATCGTTCAAGAACAAAATGGGTTCCATGGACTGAAGGCGACGTTGTGGGCCTGATGGCATGGTAACAAAGGTCTTCTTGGTATGACGATGGTCGATCGCTTGGATCAAGACCTCGTAATCCACGTTTTCTTTTTTGCCCGACGAGATCAGCCAGGCTTCCACTTCTTCAAGGACCTCGGTGTTCTTCATGCGAATATGATGTGACCACGGCCCATGCTTTGCCAGCATGTAGAAGAGTGGCTTCAATGCCATGCGAGCTTGAACTTCATCGCATCGTTGTGATCATGGAAGGCAATCCTCAGACCACCATACTCCTTGTGCTCATAGAGGTACCAATGGCTCTTGACCATGTCCTGGAGCCAGCTCTTTACTTCTGGCACAACGGTAAAGTGGGTTCCATTCCGCTTGATGCTGGTCTTCCGAACGATCAGATCCGACCGGACTTCTTCACTGTGGGGGCGAACTTTCACTGGAACCTCTTTGTCTAATTGCCACACTTTTATTACATGAATAGAACAACGTCAACCGCTGTTAGATTCTCAGACCCCAAACGTGACTCTTAAATTGGCCAGCTAGCTCACGGGTCTCAAACTGCACAAACCAAGCCTTGCCATCCCACAGTCCCTTTTTGTAGCTGGGAGAGTGTTCGGCGCCTGGAACGGGCACTAGGACGGGAACAACCTCGGGGGCAAAGTGTTCCAGCCAGACACGCTCCGCATACCGTATATCAATCTTACTGAACAGCATGTTGCCATGCTCCTTCCAATAGTTGATTGATCGCTTGTACTTGGAAGTCCGACGCCTCTTGATTCGCCGTGCCTTGGCACTTACGGGGCCTCCCCGTCCACTCAAACTTCTAAGAAATGCCCTGCCGGACATTCTCCGTGCCTTCGTGCTCTTGGTACGACTTTTTCTTTTTGCCATTTAGCCCCACGCAAGTTTGAACATCAGCGCAATGGATTCCTTCTTGAACAAGAAGACCTCACGCTCCCGCTTGTCAATCTCCACAATGCAGACTTGGTACTTGAAGTTCTGCTCACGAAGCCATGCAAGGATCGTGCGCCGATGAGCAGTTCGTAGCTCACGTGTTTCCTGATCCATGCGAGGCAATACCCACCGCTTTGCAGGAAGGTTATCCACACTGGGAGCGCGAGTGACTTTGATCTCCCCGCCCTTTTGATGGAACTTGGGATCGTACTTGCTTTCCCAAGCCTTTCGCTGGGTATAGTAACTCAGTGGCTGCATGACTTCCTCACCTGGCTCAACAAAGTCATGCCAAAATGGCATTGGAAACAGGATCTTGGGGTAGATAACGCTGCTGAAGTGCTGGAAGAAGGACTGGCTGATGCTGGTCTTGCCCATCTGCCGGCCAGCGGTAATTGGATAGTGTCGTCCAGACATGGGACCTCGCAAGCTATCGTGTCGATCTTTTCCTGCGATAACTCAATATAGTACCATGTACTCTGGAGTGCAAGAGTTGAGGGTGGCCGTTAAGCCACCCCCTTAGGCATTCCAAACTGGATCGAGAGCCACGTCATCGACCGAGTAATCGTTCTTGCCCGCACTCCTCGAGAATGCTTCCAAGAAACGCTCACGTGCCTCGTCGAAACGATCCGGCATCACGGCCCTGACTTTGCTGACCAGCTTCTCAAAGGTGTTGACCTCCGAGTGATCCACTGGCGTACCAAACAAGAGTTCCAAGACAGCACTGGGTTCCGTTACGTGGTTCAAACGAGAGAACCTGGGAGCACCAGGAACGCTTGTCTCGAACTCGTCTGCGGTCACCACGTTCATGCCCTGACCATCCCGCTTCAGCATCTTCCACTGACGGTACAAGCCCTTTTCCAAGTCAAAGCGGAAGCCCACTCTCGCGACACGGACCCCATCCTGCTGGAGTTCAAAGTCCTTGTGCATCTTGGCCAACACACCCAACATCGTGGACAACATGACGCCCTTGTAGGGGCTGTTATCCTTGCCGGGCGAGAAGTGGCTGAACTTCAACCATTCAGGATTACCGGCCACGAAGTCAACCTGCACGAAACCCTTCTGAGGATCGCCAGCAACTGGGAAGGCAGTCTGAAACTGACCACCCTTGAGGGTCTTGGTCTGAACATGACCCGGAGGCAAGACTTCCCGAGCACGCTCAGCGAAAGCCCTCAAGCTGAACACCGGAAGATCCGCCTCACCGTGAAACCGGGCTGCCTTGTTGTTCAAGGCAAAGTCCAGATCGCCGCTGTCGGCCTGTTTTCCCGCGCTGCCCATCATGTTATCCATGGCGTACGCCATATCAAACCCAGGCATGTTCATTACGGATACAACATGATTTACAGTGGAGGCAACATCCTCCCTTCGGACTCGCACCATCTGCAAGCCCGGAAACGCATTTCCGCCCATGGAAAACCACCCTGAAAGGAGTAAAACCTCGCAGGGTGGCCAAATGTCACGTCATCAAAGATGGTGCGCTAGTTAGGACCCTGCCGATCTCAAATAAGGCACCAATATATCATGACGTTTCCTTTGCTTCGAACCACAACTCTATAGTGGTTGGGTTCCATGTGTCAACCTAGTTTTTGGGACGTGTGACGCCTTTGACAAGCGACATAATTCGAACCGTTTCGCCAGGAGCCAAGTGACTATGAGCCAGCGTGTTGATCTCCTCGAGAGTCTGACGCTGGGCTAAAATCTCAAAATCGTTGGTTCGAATATCACCTCTTATCAGATAATAGATGCCACCATCTTGGGCGTTGAAAGGACGGACCACGTCACTCATAATCCATCAACCTACTGGATTGCTACCCAGCAGGGCAATCTTCTGACGGATAAGAGCCTGGACCTCTTCATCGTCCACCAAGACCCTGTAGGCCTCGGGAACCATCGAGGCACCACAGCCACCGCCCATGCTGGTGATCACTTTGCCTGTGATAAAGCAGGTGTTCAACGCGGCGGTCATGACCATGCCGGAGCGCTCTTCCTTGATGGGTACCAACTTGTACCCCAATGTCTTGTCAGCCATAATTGATATTTCCTCCTGCCTTCACCGAACCATAGACGTCATCGCAGCTTACGCTGCCGCCGGCTTCTACGTTTCCGCCAACCTCGTCACAAGAGACGGAACCGCTTGCCTTGACATCACCACCCACGTCACCGCAGGAAACGGATCCCTGAGCTGTCACGCTCTCCGTGACATTGCCCGTGATGGTGATCGATTGGTCACTGGAAACGTTCTTCACATCGCCCTGGACCTTGATCTCTAGAACGGTGGACATGTCCACGCCCGACTGATCAGTCACGTCCTTGCCATCAACGATGATGCGTCCGCCGACCATCGAGATGTTGTTGCCGTGAAACGTCCGGCCATTGACTTGCATTGTTCCCATGCCACTTCCCCTGTTGTTGAATCGCCCAACCACGTCACCGCCGGTCATGTCACCATTGACGACCCTTGAATTCCTGTGCCCACTTTTGGCAGCTTTCTGGTAGGCGGCAATCACGATACAGATGCTCGTTCCTGCCATCATACCTAGAACAAAGATGATCGCTTGAAACCAAAACGGAATCATCAACTATCTCCCATTGGCGCAAAGGCCAGTATCAACAAGGCAATCACCCCAACGGCCATCATGGCTATGAAGATGATAACGCCGCTGTTCACAGGCCCAGAGCCTTCAACTGCTCAATGGTGTCCTCGGCGCTGGTATGCAGGATCGCGACACCACCGGCTTCAGTCCACCGATTGGTGTTCTTTTCCATGTCGTCGATCAGGATATCCCCTGGCGCCTTCATGTGCTTGGGCTTGTAACGCGACAAGCAGGTGATGATTGGAACGTGGAGACCAAGCTCACGATTCTTCCAGATGGTCTTGCCATCGGCAGCCTGCTGCATTCCACTGGATGGACAGCCGCTCAGGATCGTTGGCTCATATTTGGAAATGTAGGCCCACAGCTGAAGTGCGCCTGGCATAGCGGGAAGCTGCTCCCAGTGGGCCATGTTGTCCTTGATGATCTTCCACATCACGAACTCGGGCACCTCATTGTGCTTTTTGCCGTATTGCATCTCGAATCCTCGTTCGAAATCAACCAGCACTCCATCAAAGTCACAGAATATGTGTGGCATCTTGTCTCCTCTTCATCGATCTCTCTGATTCCCTCTGAATCATTCTGATCCCATATATAATAGCTACTCCGGACAGGGCTTACTTGGTACATGCAGATTGCATGTTTTCGGATAGCCCCTTCCAGCGGGCTGAACCGGAATAGCATGGAAATCCACATATCTCAATTAAGAACTGCCCAGAGGCGCGCCTTCAGTCCTTATCTTCCGCTAAGGACTTAGGCAATCCAAAAGTGGGTGGCGCTGGCTGGGATGCGGCGTATTTGGCCCGCATGGTGTAGATGCTGCTATGTGGAGCCTGCATGGGCGATACCCCGAGAATATCCTGAGCAATCACCCTGGGCATCACGCGTCGAATAATGGGCAGGATAACCCTGCCGAACGCCGTCTTCTCATAGGGAACACAGGGGACCCACACGAGCTTGAACCACGTGGCGTGCTTGGCATGCTGAAAGCTGATCAGGGTATCGTATGGGTACTCATCGAACCCCGGATAGCGCTCTTTGTAGTCGAGGCGCATCAGTGAGCTATCGTTGAGATTTGCCTTTATCAGAAGAGCCTCGAGCTCTTCCATGCGCTCAGGCATCAGGTGGAATTGAAAGCCCAGCTTGAAGTGGCGCCTCTTCATCCGACTTGATCGCCAACGAGGCTTGCTTGAATTGGTCTTCACGTCGTATCTCCGAATCGAGCATCATTACATATTGGGACCAGGTGGAAACCTCCATGTTCTCAACCCACTGGTTATACCAGGCCAGGGGATCACCAGTGGATTCATAATCCAGCATGACGATCTCATTGCAGGGATTGAGACCACGACTCTTATACTGGTGCATTGTGGGAAAGATGCCAGGAGTGGTCTGGCTTATCAGAGGCAGAGTCCACGTTGGAGCGTTGGCCGACATTGCGCCACGCCGTTGGGAACCGGTCATGACTTTGCCAAAATGACTGTTGAGGGTGAGCTTTCCCATCCAAGTACGCATCTTTTCCGCGTAGTCTATCTTGGCGTCTTCGTTCCAGCTCAGCTTGAAACGGATGGCATCCTGTTTGCTGGTAAAGCGAACAATGGTCTCTGGGTTATCATAGAAGGAATATAGTGGGGGCTTGTGAAGACGCCACTTTTGGCCCTTGGCTCCAAATGCTTCCTTTAGGAAGTCCTGTAGCTCAGTTTCCCTCACTCGCTCTACGAACAAGGAGATCTGATGACCAAACCAGTTTTCACCACGCTGTTCGGGTGTGCGATCTTTGAATGAATATTCCATGTGGGTTTGTTGCGCTCACCCACATGGAAAGTTCAATATTCTTAGGGAACAAAAGCCAGCTTGAACATCAGGGCTTTGTTCTTGTCCTGAAAGCGCACAATGGTAACTGGGGTCAGTCTCCACTTTCCTGCCCAGGGATTTTGGGGTTCGTCCTTGGGCCACTCTTCCCGACGAGAGGTAGAACTAACTCTGTAGTCCACGTGCTTTTGGTCTGAACTTTCGGCCATGAACTCAATCACACGCTGCTTCATATTGAGGCGCCAATCGGCACAATCAATATGGATCTCATGTTCAAAGAACGACCCACCGTTGTGCTTTTCAGGCTTGGTCGCTTGAACGTATTTCATTCCGAGAGATCATCCTTGGCTTTTTGCTTCTTATCCCACTTCTTGAGCTTTCTGTCAATGTCTGCATTCAACTGCGCGACCTTGTCCTCAAGAGTGACATTCTCCTCGTCGGGCATCTCATGGCAGTAGAGATCCATTGCGACGATGATGCAGTCGGTTAGTTCCTCGCGAACATCCTCCCACGTCTTGTTCTTGCCGTTCTTTTCGCTGGAGATGCTCAGGTAGGCCTGACTTGCCTCACCATACTCCTCACCCAGCTTGAGCAATCGGCGTGGAAAGATCTCCATGCTCCTCTTACGGTTGGCGTGCCAGATCTTTTCAAAAACGCTCATTATGTTCTCCTCATTGCTACCGATAATTATATGGAGGGCGGTACGTCAATTTTTGACAGACGCCCAAAATGCTTTATAGAGTGGGCTTATGAAAGACTTCTACGCGATCCTAGGTGTTGAAAAGACAGCAGACGACACGGCACTGAAGAGTGCCTATCGAAAGCTGGCAAAAGAATACCACCCCGACACCAACAAGAGCCCAGGAGCGGAAGCCCGGTTCAAGGAGGTCAGTGAGGCCTATGAGACGCTGAAGGATCCGCAGAAGCGCGCCCAGCATGATATGATGATGCGATCGGGTCGCCCTGGTCCGGGTCCCAGTCCAACCGGTGGCAGCGGCGGTGCTTACTCGTGGGCCAACAACCCACACTTCCGCGGTGGACAGCGTGGGCCGGACATTGACATCGAGGAGATCTTGCGCGACTTGAAGAGGTCGCGTGGATCGAGCCCCTTTGCCGAGGACGCCAAGAACCGCGACATCGTGCTATCATATAGCATCACGCTGGAAGAGGCCTTTGCAGGCAAGGACGCTGACATCTCATACAATCTGCCGGGCAAGAACCAGCAGAAGATGCAGTTTAAGATTCCGCCCGGCATCCAAGATGGCATCAAGCTTCGCTTTCAGGGCAAGGGCGATGACCAGATGAAGCACGTGGCTCCCGGCGACCTGTACGTCAAGGTCACCATCGTTCCCCATCATTCCTTTATCCGAATGGGCAACAATCTTCTGACCAGCATCTCAATCGACTATTTTGATGCCCTGCTGGGAACCGAGAAGGAAGTGCCCACCATCGACGGAAAGCGGATCAAGATGAAGGTGCCCGCAGGCATCCTCCCCGGTCAAAGTCTCCGTGCTGGTGGAAAGGGAATGCCCATCAACCCCGACAAGAGGGGCGATATGATGGTCGAGGTAACCTTTGAGAGCGTAAAGCTGACGCTGGATCAAAAAGATCTGATTGAGCAAGCAAGAAGCAAAAAGAGCCCTTGACTTCTCTCCTCTAAGCATTATTTAGAAGAGGACTGAACAAAAAGCGGTTCTCTTCCAGATCGACTACTGTGTGAAGGAGAACGCATGTCCTTGGATAATTTCGATCCAACAAAGGCTCAGGAAGTCTTTGAACGTGCTTCGCAGATTGCGGAGCGACACGACCACGAATACGTGACACTTGAGCATCTTCTTGCCAGTGTCATGCAGGATCCCAAGGTTCTGGAAACCCTTCAGGAAATTGGCGCCAACACTTCTGACCTTTCGGCGGACTTGCTGGCTCACTTCAAGACGGATCTTCTGGGCAAAGGCAACGGACGTGCGCCTCGCCAGACGCAGCCACTGGCTCGCGTTGTCAACAGGGTGGTCGCTCAGTGCTTTTTCAGTGGTCGAATGGACATTCGCCCCATTGACATCCTGATCTCCATCTTGAACGAAAAGGACGAGAACAGTCACGCTTGCTATTTTCTGGCAAAGCAGGGCGTTGAACTCCTGGACGTAAAGCTGGCAGTCAGCCACGACAGCGATCTCGATGATGACGAGCCCACGGTCAAGGAAGTCGACGAAAACGGCAACGAGATTCCCGAGGAAGAGGGCAAGGTCCGCAAGACCAAGGCCGAGCGTCTTCTCGAGAAGTTCTGCGTGAACTTGAACGAGGCTGCACTGGCAGGCAAAATCGACCCACTGATTGGTCGCGAGTCGGAAGTTGCCACGCTGGTGTTGACGACTGCTCGTCGCACGAAGAACAACGTGGTGCTGGTCGGTGAGCCGGGCGTTGGTAAGACCGCAGTAGTCGAGGGTCTGGCCAAGATGATCGCAGAGGAGCAGGTTCCCGACGCGATCAAGGGCAGCATCGTTTACTCGCTGGAAATCGGCGCACTGATGGCGGGCACCAAGTTCCGTGGTGACATGGAAGAGCGCGTCAAGCAGATCATCGATGCAGTGGAAAAGGTCGGCGAAGAAAAGGGCATTCTGCCCATCTTGTTCATCGACGAAATCCACACCATCATGGGCGCAGGCGCTGGTTCATCGGGTGCCCTGGACGTTGCCAACTTGCTCAAGCCCGCGCTGGCCAAGGGAAAGCTTCGCTGCATCGGCGGAACAACCTACGAGGAATATCGTAAGCACTTTGAAAAGGACCGGGCTCTGCTCCGTCGTTTCCAGAAGCTGGATGTTCTGGAGCCCAGCATCGAGGACGCCAAGCGGATCTTGATTGGTCTCAGCAAGGTCTATCAGGACTACCACGGCGTAACCTACGATGTGGACGCCCTGGAAGCCGCAGTGGACTTGACTGCCCGCTACGTCACGGACCGGATGCTTCCTGACAAGGCCATCGACGTCATCGACGCCGCTGGTGCTCGACAGAAGATTGCTCCTGAGGCAGACCGGAAGCTGATCATCGACACGCTTCTCATCGAACAGGAAGTCTCGAGGATTGCAAAGATCCCCGCAAGGACGGTTCATGAGGATGAGACCGACAAGCTGGCTCACCTGAAGAGTGATCTGCTGAAGGCAGTGTTTGGTCAGGACACCGCAGTGGAGACCGTTGACAATGCGGTCATCCTGAGCCGTGCTGGTCTCCGTGACCCCAACAGGCCACAGGGCAACTACTTGTTCGCTGGTCCAACGGGTGTTGGTAAGACGGAACTTGCCAAGCAATTGGCGTCCACGCTGAGCATTCCTCTCCATCGCTTTGATATGAGCGAGTACTTGGAAAGCCACAGCATCAGCAAGTTCATCGGTTCGCCTCCGGGCTACGTGGGCTTTGGTGACGGTGCGTCTGGTTCAGGTCTGTTGGCAAACGCCATCGAGGGAAGCCCACACAGCATTCTCTTGTTGGACGAAATGGAGAAGGCGCATCCAGACATCTTCAACATTTTCCTGCAGATCATGGACAACGGTGAGTTCACGACCAGCGCAGGCAAGAAGATCAACTGTCGCAACCTGATCCTGATCATGACCACCAATGCTGGTGCCAAGGAACTTCAGAAGAACAGCTTGGGCTTTGGGGGCAACAGTGTGGCGGGCAATGATGACAAGGTCATCGAGAGCACGTTCACTCCGGAGTTCCGCAACCGCCTGGACGCCATCGTCAAGTTCAACGCGCTGAAGAGCGAGAACATGATCTTGATCGTGGACAAGTTCATCGGCCAGCTGAACGCAATGGCCAAGCTGAAGAACGTTCAGATCATGCTCAGCGACAAGGCTCGCGAGTACCTGGCAGTCAAGGGATATGATCCCAAGATGGGTGCGCGTCCTCTGAATCGACTGATTCAGAATGAGCTGTCCCAGCCACTGAGCCGCGCAATGCTGTTCGGCGATCTGAAGAACGGTGGTACTGCGATGGTCGACGCCGACGAGGGCGCACTGATCATCCAGACGTTCCCCACCCCTCCGGCAACCCCGGAAGTCGTAGCTGAGTTTGCTGCTGACACCGCTGCCTAACTGAAGAGCACCAGAGTACATATTATTTGTACTCTGGTGCACCTTTGGTGTTGACTTCCCCCTACATTATGTTAAATCAGTCATAGCAGATACTTCTGCTGTTCAGCTTTGAACGACCAAGATCGAAATGACGTTCCTCCGATCGGACCGTTACTAGGAGTCGTTTCGAATGGACAGCAAGCTCGCAGAAGCTCTAATTGCACGTAATCTACTTCCCGCGGGAACAGAAGTTCGCGCCAAGCATCTAGCTATGGGGTTGGGCTCTGTGAACAACGTTATGGTAAGCAGTGATTTTTCGATCGCTGGGCACAAGATCAAGGAAGATGGCAGCATTGTATTCCGGCTGGCAGATCTTCGTAGTGGTGCTCCCAGCAACGTTGATGCCGAGGCTATCGAGGACATTGACGGAATGGACCCGGTCCGTTATGCAGCGGTTTGGGATATCACTAGCGATGGTGGTAAGGCAGTGGTCGGCAAGCGTCGTGGTCGCAAGCCCAAGGACCGCAGCATTAAGATTGAGGCCGAGTAAGATGGACGTGTTTATCAAGGCCATTGCCATTCTAGTAACAGTGGGCGCTCTAGCCATATTTGGACTGGCACTTGTGACCTTGATAGCAGCTTTGAGGTTGGCACTCGGATGAGCAATGTAGTGGAATTCCAATCCCCAACTCAGCTACGCAAGATGCTGGCTGACAGGGACGAGGAGGTTGCCCGGCTAAAGGCAGAGGTCGTAGCCGTTACTGGCACCAAGGAAATGCTCAAGCTACAGATCTTGGATCTACAGGATCAGATGCAGGGCATGGTCGATCAGATGGGGCAAATCCAACGCAATCTTAGCAGCTTGATGAGCAAGTTGGACTCCTAACTGGTAAATAACATACCAGTTAATAGGAGGCCCAACATGGCTCAGATTCACGAAGAAGTTGTCGCTATCAAGGTCAGCAAGTTGCTCAAGGATGGCGAGCAGCAAGAGATCGTCCTCAACGAGGATATGAAGACCGCCCTGGCACAGATCGTCGAACAGTTCTTGAACGAAGTAGACGCCAAGTTGTTGATTGAGGTTCTCGATCTGGGGGAGTAAATCTCCCCCTATTCCCTCCAGTTAATCTGCTTTTCAACTTCCCCAATCCACTCCAAGATCCTCTCGCGATCGTAGGTTTCCTTGCTCCAGTCCATGGCAGTACGGATGCCCTTTAACACACTGAAGGCCTCGCGGTCTTTCATGAGCTCTACGCTTAGGCCAATGCACAAGAGCAGGGTCTCGGCGTGGAGCTCTTCCCATTTACGGGCTGCAAGATGGATGCTGGCACCAAAGACAGCTTTTGTGGCGATCGTATAGAACCCCTCAACTGTCATAGGGTACCCATGTATAAAGACGAACGTCTTACTATCATGCTGGGCGACTACGGGGCGTCCTGATAGTTTGCTGGTGATAGCGTGGCTTCGAACAAACTTCTGCAACTCTTCGCTCATGCTGGCAACTCCAATCCCAATTTTGCTGCGGCCTTCTGAAGCGCCTTGCTGTCAAAGACCTTGGTGTCCATGATCTCTTCAACCTTGGCATCATGATCGTAGTTGGCCGTTGGTCGCTCATTGTCAAAGATCGCATGGGCTCCCACGATATCCAGACCTGACTCCGTGATGGTTGTGAACAACCCGGGTTCAGGCAGGAAGCCGTGGTTGATGTACTTTACCATTCGTCCCACGACCGTCAGCTTGCTGACACGTCCCACTTGCGCGAGACGAAGGACACCAGCGTTGATGTCCTCGAGTGCAGTCTGGGTATAGGCAATCCGCTTTCCATCGGTTGCAACCTGGCAGACTGAAAAGTCAAAGTCGCCAAACAGTTCACCCAAGTCCTTGTAGAACTTTCGCTTGATGATCTGCACCTTCAAGCCGTTGACCATGAAGGTTCGTGCTTTCCCACTGGAGTGAACCAGTTCATAGCTGGATAGAACCTTGTCAAACTTCAACCAGTCTCCTGCATCGGTAAAGAAGAGATCGACGTCGCCATCATCAATGGCCTTTCCCTGAAGGATACGACGAACCGCTCCTCCTGCGAGAAAGGGGCCAAACTTCAGACTCAGCGGGGGCATGAGCTCCATGAGTTCTCTGAGCTGCTCCGTTCCCGGACCCTCCTCCATTTCCCTGTACTGATGAGGTGCGGGAGGCATGGTGTAAACCTGCGGTCCCTCCTCTGCATCAGCAAAGATACTGGGCATAGTAGAGGCAGTCCAGCTGGCTCCTGCGGATCGCGCTTTGATGCGCTGGATGATGTTTGCTGCGTTCATAGTTCTGGATTATGTGGTCTGCTTTCTGTTTGTCACTATTGATTAAATAGGTTGAGCAAATAGGAGCACTCAATGACCAACACAGTTCTGATGATGGGCAACAGCCAGGAACACGCCAACCTAGCTGGCGATCCAGTAAAAGCTGATGGCTGGTATGGCCACACTGATGGCCTCCACACAGTGGTTGTTCAGGTGGTCAACTTCACTGGTCGCATCTACATTGAAGCATCCTTGGAACTGGACCCAGGAGCAACCGATTGGTTTCCAATTGAGTTGGTGAAGGGACAGAGCTGGATTGAATTCCCTCTGATCTCTCAAAAGCCCACCGGTGATTATGAGAGCGGTGGAGACACCAGGACTGTTGGCTTCACATTCAAGATCAATGCGCTGTGGCTTCGTGCTCGATTGGATCGAGATTACCTGAACACGCTTCTCTATGACAATGACTCCCAGGCCCTAGCCGCACTGGGCAACGTCAAGAAGATCACATTGGCCCGCTAACCCAGGGCTTCCAATATGGGCTAAATATCAAGAACCCCCATAACTGAGGATGACCAAACATGGCAGACAAGTCAGGACCCACTCCCAACAAGCCTGGAACTTACCTACCAGTTCCTGGTCAGCCTACGAGCAAGGATCCAACCAACAACGACGCGGCCAATGAGGCTAAGATCGGAAATCAGAACTCCACTCCCAGTGAGCCAGGTGCAACTTCCAATGACATCAGGGTGGAGCAGACTGCCAATGATGGCAAGCGTTATTTTGCCGCTGGAAAGCTATCCGATGAGACTCCCGTACTTGGTAGCGGTGGTGTAGCCACTGTAGCTGGTCCTCCTGGACCCAAGGGTGATACTGGTCCCAAGGGCGACAAGGGCGACCAAGGATTCACCGGCGTAACTGGTGCAGACGGTCCAGCTGGTCCACGAGGACCCAAGGGTGAGAATGGTTCCACTGGTGCAACCGGTCCCGCAGGTGCTGCCGGCGCTGCTGGTCCCAAGGGCGACAAAGGTGACAAGGGAGATAGGGGTGACATTGGACCCGCCGGTGCAGCAGGTGCTGGCGCGGCAGTAATTGTCGCTGAGCGCATCTATGATGAAAACGGCGGATACGTCGACACCCCAGCGATCAATCCAACAGCTCGCATTGCCTTCACTGGCGCGGGCGTTGAAGTCCTAACTGAGGACGCGCATGTTTCCACGGCAGTAGTTCACATTCCAGGATTGGAAGTTCGCCAGGCAACCATTGATCCCACAAGCCAGCCACCGGGTCTGGTCTATGACGATGCGCTGGAAACCTCATCGCTTACCTTTGTGGGCGGTGCGTTGGTTCAGGCCAACCCCGATGATGAATACGACACGGTGGTTTTTGTCAGCACCAAAGTTACTGGTCCTGCTGGAGGCTCGCTTCCCAACTTTCCAATGAATGTTTCCAACGCTGGCTATAATGAGGTCAACGCTTGGAACTTTAACTTTGGTCCAGGCTTCATGGTTGCTCCTGGTCAGAATCCAGGCGACGTCTTCATTGATCTTGATGGCGCCGGCGGTGACGGTGGCGGCTCACAGCCAGTTCTGATCAAGCCCGGTGAAGTTGGCGGACAGCGTTTTCCAATTGGTGAATTGACCATTGGTGATGGTCTGGATATTGGCTTCCCATATGGCTATCAGGATCAGAATGGCGACTATCAGCAGGGTCCTCTGGTTCTTCAAAGCGAAGGAACAGAACTCTGGGGATGGAACCCCAGTGTCAACGGTGGTCGGGGTGGCTTCATTGGCTACGGTTACCAAAAGCAGATGCGCTTTCAGGCAGGCGATGGCATCCAGCTGGACTATCAGGACAGCAATGAAGATGGTCAGTATGGTCAAAAGAAGATCGTCATCAGTGCAACTGGTGGCGGTGGTGGTGCCGGTTCGGTTGGCCCTACTGGTCCACAAGGTCCTGCTGGTCCTACTGGTCCCCAGGGCGAGAAGGGCGATACTGGACCTGCAGGTCTAGACAGGCAGCCTGCTACGGTTGTTGGCCCGAATGGCCAAGACCCAATTACAAATGTTAATCGTTTTAGCTTTGGCACTGGATTCAATGTTTCCAGCAGCGCAGTAACCGGCGAAGCTGTCATCAACTTCACGGGTGGATCAAGTGGTGGCACGGCTGCACCACTCCGAATTTGGGCTCGCAACGGTGATATTCAGGTTGCTAATGATGTCACACAAATTGGACTTGATGGCCTCGTTTTGAAGCCTACAAGCGGACAGAACTATCCAACTCTTACTTGGCCAGGTCTATACGTCAACGTTTATAGTCCTAGTCTTGGCGGATATATTCCCAGTCAGAGTACTCAGACGTCGATTTATTTCAAGGCTGGTACTGGCATTTCGCTTGAAGCGACAACAGCTTATACCAACCAACGAGTGGTTACTATCAATTCAACGGTAACTGGTACTCAGGGTGCCACAGGTGCCACAGGTGCTACCGGCGCTACTGGTGCCACCGGCCCTCAGGGTCCTGCTGGTCCTACTGGTGCCGCAGGCCCCAAGGGCGATACTGGCCCAGCTGGCACCAATGGTACCAATGGCAGTTATGTGTCTTCCGCAGACGTTGTGAGTGATTCCTTGGTCCTCACAATGAGCGACAACACCAAGGTCAATGTCAGCGGTACTGTTCGTGGTTCCAAGGGCGATACTGGTGAACAAGGCCCTGCAGGAACTGCCGGTGCGACTGGTGCCGTTGGCCCAGCTGGTCGAAATGTCGTTGGCGCTGCGGTAACCAACTCGCACCTCATCTTGGCGATGAGCGACAGCACCAATATTGATGCCGGTAATATCACTGGCCCCAAGGGTGATACTGGTGCAAAGGGCGACACTGGATCGCAGGGACCAACTGGTGCAACTGGACCCAAGGGTGACACTGGCGCAAGCGGTCGTGGTATTGTTTCGGCAGTTATCAACGCTGAAGGAAACTTGGTTGTTGATTACTCCGATAGCACGTCATCTATCGCCGGTAAGGCTCGCGGTGACAAGGGTGATACTGGTGCGAAGGGTGATACCGGTGCAAGTGGTCCAGCAGGTCGAAGCGTAACTTCGGCAAGCATCAACCAAACCACAGGTGACTTGACACTGGCTCTGAGCGATGGAACATCGGTTAATGCTGGCAACTCCAAGGGAACCGCAGGACGTGGTGTAACCAGTGCAGCCATTGATGGCAATGGCAAGCTGATTGTTACCTACACTGATGGTGCCACTGTTGATGCAGGTCAGGCACGCGGACTAAAGGGTGATACAGGATCCACTGGTGCCACTGGCCCAGCTGGTGAGACTGGTCCTGCAGGCGTCGCTGGTCCACAGGGAGTCAAGGGTGACAAGGGCGATACTGGCACGGCTGGTACGAATGGAAACATCACGGCAGTTCAGAGCAGTGGTGCAACGACTAAAGCTAATCCAACGTTCATCAACTTCACTGGCACTGGCGTAACGGTCAATGCAAATGGTACTGGTGTTGATGTCAACATTGCCGCTGGAACTGGTGGTAACGGAGGTGGTGGTACGGGTGGATCTGGTACCACTGCGATTGTTGATGTCTCCTTTACAGGAACCACACTGACTACCGCAACTACCTCTACTCCTGGTTTTACAATCAGCAGCGTCAATGCTCCTGCAGGATCATTCCAGATCAATTACAATGAGTCTTTGGGCTTCCCGATGGTAGTTGGTGCAATTGGTTCCAGCGGAGTAACTGACAGTGCTGGGCTAGGCTTCACTTCGGTTTGGACACCAATGACCAATAGCGCGATGTATCCAAGCATGAATCCATCCTCTCCTGGTTCAGTTCGTATCAACGGTATTACTCACCTGGTTACAAAGGCAGGTTCTGGTGGATCTGCAAAGATCCGTATCTTCATTGCTTAAAGGAGTAGACGATGCCTGTTACACCGAATCTACTATTGAAAGCAAATATGTATGGTCCGCAGGACTATGCCTACTGGGAAGAAAATGACAATACTTCGGATCCATTTTATGGATACCCCTACCGGTGGAAGGTCAATCTGATTGTACAGCCACAGGCGCACTCCAGTCACGTTACCACTTTTGCCATGTATTACACCGGTGATGATATTCGGGTAGGTGACTGGTATGCAACTGGTGTGGCTGGTCGTGCTCTACAAGTTTGTGAGATCCTGTCTTCTGACGGCACCAATATGGAAGTGGTGCTCGAAGATGCAGAACGATACAATCTCTACACGGATCCGACACAATCTGGTTCTGGTCTGGTACCAGAAGGCGATGGTGTAATCTTTCGATTGAACAGCGATGGTTTGCCTGTTCTGGGTCCAATTGAAGAGTATTATCTACCAACACAGACTGTCAGTGATCTTACGGCTCGTTTCATGGCACGTAATGGCGCACGTGATTATGTTCTAGTAAACCAGGAGTTTCATGGATTCTTTCCTGGTGATGTGATTTATGCTGACTCAGTAGCTGATACCGGCTATAAGAAAGTGGATCGAAACAACATTCAGAAAGCACTTGGCATTGTCACCGAAGTGAATGTGCCTGGTCTGGATTACTTCAGCTATCGTCCTCTGGGCCGCTTGGTTAATAATGTGAATCCACCCCTCTGGGGACAACATGGCGACACATACTATCTGGACCCCAACGAGCCCGGCGCATTGACATTGGATAAGCCAGCCCTGAATGCTATTCCAGTTTACTTTCAGCTAGACCTTCCTACCCGCGCCATTCAGCTTGAGCGCGGTATTGAAGTTGCCCAGAGGTCTGAGAGTGAAACCAATAAATACGACGTAGAGAATGTGGCTTCCGGTCAGACCACGTTCACATTACCAAGTGATGCCAAAGAGGTTCTCTACATGGCGATCAATGGTATTGAAAACGAGAACTTTACTTTTGACACCGGGTCAAAGGTATTGGTGTTCGACCCCGTAGAAACCGGTTACGGAGTCGACATAGATGATGAGATTTTCTTCATCTACAAGTCCTAAGTTGATCAACGAGGAGAAGATATAAATGGCACAGCTACGCGCAAAGCAGATGAAACTCGTCGCCCAAGACGATCTGCTGATTGGTGGCGCTGGCGGCAATGGTGCTGTTCTCAGCAAGGGTACGGCTGGTCAGGTCCTCAAGGTCCTGGCCGGTGGAGCTCTTGGTTATGAGAAGGTCATTGCTGCTGACACCACATTCGCAGACGCTTCCTTCACTGCTACCAACGTCGCTGCGGCGCTGATTGAAGCAAAGAAGGCAGCAACCGACGAGGCAACTCGTGCAACTGCCAAGGAAGGCGCACTACAGACCGAGTTGGACGCAACTCAGACTGGCGCAGGACTTGGTGCAGACGGCACGTATGTTGCCGACGCAACCACCGAATACCTGAAGACTGCAACCTCGCTCAAGGGCGCAGACAAGATGCTGGACACGGCAATCAAGTCGGTCAAGGATCAGGTCGATGCACTGGGTTCGGGTTCGATCACCACCCTGCAGGCAGAAGTTGATGCACTTGAGGCCGCTGTGGGTACCAACCCAGACGGCACGTACAAGCCAAGCACCAACGCTGTTATCTCGGCAGCAACTTCGGTTCTGAACGCTGACGAACTGTTGGCCGCAGCTATCACGTCCGAGGCAGCAACTGCCCGTGCCGCTGAGGGTGCAAACGCAACTGCAATTGGTGCTGAAACCACTCGCGCAACTGGCGTTGAGGGCGGTCTCCGTACTGACGTTGATGCAGCACAGGCAGACGCCGATGCAGCAAACGCCGCAGTGGCAGCAGAAGTTACTCGTGCAACTGGCGCTGAGGGAACTCTTCGCACTGACCTGGCATCGGAAGTTACCCGTGCAACTGGTCGTGAAGATGCAATCGAAGACGCTGTGGATGCAGAAGTTCTTCGTGCAAAGGCCGCAGAAGGCGATCTTGCCCAGGATATCGCAGACGAGGCAACTCGTGCTATTGCGGTTGAGGGTGGAATCCAGAGCGAGCTAGACGCAACGCAGGCTGGTGCAGGTCTTGGTGCAACTGGTGCTTACGTGGCAGAAACCACGTCCAACTACATCAACGGTGCAACCACGCTCAAGGGCGCGGACATGCTCCTCGATGCAGCGATCAAGGCACTCGACGTTGCAACTGATACCCGTCTTGACGACCTGGAAGCAAAGACCGGCACTTCGACCGATCTGATCCAGGCTGAGATTGACGCAATCGAAACCGCTGTTGGCCTGAACGCTGATGGTACGTTTGCTCCAATCACTGGTTCCAACTACCTCAATGCAGCAACGACTTTCCGTGCAGCTGACTTGGTCTTGGACACGCAGGTAAAGGCAGTCAACGACCGCGTTACGGCACTTGGTGCGGCATTCAACTATGTTGGTACCGTTGCTGGTGGTGAGAACACTGGTGCAGCTTATGACCTCAACACTCTGCCAGACGGCGGACGTGATGCTGGTGACTACTATAAGGTTGCAACTGCTGGTTACTTCAAGGTTGGCGCTGGTGCTCCATTCTACGTCAACGTCAACGATGGTCTGGTCTGGAACAAGACTGGTTCGGTTGATGTCATCGACAACACCAATGCAAACGTTCTGGCTGGCACCAACATCGCAGTGACCGGTTCGGCCGACACTGGCTTCACTGTTGCACTCGCTGGCATCGTGCCAGCGACCAACGGTGGTACTGGTAAGGCAGCTCTCGAGAGCGTGACTGCTGGCAGCGCGGAAATCGTGCTTTCGGCTGGTGCAGCAAACTCGGTAGTGAACGCGTTCACGGTTTCGTTGGATTCGACCAAGGTTGATTTCCAGACGCTGAAGAACGTTAATGCTCCAGGCGCAGCACAGGTTGGCAAGTTCCTTAAGTGGACTGCTACTGGTCTTGCATACGTTTCGGCAGCAGAAGTTGGTTCGACCGTTCGCGCGGAAGAGGACTTCGCTCCTGCAACGGCAGCAAACGCTTCGGTTACTCTGGCACACACCCCAACGGGCGACGTGGCAGTTTACATCAACGGCGTCAAGCTCAAGAAGGCTGGCTACGAAGTAACTGGTACAACGGTTGCTCTGAAGGATGCCAACAATGGCTACGGCGTTGAGCTGGGCGACACTGTTAGCGTCAGCTACCAGTACGCTGCTTAATATACGTGAGGTGAAAACCTCATAGATAGCGGTAAATAGGGCGTGGGAGGCAGATGCTTTCCACGCTCTATCCTTGAGTGGGAGATCGAACTATGGCAAAAACAAAGGACGACAACCTCGGTCACATCGACCAGACTGAGAGTTGGCTGAACAGGTCTTGGCGACCAGCAGCCGCGGTGGTGTACTTGATCATCTGTATGTTTGACTTTGTTATTGCACCAGCCTTCATGGGCTTTAAGAGCAGCAACATTGCGATGATGTCACAGAGTCTTAAGGGACTGGATCCAGCCGTCGCGATTGCAATCATTCAAAACAGGACTCCTTGGATTCCACTTACCATGCAGGGAAGTGGTTTGTTTCACGTGGCGTTTGGTGCCATCCTTGGTGTCGCAGCATGGACCCGTGGTAACGCTGCAATTGAGCAGATCAAGCAGACTGGTGAGAGTGATCGTTCACCCAACACCCCAATGATGGTTCCCACATATTACATTCCAGGATCCATGGGCGCGCAGCCCATGCCTGGTGTCCCCCAGCAGCCAATGCCACAGATGCCTCCCATGCAGGTAAACGTGAACGCAACCGCTGCACAGGACTCTGCTTCCGTTGATAATCCAGACGCGGAGCCAGATAAGTATTAATATGACGGAAATTCCTCTTTACATACGACTGAAGACGAGTTCGCCTCTTCCCAAAGAGGAGGCGATCGCGTGGTATCATACTGTTAAGAACCTCGCTCCCAGCGGAGTGCTGGCGAGCGTGCAGACTACTAATCCTCAGGGCGACCCCGATGTGGTCTTTATGGTCCATAAAGAAACCAAAGGTGGCGTCCACTATTATGAAATTCCTCTGACCCGTGATCTCACCGAGAGTGAAACGGAAGTGATTGAAGAAGCATATCCCGAGGGCGAGATTGAAACAAGTTCTGAAGAAGTAAAAGCCGCGCGTCAAGGACCAGCTGACGCTGTTGTAATGGACGAAGACGATTACAACTCCCTTTGTGAAACGCTGGCTAAGCACCAACACCAACGATGGTTTGAGGAGCGATCCCTTGCCGGTTGGTCATTTGGTCTAACGCTTAACGAGAGGAATAAGGTACATCCGCTGATGCGCCCCTGGGAACAACTACCTCAACAATATCGCAAGATTGACTACGAGCTGCCGCATCTCTTTATGAATATGCTGGCAGAGCAGGGTTTTGCCGTGGTAAGCCGCAAGGATCTTACCAAGTGGTTGAACAAGGGCTGAGGACGATGTCGGGATCACTTGATATCGTCCTCCTCTTGATGGACCCCAAACAGGATCACCGCGCTGTGATTCGAGACGCCTGGAACTCCGACAATGAGGAATTCTTCATTGGTCTGGACATGGCCATCAACCCCTCGCTGGAGTTTGGACTCGCGAAGGTTCCGGGTTTGCCCGATGATGACTTTGAGCCAGGCACACTTTCCTTTTCAGCTTTTTACAATTTGGCCATGACGCTTGCCAACCAGCATCCAACCAACGGTGCTGATCTGGTTGAAGAGGCCGCGCTAACGGCTAACGCGCAGGAATGGAATCTCTGGTATCGCAGGATCCTACTAAAGAGCCTTCACAAACATCTCCCCATGGAAGTCATCCAGTCTGAGCTAATCCGCTTGACAACAGAGCAATAGGTGCTAAGTCTGTTGTTATAGATCGGATTACAAGGAGCACAGATGTCCACTGTTGAGAACATGGTCGCGGACCAGATGGCGGAAGAGATCCTCACGGGGGATCGCGAGGCCACGGAAGCAGATCTGGTACTCATCCTCTCGGAGGCCAGCGATCAGTATTATAACGGTGATGGCGACAGCTTCATCACTGATCATCAGTACGATGAACTGGAAAAGATGCTCAAGGTCATCGCGCCCAAGAGCAAGTTTCTGACCACGGTGGGCTCCGATGTTCGCGGCGGCAAGATCGACTTGCCATTCCCCATGGGCTCGCTCGACCAGTGCTATGAGGGCGAGACGATCAAGTGGGTCAAGGCCAATGGCTGGGAGGACGAAATCTTCGTGCTTTCGGACAAACAGGACGGCACGTCGGCTCTCAACGTTCACGCCAAGAACAACTTGCAGATCGCGTACTCGCGGGGCAACGGCTTCCAGGGCGCAGACATCACCCGCCATATGAAGCGCATCAAACGCACTCCAGTAAAGGCCAAGCTGAACGCTTCGGTCCGCCTGGAGGTCATCATGGCCGACGCGGTATTCGCCGGCATGAAGGCGCAGGCCGAGGCCGAGGGTGGTCGCGTATATAAGAACGCCCGCAATTACGTGGCCGGTCGTATGAACGCCAGCGAGTCGCCGGACAACTTCTACGAAAACGTCCGCGTGATCGCAACGTCGATCGTCACTCCGCCGATGAGCAAGAGCGAGCAGTTCCGAGTCCTGGAAGAGGCTGGCTACGAGGTCACGCCGTACATCACGGCCAAGGGTCGCGAACTCACTGACGAGTTCCTGACCAATCTTCTCAACGATCGTAGGGCAAAGAGCCCCACTGCACTGGACGGCATCGTAATCGACCTCGACAACCTCGAGATTGTCGAGCAGCTAACGCGCAACAGCAGCAGCATTAACCCCATCAGCAGCAAGAAGTTCAAGGTTGGTGGTGAGGACAACGTGGCGATCGCCGAAGTTGTCAAGGTTCACTGGAACCCCAGCAAGAGCGGCTACTTGAAGCCCCGCGTGGAGATCAAGCCGGTCGACCTCGTGGGTGTGACGATCACTTACGCGACGGGCTTCAACGCCAAGTTCATCAAGGAACGATCGATTGGTCCGGGCGCCAAGATCCAGATCACTCGCAGCGGCGATGTCATCCCCTTCATCCAGAAGGTCGTGGAGCCGGCAGCAACCTGGCAGGAGCCCAGCGAGGCCGAGTTCGGCGAGCTCTGCTGGACCGAGGGCGACGTCGATCTCTTCCTGAAGGATCCCACGCAGAATCGTCAGGTCCAGCTGGAAATCATCAACAGCTTCTTTGGCTCACAGGGCCTGGACGTTCCCCATCTTCGTGAGGGCAGCATCGAGAAGCTCTATGATGCAGGGCTGAAGACGCCGGCTTCCATCATCCTGGCCGACGAGGCAACGCTCAAGGCAGGGGCCGGTGACAGCGCAGGTACCAAGATCTACAACGGGCTCAAGCTCAAGCTGGGCAACGTGGAACTGGGCATCCTCGCAGGCTCCAGCAACCTGATGGGTCGTGGTATCGGTCGTCGGAAGATGACCAAGCTGATCGAGGCAATGGGCAGCGATCCAGTGCTGGTGGCCTTCCCGGGCGTTCAGCTGGCCAAGGAAATCTCCGCCCTCGATGGCTTTGGCGATATCATCGCCCGCACGATCGTGGAAAACCTCGATACCTTCCGGGCGTTCCTGAAGGAAATCGACGGCCACTACACGCTGGTACAGCCCAAGGAAAAGGTCACCGGTGGTGATCTCGATGGCGTAACGGTCGTGTTCACGGGTATCCGGGACAAGGACTTGGAGGCCAAGATTGAGGCACGTTCGGGTCGGATCGGCTCCTCGGTCAACAAGGACACCACGTATCTCGTGGCCAAGGATCCCGATGGCAAGAGCAGCAAGCTGGTAAAGGCCGCTGATCTTATCGGTCAGGAGAACATCATCTCCATCGCGAAGGCAAAGGAACTCTGGGGATAATGCCCGACAGCGCAGTCAAGTGGATCTTCATCGCAATGATGTCACCAATGGCCTTCATGGCCATTGGTACAGCGGTGGAAGGTTATTCCAAAAACATGGCAAAGCGTGACATTATTGTTGCTTGTTATCAGGCAGGCAATAAGGACTGTGACAGGCTTTGGAACAAGGAGATCAAATGATGAGCACTGGTGGCTTCAATCCAATCGCAGGCATTGGCCTGACCCCGCAGTTCCAGGACCCCGGCGAAAAGCGTTTCAGTTCCGCGGACTGCCTTCAGGCTCTGATGGACCGGATCAAGGACGAGCCCGAGTTGGTTCGCAACCAGTTCAACATCGTCTCCAAGGAAGAGTCCGGCGAGATGCACATGAAGTTCTGGCCGGCGATCTTCGACGCTGACAACTGGACCCGCAAGTCCACTCATCGCCCCACGCACAACGCGGAGGGTGAATCGCTCGGCGGCACCAATCGCGAAGTGCGGGAATACGAGAATGACTTCTGGCTCGACGAGCGGAAGTTTCTCGAGGGCACGGTGACCACCGAGTTCGGCGAAGTCATCGACGTCACGGTGGTTGCTCGCTGGTGAGCAAAGCCGAGAAGTACGACCGAACGCACAAACTTCTCCAAGCCGGTCTTGAGGAGAAGTATTTTGGTGGCCAGGAAGTCACGGACCGGCTCCGGCACAAGCTGGACGTGATGTGGAAGCTCTCGGTGGAATCCACGATGGATTGGTCTGAATCCGTCAACGATGAAATCCAGGGAATCAAAGACTATTATGCAATCTTAGTTGACCTCGTGGTCACCTAAGTTGTTGAAATGCGCGGGGTCGCGCACTAAGTATGATTATGAGTGATGCACCCCGCGTAGGATTCTGTTGCAAGTTTGAGACCTCCGACAAGGTCCTTGCAAAGACCATGAACCAAGCGTCCACGACGCTTACCGCCCTCCGAAAGATGGCACCCAAAGAGGCATACGACAAGATCCATGGCCTTGTAACCCACAACATCGCAACCCTTTACCGGCAGCTGGAATGGATCAGCCTCCAGCCCAAAGAGATGCGACTGTTTCGTATTGGCTCGGACTTTCTTCCCGCCTTTACGGTAACTGATCTGGAATGGATCTATCAGGACGCAGACATGAAGCGCCTGATCGAAGACGGCCTCCGGGACGTGCGAAAGACCGCTGATGCTTCGGGCATTCGTCTCTGCACCCACCCCGGCCAGTTCACGATCCTTTGCAGTCAGAAGCCCACAGTGGTCGACAATGCAATCATCGACTTAAACTACCACGCCTACTTGGCGGAGCGCATGAGCTATGGTGACACCTATCATAGCAGCGGCTTTGCAATCAACATCCACGCCAACAACAATCTCGATCCCGGTCTGGTACAGCTCAAGGACGTGATCGCCAATCGTCTGAGCCCCACACTTCGGAATCTTCTGACCATTGAGAATGATGAGTTCGGTTGCTCCGTGGATGAGATCATCGCAGCCAAGCTGTATGATCACGTGGCGTTGGTTCTTGATATCCATCACCACTGGGTTGAGAGCAACGGCGAGTACATTTTGCCAACCGATCCACGTATCGACTTTTACAAGGCAAGCTGGCATGGCATTCGTCCGCTTAGCCACTTTTCAACTTCCAGCGAGGAGTTGTTAAATGGTGCTTGCTCTGTGACGCGACCAGACTTTATAGCACTTGGTACGGCTGGTCACAAACCCAGCAAGCTACGGGCGCATTCTTATGGTTGCTGGAACGAAGGCAGCAATGAGTGGGCTCTAAGCCACTTGGTTTGGACTGACATCGAAGTCGAGGCGAAGGGAAAGCAAATTGCGTCACGGCAACTTTATGAACAAGCCAAAAGGACCGGTGTGGTATAAGGAGCCGGTAAAGTGGCTATTTGAATCGCAGGAAGGCTACCTCCTGCTATTCATCCTAGTAGCCACTGCCCCGCTTTGCTGGGCCCTCTGGGAAGGCTTCCGTGATGCTTCGTTGGGGCGGGCAACCGTATTCCGAGGCAGCATCGGCATCGTGGGAGTCGCGGGTGCGATGTGGCTTCAGATGGGCAATCCACTCAACTGGTGGCAGCCCTTCTTTGGTCAGCAGATGACCGTCAACAAGGACAAGATCGCCCGGCGAGAACAGTCGGGCGAAACTGCCGGTGCAGTTCAGCAAGAGATCCGAGACTGGGTCAAGGAGATGGCCAAGAGCCGCTTCTATGAACTAAATCCCTACACCTACAAGTTCCTGAAAAAGGCTGATGCAGCGATGTTCAAGTTGGCCTGGGGTTAGAAATGAATACTGAATATCGTAGATGGTGGATTACCAAATTCCCTCATACCGTGGTGCTCCCGGCTACGGATCCAGCGATTACAGGTATGGTAGCAGTTTCCCGTTGGATAAAGGCTAACTATCCTGAATTGACTCAAATAGAGTTCTTTGTTGGGCAAAAGGAGGACACTCCAGTTCATTGGGGGTTCGAATTCACGACTCATCATGGTACTGATAGAGTTTTATATGTCTTCTTCAAAGATGAAGAAGTAGCCGAGAATTTTAAGTCAGCTTGGAGCCAATGGACGATTCATACGCATATCTGTTGAACTCCCGAACGGTCTTCTGGGAGGATATTGGGTTGCCCAAAAGGCATCAGATGCCCACACAGCTGACTGAACATCTCGCTGATTTCTGGGATCTAGAGGTTGGACCCTGGCTAAAAGAGTTCATCCGTCATGAATACCATGAGCACGATGCTGGTGTGTGGTTTGCCAACAGAATGGACGCCATACACTTCATGCTCGTGTGGAACGGTCGAATGAACCTATAGCAGGGTAAATACTGGGAAGCCCACTGGAGGTAACCCAATGCCCAACACTATTTTTGAAGCCCTCGTAACCGAGGCACAGTTTCGCGTTGCCAAGCACGCCATTCTGGGAACCACAATCAATGAAGCGATCGAGGAAGTCTCGCGTGAAATGGAGCTCGAAGAGTCCGAGATCCGTGAACTATCGGAGCGCGTGAAGAAGCCCCTCCCGGTCCAGGAAGACGATGAGTCGGAGCCCGAGTACCCAATTGCAGGGGAGAACGGTGAAGACGAGGAAGAAGCTTCCCCATCGTCCAGCGACACAATCTACTTCAATAGTGCCGATGAGCTCGAGACTGCCGTTGGCGTCCTGATGTACAAGGGCATTCCCTGGGTAACCAAGGGTGAAGACAACATTGTGTTCCAGGATAGCAGCTTCGTGGCCAAGGCCCACGATGCACTCAAGCGCCGCTGGGACTTTGTCAATCAGGATGAGCGCACGGTTGCCATCTTGGAGTTTGACAACTTGGACGATTATCAGAAGGTCCTAGATTTTATTGCCAGCAAGAACATGAGTGTTCTAAAGGGCACCAACGATGAGCTAATGGGTGATCTGGATCAGGAACTCATCGAGGCAGAAGCAGCCCACAAGCGCGCTGCCAAGGATGCCAAGGAAAGCGGACGTCCTGCTCCTGAGGCTCCCAGCCAGAGCATGAGCTATCGTGCCCTCCACAAGGACAAGCTCACTGATGTCTCGTCCCTTGATGCAGCCTATGATCGCACGTCGCGTTGTCTTCGAGTTGTCAAGCGTTGGAAATAATGACAAACGGGTACCAGGTTGTCCATAGTGGGTTAAGATATCCACTAGGAGAATGCAATGACTACCCCAAATCTCAGCCAGGAAGACACCAAGAAGCTCAAGCGTGTCGTTGACGAGGGCCTGAAGATCATGCAAGAGGTCAGCGACCTCAAGGCTGGTTTCAAGGACGTCGTCAAGGCAGTTTCGGAAGAGCTTCAGCTGAAGCCCGCGCTGGTAAACCGTGCAATCACGGCAGCGTTCAAGGCCTCGCTGGAAGAGGACAAGGCAGCAATGGACGAGGTCGAGGAAATCCTCGCAGCCGTCGGTCGCGCCTAACCAGACTAGGGGAGAGGAAACTCTCCCCTTTTCTATGTCAGAGTGTCCTGAATATTGGCTCCATGATTGTTCTGGTGCTACGGTAAATATGCACCCTACAGTAAGAACATAAGGAGAATCTGTATGTCCTATGTCGACGCAATGTATGACAAAGAAAAGGACGAGATTCTCATCGTAGAGCGCATTGGTGGTCAGCGGGTCTATAATACGATCCCAGCCAACTATGTGTTCTATTATGAAGATCCTCGCGGAGGTCGCTACAAGGATATGTGGGGTCGCCCCGTATCCAAGAGCAGCTTTACCTCCAACAAAGCATTCCAGCGTGAGCTGAAGATGCAGGGAAGCCGCAAGATTTATGAAAGCGATGTCAACCCAATTTTCCGCTGCCTAGAGGAAAACTACAAGGGAATTGAGTCGCCGGTACTGAACATTGGCTTCTTCGATATTGAAACGGACTTTGATCCGGCTCGTGGCTTTGCGGATCCCTGGGATCCATTCAGTGCCATCACGGCAATTTCCGTTCATCGAACTTCCGACAACACCCTCTACACGATGGCGCTCAAGCCCAACCTGCCTGTCAATGACAAGGATCACCTGACTTGGGAGGCCGCGGATGCAATCTGTCGTTCACTTCCCAACACGATCCTTTGCAATGACGAAGTGCAGATGCTGAACATGTTCCTCGACTTGATTGAGGACTGTGATGTTCTCTCGGGCTGGAACAGCAAGGGATACGATATCCCCTATGTTATCAATCGCATCGAGCGTTTGATGGGCAAAGACCACAGCAAGAGGATGTGTCTCTGGAACCAGCGTCCTCGTCGCCGAAAGTACATTGAGTTCAAGAAGGAAAAGGAAACATACGAGCTAGTTGGCCGTATCCACCTGGACTACTTGGAACTCTATAAGAAGCACAATCCCAGCGAGCTTCACAGCTACCGACTGGATTATGTTGGCGAAATCGAGACTGGTGAAAACAAGGTTGCCTACAGTGGAACCTTGGACAACCTGTACAAGCGGGACTTTCACAAGTTCCTGGAGTATAATCGCCAGGACACTGCACTGCTGAACAAGATTGACCAGAAGAAGCGATTCATCGAACTGGCCAATCAGATTGCCCACACCAATACCGTTCTGCTTCCAACGACCATGGGCTCCGTGGCGCTGATTGAGCAGAGCATTATCAATGAAGCGCATGAGCGTGGAATGTGTGTCAGCAATCGTAAGCGTCCAGACTTTGAAGTCGATATGGACGAAGACGATTGGGACGAGGACGAAGATGGTCCAAGGCCAGCAGGCTTTGGTGAAAAGCGACCAGTTGTGGGTGCCTATGTGGCAAAGCCAAAGATTGGCATCCATGAGGAGATTGCTTGCTGCGACATCAACAGTCTGTATCCATCGGCACTTCGCGCACTCAACATGGGTCCCGAGACGCTGATTGGTCAGATTCGTCTGGACCGAACCAACGCGCTGATTGACAGTCGCTTGGCTCAGGGCATTCCTGGTCCGGAATGTTGGGAAGGCTTGTTCTGTACTCTTGAGTACACGATGGTCAATGAAAAGTCCAAGGAAGCAATGACTGTGGACTTTGAAGATGGCCACAGCATCCAGGTAACTGGTGAGCAGCTTTATGAGTACATCTTCCTTCAGGGCAATCCCTACTGCATCACGGCAAATGGTACGATCTTCCGTACTGACGTGGAAGCCATTATTCCAGGCTTGCTTGGTAAGTGGTACAGCCAGCGTAAGGAAATGCAGTTCAAGGAAACTGTCTACTCGGAAGCACTGGCACAGAGCAAGGGCTTCAAGGTACAGTGGGAAAAGTTCACCCCCGATCAGCACACTGGTCGCAATGGTGTGGACTTCAAGGAACTTCCCGAGTACATCCGCCTGGGTGACATGGACGCAATCAACATGCTGGTCAGTGACAACCTGATCCGCATCGATGGTGACAGGATCTTCATCGAGCCAGATGGCAAGTTGGAAGGCGAAAGTCTCCGAGTGTTTTGGAATCAGCGACAGCAGGCTCGTAAGATTTTGCTGAACTCCTTGTACGGCGCATTGCTGAACGAGGGTTGCCGATTCTATGACGCACGTATTGGTCAGAGCGTTACGCTGAGTGGTCGTTCGATCACCAAGCATATGAGCAGCAAGACCAACGAGATCATCACTGGACAGTATGACGTTCGCGGTGATGCCATTCTCTACAATGATACTGACTCGGTGTATTTCACGGCTGTAAAGATGCTGGAGGCGGATCCTGAGATGGCTCCCATGCTTCAGGATCGTGACGCGATGATTGAGCTGTATGATGGTATCGGTGATGCGGTAAATGACAGCTTTCCGCCCTTTATGGACGAGTGGTTCAACACTGGTCTGGAACGTGGTGGCATCATCAGGGCTGGTCGAGAACTGATTGCAAGTCGTGGTCTGTTCATCACTAAGAAGCGTTATGCGCTCCTGATCTACGACCAGGACAACGTTCGAAAGGACGTCGATGGAAAGCCCGGAAAGATCAAGGCCGTTGGCTTGGATCTGAAGCGCGCTGATACGCCCAAGATGATGCAGGAATTCCTTGAAAAGGTCATCACCACATTGCTGGATGGTGGCACCAAGGAAACGATCATTGACATGATCAAGACGTTCCGAACAGAGTTCCGAGGACTTTCGGGCTGGCTCAAGGGAACGCCCAAGAAGGTCAATGGTATCACGGGCTACATGTCTCGTTTGAACGAGGGTGAGGGCAAGGAACTGATCAAGGCTGGTGCTAGGGAAAAGGTACGAGTTCCTGGTCACGTTCAGGCAGCCATCAACTGGAACAAGCTCAGAAGGCTCTACGGAGACAACTACTCCATGGAGATCACCGATGGTCAAAAGGTCATCGTCTGCAAGCTTCGTCCCAACAGCATGAAGATGGACAGCGTCGCGTATCCCTTTGACGAGCCGCATCTTCCGCAGTGGTACAAGGAACTTCCCTTCAACGATGAGGAAATGGAGAACGCCATTATTGACAAAAAGGTGTCAAACCTCATTGGTGTGTTGAAGTGGGATCTGAGTGCAACGCGCGAAGACACAACGTTCAATGACCTATTCAGCTTTTAAGGAAAAGAAGTGAACCGAGTTCTCCTAATCAACAAGACCAAGTCTCCCTCACGCGAGGAACTCACAACGTGTGAGCGTCGAACGGGAGAACTCATGTTCGCAGACTTTCCAGAGCTGCGGTATGCAGGATATGTGATCGTAAAGGGTCGCGGTATCAAGGCAGCCAACTGGATTGTTCCCAAGGAGAGTTTTGAAAGCTTCAAGACTTTCCTCCAGGGAATTGATCCGGAGTTCTACGAGATCCAGCTGTTCACCGATGGCACGACGCCGTCTGGTGGGCAGACAGAAGTTCTCGTCGATCTGTAACCAAATATTGAAACCCAACCTGGTTTGTTGTAGAACTGGTTGTAAGAAAAGCAAAAAGGATTACGCCCGATGCGTGAAACACTCCAAGACATCGTAAAGCACACTGGCGATCTCGGTTTCATTGAAACTGTGAAGATCAACGGTGGTGACGAAAAGACCTTGATTGAGGCCATGGACAATGACCGGACGGTTATCGTCAAGGGTGCTCTACTCCAGGTTGACACAGATCTGAAGGGCGAGTTCGGCATGTCCAACTTGGGTCTTCTCAAGGGTCTGGTAACCAACGCGCTCTTTAAGAGCGACGAAGCAACCATCAGCGTCAAGCGTCGTGAGCGCAATGGCGTGCAGACTCCAGAAGAGATCGTCTTCTCGGGTCTGGGCGGCAAGACTGGCGGTACGTACCGTCTGATGGCCAAGGACTTGGTTCCCGAGCAGGCAAAGTTCCTGGGCACTCAGTGGGACGTGGAAGTCGATCCCTCGCAGAGCAAGCTCAAGGAACTGCAGGCCCTCGCTGGTCTCTACAGCTCGTTTGAAAACTACTTCATGGTCAAGACCGTGGCAAACGACGAAGGCAAGAACGAACTCCGGTTCTACATTGGTGACGAAGGTTCGTCCATGCACCGTGCATTCCTGACCCTCCATGAGGATGTTGAGGGAACGCTGGGTGGCGATCTTCACTGGCCAATCGACCGTGTTCTCAGCATCTTGAAGCTGGGCGCGGATGAGAACTTGAAGCTTCAGTTCAGCAGCCGTGGTGCTCTTCAGATCACCATGACCAGCGCAACTGCCAAGTACGAGTTCATTCTTCCCGCAAAGAAGAAGTAAGAGATTGGGAGGATTCGTCCTCCCAATGTTCCCTAGGGAACAAGCCAAGCTGCCATTTATTCTCTTGAGGAGGTGATTCCTTTTTACGCAGGGTCGGCAGATCCAGAGCAGCTTGGCGGGGGAGGCGTCCCCCAAGATCGAATAAGGTTGACTCCAGGTGTCCGTGCTTGTAGGTCGCTGGTAGCCACTCGCTGCTAGATCGACTCAACGGCACGGATTTCCATATGTGGTGGCCTTTTAGCAATACCGAGCCTGTTCCTTGTTCTGAGGAAAAATCATCCGACGTACATCGCCTCCACGTAAACAGGTCGATGCCGGTTGAGAACGGCGAACCCTACTTGATCCAGATTGGTCTCACGCAGATTGGTGACACGGAGCGTTTTCGTGTCTTCTACATGGTGAACAAAACCAAGATCTATCCCCGTCAGGTTCCGATGTCGTTGACAAAGGCCCTCAGGATTGTGAATGTCTGGGACATGGCATTTCAAGCGACCTACGATGTGGGTCTTGAGCAAAAGGTGTGTGATCTATGATTGACCCCAGGGACGTCACAAAGTTTGATCGAACGCAAGCTGAGCTGGAAGAGTTCTGGCTCTTTTGCCTGACGGTTGCCGGCAAGACTGCGATGACTCAAGCCAAGCTGCTTGATGCTTTCTTGACCGTCAATCGCACCACTCCCACCCAGACACCTTTTGAGACAATCCAAGAGCTGGTCGATGATGACGATCTGCTTACGGCGCTCAAGCTGAGCAGGCTGGGCCAGTACACGCGCTTGGAACGTGCCATGAGGGAAAGTCTCTCCTTGAAGCTTTCCACGGACTCAGTGGATGCTTTTGAAGCCATACCCGGCGTTGGTTCCAAGACGGCCAGGTTCTTTCTTCTTCACACCCGTGCTGATCAGAAGATCGCTGTCCTTGACACCCACGTGCTGCGCCACATGCGAGACTTGGGTTTAACGGAGCAGGTTGGTACTCCTCCCAAGGGACCCAAATATGCCGCGCTGGAACAAATGTTCATTGACTTAGCGGAAAAGAACAATATGTCCATTGCCGACTATGACCTTCACATCTGGCGGACCGGCAGTGGAAATACCCTCTAGGGACGTGGCCATTGGGCTACCAAGGACACTATTTCGATGGGTAGACAGAGATCCACACGACAAGGCGTTGAGGTGGTCCCGCAAGGTCATGATACTGGTACCGGAACTCAAGGAGTGGATGGACGCGCAGAATGTGGAATACCGGACCTACATTCAGAAGAGGCCCAGCCCGGGCGCGGAGGACCCCAACAACGAAGCTGGGAAATGGTCCTACCGCTTGGCGATTCGTTTGAACGATCGAAGGGTCGCCCGGCTCCTAGTGCTAGTCTGGCAGATATACCCGACGCGCATATCTTTTCTGTCACGACCCTCGTTGAAAACAACTGGCTCGAAAGCCTCCACCAAGGCCCCTGTCCACCCCTCAAAGAAGAAGTCAAAGAGTGGCTGGAGGAAGTGGGGATCGAGCACACACTTGATATTCGACCCATCTGGGCGTCCAGTGCCAGCACCATAACGATCCTCAGGGCCGACCATGCAATGCTGTTCAAGTTGAGGTGGCTATGAGAACCTTTGAACTCCGCGAGGGTGACCACTACACGGTTCAGTACCATCAGGTATTCAGAAACCATGCCATCCGCTTTGTCCGCACCGAGGTCAGCCTTTGGCTCAATCAGTTTGGTGTCATCTACACTTTACACTATGGTCTTGATTCCAAGTTTACGATTGACATCGAGGACGATCGACAAGCTGCTCACTTCAAATTGACGTGGATGTAAATTGCACCAGAGTTGACTATCTGCTATAAGAAGTGGATGAGCAACGAACAATTCAAAATGATCTGGGTCACATTCCAGAAAGAGGGTATTCACCTCTACCCCGCAGCCAAGGATGATCCCAAGCTGAGTGATGTCAGCTTTCTAGGATATCCACATCGTCATCTGTTCAAGTTCAAGGTGTGGATCGAAGTGTTCCACGATGACCGTGACCTTGAGTTCATTCAGTTCAAGCGTTGGCTTGAGGGCATGTACAATGATGAGACTCTCCAGCTCAATCACAAGAGCTGCGAGATGATCAGCGATGACCTGTATGGCACGATCACGACCAAGTATCCTGGACGCCATATTTCCATCGAGGTATCCGAGGATGGTGAGAACGGTAGCTTTGCTGAGTATCCGGTGAAAGCATGACCATTTACATCATGGCTCTTGAGCCACTTGACACACGATACACTGGACAATGGTTCAACGGCCTTCCCAGCCTTATCAGGTCGGAGGCCGAGAGCCGTGGTGTGCAGGTTGAAGTGGTCAACATTGCTGGTGAGCAAACCAGCAGCACGGTAACCGAGGGCGCCTTTCTAGACTTCTTCGCAACCAACATCTGGAAGAACACACAAGTCAACGAGCTGGTTCGCCGCTTTCAAGCAGGCGAGGTCAAGGCAGGCGACAAGGTGTTGTTCACGGATGCCTGGCACACTGGTATCACGCAGGTTCGCTACATGAGTGAACTGATGAACATTCCAGTTGAGATCCACAGCATGTGGCATGCTGGATCCTATGATCCCCAGGACTTTTTGGGTCGGTTGATCAAGGACAAGAAGTGGACGTTCAATACTGAGCGTGGTCTGTTCTTTGCAGCGGATTTCAACTACTTTGCGACCGAGTATCACCGCGATCTGTTCATCGACACCCTGTTCATCCATGCAGACGCGTGGGAACGCTATGAGGCACGAAAGCGTTGCCTGATTAGCGGACAGCCCCACAACGCGCTCGTTGAAGCACTGGAACCGTTCCGCGGCATGCAGAAGGAACGACTGGTTCTCTTTCCCCACAGGTTGGCTCCGGAAAAGCAGGTTGAGATCTTCCGAGATCTTTCGACGCGGATGCCGGGTACCAAGTTTGTGGTCTGCCAGGATGAAAAGCTGACCAAGGACCAATATCATGATCTCTTGGGTCGTGCCATGATGGTCTTCAGTGCCAACTTGCAGGAAACGCTGGGTATCAGTGCCATGGAGGGTGTTCTCGTGGATGCCATGCCATGCTTGCCCAACAGGCTTTCCTATACTGAGATGTATGAGGAAAAGTACCTCTACCCCAGCGAGTGGACCAAGGACTGGAAGAGTTATGTGACTCACCGTGATGAACTGATCAGCCACATGAATGTGATGATGGATGACTACTGGGAGACCTGCGAGGTGTTGAAGCAGCAAAAGACCAGGCTCCTAGATCACTACTTGAGTTGTAAGCCAATGCTGGATGGATTGTTGGGATGACCGCCATTCTCGTAACCAAGGCTCGCAGGAGTCGCTACATTTCCAAGGAAGTCTTTGAGAATCGCGCCGACGCCCGTGGAACAGCGCCCACGTGGGTTGCTGCGCCTGGTTACGAGGACTTGGTGAGAGCCTTTATCAACAACAAAGCCTACGCAGAGTTTGTTACCGCGTACTTCGATGACATGGATAGAGGTCGCGGAAGTGACTATGAGGACATTGATCATTGGATCATGGACATCAAGGACTTCTGTGATCGCAACTGCACAGGATTGTGGACCTATCATCAAAACTACCGGCGGAACAGCGACTTCAACAGCAAGACGCACCACTACTCCTACCTTGACACTGGCACGGGCCGTCTGAGCGTTCACTTTGAAAACGAAGCAGACATCGAGATGTTTCTAACCAAGTGCCCAATTTTCCAAAATGATAAATCATAAACACCCTACAAATTGACATCTCACCAGTTTCTAAGTAGAAGTGTAGAACAAATATAAGGAGAGACAGATAATGTCCGATACCAAACTTACCGACGGTTGCGGCTCCAATGATTGCGAGGGCGCAAACTGCGGGCAAGAGGTTACGCCAACTGAGCCATCTTACATGGTCAAGCGCGATCTCATCCTACGTGATGGAAAGGGTGGTTTCATCAATGAAACTGCCAGCGATCCAATTTCGGAAATCATTCGTGCGCGCCTTCTGGCAAACGGCGTTCAGTTCCACTGCAATGACAACATCTCCGAGTATGTGACCGACGAAGAGCGGGCACTATTGGTTGATGAAGTTGCGGAAAAGATGCAGGGAGTTCTCCGGAGCCTCGTCATCGACACTGACAATGATCACAACACCATGGGCACGGCTCGTCGCGTTGCAAAGATGTATGTCAATGAAACCTACAGCGGTCGCTATCGCGCGGCTCCTCCGATCACCAGCTTTCCCAACGTGGGATACAATGACCTGTACACCGCAGGTCCGATCAGCATTCGCAGCACTTGCGCGCACCACTTTCAGAACATCGTGGGTCGTTGCTGGGTTGGCATCTTCCCCGAAGACCATGTGATTGGTCTCTCGAAGTTCAATCGACTGGTTCACTGGATCTCGGAGCGTCCGCAGATTCAGGAAGAGATGACCACTCAGATTGCCGACGCACTGGTTGAGTACGCTCAGACCGAGAACGTGGCAGTCGTGCTCAAGGCAGAACACCACTGCATGACACACCGCGGTGTCAAGGAGCATGAGTCGGACATGACCACTGCAATCATGCGTGGCAAGTTCCGCGAAGATGCACACCTCAAGGATGAGTTCTACAAGCTGATGCTCAGCATGAAGGGCCACATCTAAGTGGTTCCCGGTAAGATTCATTATACCAATGAGCAAATGAAGGGTGATCTCCATGAGATCATCCGTCAGGTAATCACATCGGGATTTGTTCCCGATGTGATTGTTGGTATCGCTCGTGGTGGATTGGTTCCGGCAACCATGCTCAGTCACTACTTCAACGCACCACTGGTCTGTCTAAACGTTAGCCTACGGGACAACAAGGTCGACAACGGCCACGACAGCATGGACACTCTGGCCGATGACATTCGGCATGAAAAGAGGATCCTGCTAGTCGATGATATTTGCGACTCTGGTGCAACCCTGCGTATGATATACGAGAAGGTCGACACCTGGCGTGCCTTTTCCGAAGACTTTGAGGGTTGGCGCAATCGCGTTCGCACTGCGGTTCTTTGGAACAATACAGCTCAGGATGAGTTCGAAGCAGATTATGTGGGTCGAGAGATCAGCCGAGCGGACGATGAACGCTGGGTTATCTTTCCCTATGAGGAATGGTGGAAAGCATGAACGAAAAGAAGTATCGCTACAGCGAGATCTTTGGACAAACGATCCAAGGTGAAGGCGCATACACAGGTCGTCCAACAGCATGGCTTCGTGTCTGGGGTTGTAACTTTGAGTGCGCGGGCTTTGGTCAGGACACTCCTGAGGATCCCAGCACTTACGATCTGGACTATCAGAACATTGATCCCAGTGCTTACAAGGCAATGGAAGAACTGCCCGTGTTCCATCGTGGCTGCGACAGTTCCTACAGCTGGGCAAAGAAGTTCTCCCATCTGGCACATCAGGATACGGCCGCAGATATCTGCACCAACATCGAGGCAGTGTTGCCGGGTGGAAAGTTCCTGCACCCACAAAGCAAGCAGTGGACACACATGGCATTCACTGGTGGTGAGCCCATGATGAGCCAGACGGCTATCGTGGACGTAATGGAGAACTTTGCTCTCCGGAACAACACTCCCAAGTACATCACCATTGAGACAAACGGAACGCAGAAGCCACGTCCGGCTTTTGAGAACTTGTTTGCCAACCATGATGGTGAATTGTTTTGGAGTGTGAGTCCCAAGCTCTACCTGAGTGGAGAGATGTGGGACAACGCGATCAAGCCGGAAGTCCTCGCTCACTACCGTGACATCAGTCGCGCTGGTCAGCTGAAGTTTGTCAGCAACGGCACTGATCGTTCATGGGACGAGGTTGCTCGCGCGACCGACTTGTTCCGCAAAGCCGGCATCGAGTGGGACGTCTGGATCATGCCCGTGGGTGCTGATCGTGAGATGCAGGAAAGTCACCAGGCAAAGATCACCGAAATGGCGGTTGAGCGTGGTTATTCAGTAGCAGCAAGGGTCCACACGTGGATCTTTGGTAATGTGATTGGAAAGTAAATGGCAAATACGCTGAAAACTCTACAGGGAGAGATCCTGGTAAGTGAAGTGGAGTCGGTATCCACCGAGCCACTTTCCACCGGACCCATTGGAAAGCAAGTTTCCAGGGTCTATGTTATCGGAAAGACTGGAGTCAAGTACGACTTGGCCAACAATGTCACGTCCGTGATTGCGGCAAAGATTGCACTATCGGCAATCAACTTCGTGGCAGGACAGGGCCATGCGGTCTTTGATCCATCGGTGGTCAAGTAATGAGCGAGGAACGGCACAAGATGCGCTCCAACCAAATCATTGGCTTTCGAAGCCAGACCACTCCAGTTGAGGATACTGCTCAGGTAACTGGCAACATCTACATCAACACCAAGGAAGGTGACGAGATCACTGTCTTTCAGGCACTGGTCCCCATCGCCAAGACGGCTTTTGATGCCAGGTTCGCAGCCCTTGAGACTGCCTTGAATGAGCCTTGGTTTGAGATGCCCACTGACGTAGAATATCGTCCTTAAGGGTTTGACACACAGGCTCCAGTAGCGTAGGCTTCTCGTATGTATTTGTCAGGAATCAGAGAAGCCTACGACTATCCAACGATGGAGGGCTGGTGGGTTATCTATTCCACATATCCTGAGGAAAACTTCAGGAAGTGGATGGAAGACTTCCCCTATGATTGCTGGTGCAGCACCGTTGAGCTGGGCAAAGATGGACTGGCCGAAGATAAGCGGAGGGATTGGGACTACATTATCCTGATCAAAAATCCTGCGGCCTATCTGCACTTTCGATCAACGTGGCAAACCGATCATGAGTACATGGTCTGCCATGAGCCCCACAACATCAACAGTGTTCAATACCATTTCGAAGAACACATGCCAAATGGTTGGATGTATGACGACAATCTTCCCATTCACAGTTTTCAAGCATGACAGATCGAACCCCGCACAAGAACGAGGCTGCCGTGAAAGTCATCAATATATTTGGAGGACCGGGCGCTGGTAAGAGTACCACCGCAGCCGGTCTTTTCTATGAAATGAAGAAGCGTAGGATCCAGGTCGAACTCGTAACCGAGTACGCCAAGGACATGACGTGGGAAAAGCGCCACAACGTACTGAGCGATCAGCTCTACATTCTGGCCAAACAAAACCGTCGCATCCAGCGATTGATTGGGCAAGTTGAATGGGTGATCACCGACAGTCCACTTCCAATTGGTCTGGTCTATGCAGAGCCCAACTACTTTCCCACATTCGAGCCCATGGTTATGGAACTGTGGAACTCCTATGACAACATCAACTTTCTACTAGGTCGGGACTTTGAATACCAGACCGAAGGGCGGAATCAAACTGCCGAGGAAGCAATTGGTGTTGATGCTGCGATGATGGCACTATTGGAGCGTACTCACATCTCCCACACGAGGATCTATCACAACCCAGAGGTTGATCGTGTTCAACAGATCATCGACCTCATTGGGGTAAATACCTCAAGTTAAGTAAGAGGTTAAAATGGCAAAAATCAACAGGCTGATCCCATTTAGCTGGTGGCCAGCAAACTGGGGATTGACGGGAAGCCGCAGAGCTAGGGCGCACGCCGAGTATTATCTCGACGGCGAAGACTTGGCTTACCGGCTTCTGGACATTGAGTACCCCGAGCTCTCCGATAAGGAAGAGACGTGGGCACAGGAATACCGCACCGACAAGCTCAAGTTGGATTATCGCTACCACAAGATTGGCGAGTTTGATTACGGGCTGGGCTTGATTGAGAACAATCCCAAACTCACAATCAACGACCGTGCTCGTGAGATTGCCAAGTACCGCCACCGGTTTGGTAAGATCACCAGTGAGGAACTTGAGTACAAGTTGCTGGATCTCTCCTATGAGGTAAAGGACACCGAAGCCTTCAATCGTGACAAGTTGAAGCTTGATGTTCGCTTTGGAAAGAAGACACAAGAGCAAGCTGACCGAGAGCTCCTTGATCTAAAGTATCCCGACAAGGATGTCGTTGAATACAAAAAGGAAGTTCTGCAGCTTGAGCGAAAGCATGGCAAGATCTCCCAGAATGAGCTTGAAAAGCAAACGGCAACCTTGGACGAAGAGCCTTGGTTCAACTTTCTAGGTGCTGACAAGCGGATCACCGGAGACACGGTTCGTGCCGCTGTTGAGCTGGACTGGAATGAATACTTTCCTCCCTATCTGATCTCTCAGGGATGGACTGGCGCCACCGACGATGAGATCGTTGACAAGTGGTTTGAAGCCATGATGCGTGACATGCTGAACATCGCAGACGATCAGGTGATTGACGATGGAAGCGAAGATCCGCTGCCACTGGCCAGCAAGGTTCAGCGAGACGATGGTCTAACTGAATACCGTTAAGAATAGTGACGTAATGGGCTCCTGAGTGTTACTTTATGTGATACTCAGGAGTTTCTATGACTGCAACATACGTCCTTGTTGATTCACACAATCTGTTTCACCGAGCAAAGCACGTGACGCAGGGCGATGCGGCCACCAAGGCCGGTATGGCTCTGCACATCTGCTTTAACAGCTTGAAGAAGCTATGGCGAGAGTTTGGCGCAACCCACATTGTGGTTGCCACGGAGGGCCGAAGCTGGCGCCGTGAGGTTTATGCCGACTACAAGGCTCACCGCCGAGTCGCCGAAGCCATTAAGACAAAAAGCGAGCGCGAGGAAGACGAGCTCTACTTTGACACCATGAAGCTCTTTATCGAGTTTCTGGAAAAGCGCACCAACGTCACGGTTCTCCACAGCAAGGGCTGTGAGGCGGATGACTTGATCGCCCGCTGGATCCAACTCCACCCCGACGACAACCACATTATCTTCTCCGGCGACAGCGACTTCTATCAGTTGCTGGCCGACAATGTGAAGATTTACGATGGCGTCAAAGGCTGGACGATCACCAAGGACGAGGTCCTGGATGAGAATGGAAAGCCAGCAACACGCGAGCGCACGGTTACCGAGAAGGTAATTGGCAAGAGCGGAAAGGTCCGCGAGGTAAAGTCCAAGGTGGTTGAATCCATTATTCCACCGGATCCCGAATATGAACTCTTCAAGAAGATTGTTCGCGGTGACTCCTCGGACAATATCATGAGCGCAAAGCCAGGCGTTCGGGAAAATGGAAGCGCCAAGAAGCCAGGTATTCGCGAAGCATACAATGACCGGGTTGGTCGTGGTTATGACTGGACAGTGTTCATGCAAGAGGAGTGGGAAGACCACGAAGGCAACATGATCAAGGTTCAGGATGCCTACAAGCAAAACCAAAAGCTGATTGATCTCACACAACAACCCGAAGAGATCATCGAGCTCATGGATGCAGTAATCATGGCCGCTGTACAGAATCCACGTAAGAGTCAGGTTGGCATTTACTTTCTCCGTTTCTGTGAGGAAATGGCTTTGGCAAACATTGCCAAAAATCCCAACGACTATGCAGCGTTCCTTCAAGCGCCCTATAGTCAGGCATAATTGGTAACTGGCTTTGGTGAGGGTTTGCACCAACAAAAGGTGTTGACCCTCACAGCCGGAGAAGCAATACAACGATCGGTAGGAGAAGTTTGCGTGCCCATTGAAAGAGAGTTTAAGTTCATTCTCCACTCTCCCGAAAAGGTCTTGGAAAAGGTACTCAGGGATGCCAGTTGCACTGGCAATGCTGATATCAATCAGGGCTATCTAAGTAAGGGAGGTCGTGTTCGGAGCCGGAAGTGGTGGATGAAGGGTGGGCAGATCTTCTATGATTCGCCTGCGCTTGCGAAAATTGAATACATCTTCACCTACAAGCATGATCTTTCAAGCCAGCCCGGTGTGCTGGAGATTGAAACCGAGCTCAGCGAAGATGATTTCAAGCTGGCTTGGGCGGATGCCGATCACAAGATCGTCAAGGCGCGATACCTTCTGACTGGCGAGGGAAAGCAAGTCTGGGAACTGGACTTTTTCCGAGACAGTCAGGGAAACTACCTTGCACTAGCGGAACTTGAGGTGCCGGCCGATTCCGGTCCTCCCGATCGACTTCATCCGCTGGTCGAAGAGTTTTTGCTCTACACTGTACCAGAAGGTGATAGTCGGTTTGCCAATCGCAGACTTTGTACCCGTGAGAAGGTAGAAGTATTGCTCCAGGAGATCGCCCAACAAAATGGCTAAACCACGTTTGAATCTACGTCGCTATCACAACAAGATCTATTTTCCAGAATCAACAGCCATGATGTGCTTGGAGTTTTTCGGACAGATCAAGGACGTGGACGTCACATACCATGCAGCAGAACAGCTCATGGAAGACCGTAGGGGTATCATCCCGCTGCCAAGCAGGGAAGAACTACTCCATAACAGCAACACCCTTGTGGAGTTCTACGAGGTCTTGGATGACTACAATGCCCCACAGGGTACCATCCAAAAGATGCTGATTCGTGTCCACAATCTCTCGGAGACCTATGATTACTCCTACGTTCTAGCCCGTGAGGGTTACATCGTGAGCGCATGGGCCAATGACAAAACGGACGATCATCGTCTGGACAGTCGTGCATCGCGGGACTATTATCGTCCTCGTGAAATGGCAGACGCCTAATGAGTGATCAGCCGGTAAGAGACGCGCAGGCAAAGGTCATGATGGACCTGAAAGCCTTGATGCTTCTCAACGAGGAAGCCATCAGGAGCGCACCGTTGGTCGAAGAGGCCAACTTTGACAACCTGATGTTCTTGATCAACAAGGGACTGGAGCGAAACAACCGCGTTCCCGTGGACAAGACGGGACGGTGGATTGGCTTCGTACAATGCGCGCTGATCATTCGCCGCATTCTAGATACCAAAACGGAACGTGAGCAGACTCGCGCATTGTTCCACGCGGCATACCTGGCCACCGGTCAAGAAATCCCCGAGACCATCAACATCGACGACTGAGTTTATTGCACTCTGGTAAGTTACTCTGTTAAAACGGAGTAACTAACCGGAGGTCGCAAATGAGCAAGATGCTCCAACTAACCAGTAATAGCTGGTTGATTCGTTCAGCGTCAGGTACGTCGGGCGTTCTATTCAATACTGATGAGGGCTACCTCTTCATGAGCCCCACAAGCCGTATCGAGTTTGATGACTTGGATGCGGTAAAGAAAAAGTTCGGAAAGCTGGACATTGAGCACCGGCAGGACGAAGATGAAGTCAGCCAGATCCATGGCTATCCAGTAAAGCACGAGCACATCGTGATCACCAGCGAGAGCCCTCCCCTGTACACAACGGGCGGTAAGGTACAATTCTCAGCTGGCTACTGGGGGCTGAAGTTTCCCAATGGCTGGAAGGTTGCCTTTTGCCCCAAGCAAAAGACCACCACAGAGTACGAAAGCGTGGGTCCATTCCGTAACAAGATGGAACTTCAAAATCACATCAGTGCTCTTGTGACCGCTGAGAACCTGAGGGCGAGTACCGGCCAGTGAGCAATGAAACAGTCAAGCGGTTTATTGAAAAGGTGCGTCACACCGCTCGCACCCAGAGCAAACAGGTGGCGCTCCCAATGGATGATGCCCAGGATCTTGCCAACAACATGGCTTTGCTTCTCTTGCGGGAAAACGAACTCCTGCAGGAGATCAGCGAACTGAAGAGCGCCGGGGCGATCACTGAGGTGATCATCGGCGGAGGTGGCTTCAAGTGAAGATAGACTTTTGCTCCGACCTACACGTTGATGCGTGGCACCACACCACAAAGCTCTACGATCCCACGCGAAAGAGGTGGCTGGGTGAGCCCTTTCAAAGCACCTTTGTGGACATTGACTGGGAACAGTACAAGAACCCAGACAGTCAGGTTTTGATCATCGCCGGAGATATCTCCAACGATATGATGAGCAGCACCAATGTCGTTGAGTGCGCGAGCCTGGTCTATGATTATGTGGTCGTCGTTGATGGAAACCACGATCATTACAACAATGACGTGCCAGTTGAAGAAGCCATGGAGTTGTTCAAGCAGAACATCAGCCGCTTCACCAACGTCTACTATCTTGATGGTCAGCATAGCTTGACCCTTGATGGTGTTCGCTTCCTAGGTGTCACTGGTTGGTATGACTGGAAGGCTTACGAGACACAGGGCATCAGTGACTTCACGGCCAAGCGGACTTGGAGCCAGTACAGCAATGACAGCCGTTATCCAACGTTTGTCTGCGATGGCCCCAACAGCCTCGCGATGCAGCAGGCAGTCAACTTGGCAGATCAGGTTCGCCTAGCAAACGAAGATGACACCGTTGATAAAGTGGTGATCACCACGCATATGAGTCCCCGTGCGGATCTCATGGAGTGGAAGGCCAACGATCCCGTGTGGAATGCCCTAACTCCCAGCTATGTAAACACCGCGATGGATATGGTCCTCCGCGAGAATACCAATGGGAAGATTGGTCACTGGATCTATGGCCACACTCACGCACGTCAGATGGTGCAAAAGGATGGCATCCTTTACATGAACAATGCCCGTGGTTATCCGCGTGAGAATCCACCCTTTACATTGACGCAATTCGAGGTTGGCGTTAAGTAAAAGTGATGCGACAGGGATTCAATCCTCCCAACATGCCCTGACCCTGGCAATCAAGCTGGGGCCTAGGCATGTGGAGGTTAACATGCGAAACAGATCATGGCGTCGTGCTCAGAGGGAGCGCGTCATTGCCAAAGCCCGCCGACGGTTGAAAAGCCAGGGCTGGTTTACCGATCCATTTACCCGTTGGTTGGAAGCCGATGGTGAAGTGGCAATCCGCAAGAACGCGGTCACTCCTCATCCTTGCTCAGGTGCCTGTTGCGGCAATCCTCGCAAGTGGTTTGGAGAGGAAACACATCAGGAAGTGTTGTCCCGCATGAAACTGCAGGACGACTATTAAGTCAGCAGGGGTTGGCCACGAAGCCACCCGCTGGACCACCCTCATTGCAGAGTTTGCCCTTCTTCTCCAAGTAGTTTCCATAACCTGGATCACCACTTGGTTTAGAAGAGCATGCCTGTACCAGATAGAGTGGTATCAGTAACGCGGCTATGATCAGCCACAGAATGCCACTGGTGCCCTTCATTGATCGGTCCTCTTGTAGAGCTTTCTGAAGGCGTACTCTGCTTTCAATGCACCCTCGACGCTTGGGGTAACAAGCCAGCTGACATCCTCATTCAAGCTGGCAAGTTCCCGAGCAAAGCTGCTCGAAACGTGCAGATACTTTTCCTTGCAGATAAAGTGCGTGAAGATCACGCTGGAGTCCAGATGACCTGCGACGCCCGCAAGTGCGAACTCATCATTGAAGTCGCCGGCTTGTCGCAGCCCGCGGACAATATGAGTGGCGCCGATCTGATGCGCGTATTTGACGATACTGATGCCCTCATAGGAGCCACAGAGCAATCGACCCTGACTTAGCGCCTGAGCCAATATGGGGTTCTCCCACTCCTTGACTGCCTGGCTGATAAGTGAGATCCTCTCATCCACTGAGAAGAAGCCCTTTTTGGCAACGTTCTGGCCAATCCCCAGATGCACGACATCAAAGGTCTGCACCGCCTTACTGATAATGTCGAGATGACCGCGTGTCAGTGGATCAAAGGATCCGGCGTAGAGGGCTGTTGTATCCATGCCTCTTCCTAACAAGACGCTCCAAACTGTCAAGTTGCATAAATATGTGTGCGTTTAATGGAGGTTGGAAATGTCGCGACCAAAACCAAAGATCCTGCTCGACTACACTGACCCAAAGACCTACAAGGCTGAGCAGATCCTTGAGGCCGAAGCAATCTATGCCGTCTTCTATGAGGGCAAGCCGATCAACCTGCGTAGCATCAATAGCCTGCTGAACTATCCTGGACCCAAGTACAAAAAGGTAAGCTTCAGCAATCCCGGTCATGCGTTCAACTTGGCTGAAAAGCTCAACAAGTTGTTCAAAAGCGATCGGTTCAAGGTTTATGAGCTAACGGGCGGCAAGCCAATCAGCGAGTGAGCGTTCATCATCAAATAGTGAGTGCTATTCGAAAGCACCATGCGCTCACGCCCAAGGCAGCAGCCACACTGATCGACCAAATGAATGATGAGGAAGTCATCCGGATGATGTTCAGCAACATCCGATACGGTGATGGCGACCTCCGCGGGTTGCAGCTTACACAGGGCGGACTGGCTATCATGCAGAGCTTTTTCAAAAGCTACCGCGTGGAGTTCCCCGATCAAGCGACATTCAGCAGTCGCCATATATTGTATCTAGACCGTATGTGTCAGATGCCCTGGTGGGCCGTGTCCACCCTTCCCGTCACCATAACGTTCTTTGAACCCGGGCTTGCCATGAAGGCAAAGCTAGTTGGTGACCTCGACATACTCCTTACCGCTTTCTCAGGCTGATAAAAATCTCACCAGTGGCACTTTCTTATATTGCACTCATGCGAGTGTGGCAATAGTTCAACCAGTGCGCGGGGGCCACTTGCTTGTGGTCGCGGTGTAGCAAAACAGAAAAGTTGTTGGCAGCACAATTTACTGGTTGACGGCCACTTAGCTGGTGTTAAGTTGGTCTAGGTTAGAACACTGTTAGGCCATTAAAAAGGAAATCGAATGTCCAAGAAGGGTGCAAGCCGTATCGACACTCTGACGGTGAAGCCGTCGGAAGCTGCCATTGCAATCAAGCACATGGTCGGCGTCAACATGGAGAATGCGCGCATCGGTAAGAAGCGCCGCGGTCTCTTCCTCTGGGGTCCTCCGGGTCTCGGCAAGTCCTCGGTCGCCGAGCAGGTCGCCGACGAGCTGAATCTCAAGCTCATCGACGTTCGTCTCACCCAGATGGAGCCGACCGATCTTCGTGGTATCCCGGTCCCGTTCCAGAGCAAGGACGGCGACGGTCGTGCTTATGTGCAGTGGGCAACGCCCGACATGCTGCCCAAGCGCGTTGCAGGCAAGCGCATTTGCGAGCTGGTCGACGAGCTTTCGGGTCGCAAGTACGATGGCGCGATCATCCTGCTCGACGAGCTTCCCAACGCTGCCCCGTCGGTTCAGGCAGGTTCGTACCAGCTGGTTCTCGATGGCGCGCTCGGCGAGTACATCGTTCCGGACAACGTCGTGGTCATGGCCGCGGGTAACCGGGAAACGGACAAGGGCGCAACGTTCAAGATGCCGACCCCGCTGCTGAATCGCTTCACTCACGTGGAAGTGCGTTCGGACTTCGAGGATTTCCAGACGTTCGCACTGAACGCAGGCTTCGACAAGGACGTGGTCGGCTACCTGACGGCATTCAAGCACGAGCTGTTCCAGTTCGAGGCGACGAGCGCATCGCGCGGCTTCCCCACCCCGCGTTCGTGGGAGTCCGTTTCGGATATCCTGCGCGGCTCGAAGTCGGATGGTTCGCCCATCAACCTGCCGGAAATGGTCCTGATGAGCCTGATCGCTGGTGCGGTCGGTGACGGCATCGCGGTCAAGTTCCTCGAGTATCGGAAGAACGCAGGCTCGCTGCCCGCAGCTTCGGACGTACTCGATGGCAAGGTCACGGACCTGAAGAAGGGTGCGGACATCTCCCTCATGTACGCGCTGACCACGGCGCTCTGCTATGAGCTGAAGGACCGCTTCGACGCACAGGCCAAGTCGAAGAAGGCCGAGGACAAGAAGGCGTTCTCGAAGAACGTCGACAACTTCCTGGGCTTCATGATGCGGCAGTTCCAGAGCGAGATGGTGATCATGGGTGCGCGAACCGCACTGGCGATCTTCCGGATCACGTTCGACCCGAACGGCATGAAGAACTGGGACGAGTTCTCGGACAAGTACCAGGACCTCATCCTCCAGGCGTAAGTCTCCGTTGGCCTAACGGGGAGGGGCAGTGTGGCAACATGCTGCCCCTTTTTAGGCTAAATAAGCTACCTGAGGTCTCCTAATAAGTTGACTGCAGGGTGCTTCCTGCTATACTGCGGGAACAACGACAAAAGGAAGGATCTCATGGCAGCGAATATGTCCGATCCAGTAGTCCAGGCAATCGTGGCAGCACGAGTCTCACTACTGTTCAATCAGCCATTCTTCGGCAACCTCGCAACCCGCATGGAGCTCATCGACGCGACCAAGTGGTGCAAGACGGCCGCAACGGATGGCCGGAAGCTCTACTACAATCGTGAGTTCATCAAGGCCCTGACCCCCGAGGAACTCCTGTTCCTTATCGGCCATGAGGTTCTCCACTGCGTCTACGATCACCTTGGTCGTAAGGGTTCGCGCGAGCACAAGCTCTGGAACATGGCGAACGACTACATCGTCAACTATACGCTGGTCAAGGAAAAGCTGGGCGCGATGCCCAAGGGCGGCCTCTACGACGACAAGTACACCGACGAGATGACCTCGGAGGAAGTGTACCGTCTTCTGGAGCAGAACCAGGCCAAGTTCCAGATGACCCTGGACGAGCATCTCGAAATGGATGGCTCGGACGGCGACGATGACGGCGATGGCAACGGCGGCGGTCAGACGATCACCGTAACGGTCCAGGGCGACGGCAATGGTCCGCCCAAGCTGACCGAAGAGGACAAGGCCAAGATCCGTAACGAGATCAAGGCTGCGGTCATCAACGCTGCACAGGCAGTGGGTGCTGGCAAGGTCCCCGCGGGCGTCAAGCGTCTTATCGATGCTTTCACCAATCCGATCATGGACTGGCGGACGCTTCTCGAGATGCACATCCAGAGCTCGATCAAGGACGACTACACGTTCAATCGTCCGTCGAAGCGGTCGTGGGGCATGGGTGGCGGTGCATCCGTCATTCTCCCGGGCCAGAACTTCAAGGACACCGTTGACGTTGCAGTCTGCATCGACACTTCGGGTTCGATGACCGACGAGATGCTCCGCGATTTCCTCTCGGAAACCAAGGGCATCATGGAGACGTTCGACGACTTCAAGCTCACGCTTTGGACGTTCGACACGCAGGTCTATAACCCCGCGGTGTTCACGACCAACAACATCGACGAGATCATGGACTACGACCCCAAGGGCGGTGGTGGCACCATGTTCGAGTGCAACTGGGAGTTCATGCGCGATCCAGCTGGTGCTGGCTTTGCGGACGTGGACGGCCTGGGCGATGCCATCGAGCCGAAGAAGTTCGTTATGTTCACGGACGGTTATCCGTGCGGCCACTGGTGCCCGCCGGGTGACGAAGAGTATTGCGACACGCTGTTCGTTGTTCACGGCAACACCAGCATCGTTGCTCCGTTCGGCATGACGGCCTACTATCAGAAGGAAGAGGTCCGCCAGGCGGCCTAACCTTCGGTGGGGAGGGGCTAGTACCCTCCCCATTTTAGATCGAAAAGGGGAAGAAATGAAGACGCTTGCTCTGCTGCTGACTATGTTGGTAGCAACTCCAGCCGCTGCTCGTGATTTTGGAACCTACGATGGTTTCACGGTGGTTGCATCGGAAGCCGATAGCGAGACCGCCGAAGGTGGTTTCTGCGGAATGCTCAAGGATGGCTACGAGGGAGCAGGCAGCTCGCGTCTCCTGGTGTACCGCTTTTTGGAGCATCCCAACTCCGTGGCGGTCAGTGTGGACAATTACAATTGGACCACCGTCAAGGACAAGGAATACGAAGTCCAGTTCCATCTGGACGACTATTACTATGATCGGACGGCGATCGGTACGGAAGACACAATCCGCAAGGGTCTGATGGGAGTCTTCCCGGCCAGTGACTTCCTGCCCGTGTTTGGAAAGTCCGCTGGATTCAAGATCACAATGGGTGATACCACGGTGGATAATCTGAGCCTCAGGGGTTCGGGTGCGGCCGTGGATGCACTGAACCGCTGCTGGCAGTATCTTCGGGGCGACCAGGCTGTGAAGATCGCCAAGCGCGACAAGTTCAAGCATATCCCCAAGGATCCATTCAAGTAATTCAACAGTTCTGCTGCCGCAGATCGTACCTGGCCCTCGGAGGAAACTCCGGGGGTCTTTTTTGTCTGAAATAATGACACTGGTATCACACCTGTTTTATGCTCACCCTATGAGCAATCCAACCAGCATCCAATTCACCGACTTTGAAATCGCCACTGATGTGCTGTTCCGACGCGCAAAAACGGGCCCTATGAACCCCCGATGGGTCCGCGTACAGTTTCCCATACCCGACAATTGGGATGCTCACGTGGCCGTTGAGAAGTGGCTCAATGAGAACACGCCCGGCCGGTGGACCACGTACCACTACCATAATCCCAAGGGCAAGAAGCAGGACTTTATGATGGTTGTCCGCTTCGAGGATAAAAATGATGCACTCATGTTCAAGCTACGTGGTGGCCATCAGGCGTACGAAACTCACTAAAAGATATTGAAGTGTGCGTTCATACTCTCGTATAGAAGTTGAGTAACGCAAGGAGTTTATGGATTATGGCACTGGTTCCAATGGTCGTAGAGCAGACCGCTCGTGGTGAGCGCAGCTACGACATCTACTCCCGCTTGCTCAAGGAGCGCGTGGTGTTCCTCAACGCGGAAGTGGAGGACCATATGGCGCAGCTGGTTTGCGCGCAGCTTCTCTTCCTGGAAGCCGACGATCCCGACAAGGACATCTGGCTCTACATCAACTCGCCCGGTGGTGCAGTAACGGCTGGTCTGGCAATCTACGACACGATGCGCTTTATCAAGCCCGACGTCTGCACCCTCGTGATGGGCCAGGCAGCATCCATGGGCAGTTTCCTCGCGCAGGCAGGGGCCAAGGGAAAGCGTTACGTTCTGCCCGAGTCGCGGACCATGATCCATCGCGTTTCGTCGGGAACGCCGGGAACGCGCGGCAGCGTTCACGTGCAGGACCTTCAGATGGAGGACGTCAAGCGGTCGTTTGAAGAGAGCCTTCGCATCAACAAGCGCCTGACGGAGCTCTATGTTCGCCACAACACGGCAAAGAAGACCTACGATGAGCTCTTCGAGAACATGAAGTTCGACACGTTTCTGTCCTCGGAAGAGGCAGTCAAGTACGGTCTGGCTGATCGCGTGATTGAGACTCGCGCAGACGTTTGACAAATGGAAGTGGAGCCTATATGGGATGGGCTCCACTTTTTAAGGTATCTTGTTTTGGAAGCTCTGGCCCTCTAAGGTCGCGCTGATTGGGATCACGTATCCCCCAAGATACCTACCACTACCATAGCGTGGCCTAAGCGCGGTAGCCCAGCTACCGTTTCTTACTCGCAGATCGATTTCTGCCTAGAGGCCACCTATGTCATATCAGTTTCCCAAGATCACTCACCTTCAGCAGGTTCTTGACGCAATCAAGGGACGCGAGGAGTTCGTCATTCGCGTCAGCGAAGAGTACGACTACACGATCGTCAACTATGCTGTGAATTTTGAGGACACCTTTCCTCCGGTAACGGACGAGAGGACTGCTATCCTGCGTGAGTGCAGGGGCATCACGTTCCGCACCAGCACTGGCGAGATCATCTCACGAAAGTACCACAAGTTCTTCAACTTGGGTGAGCGTCCTGAGACACTTCCGGGCAACATCGACTGGTCGATGCCATATCGGGAGTTTGAAAAGCTGGACGGCTCCATGATCACCCCGCTGATGATTAACGGAGGTGTCCGGTGGTGCACCAAAATGGGCTTGACCGACGTGGCAAAGCCCGTTGATGAGCACACCAAGGACATGATCAACTATCATGAGTTCGCCAAGTATTGGATAAGCCAGGGCTGGACTCCAATCTTTGAGTGGTGCTCGAGGACTCAGCGAATCGTCATCGACTATCCCGAGGACGCATTGGTACTGACTGCCATCCGAAACAACATCTCGGGTGAATACAAAACCTACGAGGAGTTGAAAGATGAAGCAGACGCTTATGGTATTCCTCTGGTCAAAGCCGGTCCAGAAATTGATGGCTTTCATCAGGATGCTGTCGATCTAATCCGTGCCATTGAGGGCAAGGAAGGCGAAGTGTGGCGTGGTCGCGATGGCCACATGCGAAAGCTCAAGGGCGAGCACTATTGCTTGCTTCACAAGACGCTGGAGCACTTGAACTACGAAAAGGATGTCATTCGTCTGATCGTTGATGAAAAGCTGGACGACGCCAAGCCATTCCTTCCCGAGGATCTGGTCTCCAAGGTTGAGAACTTTGCCAAGGCAATCTTCCACGGTCTCCGTGTCTACGCCAGTGATCTCTTTTGGGAGGTTCAAGCGGACTTCGACAACACCAACGGAAGCAAGAAGAAGTTTGCCGAGAAGGTAAAGGATCTCAAGGACCAGCGTTTCCGCTTTTGGGCATGGGATCATTTGGAAGAGGGCGAGGATGCTGTTCTTGCTCACATGATCCAGCAGGTTGGAAACAATCTGTCCAGCCAGACCAAAGTCAACGATTTCCGCTGGGTATGGGGCGGTGCCTCGTGGGCAGATTTCCGGAAGACCTCGGAGGAGTGACAAATACTGTGGGCCGTGCTATTCAAAGGCACGGCCCATAAATATGGTGTGAGCACGATGCGTACCACCAACCAAAAGTCAAAACTGTCTCAGGGCTTTCCAATTGTCCTCGAGGTATCACATCTCAAGCAGACGAATGTGGACATGCTCTACAGCTTGATTGAGATCTGGCTCCGACAAAACTGCAAGAGCCCCTGGACCCTTGAGGAAATCAATGAAATCAAGGGCGAAGACCGCAAGACCCACGTCTACATCCGCCTGGTCTTCCAAGACCCGCGTGAGGCCGTCTTCTACAAGCTGAGTCCCAGCTACCTCCACAACCGTCAGCAGGTTCCATTCTTTCTCTGCAACTTCAACGTTCAGCATGGTAGATTAGCTTCGGAAGCTAGTAGTTCTGCTAGTCAATAAAAACGTTGACGCTGGATAAGAAAGTGTTAAAACAAAATTGCGTTGCTAGAACGCAAGATCGGAAAGGGGCTCTGGCAGCCCCAATTGGTGCATTCCTCGCGGTAGAGTCCGCGGGAGGGTACATCGCTCTGGCAGCGAACTCCCCTTTCCGGTACTGGAAGCCCTATTGGGAGATCGAACGTGTCAAAGTATCGTGTAACGATGGATTTGGATTTTGGTGAACTAGCGCCAGACGCGATCCAGAATAACGCTGGTGACACTGCACGGGTAGAAGAGGCCTTCAAAAGCATGATCATCGGTCAGGCTCGGTCCAAGTCCATCAGCGAACTCCATACAATCCGCAAGGATGAAGACATGGACATGGACGTCAAAGCCATCAGAATGGCTGAGAAGCTCATTAAGATAAAGGCCACGTTGATGGCTGAAGCAAACCTCACTGTGGAGCAGCTCAAAGGCGATACCTGTATTGGTACTGAGCTGCCCTTTGAGAGAAAATACTGCGACGCGGCATAATCCACATTGACAACTGGGCATTCCTCTTCCATAAGAGGGCATGACCCAAGCAACATGGATTCTTCACGGTAACATCCTGGAAAGGCTTGTTTACCATGGGCGCTCGCTGCCCGAGGCCATTACGGCCGCAGGTCATCGGTTCTCGATCATCGAATGGGAAACAGGACAGACTCCTCCCACTTCCGATGTTGACGCAAACCAGCCTGTCGTGCTGTTTGGATCCCATCCATTTGTTCGCGCAATCAATCCCTCAGGAAAGTATCAGCCTGGACAGCTTGGTGTAAACGAGCGAACCACCGCTTCTGCATACATGAGCAATCTGCCCCTGGAATGGTTTATGAACCGTGACGGGTTCTTTTTGCCATGGGCGGTGTTCAAGTTGCGCGCCAAAGAACTCTTCTATACCTGGGACACCGACCGGCTGTTTATCCGCCCCAACACGGGCTTTAAGAGCTTTGCTGGTCAGGTAGTCAAGTTTGGCACCATTGATGAGGACATCAATGGGCTCAACCAGCTCACGGGTATCATGGACGAGAACATGATCCTCGTCGCCCCTCCGCAGAAGATCCTGGGTGAATTCCGCTTCGTAGTCGCAGACGGCAAGGTCGTCACTGGTAGTGAATATCGGTGGGATGGTCGCTTGGATATTCGACGCGACTGGACGCCCGAGTGTGAGGATCTTGCCCGTCAGGTGGCCGAGCATCCCTGGCAAGTGGATATCGCTTATACCTGCGATGTCGCGCTCCTAGAGGAAGGTCCCCGTCTGGTAGAGCTCAACGGCTTCTCATGCGCGGGAATGTACGCCTGTGATATCGACAAGGTTGTCCGCGCGGTCAGCGATGCTGCGATCAAGGAGTTCTATGGCGATGATATTTCGTAGGCAGGCCCATTCCAGTCGAAGCAAGTTGCATCTAAAGGTGTTCAGCCTTCACCGTACACTTCTTCCCTGGTATTCCACCGATATTCACTTCTGTAATATCAGGGAGTTTCTGTGTCCAAAGATTCGCAACACTGATTGGACTATTACCACCAGTCAAGGTCAGGATCTGGAACGCTGGTTCAGGGAAAACGGAAAGGGCAATGCCTGCTTTACTGTTTTCAAAGGCGAGTTCGATCTTTCCAGGATGGATTTCAACAACCGAACGACAGTCAGCTTTACCGACCGGAACACGGCTCTGATGTTCAAACTTGCACTGGGTGGACGATGAGCTGGATTGAGGAAACCGAACTCAAGTACGTCAACAAGGGTCCTCAAGTGGGTATTCGGACCTACACCTACGAGTTCAGGGAAAAGTGGTGGCATCGTTTTATGCCCTTTAGGTCACTTCAGACTCGACAGTTTGAAACCAATGAAATCAACATCAATGGTGACTCCAATGGTCACCGCATGGTGCTGGCTAATCCCGATTTTGAGATCAACGGCCACAACGTTGTGGAATGGTGCCGAGCCACAATCAGTCAGGGGCGAGTGCATCTCTGCTTTACGGTGACCTATGAAGTCATGTCGTTCAAAGATCCACTGATGTTGATGGAGGCCCGCTTCAGTGATCGCCGACTGGCCACTCTGTTCAAGCTGACTTTTGGTTGACAGGCATCCAGACTGGCGTAGGGTGGACTTATGATAAAGATTCACAACAGCCAATCTAGGCAGCTGGAAGAGTTCGTTCCGCAAATGCCAGAGGACATCAAAATGTATGTCTGCGGCCCAACGGTCTATGGTCCGGCGCATATTGGTAATGCCCGTCCCGCGATCGTGTTCGACCAGATGTTTCGGCTGTTGCGCCACGTATATGGCGAGGATGCGGTCGTGTATGCCCGCAATATCACGGACATTGATGACAAGATCATCGCAGCGGCCAATGCCCAGAACGTTCCCATCACCAGGATCACGGACACGGCGACCGCTGCATACCGGGCCGATCTGCAGGATCTAAACTGCCTCGAACCCAGCTATGAACCGCAGGCAACCGCCTACGTGACCAGCATGATCAGCTATATCCAGCTGCTGATAGACAAGGGTCATGCCTACGGGGTCGATGGTGAGATCTTCTTCCACGTTCCCAGCAATCCCCATCCCGGACTGGCCAACCACACCTCGCTGGAAAGCGGATCGCGTGTGGAAGTGGATCCACGCAAAAAGGATCCCAGGGACTTCGTGCTTTGGAAGCCGGCTAAGGTTGGTGAGCCCAGCTGGTATTCTCCCTTTGGCATTGGTCGTCCCGGTTGGCACATTGAGTGCTCGACGATGATCCGGAGCCTTTTCGGCGATACCCTGGACATTCACGGCGGTGGTGCAGATCTCCGCTTTCCCCATCATGAAGCAGAGTGCGCGCAGAGCCAGTGCATCAGCGATGGTGCGCCACTTGCCAACTACTGGATGCACAATGGTCTCCTGACCGTTGATGACGAAAAGATGAGCAAGAGCCGCGGAAACGTGATCATGCTCAGCGAGTTGTTCGAGAGGGTGCCCGCCGAGAGCGTCCGGTACTATTTTCTGCAGAGCCATTACCGCAGCCCAATGAACTTTACCTATGAGGGCTTGGAAGCTTCGCACCGCGCGCTGAGCGGCCTGTATGATGCCCTCTACCGCTGCGACGATGTCAACTATGCGGAAGACGTCCGGGTTCATGCGGACTATCTGGGCGGATTGCTCAATGATCTCAACACTCCACAGGCGCTGAGCACAATGCACCAGCTTGCCAACGACATGGAGCGCGCGGACAACAAGGGCTTCTTCAAGGGTCAGCTTTTGGCTCTTGGTCGTCTCCTCGGTTTGTTTGAAAGCACACCGCACCAATGGCGCACCTTTGGTGTTGACAAAGATGCAGTCGATGCTCTAGTGCAGGCACGTCAAGAGGCGCGTAGAAACAAAGACTACGCAGGTGCTGATGCGATTCGTCAGCAGTTACTGAGTATGGGAATCACGCTGGCCGATGGCGTTCACGGCACTGAATGGAGGAGGGCATAATGGCCTGGGAATTACTAGCTTTCGGGGGTGTCATGTTCTGGACCATCCTCGGCGTGATCGGTCTGATCATCACCACGCAGGTTCACAATGAACGGGTAGGCTGGGCGGCCTTTACCTTCATCGCGGTCATCGCCGCCCTGATCCTCTTCACCAACGTTCCCAAGCTTCTGGCAAATGCCACGCTTCTGGACTACGTGGAAGGTATCCTGCTCTACTTCGCACTTGCGGGTATCTGGGCGATCATCAAGTGGCGCGGATTCTTCCTGCCCAGCCTGTTCCGGCGCTACAATGACTTGCGCGAGGACTTTCTGTTCAAGAAAAAGCTCAACGAGATGCCGGCCGATCCTGCAGTGATCAAGGAGTTCAATGCACTCTACGGCGTGCAGAGCCTGGATATCACCAGCAACCGCATGGTGCGAAACAACAAGGGTCGCATCACCACGTGGATGATCTTCTGGCCGTTCTCGCTTCTCGAGACGTTCGTTGGAGACTTCCTGGCCAATATGTTCGACCGGATCTACCGGAGCATACATGGTCTCCTGCAGCGCATGAGCGACAGCATGGCGAGCAAGTACAGCGAACTGAACTAAACGGTTGACGACCTCCTGTCCTGTGTTACGACCAGGACAGGAGGTGCAATCATGCGGAAGCAGATCGATAACGTAATCACAATCGTCAACAGCACGGATGAGACCAAGCTGACGCCCATGCAGCGGGCAACCAGCAGGATCATCACACTGCTGTTCATCTATGCCATCATCGTGTTGGGCTCCGCAGAGGTGTTCTCGCTGATCGAAGGCACGCCGTACTGGCAGAGCTTTTACTGGGCCAACATGACCAGCACCAGCGTGGGCTACGGCGACATCTCGCCCAAGGTCGTGCTGGGTCAGATCATGGCCATCCTGCTGGCAAACTTCTCGCTTCTCTTTCTGAGCCCGCTGATCACCGGTCGCGTGGCGGCTCAGATGATCGTGGACAGCGACAAGTTCACCCATCTGGAACAGGAAGAGATGAAGGCTCAGCAGCAAAGAATGTACGAAATGCTCGTGGATATCACGGCACGTCTTGACGCCCTGGATTCCAAAGCGTAATAGGACGTAATGCTTCCATAGCTCAGTTGGTAGAGCAGGGGCCTCTAAAGCCTTGGGTCGGGAGTTCGAGCCTCCCTGGAAGCGCAAAAGGATTTGATCGTGGCAACACTTGGCGAAGACTTAAAGGCTATCGAGGATCAAAAGACAAACGAGCGGATTGCTCGTCGGTCCGACATGCTCCGAAAGTTCGTCAAGGAAGACCTGCTCAAAGCCCTACAACAGGATATAGAAAACGGCGGGGATGGTCGTAAGGCCCTGGAAGCCCCAGCGGATATCCGACACCTCTTTGCTGGTCCTCTGGACTATGATGGGTATTGCCCGCATACCAGCGCAAGGTCGACCTATTACAAGGTCTGGCGTGAACTGGATGCGTGGGCCAAGGGTGAAAACCTGGCGATCGCCACCGGTACGCCCTTTGACAAAAACCAATACGGCGGTACACCCTGGGATATGCGACGCTGGGGAGGGTATCTGTACATCTCGGTACCCAAACCAGAGGAACCCGTAAGGCCCACTCCACCGGCTCTTCGCAAGGTGGAAAACGGTGCAAACATCACGATGAATGAGATGCTAGTTGGCATCTTCGCGTCCGTGATAATCACCTTTCTTCTAACCTATTTTTCGATAAGGCACTGACATGGTAATGAGTCTCCCAGGCGGTATGGACGACACGGGCCCCAAGAAGCCCGGTGATCCCAACCCTTTCGCTGAACTGCTGGACTTGGTTGGCGCACTGGTGAGCCTCTACGAGGCCAAGCCCACCCTGACCCTGGCGAAGAAGATTCCACCGGAGATCAGGTCGCTTCAGACTTTCACGCGGGGTATGGCAAATCGTGCAGCCACTGATGCAGTGGAGGATCTGCGGATTCGCTTCGAGGCTGCCCAGCGGGAGGCCAACAAAAAGACCTATCCCATCGCGGACAAGTTCTACAGCCATTCGGGCAAGGAAGATGGCATGGACGATGCCGCCAAGCTGGGCTTTGAGCGAGGGACGGCTGCCTTCGAGACTTATTGTAGGACGGGGTATGAAACCACGTTCGACGTGCTGGTCTATGAGGACGGCACGGTCAAGGCAACTCACGTCAATGGCGTCGCGCTAGTCGAGCCAGTGGAGATCTAAATGCAGAACGTCTTCGACATCAATGGTCTCCAGTTTTGGAGCGAGGAAGAGATTCGTCTCCGGGAACACTTCCGGGACTTCTTCGCTCGGCGGATCCAGCAGGATCTCCTGGCCTTGAATCCACAGTGGGCCTTCCACTTTATCGAGGCTCCGCTCCTCACTCCTCGTCCGCTGCTGAATGCCAACTACACCAGCAAGGACGTGTGGGACCAGGCAGGTCACGGCGACAGCGAGCAGCCGCTGACGCTTCGTCCGGAGACCACGCCGGGCAGCTACGCCTACGCGCAATATCTTCTCAACAACCACACGGGCAGCAAGCCTCCCTTTGTGGTCTGGCAAGCTGGTAAGAGCTTTCGTCGCGAGATCATCCAGCCAACCAAACACATGCGGTTGAAGGAATTCTACCAGCAGGAGTTCCAGTGCCTGTTCACCGCAGATACGGCCAATGACTACCATGGGGCTATGCTGGAGCCCATCCGTGCGATGATCGCAAGCCAGATACCCCTGCCGACGCGCCTGGTCCCCAGTGATCGTCTGCCCACGTACTCGCTGAAGACCATGGACGTGGAAGTGTGGAACGGCGACAAGTGGATGGAAGTCTGCAGCATCAGCCTCCGGAATGACTTCCCGGAAAAGCTGACCTTTCAGACCAAAAAGGGTCTCGTGGAAAAGGACGCCCTGGTCCTCGAGATTGCCATTGGTCTGGACCGGATCATCTACAACTGGCAGCAGGGTCAGCGCACGGATATCATCCGGACAGCGCCCATTGAGTTGCCGGCAGCGGTGGAAGAGGAAGTTGAGGCGCATCCCTCGTGAAGCAAACCGCCGTCACGCCGGAGAACTATCCAGTTATCGCAGGGGTGGGATCACTCTGCTTTAGCAAAGGGGTTCCGCTGGAAGTTGTCCTGACATTCTTCCAGACCAACAAATACGTGGTTGATTGGTGTGATTACATGGTCACGGCGATCAAGGATGGACACAATCCCCGCACCATACGGGCTCGCATTGATAGTGCGGTCACCGACATATATGGCAAGGACTATGCCAAGGAAGTGCTGGAACGCACTGACAAAGTCTTGGAGATCCTGAGATGAGTATTCTAACTCATCTGATTGAGAGGTCCACTGACTTTGTGGTAACGGCGTGGGAACTCAACAGGGATCAGGACAGCGATGAGCCTGAGCCCAATGTTGTGATCCACCTCAACATCACGATCCCTGAAGTGGAGATCGAGGAAGACCTCTGGTATTCCCTTGATGACAACTTCAAGGACCCTGAGACCGGAACAACCTACTTTTCCTTTGACTTCGATGGCGATGGCCCCAATCACTGGGGCAAGTTCACCATCCACGCCATGGGCAGCGACATTCCTGAGATCCTAGATATACTTCGGGGTGAGATAGATTTTATGATGGGATGGTTGACAACCCTGAGTGGCAAGGATACGGTGACCGGATGAAGTTCATTGTCCACAGCCGCTACAACATGATGGCCGCCATCCCACCTGAAACGCCCTGGGCAGTTATCAGCGTGTGCGAGAAGGGTGACTTTCCCGAGATTCAAGCCAACTCCTTTATGAAAGGGCGACTGAACCTTCGCTTTCATGATGCGGATGGTGCGTTTGCTCATGAGCAGGAAGATACCGAAATCATCCTCTTCGATGAGGCCCATGCCCAGCAGATCCTGGAGTTCTACGAAAACATGGTCGAAAAGGGCGTGGAGATCATGTTCGTCCACTGCCTGATGGGTCAGAGCCGGAGCGCCGCGATTGCCGCTGCTCTGGAAAAGACCTTCAACGGCGATGATGGCAAATACTTCAGCAACGGGCCCTACAAGCCCAACATGCTGGTGTTTCGCACCACGCTGAATGAAGCGCACGAGCGCGGGCACATCTAACTCTAAATTGCAAAACTGAGCGGAGGTAACTAGAATGAAAGTATTCTAGTTAGAGGTCCTCTATGAGTTTTGGTGCCTACATTATCAGCTTTGCGGACAACGATCCAGAGAAGCGCGCAGCACGTTTTGAAGTCCACAACACTCAGCTGAATGAGTGGCTTGAGAATACCGACATCGACATCAACGTTGTGGCGATGAATTACCAGCCCGGAGATCACCACCCTGACCCCCGCGTGATCTACCACGACACGGCTCCCCGGAAGTGTTCCGCGGCACGGCATGAAGCTTTCCGCTTGTTCTACGCCAGCGATTATGACTGGGGTGTGATCATGGACAACGATGCAATGTTGTACCACTCTCCCCAACATAACAGCGCCTACAAGATCATTGAAGAGATGCAGGACCACCTGCAGGACTACAAGGAACTGGGAATATTCTTTCCCATCAATCCTGCGAAAAGTCCCTTCACGGATCTTCTAGCTGATCATGCTCACCAGACACGCCACGTCTTCCGTAGAAATATGGACCTCAAGGGAAGCCTGATGTTCGTGAAGAACTTTGTCAAGCAAGGCTTGCCCGCTCCCTATCCCGATCCGGAGTTTGATTGGTGTGAGGATGGAAAGCTGGCACTGGACACGGTTGCACTGGGTCACACCGTGATGGTTTGCGAGAACTTGGTCTTAAAGGAAATGGGACTGAGTTCCAGTAGCTTTGCAACCGCGGAAGTTGACCGAAAGCCATTCATGCAGGAAGCCAATCGTCGCATTGTGGAAAAGTTCAACGATCCACTGCTGACTATGAAGTCCGGTGAGAGCCATCTCCTTGATAGCAAGAAGTGGGTACGGAGGGAGTGGGCTGGTCGGCCTGAGAGCTTGAGCCGTCTAAAGCGTCCCGAGCCAAATGACATGTTTGAATGGTAAATTGACCTGAGGGTCCGCTGGGTGTAAATACGTGGTATGAAGAAGATTCTAACACACCACTAGGCACCCCGCGGCCCTCCACTCACAGCTAGAACTGTCTTTGTTTTAGTTTCAAATGTGAGTGTATGGTATGAGTGATGTTACATGGGTGGACTATTTTGCCACCGACGGCGTAATCGCCCCACAAACCCCCGAACAGGCGCAGGCTGAAGAAGCCGAGCGAAATGAACTCTTCGAAGAAGATGACTTCGAGGATGCCGACTTTGCGCCTAGCATCAACAGCAAATTTCCAGGATGGTATCTGGTCCGTATGTTTGGCTTCACGTGGAGCAACATGGGCGAGATCAAGACCTGGTGTGAGGAATGCACCTCATTCGGTGGCTGGGAAGCCGTTGGGTGGAGTAGCGGTTGCAGCACCAGCGTGGGTGTTGTATTCGAAAGTCCAAAGGACGCTATGATGTTCAAGTTGAGGTGGCGGTGACATATTGGACTTGGAGTGGTCACAAAGGCGATCAACCAACCCTTCACGTATTTTCCTATGGGTTGTTCAACCTGTGGGAAGATGGTCTGACTGTGGAAAGCCACTGGTTGGAAGCCGACCCTCCCAAGCTACGTCCCGAGGTTCTCAAAGATCTAAGGGACTGGAATGGGGAGTGGAATGCCAATGCTCTGGAGATCCGCTTTCCTCATGGAAACGACCAGGGCGCACTGATGTGGAAGCTCAAGTACACAAGTAAGAGTGGATGCACCAGCCCCGATGTTAAGAAGCCAGATCCCGACGGCGTGTACCGCGTCAAAGGAACAGGTCTAGGCAAAAAGATTTGATTTAGTGGTTGACGTGTTCCTAATATCCACTAAGTTGAAGTTGTCCAATGAGGACACAGAAGAAAGGAAAGTTTAATGCTCACGAACTCGTTCTTGTAGGAAGCAATCGACCGCTACGAAGCGGATAACGACGCCGAGGCCTTCGAAGCTGCCTCTGATAAGCTTCGCATTTACAGCATCATTCGCGGCGACCTGGATATGACTCCGGGTAAGATGGCAAGCCAGGCTTGTCATGCGGCCAAGAACTGTGTGCTCCTCGCGAGTCGACGCGACCCCGCGCTCCTGCGTGTTTACCAGGGCCCGGACTTCATCGGCACCCAGGTCATCCTGAAGGCAAAGAACGAAGGTGCCATCTTGCGCGCCTACGAAGCAGCCCAGGAAGCTGGCCTGATCACCTCGCTTATTGTTGACAAGACCCACGTAATTCCGGGAACGGCATTCGATGGTAACCCCATCGTGACCGCTCTGGGTATTGGTCCTTGCACCAAGGAGCAGGCGCACGCCATCACCAAGCGATTCTCGGTGGTGGGCTGATGAGCAGGGACTTTGAAACCGCACGGGCAGCGGCAACTCTCGCCTACACCACAGAGTACCAAAAGCACGGAGTAAACTTCGTTCCGCCGGTCAGTCCCATGAAGGACCGGGTATGGAGCGAGATGCTTCGAGCAGCGTGGCCCGACCAGGCCAGCGTTGAGGTGAAGAACTTTGGGTCCAACAAGCCCAACTACACCGAGATGCGACGCTGGTGCGATGAAAAGTCCAACTGCTCATATTGGACAAATGGTGGCGGAAGCCGCTGGTATTTTGAGCGCAAGGACATCGCAGCGATGTTCAAACTGACTTTTGGAGGAGTTCAATAACATGACACAGTTTTCTTTTAACGACCGCGAATCGTACCTGGCTTATCGTGCCGACTGGCGCGCCCAGTACAAGGCTCTCACGCTGGAGATCCGTGCCAACAAGCGGGAACAGCGGAGCGAGACTGGTGAGGCAACCAGCAGCCTGCAGAGCAAGCTGCACTATCTCCGACTGACCGCACGTCGGTTGATGGCGGAGCGCACGGCGGCCACCAAGTTCAAGAACGAGCAGATGGTCGCAGCCATCGCTGAAGCAGCGTAAGGGAGTAGAGACGATGAGCGTTCATGGTATGCAGCCCAAGTTCACCGACTATGCTGGCTACAGCGCGTGGCGTTCCGATTGGCGTGAGCTTTATGCTCACGCTAGTGCGGACGTGGTGAAGAGCAAGAACAGCATCAAGCACTGGAACCGGATGGTCGTGAAGATGAAGTGCGGCGAACAGCGGGACAAGATCTGCGAGAACATCAGCAAGCTGACTGTTGAGCATGGTCACAAGCGAGCGGTTGCTCGTAAGCTGAACACCGCGCTGGAAACGGCCAAGATCCGCTGGGCCCAGATCAAGGGCATGAAGGCCAGCATCTTGGAGCAGAAGAAGGAGTTTCCTCTGGAAGTGGAGGGCAAGAACATCGACTTCCACTTCAACAAAAAGAGCATGGAGTTCGACTTCATCCCCATGTGGGTTGTGAAGGCTCGGGGAAAGACCTTCTATGTCAATCACATGGATTGTCAGGCGGGCTTTACGACCCGCGAGACGCCGGAGCACCCCTCAACGAAGGGATCACTCCGGGTCAAGCGTGGTACCCTGGCAATTGATGCCGAGGGTAACGCGGTTATCAGTTAAATGTAAGGAGCGCAGACTTCGTCTAGTTTGTTGAGGAATTCATTGGGTTCCTCAACGGACTGGAAGGAGATAACAGCGTCCACTTCCGCCTTGGCTTCCATCTTGGACAGCAGATCGTCATAGGACTGACCGTCCATTCCAAGATTGATAGCTTCGGCCTTGAATGTTCCTCGGAGAAGATTTCCGAGGACTTCCTTTTGATCGTTCAGCTTATCCGACTGACTGATCAGTTGCCTCTTGACCTTGCCAACCGCATGACGGCTTGCATAGCTGGGAAAGCTACTGGCAATCTCATAACCCACACGACAGTATGCCACACTCTGGACTTTGTCCATGTGGCGAGCCAGCTTGGCGTTGCGACTCAGCGGAGAAGCAACGGTTGCCGCAGTTGTAAATACAAGAAGAGCACCGGCTGCGATGCCGGCAAAGAGAAAAGCACGACGCATGGGTAAGACCTCGACCTAGTTGTGCCAATATGCGGCTAAATTGACATCAAAGTCAATTGCCAAGTAGATTGGTGATATGAAAAAGATTCCACTGCACAGCTTAGTTATCCTGGTTGGACCTGCCGGTGGTGGAAAAACAACGGCAGCCAGCAAGTTTGCGTCCTATGAAATCATTGGCGCTGAAGCCGTGCGCTTTGAATTGATTGGGGATTTCCAGAGAATGGACATCAACGATGTCGTGTTCCGAGAGATCCATCGACGTGCCCACATGAAGCTGGAAATGGGCGAACGTGTGGTCATTGATGCAACCAATCTTCGCAAAAAGGACCGTCTTGGACTGGCTGAGATTGGCGTCCGCCTTGGCGTTCCAATCTATTACATCGTATGTAATCGACCCCTTGAGGAAAAGCTCAAGGAAGCAGATAACAGTTGGCGTCACAGTCCACAAGGTATCATCACCAAGCATGAGCATGTTTTCCGCAACAATGAGCGGGATATTGTACGTGGCGATGGTGTTGCCAATGTGGTTGATACACGAGTCGAAAGCTTCTCCCCCATCAGCAAGATGCCAATCGGTGATATCCAAGTTCCAATTCGTGAGCGTGGCTTCCGTGGTCTAATGGTTATCGGCGATGTACATGGCATGATTGAACCAGTTAAGAATGCAACCGAGTGGGCACTTCAGCGTGGACTGTTTTGCGTTTTCCTCGGAGACATTGTTGACTATGGACCTGCTTCACTGGAGTGCGTGGACTACGTCTACGACATTGTGACGCGTGGCCGGGGAATCACGCTTATGGGAAATCATGAACGTAAGATTGAGCGTTGGTTGGAGCAGTCCCGCTACAATGATGTGAGGGTTCGCCTAAGTGAGGGAAACAAGGTTACCACACGCGCCATTGATGCACTGAATCCCGACCAGCGTCGTCGCTTTGAAGTCCGCTTCCGAGCATTGCTGGGATTCTCCCGTCACCACTGGCTGGTAGGCAACACTCTGTTTACTCATGGTGCTGCTGAGCCCGAGATGTTTGAGATGAACACTGGTCGACTGACCGGGCGGTTTGAGACAATGGCTCTCTTTGGAGAAGTGGACAACACCGCAGCGCCTCGTCCAGATGGATACCCCACGAGGATCTATGAATGGGTCAACCGCATCCCAGCTGGAAAGCGCGTGATGGTTGGTCACGACATTCGAAGCACCGTGATGCCCATGGTAGTGCAGGGAGACGCTGGTGGTGAGGCGTACTTTATGGACACTGGCTCGGGCAAGGGAGGTCGCCTAACAAGCGCCGACGTGTTGTTCCAGGGTGAGGACCTCAACGTAAAAGCCTTTAAGTATCATTGAGTTAGCAAGTTTTTGGCCAGGCCCCGAAAAGAGTGGTTGACGTCCTAGTATGTAACCCACTATAAATAAGTCTGTGTAGGGGTACACACAACGCAGTAGAACGATTGGTGACCCAATGTCTGACACTTTGATCCTCAACGCAGATGGCTTGCCCTTGAGCGTGGTGCCCTTGAGCACCCTCAACTGGCAGGCTGCCATCAAGCTTCAATTCCTCGAGAACGCCGAGGTCCTCGCGCTGTATGAGGACTGGGAAGTTCACAGCCCTTCGACTACGCTGGAAGTGCCTTCGGTGCTGATGTTGCGTGAGTACGTCAAGGTGGCTCGTGGGGTCAAGTTCAGCAAGGCCAACGTTTTGCTTCGCGACGACCACAAGTGCCAATACTGCGGACTCAAGTCGCACGAGCTGAAGGAGCCCCTGACGCTCGACCACGTGGTTCCCAGATTCCACGGCGGTAAGACTCGCTGGGAGAACGTGGTTGCCGCTTGCTCCAAGTGCAACTTGGAAAAGGCTCACTTCATGACCATGAAGCCCAAGTGCGGTACGCCCAAGCGTCCGGACTACTTCCAGCTGGTCGCCAAGTCCATGCAGATGCCCATCGAGGTACCGCATGAGTCTTGGATGGACTTCACTGGTTGGGATCCTTCGTTGGTGACTGTGAAGCCCAGGAAGCGTCGCAAGACCGGCCTCTAAGGCTCTATTTTAGCGGCACTTAACTAAATACGGTTGAGTGCCGCTATTATATTGATGTTCTGGTGTGGGTTCCTGTATTCTCTGAAGATCGGTAAAGAGTACCATCAAGGAGAATAGTATGTCGGAAACCATCCAGGAAGAGGCTCCGCAGATCACGATCGTTGATTTGCAGAACATCCTCCAGGTCATTGATGTCGCAGCGACGCGCGGTGCCTACCGTGGCAATGAACTCACCAGCGTGGGTTCGGTTCGCGATAAGCTGGCCGCATTCCTCGAGGCAGTTGTGCCCAAGGAAGAGACCACCGATGAAGATCAGGCTGAAGCCTGATCTCATTGGAATGGCGAGATAATCGTCCAATAAGGAGAACTCTACAATGAGCAATTTCAAGAAGCACGTTGGACGTATCAGGAACACTGATCGTCGCTGCGTGGTCGTTTACATGCAGATTCCAGGCAATGATGACAGCGCCCTCATCGTTGACACCGATGCACTACCCGATCGTTTCCACGACGCACTGATGGACGTCATTGACTCCACGGAAGGTCAGCAGGAAACACACCTTCACAAGCTGTTGGCTCGTCGCGTAATGCCCGACATGGGCACTGACATGATGAACGCATTCCACTCGCAGGGTCTGCTTCGTCCAATGGACATCGACAATGTTGTGATGTTCCCAGCACCAAACGCTCCTTGCCCACTTCGCACGATCGTTGATTACATCAACGGCAACCCCGAAGAGAAGGCAGAGATGGGTCAGCTGGAGAACCGCATCCTCGAGAATCAGAAGGCCGATGCTTCGCAGAGCCAGATTGATATCGCGCAGAACATGCTTCAGCAGGCGCAGGATCTCGAGAACAGCGCAAATGCCAAGCGTGAGCAGGCATACCGCATTGTGCCACATCTCCGCCCACAGGTGACGGATAGTCAAGAAGTAACCGAGGCATCGGAGTCTGCAGATGGTGAGAGCGATGAGTATCTAGACGAGCATCGCGCTGCCAACGAGGGAATGGTCATTCCAAGTGATCCAGAAGAGGCCAGCGTTGCGGTTGCTGATGCACCCGTCGACGAGTCGGCTCCAGCCCCTGAATACGACTTCGTGGTAAACGATAGTCCAGAGGCTGCCAGCGAACCACTGGTTCCTGGTCCGGTTTACACCCTGAATCCCGGTGACGTTGTGGAAGACCTTCACGACAACTTCAGGACTTCCGATGAGCCACTTCCAACCCAGACGGAACTCAATGGCGTTGACAAGGAAGTTTTCGAGGATGACGATGATGGTGCGGAGTATGACGACAAGGGAAACCGCGTTGACACTTCCGACGAGGCAGTCCAGGCATTCCTGGATCGCGTTGCCCATCGTGCAGACTTGGCCGACAAGGAACTCCAGGAAAGCCTAAAGCCCAAGCAGCCAGTTGGTCGCCCTCGCAATGATGGCAAGCCCGCTGGTACGAAGGTTGAAGCACCTGCTCCCGAGCCAAAGAAGCGCGGTCGTCCGCCCAAGGCAAAGAAGTAATGCTTGAGCGTATCATCGATCTCATCCGTGAGGAGCGTCAGCGTCAGGCTGACCTCCCCGGAAGTGAGTGGGATGCCAAGAATACCCCAGCCGACTGGGTAGCGATTGCTACTCACTATGTGGGTTCTGAGGTTCGCCGCAACGGAAGTGTTCCGTTTGCTGAGGACTTTGAAGACCAGTTGGTAAAGGCTGCGGCAGTGATTGTCGCCGCTTTGGAAAATCTAGAAGTCATGAAGGCTCGCGAAGAACTTCAATAATGCACTTCATGGTTGGTTAATGTAGAATCCTGGTTAGTGTAATGCTAACCAGGATTTTTCTATGAGCAGCAAACAACGTCGTTACCCTACCAAAAACCTTGGTATCTCCAAAGGCTACGCGGTAGCTTCCAGCAACAGTTCCAATTATCAGAGGGAAAGCAATCCCTTTGGTCCAGGTATGGCCGAGAGCGTCTTCAACGTCTATGACGACGATCTGGATGAATGCGTCAGCGACTACAGCGAAAAGAGCTTTGGTGAGGAAGTTGATCAGGAAGACATGTATGATGGTGTCCTCCAGAGCTTTCACTTTCGCTTTCAGGAAGACCTCGATCTGGAAACCAACGCAGAGCGCGAAGAGCGACTAAAGCGAGCCATCCGTCGCTTTGAATCAGCGTACCGGAAGATGAGCCTCTATGCTCTAAAGTGGGCATACCTCGAGGAAGAGGTTGAGGATGATGAGCAGGTTCGCAAAATGTTCAAGGACATGCAGATGATCCGGAAACTTCGTGGCAGCGATGCCGTCTAAGGACAAGATCCAGGGCTACAGCTTTTTAAAGGACAGGGATGCTGCCATTGAAGCCCTGGACAAAAGCCAGACGCGAGTTGCCAACTTGGAGTCGCATGTCAGAACCCTGAAGGAACAAATGGGCGACATGAACCGGCGGCTAAGTAGCTGTGAGCCAAAGGCACAACACTTCGATGAGCTGTTGGCGGCCGTCAAAGGAAACGAACTCGTCCGTGCCGCGTGGGACAAGATGATGATGACCCTGCGGATTACTGGACATGATAAAAGAGAGTAATGGGCATGGACGAGACACCTGAGACAAATCCTCTGATCTACAATTCCACGCAAATCCAAAAGACCGTCAAAGACACCTATGATGATTTGATGAAGAAGTATGCAGAGGATCTTGCCTACAAGGAAACTCCTGGCTACTTTACCGCGCTGGATACGTCCTTTGAAACATATCCCATCTACAATAGCGTGATCAACACCTCAGTTACTCAGCCGCATACCTGGAACACCACGATCTACAGCGATACATTCGCTAGGTATCAGATCTCTCCACAAGTTGGAAAGCAGGATTGCAAGGTCGAAGTCCGCATGGACGACAACTCCGTTGAGCACATCACCCGTGAAGAACTAGTTAAATACATTAGTGAACGAAAGGCTATTCGAGAGAATCCGCTCGTTCGCAAATTGTATGAGAGGCTACAAGTAGCCCTCAAGCTCTCGAGGAGTGATGACAATGGCGAAACAGGAATTTGAGGACGTGCTGGACCGAATCCTAGCTGAGATTGACCCAGAGCACGTTCCGGTTGAATTCGTTGAAGGTGCCTGTGTCACCGACACCGAAGAAGAAACCTATATCATCTCCAGAGAAGAACTGGAAGAGATCATGCTTGATGAAGCCTCGCTTGAAGAGCAGGGAATCAGCGAGCTGGGCTTGATCTTGAATCTTCCTGAAGTGAAGGCTACCATTCGTCATTATAGCGAAATCATTCTAAAGGATATCGCGCTTTAAGCCACTCCCAGTGTATAGTCTGGATTGAGAAACAAAACACTCAATCCAGATTACACAGGAGTGTAGAATGACCCTTCAAACTGACGTTACTGGCGATGCTCGTTACGTTCCCATCTTGGATCACGGCTTCGTAGGCCTGGTTGACCACATGGGCGACGATGCAGCGATTGTCAGCGCAGCGCGAGTGTCCTACGGCGACGGCACCAAGAGTGTTCGTGAGGATCGTGGACTTATCCGCTACTTGGTGCGCCACAAGCATACCAGCCCCCTTGAGATGTGCGAAGTAAAGCTGCATCTCAAACTTCCCATCTTTGTCATGCGCCAGCTGGTTCGTCACCGGACTTCGAGCCTCAATGAGTACTCGGGTCGCTACTCGGTACTGACTGATGAGATGTACATTCCACAGTTGGAAAACATCCAGCCACAGAGCGCGCTGAACAAGCAGGGTCGTGGTGGCGATATGGATCCACAGGATCAGGTCGTGGCGCAAAAGCTTCTAGCCGACGCAACCCGCCACTCTCACGCCGTCTATAAGGCCCTGCTGGGCGAGGGCAGCAATGAAGCACTGGGCTTCACAGAGGACTTCCCTGGCATGACTCGTGAACTGGCACGTATCACGATGCCAGTGGCCGGCTACACGGAGCTCTACTGGAAGCAGAATCTCCACAACTTGTTCCACATGCTTCGCCTTCGTGAAGACTCCCATGCTCAGTGGGAGATCCAGGAGTTTGCACGTGGTATCTACAAGCTGATTCAGCCACTCTTCCCAGCAGCTTGCGAGGCCTATGAGGATTATATCCGGGACAGCAAGACGTTCAGCGGAATGGAAGTGGAACTTCTCCAGGCACTGATCAACCGCAGCAATGAGTTCGATCTTTCCTTCAAGGAAGCATACGATCACATTCAGGCGCAGTTCAGCACTGAAGCAGAGTTCATTGAACACTTCCGCATGAGCAAGCGTGAACTTGGTGAGTTCAAGACCACGTTCAACCTCTGAGCAGGGTGTTCAGTCAAGAAAAAGCCTGGGAGGAAACTCCCAGGCTTTTCTGTTATACCCTTGTGATCGAAAAGCTACCACTGTAGCCGGGCAACACTGAGCTACTCGACATGTTCATGTTCTGTCGAGTGGAAGGTGGGTAATCCTTCATCAGTGGCAAACCTGAGAAATCAGTGGACAACCAGTTGGTACCAGTTGTGTACGGCTTGTTCGCATAACCATTTAGAAGATTTACGTTCTGAATGATCTTGGGGCCAGTAACATCAAGCGTCTTGGTACCAGTTAGACCAGCACCTGAATAGACCTGAAGTCTCCAGCCGGTTGGCACCGCGATGCTCAACGCTGGAGTGCTGGACTTCATCTTTTTGGCAAGTTTGAATGCATCTGCAACCGCGTAGGTTCCAGGAGACCAAATGTACCAAGTTGGATCGCCAGATGTCGAAATCTTATCTGCGGTGATCTCGATGATACCCGCATAATCATCCTGGGGACCATAAGCAATAAAGCCCATGGCCGCATATCCAGGTCCGCCATTGTCAACTACTGGGGGAACGTAGACGGGGTCGTTCCCTGAATCAAAACCCACTGTACCGATAGCAACCCAATTGAAGCCGTCAATACGCTTGTCCTCATCTCGCGCAGCCTGATACTGGGCCGTGAAGCCTCCAGCATCACCACCACCCAACACATCAACCCACATATCAGCGCGGGTGTTGAAGCTTGCAAGATAAGGGCTCACCGAAATGTTCTTCGCCAAGCCCGTAAAGGCAATTGGGAAGTTCTGGTACACCGAGATTTCCGTATAGCTGGTGCCACGATACTGACCCCACTGCATACAAAAGCCACCGGCGAAGATCACGTAACCCTGGGTCCCGTAGCTTGCGCTGGTGATAACCTGCTGAGGATTACCGTCAGCGCCCTTGGGGCCTGCTGGACCACCTGGGCCCTGTGGACCTTGAGGACCTGCTGGACCCTGAGGACCAACCGAACCAGCGCCACCAGCACCTGCTGGGCCTTGAGCACCAGTATCGCCCTTGGGTCCCTGTGGACCTGCTGGGCCCTGGGGTCCCTGAGCACCACTCGTTGGATCTGGACCATTGAAGCTGACTTGGCCAGTCTGGGTGTTGACGTCGATATAACGACCACCGTAGAAAACAGCCCTTGCTCGACCATCGCTGAAATAAAGCTGGTCACCTTCCGCAATGTGGCTTGTGGACAGTGGAACATTCTGCTGTCCATCAAAGCCAATACCACCATTACGCGATCCAAAGACCCGAGCAGTCGTTAGCCTGTCGGCGGAATCAGCGTGACCGGAATTGGTTGCATACTGAACGCTTTCCTTCTGTGGTGGAAGACTTTCAGCGGGAACCTTACCATCAGCACCACGAACAACCAGCGAACCAGGAGTTGGGTTGAGGTCGGGAAAAGCTGCCACACCATTGTAAAGCAGACCAGCACGATTGTTCGCAACGTCGATTACGAACAGCTTGGTCCACTGACCAGACCTGGTGTATTGACGCAGGATTGGAAAGTTGGCATCCGCGGTGTCATACCACAACTGGCCGACCAGCGGATTTGCCGGAGAAGCAGGGCTCGCAAAGTTCTCAGCCACACGGACAAAGTCTTCTGCGATCTCTTCACCATAGTTGACGTACCCATAGCCCAAGAGAGCAAGACCAGCAACGATCTCCTTCTTGTAGTCGCTGACAACAGCGACAATGCTACCGGTACTATTGTTGACTACATAAGCCATAGTACCTTACTCCTTGGTGTTTGGATTAATAGGCCAGACAACCCTTGTGGGGTCCTTGTACTTGGTCGTGATATCCCTCAGAGCCTGACGATAATCTGCCCACTCCGTCTTTTGCTCATCAGTTAGAGCATTGTCGGGAAGCTGGGTCCAATCACACTTTGTCAGGAGAGTATCACGACGTTCTCGGATCTGATCCCAAGTGATTGGAGGAATGACTTGAGTTTCCAGCTTGAGCTTTCGACCCTTGTAGACAATCCTCTTGCCATCACCCACTGCGGCCTGAAGAGCCGCATATTCTTCCTTATCCACTTCGAAGACATCGCCGGGGATGTAAGGATGAACGCCTTCAAGATAAAATGCAGCCAACTCAGGGCTGTAAAAGATTTTGTTCATATCTTATCCTATAATCTGCTTACTTAGTGGATCAGCTCATCTGAATCCTGAGGGTATAGACAACCTCAATCAGACGATTCAGAGACTTCTGGATGGGATTGAAGATAACGTGAGTCAAGAGAACTCCCTCGTTGGTCTTCAAACCCAGCTCATCGAACACAAAAGTATCATCGCTGTTGGTACCGGTATCAAAGGCTTCCTGACCACTGGGTTCATTGTAATCAAGCGTACAGGTTACGACAATATCGGTGTATGGCGTGCCCTGAAGGTGCTTGACTTCGATGAAGTTGGTGTTGCTTCCCGTGATCAGCTTTTTATACGAGGGATCATAGAGATCGGCCTTGGGATCCTGCGTGTTGGTTGGAAAGTAGGTGATAGCACCCGTTCCGCTAACCGCTGATCCACCATTACCAAAGTCCATGGCGTAGATAAAGCCTTCGAGTTTTCCAGCCATCGCATAGCCGATGGCTAGACTCATGTTTTCATAGTGGATGGCGTTCTTCTTGTCCAACAGAACCAGACCAGACTCAGGGTCACGAATTAGAACGTGACCTTGAATCTTGGAAAGAACTGTATCCTTGAAATCTTCGCTCATGGTGTGTCCACTCCTATTATATGCGTATTTATTAGTTCATCTTCCTCTGAAGAGAACCATCAACGACCTCGCCACCTGGAATCTGGATCACAGTTCCATCATTGCTGATTGTGAGACTTGCCATCGTATTGCTGTCAATCTTCGCACCAGTTAGATGCCACTCGCTTCCGCGCTGCTCCATGCCAGTGTAAGTTAGGCGAACGTTACCAATCCAAACCACGCCTGGAACATTGTAGTTGTCAAGAGGGATGATGTTCCAGCTCTTGCCGTTTCCAAGATCCACGAAGTCGGTGGAAACATCAACTTGAATGGTGCCATTCCAGTTGGCCTTTTCACTTCCCTTGGTCTGGTTTACCACAGTTCCAATTGCACGCTTGCTGGGGTCATTGACGTTCACGATTGCAACACGAACGTTATTGCCCATCAGACCAGCGGGAAGACCATCCAGTTCATTGCTGTTCCTCAGCTTGAACGTCTTGGCTCCCTGGGTCGTCATATCAACCTGTGAGCTGCTACGGAAGCCCTTGCTGATTGCCACATCCCTCATGAAGCCCGTAGAAGGCCGCTGTGGGTTGTGAAGTGGCGTGTAGCCCTTGTTATCCTCCTGAGCCAACTGGCCTTGGATGACTAGTTCCCGCGCACTCTGATCGTATGATACGAAGTTAAGTGTGCCACGAGTCACTGAGCTGTCCTGCCAGATACCCTTGGTGTCCATAAAGGACTTTTGGATCAGGTTGCCACTGCGGGTAACGTTGACGATAATGCTCTCTGCGCCCTTGATGTAAACCAACTCGCGAGGACGATCACCATTGACTCCGGGCTGGGCAAACAAGTTGCCATCAACACGGATACCCGCGGGATCAGCATCATCGGCTGGAGTGGAGTTGCCGTCTAGGCGATCATAGTCATCGCCTGCGCGTGCCCTGACTTCATTGGTCCAGAGGCTGCTATCCCACTCAAACACATCCCATGCACCATCGAGGAATGGGCTGCTGACAATCGTGCCATCGAATCCACATCCCTCAATCAAGTTGGGATCGTCGGTGCGTGCCATGCCAGGAAGTGGACGATAAGCCTCAAGGCGAGAAGCGGTTCCCATGTCGGGATCCTGATTCCAACCAATGGACTGGAACTCAACCCAATCAGCACCCGACCACATGAAGTTCTTCTTCAGTGCGATAACGACCACAATGGAGCCTGGACGATCAGGAGCAACAATTCCCTTACGTACCAGATAGTTGCGCTCCTCAATGGTCTCAACTGCCTGATCCTGATAGTAGTTGGCCGAACCATTGGTGGCTCCTGCTCGATACTTGGCAGTCAACTGGCTTAGAGTCTGAAGCTGGCCACCACGCTGATCATATACAACCAGCGATGGATCCCAGGGGTTCACATCCCATCCACGAAGACTTCCACAGCTAACGCGATCATACTTGATCGTGGTCTTCAGCTTTCGAACGCCATTCCAATCCTTGTCCCAGTCGGCCACATCCTTGGCGTCCTTCTGGTAATTGGTGATCCAATCCTTCCAGGGACGATTCAGCGTCATGATCTGAGTGTCAGCTGGGTTGTTGACGTCTAGGACGCGGTTTGCTGCACCATCAGGATACACAGGCTTGTCAAAGTCCGTGATCGCAAGATCAGCAACATCGGGACCATAGCTTAGGCGACGAACGTACTCGCGAATCTTCACGTGGTAGGGCTTGACGTCCTCCAAGTATGCGATAACGTTGTCAATCTGGTCCTTGAATGCCACTGGGCTCTGACGAAGCGTTTCCGAGTAACCACCCAAGTAGAGGAATGATGTCTTAAACGCCCAGTCGATAACCATGCTCTGACGGAATGCACTCTTGACCATGCTGAAGAAGATCTTGTTCCTCTGAAGCGTGTCCAGAAGAATAGTCCTCATTGTGTTGAGCATGAACTCAATCTCACGACTACCATCACGATAGTTGATCATGTCTGCAAGGACCTGGATCCTATCAGGAGTCAAGCGCGTTTCCGGCGAGGTGTCCAGCAGTGCCGAGACCTGCTCAGGACCAAACTCACGACGTGCGTTGTCGTAGAATGCGTCACTTAGCTTCATCGTGCTGTTGTGCTTGGCAACCTGATACTTGGTTGTGTTGGTGTACACATCCCAGGTCCAGCGACTGTCGGTGTCAACGTGGTCAATCTGAACCAACGTTCCCTTTAGAAGCGTTACGTCCAAGTTACCAGCAGCATCACGTGCCGCGGTGGTTGCAAAGCGATAGTTGGGGAAGTTCTTGGCCGACCAGTTGTTATCATACCAGTCAACGAGGTTCCACAATTCACCTTCCTGCATACGCCACTTCTGCGTGTCCTCAAGGATGAACTGGCGGGCACCATTGATCTCAACCATCTTCCAGAGGGTCCAGAAACCACTGGCTGCCTCAGTTGCTGGGATGAACACGCACTCATTTACCTGCACCAAGTTACGCGATGCTGGAATCAGTGCCTTCAACTCATCAAGATCCAACGCGGTCGTCACATAACGATCGCTGGTTGGCGGTGTCTCACCAGTCTCAAATACCTCACGCCAGTTGTACCACTGATCGATGAATGGCTGGGCAGCCAAAACATTGTTCATGATATCAACGAATGCCTCGCGTGCTTCGCGATGCGGACGCTGGCCACCATTGGGGCTTGGCTGTGCGGGGAACCAGCTCTGGCGAGGACGAACCAGCGAACCAACCTGCTGGGCACGCGGCAAGCGTGCATCAGGGACTGGCTTCTTGGTTGCATCCCAGCCCACCAAGCTGTCACGCATCTTGCTCCACAGACTGTCGTGGATTGTGTTGCGCTCATCTTCCTCACGAAGGATGATCCACTGCTTGTGATGGTTGTTGTGGATCTCTGCGTCGATATTCCACTTTACCTTCAGGACAGTGTCGGTTTCATTCAGGAACTGCTTGATGCCGCCGACGATTACCTGGTTCTTGCCAATAACTGCGAAGAATGGAATGTCGTTGGCACTGGGGTTACCAATGATGTTCGAGACCTGCTGAGCACTCAGCTTTCGACCTGGGCGAAGTGGTGTGATCGATGGGTTGCGGACCCAGAAGTAATAGGCCAGTTCATCGGCCTGTGCTTCATCGTTCCACTCCTCGGATACCACATAGGGCACGACCAGGGGATCACGAATCTCACCGCTGGGCTTTCCATCAATCTTGAGGTTTGCCTTGCTGGCCACGAAGTCGTTCCAACCGCTGGGCAACACAGGGCTACGAACCCACTCATAGACATCAATGGAGATGCCTGGAGCGACTCGACCCCAATTCTTCCAGCGGTAGTTGATACCATGACCCATGTTGTCCTCAATCTCATAATCGAGGTAACGTGTGGTGCTCTGATCCCACCAAAGCTGGCCAACCTGCTCCTTGCCCCAAACATACTGAGTATCGGAGTAGTTTGCTGGATCGACGATCATCTTGAACTCAAGCTCACGATCAGCCACACCAGGAATGTATCCCTTGGCAGGATCGTAAAGCTGAAGAACCATCTTCTGCTTGTTTTCCTTGGTGTTGAAGATTGCCGCACTGGTCAGGAGATCGCTGTTTACCTTTCGGTTCTGGCGACGAAGCTCAGTGAAGCCACCATTGACCATCTTGTATGTGGACCACAATCCGGCTTCCTCACCCGAGTCAACTTCCACAATGTCGCCATTGTTCCAAGTGTTGCCAATGGCTGGAATGGAAGCCTTTGTGGGGTAGCGGGTCTTGATCCAAGTGTGGATGTCTGCGGTTGCACCAGTTTCACCAATGCCCACAGGAGTCACACCGTTGGCATCATCAATCTGAACCAACTCACAACCACGAATGTAATAGTACTCAACCTCGATTACCAGACGGCCCTTGATGCCAGTGCTCAACAGGTTTGCCATCATGTTGCGCGCCGGCGATACCACTGCGGTATTGAAGGGGAACATCGAGTAGCCGCTTTCCTTGCTGAACGTGTAGGTTCGCTGGCGCGTTAGATCAACAACGTTGATTCCTGCGCTCTGGGTCCTCACGAACTTCAAATACTGGCGATCAGTCTCAGCACCATTGGTGCGAATGATCAGCGTTCCCTCCGAACCAGCTGGTTCACCCTCGGTCATCAGCGGAAGCTGAATGTTCCTCAGATAGTTGGCATTGTCGGGAAGCGTGGGATCATAGTCGCTGGGGCGAGGGAAGGTGACCCTCTGAACCAAACGGAACTGATCCCTAGCCCTGACCCACTCATACTCAACCGTTGTCTCACCGCAGACATTCAAGTTCTTACCCACGCGAATCAAGTCAACGTCGGCAACATCTGCGCTTCCTGGAATGTAGGAAACCGCTGGTGTCTGGATCAACACCGTGTCATTGGGATAGTTGGTTGGATAGATGGGGCGGACTTCTTCCTCACGAACAGCCACAAAGTAGTTGGGGTCATTCTCATGACCAATCTCCAACACGGAGCCCTCTTCAAAAGCATCCAGGACTGTTACCTTGATGCTCTTGATCAGCTGGTATGCTTCTGGCATAAAGCCCATCAGGAACACGTTGGGGTTGCTCATTGCATCAATAGTCTGGATCACACGACCATGGAACTTGGGCGTGTAGGTCTGACGAGCCTGCAGGTTGTTTCCAAGCAGGTTCTTCATGATCAGCTTTTCACCACTGATTGGGTAACCAGTGATGCTGGAAAGCAAGCCGCTCTTGATGTTCTGGCTCAAGTAGAAGTCGTCGGGATTTCCCACAGCATCCGCGAAGCCATTGACCGTCTGATCAAGCTGCACGACTGCGCCCTGATCCGCATAGGTTCCAGGGAAGATGTTGAGCATGTTGAAGCCAGTGTCATGGAACTTGTAGGTCTTCCAAGCATTGAAGTTTGGAGAACCATCGGGGTTCTTTGCACCCATTCCATAAATCCAAGCACGATCACCTGCATTGATGGGTTCCTGTGCGTCCAGCTGGTCTCCATAGAGGTTTGCAAATGCCACATCATCATGAACTGCAAAGCGTACTTCATCCAAGTTCACGAAGCCGGCAGTTGGCAGATCATCGGGACCATATTCCTTGACAGGCCAGGTGATCTTGTTCATGTCTGGACGCCAGGTCCAACGCTCATCGAATCCATCTAGGACACCATCGACCGTGAAGTCGGTTACCTTGATGACACCATAGGTGTTGCTGGTCGTCGTTCCGCGCGGTGCTTGTTCAAAGCTGATCAACTGTGGATTGTGCTTGAACTCACTCTGGCGGATCTGAATGTCCAGCGAGGGGCTGACTTCCTGACCACCATAGGAACCTGCGCGGAATGCCCACTCCTCAAACAACTTCAAGCCCTTGTTGTGGCGTACAAAGTTGCTGCGAAGGAGACGACGCATTGCCGTTGGGCTGCCCTTTTGCTGGATCATGCCCTGATAGAACTCAAACTGGTTTGTTGGTGTCAGGAGCAGATTGTTGAGGTATTCCTTTTCCTCATAACCAAAGTTCGCGCGTGCGCGGTCCTGGAGAACCTTATTCTCCATGGATTCAGTTTCAAAGAACCTCCTGAAGTCATCGGCAGCGCGTTCAAAGTTTGGCGTCAGTGTGTCGCCGGTAACAATGAAGCCTGGAGCGTCAATGCGACCCTTCCAACCCACAGTCTTAAAGCCCTGAACACGCAACCTTGGCTGCTTGATGTTGAGGAGTGGACTGTAGATGGTGTCACCAAAGATCGTCTGGTTGTTGAATACCAAAACGTGCTCTAGTTCACTGATGTAAAGACGGAGACCAAAGATACCACCACTCACGCTGTCACAGGACACCGACAAGTTGCCATCATTGCGGATGACTCGTGTCTTCTGATTGTCAATGGGCTGGCCATTCTGATCCACTACCGCATAGAGGCCGTTGACAATCTGCTCAATGGGCTGGATTGTTCCCGTGTCACTCTTGAACTGAACCAGCTTGCTGCTGGGGCTCAACGCAATGTAATCGCCTGCTTCCCTCTGGGCATTGTTGCTCCACAGGATAAAGTTCTTCAGGGAGTTCTGCCAATCGCGAATCTCTTGGTCGCCATCAACGTTGGTAAACAACCAACCACGGCTTTCCAAGTAGCGCTCATAGCCGTTCATGAAGTCAGCGACGTCCTGAGGAGTCTTCAAGACCGTTCCATAGGGAACCTTGACCACTGGTGCTTCAAACTCGCCTTCGAGTGCCCACGAAAGACTGGTTCCATCGGCATACTGAGGGCGCGCAACCTGCAACCAAAACTCTGGCTCAAAGTAGCTTGAGCTGGTGTGAGTCTTCAGCGAGCGATAGAAGTTATCGCCTTCCTTGACTGTTAGGTTGACGCTGTAATAGGTGCTGGGCCTCCAGCTGGGAACGCTGGCAGCCGCTGCGCCGCTACCCACGCTGGTCTTGGGACCAAACTGGTTTCCGTTGATGATGGAAAAGTAGGGATTCAGTGCGTCATAGCCCTGGATCTGATAACCACGACCTGTCCACTCAATAGCCAGACCGCTGTATGTTTCCTCGCGGACACTTGGCGACCTGTAGAGAGTTACTGTGACATCCTCGCTGGGAATACGACCAAATGCGTCGGAGACCGTAACAAGTGTGGTGGCGTCGGTGAATCCTGCAACCTTGTAGCTGAGCTGAGTTCCCAGACCACGAACCTTGACTGCAAGGTTTTCGTTGATCGAGGAGTTCTTGCTGGACAACAGATCGGAGATCCACTGCTGAATTCCAACCTTGGTTACTAGACTCAAGTCCTCGAGGACCTCGCCATGAACCTGCAATTCTGCGTGACGGCTACGACCCTTGGTGTCCTGATTTAGAAGCTGCTCGCTCTTGGTTCCCTTGAAGAACAAGCCTAGGTCCTGGGTGTTCCAACCCATTTCCACAAAGGCTGCTGGCTTCATCAGGTAAGCGGAAGTTGCTGCCGCGAAAGCATACGCGGACGAACGCCTCCAGCTCTGTTCAACAGGACCCAGGTCTCCCCAATCCCAATCGGCCCTACGGTCGCTGATTGTGGGAACACTCTGTAGGATTCCGCAGCCTAGAACTGGCTCGTTGACAACCTTCCACTTGCTTTCATCAAACTCTGCTTCCGACTTGTGGTTCTCCAGAGCCTGGATCCAAACAACGGGGAGATTGGGAAGTGCCAACTGAACGGTCTGACGTGCAATGAACGAAGTATCGGCGGTCCAGAAACCGTAGAACGTGGAAGTGTCGTACTCGAACTCGCTGCACTTTTCTTCATTGATTACACCATCGGTGGTCAACATGCTGGGATAGTTGCCATCGCCTGCAAGGTTTCTGGGACCGGGATGACGAAGACGACCACGAGGATCCACAGGAATATGCTGGGTAACGCCTGGACGTGCCCATTCCTTGTTGATTCCCTGACGATCACCATCGTCAATGTATCCGGCTTCAATGTCCTCCCAGAGAACCAAGTTCTCGCTGGTGTAAGGTGCGCTGCCATAGCGAGCATCCCACCAGCTGGGCTTACGAGCAAATCCCAAGCATTCCCAAGGAGTTAGATCAGGACGCTGAGTTCCGTAGAACTTCTGATAGATTCCGCGCCAGTGACCGGGAACACCCTGGCTGCTCCAGTTCCAAGTCCAAGGATCATGCAGATCGACCTGATCATTTTCCTTGTAATCCAGGCGGAATGTGACTGCCCAGCGCTCAAAAGATGGACGCAGGATCTGAAGCCACTCATCATGGCTGTAATCGTTGACACGATACTGATCACCATGCGTTGCATCAAAGTCCACAACAGGACGTTCACGATCACGGACGGTTGCTGGAATGCTGTTGAAGATTCGCTCTTCAAGCGCCAGACAAACGGCCGCTGTGGTGCCATCTTCAATCTGAGAGATGGAGCCATCGTGTCCGCGAAGGAACCAAACAGTCGTCCTGCCACCAGTGGTCTGAACTTCCTCAGACATCAGTGCTGGCTGGAAGATTGGATACACACCAAGATAGCTGGGTGTTGCAGGAATGAACGTTGGAAGCTGATTTCCCTCATCCTTTGCCATACCGCTGAGGTAAAATGCAAAGTGCTTGGTCTTGCCCTTGTTGAGCTCGTCCAGTGCGGTGTTGATCCACACATTGTAGGGAGTGGATGCTGTCAAACGACCACTCGTCACATAGCTGAGAACCTTCTGCTGGAACTTGTCCTTGAAGCGACTGTACTCACTCTCACTGTAGCGGATAGCCGCTGTGATATCCAGCTGGCTCTGACTTGCCAACAACATGGTCTTGAGCAAACCAGCTGAGTGCTGGATGATATGCGTGCCAAGTGTGGTGTCACGGGCAGTGTCACGATAATTGTTGTCCGCGTACTCCGCACCAGTGAAGCCGGGCTGCTTCTTGATGATCTCACTGAAGTGATCGTAGAAGTCGCCCTTGGTTACCTGTGAGATTGCATCGTTGTCTGGGTTGGCCTGAAGATTCAGAGGAACCTCATAGTGACCAGTTGCATCCTGTGGAGGATTGCGGTCACTGTAGGTCTTGATCTCAATGATGTCACCGCGCTTGATGTCGATGATCATGATATCGCGATCGACACGAATGAAGTCACGATCCTCAACCAGTGTGATGCGTTCAAAGCTCTTGCTAGAGTTCACGCGACCAACGATTACGTTGATCTCCTGTGCATCCTGGCTGACCTTGAACAGCTTGGTACGGCCATCACTCACATAGCGGTCAACCATGAACTGACGAGTCTGGCCAGCGGCCTTGTACCAATCGTTGCTCAGGTGACCATCTTCACTGTGAAAGTAAAAGCCATTGATTGGAAGAGGCTTACCACCAACTACATACTCGTAGGAGTTGGTGTGGAGGTAGTTCTCAAAGAGGATCTGACCCTTGTTGTCATGAAGGAGTGGGATGCCAAGGATCTTGTCAGCTACTCGCGTGCCCGTGTTGTCCAGCTTGTAACTGAACAGCTTGCTTCCGTTGAAGTTGCTGTTGGGGTACAGGAATGGATCACGAAGGCTGGAACCGTTGAGGTCATAGAGCTCGAACAGTGGAGCCTGGTTGGCACGAAGCTTGGACTGACTTTGTGCCCAGTTGCTGCCGTCCCAGTGGAAATTCTTTCCTTGATAGCTTCCCAGTCGAATACGAACAACTTCTCCGTACTCGGGCAGGCCGCTGGGGTTCTGACCATCGGTCTCAAGAATCAACTTCAGGACGTTGCCCTGGTTTACGAGAACGAACACATTGTTGTTGAGCAGTGGATTGACCGTGTTGCGGATCAGCAAGCGAATGCTCTCCACGTCACCATAGACCACACCGGTATCTGGGTTCACTGCATCAACAGTGATCAGATTGGAGCCCAGCGTTCTGATGCGAACTCCACCAAGTGTGACATCCTGCGGCCACTGATTCAAGTAGCCGTTGACATCCTCAATGTTGTCAACCAAGACATCAACATCTAGACGACGAGTCAGACCATAGTTGAACATCTCTACATCACGATTGAACTCAACGATTGGACGAGTTGCGCGGTGAGCCTGTACAAAGTCGGGATCCAAGTTGGGCGACAAGGTGGACACGTGGAACCAACGGTTACCAGTTGACCACTCATTGCGGTTCTTGGAACCACGCTCGATGACCATGTAGTCAGGGGTTGCTGATCCCTTGAGGTTTTCCTCAAGGAGAAACAAGCTGCGACCCACATTTTCCACAATCCAAACGTTGCCATTGGTGTAGTCGGTGTTCTTGTCCAGCTTTACCGTGATCCTCATACCACTGCTCAGCTTGACTCCACCGAACGCACGAGGATCGGGAGTTGCCTGACCAACGGCATTGTTTTCCAAGTCGCTGTAAACGGAGATCTGAACATCCGCATCTGCTGCTGGGCGCTGATTGAATGTGATCGTGGTAGCGCCAGGAGTATAAGTGAAGGGACGGCTCACGCCATCAACCAACGCTGTGATCAAATCCTGATTTAGCAAGCTGAGGTCGTAGAACTTCTTGAGCTCAGGATCCGAAGTGCCATAGCCGGGAAGGTTCCACACCGAGGTCGTGCCATCGCTTACCTGCGTGTGACTGGGACCATAGACGAGAATCGTCGTGGTGTCGCTTCGGCTCTGGAAGACTCGAACGTTGTCCAGACCCAAGCCCTCATTGGTCGTGGCCTCATCCGCTACTAGACCAAAGCCCAGCTTGAGAGTCTTGCCAGTTCCAGTCAGGCTGATCGAGAAGTTGTAGACACGATCATAGTAATTGCTGGGCTGGTTGGTCTGTGGCGTGTTGGGAACAACATGATCACCATCGAGGTCACTGTCAACACCCGGCGAGGTGATGTTGTAAGTTCCCTTGATGTCACCAAGATCAAAGCTACCATTTCCAAGGCTGCTACCACCAAGGCCACTGATGCCCACTGGTGTAAAGTTGAAAGCCAGCTGGTCATTGATCCAAACGGAGCAATGCTCATCACCGTAAGCGGCTGGCGGTTGAACACCTCCAACACCAGCGACAGTATCCCAGGAGTTCAGCTTGAGCATGTCCAACTGAATGTCAGTGGTTGTTGAGCTACCATTGAGCGTGAAGGTCTTGCTTACCTGCTGCTGATCGGTAGACAATCCACCAAGAGTTCCCAGGTACTTGCTGAGACCCTTGTAGGGACCCTCGGTGTTGGCCGGTGAACCATCGGCCAGTGTCCAGCCATTGGGACCATCATCAAACGTGCTCGTTGGTTCCACGTCATCAACTGGAAGCCAGACATACTGGCGGAAGTTGACCATCTTGTCCAGATCAATGGGTGGGCACCAAGTGTAATAGTCCTGCGAGAACAGTCGGTTGTGGTTTTCAGTCAGGGCTCCCTGAAAGCGCAACTGATTGATCAGGTCGCTGTAAGGGAGAAGATCCGTTAGATCACCCTCAGCGGAACGGCTGACCATGCCAGCTTCCAGCTGATAGAAGGTACGATCGCTCGTGCCCTCTTCCAAGTAATAGTCCTGATCGGGATCATACCAAAGAGGCTTCTGACCCACATAACCATTGATTGCTCGACCCTTGCCTGGATCAAAGAGATGATCGGCACTGGCGCCAAAGAACTTGGTAAGAGTCTCAGTCTGGTGAACACCAGGAAGCTGCTTGATTACACGACGCTTTTCGTGACTGTCCTGATCGAGAACAATGGGAGTAAATGCAAAAGGATTGTTGTTTTTGGCCATTACCTGATCCTGAGATTCGTTGGCGTATTTGCAGTGATAATGTCGATGTCACTTACCTGTGCTGTTGCAAAGAACAACTCATCTGGTGCACACCTAATTTCGCGCAAGTTACCAAAGTAACTGTTGTCGAGAACTGGGACAATTTCCACACTTGAAATTGCCGTTGCCAACTGCCTGTGAATAAAGGCACCCAGCTCAGAGAAGAAGAACGTCTCTCCAAAGTCCCAGTTACTTACCTCGAAGAAATTCCTGATTCCTTCGATAACGCGGCTCTTGATTTCACCATCGCTCATTGCCGTACCAGCCAGCTTGACAATCTTAAACTTGGCCTGATATGCACTGGCAGCCGATTGTCCAAAGAGCTGCTTGAACTTTACGGGTCGCCAGATGATCTCATCGCTGAACATCTTGTATGCTTCCAAGTCGCTGAACGTGGTCTTCAAGTTCAACTCACTGGGAGCCTTGGGCATGATCGCAGGATCTGCACCTGCGTTGCGCCAGCTGATCATTGCATCATTGTACTCACGAGTTAGAACAAAGATGTCGATGATATTGGAGATCGCAGGATCAATCCTGTGGCTGCTTGGTGCAAAATGCTTCCACTGATAGATCAGATTGTTGACACCCTCACGAACCACAAACTGCTGATTTCCCACAGTGTAGGTTTGAGCAAAGTAGGAGACCGCAAGGTTGATCGCGATGCGGTCTGAGGAGTTCAACAAGGGGATCAAGTGATCGGCCTGACCAATGTAGATATCCACAACCCTCTGGGCACCTTCTTGGCGCTCAAAGTAGCCGTAATCACCGGGAAGCAACTGAGTCACAAAGCGATTGTTCTGCGTGTCCAGTTCCAATCGAGTAACCAGGCGCTCCACAGGATATCCCGACGTATCGTAGGTTTTCCAGTGAACAATCGCATTCTGTGCGGTGTCCAGATTCTTCAGTACCTTGTAGGTAAAGGGAACATCTGGCTTACCATCACCGTTGCGGTCATTGAAGCGGACCTTTACCTTGCCGGGCTCATGAAAGCCGTCTGCATAGATAAATGGTGCTTCCAACTTGAAGATCAAGTCAGTGCTCAGGCTGATTGGGCTGGTGCCCTGATACAAACGAACACCCTTGAAGTTGTTGGGAGCCTTCAACACCGTTACGGTATCGCTGCCAGCACGACCAGTCTGAGGATCAATGCTCTTGAACTCGTTGACGAAGAAGAACTTGCAATCCTTTTCGCTCTCAAAGACATAGTTGAGACCACGGGTTGTAATGCGCCAGAAGTCACTGGTGTACTCGCAGTGGATCAACCAGCTGTTGGGACCCTTTCCCGTTGCGGTCTCAACTCCATACTGGGCATCCAAGTTGGGATTGATCTCGCTGGAGTTTAGAACGTACCAGCCCTCAGAAGCCCGGTTGTCAAAGCCCAGTGCAAAGGTACGATTCAAGTCCAAGTTGTCCTGTACCTGACGACGCACTTCGCTCTTGTTGGTGTACTCACTTGTGAACAAGTTGGTGATATCAATGCGATCATCGGAGACCAGACGATACAAGAAGTTGCTGAAGAAGTCCCTGAGCGCAATGCTCTGAGCTGCCACAGCCAAGTAGTTGTTCATCATTTCTTCCGTGCCGGCAACCGTGTGGGCTACTTCAACACTCTCAGAACTCTCATCAAGATAAAAGGCACCATCGTCGGCAAACACCTGCGTGTTCTGATAGTTTCCCGTGGGATCGTTCAAGTCGATGTAACGGCTCTGACCACTGTAGACGCGATTGACCGCCTTTAGCTTGACAGCGAGGTTGGTCTGAACTGGCAGCTCATTGTAATCACTGCCACTGACCATGCGACCCTGCGTTCCATAGACGCGTGATGCACGACGACGAATCTCATTGCTGGACTCCGTGGGAACCGCATTGTTGACTGCTTCCTGGAGCGCAAAGGTCATTGTCAGACGCTTCTGCGTATTGTTCCTTGCATAGAAGGGAACGTTGATGGAAATGCCCTGAACATCCTCTGGGCGGATGTTGATGTTCTGATTGGCAGACACTCGATACCAAACGCGCAAGTTGCCCACTGGGCTCTTACCAAAACGACCATCACCAAAGCGAAGGGCAATCTTGTCATCTTCCTGCGTTACCACCTGGTAGATGGTCTGAACGTCGCTGTCCACGCTGTTGTAGGTAACGTTCTCGGTTGTGAGGAGAACCTTTACGATATCATCGCTGGGAACGTGACCCACACGAGTCCATTCACCATCGGCCACAATGGAGCCAAGATCATCAACGCTCTGAACCCACACATCCGTTTCATTGATGTTTGCGGTGTCGAGGTAGATTGTCCTGTTCTCAGTTGGCTCCGAGATACCAAAGTCTTCCTTCTGCAGAGTTCCCTGCTTGAAGTAAACAAAGAAGCCCGTGTTGGGTGAGCTGTTGCCGTTGCCATCCGACCTGTAGATAAGATGGAAACTGGTGTTGGGATTGGGCGTCTGCTCCACAAAACCATATGTGGTGTTGAAGTCAGCATTCACTACGTCAAAGCTCAAGTTCTGATTGTTGACGCTGGTTGTGAATGGATAGTTGCCTGCGGTGTTCGCAACGTTGTCCACTCGATAAAGCTGAGTCTCTGCGTCCTCGAGGCTTTCAGTCTTCAAGGGAACGCCAAAGGGATTGGTTTCAATCAACGAAGCGTTGAGAACCAGCACCCACTGCTCAAACCAGTCAGCGTTGTTGGGATCATCCCAGCGGATTGCCACACTGTTGAGGTTTCGACCAGTGCTGTCATAGACGTCATGCGTGGTACGAATCTCGGTTAGCTTGGCAAGTCCGCGTGCTGGATAGTTTCGCTTGGCATTGTAGCTGAGCGAGCGTGCAAGACGCAGGATGCTCTCACGACGACGTGCCACATCGAGAAAGTTCTCGCGTGCGTTGATATCCGTTCTGAATGCGAGACTTTGACCAAGGTATGCGAGCAGATCGATGAGCGCAACAAATTCCGAGGACTCAATCCAATCGTTAAAGTCCTCTGGGTAGTTGCGTCGAATGTACTCCACCATTGCCTGGCGGATGGTCGAGAAGTCAAAGGCGTTGAGGTTGACTTCCGTGAAGGCGCGATACGCTGCCAGCCAGTCATTACCAGCAAAGAGCTCCGATTGACGTTGACTCTGGCTCATAGTTAGATCCTCTCGAGAGCGCGGCGATCAAACTCCAACGAGAATGTTCCCAGGCTATCCCAGGGTTCATACTTGAGTTCGATCGCAACTTTGATGCCGCGGGCACTGGTTGAAACATTGACACCCTGCAGGCTTACCCTGGGGTCATGTCCAACAACGCGCTTGACGTCATCGACGATTGCTGCCTGAATACCATCCGTGAAGGGCTCAAAAAGCAGATCCCAGATGCCGGTTCCATAAAGTGGGAGCATCAGGCGCTCACCCTTTCTGGTGTAGAATTCGTTCAGGAGGTCGCGCTTGATAAGCTGAACATCCGTGACTGACCAGCCCCGTTTGCCTTCCATCTCCTGCGTGCTGAATCCGATAAAAAGACTACGCTGCGCCATACCGCCCTCCAATGTATGTATATTTACCGTCCTATAAACCACGTGGTTAATGGGCAGGATATTGACAGAATGGGCACTGGTGCTACATTGTAGAGGAATGGAAAAGCCAGAAGAAGGTGATCCTGTTGAGGCTAAGGCCTTGGCGGATCGTGCCAAGTTTGAGAGCATCACGAAGGTGACGACTAAGCCACTGATTACCAAAGGTAGTCGGGGGCGCAGGACTCTAAACGTTCCTGATCTCAAGAGTCCAGATGAGCACAACCCCAAATGGGTGGTGGATCCTGAGGACATTATTGCTGCTCGCAAGGCAGCAAGAAAGGCAAAGCGCGATCCCAACTCTCAAGCCTAGGATCCAGACAGCTGGACGGAAAGGTGAGCAAATGGGCAGCAAGCGTGAAATCTATTGCATGACCGATGTTGAGGCCGACGGCAAGTGCCCAGGTCTCTCCAGTATGCTCAGCTTTGCCACTGCGGCTTTTGATGTAGAAAAGAACCTCGTTGGTACGTTTGAGGCAAATCTCGAACTACTCGAAGGTGCTGAACCGCACCCAGAGACAATGGCGTTCTGGAATGAAAGTGATGCCAACAAGGCCGCTTACGAAGTAACTCGCGTGAACGTCCAACATCCTGCAGAAGCCATGAAGGCCTATGAGGAGTGGCTCAAGACCCTACCCGGTCAGCCCATTTTTGTGGGCTACCCGGCAGTCTACGATTTCAAGTGGATTGATTACTATTGCGTGAAGTTTCTTGGCAACAATCCTTACAGCTTTAGTAGGGCCGTTGACGTCAAGAGCTACGCATGGGCAATACTGGGACGGCACTTTCAGTCGTGCAGCAAACGCACAATGCCAAAGCATTGGTTCGATGATCTGCCGCATACCCATGTGGCAATCGACGATGCCATTGAGCAAGGCGCCATGTTTATCAACATGATGCGCGATCAGCGCGGAATGGATCCCATCAAGGGCATTCCAAACCGAGCATGACAAAGGGGGACCAACGTGTCCCCCTTTATTATTTCTGAGCACCCGCTTTGTTCTGTCCACCCATGTGGAATGGAACCACCTGAGCAGGGTTTACAGGCGTACCGCCCTTTCTGATCTCAAAGTGCAAGTGGCTACCGGTTGAAACACCAGTGTTGCCCATTCGGCCAATGGCCTGCATCTGCTTGACATCCGCTCCCTTGGCCACGCCAATCTGACTCAAGTGACCATAACGTGAGGTCATGCCATTTCCATGATCGATGATGATGATGTTTCCATAACCGCGTTGCTGACCAGCAAAGGTTACCTTGCCACCCTTGGTTGCATAGATGGGCGTTCCCGTGGGTGCCGCAATATCAACGCCCTGGTGCATCTTACGCTTGCCGGTAACAGGATGGGTCCTGAAGCCAAACGGTGAAGTTCCCCTACCGCTTGTTGGCATGCAGAACTTGGTTCCATCATCGGGAACGATCACTGGTGGACTCTCATCCACTTCATTTCCTGTACCCACATTTTCAACGCCACTGCTATTTTCGCCCGATGGCATCGAGACAGCGCCACTCTTGGTACCTGGGTGACCGTCCCAGGGCTCATGAGCGGGCATCCTGCTGGTGATGCTCTTGGTTGTGATCTGAGGATAGTTGGAACCCTGATCGAGATCACGATCTCCCTGATCTCCCGGCTTGGGACCCTTTGCTTCCTTGGCCGCCGTTGCCTTGGGTCCACTTCCACCGTTGCTTTGAACTTGCGCGCCCTTCAAGACCACATTGCCACCTGCGGTGACGCCCAGTGCTCCGCCTGACTGCAAGGCAAGTGTTCCAGTGCCCTTGATGCTTGCGTTACCGCTTGCAGTCATGTTGGCGTTGGATTTGCTCAGGAGGTTTAGATCACCAGCAGAGCTCATGTTCAGCGCACCACCCGCTAGAACGTTGAAGTCCGCTCCCGACTGAATGGAGCCGCCACCAGCACCATAGGCATTCCAGCCCTTGTTGGCATGGAGGTTGATGTTTCCATCCGCGTGCATGTTGATATCACCGTTGCTTCGAAAGCTCACGCTCTTGGCCGAATAGCCGTCAATACCTTCATCGCTGATTTCAAACCAACTGTTGCCGTTTCCACTGATCATGTAAACATAGCCAGTGGCATCGTTGATCAAGATCTGTGCGCCGCTCTTGGTACGAAAGCGGATAAAGCCCTCATCACCATCATCAAAGACCATGTTGTGGCCTTCTGGACTCTTGAAGCCATAGACCTTGCTGACTGGAGCACGTCGAGCACCAGCATCCGTGGGTCCACGAACACTATCGGTGTACAGACCTTGTGCGGCCAAGCCCTCATGAAGAGGTTCAAAGCGTGCGCGGGTGTGGTTGTCACTGTTGGGAACATTGGGGTCCCAGCGGTTGTACTCAGCGACCGGAGGATCATTTCCTTCCACGCCATCGGTGTAGCTTTTGTCACTGGGAACGCCGGGAACCATGTGGTTCATAAACTGCTGGTAGAGTCCACCAATGTAGATTCCCTGATTGGGATCGCCATTGAGAAACATAACGACCACTTCGTTGTCAAGATCGGGTGGAACTGCCCACCAGCCATATGACTGCTGGGTGTCGGACAGCTTTTGTCCCTGCTTGGTGTTGCTCTTCACGGACGTTGCGCCGGCGAATGGGCTGCAATACTGAACAGTGAACCAAGCAGTCTCATCGTTTTCATTGCTGGAAAACTCGGGGATCCAAACTTGGAGGCGACCCATTGAAAAGGCGTCCTCGTTGTTCTTCACGAAGCCCCTGTAGACTTGGTTGAACAGCGCAACGCGACCACCGGGATCCTGATGGTAGCCCTTGGGCGTGCGAAAGCTGCGACGAAAGCTCTGATTGGGCATTAGCTTACCTCTTCATAAATCTATGGTTGCCAATAACCGTAGTTTGAGTATATACGTTCGCCCAACTGGGGGTTACTTTGGCCGGAGCATAATAGTCCGTTGCACCACCAGTAATGTCCTTGGAAGTACCATCAAGAATGCCGCCGGCAATCTGGTAAGCCTGATTGTAAATGGGCGTTCCCTCACGACGACTAAGCGAACGAGGGATGGAACCCTGTGCATTCCAAGCACTGAACTGTTTGGGACTTGTGATGACCTGACTGACAGTGTTGCCTCGAATACCATAACGTGCGCGATTGGCAATAACATTGCCAACTGCCTGCATTCCCTTGGCACCCTCGCCGCCTGCTTCCTCAACCAACGTGAGTGCGAGAAGCTGACGCTCATTGACACTTCCGTTGGAGATGGTGCTGTTCTTGACCGTGCTGTTGTTTCCGGTCATGTTTCCACCACCAGTGTTGGAACCTGGAGTGATTGCTGGCTTGTCAGGACCCTTGGAGTTATTGTAGATCGTGCTGTCGTTGAGTGGATTCTCACGTCCCTCAATGATGTTCTCATAGGACCATCCAGGGATACGAGTTGCCTTCAACGTCTGTGTGAAACGACCTTCTTGGAACTTGTGGTTGACTTCAGTGGTTGCATAGAAGCCCGTGAAGATGTTGCTGAGAGTTCCAACCTTCTGACTGTCGGCTTGATCACCCACGCCTGCTTTAGCGCCTGCATCAGTTCCTGCCTGTGGTCCGGTTGTCACAGCAACAGTTCCTGTTTTGGCATCATAACCCAAAGGCAGCTTGAAACGGAACAAGAACATGTGTTCGCCGTTCATGAAGTTGGGGCAGGTATCCGTGCTTGGTGCATCAAAGGGAAGACCCTTGTCACCAGGTCCAAGCCAATAGGGATCGCCACGAATGTCAAGTTCAATCGACTGCAGGTTTCCATCAATGGTACCGTAGAGCTGATTCAACAGTGAGCCATAGACCGTTTTGTTGGGGTCATTGTCATTGGCCGTTCCCGTGCTGGTTCGAAGACCGGGATTGTTGGAATCCTGCACGATGGTGATCGGCAGATAGCTGGCACCCTTTTGCTCTGCACCCTGATACTGCGTCTTTTGCGCGTTCTCGTGAACAAGATCCTCACCTTCACCGCGACCAATTTGTGGCAGGGGATTACGTGCCAGCTGAGCAGCGCGTTCCTTGGCCATCTCAGCATTGAGCGTGTCGGTTTTCTTGCCTAGAACGGTGGAAATATCCTCACGTTCCTTCTTTAGAACTGCCAAGCGGGCCGCTGCATCTTCTTTGGCTTTTGTGCGCTCTGCACTCGGTGGAGTGTTGGGATCAGAGGGTTCCTGATTTAGATCGTCCAGCTTTTTCTGTGCATCATTGAACTCATTGTTCTTGTTGTTCAAATCGGCCTGAAGTGTCTGGACGTTCTTGCTCAAGTCAACCTGTGCAGGTGTTCCCGTGTTGGTATTCTGACCCTGAAACATGGGAACCTGAACAGCCCAGTTGAAGTTGACATTGATATCAAACCTCTCAACTTCGGTGTTCAAACCAGTAAAGATGTAATCGTATTGCTTCTTCAAGAATGCCTTTTGATGAGCAAAGTTTGCCTTGTTTTGATTGAGCGTCTTTTCCTTGTCAAACTTCATTGCTCGACCCATCGAGGTCAAGAGGCGGAGGCTTGCATAGGGCTTGATAATGTAGGTGATCTTCTTGGAGTAATCACCAGCCGCGTAATCGTAGTCTAGGTATTCCACCTTGGTGTCAATGCGATGCAAGATGCTGACCACATCGCGCACCTCATTTTCGTCATCATTGCCAGATGCTGGTGGTAGCTCACGACTGATACGTGCCATCTTCACAGCCGTTTCACTTCGAGCCATCGTCATATCCACAATAGCTGGAAAGTCCGTTCCAGGACTGAAGTGTCCCGTCTGACTGTCATAGGCTTTGTTGGTTGTCTGATTTCCAACAGTTGGTGTGCTGTTGGTAATGGGGTGATCGAATGGATTGCTGACGCCAACCTTGGTATCGTAGGGATATGGAAGCTGCTCAACAGCAAACTCCACGAGTGGCTTGCTGGATGCACCATACCTGTACTTTACCGACTCATTCATACCCTTGATAACACTCTGCAGAACTTCACCAACAGTGGTGCCAGTTGCCTGTGAGGGCTGTGCCAGCATACAATACTGATCGTTGAGTGCCTGCTCGGAAATGGGCATGGCCGTGATGGTGTGCATGGATCCGTTTTCACTGATTGTGCTCGCCACATCAATCAGCGTGAGGGACCAATCCCATCCAGCACCAATCTGAACAACATTGCCTTCTTCGTCGTATCCACGAAGCTTTAGCTTCAAAAACCAGGGAGCCTTGAGGTAGTTTCGGATGCCCTTGGACACCGCTGCCTGATACAACAGATCGGGCAACTGGGCGCCATAGGGTTCATAGATGCGGATCGTCACATTGGTGGTCATCGCATTCTTGGTGCGGATGTTGGGACCAACCACTGCATCAATGTTGACCTCCTGAATGTTCATGCCAGTCAGACCAGTCTCAGCAATCACGAACTCAGTTCCTGGACCTCTCTCGCTGGGCAACTCACCATCGAGAAAGAAGGAAAAGTGATAGCTGGGCTGAAACACATCGCCCATTGGGTTGGGTTGTGGTTTGAAACCAATTCCCTTTAGGAATCCCTCACCAGTGTTGGTTCCGTCTTGGATGTTGCCAGGGTCCTTGTTGTTTACAGGGCTGGCATTAGTTGGACGGCCATTGCTCTCACGAACACCGCCTTCTTTGAGGTCCTTTAGTAGATCGTCATCAAGTGTCAGCTTGGGAATAATGGGATTCTTTGCCAAGTTAGCCTCCCAGGATCTGAGTCAAGCGATTTACCGTTGGTGTAAAGATCACCATGCCGGGCTTGAAATCATAGATTGGATCCTTGATCTTGTCGGGATTGACCACCATGAAGACCCACCAATAGTTGGGAGTTCCATAGAGATCATAGGACAAGAGATCAGGACGATTCTCATAACGTGACTCAAGGATCTTGATCTGATCGCTGCCATCGCGAGGAATATCCCGATAGGTCATGTTACTCAGAAACCAACTGGTCTGCTGGGTGGCAGAGTAGGGGCTACTGTTCTTGTAATCAACTTTTGCCATTAGATCCAACCCTTTATGTTACCAGCACCACCGCTCATCATTTTACCAGAAGCAAAATCATTGAGGTTGAACTCCGTTCTCTGCATCTTGGGAGTCTGCTGAACCACGCACGTAAGGCTGAATGTGGTCAAGCTGGGAACCCACGCGATGCTGTCACCGATCGTAACTTCCAAGTAGTCAACATTGTTGGGCATTGCCATCGAGAAGTCTGTCAAGATCACATTCAAGTCGTTGAAGATGAACTCGCCATAGCCGCTGAGAACCAGCATGGGCGGCGGAAGACCTGCATCGGGATCGTTCTCACCAAAGTGCATCTTGGTTGCGCTCCGGAAAAAGTGCATGGCCGCAAGTGTGTACTTGGCCTCTGCAAGATTCTGAGCCGTGAACTGACCTTCCAGCTGGATCTGAACCGCTGGCGTATTGTTGTAGGTGTGATAGCTGGTGTTGGCATGCGTGGGTGCCATTTCGCTATAGACCGCTTTGTGAAGATAGGTAACCGTTGGAGTGTAGGGAAAGAACACGCCATTGGTTTCATTCAGCTGATAGAGAACACTGGTTTCATCACCATAGAAGGGGAAGAGACCATTGTCACCGCGTAGCTTGGGGCGGATGCGGACACGATTGTCCGTCTTACGACCAGTGACCACAATATCTTCAGGCTCGGCTGAGAGATCGGGAAGAGAAGTTCCCAGACCATCGAGATCGATCGCAGTTGCTGAGACTGGCAAGTCAGCATTCAAGAGATCATCGGAGACCGTTAGGTTGCTGCTTTCGTTGGTTGCAACTTCCTCGAGATTGTTTCGAGCAAGTTCCCAACTGTACTGACTGGACATCGCAGCTTGCTTTTGCGCCAGATAGCTTTCACTGGACGTGTCATTGACCGACCAGTGCTGGCTGAGCAGATTCATCTGCGTGGTGTAATTCTTATCAGCGGCTTCCAGCTGCTTTTTGCTGACCTGCGTTCGCTTGGTGTTGGGTAGAATGGTCGTGGTGCTCAGAAGGGCAGCATTGCCCATTCCGCCTGCGGTTCCACTTCCCAACGAACCATAGGCAAAGTCGCCGGCTGCGATTGCCTCGGCGTTGACACTGGTGGCTGATTTGCCACCGCTACCACTCTTTACTGGAGCGTTAGCTGCCTTGGGTGTGGAGTCTATTCCGGGATTGGTAGCCATCATTTGCCTCGCGAATCATCTGTGCAATGTCCGCAAGTTCAGTGGCTGGGAGGGCGGGCATGTGATGCGAGAACGCTTCCATGTTTCCGTCAAGTGCCGCTTGGCGCGCTGCCGTGGCCGAAATGCCATCCGCTTCGCCTGCCTCACGATCCACCTCAACCACCTCGCAATCCAGTTGTTCACTGGCTACGAGTTTGCGGTAGTTGGAGGCACGATCCGAGCCAGCAATCCAAGCCTTGAGTTTGTATCCCTGAATATCCAGGACCTCCAAGGCTTCATAAGCGGATGCCACAACATCAATGGTAATGCCGGGAAAGAGCTTCCTAGCAATGACAAGACGTTGTTCCGCCGACAAAGGATTCTTTCTCTTGTCCAGTCCACTCTTTTCCCCATCGGTTAGATAGAGAACTGGTCGAACACCCAGACGCAAGGCAGTTTCCTTGAGCTTTCGGACCAAGATGGTGTGTCCCTCGGTGGGTGGATTCATCCTCCCCACCAATAGTGCCACTCCGTTAATCTGGCCTCCACTCATATTTACCGCCCTATAAAGTATGCAGATAACACGACCACAATAGCCATGGCTTTCCTGATCCCAGAATAGTGACTTCTGAGTTCCAGTTCTGTATAAACAGAACAGTGCTAACTGATAGCTTAAAACCTATGCGGGGCACAATATTCAAATCCGCCAGAACAGAACATAAGGAGCGGCAAAACATGGCTCTAGCGCCCAAAGTAAATTATCTGACCAACAAGGAACTCCTAAGCGAGATCCACAAGAGCAAGAATTCCTTCAGCTATTTTGTCGACAAATCCTACGAAGCATACGATGGTATTGTGGACAACATTGAGGACATCACTCCAGCGTTGATTGAAGCCACCCAGGCTCTCAAGGCCAAGAAGATGATGCAAGCGGCCAAGGCCACACTCAAGGAACAGGGCTTGAAGAACCACCAGATCAAGGTGGACGACATTGATCCAGCGACCATCCCTGTTGACAGCTTGGTCTTTCGTGTGATGACGTTTGAACACATTCCAGAAGCAGTTGGTAAAACAAAGGTCTCCAAGAAGGAATCCGACAACCACGTTCGTTTGAACTTTCCACCGTTCAAGCATGTGGTTCTTGAGCCCACTGGTTTCCGTGAGGTTGGTCGCAGTCACTGGAAGAACGCACTGGAAAACGGTGAGTTCTCACAGGATCACGGCAAGATCACCAACCGATTGGCACTGATGTTCATGAAGCTGGTCGAGCGTTACAGCCAGCGTGGTAACTGGCGCGGATACAGCTACATTGATGAGATGCGTAGTCAGGCTCTCTTGCAGCTGAGCGTTATGGGATTGAAGTTCAACGAAGCGCGTTCCGACAATCCCTTTGCTTACTATTCGGTTATGGTTGGCAACGCATTCACGCACGTTCTAAATCTTGAAAAGCGTAACCAGAGCATCCGCGATGACATGCTGGTAATGCACGGTGTGACACCTTCGATGACTCGTCAGATTGACAACAGCATCGCTCAGAGGGCACTGGCAAACGGTGAGGCTCCGGAGCAGAAAAAGCTGGTTCGTCGCACGTCGCCCAATTCCAAGATTGAAACGGTGGAGCTCACACAGGAAGAGCTAGACGCGCGTAAGGCACGAGTCGCTGCCCACTATGCCAAGCATCCTGAATAATGACTTTTAGTGTCCAGAAAGTCTATATAAGGGCAAACTAGGAGCCATTATGAGCGATAAACTCTTTAAGAGGGCCGCTGTTTTTACCGACATTCACTTTGGTAAGAAAAACAACGACCGACAGCACAATCAGGACTGCGAAGACTTCGTCAAGTGGTTTATTGAGCAAGCCAAGGAAGCTGAAGCAGATACGATCATCTTTTCCGGGGATTGGCATGACAACCGTCATGCCATCCACGTTTCCACACTCAACTACTCGCTGAGCAACATGGAACGACTGGCAAACGAGTTTGAGAACTTCTACTTTATCCCTGGAAACCACGATCTCTACTATAAGGAGAAGCGTGAGATTTCCAGCATTGCAATTGGTAGGAACCTGAAGAACATCACCATCGTCAATGACTTTTTGACCGTTGGTGGTGTGACGTTCTGCCCCTGGCTGGTTGGTGATGATTGGAAGCGGGTTGCCAAGCTGGCCAAGAAGTCCGATTACATCTTTGGTCACTTTGAGCTTCCTCACTTTATGATGAACGCCATGGTGGAAATGCCCGATCACGGTGGACTGAATGCAGACCACTTTGACGATGTCACATACTGGGCATTCAGCGGTCACTTTCACAAGCGACAGGCCAAGCGGAAGATCTGCTATATTGGCAATCCCTTTCCGCACAACTTCGCCGATGCGTGGGATGATGAACGTGGTATGATGATCCTGGATTGGGGTCAGGAACCCAAGTTCAAGGCATGGCCTGGTGCGCCCAAGTACAAGACGCTCAAGCTGAGTGAACTCTTGGAAGCACCCACGGACTTTCTCGATGAGCGAACCTACGCGAGGATCACAACCGACGTGGGTATCAACTACGATGAAAGTCAGTTCATGAAGGACACCTTCCAGGCGCACTTCAATCCACGTAAGATTGACATCACACCAGGGGCCAAGGCGGAAGCCGATCAGAGCTTTGGTGATGATGTGCTTTTCCAGACTGTTGATCAGATTGTTCTAGAGGGTCTCAAGGGCATTGACAGTCTGACTGTTGATAAGGGTCTCCTAATGGAGATCTACAAGGGGCTGAACTAATGAAAGACTACAATCCGGACAAGGACCCCAGCAGGGCCAGCGTGGGAATTGATACGCCAAAGTTTCGCATCGACGACTGGCAGATCAAGCTGATCAGTGAATCTGACAAGCATGGTGACAAGAAGCCATTCCAGCACGTCTACGCCTTTGTGAAGAACAATCAGAGCATGAGCAGGCATGATTTTGAGACCACGCTGTCTTCGATTCGTGACATTCTGGATGAAAAGGGTGTAAACTCAGGTATCCTGATGTTCATGCACGGAACTTACGTCTTCACAGAAGTGCCCGTTGATTTGAACGCAGTCATCGTCAAGCTGGCTAGCGGGATTAATTTCAATGGGGAGGTAACCGGCTCGATGGAGAATCTGGAACTGGTGAACTCCCAGCTGGGGCGATAAACATAAGATGATCAAGATCCGCACCATTACAATGAAGAACTTTCTGAGCGTGGGAAACACCACTCAGGCAGTTCAGCTTGACCAGCATGGTCTTACTCTAATCCTTGGTGAGAACGTTGACCAGGGAAGCGCAGGTTCGCGAAACGGTGTGGGCAAGACCACGCTGATTCAGGCAATCTGTTACGCTCTATATGGCGAGGCCCTGACGGCAATCCGCAAGGACAACCTGATCAACAAGATCAACCAAAAGGGAATGGTTGTCTCGCTGGACTTTGAGATTGGTTCGAGAAGCTATCGTATTGAACGTGGTCGCAAGCCCAACTTCCTCCGCTTTTATGTCAACGATGGACTAGTAACACAGGACGGCGACAATGAAGCACACGGTGAAAGCAAAGTCACCCAAGAGGAAATCGAAAAGACCATTGGTTGCAGCCACACGTTGTTCAAGCATGTGGTTGCCCTGCATAGCAAGACCACACCCTTCTTGGAGCTCAACGCTGGCAATCAGCGAGCAGTCATTGAGGAACTTCTTGGTATCACACAGCTGAGCAGCAAGGCTGAGCAGTTGAAGGTGCTGGTAAAAGAAATCCGAGACGAGATCAAGGGCGAGGAACTTCGCATCAAGATCATGATGGACAACAATGACAGGATCCAGCGGACTATCAATGATCTAAAGTTCAAGAGCTCGCTCTGGGACAAGGAACATATGAAGACCATGGAAAAGCTGGTTGCTGCTATTGGTCAGTTGAACGAGATTGATATCGAAACGGAGATCAACAACCAAAAGATCCTCGTAGAGTTCAATCGCATCTCCAACGAAGTCATGCGCTTTGAGCGCGATGCTGCTCGCGTGGAGCGAACCTTCAATACCGCGGAGGCCAGTGTTCAGCGCATCGACAGCCAGCTGGCAACAGTTGAGCAAAAGAAGTGCCACACTTGCGGACAGGACGTCCACGACGACAAGCACCAAGAGATCCTAGCCGAGTTGCTTACTAGGAAGGAACGGTACGTGGAAGAGCGTAGGACGGCTGAGGAAGAGCTGTATGCGGCTGCGGTGGACCTTGAGAAAGCAATCGGTGAACTGACTGCACTGGGTGAGATGCCAACTGTCAGCTACTCCACAATGGAGCAGGCTCTCAATCATCGTCACACACTGGACAAGCTGGATGGTGACTTCATGCGCGAAAGTGTCAAAGACAGTCCCTTCTTGGATCAGATTGCCAACTTGATTGACACCTCTCTTCAGGACATCACATACGATTACTTGAATGAGCTGGTTCGACTCAAGGAGCATCAGGACTTTTTGCTGAAGCTTCTAACGGATAAGAACTCCTTTATCCGCAAAAAGATCATCGACCAGAACTTGAGCTACTTGAATGTTCGCCTCAACAGCTACCTGGACAAGATCCAGTTGCCACATGAGGTTGCCTTCCAGAGTGATCTAACGGTTGAGATCACCCGCCTGGGCAAGGAATACGATTTCGCGCAGCTGAGCAACGGTGAGCAGAATCGTGTTGTGCTCGCACTTGCGTGGGCATTCCGAGATGTTTGGGAAACAATGAACAAGCCCCTAAACTTGCTGATGATTGACGAATTGGTCGACAGCGGCATGGACAGCAAGGGAATGGACTTGGCTCTCGAGATTCTGAAAAAGAATGCACGTGAGCGTGGCAAGAACATTTTCCTGATTAGCCACAAAGATGAATTGACGTCCAGGGTGCCGAGGGTGCTACTCGTACAGTACGAGAACAACTTCACAACCTTCGTGACGGACACCGAGCAGAATGACTGATATCCTTTACAGTGAAGAAGATGCCAGTGTGAACTTTGTAACGCCTCATCCTCTGGGTGGGGCGTTCGAGTCTCGGTATGTTCGCCGCGAGCAGGACTACTTTATCACATACCTGAGCAGCCATAGCGGTTGCAACAAGGCGTGTCGCTTCTGCCACCTGACACAAACCCGTCAGACCATGATGGATCCTGCGACTGTTGATGACTACTATCTTCAGGCCCTTCAGGTGTTTCGTCACTACCGTCAGTTTGATGATGCAAGTCGCGTCAACTTCAACTTCATGGCACGTGGTGAGCCACTGAGCAACCCATCGGTTCTGGAAAACTGGGCAAGGGTTCAGGCACCTCTTCAGAGCTTGGCGAGCCAGCACGCTCTGGTAGCCAAATACAACATCAGCACCATTATGCCAGAGGAAATGGCCGACCGATCCCTCTATGAGGTATTCGGCGACAGCGGGGCCCAGCTTTACTATTCCCTCTACAGTATGGATGAGAAGTTCCGGAAGCGGTGGCTGCCCAAGGCCATGGGCGCGCATGATGCTCTTTACAAACTGAGCGACTGGCAGCAGAAGACCGGAGAGTTGGTCACCCTTCACGGGGCATTCATTGAGGGCGAGAATGACAGTTTGGAAGATCTGGAAAAGATCGTCATGGCGGTCATCTTCCGTGGGCTCAAGGTAAAATTCAACCTTGTCCGCTACAATCCCTTCAGCCCTGCCCAGGGAAAAGAACCCAGTGAAGATATACTTCACCGAAATTTCAACTACCTCGCAGAGGCTTTCGGCCATGAAAAGTCGAGAATTGTGCCCCGAGTTGGTTTTGACGTCAAGGCAAGCTGCGGTATGTTCGTCGATGCCCACCACAAGCCTTGACGCAATGGCTTCCCACTGGATCAAGCAAGGGATTGCTGACCGAATTTGGGGAGACCTCGTCCTAACCGTTGAGCTACGTCAATGGCTACGGGACAACCTAGGCCAGGAACATGGTGGTGATCTATGGTGGTGGGATCACTATCGGGAAGAGGATGAGGTAGTAATCTTCTTTCGAAAGCCCCAACATGCAGTAATGTTCAAGCTGGCATGGCTATGATTGAAGTTGAATCCTACTTCAATCTAGATCGTGGATTCTGCTTTGAGGAAGACGGTGGCATACTGGTCAACGACTCCTGGAGCAAACATGATCCAGAAGATCGTCCCAGCATTGTATATCAGTTCAGGGGATCACCCACTTGGCGCTTGTATCTAGCCGATGAAGCGCACCTTGATATCCGTGGTCGCTATACAATCCGCGATGGCAACAACAATACGGTTGGTGGCCACTGGATAAGCCCTCGAATTGCCCAGTGGCAAACATGGATTTTAGGCTTCGAAGATCGACTGGATGCCCAGAGGTTCAAACTCAAGTGGATGTAGATCGTAACTCCAGGATTCTGTTCGAGATTCCCACAAAGGTTCCCATGGACAACCGCCATGACAGCAATATTGTGTGGAATTGGCTGGTTGAGAATATGGGGCCACACCGACAGCATCTTGAAGTGGATGATTGGCGCTGGTGGACCAGTCGTCGGGACCTGGTGGATGATGATTACCGTAGGGTATATTGCTTTCGCTATCCCAAGGACGCCATGTTGTTCAAACTCACATGGGGATGATCCAACAGCGCATAACGGGTTGCAAACACCTCCGTTATGGTAGATCGACCCTGTGCTTTCGACAAAGCGTCCAAGAATGGCTTGAGCATAACATTGGAATCCACGGGGTGGCCTGGCACATCAAGCGTATTCCCAACAAACATGGCGAACATGATATCGTGCTGGTATGCGGTCGCCGCGACGCCATGATGTTTTGGCTGCGCTGGATGTGAGCGGCTGGAAGGTTACCTTTGAGTTCATGTCGCTTGTGGGCGTGGTAGGCGAAAACTCCCAAATCGTGTTCTACGACTGGTGCGTGTTGAACTTTGGCAAGCCCAATTACAGCGTCAGTGTTGGAAAGTGGCGGTGGCGTCTCAGGGGAACCTACCCCATTGTGCTCAGCTTTCGTTATCGCAAAGATGCCATGATGTTCAAGCTTCATTGGGCGGAACTGGTTGACATGCTTCCAAAGTCTGCTACATTCCTCGAGAGTGTAAATACGGAGTGAGCGATGAGCAGCAGACTTGATATCAGCAAGGTCAATCGGTATGAGGCCGATTGGGACCCCAAGACGATATTCTCAGGTTTTTCCATCCGGGCTGTTCTCGCTGGCACAACTGATATGGTCACGAGGATCACCGAACGATCGCGGCTCGCCAAGCGGCTGAAGCGCGAAATCGGGGACGAGGATGTGGACTGGATGCTCCAGGAACATCCACACAATGGCGAGGTCGAGCTCTACTTGAAGAACTCGGGTCCTCTGATCATGTGGAAGCTTCAAGACCATGAAGCCTTCAATAAGCTGTTCGACCGGGTAGAACAGCACGTGGATAACCTCGATGCAGTTTCAAACGACCCAGCGCCTGATCAATAACAAGTGGCGCTATCAGGCTAACTTTCTAGATCCCAAGGCGATGAAGCGAGCCCAGGAGTGGTTCGCTTTTCGCTCATCTGAAAAGGTGTGTGGAGAAGGTGCCAGCCTGTTTACCAATGACCTCCAGATCATCTTTGAGATCCGAGTTCACTTTGACACCACGTTGAAGTTTATTCGGGCCGCACAGCAATCTTGATCTTGTAGATCTTGTGTAGCTTCTCGCCGTGGACCAGCTTTACCATTGCTAGGTCCATGGCATTGGTCAAGTAGAGTTCAGTATAGACACGCTTGCCGTGGCAGTTCTTTTCCCAAACCAACTTGTAATCGCCCGCGCAGGTGTTGCGGAGCAGATCCCTCATGGACTCAACAATCCCTGCATTGGTACCTGCGATGTAGGGACGATGGGCAGTCCTCTTCAGGAGAACCATAAAAGAGAACTTTCCATAAGGGAGGTTGTTACGCTCCAGCGTCTTCAAGGAAAGTTTGCTCATTTGTACTCCATGGAAAAGCCGTCCAGGACAACTGGACGGCTTTCTTTATGCAGTATTGACTACCCTAATGTCAATTTTCAGCACCGCCGAGTTTCCTCACTGCGGCCTTGTTCTGGGTAAAGAACTTCTCATGCGTTACGATGATGTAATCACAAGCCTTCTCGGTATTGAAAGCCTTGCGGTACGTCACGTAGCTGAGTCCCGTCATATCAAACTTGTCTAGGTTTTCTGCCTTGAATGCAGCCCAGCTTCCCTTGCGGGTGATCTTGAAGATCGTAACCGAAAAGTCCGTGGGATCAGCTGGTTCCTCAGTCTGATCAATCCACGTGTCCAGCTGCTTACAGCCCCCGTCGATGATCTGATGGAACGCGATGTCCGCGTAGTTCTTGGCTTCCAAGTTCAAGTGTGGAAGATCATCAGGTGGGATGATGTCGCCCTTGGCTGCCCTCATCTGAATGTCGCTCATCGTGGCCTTGCGGAACACGTTCTTGCCACCCATGTAGGCACCGCTGTTGGGAACCCTCTGGAAGTTTCCGCCCAGCGTGGCACCGAGGAAAACGCAGATCTCGCGCTCCCAGCTGTTGCCCTTTTGCTTTGCCTTTGAGGTCATCATACTCTCCTGTTCTAGTCTGATATTTAGTGACAGAGCGCAGTGTGATGTCGCATGTTCCATGTAGAGCATAGGAGCAAGTTTGTGGATAAGAAAGTTCGTGATCTGACCGTAATGGTGGATATTCCCGTAACGGATCAGATGCGCTACAAGGAGTTCATGAAACAGGAACTCCACTATTACAATTCAATGATCGAGGTCCTCAGCCCAAGGGCACGGACTTTTCCGGAGACCATCTTGGCAATCCACAAGGATTGGGAAAATCTCTGGAACGCACTGGCCTTTGGTGGCCATGATGTCAAGCTCTATGAAAAGTTCGCCGACGATGCAGCTCTTCCGGTGGATTTGGAGCCCCATAGAAAGATGCTGTTGGGACGGGACAGCAAGGGCGTTCGTTTTCTAAACGAGCGTATGCTGAACATCCTAGGGGTAGCGGGAACCAAGAGTCTCATCCACCCCACGGTTCGAAAGAACATGGCAAGCCAGATGCTGGAGTTCTACAAGGATCAGGCAGCCAAGCTGATCAACCGAAACGATGAAGCTTTTGGAGACGAGGACCTTTACAGCAATCCTGTTGAGCTCCTGGTAAAGCATGATCTGGTCACCAAGCGCCACTTGCAGATTCCACGCAACATCCTGAACGCTGTCTACTATTACAAGGAGCGGGACTTCTCGGAAGTCTACACGCCCTACAGCGAGCGACCCATCGTCGTCCCCGGACAGGATCTGGAAAACAACAATCACTGGAACTTTATCATGCTGCACCAGCAGCCTGGCATCGAGGCCATCAACACCACTCCCTGGGTTGTTGACATCAAGTACACTCAGGTGCCATACTTGATCAAGTACCAGGATGTTGAGCAGCCCAAGACTGGTCGCATCTTCGCCACGATGAAGAAGCGCGCTTACTAAAATGGGGGCCGTTTGGCCCCCAAGATCGATCTCAGATGTAGCTGAATCGCGTCAACTTGACGGAGTTGTATGCGCGTATAAATAGTCCTACGGGACCGCCCATATACTTTCTACTTTGTAGCCCAGACGACACAAAACTCAAAAAAAAGAACCCCGGAGGAACATAGAGTTCCTACCGGGGCCTAAAAGAACTGTTAGCTACCAAGCAATTTGCTTCCTACACAAACCCACCCGAAAAAATAACCGTCCCAACCACTTCTATTTATCTATCTTTGAACGATAGGGAAGTGAGAATGACAGGACAGCTGGAGCGCAGATCATGCCTCCCGACCCCCTAGTAGAGCTGCATCGGGCGGCATCCACGGGCTGGGAAAGTTGAACGAGAGGTTACCCAACCGTCCTCGTTGACTTCAAAACCCCAGGCACACTTCAACGGTTCTCGGAAAGAACTGGTGATGGCTTCGGCAACGGTGCGGAAATCTAGGCTAGCTTCGAACCAGTTCAAGTGGAGGAGCGCCCTAGTCAAAGACTAGACTATCTATGAAAAGTAGATAGCAAGTCTCCGGAGCCGCTGGCGTGAGCAATGGAGACCTTGAGTGGGAGGAGTAACGACCTTCCGACCGTCCTGTGCAGAAAGGTACATCAGCTGATGACCAACTATGCAGATGCGGCAGTGAGCGTTAAAAGACGCAGGATATAATGGCAGACCTAGGATCCTCTGAACTGTCCACGCCAGTCAATTATTTCATATTTTTTGAACTTCTCCCGGGACCGGGGGATGTCAGTGTGGCTGGTCTTGGTCGATTCCATTCTGGTACATGGGTTTGAGGTGTTATTCACTGCTTCGCAGCTCGTAACACCTGCGCTTCGTAATTGCTCGCTGTTGCTCACAATTACTAGCGCAATACGAAGTTTAGTCTTTGTAGCGGAATTGACAACTCATACAGATACCCCAAATGTGCCATTGCAAAAATTCGTAATTTCCAAGTTCCACTTACTGTCCATTCATCGTAATGCGAAGTCTGTAAAGCAAGCTGGTTTACCAGCGCAGCGTACAGCGTAGCCGATCAACGCCGCGTAGCAAGTTGATCGTGACAGCGTGGAACCACTATAGGCTCCAAGAGGGTTGCACCCCCTGTGACTGGTTGCATTCCATTAGTTCAGAGTGTAAAGTGGGCGGATGGAAATCTATTTTGATGGCGGATGCTCGCCCAATCCAGGAGCGATGAGTTCCTGCATCGTCGTGGTCCGTCCAGGGCAAAAGGCCCAAGCCTTTACTATGAAAGACCTGGGCCAGGGAACCAACAATATCGCGGAGTGGTCAGCCCTCGTCTGGGCTGCTCTTTGGGCCAAAGACAATGGCGTTCAAAAGGCCACTATCTACGGCGACAGCCTCCTCGTTATCAATCAGGCCAGTGGAGCCTGGAAGATCAATAACCAGTTGCTTGCCAACCTGTTCAAACAGTTCAAGGAGGTCTCGAATGGACTTGATCTTGAGCTTTGCCATGTTTACCGGGATTCCAATCTTGCTGGTATCTATTTGGAGCACGGAACTCTTTAGTGCATCATAACGCCCGTTTTGTTGGTGCGTTCGATGTTTTCTTCAATGAGTGCCAGTGCCCATTTTCTCTGATTGGGTGTCATTGAGTACACTTGCTCAATATCCGCCCCACCTCTCATAAACCATGTGATCTGAACCAAGTTCTTTTCCATGGCCCTTGCATCATCGGCATATTCCTGAAGCATCACTGGTACTTCTTCAGGCTCCGTGCTCAAGAGCCTTAGGCGAAAAAATGGCTGGGATCAAAGACCATTGCGGTCTTCCATTCATGTCCACACTTTTCGTTGGCGCACTTGACTTCGATTTCCTTGGGGATTCCGCTTTCACTCAATAGCTTGAGTTTTTCGGTGATCTTCTTGATCGTTCCGCGGTCAGTGTTCTTGATGAACTCCTGAATGTGCTTTTTGTTGGTTACTTCTCCGGTGGGTACCGTAACGGTCTCCACACAGTTACCCAAAAGATCCAAGTTCAACTCCGCGATGCGTTCAAACGCAACGTTGAAGCGTTTCTGCTTGTCTTCTTCACTCATGTCAGTGTCCAGCAGATACTGAAACATCTTTGATTCCTCAAAGGTGGTAAGATCCAGCTTGGTCTTGTCCTCAAAGTTGTAGGGACGAACACGAATCACCAGGTCGTCAGAGACGCGGATAACCGTGTCCTCGGCCTTGATGGTTTCCGCAGCACCCAATAGTCCTCGGATGCTGGTGTCAGTGGAGAACTCATGCTTGCACTCAGGGCATGTTACGTTGACTTCCAGTGCGTCACCATAGCTTGCCAGCTTGATGGCTAGAAGCAATACGTCCATGTCGGGAACGCTGATCTTTCGTGGTGCCTTGATTGCTGGAACGCAACTGCGAAAGAGGTTTTCCAGTGCATCGCCGTTGAGCAACGCATCGGGGTTCTTCAACACGATCTCATCCTTGGCAGTCATTGGGAAAACAGCAACTTCGCCGTTCATGGCAGTATCAATTTCACCTTTGGCAAAGAACTGTCCAGCAGTTGGAAGTGTCTGCTGAACGTTGGCAATGCGAAAGTGACCGGCTAGTGGATTGTTGGATTCCATTGATGCCTCCTATATTCACACATATTTACCACGTACTTAAAAGCCCTGGTTTATAGCCGTATAAATAATGGACACTACTGGGGAGCGCCATGTCTGACCTGACATATGAGCAGATGAAAGTTCTGTTCGAAAACCTACAAGATCGACTGGATAAGACCGCTGGCGACAAGCTGAGCCAAGAAGAGCTTGAGCGCATTCGCGAGATCCTGGACAAGACTCAAAAGACGATCGCCAAAAGTCAAACGCAGGGAAAGTCCGCTGACCCCAAGTTGATCATCAATGAGTTCTTCAATCAGTGGCGTTCCAATGCACCTCTTCGCGAACTCACGGCTGCACAAAAGTCGGGAAATCGTGGCAATGGTCCGGTATCCAGTCCGGGCAACACCTTTATTGAACGACAGCTTCGCGACCGCGCGGCGGCCGAAAAGGCCACCAGCGATACCGTGGACAAGTCGGGAAAGCAGGTACAGACTGGATTCAAGCGTGCCGTTGGTGGTGTCAATGAGTTTGGTGGACACCTTAACAAAGCTGGTGACAAGATCAGTGGCTTTGTTAGTGCCCTTCAAAAGGGATCGCTGGGTGGCCTAGCCGGTGGTGCCGTTGATAAGGTTCTTGGCGCTGTTCAGGATCGTGCTGAAAATTACCGCGAGATGATCGCAAGCGGTAATGGACAGTTCACATCCATTCAGCAGATGACCAATGCGGTAAACGAAAGCCACATGACCATGCAGGAATTGGCCAAGGCCATGAACGGCAATAGTCAAGGTTCTCGCATGTTGGGCGCAGCTGATTACGCCAAGCTGACCGGTGCGGTAACCAAGCAGACCAATGCCATTGGCAACATGGGCATGAACTTTGAGCAGCGCCAGGAACTCCAAGCAGCATACTTGGATACCATGGTTGGTCAGGGTAGAATCCGCAACATCAATGAAAACCAGATGGTCTCCGGTATCCTTGCTTTGAAGGCAAGTTCCGAGACCACGGCCAACATTCTAGGTATGACGCGAACTGAGGCACTGGCTGCCCAGAAGGAACAGGCGTCTGATCCGGCGATGGCCAACGTTCTGGCTGCCATTGGGGCCAATGGTGATCAGGCCAAGAGCATCACCGATGCGGCAGTCATCTTCCAAAACCAGTTTGGTGATGTGGGTAACAAGCTGTTCAAGCAGTTGACAGCAACTGGCACAGCCACTGGTGAAGCAGCGGAGTTCGCAGCAACTGATCAGCAGGCATTCCGCATGATCAAGAGCTTTGCAGACCAGGCACGCTCGGGCCAACAGATCGATCAGAAGTCCATCTCAGCGGCAATGAAGTCCTATGGTGACAGCACCTTTGGATCCCAGCTGAACTTGCTCAAGGGTCAGATGTCCATCTTGGGTGTGGGTTCTCCGGCATTTGATACCTCGTTGGCTGGTGCCCGCAACGCAAGGAACATTGGATCTGGTGAGATCGCCGATCCATTGAAGGATCCTGGAACCAACGCGGAACTGGCCGTACAGGAAGCATTGAGGGCATCCGCATCCGCGCTTCGTGAGGGCTTTGACACACTTCTAAATTCCATCTCCAACGAGTATGGTAAGACTCTTCACAGTGCTATCTTGGATGCAATTGATATGGCAACCAAGCTACAACAGTGGCTACGTGGTTGGCAGGCGATGCCAAACGTGACCAGCACGATTGGTCTTGCGATTGCCGGTATAGTTGGCTTGACAAGCGTTGTAGGAATGGCGACCAAATCCTTCTCGATCATTGCTGGTCTTGGTGGTTCGGTTGCCAAGATCTTTGGCGGTGGTGCCGCTGGCGCAGCAGGTCGTGGTGCAGGAGCGGGAGCCGGTGGTGCAGGTGCTGGTGCTGGTGCCGCAGGTGGAACCTTTATCCAGCGCATGAGGAATCGTATGGGTGGAACTCCCAGGGCGGGAAGCCCTGGCGGTCCCGCTGGTCCTCCAAGGCCAAACGCTGGAGCAGGAGCCGCAGCAAGTGGTGTTGGCAAGGCACTCAAGGGCAATGCGCTGATTGGCAGCATCTTTGAGAGCATTGGCTACTTTACTGGCGAAAAGGAACTTTCCATGAAGAACCTGGCCAAGTCGGGTCTTCGTGTTGGTGGTGGTGCAGTCGGTGGTGTTCTTGGATCCGTTGGTGGACCTCTGGGAACCATCGCTGGTGGTATGGGTGGCGCCTACGCTGGTGACTGGATTGGTAACAAGGTCTTTGGTGCTGATGATCCCGGTTCGGCCGCTCGCATGGCTAAGGCTCGTCCCGATGGTCTATATGGTGCAAACGAACTAGCTTCTAAGAGCGCCACAGGCGGCCGTAGAGACAACAAGGAAGTCTCGCGACCACAGAGCGCTCCGCCGATCAAAAACGCTTCCGATGCTACTGGGCAGCGTTCCAAGCAGGCACTCAGCCCCGAAGCAATCAACACTCGTATCATGGCCGCGCAGGAACTCGCTGTTGGGCACTTGAAGGCAATGCGTGAGCAGGGTGATACCCTGAATGCTCTGGTCCGTGAAGAGATCGGCGTAATGCGTGCCTATGGTGAGCGCCATGCACGTCTTCTTGAGGATGCCAACCGCAATACTAGGATGATTGCCGACAATGCAGTCTAACAGGACAGCTAAATATCGCTGTACTTAATTGAAGGTAGCAGATGTCCTATAAAAAGCACATGCAGGCAGTTCCACAGGCACAGCGGCTACAAGCTCAGCTGGCCCGTAATCGCGATTCCTACTTTGATCCCACGATCGGGGGTAGCAGCGCCAACTATGCCAGTGTGTTGCCCGAAGTCTACGAAGGTTCGCCCATGCGTATTGACCGTTATGGTCAGTATGACAGCATGGACAGCGATGCGGAAGTCAATGCCGCCCTCGACATCATTGCCAACTTCTGCACACAGAAGGACAGCAAGAGCGATGAGGTCTTTGACATCAAGTATCGTAAAGATGCCTCGGAGACTGAAATTGAGATCCTGAACAACTGCCTGATGCAGTGGAGCAAGATCAACGACTTCAAGCGCAAGGCTTGGAGAATGATCCGCAACACGCTCAAGTATGGCGATCAGTTCTTCATTCGTGATCCAGAGACACTCAAGCTATTCTGGGTCTCGGCTGACAAAGTGGACAAGGTTCTTGTCAACGAGGCAGAGGGAAAGCAGCCAGAAGCCTATGTTTTCCGTGACCTAGATGTAAACTTGTCCAGCTTTACCGCAACGGCTCCTGATCAGAATGGTCAGAATCTCGTAGGCGGTGCCAGCCAGATGAACCTTCAGCGTCCCACGCGGGACATGAAGCGTTGGGGTTCGGGAAAGCCCAACGGTGGTCGCTTTGAAGGCGATCAGAGCCTAACGGCCATTGAGGCAACGCACGTTGTCCACTTGAGTCTTGGTGAGGGACTTGATGCCAACTGGCCATTTGGTACCAGCATTCTCGAGAGCGTTTTCAAGGTATGGCGTGAAAAGGGCCTCTTGGAAGAAGCAATCATCATCTACCGAATCCAGCGTGCTCCTGAGCGTCGCGTTTTCTACGTGGACGTCGGCGGCATGCCACTTCACAAGGTTGGCAGCTATCTGGAAAAGGTAAAGAACGAGATTCACCAGCGCCGCTATCCAAGCAGGACCGGTGGTGGTGCGAACGTTGGCGATGCAACCTACAACCCAATGAGCATGATGGAAGACTTCTTCTTTGCTCAGAGCGCTGAAGGTCGTGGTTCGCGCGTTGAAACACTTCCCGCTGGTGAAAACCTTGGACAGATTGACGATCTTCGTTTCTGGACCAACAAACTTCTGCGTGGTCTTCGTGTTCCTTCAAGCTATCTGCCAACTGGTCCGGATGATGGCATGCAGAGCTTCAACGATGGACGCGTGGGTACCGCATACATCCAGGAGTTCCAGTTTGCCCAGTATTGTAAGCGACTACAGAACCTCTTGAGCCCAGTCTTTGATGATGAGTTCAAGTTGTTTGTTCGTCGTCGCGGTTACAACATTGACAGTTCCATCTATGAGCTCAACTTCAACGAGCCAGAGAACTTTGGTGTGTATGCCAAGATGGAGCGCGATGCAGCGGCCATCAACGTCTATACTCCACTTGCGGAAATGAAGCACTTTTCCAAGCGTTGGTTGATGATCAACAAGCTGGGCATGACCGAGGACGAGATCAACGACAACGAGCGCATGTGGCGTGAGGAAAATCGTGATGCCACGGAGGGCACTGGTGCCGAAGATGGAGCCGGCGGTGGTGGTGCAGCTGGTCTTGACGCAATTGGTATTCGCCCAGGTGACGACATGGAAGAGCTTGGCGGCGATGAAGAAGGCGGCGAGGAAATGGACATGGGCGATGGCGGTGATGGTTCGGCCAGCCCCATCAGTGGTGATGAGTCAGCGGAGGATGAGGAATGAGATTTCTAGAGATTTTGCGCGAAGACGTCCAGAGGGTTCCCGATCAGGAGGATCAGGACAACTCCAATGGTCGCTATGAGGCATCCGAGGACGAGATCACCCATCAGGACATTGGCGACACAAGGAAGCCAAAGTTGACCCTGAGGATGATCAATCGCCTCAAGAAGATTCGCAGCACCAAGAACCTTGAGATGGCCAAAAAGCAAGAGCTCCTGGGCATCATGTATGGTAACCCAGCGGGCGACGAAGAAGTCTAAGAAAATAACTTGTCGGAAATCTTCTTAATCTGGGCGAGCTCGCGTTCGCCCAGTTTTTCTACCTGTGGACGGAATTTGGCTTTGAATCGCTCCGCAGCCTCACCATCGAGGGCCAACAAGTCGTAGCCCTCCTCACGTAGGTGTTGAATGATCGCCACGGCAAATATGGGACTCTTTCCCATATCACTTACCATGGCATCCATTATGGGTTCGGGTTGTTCCTCACCCCTTGTCAAGGCTTTCGCGGTAGCCACGATTGCCTTGATTTTGTCACTGTCCATGCCCAACGCGGTTACTCCTAGGCATTACTCTTACTGGCACCAATTGTAAAAATCAACCTGCGCGCTGGATTGCGATGACCTTCTTCAGACGGTCGCTGGCGCCATCGGTGTCGATGTCGCTCTGGGGTGCGGATTCCCGCGTATCGCTGCTGATCACCTTGCGGGTGGAAGCCTTTCGAGCAGCGGGCTTGGCCTTTTCCACTGGCTCAGGACGCGGCTCTGCGACGACGACCACACACTCGTAGTCAAAGGTGTTCTTGATCAGCGCAAACGTGGTTGCCTGGTATTCCGCCGGATCACGCTTGGCGCGGTCCGGGTATTCGGCGAATAGATGATCGAGAGCTTCGGTGAAACCCTCATCGCCGGTAAATGACCATCGCTTGAGCTGCATCAAGTAGCGGACCACTGCCTGCGACTCGATATCGTCCCGTGGACCCATTCTGAGATGCGTGAGAAAAGCAAGATCCCCGTTTTCGAGGAACTCCTCTACGTCACTGGCCAGACTTCCGTTGATTGCTACCATATACGATCTCCTTAGCTGCCCAATGTAGCACTGGCTTCCAATTTGTCAAACGCCCCAATCAGTAAATAACACATACGTTTCTGGGTGAACAGATTCCCCATATTCCTTTCGCGAAGGAGATAAAATGAAGAAGACCAATCTAATGGATATCATGGAGTCGCTGAACAGCGGTGACACCGATACCGCATCTGCCGCCCTTCACGAGTGGTTTGTTGAACAGGGCAAGCGCGTCCAGGCTGGTATCGACGGCGTTCCCGTTGAAGAGCAGCAAATCGTAGAAAACACTGAGGACGACGTCTTTGACGTCTTGGATCAGGTCTGCGATCAGATTGCAGTAAGCGGCGAAACCGAGGGTTCGGAAGAGTTCGATTACGGCGACGATCTAGCATACCTTTACTGGATGCAGGTTCCATACGAGCTGGACAATTTTACCATTGATCCCAAGTACATGGCCGCTCTCGATGCGAAGATTGAGGACATGGAAGCCGTTGATTCTGGTTACTATCCTGATGATAACCACCAGATTGGTATCGTTTACATCGCAGCCGTCTTCAGTGAGGAAGTTGACGAGTCCATGGTCGGCGAAGCAGGAGGTGCAAAGTCCTCCATCCTAGCAGCCAAGGCGCGTCATCAGGCTCCAGCACAGACCGCTCCAGCAGCACCAGAGCCCACCGAGGCAGATTTTGATGCTGAAGAGTATGTGGATTCGGCAACCGTTGAGGAACTCCACAGCGAAGTCGAGCAGCACGCTCGCCAGACCGGTGGAACTGGACGTTTTGAATTCGAACTTCACCCTGGTAACGTGGCAGTTGTTGCCTATGGTCCTGTGGTTCCTGGTGCAGACGAAGATGCTATGGAAGATCAGTTGCGTCCAATTGCACAGATTCCACCATACAGTGATTCAGTCTATTCCGGTAAGTGCATGGACGATCAGGACAACGAGTTGTTCTTTATTGTCTTTGAGCCCGATGAGGACAACATTGGCGAAGCTCAGCTTGGCGAGTCCGAGGAAGCAGACGATGAGGAAGAGGCGATTGATGAGTCCGAGGACGCGTTGATTGCAGAGCTCAACGAGGCTTTCAAGGGTCTCGAGACTGTTTCTGACAAGCTTCAGAACCAAGAAGGTGCACAGGTTGGTGAGCAGGGCAAGGTTCCCGTCAACACCAAGGGCACGCTTCCCAGCCACAAGGGCAAGGATCGCCTAGGCGGTGACCCAGTGGAGATCAAGGGCAAGGGCCACACTGGTCACGCCATGGAAAAGTCCCCCAAGGTCGCGGAAGTGAAGATCAAGAATACTGTTCAAAACGGTAAGGAAGAGCTCAAGAAGGTTGCCGACAAGGGCAACAAGAGTGCGCTTCTAAACAAGATGGACGGCAGTGTAAACACCACTAGCCCAATCAGCGGCAAGGGTGCGACCGGCCTTAAGAAGTAAGGCAAACGTGGGGAGAGGCAACTCTCCCCACTTTCTATATCTGAACAAGTTGAGACTCAAAAACACACGTTTTGGAGCCTTTTCCGCATAGTGGAAACAGGTTTTGATTAAATACACTGTGAACAGAGCCCGGCGATGTTCAATGTAACAAGGAGAGCAACCTATGAAGACGGTAGACCTGAACAAGGTTCTCGAGATGCTCATCAATGAAGAGCAGAACGAGGCTACTGGTCTTCTACATGAGTGGTTCGTGGAGCGCAGCAAGCAGATTCACGAAGAGCTAATGTCGGAAGACAATACGCTTTCCCAGGACATCGAAGATGACCAGGAAGCAATCGAGTCCGAGGAGTTCTACGGCGAGGCAGACGAAGATACGGATGCTGAAGGCGAAGAAGAACTTGACGGCGATGTGGACGCGGGCGACGAAATCGAAGGCGACGACACTGACGGTGACATGGAAGGCCCAGAGGATCTATCCCCTGAAGCATCCATCGGCGATACCATTGAGGATCTGGAAGCTGTTATGGCTCGCCTCAAGGCAGAATTCGCAACTATCACTGGTGCAGACGTTGCAGGCGACGAAGTTGCAGGCGATGAATTTGGTGACGAAGAAGTCGACGAGGCATTTGATGCCAAGGCAAACGACCATGTGTTCACCAAGCGCGAACCAAAGTTTGCCGCAGCGATCATGGATCAATATAACCATGGTACTGAAGATGGCGAACTTCCTCACTTTACGCTGGACAATGGCGTAGATGTTGAAGGTGGTTGGATCCTAGCAAGCGGCGCCATTGGAATGAACGATCAGCAGATCTCTGCTAGAATTGCCAAGAACATTGGTGCCAATCCAACTGCTATTGCAGACAAGATTGGTAAGGTCAAGCTGGCAAATGGCATGAATGCGATCTATGCAGCATTCGTTGTCGGCGGCGATCTGATGAAGGATGGTCATGTTGACGAGGCATTTGATCCTGTTGCCAACGACCACGTATTCACTAGGCGCGAACCAAAGTTTGCCAAGGAGATCATGGATCAGTACAACTATGGTACTGAAGACGGCCGACTCCCACACTTTACGCTGGACAACGGCGTAGACGTTGAAGGTGGTTGGTTCCTAGCAAGTGCAGCTATCGGAATGGACGATCAGCAGATTGCCACTACGATTGCCAAGCAAATTGGTCTCAACCCAACTGCAATCGCAGATAAGGTTGGTAGGGTCAAGTTGGCAAATGGCATGAATGCGGTTTATGCAGCATTCGTCATTGGTGGCGATCAGATGAAGGATGGTCATGTCGATGAGTCGGCTGACGATTTCGATGACCTAGAAGAGTCCTGGACTCTGGAGCCTGTAAAGGATCCAAACCTACAGGGCGGCAAGGAAATCGGCGCAAACGGCGCAAAGGTTAACCTGAACGACAAGAGCCCACTTCCCGAGCATGACGCAGATGCGCGTGTTGGTGGAAGGGCCGTGGAGATCAAGAGCGATCATCACGAGGGTCACGAGCGCGAAGCTTCTCCCGAAGTCAAGGGCCGTCCACTCCTGAAGAACCAGGTTAAGAAGGCAACCGATGGCCGCACCAAGGTCAGCAAGGAAGGCGATAAGTCTGCCCAGCTGAACTCGAAGGCAGGTTTCGGTTCCGACAGCCCAAAGAGCCCAATTGGTCAGGCAACTGATCTTCGCGGTTCTGACTTCAAGAGGAAGTAAGCACTATGGCATTGGTTCTAACCGAAAAAATGAACTTTGACGAGGCCAAGTGCGTCGTCGAGGAGGGCGCAGAAGGCGTCGGTGGCAAGCCCAAGGACTTGTTCATGCGCGGCATCTTCGTCCAAGGCGGGGCAAAGAACCATAACCAGCGCGTCTATCCGGTCAACGAAATTCGTTCGGCCGTTGATAGCATCAATGAAACCCTGCGTAGGGGCGAAAGCGTCCTCGGCGAAGCAGATCATCCAGAAGAGCTAAACATCAACATCGACCGTGTCAGTCACATGATCACCGAGATGTACATGGATGGCCCCAATGGAATGGGCAAGCTGAAGATTCTTCCAACTCCTATGGGTAACATCGTCCGCACTCTCCTGGAAAACCAGGTAAAGTTGGGCGTATCGTCGCGTGGTTCTGGTAATGTGGATGATCGTGGAAACGTCTCGGACTTCGAGATTGTAACTGTGGACATCGTAGCACGGCCATCAGCACCCGAGGCTTATCCCAAGGCAGTCTACGAGGCTCTGATGCATCGTAGGCGCGGAGCAGTCATTGAAGACCTGGCACATGCCGTACAGCATGATCCAAAGGCACAGGGACATCTTGCAAAAGAGCTCCTGAGCTGGATCAACAACCTAAAAGCGTAAGGAGAAATCCAATGGATAATGGATTGAATTCGCTTCTAGAGTCGGGTCTTCTCAATGAGGACACAAAAACTGCTCTAGAGGAAGCCTGGAACGCAAAGCTGGACGAGGCTCGTGCTTCTCTTCGTGAAGACGTTGAGGCACAGGTTCGCGAAGAGTTTTCGGTTCGCTTTGAAGCAGACCGTAACGACCTAGTTGAGGCAATGGACCACATGCTTACCGATGCTGTCAAGCAGCACGCGGTTGAGTCGGTGGCTTCCACTAAGGCTCTCAACGAGGAGCGCACCAAGCTAACACAGGCCATCAAGGAGGCTCGCGCCACCTACAAGGCTAAGACTGCCGGTCATCTTCAGATGATGGAGCAGTTTGTGATGAAGCAGTTGGCAGAAGAGATCAAAGAACTCGCTGCCGATCATCGCGCAATGCAGGAACAGCGCGTTCAGCTGGCAACACAGATCTCGGAGAACAAGGCGTTCTACGAAGGTCAGCTGGCAGAGCACGCAAACAAGCTTCAGCAGTTTGTCATGACCAAGCTCTCGGAAGAGATTGGCTCGGTTAAGGCACAGGAAAAGAAGCTTGCAGAAGCCAACGTCGCTAACGCGAAGAAGCTTCGTGAACACCGCATTGCGATGAACGAGCAGACTGCTGCACGTATCAACAAGGTCGAGAGTTTTGTTCTCGAGCAGCTCAGCAAGGAAATTGGCGAACTCAACGAGGACAAGAATGCACTCGTCGACGCCCGTGTCCGCCTGATTGCAGAAAGCAAGACCAAGCTGGAAGAGACCAAGAAGGCATTCATCGCTCGCGCAAGCAAGCTGGTGGAAAGCACGATTGATTCTCAGATCCGCGGCGAACTCACCCAGCTGAAGGAAGACATCCAGGAAGCACGAAACAATATGTTTGGTCGCCGACTGTTTGAAGCTTTCTCTGCAGAGTTCATGACCAGCTACTTGAGCGAAGGTTCGGAAGTCCGCAAGTTGCAGACGCAGCTATCGGAATCCGCAAAGCAGCTCAATGCAGCCAACGAGATTCTGGCCGAGAGCAAGGCAGAGGTCCAGGCAAGCGCACGTCGCGCAAAGCTGGCCGAAGAGCGTGCTCAGCGTGTCCAGATTAAGAACGAACTTCTCTCCCCACTAAGTAAGGAGAAGAGGAACGTGATGGAAAGCCTTCTCGATACCGTGAAGACGGATAAGATGAAGGAAGCATTCCAGAAGTACCTTCCAACTGTCCTCAATGAGGGCATGAGGAGCGCAAACCAGGGTCGTCGCACGCTGTCTGAGACTGCTGCCGAACCTACAAAGACGGTAGCTGTAACTGGCAACCGCGTCAACCCACTTGCTGAATCTGCCCGCGCGGAGGAAGTTGCTGTGAATAGGTCTTCGACCGAAATTGCAGAGCTACGCCGACTGGCTGGAATTGAAGAATAAGGAGAAACTTACCAATGACTAAGCTCTTTGAAAGCAATTGGAAGGCCACTAAGGACGCTCTTTGCGAGGGTCGTGACCTTCTGGTGAACATGGACGGTTCGGCGAACCCAAACAAGAAGAAGGTCATGGAGACCGTTCTTGAGAACACCCGCCAGGACCTCATGCGTCGCAACCCACTGATGGAGACTGCATCGGCAGGCGCAACCGCAAGCGGTAACGTCGCAACGATGAACAAGGTCATCCTTCCAGTTCTGCGTCGCGTTATGCCTACTGTTATTGCGAACGAGATCATCGGCGTCCAGCCAATGACCGGTCCAGTTGCACAGATCCACACCCTGCGTGTTCGCTATGCGGACAACGCTGCTGGCGTGCAGGCTGGTGCAGAAGCCCTGAGCCCATACGAGATTGCTAAGGCATACTCGGGTAACGGTTCGCCAAACTTCGACGCAAACGGCAACCGCCTTCGCGTTGGCCCAGCATCGACTGCGGCACTTGAGGGTCGCGCAGGTAACCGCCTGAGCATCCAGATCCTGAAGGAAACCGTTGAAGCTCGTACGCGCAGGCTGTCGGCTCGTTGGACCTTTGAGGCTCAGCAGGACGCACAGGCTCAGCAGGGCATCGACATCGAGGCAGAGATCATGGCTGCTCTCGCACAGGAAATCACCGCAGAAATCGATCAGGAAATCCTGAACTCGCTGCGTATGCTTCCAGGTGCGGCAACGTCCAGCTACGACCAGGCAAACGTTTCGGGTACCGCAACGTTCGTTGGTGACGAGCACGCTGCTCTCGCAGTTCTGATCAACCGTCAGGCAAACCTGATCGCACAGCGCACTCGTCGCGGTGCAGCTAACTGGATCGTCGTTTCGCCAACCGCGCTAACGATCCTTCAGTCGGCTACCACTTCGGCATTCGCTCGTACGACCGAGGGTGTGTTTGAGGCGCCAACCAACACCAAGTATGTTGGTACGCTGAACAACTCGCTTCGCGTTTACGTTGACCAGTACGCACAGGACGACACTCCAGTGCTCGTCGGCTACAAGGGCCAGGGCGAAATCGACGCAGCGGCATACTACTGCCCTTACGTTCCCCTGACCTCGTCGGGCGTTGTTATCGATCCACAGACTTTCGAGCCAGTGGTTTCGTTCATGACCCGTTATGGGTACCTGGAGCTCACGAACAGCGCATCGTCGCTGGGCAACGCTGCAGACTACCTGGGCCTGGTTGCGATCAACACCGCAAACTTGAAGTTCCTTTAATTGGTGCTGGGGGCTTCGGCCCCCACACTTTGAGGAATCCAAAGATAGAAAAGGGCGACCGAAAGGCCGCCCTTTTTTGTGAGTGAATGAAACGATCAGTTCTTGGCGTTGATACGCGCCTTGATCGCTTCCTTGCTCACTTTGCCGTAACGCTTTCGCGCTTCGACGTTTTCGGCCGGCTCCGGTGGAAACGAAAAGTAGATCGCTGCCACCAGGGCAAGGAGGACGGCAATAGCCAGGATCGTGTGAAGATCCAGGTGCATTACCAGGCCATCTTCACAGTGCGAACGCTGATGTCCAGCGAGGCAGCGATCTGCTCGTCGGAGACCTGGGCGTTACGCATGGCCTTGATCATCACGTTCTGCGCTTCGGTGGGCAGCGGATCAGCCGAGGTCTCGACTGGGCCACCATCAGCGGCCGTGGTCGTTGCCGACTGGACGGCTTCCTTGGCCTTGGCCACGAACTCACCCGACTCCACGCCGGCCTTGATCTTGTTGGCATAGCCTGCCAGCGAACCGAAGACGTTGGCCACGGCCGGAACGACCATTGCCTTCACCATCGAGACTGCCTGGCTTGTCTCTTCCGTTGCGGCAGCCGAAAGATCGACTGCGGCCTTCTGTGTCTTTTCGAACATAATATGCCTCCTTGCTTGACTCAATGTAGCTGACTGGGGCCCAAAGTCAAGTCGTTATTTTAGACGATGAAATGAATGCCAATACCAATAAGGCACAAGCCGCCCAGGACTTCTGCCCATTTGCCCCAATGAGCACCCAACAGGGCACCAGCGCGGTAACCAAACACACAGAGCACTCCCGTGATCACGCCTATCAGGGTGGCCGCCAGTAGCAGAGGAAAGCCTAACAGTGGTAATGTGATACCAGCAGCGATGCCATCTACACTGGTGGCCATTGCGGAGCTCAGAAGCCCCAGGAACGCCAGGACGACCCCCTCAGGTCGAGGTGGCTGTCCAGTTAGCGGATCTTTGTTTCTGCTCTCCCAGAGCATCTTACCGCCGAGCATGACCAGCATCGTGCAGGCAAGATAGGGAGCAATATCCTTCCACTCTTCCAGAATGTCACCAACAACCCATCCAACGATGATCGCCAGTCCGTGGAGAGATCCAAAGACCAATCCCGTCCAGAGTGCATTACGCCATTTGTGCGACGTTCCTGCGCCACGACAAATCGACACGGCGAAGCCATCAGCGGAAAGCGCCAAGGCCAATAGGATGAGGGTCAGCATACGATCTGGTTAACATGCTGGCACCGTGGGGACGATATTTAGTCACAAAAAAGGGCGACCCGAAGGCCGCCCTCTTTCTGGTATTCCGCTTGGATTAGAAGCGGAAGCCGAAGCCTGCCATGACCTGGTCACGACCGCCGAAGTTGCCTTCGTACTCGGTGCGGCGATACTCGCCGGTCAGGTACGTCTTCTGGGTCAGAGCGAACTCTGCACCACCGCCGAAGCGAACGCCCTCGAGATTGGTGTGACCACCAAAGCCCTCGACGCGAGTCGTTGCGTAGCCGACCTTGCCGAACAGCATGGTGCGGGGAGCGACCACGTAGCCGACGCGAGCCGAAGCTGCCAGGTCACGCGATGCCTTCAGGCCGTAGCCCTTGATGGTCGAGTCCTCGAGCGAGACCTCGCCGCCGATGACTGCGCCACGGTATGCGAAGTCGTAGCCGGCGACGCCGCCGTATGCGACGTCTTCAGCGTCCATGTAGTTGTCATAGCCGACAGTTGCGCCGATGCGCGGACCGGTGAAGGCCGAGTCATCGCGGGCGTCCTGTGCCATAGCGGGTGCAGCAACCATAGCTGCGAGTGCGGCGATAGCCGCGAGTGCAATCTTCTTCATGAACTGGAATCCTTTTTTGTTCATCGTTAGAATGTTATTTATACACGGCAGGCCGTTTAGAGCAACATTAGAATTGCCTTTGAGTTGGCTTAGGGTGTAGGTGTTGTATTTAGAGCACTCCTAATGGAGCCCAGATCCACCATACTCTCTACATCCAGGACCATTCGGGCACGGAGAGCCTGCTGGCGATCCATCATCCCAAACATTCCGTTGAACTCTCGAAACGTCCTCGTCTTCACACCCAGCTGCCTGAGCTGCGCGCGAGCTTCCATAACACGGTCCATATCCACCCAGTTGCTTCCCTCGGAAGGCTTGAGTTTGATGATGTACTCAATGTTGTCGATGACACCCTTTCCGTGCATGACGTCGATGAATGTGGGAGCAGACTTCATGGTCTTCTCAGCCTCACTCTTCAATGCAATGTTCTTCAAGAAGCTACCGATATCAATGGCACCAGTTTCCTTCTCGACCATCTCAACCTCAACAATCTCCCAGCTGTCGGGAAGATTGTGATTGGCGTTGACGTTCCACTGTTGGCGGTATCGGAGGAAAAAGGAGATCGCGCTTTCGGCACTGGATTGCTTTTTCCAAGTTGTGCCATCATCGGCAAAACGAGAATAGCGAGGATCACCATTCCAAAACTTGTTGGTCAGCTTGTCACGAACTTTAAAGAGCTTCTTACTGGCCATCAGCACTTCCCCACTGGGGTCATGCGCGCCAAGCCATGAGGATCATCCTCGCTGGTCTGAATCTCGCCGTTGTCTTCTTCGGTTTCCATCCGCTGACGCGAGATGTTTTCCTTTACCTTTTCTTCCACGAAGTCACGGTGCTCTTCAGGCAAACAGGCAATCAGTTCGCCGGTGACCGTGCTGAGTGCGATCAGCATTTGATTCTGTGCGAGCGTTACGTCCAGATCGTCGCCATACTTGTCAATCAGCATCTGGACAATTTGGCTGATTGCGGACATGCCAGCCTGCGAAGCTTCATCAAGCTTCTCGGCCAACTCTTGGTCAATTTCGTCGGACACTTTCTACTCCACCGGAGAACTGTTACTCCTGGGTGTAGTTGGTGTACGCCTTACCCGTCGATATTAGAATCCATATTTCTTGCGGCGGATCAGTTCCTCCAAGACGTGCTCAGCATAGCGTCCGTACTCATCATCTTCGTAATCCGCATAATGAGTCCTGACGTACTCATACTCGCCATAACGGTTGCGAGCAGCAACCATGCCCTTTCGAGCAGCAATCGTGTGGGCGATCTGCTCACGCTCGTGATCGCTTCGCGTGTTGCTCATCGCGTCTAGGAGATACTTGATGGGAGCCTTGTGAAGCCACTCGTTGAACTGGTCTTGCTTTTCCTGTTCCTGAAGGCGAGAAGCCATTTCCGGCAGACTCATCACATCATCGGGATCCAAGGCTTTGCAAGCCTTGAAATCAATGCTGATCTTGTTCTTGGTGATCGTGGCACAGGGGTTGGTCACGCCCATACCAGCGAGTGCCTTGCACATGAAACGGTCCCAGTCTCCCAGGGCCGTGATGTCATCGTTTCGCTGCACTTTTTGAACCAAGTCGATCAAGATTGCGCCCCACGCTTGCGCGAAGTCGCCGGTCTTTTCCTTGATCGCATCGTTCCGCATGGCGTTCTGTTTTGCCACGCTCTCAACATTCCGCTGGTGCTGAGCCATGATGCTTTTGTTGGCTTTCTCACATTCGCGGAGTTCCTGACGGACAGGAGCCAGATCCACGTCACCGCTGAGCTTGACCGCGCTGACCATCTTCTTCAAGATGCTGAGCACCAGTTCATTCTCAGGCTTGATGCCCTCGGTCATGATGGCCTGTAGCTCATGAGGATTTACATCAATTGCCTGACCGATCTCCTCATAGCGGGGGTCCACGTAAACGGCACGGAGAAGCGGCTCACGAGGAGGGGAGACTTCCGCGCTGCTATTGGCGTGCTTGAGTGCCTTGTAGCTTTCATTCAAGGTCGTGAGTGTGCCAGGATTGGTGGCGTTGGTTTGCCCTTTGGGCTTTGCCTTTTCCTTATCCTTTTGGTTGGTCTTCACTCTCGATCCCTTGAGCTGTAGAGCTTTCAGGATAGCAGCCTTCTGGTCATCGTCAACCATTATTCCTCGTCCTCGTCCAACATGGAGCGGTCACCCAGCTTGTGGTAGACGTCCCAGTGTTTTACCTTCAGGAGTTCTTTCTCACTATCACTTAGCTTCTCGAGAGCAAAGCGACGCATCTCAATCTCATCCTTGCTTTCAGGATCAGGCACGAATGTGTTCACGCTGGTTTCAACAATCATCAACCGCAAGCTGTTGGGGTCAATGCCCGATGGACCACAGTTGGAGCGAACGCTCCTCATGTGGCTCATGATCACCGTCATGTTTGCCTCAAAGTGCTTGACGTCAAAGGGATTGTCGCTGATCTTCAAGTTGATGTTGGAGCCGTACTCATAGTCATCGTCATCATCCCAGCCGTGACCAACCGTTGGACGAGTCCTCCGCGCAATAGCACGAAGGCGAGCCCTAGGATCTTCCGGCGGACGGAGTGATTCTAGGTACTTCCAGGTTCCCTCGCGGGTCTTGCCCTGGATAACGTAGAACTTTCCCTCTTTGAATGACATCAGCAATCCCTCATGGGAAGCCGGTCACCTCAAGATGGCCGCCGGCTTCCAGTTCCGAGTCCAATGCTCATCAGTTTGAACATGACCCTTTCGAACATACTTTGCAACATTGTCGGCGAAATTGTCATTATGGAAACGCTCTGTCAATTGCATCACGAAACCTTCGCGGGCAGGACCGAGTGCGCTGGGTTGCCGTATGGCTTCATCAAACCACTGAGTTATCTCGCGAACACTTCCAAACACACCGCGGAACAGCAGAGGAACGGTCAGGAAACCAGCCTGCTCGGCAAACAACGTGCGCTCATCCAGGCTCATCCAGTAGTCGTCCTCGCGGACGTTGAAGACCCTGTAGGTTTCATCTTCCTTCAGGGGATCGTATTGGATGCTGTGAATTCCATAGAGGTCTTCCCCATACGTGAACACGTTCGCGTTTACGTTAAGGGTCTTCCACGCATGATGCTTTTTGACCATTGCGAACCAGCCCTGTGTGGCCGGCTGACCGGTGGAGCGCGCAAAGACATCGCCTTGCCAGAGACAGGTGTTGCCACCGTCTAGCTTTTCGCTGATGCCCACTTCCACGCCCACAAAGCGTTCGGGGTTCTGATGAGTGCTGTCATCGCGGTGGACTTCCGGAGATGCCACCCAATGTGGACTCGACGGATATTTCGGCGGGTGCGTTATCACTGGGCGTCTCCTTTCCACACCTGTTTAGCGTGGAAAGGAGATCTGTCAACAGCCTCGGAGCATGATGATCGTTTGTTCGACCATTTTGTCCAAGTCATCGAAGACTGGAACGTGCTGCATCATTGCCGTTTGTTCAATGATATCAAAGCGTCGTGCATAATTGGGGTGGGTTCCGCACATCAATCCACCGACACGGATGCGCTCCATTGCGCTTCCATATTCCATCAGGGTGATGGGGCAGAGAGTCTCGCTGGGAAACCAAAAGAGGTTGAACTGACAGATCCGGAGCGCGTGGTATTCCCAGCGGATCTGAATGCGGGACAGTTCTGCCCCTGCACTCATATCAAAGTCCACTCGACGCGGATTGTAGACGACGGCGTCTGTTTCCGCTGCGATACGTTCCGCAACAGCCAGTTGCCAATCAGCGCAATCCGAAATGCCGCCGGCCAGAAAGATGCTCTTCTGAAACGGGTGTTCCAGCTTTTCAGGGCTAGTGATGATCCTGCCCATTATACGAGGTTCACCAGTTGGCGATAGGGCGCACCATCGAATACATCGCGAGCCGACGTTTCGATTTCACGAACCAGCTTTTGCAGGACGTCGACCTTGAAGCCACGCTGCACGAAGCCATCAACGGCCCACTTCACGCAATAGTCGCTGGCAACACCCATTACTTCGATAGTGTCGACAGTTTTCTTCAATTGCTTGAACATTTCATCGCGATCGAGAAAATCAACATCTGGGCGAACTGCCCAAGTCCTGCGATCGTAACGCATTACCGAGGAACCGACCTCTTCCCACATGCTGAATACACCCTTCTTCAGGGTGTGGAAAGGGATTCTACGGTCTATCATGTTGTGGTTGAAGACGTTCTGCCAGCCGAACTCATCTTCAACGCAATGAATTGGAAACTGGTTGCTTTCAGGAAGAAAGAAGTACGTTTCGCGATCATGCGTGTCGTATGTGAACAACACACCCGAGTATTCATCGGGGTCGAGATTTGCCAGGAACTTGACCCCAGGAACGATGATATCTTCGGCGCCGGCTACATAGAGCGCGCCATCGGGCATCACGAAATCATACTGGGTATCGACGACAACTAGGAACTTTTTCATACAGTCCTCCAACTTTCATTGAGGTGTTTGGGATGATAGTTCAACCTTTCGATTAACCATCACCCCTATTTAACCATTATGGCACAGGTATTCAGTTTTGTCAACCTTCCGGGTAGCCGTAGAAGCCTCGGAGATCGTTGATCCGACGACTACCCAGACGCTTGATTGCATCCTGGAGAAGCGTGTGATGCGCGAGGATCGCAAGCTGATCACGATCCTCTGGCTTGAAGTACCTGGCTTCAATGCCACAACGCATCATACGCTCGCTGACGTCGCTGTCCAAGCTACCAAGATCAGGAGTACCAGGGGGACGAATGAGAAATGACTTCTCATATCGCTCCCTGATATCCTTGCACCAGTTCTTGAACTCGTCGCTCAACCCTTGAACTCTGTGATGCCCAGGAACTCGCTGACGTCCTGACCCAGCGTGACATGAATCAGATCATGCCCGCGTGTCATGTGCTGGTGATTGGGCGTGTCATCGTCGGTTTCCGACGAGCTCCAGATCTCCGCAGTGGAAACCTTAAACAGGAGACCGCGCGACTCAAAGCCGGCCAGCTTCTTCATCTTGACGCGATTGCGCTTTCCGCCATCGAGGAGACCACGATCCTTCTCGGTGTCCCAGTAGCCACGCTCCTTTAGAACGTCCTCGGGGATGATGCTGCCCTCGCTGACGTAGCAGGCGACTTCGCCCTCGATCCAGCGGTAGTTGCCATCGTCGTCCTTGTTTGCGATGACCTGATGGCCCTCGCTGGTCGTCACGATGGAGAGCTTTTCGCCGTAAGGCTCAACCTTGGTTACTGTCTGGATGGTCGCGGTCATTGTTCTTCAGCCTTTCCAATTCTTGTCGATTGCGTTCGTTGCGATCCTTGAGGTCCGCAATGTAGAGATCCATATAGGCTCTGTGCTGACCTGTATAGAAGCCGGTTGCAAAGACTGCACCCATTATCAAGATCGTTAGGGCCAGGAACATTAAGAACGGAATGTCCATTACTGGTTGTCCAACCAGTTCATGAAGCTGTGGATGCCGCCGCGCATCATCCGGCCACGAAGCTGCCAGGTTCCCTTGGTGGGATAGAACTGGATCTTCATCTGGCCCTTGACGATATTCCATGTGCCGTTGGGATCGGGCGTCAGACTGTCGACTTTGGCGCGAACGTCCTCGATCATCGAGCCTGCCTGAGTGCTCCGGGCCTTGCGCTGCTCGCGCTGCATATCCTTCATATCATTGAAGATATCGCCCATATCACCCATTAGCTGTCTCCGTGCTCGACCTTGAACTCATCGGGAAAATGCTCCTCGACCAGATCATGTATTACAGCAGGAACCCAACGTTTCCAACCATCATCTCGCGTTACGAGAAACTGGCGGAGTTCTGTGGCGCTGGGAACGTAGTTCTGCGTACGGTCGACCAGATGAAGCTGCCGAAACACACCGTTGGGCATGTAACGCTGGATGAACTCATCGGGCTGATCGTCAGCCGGCGAACCACACTCCTTGTTGAAGTAGCGACCACGATACCAGATGGCATCGGCGGGCGAACCAGTGAAGTAATCGGTGGGCTCGGGAAGTCCCATGCCGCGAACCTTCTTCAGCAGGTAGTCGCACCACTCATTGGTGTCGCGGGTTGCACCAAGATCGGCCACTGGGACCAGCTTGACACGCTCGCCGTAGATCCGCTTCCACATCTGCATCCGCACTTCAACGGAGAATGGGTTGCTGATGCTGATTGGCTTGTCGGCCGAACCACAGGCGAGGATCACCTCATCGTAGTTGGCCGTCATGATGTTGGCGATGCCCGTGTGGCCGAGGTGAACCGGCTGAGTACGCATCGCTGCCCATGCAACGCGCCGCGTCATTACGCACCACCCTGCTGGCCGTAGCGACCTGCGATTTCCCACTGAGCATCGCTCTGCAGCTTGCTGGCCTTTTCGTTGACGCGCTTGAGCTCTGCGCGGAGGTAGATCAGCTCACCCTCCATTGCAAAGTACCGCTCTTCGCGCTCATATGCTGCCAGGCCCTGCATCATCAGTTCGAAGTGGTTGAAGGCCATTGGATACTTGGCCGCCAGTGCCTCCATTGGCAGTTCCAGATGAAGATCCGCGATGGGGAGACGCTTGATCTCCTGAATGTCATCGCCGGCCGCCAGCGTGTTGACCTGACCCGGCGTCAGTACCGCATAGTAGCAGACGTTGGTCACGTGGGCCCTGGTGTCCGTCCGGGCGTTTGCACGAACGTCGAACAGCTTGAGCTGCTCCGGATACAGCTTGACCGAGAGCTCTTCCATTGCCTCACGCATCGCGCATTCCAGGGAGTTCTCACCCTCATGGAATTCATCAGCGATGTACTTGAGACCCAGAAGCTTGTCGGCCACTGCGCGAGCCAGCTTCATCTCTTCGGTCTGACCCTCTTCGACGAATCGCGCTTCCATGAAGCCGCCCGGCAGGCTGTCGAAACCGGGATAGACCCACGCACCATCGCTCCGAACGCCGATGATGATTTCCTTCGCCACCGGGTCGATCAGCAGAAGTGTTGCGGTTGTGCTGGTTGCACGGAATGGATAGATGTATGCCATTTAAGCCTCCTGTATGGTGAGCCGATGGCAGCAAATATCCACCTTGGCCCAAGTTGCGCCGTTCCAAGCCTTGAAGGCTTCTTCGTATGTCGTAAACGGTCCGTAGCTTTCCTGAGTGCCCTGTTCAAGCACTAAAAAGTCTGTGTTGGTGTAAATTCCGCCCTGAACCAAAAACATGCTCATCTCCGCATTAGCTTCTCGAGCATTAAGTCCTGCTTCACCCTTTTTACAACCTGTTCCGGGTCTTCGAGCCACTCTTTGAGCTTTAGGGCAACTGCGGCAGTCACTGCGTCCTTGACATCAATCTCCGCTTCCTTGCAGAGCTTCTTCAAATCCTTGGTGTCCTGCTGATTCAGCCCAACCATGACCGTAACGTCGCGATCCCTGCCGGAAAGCCAACTGGTGTGCGTCAACGTAGTCTTACAATGGATACACTTTCCATTGCTGCCGTAGAGCTGGTTGCGTGTCATCTTGGCATTGCACGTGGGCGACGTACAGCCAAAGAGTGGATTCGCCATCAGTCCGCTTTGACTGAAATCGAAATGTCGTTGAGCTTGGCCGGAACGTACTGGTTGTCCATGTAGCCCGTGGTCGTGCTGTCACTGATGTTCAGCTTGAACTCCTCGGGCTTGACATCAATCTCGTGAGTGGCCGCCATATGCTGGACGAGGATCTCACGGATTGCTGCTTCATCGAACGTGTAGGTTGTGGTTGTCTTGACCAGTCCGACCATCTTCTCTTCCTCCTAATAGATCACTGTGAATGAGGGTTCGGCACAGACATCAAACTTTCGATGTCGCATACTGTCAATGAGAATCTTGGCTTGCTTTTGGGTCAGCCAAGTGGCATCCTCTTTGACAGTCGTGAACGGCCCGGTGTTTCCTCGAATCCAGCTTGAGTGACCACAATACCACTCTCTGGGTTCACCTAGCTTGAAGACGAGATGTTTGCCCTTCATACGAACACTGGGGCATCCTTCATGCCGTCTGCACCAAAGATCTTCCTGTAGCGGTCGACCTCCTTTTCGGGGCCAGTGGCCTTGGTGTAATTGTCGCTCAGCTTGACCGCGGGATGACCGTCAGCTTCAACGACCTTACAGACCAGCGAGAGCGGATCCAGCGAATGCTCCCCACGCGGATGGCAGCCCTTGAAATCGTTGGTAAGCATCGTGCCCCAACCAAAGCCAACGGTGACCTGATCCTTGTAGGTGTTCCACAGTTCGATGATGTTGTCGACGTCCAGACCATCGCTGAACAGAACCAGCTTTTTCTTGGCGTCAACGCCCATCAGCTTCCACCAAGCAATCAGTTCCTCGGTGGCTGCATGGGGCTCCTTGCTGTCGGGGCGGAAACCACGCCACTGACTGATCCACTGCGGTGCATCCTTCAAGAACTGTGTGGTTCCAAAAGTGTCCGGCAATGCGACCAGGAGGTTGCCCGAATACTCGTTCTGCCACTGCTTCAGCACCTCGTACTGGACAGCCTTCAGATCTTCGTCCTTGCCGCCCATTCCGGCCTTGATTGCCGTCAGGGTCATGGGCAGTTCGTGTGCATTGGTGCCGATTGCCTCAAGGCCCAACTCGGATGCCAGGTAGGCGTTGCTGGTGCCTGCAAAGCCGTCGCCGAGGACTTCCTTTGCTGCGCTGACCGCCCACTCCTGCCAGAGAAAACTGTGGCGGCGACGGGTGCCCATATCGGACAGGCCCTTGACGCCGGCCTTTTTGATGTCCTGCAGCTTGCCCCACAGTTTGGTCTTGGCGCACGAGTAGAGAACGTCGAGTTCGAACTTGCTCAGGTCGGCCAGTGCTGCGCGGGTCTTCAGTTCCGAGACGATCGAAAGCGCGTGGATTTCCCACAAGCTGGTGATCATCCAGGGACCGGTGAACCGGAGAACGTAGTCGCCGTCGCTGTTCTTGCTGAGCTCATATTCGGGCAAGTGGAGCCGGCGAAGATGGTCGATGAACGCTGGCTTGAAGATGCGCTCCTGACCATAGAATGTCGCACCCTGGAGCCAGATCAGTTCCTTGGGCGTGAACCGTAGAGTGCGAACATGATCCAGCTGGGCGCGGAGTTCTGCCTCGTCGATGATCTTGCCGAGATTCACGGACTTGGTCCGGTTCTTCAACTGCAAGGTGATCACGTGCATGGGGTAACGCTCATGAATGAACTGGAGCATCAGCAGCTTGTAGAAATCGTCGTCGAGAAGTGAGCGCACGATGGGATCCATGCGCCAGTTATGATTGTGGGCGCGTGTTGCGAGATCGACCATTGGAGCCTCCTATTCAGTTACAAGTGGTGCGATAGCAGGTATCCCCACTATCGCAACCAGTTTGTTAGGCCTGGGCTGCGGTTGCAGCCTCAAGGGCAGGAGAAACAGCCTGCGGCCGACCCGATGCGTCCAAGACGCTCGAGGGGACGAACAGCCGATTGTCGATTTCCGACAGCGCCGCGTAACGGTCGTGGATCTTGTTCTGGATGTTGACCGGGTTCATGCGCTTGAACCACGTTGCGCCGACCCGCGTGACGACCGAGTTGAACACCTGCATGGCGCGCTCGTCATCGACCAGTTCCAGTGCATCACGAACCTGGCCAACGCTGGTGTCGCTGCTGATCACCCGATTGTCCTGCAGGATATCCGAGATCGCGTTGATCATCAGGTCCCATTCCAGGTAGCTGGCACCCAGCTGGGCTTCGTCACCTGCGCTGATACCCAGACCATCGGTTGGTGTTGCGCGCCACGTGGTCTCGGGAACGCCCACGTACTTGCTGATGAACGGAACTTCCCAGCTCTTCAGAAGCGACTGGATGGGCGAGAGGTCACCTACATCACCGTGGAGCGTCCAGAAGCCGGCAGCCAGTTCCGAGAAGTTGTCGGTGCTTGCGACCAGTCCGCGCTCCGCGGCAGCGAGATTGTACAGCGTGACCATCCGGAGACGTGCGCGAACATTGCCGCGACGGATCTTGATCGCCGTGGTCTCTTCCTCGGCAAAGACCAGATCGGGATCGACGATCGCCTGCGTCTTCAGCGTTGCCTCGTAGAGGAGACCCAGATCAACGTGCTGGTGTTCCAGGCCCAGCGCCATGCAGGCTTCGATGCCGCGCTGCGTTTCTGCGGGATCCTGCTTGATCGGCATCGTAACACCGATAACACGCCATTCGGCGCGCTTGAACAGTGCCGCGGTCAGTGCCGAGTCAACACCGCCGCTCATGCCCAGCACGACCGTCGAGATGTTGTTCTCTTCACGATACTTGACCAGGCGGGCCACGATATCGTCGGCCAGGTCGGCCAGCTGAACTTCTGTGGGGAAATGACCCTGATTGATCTGAAGGGCCAGTTGATTCTCAAACCAGGGGCTCAGAGCGCCGATGTTGTTTTGGCGCGAGAGGTCGAGAATTGGAAAGCGTAGTGTATCGTTCATGTGCCTTACCTTTCGATAGGTTTTATGGTCCAACAGGATCGCGACCGGAATCCGTTCCTGCTATGCTGTTACTTATACATCCGAGATATCCTCCACGTCAACATCCGTCTCAACAAAGTTTTGAATGTCGAGACTGACTATGGGAACATCAGTGGGAAGGGCCAGTCGGAATAGCATGGCGGCCTTCCGATCCTTGAACGCAACCGCAAGCCCACGAGTGTTGGCTTTTCGGTAGTCCTTGTTCATCTTCAGCTTGCTGTCACGGAGTTGCATCATAAATGATTCCTCCCATGCAGCCGACTTGTTATGCTTGAATGGAACGAGAAGCAGCCACGACCACGCATCCTGCTGGTCATCCTTTTCGATCCGCTTAATCAGATCTGAAAAACTGCTGCCATACTTGTCTGCGAGGTCGTTGAAGCGGCGCTCCTTCTCGATAAAGTCGGCGAGCACCGTTGTGTTGCCCACCGTTTCCTTTACGATGATCTCGATGATCACGACGTCTCGGTCAGGCAGTGTTTTATCAGAATTGCGTGACCAACTGGCCGTGCCCAGGCTGTTCTTGAGGTGCCCAAGATTGTTCCAAGTCTTACCAGTCTTGGACCAGCCACCACCGGCAGTACGATACAGCCCGGATGTCTGATCCTTTACCTTATAGACCTTGATCTCGTCGCTCATCCAGGACTCCTTTGCCCTGGTCTAGCAGAAACCAACTCGCTGTCAAGTGTTGTGGTTTTTGACCTTGTTATAGATGGATAGGTTTGTCACGCCCAGGGCGATGATCTCATCCTGCGTCAGCTTCTTCAGCGCCTTTTCACGAAGGTGCTCGCGACGTGCATCCGGATCAAACTCCACAGGCGTGGTTACCATGGTCAGTTCCAAGTCCACCAATTCCACAGTAGAACTGGAATCCAAGCTCTCTTTGATGCCATAGAACAGCGTCATAGCTCTATCCAGCGGCATGTTGCTCAGGTTTGTGGCATCGCGAATGTCCTCAACGCCGGCCCAACCATCATGGCCCCGGAGGCTGGAACCCTTGGTGTCGTAATCGTAATCCTTGTTGGCCTTTCGCTGATAGAAGTAGAGCTGGCGTGCTTCCTTGTCATATCCCCAGACGGCTTTGACCAAGATGACGCGGCGCTTTTCAACAGTCTTGGTCATGCGTTGTGGTACTTGGTCTTGATGTACGTGGCAACGCTGACGATACCCAGCGCCTTGATGTCCCGTTCGGTCAGCTTGTTGAGTGCAATCCTCTGGCGCATTTCCTTGAACTCGCCCTCAACGGCATCCAGGAGATCTTCGGTTTCAATGGTGGTTTGAACGCGCACCATTTCTACTTCTTCTTCATCAAAGTACTCTTGAAAGCTGGTGAAGAGAGCCATCTGAGTGTCGATGGAATTGTCCGTGATATCCATTGCCTCATCGAGGGTGTACGCGGTGGTAACACGCCAACCACCCTCACCATTCTCCCAAGCGTTGCCCAGGTACACATACTCGCTGTCAGAGGAGTCCAAGTAGCGAATAGCCGTGATAGTCTTGTTGGTGGTTGTTGTGCTCATAGGATTGCCCTTCCGTTCACACCTTTTTATGCAGGGGCGAACGGAAAGGTCGATATTGATGTTTGGATTAAGTGGTGTGCGCTGCGGTGTCTGCGGCATGGCCTTTGAGCACAAGGACTACAGCAAGGGGCAGCATGGTGAGGCAATCTACTGGGCCGATCCAGCACTCAGTCCCCACACGGATGTCAAGGTAAACTTCTGCGGCGTCATGCACTCTTTTGAGTGGCACAAGGCCAAGATGGAGGCCGGCAAGAACATCACTCAGGACAACGATCAGTCTGCTGTCTAATGCCCTGCTAGTGTTCAATTAGTGCCGCACCGGCCCCATCCCATTAGAGGAACACGCGCCAGTAGCCTGGCATGTAGTCCCCCGAAACTGCGTCAACCCAGGTCTCCCCGGTCCAGCGAAGCTGCTTTCCACTTCGACTGTTGAGGACGACGAATTGGTTGGTGGTCGCCGATGCATCAAAGCTCACGACCCACTTTCCATTCTTGTACTCCACAATGTCATTGGTTGATGCTTCCAGATTATTCCATTCGGGAACAGCCTGGAGGTCATCTGCCAAGAGATACCGCTGACCCTCTTGGGCCTCAGGAACAGCACCACGACCAGGAGCATGACCGGCATTGGGATCAACCATGCCGTCGATGGTCTGAAGTGTGTTGATGGGAAGCGTCTCACTATCTGGGGTCCACCATAGCTTGTTGGGCTGTGTGGGGTGGAAACCAAAGATGCCTGCCATATCGGTATCATGATCATCCATGTCCGCGGTGGTCTTTAGACGGAACTGACTGACACCGGGGCGGAATGCACCATAGCGTTCAATAAGTGGCTTCCAGCTGAGAACGTTGCCCTGGTCATCATGCTCATTTCCATGCTCGGTTAGAAGCGTGGCGTAGAACTGTGGAAGACCATTCTCGTACTCAACATCAACTCGTGCCTGATGATTGCCCGGCGTTACGATAACGCGAGCATGATCATCCTTGGCACTGAAGTTGTATCCACCACCCTGTTCAGCTTGGTAGTTGTCGGCGTTGTCCATCATGCCAATGTTCATGACAATCTGATGGATGATGTTCTGGCGCTTGATCTTGGCCGGTGGGCTGAGCCAGATGGGCATCTTAAAGCTGAGTGTGGAAATCTCAATGTCATCGTCGGTGCCAATTGGCATCTCACGGTTGGTCCATTGAATGTCATCACCCAACAGCTCAACAACCGTCAGGCTTCCCCAGTCGACTGGGTTATCACCGGTTTGAAGGTCGATGCTGGGGTTGAACAAGATCAGGACCTGCTCCATGAACTGATGCTTCTGTAGCTCATTGGAAGTCCAGATGTTTACCCGCATGGTGATATCATAGGGAATGGCCATGTAGGTTTCCACACTGTAGGTGGCACCCAGCTGGTCCGTGTATTTTCCAGTAGCGGGATCAATGGCCCTTTCCCACACGTTGCTGGTGCGAACGTGATTGGGAGTCTGACGCCTCTCAGCGCTCTGACGGATGCTGGTCATCTCGCAGGAAATCTGCGGGGTGCTCAGGATGGTATTTTCACTTCCGTTTCTCAGGATGTGGCCAATCTGTCGATTCTTGCTGGCAAGTTTGACAGGAAAGTACCGGCGAGTGCGGACCCCGTTGGAGTCCACACCGCTTTCATATTGAAAACCTTCGAAGATACGGCAGAATTGCATCCAGTAACGGCGCATCTGCCCATCATACCAATAATCCAGGGCCATGTTGATTCCTTAAAAGTTGAGCTTTCCAGTGGAGAACAAAACGCCCTCACTGGTGCGGCGACGGGTCAGACCTGGAAGAACCTTGCCATCACCCTTGTTCCAGCGAAGCATCTGATTGTCAACCTGGTCATAGTGTCCACCGTTGAGAACCTTCAAGAGAGTGCTCTTCTTGAATGCGCCCGAACCAATGTTGTAGACAAAGGCAACCAGAGCATCGAACTGATCCTGCGTGAGTGGAACCTTCACGCTTTCATTGATCGTCTTCTCAAACTGCGCGAGGTCGCTGTTCAGGAAGCCAATTGCCTGTGCTTCAGTGCAGACCTGACCCTTCTTGACACCCTTGGTGGTACCGTAGCCAATAGTCCAGACCTTTGCTGGGCAAAGATACGCACCAGGCTTAAAGCCCTCAAAGTGCTTGATAAGTTCCAGTCCCTTTTTGCCGATCTTCATAACCATATCTGTTCTCCTTAAAAATCTGCCTTTGGCTTTGCGGCCTTGGACAGCATGACCTTCTCCTGAACTTCTTTGCCGCCGATGATGTTGGTGTTGTTATTGTTGATAAAGCTCTGAAGGATGCGGTGTGCGGCCGACCACTTCTTCCTGAGATCAACTTCACGACGCTGCCATACTCCGCCATCACCACCCTGTGGTTGGCCAAACATGTCAGTCTTTTCTCCCACATACTGATAGAGAACATGGGGTTCCATTCCCGTGTGGAGAAACCAATCATCGTTCTTGGCTTCATCGGGAAAGCTCGTGCCCGTTGCTGCCAGCTTGGCACCATTGGGTGGATTGCCGTCGCCGGCAAAGATCCAGGGATATTGCTTTCCCTGCTCATCGCCGGGCACAACGTAAAAGTGCTGGGTCTCAAAGTTCCTCATGGGAACCTCACGCTCAGCCTGCTCAACCAATGCATCACTGATGTTGGTGTTAAAGGGCAGATCGCTGATAATGCTCCTCAGATCCCAACCGCTGTCATCAACTTCTGCATCCAAGATCTGCTTGTATTCCTGGCTGTCAGTGAGTGGCTTTACCTTGACGCGGAAGATATGAGGGCGCCAAGTCTGCGACCAACCACCAGCGGCACGGTTGACATCCTGTACCACATAATACTTGTTGACGGCCGGCATGTCGTCGTCCAACAGGGCATCGTCACGCAAGTGGGGAAACTCCAGGACGTCACCGCTCATCAGCTTTCGATTGATCTTTTCCAGCACCTCGTTGATGTGGAACTCAAGGTAGATGGTGTCCGCTTCCAAGAAGAGACCAAACTGCCTGATGTCAAACTCAGTGTCCTGCATGTTGTAGGCAACGCGGAACTCATAGACGTTGGGGTCATAGGCACGATCGCGGTTCTCTAGAAAGAACAAGTCCTGGATCTGGCGTACACCCTTGGCCTTGCTCTTGGAGTTGCTGGGGTTGGTGGCATCATTCTGCTCACCCTGATCGATCACACCCACATACTTGTGGACGAGGCACTCAACACCACCGATACGAAACATCTCTCGTACCTGATCGTCGATGAACTTGTAGTCGTCATTCTTGTGACGATCCCACATCTGCATCATAGCCATAGAGATCTCCTTAACTGCTCTGTATTTACCCGTGATTCTGGCTTAAATAACTGGGTAGCTAATGGAGGACCCCAATGCAGACTCAGCGTGAACTCCTAATCAAGGAAGTGTACCGTCGCCTTGGTGGCGGTATGGTTAAGATCGAACTAACGCCGGAGCACTATGAAGATGCTCTGGACTTTGCCCTCGCGACATATCGTCAGCGTTCCAGCAACAGCGTGGAAGAGCGCTTTACCTACTTGGAACTTCAGCCCGATCAGAGTGAATACATTCTGCCCAACGAGGTAATTGAAGTCCGTCAGATTCTTCGCGCTGGCAATGGCGGAGCAGTATCTGGCGTGGGTGCAGACTTTGAGCCCTTTGCGGCCAGCGTCAACAACAGCATCATGCTTGGAAATGGAAAAGCAGGCGGAACATCCAGCCTGGTAACCTACGAGCTATTCACGGGCTTTCAGGAACTGGTTGGCACGATGTTTGGTTTCCACATCATGTTCAACTGGCATCCAACCCGTCATCGCCTAGACATCATGCGTAAGCCTGTTGCCAAGGAAACTGTCATGCTGTGGATTTACAACCATCGTCCAGATGAGCTGATCCTAACGGACCCATATGCACGTCCCTGGATCCTCCGCTTTACCACCGCTCAGGCCAAGGTAATGCTGGGTGAGGCACGTAGTCGCTTTGGTACGTTCGTTGGTCCTCAGGGCGGTACCACGTTGAATGGTGATGCTCTGAAGTCCGAGGGACAGATGGAGATGGACAACTTGCTGTTGGAGATTGCCAATAGCGTTGAACAGAGTGTGGGCTACGGCTTCTTGTTTGGTTAAGAGCCAAATGTCTCTGAATATCTCTGACCCATATAATGAGCTACACCTAGGTGCTACTTGGATATTAGAAGTTGCATGATTTCGGGATAGCCCCTTCCAGCGGGCTGAACCGGAATAACATGGAAACGTCCAACATTCAATTAACAACTAAGTGGCGCGACTTTTCTTATCTTCCGCTAAGAAAAGTCTTTTGAAATTTTGCCTGAGGGAGATAGGCGCCCTGGTTGACAGGCCCCGGTCCTGTGCTACGGTTACCTCGAAAGGGGTAGCTGTGGCCAAGATCGTATATCCGGAACGTCGTATGCGGGACGAGCATCCCTGGACGATCTTCAACACCATCCGACACCTTCAGATGCTGAACTTTCTAGCTGAGCATTTTGACGCGTGGATCACGCCTTCGGATATTGGAAAGCACCTCTACAGCAACTGGGACGGTCTTTCGGTTCGCGACTACATTTTGGTCACCGAGGCCAAGATCTCCTTTCCGCTCCGATTCCTAAAATGCAACCACTACATCAGTGAACGCTTGGAGCGACCCTGCTCTCGATCGCCCGATTGGGCGGTTCCCCAACCCATGGATGAGTACCAGGCCCGTACCCTGTTGAGTATTGAAGTTTCCAGGGCAATTGGTCCGGATGCCCAAGCGGCTTGCAGGGATCAGATGGATCGTCTCTGGGGAAAGTGGATTGGCCGAAAAGAATACGACATCTCCAAATATCTGGTTGACGACGAATAGTCTGGTGTTATGTTCTGAACATCGGAACGCAAAAGGAGATCGGCAATGCTTACACTGGAACTCAAGCGGCAGTTTTCAAGCCTCGCAGCCCAGCTGAGCCCCGAAAATCTCTCATGCGATGGTGAACTCTCGCGGGCCAAGATCGCATCGCGCCACCGGGCACTGACCAAACAGTGGAAGGCCCTGGAAAAGGCAGCAGGTCAAACGGTCTCCGAGGACGAGACGTACAACTGGATAAAGGAGCTCGATGAAGCAGCCCGCCAGGATCGACTCGCCGAACAGGCCGCGCAGCCACAGAACCCACTGGTTCGCTGGGGCAACCCGGGAGTTTGGGTTCGTGAGGGCAAGAACAAGATGTCCGCATATTACATCCACAATGCCAAGCTCAAGGGCAGCATCAAGTTCGCGGGCATCGATATGAACGCCAACGCGGTCGACGAATACATTCTCTACAGCGAGTTCGCCCATTACGTTGATCGAAAGGAAGAGGTTGGTCGTTATGATTCTCTCGATGCAGCAGTCGCCGCTGGCGAATTGTATCTCTCGACCATCAACCTCGAATCGCTCCAGGCGGCCCTCCCACAGTATCGACCGGAGAATCTCCAGCGACTCCTCGACCGGCTTCCGGCGGCGTAAGGAAGACCTAATCCGGATCTACAGCGATCCGGAAGTTCTCTCCGAGGACCTGACGTTCTTCTTCAGAGTCTACATTCTCGCAACGGCGGCGTTCTTGCTTTTCTTGCTTTGACAGTCCGCTTCTAATTCTATACGAAAGCGGATTATGGCACAGGCAATGGACTTTGTCCGGATCAATTCCAAAAGCTACAAGGTGTGGCGAATCCTCCAGGCAAGTGGCGTGTGGGGACAAGTCTATCGTGACCGCGAGGAACGACTTCGAAACTACCGGAGTGCGATCATCTTTCCCGAGCAGCTTCTAGGATTGAACCAGACCCAGCTGTTCATCACCACGATTGGTTCCATGACCCTGAATACCCGCACGGTTTCAGTCGCGTCCGTTGACAACAAGCATCTTCAGTTGCACGGCGGCACGGTTTCCCACTACAATGAAATCTATGAGTGGGAAGGTGAGAACAACGGCTCCGAAGCCCTCAAGGGCATGACGATTGGCACCATCAATCACGATCCTGACCGCTACTTCAGCAGTGGGTCCAATACGCCATTCTCGGACTTGAACTTGTTTTCCAGCAAGCGCGATGCAGTCAAGATGGCGCAGGGTATCATCAGCCGCTTCTAAGTGGTTGACACACTGGTGTCCTGTGTTAGTGATACCTACGAACAAACAAAAGGAGGCTTCGTGGCCAAGGATCTTTACGCATACTGCCTGGTTCGCACGGACCTCCCCTCCCTGGGCGCAGGCAAGGCCATCGCTCATGGAATGCACGCCGGCAATCAGATGACCTGGCTCGAGGTTGCAGTTCCGTTGATGAAGGGCGAAGAGCCCAACGCGGACGTGATCCTCTGGTCCAATCAGGCACGAGGCTTTGGTACGACCATCGCGCTGGGCGACAAGAACCAGCTGGATCTCAAGACCGTCCAGGCGGTCGTGGATGCAGCGAAGAAGATGGGCTTCGTCGCAGACGTGGTCGTTGATACGTCCTACCCCTACTTGGTGGACAAGGAGATCGTCCCCCTGATGAAGGACGATGTTCACACGCCCAACTATCCACCGATTCCTGGTCCTCCGGGGTTCATGGTGTGCTTCCGTCGTGAGATCACCACCGCCTACGTTTTCGGCGACAAGGCAGAGCTGGAAGTTCTGTTGCGCCGGTTCGGCCTCTATCCCAATGATTGAGGACGGTCCTGAGGACATTGCATCCAGGCTGCGCGGCGTCATCGTCATTCCGGTGAACGATGGTGCTGGGCTCCTGGATGGCAAGGACACCTTCACTCGGGACTTTGGCGATCAGGGCGCTTTGCAGAATCGAGCAGCGGACATGATCGACCAGCTGATCGCTGGCAATGCTCTTCCTTGGAGTGAGGTCAACTCACTTTGTTTGGAACTGCAGGAACCAGCTGATCCTCTGGGAATAGGCAAAACCTACGTGGTGCCCATCCGTAACAAGGCATCGTGGATGATCCATGATCTCCGACAAAAACTGGAATACTGACACGTAACACCAGAGTTTGCTAATCTCACTGAAAATGAGGTGAGAATAGCATGGTTCAAGTTGTTGGGATCCTTGGGTTCAAGGGTTCCGGAAAAGACACCGCTGGTGAATACCTAGTGCGTGAGCATGGGTTCGTAGTTGAGAGTTTTGCCAATCCACTGAAGGATCTGATCTCCGCAGTCTTTGGCTGGGATCGGGCCCTGCTGGAAGGCAATACCACAGACAGTCGTGCATGGCGTGAGACGCCTGATCCTTGGTGGGAAGCCAAGCTGGACTGGTCCAACAATGCCGGTTCCTACTTGGGACGCTTTACGCCCAGGGTTGCGATGCAATACATTGGCACCGACGTTCTCCGAAATCACTTTGACACCAATCTCTGGATCAAGAGCTTGGAGTACCGACTTCAGGGAAAAGACCGCGTGGTCGTTACTGATTGTCGCTTTCCCAATGAGTGCAAGCTGATTCGTGACAATGATGGTCTTCTGTTCCGCGTAAGGCGTGGTCCGGAGCCCGAGTGGTTTACTTCTGCCCAGGCGGCAGCAATGGGAAGTGAACCAGCCAGGATGAACATGGCAACGCTTTACCCAGGTGTTCATATCTCAGAGTGGGCGTGGTTGGCCGAGGATGTGCTAACTATCAAGAACGACAGCACGATCAGCACTCTATATGGGAATGTATCATGGATGATGAACAACCATTTCAAGACGTCTTAAAGGGCAACATCTGCTTGAGCGGTGGAGCCAAGGGCTCTGATGCTCAGTGGGGAATGAATGCTGGTCGCGATGGACAGAGTGTGATCCACTGGTCCTTTGATGGACACCGTCATCACGTAGCTGAGCAAGAGATTGTTCGCCTAAGTGAGGAACAGCTACAGAAGGCCGATCCTGCGCTCAAGCAGGCAAGCAAGACGCTGAAGCGTGCCTGGCCTGGAAGGCGTTCCGTGACTGTTACCGCGCTTCTAAGACGCAATTGGTACCAGGTCCAATGGGCCGAGTCGCTCTATGCAGTCTCCACAATCAACAAGCGAAATCTGGTCGATGGTGGAACTGGCTGGGCGGTTCAGATGTTTCTTGACCGTCATGCGGCCCTTGCCCAGTTTGAACCACTTCCCTGCTACGTCTATGATCAGGTGCAGGAATGTTGGTTTCAGTGGATTGGTGGATGGAAGAAGATTGAAGTTCCTCCCAAGCCACAGGGCATTTGGGCAGGAATTGGCACCCGTGAACTCAATGACGCGGGCAAGTGGGCCATCCGAAACCTCTTTGGTTGGGAGCGTCCAACCAACTGATTTCAATTTAGTCAAAGAAAGAGTTGGTTCACCTAGCGTTTAACACCAGTGTCCTTTCGCAAGTTGGATAAATACTGACAACGAAATCCACCATTTGCGAAGGGGCTGGAACATGGTATATCCTCTAGTGTCGCCAGGTACATCAGTTACCGTAACCGACGAATCCTACTACGCATCGGCTGGCGAAGGCACTGTTCCGCTGATCATCATCGGCACCCACGAATACAAGACGCTTCCTTCGGGTGGCGGTGTGGCAGAGGGAACCCTGCCGGAGAACGCGAACAAGCTGTATCCTATCACAAGTCAGCGCGAACTCCTCCAGACCTTTGGTAATCCAATTTTCTACAAGAAGAACGGCACTTCCGTTCACGGCTACGAGCTCAACGAGTTTGGTCTCCACGCTGCTTACCAGTATCTTGGTATTGCAAATCGCGCTTATGTGATTCGCGCTGCGATCGACTATACTCAGCTGATGCCAAAGGCAACTGCACCACGTGCAGAAGCTGCTCACGGTACCAACTGGCTCGATACTGCCAACAACACTTGGGGTATCTACGAATACTCGGGTAGCGAGTGGATTGAGCGTGATCTTTATGTTGTCGAAGGCAGTGACCTAGACAGCAATCTTCCTGCTGAAAGCGAGCAGGTTGCTGGTCAGAAGCCACCGGTTGCAAACCTTGGCCTAGAAAACGACCTGGCAATGGTCGTCGCATATTCCAAGAAGACTCTCTACCAGAAGGCTGGCGGAGCATGGTTGGTTGTTGGTGGTGATGCTTGGGCAGCGGCAAAGGCCGCAAGCCAGGGCGGAACTGCACCAAGCCTAACCTACAATGCTTTCCGTCCTGAGACGGCAACTGTTGGCGACATTCTCGTTCTCGAGACTCCAGCGGTTGTGACTTCGATCTCCTCGGCAGCTACTTGGTTGCTGAAGACCTTCAACGTCAGCAACGGTTCGTGGTCGGAGACTCTGGTCCCCATCTACAGCACCGGCAAGCAGAGCACGCTGAGCAAGACCACTGGCGCAGTTTATCTGAGCCACGAACCAAAGACTGCGGTATTCGAGTTCCGCAAGTATGATGGTTCGGCATGGGTTGGTCTTGGTGAGGAAGCAACTTCCGACGAGCCAACGAGCGATCCAGAAGAGGGCACGCTTTGGTACAACAATGCCAACATCGTGGTCAACGTCAAGGTTGCCGCAAGTGATGGTACTTGGGTTCCCTATCGTAGCCTCCACACTGCCACTGACATCAACGGTGTCATCCTCGCAGGCAGTGCACCAACCAGCCAGAGCACTGGTGCTCCACTGGTTGAGAACGATCTGTGGGTTGACACTTCCGATGCAGAGAACTTCCCCAAGATGTTCCGTCGCACGAAGAATGTCTGGAAGGCAATCAACACTGAGAACAACATTGACGCAGTCGATGGTATTGCTTTTGGTGAGTCTTCGACAACCAGCGCACTGAACTTTGCAACTGGCATGAAGCTGTTCGATCTTGAAGCATCGACCAACGATGTCAAGCAGTATGTGGGTGGACGTTGGACCAACGTTTCGGGCTATCAGCAGAATGGCGTACCATTCTTTGGTCGCAAGGCACAGAGGCAGATGATTGTTACCCAGCTTGCTGGTACTCTCTCCAGCAACGAAGACATTCGCGCTGAAACCATCTACTTCAACCTCCTGGCAGCACCTGGCTACATCGAGTTGATCGATGAAATGGTAACGCTGAACACCGACATGAAGGAAGTTTCTTTCATCGTTGGCGATACCCCAGCACGCTTGAAGCCAACTGGCGTTGAGATTCAGAAGTTCGCAACCAATGCTGCCAACGGCAACACTGAGCAGGGCGTCTCGACTTTCAACCCCTACGTGGGTCTCTATTACCCATGGGGCTTGAGCACCAACGTTGATGGCGCAGAGATCATGGTTCCACCGAGCACGATTGCTCTCAGGACCCTGGCCTACAATGATAGCATCAGCTATCAGTGGATGGCACCGGCTGGTTTCACCCGTGGTCTGGTCACCAACGCATCGAGCGTGGGTTACTTGGACGATCAGGGCGAGTTCAAGGCAGCAATGCTGAACAACGGCCAGAGGGATCTGCTCTACAATAACAAGATCAACCCAATCGCGTACATTCCAAACCGTGGTCTGGTTGTATATGGTCAGAAGACCAGGCACAACTTGGATACCTCGCTGGATCGTATCAACGTTGCACGTTTGATCAACTACCTGCGTTACAACTTGGACAACATCTCGAAGCCATTCCTCTTTGAGCCAAATGACTTCCAGACACGTGATTCGGTCAAGACGACCTTTGAACGCTTCCTCGCTGATCTTGTGGGCCTTCGCGGTCTATATGACTTTGTGGTTGTCTGCGATGACTCCAACAACACGCCGGAACGCATCGACCGTCATGAGCTGTGGGTGGATATCGCCATCCAGCCGGTTCAGGCAATCGAGTTCATCTACATTCCAGTCCGCATTGTGGCAACTGGTGATGATTTGGGCCAGCTCTTCCAGTAAGGCAAAAACGAGGTGGGGAGCGGAAACGCTCCCCATTTCCATGAGTGGCAGATTTATATTGAGTGTGAGCATCAACATATCTATAAGTGAGAACAGGCGCTGAGGAACGCAAGTTCCTGAACCCATAATGCAGCCAAGGGTGACTGGGATGTGTGCTGACACATAAAGGTATTGCCCGGGTGGCTCCGGGGGTTGGCTGCAAAGCTGGAAGTGCCCAGCTAAGGTGCAACGAGGCGGTAATACTGTCTCTAGGAGTCCGGCAGCTTTTAGCTGTCTCGGGTGGTAGATAGCGGGAATGACTCCCCTGCATCCCTTTCTAGGCGCGCGTGGAAGGGGTTAGTAGTTTCGCCGGCGAGCCAAAACCGGAAGAAACGAATAAAAGCGATGGAGCAGGCCCTGGTCATCAGTCTCCGGCCTTTGGTATCGCTCTACCACCTCAGATCGAGTCCTAGCGGACGTTGACATTGGGGGCCAAGCGTAACTGCCCCACCGGTGCGTGGAAGATGAAAGGCATAGTCTTCTGTAGGCTGGGTGTGCCAAGTACAACATCCGTTCAAACCCCGCGTGAGGGCATGGCAGACCAGTTTCCCAAGCGCACCCAGGGAGACTACGGTCTCCCTGGACCCATATGACACCTTTTACTTTGACTTTTCCCAAGCCTGTGTTAAATAGGAACAATGGAAAAGGAAATGACCGCGGTAGAAGCGTTCTACCAAGATGTCTCAGATCTGCTGGGCATCGAAAGCAACTACGAGTACAACCGCTACACCGTTGGTGGAAAGTATTTGACCCGCTGGAACAATCGTAAGCCCGGAAACGGCCGCTTCGAGGGTTACGGCATTATCCGGTTCTTTGGACCGGACGTTATTCACGTGGCGATCAATCATCCCATACAGATGAGTGGAAGCTACACCAGCAAGGCCGAGGTTCTCGAGGTCTTGAAAAAAGCTCTTGACGAAGGCAAAACGGCTTCGTAAGTAGAGCACCCAGGGAAGGCAACGCTTTCCCAATGGATCGATACAATTCCGGTCTTCATGTCAGAGACCAACCTTGCTCGTGGGATCACGAGCCGAACTAGGAGTACGATCAATGAGCACCTACACCAAGGTTTTGGCTGGCGCAATCGCGCCTCAGGCAACCCCGCAGTCGCAGCCCATCCCCGGCCGTGAGGCAGAGATGGCGCAGAACGCTGCCGGTGGCTTCACCTTCACCATCAGCCCCTGGGATCAGCTCGACCGATTCCTGATCCTCGGAACCGAGGGTGGCACCTATTACACCAAGGAGCAGGCACTCACCGTGCAGAATGCCCAGAATGTGCTTCGGCTCATCGGGACCGACGGTGTGCGCGTGGTCAATCGTGTAGTGGAGATCAGCGATGCAGGTCGCGCCAACAAGAACGACCCCGCGTTGTTCGTCCTGGCGCTGGCTTCGGCAAGCGATGACGAGGCAACTCGTAAGGCTGCACTGGCGGCTCTCCCCAAGGTGGCTCGCATCGGCACCCACTTGTTCCACTTCGCGGCCTTCGTGGATGGAATGCGTGGTTGGGGTCGTGCGCTCAAGCGCGCTGTAGCCAACTGGTATCTCGAGATGCCCCTGGATCGTCTGGCCAACCAGGCAATCAAGTATCAGTCGCGTGATGGCTGGTCGCACCGCGACATGCTGCGCTTGGGTCACCCCAAGGCAGACAATGCGGAGCGCGAGGCAATCCTGCGCTGGATGAGCGGTGGTATGACTGCCGTTCAGGGTTCCGACTACGTGTATGGTTCGGACGTAATGGATAACAAGGTGGTGATGCACCGCAGCAATGCGAGCAGCATCCTTCACCCGCAGATCCAGGCGTTCGAGGCTGCAAAGGTCGCAACCAAGGCATCGGAGATCATCAAGTTGATTCAGGATGCTGATCTGCCCCGCGAGGCAATCCCCACCCAGTTCCTCAATGAGGCCAAGGTGTGGGAGGCATTGTTGCAGAACATGCCCCTCAACGCAATGATCCGCAACCTCGGCAAGATGAGCTCCGTTGGACTGATCTCGCCCATGAGCGCCGCAGAGAAGTTGGTCAAGGCCAAGCTCAGCGATGCTGATGTGATCCGCAAGTCTCGCCTCCACCCCATGGCGATCCTCTCGGCTTTCCTGACTTACGGGTCGGGCAAGGGCGTGAAGGGTTCCAATGTCTGGCCGGTGTCGCGTAGCGTTGTGGATTCCCTGGATCAGGCCTTCTATGGTTCGTTCAAGAACGTGGTTCCCACGGGCAAGAACACCATGTTGGCACTGGACGTTTCGGCGTCCATGACCTGGGAGAACTGCGCTGGCATCCAGGGACTGACCCCCAGGGTTGGTTCGGCTGCCATGGCGTTGATCACCGCTAACGTGGAGAGCAGCTACGAGTTCATGGCTTTTACCAGCGGCAACGGTGGCATCAGCGAGCTCAAGATCTCCCCGCGCCAGCGGTTGGACGATGTGGTCAACACCATCAATCGCATGTCGATGGGTGGAACGGACTGCGCGCTCCCTATGGTTCACGCACTGAATGCCAAGCTGCCCGTGGAGTCGTTTGCGGTTTACACCGACAACGAGACCTGGGCCGGCCGCATCCAGCCGAGTGAGGCACTGAAGAAGTTCCGCAACAGCATGGGCATCCCTGCCAAGCTGGCCGTTGTGGGCATGACCTCGACCGGATTCAGCATTGCTGATCCCAAGGACGCGGGCATGATGGACTTTGTTGGCTTCGATGCTTCGGCACCGGCCATCATGGCAGACTTCTTCCGCAACTAAGACAGCGTAGAGGAGGGCTCGGGAAACCGGGCCCTTTTCCATGACTACCGAGGAAGCTCTGGTAGTTAACCTTGTGCATTAATCCACCGGATAAATAACTGGTAACAGTTTATTCTGGAGGATCGAGCACCATGGCCGAGACACTATCAAAGTTTGGCGTACCACTTGGCGGCGGCTCAGGCCGTGGTGGTCTGCTTCAGCTCAAGTACAAGTACCGCTTCCGCGTTCGCGTAATCAACTTCGGACCAATCGCTGGTGGACTTGACTTCACCCAGCAGGTTCAGAGCGCAAGCAAGCCCAAGATCAGCCACGAACCAGTGGAAGTTCATAGCTACAACAGCACTGCCTACTATGCTGGTAAGCACAAGTGGGACAGCATCAATATCACCCTGAAGGATGATATGACCAACAACATCGCAAAGATGGTTGGTCACCAGCTGCAGAAGCAGATGAACCACTTGGAGCAGACTGCATTCGCAGCCGGCATCAACTACAAGTTCGTCACCATCATTGAGAGCATGGACGGCGGCAACGACACGGTTGTTGAAACCTGGACCCTAGAGGGTTGTTTCCTCGAGAACGTTGAGTTCAGTGAACTTGAGTACTCGGAGAGTGGTTTCCAGACGGTCGCTCTGACGATTCGTTACGACAACGCAACGCTGGCTGATGGTCTGATGACCGCACTGCCAGAGCTGATCCCAGGTCGTCGAGTCTAATCTAGATGGTTGATTCGGCCACAGGCTCTCGGAGCGGAGATTCCAACGGCAATCAGATAATGCTTGCCGACAGTCATACCGCTGCGAACACCTTTGGTCTTACCGGTGCTCAGTTCCTAAACGTTCCCAAGTCCAGGTTCCTATTCTACGTTAAGTTCCATCGAAGCCAAGCCCAAGAGGCAACTGGCGTCGGGGCTGACTGGGATAAGACCCTGGGCTTGACCGTTAAGAACGTTGATCGCCCTCGCCTTCAGTTCAAGACAGAAACGCTCAATCAGTACAATCGCAAGAGAGTCATTCAGACCTCACAGGACTTTGAACCCATTCAGTTCAGATTCCACGACACGGTTGCTGAATCAGTTCAAAAGATGTTCGTTGATTACTATCAGTATTACTATGGAAACAGCTATCAGGAAGATGGCGGTACCAGCGTATATGATATCGTAACTGGCGAAGTTCACAACATGGGAAAGTGGGGATTCCATCCTCCCATGGCAGCACAGAACTACGGCTACTTTTTCAGTCACATCACTGTCTATCAGCTATTCGGTGGACAAGTCAGCCAGTTCGATCTTATCAACCCCAAGGTCCGCGACTTCAATCCAGATGATTTCGATGTCTCGGCCAACGGCGCTGGTGAGATTCAGATGAGTTTTGAATACGAGAATATCGTATATTACCAGACGATGCCAGTTACCGATGAGCTCATCGCGGAAATGGGATTGGATCGCGGCCAGTATTGGGACGTTGAGACACCCGGCTATGATGGAGCCACATATGGCACAGTCAATGGCAACCCCGGCGGTAGCATTGGAAATGCCATCGGTAACGCACTCACACAGAACCTTGCCAGCTTGGTAACGGGCCAGGGCACACAAAGCGTTGGCGGTATCGTGTCGGGCATCGCTGGGCAGTTTGATGCAAATCGTGGTCTAGCTGTTGGTAAGACGGCCGTCACAAGTTTGAAGAATCTAGTTAGTGGAAACACCAGCAGTGCCAAACAGGGTATCCAGGGCCTGCTAAAGGGAACGCTATTTGGATCGCCCGGAAAGTTCTTTTAATGGCGTTCTACAATCAAGGTATCTTCCAGCCCAAGAATCCAGAGAAGTATGTGGGCGCTGGTGCGATCACATATCGTTCCGCTTGGGAATTGACCTTTATGAATCTTTGCGACCAGCACCCCTACATCATGCAGTGGGCTTCTGAGAGTTTGAAGATTCCCTATCAGGATCCCTTTACGGGAAAACTTCGCACCTACATTCCAGACTTCATGATCCTCTATTACATTCCCAGCACGGGTCAGAAAAAGCTGGAACTCGTAGAGATCAAGCCAATGAGCCAGAGCGTGCCCGAAAGTGCCCGTTCCAAAAAGGATCAGGAAGCAGTTATCTTGAATGAGGCAAAGTGGAAAGCAGCCCAGCAGTGGTGTCGTGCCCATGGAGCAACGTTCCGTGTGATGACTGAAAACCAGCTGTACCGCCAGGCAGGAAAGAAGTAACATGACCAAGGCAATCACAGATGAATTGGGTCTTCCAAGCCTTCAGGATGCTCTAAAGGAAGTTGCCGGTGAGATCGCCGAGCACGAGGAGCAGAACGAAGCCGTGGACAGCATGGCCAACGCACTTCAGACAATGAACGTGGGAGCCATCCAGCGTGCCGCTGATAGCACGGGTACCGATGAGCATATTGAGGAAGCTGACGTCATCTACGACGCCGCTATGACTGCCCACAAAGACCTGATGGATCTGGGATTCAACATCGAACCCAAGCACGCAGGTGCCAACGCATTCACTCCAGGCTTGAAGGCATTGGAAATTGCCCTGAAGGCAAGTCAGAGCAAGAACAAAGCCAAGATGGATCGCATCCGCAGCATCATGGATCAGGAAGAGCACAAGCGAAAAGCTGGTGAGGGTGTGGAAGATGGCGAGATCATTGAAAACACCGGTGGATCGGTAACGGCCAGTCGAAGCGACATCATGGCCAAGATTCGCAACGGGGAAATCTAACACCTTTCAATAAATAGGAGAAACTCCTAGTTGAGAGGCGCGCCCATGAAATCTTTCTATCATTATCTGGCTGAGTCGGCAAAGATTTACAAGTATCGCGTCAAGACTGTGGTTCAGATTGATGACCAATTTGTTGCCACACTCCAGCACGCTCTCTTCAAGTACGACATCAAGAGTGTTGGCAAGTCCAAGAAGCTGATGGCTCAGAGGGTTCCTCTGGACTTTGGCGAGTTTCCCATGGCAGAAATCTACATCCTGGATATCGAGACTGGCGTACCCGCTAGCTCGTACATTCTTGCAACTGAGCTACGTCAGGCTCTTCAGCTACAGGAAAACATGCTGGTTGTCCGTGGCGAGAATGAGCCAATTGAGATTGAAGCACAGAAGATTGAAGAGATCCACAAGGACGATGAACACCTTGCTCTCTTGAATGACCCGGAGTTCTCCGAGGCTCAGCAGCCCAAGGAAGTTGCCTACGGTGACGCCTACAACAAGAAGTTCCTGAACTTTCTAGCACAGAAGAAGGCGGACAAGGAAGCAATTCCTGTTCCTGCTATCGAGGAAGTCAAGAAGGTTTCCAAGTTCAACTGGTTGAACAAGATTGACACAACGGTTGCAGATGACTTCAACGCACATCTGGATACCGTTAAGCCAGTTCACGTAAACTCCAAGAAGGCAGGAGTCAAGGCTGAGAAGCCCAACCTAACTGCCAACCATGGCAACTATGACGAGACCGTCAAGAGGAAGGGCTAAATCATGACCGACAAAACACAGCTGGATGAGGCAGCAAGCCTCAATATCTCGGCACAGAACGGAGACATGAACTCCACAACGACGTTTGTGGCCGACGATGTCGCGGCACTTGCAACGCTTCTAAAGAATGCTGGCGTTGCCGGCAACAGCGCGGTCTTCAATGGCCCCGCTACACTAACGATCGATGCTGAAGAGAATGGTGGAACAATGAGCACGGTTATCCAGGCTCCCGACCTCCGTACCATCATGAACCTCTTGGAGCCAGAGTTTGCAGCAACCGCTGATCTGGACATGGAACTGGACGGACCCGACATGGGCGACCAGGAAGCTGAGGACGTGATCGCAACTGACGGCGCTGTTGGCGTTGTGGCAAATCCTGAGAACTACTCGGTAAGCGATGGCGAGTACGATGTTGATCTTGGTGATCCACTCGAGGACGATCTGGAAGAAGAAGCAGATTACGACTATCGTGACAACGAAGCTGGTGCCGAAGAGTACCAGGGTGTAAGCGATCGTAAGCCAGTTCAGGCCAAGACCAAGGATGTTCCTGCGCGTAGCGGTGACAACCCTGTTCGTTCGCTCAAGGACTACATGGAAGAAGCACGCAAGAAGCGCGGCAACAATCCAACGTTTGGCCGTGGCGTCTATGGCATGGGTTATGGATATGGTCGCGACGATCATGAGGAAGACAACGGCGCTGACACCAGTGCAGAGTTGGGCTTTGACATGGGCGGCGACTTTGGTGAGAGCTCCGCTGAGAGTCTCTCCAAGGAGTTCAGCCTGAATGAGCTGAGCAGCGACACGCTGAGTTCCTACGTGGATAAGGCTCGCGCAAGCAAGGCTCATCACGAAAAGAAGGCAAGCGACCTCGAGGACTTGGGTCACGATGCTGATCGCGCAAGCAAGATGGGCATCATGCGTGCAGGCGCTGGTGACCGTGTTCGCAAGTGGCAGGCTCCACATGACGCAACTGCCCGCAGGAGGGAAATTGGTCTGGATCGTCTTGGTGCAGTCGAGGAAGAAACGGTCAATGAGATCAGCAATGATACCAAGAACCGCTACTTCAAGAAGGCAGCCGACGACATCAACACCCATGCCCAGCACTCCAGCAACATGCGCGGCATTGGAAATCACGATCAGGCTGACAAGCATGATGCTCGCGTGTTCAAGCGCGCCAAGGGTATGAATGCGGCCATTGCAAAGGAAAGCGAGGGCGATCTCGATGAAGCGAGTCGCGCCACCTTTCAAGACAAGGCACGTCAGTTTGGGACGCCCTACTACCTGAACACAGACTGCGGCTACGCAAGTTTGGACGATCTAGGTACACATGACTACTTTGACCACAGTGGAGTAGTCGTCCTGTCGATCAATCGCAACGGAAAGTGGGGTCTAAACTACGTGGCAGGTCAGGACTCAACTCCTCCTGGTACGAAGGTAACTTGTGTGACGCAGACGTCGAGTGGACAAAAGTACCGCGAAGGCAAGGTCGTCGATTCTTTCACAATGGACGAATACAACAATGATCGTGAGGGTCTGGCAAAGCGCCTTGCAACTCACGGAATCACGCCAACTAGGAAGCTGTCTGTTAAGACCTTCGATTAAGAAAGGAGCGTGGGCGATGGCGTAAGCTGTCGCCCCACCCATGTATGGCAAAAGATAATGATATCATCAAGAAGGGTTACGCAAAAGACCGCTTCAACCTAAACCAGATCGAAGAACTAAAGAAGTGCATGAGTGATCCCATTTACTTCTGCAAAAGCTATGTGAAGATTCAGCATCCTATCAAGGGTCGAGTTCCATTTGAGCTCTGGCCATATCAGGAAGACATGATCGATTCTTTCCATAAGAATCGTTACACGATCGCACTGACTGCCCGTCAGATGGGCAAGACCACTTGCGCTGCAGGCTTTCTTCTTTGGAAGGCAATGTTTGAGCCGGACACCACGATTCTTATCGCAGCAAACAAGTTGGTTTCGGCACTTGAAATTATGGATCGTATCAAGTTCGCATACGAGAACTTGGAACAATACAACTGGCTACGTTGCGGCGTAACTGAGTACAACAAGGGTACGGTATCCTTTGATAATGGCTCCAGGATCATCGCCCGTGCAACTTCCAAGGACGCAGGTCGTGGTCTTTCGATCACACTATTGTATCTGGACGAGTTTGCGTTCGTGCAGCCCAACAAAGCAGAAGAGTTCTGGTCAGCAGTTCAGCCAACACTGTCAACGGGTGGTAGCTGTATCATCACTTCCACTCCAAACAACGACGAAGATCAGTTCGCTAAGATTTGGTTTGCGGCAATCAACAACTTGGATGATCATGGAAATGAGATTCCGGGCAATCTAGGTTCCAATGGTTACCATCCACTTCGCATCACTTGGGACAAAAACCCCAATCGAGATGCCGCGTGGGCACAGGAGCAGAGAGCTCAGCTGGGTGAAGAAAAGTTCCAGCGAGAGTTTGAATGCAAGTTCGTTTCTGAGGATGAGACTCTCATCAACCCAATGGTCCTTGCAAACCTGAAGGCAACCGATCACATCTTTAAGATTGGTGAAATGAAGTGGTTTGAAGAGCCCAGGGCCAACAACATCTATGGAGCCACGTTGGATCCCTCAATGGGTACTGGCAGCGACTTCGCGGCCATTCAGGTGTTCAACTTGAGTACCATGACACAGGTTGCGGAGTGGCGGCACAACAAGACGACTATTCAGATGCAGGTTGATATCCTGCGTAAGAGTCTCCTGTACATTCACCACAGCTTGCTCAATGACTCCAATCAAGAAGGCGACCCTGAGCTCTACTGGACCGTTGAGAACAACAGTCTGGGTGAAGCAGCGTTGGTGCAGATTGACAACATTGGTGAGGAAAACTTCCCCGGCATCTTCACCCACGAGCCACGTAAGAGTGGCGGTGGCAAGGGACGCAAGGGCTTCAACACCAACATGCGTACCAAGATGACAGCTTGCTCGAGGATGAAGACCCTCATCGAGACCAACAGGATGACACTTCGCAGCAGGGCACTCTTGACGGAGTTTAAGAACTTTGTTCGCGGTGGTGGTTCCTATAAGGCAAAGGCAGGCATTCACGACGATTTGGTCATGGCAACCATGCAGATTGTTCGTTTGCTTCAGATCTGTGCCGATTGGGAAGAGCAGATTGAAACCAATATGAAGGCAGCATCCTTTGACGATGACGAGGGCAGCACACCAATGCCTATGAGCTTTTAAGCACCGCGTTTTCGCTAAATACCGCAACTTAGTGGAGGAAAGCGCATGAGTTCACTGTTCGACAGTCTCAGTGATGAGCTATTCCAGATTCTCAAGGGTTCTGGTAAAACACTGACGCTGTTTGGAAGCGACGGTAACAAAACCTATGACCCCAAGAAGGCACGTCGTGTCTTCGCCGTTCCCGGCAACCTAATGGTCTCTATCACGGAGGCAGGATCGGATAGTGAAGTAAAGCTGTACCTGAGCCAGAGCACGGACGTGGAGGAGATTGCTCCTCTTATCCAGACTCTTCGTCAGGTCACAACTCGCTTCAATGTTCTGTTCAACGTTCGAAAGTTTGATCGTGAACTCAAGCCCAAGGACTTTGCCTATCAGGTCAACATGACCGAGGCGGCAATGTTTGGTAGCACCAAGACCAGCTATCAGAAGTTTGGTCCCACAAAGCTGATGGTTCGTCACACTTCCCCCGTTCGCGAGGGCGTCATTGGTGCAAGGGGAAGGAATATCCTCAGCATGTTCGTTGAAACAGCCGAGGGTGAGAGATTCAGGTTTCCTGCCAATCACTTGAGTGGCGGTCGCGCGTTTGCCCAGCATATCAATCAAGGTGGAAAAGCCCATGATGAAGTTGGAACGCAGATCGCTCAGCTGGCACTTGAAGCAATCCAGCTGGCCTCCACAGCCCGCTACATGCACTATTCTCGTAAGACGTTGGGTGAAGAGGCAATGGCCATTCGTCCAACTATCAAGAATCGCGTTCTCGAGATTCGTCAAGCCTTCAGTGGCTTGTCACGACCACGTGGTTACGCTCGCGTAACGGAAGCTGGCCTTCCCATGCTGCAAAACACACTTCTAGAGGGAGTGAATGATGAGGAAGCTCGTCTTGCCACTCTACTCCAGATTGATTCCAACCATGCACTGGCCGAGGCTTTGAAGCCAGTGGCTATACTAACTTTGGGTGAAAATATGACCAACACGAACAATCTGTTCCAAGGTGTCATCGCATTGGAAGATGCCGCCGCAGATGCTCTCGTTGAAGCACTTGCGGATGAGTATGGCCACGATGTATCGGCACTGAATCGTTCTTCGGGACTTCTCTCCTTTACTGAGGAAGCAGCATTCCAGGACGCACAGACTTACTTGGATACTGTCCAGGAAAGCTACATGATCAATGAAGAGAACGCCATCATTTCGGCAACTCGTCAGTGGTACCAGGATCGCTTCGACGATTCTGACTACGAGCAGACCGGTGGTATGGACAAGGACGTTGCCAAGGGTGAGGATGAACTCATCGCTGGTGTCACGGCCATCGTGCAGGGTCACATCGACATGCCCGACTTTCCAGAGCGCGGCTTCAACTTTTCCAAGGCAGCAGACGCCACGGTAAAGGCACGAAGCTACCTGGATCTTTTCGTTGCTCAGCACAAGCTGGCAAACGCTGCCACGTTGAACTTTGTCAGCGGCATCATCGACAAGATGGCCGAGGGCAAGAAGCTGGCACCAATTGAGACTTTCATTGCCAACACTCTCGTTAAGGCACTTGACGACGATCTTGGTATGAACGAGGGAACGGTTGATGAGAGCATGACTGACTGGGATGCCAGCCAGGGTGATCGCAATGACACGGACTTCAACATCCAGTATGTTCTGCAGGATCTATCCGCTGAGGAAGTTCTAAACTACAGCGGCAACGAGCACGTGGTAATGGGTGATGATCCACGCGAGTTCGATGCTCTGAGCCGTAAGGAACTGGTTGCCAATGCCCGCAGCCTGATCTTCAGTCAGCTGGAGGGAATGGGAACCGACGATCTTCCAATGAGCGACGCAGCTTTCCAGAAGGAAGCAGAAGCTTTTGTGGATGAGCATGTGGTCCCATATGTAAGCCAGAAGGGTTTTGAACTCACCGAGGACGACCTAACTGAGTTTGCGGCATTTGATGACAAGCCCGAGCACCACGGTATCGCAGCTGGATCCAATGTTGCAACTGACTTGGGTGCAGGTCGTGTGATCTCCATCGAGGGTGATATCGCGACAATCGAGTTCCTGAACGGTTCGACCAAGACCCTTCACGTCGATGACATGGATCTGGTTGAAGGCTTCAGCAATGTGGCCGAGGAAGCAGAGCTCGACGAGTGGTTTGGCAGCTTTAAGCCCGAGAACGTTTTGTCTCGTTCTGAGGAAGACGACGAGTCTGATATCAATCATGTTCTCAGCGGCAGCACCAAGAAGGAAACGCATCCCAGGATGTGGAAGGACCACATGGATGAGGCTTCCGGGTCGATGTACCACAGCGTGTTCACCAAGCTGGAAGATGGTTCGTGGGCACATCACTTTGATGCCGATGACGCTGAAGATGCCAAGGACGAAGTCCGTAGCTTGAAGAACATGGGCGAAAAGTCCATTGTGATCAAGGTTCCCAAGGACCAGGCCGATTGGACAAGCATCAACCCCAATGATTTCGTTCAGCAGCACATCGCTGGCAAGAAGTCCTCGCAGACTCTTCCAGTTGATGAGGCATACGGAAACAAGGCTCCAACGTTCCAGGCTTGGATTGAGTACAATGGCGAAGAGGATGTTGAAGTCGACGTAGAGTATTACTATGACGATGATCGCCCCGTCATTGACGAGATCAAGGTCAAGAGCACTGGTGAGACGATTGAATACAGCACGTTGAGCCAGCATGATCAGGACTACCTGTACAATGGTGCTTCTGAGGATGCTGCTGATCGTGACGCACATGAACGCAGCTATGCAGACGATGCCAAGAATGACGATGCCATGATGGATCGCATGTATGGCGAGTCTGAGGAACTGGATGAGCTGTCGCAGGACAAGGTCACCAACTACTTTAGCCGCGCAGCCGGTGAACGTGGTCGTGCAGAACGCAATGGTGATGATGGCAAGGTTAGCCGTCGTGATCGTGGTCTGAACATGGCGTTCAAGAAGATGCGCGAAGATGACGAGGAGGTTCTTGGTGGAGATCTTGGTCAGGACTTGATTGATGACACCAAGGTTAACGAGGCACCCCAGGATGTCTTTGCTGGCTATGATGATCAGATGTTGAAGACCAAGCTGAGGATGGCTCGCGAGAACCCAGAATACGCCGAGTACGCAGAGCAGCTACAGACTGAGCTCAGCCGTCGTGGCGTAACGGAGGAAGCAATCTTCCAGGAGGAACTAGACGACCTTCTGAAGAACGCAATGTTCCGTCGCTAAGGAGTAGGAAGCGGGTATCAGGAAACTGGTATCCGCTCCATCCATGAATATAGACTCTGGTGTGCCAATCCTATATACCAGAAATGTGGCCGGGTTGCTGGACACACTGGAGCGGAAAAAGTTCACATTTTGCCAGTTCTATTTTGCGTTCTGGACGCCAGAATGTTATAAATAGAACAGTAACAAAGCGGGAATGCTTCGTTGCTTAGAGATTCTTCCGCAAAGAGGAATCCACTAACCAAAACAATGGCTCAAAAATAGCCCAATAAAGATAAGGGACCAACCCAAATGGCAACTCTCGACGAAATCCGTGCAAAGCTTCTAGCGCAGAACACGAAGGCCGAAGGCGGCAACCGCAACGGCGGTGACAACTCCATGTATCCTTTCTGGAACGTTCCTGAGGGCGGATCTTCGATGATTCGCTTCCTCCCAGACGGTGATCCCAACAACACATTCTTCTGGGCCGAGCGACTGGTCATCAAACTTCCTTTCCAGGGAGTCAAGGGTGAGCACGACCGCGAGGTACTAGTCCAGGTTCCCTGCATGGAAATGTACGGCGAAACTTGCCCCATCTTGGCCGAGACTCGTCCATGGTGGAAGGATGATTCCTTGCAGCCACTGGCACGCAAGTATTGGAAGAAGAAGTCTTACTTGTTCCAGGGCTTTGTCGTACAGAGCGGCTTTGAGGAAAAGGAAACCCCAGAGAATCCAATCCGTCGCTTCATGATCAACACCAGCATCTTCGACATCATCAAGAGCTCCTTGATGAACCCAGAGATGGAAGACCTGCCCACCGACTACGTCGCTGGCCGTGACTTCAAGCTGGTCAAGACCACGAAGGGTGGCTTTGCCAACTACAGCACCAGCAACTGGTCGTTTAAGACCCGCTCGCTGAGCCCTGCTGAAGCTGGTGCAATCGAGACTCATGGTCTGAACAACCTGAAGGACTTCCTGCCTGCCAAGCCAACCGCTGAGCAGCTTGAGGCAATCAAGGAAATGTTCCAGGCATCGGTCAACGATGAAGCTTACGATCCTGCACGTTGGTCGCAGTTCTACAAGCCTTCGGGCGGTGGCAACTGGAACAACAATGCAGCAGGCAACACCGGCGGTAACGCAGGTGCAAACGCTGGTGGTTACTCGGCTCCTGCTCCGGCAGCACCCCAGGCTCCAGCAGCTGATCCCTTCGCCGCAATGCAGCGCGCCGCACAGGCAGCACCTGCTCCGGCACAGGAGTCCGCTCCTGCCCCCGCTCCAGCAGCACGTCCTGCTGGCACTCCTGATGCTTCGGAAATCCTCCGCCGCATCAAGGAAAAGCAGGCTGGCATGAACGGCTAAGCTAAATGTGGGGAGAGGAAACTCTCCCCACACCTTTCTACTCCAACAAGATCGTCCTGGTGGTCGCTACTATGCGGGTGTGTCATGCCGCGCGACTCGGAGGACTGCCGATGTGAAAAATCGGTGATGGCACTATATCTCCAGAATAGAAAGAGAACGGCAAACATGAAGCCAGTTGATCTATCAAAGTTCCGCAAGGATATCACAAAGGGCCTAGACGGTATTTCCGTTGGCTTTAACGATCCCAAGTATTGGGTTTCGACGGGCAACTTTGCCCTAAACTATGCTGTCAGTGGTGACTTCACCAAGGGTATTCCTCTGGGCAAGGTGACGATGTTCGCCGGCCAGTCGGGTTCGGGCAAGAGCTATCTCGCTTCGGGCAACTTGGTAAAGAACGCACAGGATCAGGGCTACTTTGTAGTTCTCATCGACAGCGAGAACGCACTTGATTCGGACTGGCTCACGGCACTAGACGTGGACGTCAGCGAAGACAAGCTGCTGAAGATTAACGCTGCGATGATTGATGACGTGGCAAAGATCATCAGTGATTTCATGAAGTCCTTTAAGGGAACATACGCGAGCACTCCTCGCGATGAGCGCCCCAAGGTTCTCTTCATCGTTGACTCCCTGGGTATGCTTCTCACGCCAACGGACGTCAACCAGTTTGAAGCTGGTGAAATGAAGGGCGACATGGGTCGCAAGCCCAAGGCTCTGAACGCACTGGTTCGTAACTGCGTCAATATGTTTGGTGAGTGGGACATTGGTCTGGTTTGCACCAACCACAGCTACGCAAGCCAGGATATGTTTGACCCCGATGACAAGATCACTGGTGGTCAGGGCTTCATCTACGCTTCCTCGATTGTGCTCGCAATGCGTAAGCTCAAGTTGAAGGAAGATGAAGACGGCAACAAGACCACAACGGTCAATGGTATTCGCTCTCAGATCAAGATCATGAAGACGCGATACAACAAGCCGTTCGAGACTGTTGAGCTTCGTATTCCATGGGACAGCGGTCTGGATCCCTACTCGGGTCTTCTGGACATGTTCGAGGCAAAGGGCCTGTTCACCAAGGATGGTAACAAGCTCAAGTACATCGCACTTGATGGCTCGGAAACCAAGAAGTTCCGCAAGCAGATTGATCACGATATCCTGGATATGGTGATGCTTGAGTTCCCCACCCACATGGAACGCAAGGAAGAAGCAAAGCGGGCTGAAAAGGAAGCAGAACTGGCAGCAATGGCTGCCCAGGATGCTGCGGAGAATGAAGACTAATGAGCAACGAGAGCAAACTGGTTGTAGAGCTCTGGGACTTCTTCAGGGATCAGCTGCCCGCCGGCAAACGCCAAGCCGGTGCAGCTCATCTCCTGAGGTTGTTTGAGGAGTATGGTTTCGAAATCGACCACGAGGATATCGAGGGCGAGGACGAATACTTGGACGAGGCAATCGAGCACCTGCATGATAACGATCATGACGATGACGAACTCGGCTACAATGACGATTACGACCGTCACTGAATATTGAATCGGTAGCTCTCACCTGTTTAGTGTGGGGCTACCGATCATAGGAGCAAGAATGAGCAATAAGTGGTATTCAAGGGTAACGGCCGTTCCAGGAGATTACACTCCCCTGGTCGATGCTATTGTTCACTTTGAGACTGAACTGGAAGAGGCTCGATTCGAGACCAAACTAAAGGGAAGTCTCGAGAAGGCCAGCAGTCGTCTGCCGGGCATCACGACCCTTCGCTTTGGTCAACTTCAGGAAGTTGAATCCATCTTGCGGTATCTTGAGATTCGCATGACTGAAATCAAGGGCGCAGTGTTCAAGAAGTATTTTGAGCACTATCAGAAAAGTCTGAGCGCTCGTGAGGCAGCCATGTATGCGGATGCTGATGCCAAGGTGATCGAGATCGCACTCTTGATCAACCAGATTGCACTGGTACGCAACCAGTATCTCGCCATCATGAAGGGTCTCGATGCCAAGAACTGGCAGATCAGCAACTTGACAAAGTTGAAGGCTGCGGGCTTCGAGGACTACTCCGTTGATGACAACTACGCTCCTCGCTAACGCGCTCTGAACGTATTGTCAAACACAGGAAAAGCGGGCAGAAATGTCCGCTTTTTCCATGTCTGACGTTGACAACAAGGCGCGCCCGGCTATGCTAGGGACACATAGACGCAATAGATCGGGAGCGCGTATGAAGGTGACGGTAAACCGCGGGGACTGGGCTGGCCAGACCATTCGCGGAAAGGTGTTTGAGTTCGTTCGTGGACTCTCGATGGGGCAAAAGGGCCCGTTCATCACGGTCGATGGCAGCAACACCATGCAGGACAATGACAAGCCCTTCCCGGCTCGGTCGTTTCGGGTGTTCGTTTCCGATCTCTCGGACTTCACGCTCGAAGATCCAAACGCTGATGTGTTCGCAGAGCGTATGCGGCGCAGCTTCAAGGAAAGCGCAGATCCCGCGCTACTGAAGTTCGTTCCCGGCGAGGACCTGATCGAGCAAGTGGAAGAGCGCGGACATACGGTTCCGGCATCCGCTGAGCCCGAGACCAACGAGCAGATCAAGGATCGAATCGCAGAGCGCTTTAAGATCCTGAGCAGCCTGAGCCTCGACGTTGCACGTGGCAACATCAAGGGAATGGTCGTCAGCGGTGCATCGGGCGTTGGCAAGAGCTTTGAGGTCGAGGCCGCCCTCAATCGGGACAGCCTGATCGACAAGCTGAGCTTCAACGCAGACGCAAACGATCAGGACTCGCGGCGTATGACTCGTGAGCGGGACTTCAAGCCCCGTTACAACATCGTCAAGGGCTACAGCACGGCGCCGGCTCTCTACAATACGCTGTACGAGTACAGCGAGGCGCGTGAAACGCTGGTGTTCGATGACTGCGACAGCGTGTTGGGCGACGAGACCTCGCTGAACATCCTGAAAGCGGCCCTCGACACTTCGGGCAAGCGGCTGATCAGCTGGCGCAACAGTGGCCGAAACAACGGCAGCGATGCGCCCAATCAGTTCGAGTTCAAGGGCAGCGTGATCTTCATCACCAACATCAACTTCGAGAAGATCGTTGACAAGGGCACGGCCCGACTGGCTCCCCACTTGGAGGCCATCATGTCGCGTTGCTTGTATCTCGATCTCACGATCGACACGATCCGCGAGAAGCTTTGCCGGATCGACTACGTGGCCCGTGATCTCCGGATGCTCGAGAAGCAGTTCAAGCTGGAGCCGGATCAGGTCGAAGAGGTGCTGGACTTCACGCACCAGTACGCCAAGCGGTTCCGGGAGCTCAGCTTGCGTAAGGTCGGCCAGCTGGCAAGCCTGCGTATGGGACAGCGGGACTGGCATCGGGTCGCGGAAGTCACGTTGTTGAAGCAGCGATGAACTTGCACGCCGTGGGAATGTTGTCGGTCAGTGAGATCGACAGCTTCCACCGCCATCGTTACGTGGACGACCTGGAGGATTGGGACCCCTCCAGGTCATTCTATGCCGAGATTGGTAGCATCTTTGGCATGACGCTTGGCTACAATGAGGACACCAGCAAGGACGCCGAGATTCTCCGGCGCGTGGGCGAAGCCTGTCAAGGTGACTGGTGGTGGACTTGGGACGAGTACCAGGTACTTGAGTGGGACAAGGTTCGCAACGCCGTCGAGGTTGTAGATGTGTGGCGTCGAGTGTGGTTCCATTTTGACAGCAAGGACGATGCGATGCTATCCCGAATCACAGTAAGTGATTTGAGGAACGCGCGGTATGCTGACAGTGGAAGAATGCCTAAAGGAGTTGAATCTTCTTGCCAGCATCCCCCGAAAGGACCAACAGGGTAACGTCTACGAGATAACCAATACGTGGGACCGTCGCTTTATCGAGGACGTGTCAAGCCACGCGGCGGCCGGGCAAGCTATCAGCACCGCGCAGGGAGAGCTGGCGATCAAATTGATCCAGCGTTACCGCGACCATCTGGTGCAGATTGGCATCGTGGCCCAGTCGGTTGACCTGTTGATTCAAACGCCCCACTACGCGCAGCCTCCCTATCAGAGCACCAATCTTCCCCGTGAGGTCCGATACGCCGGCGATAACAAGCTGGTCTTTCGCTGCAAATTCAACAGTGGTGTGATCGAGGATATCAAAAAGCTCAAGGGAGGAAACCACTTTGCCTCTCTTCAGTACCCCACGTTCAATCGAGACCACAAGCTCTGGATCGTGGACGTGAATGCCAACAACTGGGAAAAGGCCATGGACGTTATCAAGCGGCACAAGTTCGCTTTTGATGACCAAGTGACCAATTATTTTCTTGAGGTTTCCAACAGTTTGAGTCAAAAGTCCTCGGTAAGCGTAGAGGGTGATCAGATGACCGTAGTGGTCAGAAACGATGACTTCCTGGCCGCGTGGATTTCTGGAGTAGCTTCGTTGGAGAATTTGAATGTTTGACACACAGACGCTTCCGGCCAGTCCGGAACTGGCTCGTCGTCTCCTTGCATTCAGTCAGATGAATGGTCTGGTCTTTGATGAAAAGCTGGCAGACCTTGCCTCGCAGGATCTGCTGGACATTCGTGACCTCGCGGACAAACCTTGGAAGTTTGATCCCTTGATGGTAAATGCCCTCCAGCACGTACAGGACTGGCGCGGACGAGCAATGCTACTGGAGAGCGGTAACGATCGCAGTCGGGTGGTTGCTCTCGCCAATGCTGCTCTACGGGGCGGCAAGACGCTAATCCTGGCACAACCCACCTTTTACTCTCAGTGGGCTGAGCTAGTCCGCAAGGCATGGCCGGATGCCAAGATCAGCATCTTTGGAAACCCCCGATATGCACCCAAGGATGCCACGTATCCTGAGGGGCTGGACTTCTGCGATCGTCCTGACTTGGATGCCGACTTTCTGATCACCAGCTATGGCGGGGTGATCTGGCACGATTTGATCGAACGCCTGGACGCCAATCAAACCATCGTGGAAGAACTAGACCACGTTGGAAGCATCAACTACAAATGGAAGGACGCAGTCGATGGCTTATTTCATGAGATGCCCGCTCCTCTGTTTATTCAAAACATCCACAACTTGCCCAACGACACTGGCCGTGACAATATGGCCAGCTTGCAAATCAGTGGCAGCAAGGCAATCCAGTACCTTGGACAAATCGTCCATGGGCTGATGTGGGCAGGACTATCTGTTACTAGGCCACTGGTTGCTGGATCCATGCGGGACGTGGAAGGCTACTTGACTGAGAAGGCCTACGAGGGTGCTGATATTTTGGGCATCCTAAACATCATGGGTGTCAGCAGTCACCTGATCTCAACCAACGAAAGCAAGACCAATCTTGTCTTCTTTGATGACACCATCTCCAATCTCCGCATCGACGTCCTGAACCGAAAGGAAAGTGGACTCAATCGCATGGTGGAGCGGGAAGAGGATTTGGAGCGCACCAGCGACCTCAGCATCTCCCAGCTAGTGTGGCAAGCCCTGAACGGTGACAGTGTCAAACAGGAGCTCATTGGCGGCCTACGAACTAATCAGTGGGCAAACCTCAAGTCTCAGCATTTGAAGACGATCCACACCAATCTGACCAACAAGATGTCCCACAGCCTCTTCCTCGTGGAGAATCAGGATTTGAAACGGAACCTCCGACTTCAGCTGGGTCCACTGATTGAGGATTATAGCACGGTTCCCGATCTATCCTACTTGGTTGCCCGATATCACTACCCCAATCATTCCACATATGGGATGAGCATGATCCAGATGACCAACATTCGACGGCTGGGAAACATGATCGTGACACTGGATGATCTGATTGAACAGCCATCACTCCTGGAGTCATCCAACTTCTTGTTCCTCCCCGAGTGGCCTCTTGACCGTGATGTCTATGAAGCCATCAAGGCGGCTGCGGAAGCCAGCGGCACCCGATTGGTGACCAGCGTTCTAAACGGAACCTTTGAGCAAATAATTCACGCTCAACTTCAGTAAAACCTCGATTTTCTTGGTAAATAGAGAGCGGTGAATCTGCTCTCCAGTTATATTGACGTAGCCCTACTGGACTCTGTATTCTGGAGCATACAGTAGGGCTTTCCTACGACCCGCAAAAACAGAACATAAGGGGTCGCATGACAATCAAGAAATGCAAACTCGTCATCCATGACGAGGTAAACGCCAGCTTCGAAGACTTGGACCCAAAGACGCGCCGTGAGTGCAATGCGGCTCTAAAGTTCTTCATTCACGCCGCACGTCACATGCCTGCTTTCAAGCTGGGTCGGTGGGATGGTTGCGTGAGCTTTTTCGCCATCAATGGCAACACCTATGTGAACCTTCTCGACAAGGTTCTGGATATCGTAATCAACAATGGTTACGAGATTGAGATCCAGGATCATCGCGTTGCGCGGACTTTTGAGTTCCCCTACGTGGATGAGGATTACATCGCAAACAACGCTCCCAATCCAGTGTGGCCCAAGGGTCACCCGGCTGAGGGCGAACCAATCACCCTGCGTGATTACCAGGTGGAGATCATCCGAGCCTTCTTGGAGAATCCACAAAGCATTCAAGAGATTGCAACTGGTGCAGGTAAGACGCTTCTGACGGCAACGCTCAGTCACTTGTGCGAGGCGCACGGTAGGACGATCATCATCGTTCCCAACAAGAGCCTCGTGGATCAGACTGAGAGCGACTACAAGAATCTTGGTCTTGATGTGGGCGTCTACTATGGCGACCGCAAGGAGTATGGAAAGAAGCACACAATCTGCACTTGGCAGAGTCTTGCCATCATGGACAAGAACAGCAAGAAGCAGACGCTGAAGCCAACCCAGCAGGACATTGACACGTTCACCAAGGACGTGGTTGCCATCATGGTCGACGAAACCCACATGGCCAAGGCTGACCAGCTGAAGAGCCTGCTTTGCGGACCTTTCGCCAACGTTCCAATTCGTTGGGGCTTGACGGGTACGGTTCCCAAGGAAGAGCATGAGTTCACCAGCATTTTGAGCGGACTGGGTCCGGTTGTAAACCGCCTGGCCGCAAGTGATCTAATGGACATGGGTGTGCTGAGCAATCTTCACATCGATATTCTCCAGCTCATGGACACTGTGGAGTTTGACAACTTCCACGAGGAAAACAACTTCCTGGTCACTGATCCCAATCACCTGGATTGGATTTCGGAGTTTGTCAACAAGACTGCATTGACGGGCAACACCCTGGTACTGATCAACAGGATTGAGACTGGAAAGCAACTTGCAGAACGTCTCCCGGATGCAAAGTTCGTCTATGGAAGCAGCAAGGCGGCAGACCGAAGTGATGCCTATGAGGAGATTGGTCAGGGAACAAACTTGGTTGTTATCGCCTCCTACGGTGTTGCGGCAGTTGGCATCAACATTCCACGAATCTTCAACCTGATCCTCTTGGAGCCAGGCAAGAGCTTTGTGCGAATCATTCAGAGCATTGGTCGTGGTATTCGTAAGGCAAAGGACAAGGACTTTGTTCAGGTCTATGATATCGCATCCACTTGCAAGTTCAGTGCCAAGCACGTCACTGAGCGAAAGAAGACTTATAAGGCCGCCAACTACCCCTACAAGGTAACAAAGGTCGATTACATCAAGGACCTCTCCTAATGAAGATTCTCACAACCGAAAATACCACCTTTGAGATGAACAACATCCCAGACGAAGTGGAAGACATCCGGTATTGTGTTCTAGACTACAGTGATCAGGCAAATATTGATTACATCTTTATTCCATTGTTGTTTCTAGAATCCTTCAACAGTCCAGCTGTTGATCTACGATTGGGAAAGCATAGGATTCAAATGCCCATGGACTGGAGCATTGTGATTGGTGATAAGAACTCGGGCGATCTCGAGATTCTATCTTTGAAGCAGCTCAATGACCGTGAGTTTGATGCCTTTGCAATCAACCCAATCAATGGCTACATGCCACACTTTCATGACATTGAAATCATGAACGTGTTTCCAGATGTCAAGTGGTACTTTCCCAAGCTGAAGTATGGTCATATCCTGGCCGCTCCACTTGATGACAGTCCCAATCCTCAGTGTGCCTTCTTTGTCAAGGACACCAATAAGATTCCAGAACACTTGGACATCACGCAGTTGGTGTAATGGGAAAAGTCTTATTCCTACCGGGCGTTGATCCAGATCCACCGACCAGAAGTGAGTTGGTGGATCTGGCATCCGAGTTGGTCCTTCAGTGCGTCATAGACGTATTCAACGAACAGCGAATGAACCCCACGCACCTGGCCATCTGGCTTCGTGCGATTCGTGATTACTTCTGGAAGCAGGAGATCAAGGTGGAGTTTCGTCGCTTCCGTGAAGAAGACCTTCAGCGGTGGCGCACTCATTGGCGGGAGCAGGCTTTCCGAGATATTGAGAGTAGGCGGCCTCGTTAATTGACGTTCCTGGTGCAACCACGTTAGGGTTGGGTATGACAGTTCAGCGCATCGCCCAACCCTATGTGGTCTTTTGGAAACATGATGACAGCCAGGCTCAGATTTTGCGCGAATGGTGCCTTGATAATCTGGTAAATCATTATGTGGTGTTCTCGGCTGAGAGCAGGGAAACGTATTTGATCGACCTATTAGAGCCCACGCATGAAAAGATGGGTCAGACATCAATCTTTATGTTTGATTGTCCCAAAGATGCGATGCTCTTCAAACTAACGTGGGGAGGATAAATGGCAAAGAAGCCAACTAAGTCCGTAGTTGAGAAGGCTCCAAAGAAGCCCAGTCTCGATATCAAGGATGAGATGTATCATACCGAACGAAAGGACTTCAACTGGCTCTCCAAGCAGCCAGAGGAAATGGCCAAGACCTTCAGTCCCCTGATCGCTATGAAATGGTTTAGTGTCAGCAGCATTGAACCCGAGCATTACATCTGGATGGTCAATGAGTTCCTGAACAAGGACTTTTGGGACTACAGCAAGCATCCCGATCTTTGCTGGCGTATCCTGGCTGCAATTGGCAAGGGACGTCGTGATGGTGACCGAACGCATGGCTGGATCAATCTTGCCAACAAGCGGAAGACTGTCAGCAAGGTCAATGCCGTTTTTCTAAAACTCTATCCGCAGCTCAATGATGAGGAACTGATGATCCTCAGGGGAAAGTATGATGCGGACTCTTTCAAGCAACTTTTGCGCGATCTGACCATCGACGAAAAAGAAGCCAAGGATCTCCTAACAGAGTTTAAGAAAACAAATGGTTGATGCAACGGAAAAGCCCAAGCGGGCCAAGAAGGTCAAGGTAATTGAGGTCAAGCCCATTACCTATCCATGCTCTTTCTGCAAAAAGGAGTTTGCCCGCGAGAGCTCCTTTATCAATCATATGTGTGAGAAAAAGCGCCGATGGCTTTGGCGCGATGAACGGTACATCAGGATTGGCTTCATGGCCTTTCAGATGTTCTATACCCTGAGCGTTCGTAGCAAAAAGGAAAAGAGCTACGAGGAGTTCATGGAAAGCCAGTACTTCACAGCATTCACAAAGTTTGGCCGATACGTTGAGCACATCAATGGTATCGAGGTTCAGGGCTTTGTGGAGATGCTGATCAAGAACAACATCAAGCTAGACGATTGGACCAACGAAGCTTGGTACGAGAGTTGGACGCGTGAGCTGGCCAAAAAGGAAGATCCGGCCAAGGCCATTGAACGCAACATTCTCCTCATGGAGCAATGGGGTCGAGACACTGGTGAGAACTGGATTGACTTCTTTAGAAAGGTCAGCACGGCTCAGGCAACTCTCTGGATCAGAAAGGGACGTATCAGTCCCTGGCTTTTGTTCAGTGGTGTTGGTCACGCGCTATTTGACAGAATGAGCGACGAGCAATTAACGATGGTAAAAGAGTGGATCAATCCTCTGTTTTGGAATTCCAAGATCCGGGACAACAAGGAAGAGGTTGATATGATCCGCATGATATTGGAATCAGCAGGCGTATGACAGTAGATGATATCAGAAAGCTTCAAGCATTGTCCGGTTCAGGAGTGCAGCTTTCAAAGAGCATGATGTCCCAGGCTTTGGGATTGACCGAAGATGAGCTCAGGGAGAATGAACGCTTGTGGCAAGAGGAAAACTTGCGCCGTGATGCGGACATTGAATACAAGCGAGCCTACAACAAGGCACGTTTGGAAGCACTGACAACCCTGTTCCCTCGCGGTCACGACCACATTCAAAATATCGACAAGATGGTTGAGATTGCCCGTGATGATCAGCTGAATCCACTGTATGAGCAAACGCTCCGGGATTTTGATGATGCCAAGCTGGCTATGAGTCGTGCTGCCAACAAGCTGGCCCAAGCGGTCAAGCTCACTGACAGCGACAAGCTCAGTGAGATGTCCAAGCTGGATGACTACTCAACAGTCTATGCCAAGAGTGGCGGCATTGGTGCCATGCTGGGAAGCAAGGGCGCAAGCTCAATCAGCGGCAGTCATGGTCCAGTGGGACCCACCGGCGTTCCAGGACCTCCTGGGGCTCAGGGAGTCCGTGGACCTTCTGGTCCTCCAGGACCTCCGGGACCAATCGGTCCTGCTGGTCGAACCTCAGTTCAGATGTTTCTGGACTGGTTCCTAGCCCGCAATAAGTAGAAGTATGAGCGACACAAACTTCTACCCTTCGATGTATGGTGGTCCGCTTCGTCACAACACGGCGGACACCAACAAGA